CGGAACGAGGCAGCAGGGGACTGGCAGCCGCTGGCGGAGGGTGATAACCTATGTTGAAACCACGGGGCGAGGCAAAAAAGATGGCAGACCCAAGGTCTGCCATCAACGGAGGTGACTAAATTTTTTATCTAATTTGCGGTATCTTTGTTTCCAAATCGGCTATGGAGCTGAAATTGTTGTGACCGCCTGTGTAGTCCGTTGTGCTAGTTGCCGTGCGGAGCAATACGCCATGCATGCAGTCGCAGTTGGCTACATCAATAGTCATGCCACGGAAGTCGCCATAGTTGTAGTAGACGAGCGAGCCGTCCTTACGCTGAATGAACCCAAAGACATAGTAGTGACCCGTTTCAGCACGCACCACCTTTGCACCAATCTTCGCACAAACCCTTTTCATAAGGTTGTGGAACGAGCGAGCCAAGCTCTTCCCGTTAGGACCCATTCTAGTTCCGCTTTCAGTGAAGTTGAACCCTTGCCATTTCTTTTTGAAAGTCTGCATAATAACCTCTTTCGTTGTTGCTTATAATATACCTAATTAAAGCCATTTTGTCAAGCCCTCTACCTAACTTTTTGTGTAAACATTCGGTTACATGACGGCAAGCCGCCAGAACCCAGACGACTCCGACGGCGGGCTTTCTGGTTAGGGGTGATAACCTATGTTGAAACCACGGGGCGACCAGAAAGAAGGGCTGCGAACAGTCGTCCGCAACCCTAGGTTTCACGATGAGGATATTATATTAACTCCATTGTTTCCCGTCAGAATAACGAGCCGGGTGCGACCAACGAGCAACCCCCTCTATAACAGAACCGAAGTCAGCACAAAGCTCCGTATAGAATGTAACTTCTGTCTTGCCCTCTACTCCGTTTACCATTGCGTTGATAGCTTCTGCAAGCGTATCGCAACGCACAGCTCCGAGTTCTTTTTCATTTTCGTTTTCAGTAACATTGTCAGTAACCACGAAAGACTCAGCCTTGTCTATATCGGATACTTTCAAGGGGATAGCAAAGCCCCTATGCGACTCTTTGCGGAACACGGTTACATAGTCCTTGCAGTAAAGCTCCGCTTCCTCTCTCGTGAAGACTACGCTCGGCTTAATGTCAGCGAGCAAAGCGTTATATACATTTTCGTCTATTTCAATGTTCATGATATACCCCCTTACTTAATCCCTAGGTAGGCTAACAAGCCTTCCCACAAGAAGTAGAAGACCATGCAATATGCTACAAGAACTCCCAAGCCCTCTATAAAGCTATGGATAAATCCCTTTTCTTTCTCGGTCTGCATTGTGAAACCTCCGTTTTATATATAATAATATACCCAATTAAATCCATTTTGTCAATACCCATAAGAAACTTTCTGCGTAAACATTCGTTTACAAACCGCCTGATGACAAGCCACGCCTGATGACCGACGCACGCCTCCAGCAGGCGGAGGGTGATAACCCATGTTGAATATCGGGGCGACGAAAAAAGAAAACCCCTAGGGTTGAACCCTAGGGGAACTCCATATACCCTGCGATGACTACTTACCCAAACACTCGAACCTAGCCGTCCGCCCAAAGCTCAACGGCAGTAGGTCTTTGAAGTAGCCGATTGCAGTTTCCTCGTAGATACCTTTTTCGTTCTTGATATAGAGCAGAAACTTTTTCATTATGCCAATTTCCTTACTAAAACGATTAGTCCGATGATAGAGTAGAGAATTGTAATAGGAGGATAGAACACTCCAAGCAGAACAAGAATGATAAATAAAAAGAGTTTCATTTCTTGCTCCCCTTATAAATGCGTAAGCCCATTTTGATAGCTGAAATCTTGTCTTTGTTTGTCGGTTTGCGTGCCATTTGATACCTCTCGTTTATGTATCAATAATATACATAATTAAATCTAGTTTGTCAAGGCTTATTAGAAAAAATTATCGCTGTCGTCAGACCGGGGGAACGACGACTCCAGACAGCAGAGGGTGATAACCTATGTTGGAATCCCCCTCGGATAAAAATAAAAAAGGTTTAACCCAGGAGGGTTAAACCTTTGTTTGTATCGGAGTTGTTAATAAAAAATTTTTATTCAAACCAATCCGGGTGGACTCGGCAGGTAGAGTAATAACTTCCCAATGGACTGATGATGATATGGTCAACTAGGGGGAACTCCAAGAGCTTGCCTGCACCTATGATATCACGGGTCAGCTTGATGTCCTTCAAGCTCGGCTCGGTATTGCCGCTAGGGTGGTTGTGAACCACCACGAAGTAGGTCGCAGTGTAATACTTGCGTTTAGAGAACATGAGCTTGAACATCTTACGGAAGCCACAGGAGCAAGAGTCTTCGTTACCTTCCGATACCGTTTCTATACCCAACGGATAGCCAGCGTTGTTCACTGGGATAACGCCTAGCTTTTCCCACGAGGACTTGAACCAACGAGGGTTCTTCTTCTTGATGTAATCAACTATGTCCTCTACACAGATAATAGGGTTGTATTTCTTTACGATGTCAGCTAAGGTTTCCATATTCAACTCCTCAAAGGGTTTCTACCCTTTCTTATGCCCGTTAATATAGGGTGGTATATTCCGCCCCGACTCCAGCTGCCAGAGGGTGATAACCCATGTTGAATGTCCGTGGCGGGCAAGCAAAAGGGCGGAACCTTTATTGGAACCGCCCACTAATCAGCCAACCACTTGAAGTATTTTTTCCCTAATGACTTCCAATGAGTCCGTCAGCAAGGGCATAGCCCACTCGTTGTTATGCTCGTCTATGCAAGTGATATCGTTCGTGTAGGTATTAGCCCTAAACCTATACTCATAGACCTTTCGTCTGCGTGTAGGCGGTAGAGGGAGTGCCTTACAGACCATAGTGAACTTGAAATGACCCTCATGGTCTAGTATCTTTTCAAATCCGTGCTCGGAAAAGCGATGTAGCCCACGCAAAGCAATATAAATCTCGGAGGTATCGTAAGTTTCCCTCAAAGAATTTGCAATGTTATTCAATGAACCTACTATGCTATCTAGCATATCTAAGTTCAGTTCCGTTGCGATGTATTCAGTTGTCTTTTTTCGTGCCATATAATACCCCTTTCGTTCTATTATAAAAATATACATAATTAAATCTAGTTTGTCAATAGAAAAATTATTTTCGTCGCTCCGAATGAAGATGACCCGTCGGTCGAGCCCGTCAGGATAGGGTGATAACCCATGTTGATATCGCAAAGAAAAAAATAAAAAAGGTTTAACCCAAGAGGATTAAACCTTTTGTTTTCGGAGTTGTTAAATCCTAGAACTTCACGCCAAACTTGATGAACGCTTTGTAAACAATGTCCACAAGCTCGTTCTGAACCGCCTTTGCCGCAAGCCCCTGTTGCTTAGCCGTGTTGCGGTTGCACTCGTTGATGATACAGTTGCCCCCACCGAACATCAGGCAGGTATATCCGTGCGGAGTTAGTTCAACGGGCACAATGCTGAGGTAGTAGCAAGAGGGATAGGTATCACCGCTATACAGACTACGCCCCGCCTTGCGATAGCTCACGTCCATCATCAAAGCATCGCACTTGGACTTGCCACAGCCCGTATCTACTTCTTGCTTAGGGAAGGGGATAGTGAACTGCTTGTCATAATGGACTTCAATGCCCTTGCAAAGTTCAACCGCTTTCTTGTAAAGGTCGCTTTCAACATCGACCGTAACGCCAGTGTTCATAATCATAGTTCAACTCCGTTGAATTGTCCGAGGCAACATCGCCTCGTGACAACCCTTAATATAGGGTGGTATATTCCGCCCCGGCTCCAGCGGCAGAAGGGTGATAACCTATATTGGAACTCGGCGAGGAGCAAAGAGAAACCCCAACCTTTGCAGGCAGGGGATTATGTTAATTGTCTTCGTCTTTATCTGCACCGAACTCGTTTCGCCCATCCCAAAACAAGCAGCTATTACTATCGCAAGACAAGTGCTGGGTAATGACCTTGCGGACAAGGGTAGTAACGAGGTCGCTGATAGATACCTTGGCTAGGTTCTCGTAGAACTCCCGTTCCATCTTCTCATAGTCCTTTAAAGTTATCCATAACCAATTAGGCTTAAACTTGACATTCTTTCCCCAAAAGCCTTCTTCTTCGTAGATGTAATCGCCACCTTCATATTTGCCGAAGATAGAGGATTTTCCCTTTGGCGGTATCATATAAATGTATTCGCCCACTTTCGGCTTTTCAGCCTTAAAAGTTTTCCATTTGGTTTTGTCTATGAATTTCATTTTTCACCTCGCAGTTTATTAAATAAATATACCTAATTAAATTCAGTTTGCCAAACCATTTATGTAAACTTCTGTAAACAAAACCCACCCTGACCGAGGCAGCCTCGTCGCTCGACTCCGGCAGGATAGGGTGATAACCCATGTTGAAACCCCTCGGATAAAAATAAAAAAGGTTTAACCCAAGAGGGTTAAACCTTAACGAGAAGATTAACTTTACTTTTTAATAAGATTAGCCATAGAATATTGTTTGTCAAGAATCATAGAAGAAACAATAGTTTCCGCAAAAGATTTATCAAAGAAAATATTATCTTTCAAACCTTCTTTTATTGATTGCAGGTATACATATGCGTTATCAGTAATGAAGTGACCTTCCCAAAAACGTTTATAGTGTTGGAACGATTCAATAGCAAGAAACCAAGGTGACTCGCACAAGTTATCCGCAAACTCAACAGGTTCATATAAGTGAAGCATCATCGTAAACAAATCAACGCAATAATCAACTACACTATCGAATGTCGGCATACCTTCATCAATGGTGAATACCTTTCTAATAGCTGCATGACCCTTGCGGTCAATTTGCTTAGTATATGCAGATATGTCAGTCTTGATGCCATAGGGACGGCACAGGTTAAGATGCCACCAGATATTGCTGGCAAACCTCGCAAGAATATGGCGATAGTTTTCAAGCTTGCCGCTCACTTTTAACGCACTCGGCTCAACAAACAAGGGGAACCCCTTGACGGTGAGAGTAACATTGATATCCATTGTAACAACTCCTAGTTTTCCCTTGGCTTCATTGCCTTGGGACAACCCTTAATATAGGGTGGTATATTCCGCCCCGACTCCAGCTGCCAGAGGGTGATAACCTATGTTGGAACTCGGGAAGGCAACCAAGGTCAAGTGGCACTACGAGGGTAGCCTGACGCCCCCCTTTCGAATCACGGGTAGGGGGTGATAACCCATGTTGAACTCAGGGGTAATGGCGTCAGGGCTATCGAACTCCTTGGTTGGGGTAACCGTAGCAACTCGTGCCCCACGACCTTCACCGGGGCAGCCACGGTTAGGGGCGATAACCCATGTTGAAACACTGACTGGATAGAAAATCAAACCTGGTGCTTGGTCGTGGCACTCGTGAATGGGCTACCCCCCCTTTCGAAAGACAGGATAAGGGTGATAACCTATGTTGAGAACGGGAAAAAGAATCGAACTCGCAGGATATCCAACAGGAATTTTATCAAACCCAACAGGCACTCGTCTGAATGGGACTGCCTCCAGCGGCAGAAGGGTGATAACCTATGTTGGAACCCTGAGTTACTCAGAAAAAAAGGCACCTCGTTGGGTGCCTATTCTGAACTAGGATGAACTAGGTTTAAATCCGTTCCCACTTGTCCCTATCTGCTTGGAGTGCTAGACCACCCCAAGAGCCATGTATTTGCCCTATATCGTCAATTTGTTCTATGGTTCCCTCTTTTCCGTTATATTGTGGTTCCCCTATCATTTCAATGATACGGATTTTATCACCTACTTTCAAGCCCATGGTATCAAATTTAGTTAAACTCATTTTAAAACCTACTTTTTGCGGTAAATCTTCAAGCCTAATTTAGATGCGGAAATCTTCCAAGTGTTAGGGATTTTAGTTGTGTTTTTAGCCATATTTATGGACTCCTATTTAAAATGCTCAACATTAAGCACCCTATAAATATACATAATTAAAAGAAACTGAATAAGGCTTTTGTGTAAATTCTAGTTTACAAAAGAGAAACAGAAAAGGCTGGATTATTCCGAAGCTTTCGCCAGAAAAGGGGTGATAACCTAAGTTAAAACTCTGTGGCGGCAAATAAAAAAGGGAGCCTTTCGGCTCCCCTTTCGGAGTGATTTTTCCCTTACTTTTTGCGATAGATTTTCAAGCCCAATTTGGAGGCGGAAATCTTCCAAGTGTTAGGGATTTTAATTGTGTTTTTAGCCATGGTTTTATTCCTTTTTGTTTGAGTTAAAGAGAAAAGAAAAGGGAGCTTTCGCTCCCCTTTTTAGAATTGGATATCTTCCTCATTTTCGTCGGAAGAATTTCCGTTATCTTCATTATCGAAGTTATCAATCGCATCGGCAACAAAGGTAAATTCGAGGTTATTTTCCAAATTTTCCCTGAGCAACGTGCTTTTCATAACCATATACAATTCTTTATTGCTTCCGATAATCGGAGTTCCATCGGCATGTTTCATGCCTGTCGGATAATGAGCATCGAGAATTGAATGAAGTTTATCCTGTTCCGTCATGGAAATTACTTGTTCGTTGGACTTCTTTCTAAATCCCAAAGTAATACCGATTGCGTTCACTGCAATTATGGCATCGGAAAATGTCTTAATTTCAGCGGTTCCGTTCAAAAAATCCTCACCCGTAGGAATATCGAAGTTTTTGATTGCGGTAATTACCTGTGCTGCAAGCTTTTCAGAAGTAGCAAAGTTCATTTTTACCAACATTTCAGCAAAAGACGGGAAATTCTTGGAGTCAAAATTTCCGTTGCTCAAAAGAACCATGAGATTTTCCCAAGTTCTTCCGCACGAATTGTAATCGTTCGGGTCGTTATCGTCCACTAATTTCAAACTTTTCAAAACCTTTTTGGTAAACATTTTCCAAAAAGTTGAAATGTTCGGATTAGCCTGAACGCAATCAATGACCGCTTTCGCTTCAAAAATGAGTTCGATGCAATCGAAACGCCCGTTCGGACCGACGAGTGCATCAGAAATTTCATTATTTTGCATTTCAAATCCCGCACGTTCGCAAGAGTTGAAAGCCAAGAAGAAAGTGGTATCATTGTCAAGTTTGAAATTTTTAACCACCCTGTCAAGCGAAACGCACAAAAATGCTGCTTGAACGGAAGGACGAGCTGCTGAAAATTCATCCAACAAAATCACCGCCGGATGAGCCTCAAATTGACCCGTCTTTTTGTCCCTCCAAACCTTGAAGCCCTTTGTGGAGTCTGTTGTCTTGACTCGTTTGGTAACGTCCGTTGGGTCAATGCGATAAACGGGGAGCCAAGGGGGGATTTCATCCTCACCTGCAAGTTCAAAGTTGCCATGGTCGTCCTTGTAGCCCTTGTAGGAGTAGGCGACAATATCAGCCGCATTAACCCACTGGTTAATGCTGACAGTGATGCAAGGCTGTTCCCAACGCTTAGCAATAGCCCTAATGCAGGCGGTTTTTCCCATGCCCGGAGCACCCTCCAAGGCAATGCCCTTAATAGTGTGGACAACTTCCTTACCCTTAACACAACGAACCAAATCAGCGTATTCGTTGAGTTGCTTTGGCGTCATTCTTGTTTTGAACATATCAACTCCGATAGTTTTCCCTTGGCTTCATTGCCTCGGGACAACCCTTAATATAGGGTGGTATACTTCCCCCAGCTCCACACCGTTGGGGGTGATAACCCATGTTGAGCGTGAGGGGTCGTTTTAGGGGGTGGCCCGTATAGGGTATTAGCCTAGGCTAATTTGATATTTGATAAGCCAGGTACTTTTTATTTTTTAAAAATACATGGTTCAGAACAGGGGTTCAGAACAGGAGTTGCAACCCAGGTTCAGAACAGGGGTTCAGAACAGGGGTTCAGAACAGGGGTTCAGAACAGGAGTTGCAACCCAGGTTCTGAACACAGCTTGCAACCCAGGTTCTGAACACAGCTTGCACACCCAGCTCACACCACGGGCTTGCAACCAGCGACTCAACACCTTGCTAACATGATGTCAACAATGTTTCAAAATGAAACGCACAACTTATCAACATGATATCAACATGATATGAACACCCAGTCAAAAAATCAAAATGCAAAACTGGGGGCAGAAAAATAGAAAAAAATATTTAAAGGCGCCCCCTCCCCCTTTAAAAAATTTTTGGTAGGGGGGTATGGGGTTTGAAAAAAATTTTTGGGGGTGGGGGGTTTCATCCCTGGTTAGGAGACGGCATCGACACGGGCATCGGATTCGAGCCTTTTGTTTGCGATGCAGCGTTTCAGTTCTTTCCTGAGGGCCTTTTCCATCCACTTGTGGGTATATTTCTTTGTGAAGTATTTGAGGTATTTGAAACCGTCGTTGCAGACTTTTCCCTTGCCCGATACGACGTATCCGTTACTGAGTATTTCCATATAGGGTTTGAACAGGCCGTTCTCGTCCTTCTGTATAATGCAGGATGCGAAATGGTAGAAATCCTCGATTCCGTATCTGAGGGGGTGGAAGGACCAGGAGGATTTTCCCCAGTAGGGTTGTACTTCGAGGACGATGCTTCTGGGAAAGAAGCTGAACCTTAGGCGGAAGAATTTCTTGTATTGGAGGATTTCTTCTATCAGGTGGGAGAACTTTTCGCAGGCTTCTGTCATCTGGACTGTGAAAGTCTGGGTAACGGCGGACACCCTGAGTTGTTCGCTCAGTTTGCAATCCTGTTCATGGATGAAGGCGTTCCTGCTTTCTTGGAGCAGGGGGTCGATATCATTGTTCGTCAAATGTCTTGATGGCGTCATATAGGTTATTGAAGTAGGAGTCGATGGCGTTTGGGTTGAAGTCTTTGAGGATATCGTAGTACCAGTAGACGGGGAGTTTTTCACCGATGTCATAGAGGACTTCGAGTCTGTTCTTTTCCTCGTTATGTCTGGCGACTAGGATATCCTTCCTGAATTCGTTGTCTTTCCGGGTGAAGCCGTGGGAGAGGAGGTACTGGAAGATTTCGTCCTTGTTCATTTCTTGCCTTTACGTAGGAGGGTTTTAGACAGGGGTTCTGTATCCAGGAATTTGAGGGCGAAGGCGAGGCCTTGTGGTTTGGATATGGGGATGACTCCCACGATGGTATTGGGGTAGAGCTGGGGTTCGACGATTCTAGGTGGAGGGCCGGAGTACTTGTCTGGGTGTTTGAGGTAGTCGTTCCATCTGGCGTCGGATTTCGCTTTGAGTTCGGCGTATTCTTCTCTACGGATTTTATCCCATTTTTCGGTATCGAACTTTCGTTTTTCGACGGGTCTTCCATAGAAGTAGTTGACGAGGTCTCTGACCCAGTATTCGACAGCGGCGCATTTTCCGTCCACGTCCCTGTCTGGGGGGATTTCGAACTCGACCCGCTTGTTGATTTTATTGGATATGTTTTTGAAGCCTCCGATAGAATCCAGGAGTTCGGCCCCGTTGCGGAGGTTTGTGGTGGCATTGAGGACGAACGAGAAGCATCTTCCGTCCTTTTCGATTTTATACAGGTCGGAGTGCGGTCTGGCGTCCATGACCATTTCGTTTGCCGACAATTCCCCTTGATTGGTGGTTTTGAACCCGTTTTCTTCGAGGCGTTTGAAAAGCAGTTCGAACGGGGTTTCCTTCCATCCGTCCGGGAAGTCTTCTTTGACGTAAGTGAGATGTTCCATGGTTAACCTGATTCAGTTTGGGGGTTAGAAGAAGCCTTCGGAGTCGGCCACTTGGGAGATATAGAGGAGCAGTTCACGCATGGTGGTGAAGCTGGTTATTTTCCCGGCATCGTCTTCGAGGTGCTTGTTGAATATATGGCGGGGGACGCCGTCGGAGTAGCTTTCGATGGCGTCGTCGAGAAGTCCGGCCTTGCTCCTGTGGGAAGCGGCGAAGAAGTCCTTTGCCCAGGAGCAGGTGTCCTTGTCGAGTTTGAGGTTCTTGGTGACCTTTTGGTAGAGGGGATTCGGTTTCATCGGGCCTTACCAGAGTCTGACGGCTTCGATAGGGCCGTTCGGGTCTTCGACGTATCTCGTGTAGGTATAGTCCGTGCCGTCGAAGCGGTCCCATGTGGAGCGTTTTTCGGTCTTGAACTTCTGTACACGGGGATATACGTTGACGGGTTCGATACCCGAGCGTTCCATGTCGGATTCGTAGCCCACGATTTCGAGTTCGGGGTTGAGCTTTTGGAGTTTTTCGATGAGTTCTTTTACTTTCATTTTGTACCTCTTTTTGTTTATGGTTAGAAATCAGCCGTTTTTCCATCCGGGGAACGCCTTTTCCATCCATGGGGTTGGGATAGCCAGGGCTTCCTGCACTGCTTCATAGAAGAGTTTTCGGAACTTCTTTATTTCGGACTTTGGAATCTTCATAGTTAGCCTCGTTTCTTTTCGATAAAGTTGATTAGTTTTCCGAACCCGTAGATGGCCAGAGGGAACGCCACGAAGAATACCAGTGCGAATTCTAGGGCGACATCTGGGCCGAACCCCGAGTTGGTTACGGATGAGTTCGCTGCGGCGATGCTGACGAGCGTAGGGGAGTCCATCAGGTTTCCTCCAAGGGTTCCAACAGGGTTTTGTCCTCGTCGAGGGCGAGTTCCTTTTTAAGTTCTTCGTCGTCCCAGATTTCCTGGTAGTAGTTGCAGTCTGGGGAGCACTTGTACTTGTCTGACCACAGGCCGTCTGGTTCGGGGAACGGGCATTCATCCACCTCGGTAATGAGCTTGTGGCATGCCGTGCAGCAGGTGCAGTCTGGGAGGCAGTATGCTGCTTCGCCGTCAATTATTACGTCTACCATGGGTCTTTACCTTGTTGAGTTCTTCGACCATTCGGATGAAGTTGGAAGATTGCGTCGGGGTGTCGCACCTGTCGGCATAGAATATGTCGTTCGGGACTCCGATTCCCAGGCGTTCGAATGGGGAAAGCGTCTGCAGTTCCTTGTCGGTGAGCGGGGCTCTCTTGACGATGGCGTAGGAGTCCCGTCCATGGAGGAGGGCGATGTCTCCCCATGTTCCGTGGATGGTTCCGTCGGAGTCGAGTTGGGTGATGGTTCCTTCCTTGCCCTTGCAGGAGGGGTCGCCCGATGCTGTCGCCAGGATGCTGATGGTGTCACCGACACGGGCTGTGGTGATGTATCCTTCCATTGGATTTACTCCTTTTTAGTCATCTTTGGCGATGCCGTAGGTTTTTCTGAGGTCAGCAAGCTGCTCTGCGGTCTGTTTATAGACCTTGGCCATGTCGAGGGCGTAGAGGATATGGTTGGCGATTCCCTTCAGCGTCTCGATTGGGGCCCATGACGAGTCTTCGGTGTAGAAGTAATCGAGAGGTTCCCAATTCGGTTTTACGTCCATTTCCCCGTCTTCGTTGCGGTGGACACCGAAGTGCATGACGAGAACGGTCCCGTAGAAGTCGTCACGGGCTTCGTTGTAGTGCATGCAGAAATCGATTCGCAGGTCATCGAAATAGGTCGAGACATAGCCTTCGACGGTAATCGGGTTTCGCACGTTCAGTTGAACGGACTTGTTTTCGACGGTGAATCGGGACTTGTCGCATACCATCGGGGCGATGAGGTCGAGTACGTCACCTTTGGCGTTGTCAGCGTCGAGGATAGCCTGTTTTTGTGCAGAATTGTTCATTGGGATGTCCTTTTTGTATGTGTGGTTTGTATTTGTTTGCATGAACAATATAGATAATTATTTTCTGGTTGTCAAGTGTTCATCTTGGATAAATCGAAGGTGACATCAAGTTTCTTGTTGCAGTGGGTGCAGTAGACGGAGAATGCCGGGAAGGTGCAGAGGTCCGGGACTGTCTTTCTGAACTGGTTTACTGTGCCGCATTCGCATTTCCACTGTACATAGTATTCGTCTGGTGCGAAGCAGTGGGGGATGAACTTCCAGTATCCTTCTGGTGAAGGTCGCTTTGGCTTAGGTTTTGGTGGAATAGCGAGTTCTGCCTCGAAGCAGTCCTTGGGTGCTTCAACCACGCCGCAGACGCAGGAGTCGAGCTTCTGTGGGATATCAACGGCTTTCCAGTACTTGATTTGGGCCCCGTTGCAGCAATGGAAGTGGGCTGCGGGGATATCGTAGCAGAGGACATCGCCTTCGTCGTTTTCCACCCATGTAAGTTGCCGTGCTGGCATCATCTTGGCGACGATGACTGCAGGACTGAGTTTTTCTGGGTCCGTCAGGTCTTGGAGCAGGGCGAAGATTTCCTTATTCAGGGGTATTTCAGTGTTGGAAGCGTCGTTCCATCCGAACAGTTCAATCATGGGTTTTACTCCTTTGTTACGTCAATTTTGAGTACGGGGTTTTTGCCGAGCTTGGCGATGAACTCGCTGACCGGGACGGAGAGTTCGACCAGGCCGTTCCTGACCAGTTCTCGCTGGGGGGCAATGAAGTCGATGAAATCTTTGAGAGGAACCTTGGTCTTCTTTCTGGCTTCGAGTTCTTCGTCGAGGAAATGTTTGAGCTTATCGATGGACTGACGGATGTATTCTTCGTCGATACCGAGCCGTGTCGTATCTATGATGGAGAAGTGGTATCCAAGGATGCTGCGAATGTGGGCGCCTACATGGATTGTACTGTAGTCGTCATCGATGAAGTCTTCATAGTAGGCGGCTTCGATGGGTTCCTTGGAAATGGGATGGACGAGGTTAAAGTAGCTTGCCTCGTTGTTGTATTCCTTGTTCTTGGCTTCGTTGGGGACAAGGCCGCAATCCAGGCAGATTCGGTTGAAGTCTTCCATTTCGAGTTTCGTGTTGGCTTTCATATTTGTTCCTTTCTTTACTGATAAATATAGTAAAATAAAACCGCCTGCGATAAGACAGACGGCAAAAAAGTGAAATGTTAACTTATTTTTACGATTTCGAGTAGGCGCTTCCTGGGATTATCTTCCAGTTTGGAATCTCGATGAAGGCCCATTTTCTGTCTTGTGTTCTTCGGCCAGTTTAACGCAGTCGTCGAACCATTTTTTCGCTTTCGCCACGGTTTCCTTGTAATACTTTAAATTTCCCCTTACGATGCTGGTTAGCCTTTTGCATACATCGTCGGTTGAAATCTCTTTCCGTTCATACTTCTCCTCCAGCATTCTATACCATAACGGGTCGTCATCGTCTCCTTTTAGAACATGTGGAAACGTGTCTGTCGTGTACCGTATATGAATAACGTCTTTTCCTACGAGGAAGATGTAGGTATAATCCTTCCATGACGCTGTATAAGCTTTATATTTCGGACAAAGCTCTCTCAGTTTGCTGATTTCCTCGTCCAGGCGTTCCATGTAAAGTTTGCGGTTCCTTTCCATGATGTCCTGTATTACCGAGAAGTCTTTCACGGGGATGTAACGTGATTTAACCCAGCGACCATCATTCGGGAGGAAGATGATGTTGGTATAACTGGGGTAATACGCATCGTAAGGCTGAATCCACGGCTGTTGCCCGTGATGTATGTCGATGAAATCCATCCTTATGGGATTGACGCTGGCATATTCCCCGGAAACGTACACGTCATTTTCTTGCAGTACTGTTGGGAGGATGCGAACGCCGTACATGTCTGGTTCATCCTCGGGCGGAAGCACATTGTCCTTAGAGTGGTTGTAAACCTGGATTGCGACGGGGGCTCCGTCGAAGAATTCCTTGAGCTGAGTGACGAACGACTTTTTTATGAAATCGGTCATGTCGGCAAGGGACTTGCTTTCGTTATCCTTCGCCTCATTCAGTTTCTGTTCGGCCTGTTTTGTGGATTCCTGGGCTAACTCATACTGATTGCGTAATTCTTGCAGCCGTTCGTTGTAAGCCAATTTATCGAATGGTTTGTTCATAGGTCATGCCATGTTTTCGGTAAGTTTCTTGATGAAGTCGAGCATGAATGGGGTATGTTTCTCTACCTCTTTCAGCAGCTCGTCTATTTCGACGACATGCAGGCAATCGACTTTCTCGCTGAGTTTGCTCATGTACGATAAATACACGGAACCATCGGCCTCGAACTTGGGTTTAACACCCCAGTCGAAGTAGATTAACGGTCCTTTCAGGAAGACATCCTTGTCGCTCCAACCATCCATTTTCACGTCAACGAGACGCATGTACCGTGAGTGTTGTGTATCTCTATCGTCCCAGTATATGAACTTGCCTTTCATGGCATCGAGCAGGGCTTGGCGTATGTTGGCTTCGGCGTTACCGTGTTCATCGGCGAGTTGTTTAATTCGGTTTGAACGGGCGTTCATATTGTCAGTCATCATCGTCATGAGCTCGGCATTGTCGGTAACGAGCGTCTTGCCAATGTCAATCATCTTCTTGTATTTTTCGATATCGGACTCGGTACAGGAGATTTCATTGTACAGGGAGATGCTCTCGCTGACCTTGGCGCCCATTTCCCCGTCACAGTTGGCCTTCGGATATTTACGAAGCGCCCTGTTAAGCTCGGTGATGGCATCCTCTTCGGCAAACCGTTGTTTGAACCTCTTGACGATTTCGTCGAAATGTTTGAGCACAAGTTCTAGTATATAAATTTCATCAAGGTCCAGGCAGCTCCACCACGAGTCGCATTCGGCCTTGGCCCGTTTTACGGCAGCCCTTAGTTCTTCAATCCATGGTCCTTCCAGTGCATCGGAATCTACAATCAGTTCCGATATAGGCTTGCAATTCAGGAGGGCACACAGGTAATTGGTGACATGGCCCGAGTGGTCTGTATAGCGGCACAGTGTGCGCTTGAATGTGTCAAGCGATAAATCATTGGCACCCCATCCCCTGACTACATCGCTCACATCTTTAACGCCCCTGAATCGCTCTTTGTCAGCTTCATGGAGTTCACGGGCTTCTTTCAAAAATTGTCTAGCGTCTATATTAACCATCTTGTTTCTCTTTCGGCTCAGTCCGCCTTGCTCGATATTTTCTTGACGAGGACAGGTTTGTTCTTTTTCTTTTCCAACCGTCTTTCCTTGGCCTTTTGCTTCTCTAGTCTTTTGCTTTCTCGATATTCGAGGTACTTGGCATGGGCTAGATTGGCAACACGCTCGGACTCTTCATACGGCATCGTCATTGGAAAATCGCACGTCTTCAGAACACTTTCTCCGTAAAGCCATCTCCATTTATAGTCGAGCAGTTCATCGAAACGGATGTAATCGAAAGAACTAGCGCCAGCATACTGTCTGACCGCATAGGAATCGCCGACCTTCATTATCTGGACCTTGCCTACCATCATCCGCTTGTAGAGGACGGTGGACAACAGCGTCATGACGAATGCGACAAGCAAAACTATGTATAAAATGTCTCCAATGTTCATAGGTTTCTCCTTTATCGTCCGATGACGAGCTTTCTGTATTTTTCAAGTTGGTACTGGACGGACTCGTACACCTGTTCGAGCGTCATCGTCTTAGGGTACACGTTCATTATTGCGGCAATCTGGCCCATGCGTTCTACGCAGTGGACATACACGCCAAGGTCGTTCTCCTTCTCGTAGTCACGGGGAGTGTACGACGGATTTCCCGAGGATTCAATAGTGTTTCCTGCCATGTTCAGTCTCCTGTTGAGTTACTGGAAGTAATATAGACAATTAAAGTCGGATTGTCAAGTGGTCTCGGATTTTTTCTTTACGAGTTTCCTGATGACCTTTTCAATCCGCATGACATCATCGTCGGTAATCGAATCCCAATGGGTCCTGTAATCTTCCAGTTCCAGCTTCCCGTTCTTGCAACATGTGTATACGCCCAACGAGCATGCGATACACATGTCGTTGACATGGAAGGCGCCATGCAGTACGTCTGTATGCACGGGGAAAGTGCCCTCGGGGAACTTTGCTGCGATGTGGTGGATGAACTTGTGGAGGTTCCATCGGGGGATGTCCATGTAGACGGTATCTGGCTGGTGCCAGAACGGGTCGCCGAACAGGCGAATCTTGTACTGTGCGAGTTCCAGCGGGTGAAGCGGCTCGTTTTCATATTCAAGCCTGTAGTCGAACGAGTGGATGACACGGTTGAAGTCGTTCGTATCAAGCATCTCGCCCTTTCCTTGGGCAAGCCACTGTGCCATTTCCCAGTGGGTCGGGATATTGGTTTCCTCAGGCTTCATGTTTATCCTCGGACATGCAATCGGTGAACGTAATTACTGCATCTTTCTTGATGATTGTCAGGATTTCGTTATCGGGAAAGTATTTCAATGCTTCGTTCAGAAGCTCTTCCGCCTGGTTATAGGTATTGTACCAGAACTGTGGCAACCCGGCAGAGCAGACCCCTCTGCGGTGAACCAGTTCCTGTCGGTTACGGTTGTACACGGCGTACTGGGTGCTTTGGGTTACTTTCCCGAAATCATTTGGGTCGAAAAAATTAAACTTTTTCATAGGTTATACTCCATCCTTTAGATACATGAATAGGGTTGTTGCGATAAAGCCGAGGATGCTGATTACCAGGGTTATTCGCATGGTGAGTCGTATGAATTTGCATTCAGCATACAACGACGGGGTTTCCTTCAACTTCGGCAATACAGAGTCCATAGCGGAGGCGACGACTATGGAGAAGAAAAATACGAGAATATCGGCGACGAACAAGCAGCTTGTCAAAGTCATCTATCACCTCATTAGTATGCAAAGAAGAATTTGTTCTTGTTCTTTTCTACGAACTCATACATTTCGAGCTTGTCTCCCCATGAACGGATACTGGAGGCTTCCTTATTTTCCTTGTGCTTTTTGGGATTGTAGAGGATGTTCCAGATGTCGTTGTCGTAGTCACGCATCCAGTCCACATTTTCGATTTCGGCAATGGATTTCCAGCGAATCATCATTGCCTCGCTAGATTCGATAGGTGAGACGATGTAGACCACGTTGCTGGTAGGGTCTGGGGAATAAGTCTTGCGGCCAATCTTGAAGTCACGCTGTTCGAACCCTTCTCCCCATCCGTCGGCGAACTGCCCTCGGGCATCGTCGACGATTTCTTCCAGGAGGGACTTAAATTCCTTGTCGTCTACAAGAAGGTTTTCGTCGAAGTAATATCCTACACAGAGGAGGAGACCCTTCTTCGGGTCGAAGGTGACGAAATGCTGTGCTGGTGTAACGCCCTTCGGGAGGTCGTCTGCATTGTGCGGGAAACGCTTGGCGAACCATGTGGGAGAGTACCATGCGAGGAACTCGGGCAGAATCTTCTTTTCTTCTGCAAGGTCAATCCATTCACGGTTGATGCCGCCCTTGATATCCAGTTTGTAGTAAATCTGGATAAGAACATCATTGAAGGTTTCCTTTAAGGATTCTTTTGCGGGTTTCGTTGCCATAGTATTATTCCTTGTTTTCTAGTGTGGTCAGATAATTCTTGTCGTATTCAAAATAACAGACATCTTCGAAATGGACCTTATCGTCGAGCAAGTCATCTGGATTGAACTCCGGGATTTCGACATATTCTCGCTTTTCGGTGTCCCATTTCCATTTCTGCGAGCCAGCCCTGAAACATTCTGAAATTGATATCTGGTTCTTAATCATCTTAATCAGCAGTTCATTGCTGACTTTGGCAAGAATCTCATCATCAGGGATGTCGTTGTATGCGATATAGGCATTGCCGTCAGTGTCCCTGAGTGTTTCAATCAGGGGGCCGTCATACCAGCACAGGATTTCTTCTTGTTTTAAATCATCATAGTTCATTTTATTCTTTTTTCCTAAAGTGGCGGGCGAAATCGCACGTCGCCCTGGCAAACTCGATTAGAGTGGCGGCAAGGATAACTATTGCGGGCCCACGGGAGTATCCAGGCATTATTATGAACGCTATGGATACAACAATGAATGCCGACGATACAAACAACGAAATCATGTCGACGATAAAACGCATGGTTATACCTTCATTAGCTTTGATTTGATATCGCTGACATGGCACCATTTCCAATTCATGCTGCTTTTGAGGTAGCGGATATGGCGCTCGTAGTGGAAATTATATCCGTCAGGAATCATCTCGTCCTTATTGTTGTAGTTCGGCATGAGAGTCGTCTTGGACGCATCAATGAACCCATCCTTTGGGCCAGTGACCCAAATCCATACATTCCGTTTAGGAAGTTCCTCAGCGAATGTCTTCCACGGGATTTCAAGGGTTTCAACTTCCATTGTTAACGCCCTTCGGCAACTCGTGAGTAAACTTCGTTCCAGTCACGCTGTTCCTTGCATCCGTTCTGGCAATGGCACTTGCAGGTATAGCACGGGCAAGGGTCTGCTTCAAAACGATACTTCTGCTTGATGTACGGGTACTTATCCTTCTCAACTTCGCTCATGAACATCGAGAGAGGACGGGCACAGAACGTGGGCTTTCCGTAGAGAGCCCTGTAAACCATGAGCATCTCCTTGCTCTCGGTATGCTCAGCGATGCCTACAATCTGGTAGAGGTACATAAGAGGATTCTTTTTTAGTTCCTCTTTACTGAGTGTTTCACGCTTGAAATGCCTTACGAAGGCGCCGGGGGTAAGGCCACGCTGCGATGCGAGTTCGATATCGGTCATTTTAACCTTCCTTATCTTGCGATTATTACTGTATTGGTGCCTGTTCTCTTAATATAGAACTTGTCGTTCTCGTAAATGAAGTCTCCATTATATTTTGTCGAGTCAATTACGAATGTAGGAGGCTGGCACACATGACCATCATCCTTGACCAGTTTGTATCCCAAGTAATGGTATCTTGTTCCTACTTCAATGAACAGGGCGATTGTTGACACGGCAATGATATAGGTACAGACCTTAGATACCTTTGATACATAGTCCTTATTGAATATAAAGGAACTTATAAACAAACCTACGAGGACGATAATAATGAGCGAGAAGAGTACTTTTGTAACTTCTAGTGTGTAAATCATTTTGATTTTCCTTAGATTGTAATTATGAAGTCTTCGTTGGAAACACGACAGCTGCCACGTTTCAATTTATCTCCGACGATGGTCATTGTGTCGGCGAAGTCTCGGTGTTCCCCCGGATACCCGTTCGGGTTGCACAGAATCTTGATAATCTTTCCCTTTGCGTTCTCGTATTCGCAAATCTTCTTGTCGTGGACATGGCCGCAAATCCAGACTGCGTCATGGTCGAGCATGTCGAAATACTTCTTCCCGTTGAAGTAGAAGAATGTGTTCAGCGGGCTATTGCGATACTCGAAGTTCACGCCTACTTCGTATGGGGCGAAGTGGGTCATCATGACTGCTGGCTGCTTCTCGACAAGCTCGGTCATCATCTTGTCGTAGTGGGCCCAGATGGCATCTGGGTCTTGCTTGAAGTATCGCCAGTAGTTTCCGTCAAACCATTCACGCTTCCAGAGAAGCTTCTTGTTGTGTCCGAACGATGCCGCTTCAACCTGGAAGTCGCACATGCCCATGCAGCCATAGATGTTGTCCATGTTCCTGCCTTCGAGCAGATGTACATTCCCGAGAGAGCCACAGAACTTCTGTATTGCGGCAATCTTTTCTTCGGATGTCTTGAACGGGAGGTTCGACTTGGACGGTGTAGCGCCACGGACGAGGATATCGTGGTTCCCTAGACAGAGGTAGACTTCCTTGTACTTGCTGGACAACCACTTTACTGCACGGGTGTAGGTGAGGTAGTCGTTTGCGATGTCCCCGGCAACGATGATAGCGTCGATTATAGGATAATCGAACTTGTCCCACAGATGCTCCATCGTCTTGACTACGACTTCTTCCTTCGGGTCGTCATCACGCAGCATGGACGGCTTGTTCGCACAGGAGAACCATACATCGGGGTGAATGTCTGATAGGATGAACGCTTGCATTATCTACGCTCCTTGAGTTTGTCTTTCCAGTAGTCACGGGGATTGATTGCCAACTCACTATCGGCAACCACGGACAATTCCTGCTTACATGTAGGGCATTCCGTCTTGACAACGTATGTACGGCGGTCCCAAAGGCTGGACTCGCCCTTTACGGATTCATAAAAGCGGATGTGACGCATGTCCTGAATGAATGCACAGTGGCAATTCCCGCAACGAAAAGTGATGCCACGACGCTTACCGAACACGTCTTCGATTTCTTCTGTGGATTTGAGTTCTTTGTAATTCACCATACATTACCCTACGATAGCTTTAAGTCGTTCGATATAGTCTCTTCTCCCTTCATCGAGCTCACATTGGTCAAGATAGTCTGCCTTGACTTTCAATTCCCCGACAAACATGAGATACAGCTCGTATGCGAAACGGTAGCGGCACTTTTGACTACACGCCGGATTACAATAGCCTTTGAGGTCCTTTTTCTTGGCATCCTTCATAATGCCTTTCAGTTCACAGGCAAGATGCTTCTTGTTGCTGTTTTTAAGCAAGTAAACGGCTTGTTCGTACTGATTACAACAGAGCAGCTTGCTAAAATCCGTAACGATATGAGTTTTAGGTTGCAGTCTGATATATACCTGAAGTGCAATCCAAGCTGCAAAGAGCACCCAAGCTAAAATTAGTGTTGCATTCATAGAATTTCTCCTAGGTTTAAAAATGATTCCACGATAGAATATAGTATATTTAATCGGGTTTTGCAAGACATAGATATGAAAAAACCGAAAATCATTTCGATTCTCGGCATTACAAGTCCCCGTTGATGAAAATATCGTAGAACATCGAATCTTCTCGCATCAGTTCAATCTTCTTGGTTTTTGCCAGGTATCTTCGGAATGGGCGGGAGAATCCAAGCGTGTTGTAGGGAGTCTGCGTTATATCCTCGTTAGGGAGCCAGAATCTGACTGATGACGGGTACAATCCATGTTCTTCACCCTTATATTGCGGACGGAATGTCGTCCAGTCGATATGGATGCCGAAGAGTTCATAGAACCTTTTGGACAGCTCGATTTTCGTCTTGGAAATGTAGTGGTAGTCGGTACAGTGCTCCCCATAATGCGGGCTTCCCTCGGGGATTGTAACGATGATTGGACGGTCGGCATAGCGGTACTGTTCGCCGCCTTTGAAATAATTGTACATATCTTACCTCATCCATCCAGCTTGCGTTTCATTGCCATTACATCATCGAGATAACCAGCCAGCCTATCCATCATGTTGAGAATCTTTTCAGAGCTGAACATGTCATGACGGCGAAGCATGGCGACGAACTTTTCCTCGGTGATGTCATCAACCTTGCATTCGTCATCCACCCGGAGAATCCTGTACGGGTCGGGTTGGATGACAACATAGCGGCCCGACTTATCTGGGTCGCCAAAATGCGTCTGGTAATTGATGACGCCAATGTGGATGTCGGCCAGAACGAGTTCCCGAAAATCCCTTTCAGGGAAATCAGGATGTGTCTTTTCGGCACCTACACGGACGCCGTATGTTTTTGCCATTCGTAAAAATTCTTCTTCTTTCATGGGTAACCCCTAAATATGAAAAAGGTCTTTGTCGTCGTACCAGTATGAAATCGGGTTGGCGTCTTTCATCAGGCCTTCGATACTAATGAATGTAAGTTTGCTCCAATTCATACATACGAGATACTCGACGCCGTATTCCATCACGAGAGGGCACTCGTGGTTGTTCATGCGTCTATTCCTGTCTAACGGCTTGGAGAACCAGTAGGAATACGGCAGATGGGCGATGTCGCCCATTTGTCGCTTTCCGCCCATGTTGTATATCTCGTAGTGCCAATGCCCGTCGGTAACCAGATAGTCCGCATCGTATCCGTCACTGTGGCACGGAAGCTTGTAGATACCGTCGGAATCACGGAAAGGAATCCACTTGTAGGGATTCCCCTCCATTTCAAGACGGAGAGGGAACTCAATATTCGGCTGAAAACTCATTTCTTGTCCTTCTTGTTATGGGCGTTGGTTATCATGAGTTCGTTGGACTTTGCCGTGATATCCTTGATGACATCCTTGCACTCGTTTTCCAGCTTCTCTTTTGCTTTCTTTTTATCCAGGACGGCAACGTGGACAAAGATGGGCCTGACGAAAGCGACGGGTTCCCACGGAGTGATAGTTTGGCCAGCAGCCTTGGCAAGGCACTCGACGAGGTATTCTCGGTATTCCTTCAATGCGTCTGCGCACCATCCGTCGGCAGCGTAAAAATTGAGAATCGGTTTGACATCCTTCGGCCTGATTTCAAGGCGGAACTCGTGCCTATTCGTCTCCTTGCAGTACTCAGATGAGAGACCGATATTATCGGGCAATCCCTGGACTTCGAATAGTCTATCGTAGAGAGCAATTAAATGTTTGAGGAACTTGTTGAGATAGTCCACCATGGATTCGTAAATGTCGGTGCATGCAAGTTGCCATGAGGGGAACCAGCAATCCAGCCCTTTCGAGTTCTTGTCGCCTACGGACAGGATTCTACGACACATTTCCACCAGACGATGTGTGCATCCTTCCTCTGGCTTCAATCTCACCTGTACATAGCAGGCGTACAGCGGGTCCTCGGGCTTTGTAAGCTGTTCAGCAGTATAGTTACGGCAAGTAAGCTCGAACAGTTCTCCAAAACGGAGATATCCATGCTTGTACGGGTTCAAGTCGAACTTGATGTCTTCAAGCTGCGCACGGAGCTTCAAAGCCTTCTTTCTCGGCTTGTCGGGAATGAATCCGAAGTTGTCCTTTGCCGGAGCCTTGCCAAATTTGTACAGTATAGTGTCCAAAGAAATTAGTTTCATTTTACTTCACCGATTGAATTGTATAAAACATCCGCCTCGTCCTTGGTAAGGTCACGGCGGTACATAAAGACCTTCATCAATTCGAACGAAAGGTCGACGAACTGGATTAAAGACGGATATTTTCCGTCACGGTATCGCAGCATCTCTCTGCACTGCTTTCGGGTAGTGCCGCCATCCTTGCATACTTCATACAAGGCTGCGTTCAGTCCAGCCTCGGTGAACACGAGGTAAGTTGAGCCTACGATGCGAACATGGTTAGGACTGGCCATAGACTTTATCCACCTTTTCCTTTATCCACGCCCATGTCTGGCTCAGCAGGCAACCGTGCATATTTCGTGGATTGAATTCAGTTATGTGATAAATTTCGAAACATTTATCGGCGACCTTGGTTATCTTCTGGTAAACCTCTTCCACAGTAAGCTCCGTGCATAGGAGCCACATGGGTTCAATCGGATGGTGCCAGTCGCCAAGGGCCTTGAATGCGTTAAGAAATTCAACCCAGTCGTATGTAGTGTGTTCTGTATTCAGGCTATATGTGAGAGAGATGAAATTCATTTTAACCTCCGTTAGTATTCGTCGTGATAGGCACAGACGAACGCCATGTGTTCGTACGCCTTTTCGACTGCATTCAGGTTCCTGTGTTCCTTCACGATTATCTTCTTGCAGAGCTTCTCTTCGAGATAGTAGACTTCCCTGCCAGCAGGGCCGATGAAGATACCGGGACGCTTAGCCCATACGGTAATCTTGTTCCAGCCACGCTTTACCTTGACGATGCCGCTGTCATTCATGTACTTGTAAGCCTTTTCGGGAGAAGCGAAATGGTTAATCATGTTGTAGTACATGGAGATGAGAATTTGTTTTGTGGGGAAAATTTTGTTATATACCCACCTGGCAAACACTTCTGCTTGAGCCCGTATTTCCATCCACAGCGTAACCTCGAACCCAAGGCGTTCGCTAGCTTCTTTTCTCGCTTTTCTTCCAAAGGGTCCGAACATAGTTATTTCTTCGCTTCATAAAGATGGAATTTGGGACTGGCTACAAACCTGTCGTAACAGGAGTTGATGAAAATTTTGTTCAAACGCTGGGCTACTTCCATGTTTGAGGGACGGGCATATGTCAGGAGTTCATGTTGGTTGTTCATTAGATTGCCTCGAATACAAGTTGTTTGAAAACATCCCAGTTGGCGGCCAACTGCAGGTAAACGTCGATTTTCTTTTCGATATCGGTGTTGGGCCATCCCGTGACGACGACCTCGTACTCGCACTTGGCCCAGAAGAAATACATGCACTTATTGCGAAGTTCATGTTCGATAAGGTCCTCGGGAGTGAGCTTGGCGGCCTTTCCCTTTTTGCCCACAATCGAATTGACGACTGCTTCGCTACAAATAATCGAACTGACGATTTTCTGGAACTTGGCGTCATCCTTTCCATAGCATGCGTAAAGCTTCTTCTTGAGCTTTTTCAATGCCTTCATCAGGGCGGCAAACTGTGGAAGTTCAAAAATGTTGACGAACTTGATTTGGTCAAACTCGTGTAAGAGCACCTTGAACGACGGTGATTTACTTGATTTCTTTTTCATCTTTTTTCCTCTTTTCAGATTCACGGATACGCTTGATGCTTTCTGCGAACATCTGGTAGCGTTTCGTAACACGCTTTTCTACCTCGTACCAAATCAGGACCCATTCGCCGACAGAGAGCAGTTCCCTCGGAGTATCGGATACGGACTTGTACGGACCGCAGCCGTCGAAAGTATACAGTTTTTCCTTTCCATCACGGAACTTGGATTCGAACAGGCGATGCATCGCACGGGCGTAACGGACACGGAGCCCCCACTGTGAGAGCAGGCGGGACTGCATCAGCTTGGCGTTGTTGTAATGCATCTTGCGGAGGGATTCGAGTTCCTGAGCCATCTGCTGGTTTCTGTTTTCGAGGTCGGCTACGGACAGACGGAGCGTGGCAGCCTGTTCCATGACTTCGGCGGTAAGCTTGTTCTGCTTCTCGATAGCCTCAAGTAGTTCCTTGTCCATGATGTTTCTCCATATTGAGTGTTATTTTGAAAATAATATACATAAATAATACAGCACTGTCAAGAGGTATATGGAGAAAATGTAAGAAAATTATCCGAAACATAAGGAGCAGCCCGATTTCATCATATCGAGTTTTTCAATCGGGGTCGCCTTAAACTCCCTCAGCTTGAACTTCTCGAACCCTGGGCGCCATAGAGGGTCGTAGTTCTGCTTCTTGGCAATCCTCTTAGCTTCCGACGGGTTTGCCGCCCTGACGATGCAAAAACGGTTGAAATCGGATGTGGTATGCTCTACTAGATAGTAGCCATTTGACATATTTATGCCTCGCCGTCTCGTCTTAACCTAAGGAATACACCGTATACGCTTCTCATCATGTGGTCGTCGATGGTGCAGAAACTAAGCGATGTAGAGGCAAAGTTCTCGTAGTATTCGTCACGCTCCTTAGCCGTCTCGAAGCTTGATGAAGGGATGAGAGCTTCCCCTATCGCCTGCAGCGCATTTTCCCCGTGAAGGGTTTCCCCGTTTGCTTCGAAGTGCAGCGCCTTTATGCAACGTTTCGTTTTCTGGCCATCGGGGTCATCCTCCATAGCTGGCGCATGGTCGATTAAGATATTTACCCTGATTTGGTTTAGGATAAGATTCTTTGCTTTGACGAGGTTGTCAAGCTCGATACACAAGCATATCGTGTTTTTCAACGGCTCCCTTTCATTATACTTCGTTATGACGGCAATATAGTGGTTCTTGCGCTTTCTGGAAAACCAGCTCATAGTTCCTCCATGATTCTAGTGGTGTCCGCAACAGTTCGCTGCGGATGGAAAATTTCAAGTTCTTTGACAGGCTTGCTCTCGGTTACGGAACAGGCCATGAACAAAAACGCCATTGTCGCAGCTACGATAAGTTTCATTTCTTTTCCTTCATCTTTCGGAAACTCCACTTGTCGAAACCCTTGGAGTCCCTAATCTGGTCGTCAGTGCCGACAGGCATCGTGGGCGAGGTGTTGTTTGTGAGTACGTTGCCAATGAACATTTCAAGTTCCTGCATCGCCGTGAACGGGTCGAGCCTGGTCACGAACCTGATGTCCTCCTCTTGATAGCTGTTCGGCACGAGCTCTGTCATGTCGACGCAGGTGAGCTGAGGGTTCACAATCACGTTGTAGGCATATTTGTCACTGGTCGGGGTGGACTTCCTCGGGGAATATCCGACGGCGAGAATCGGGGAGTTGAACTTGACGAAGACGTCCCGGTTCCAGAACGGGTCGGCATTCATGTCTAAGACAGCATTGCCCTGACTGTACCAAGGGAGCAAATGCGGGATTTCCGCCTGGTCCACATAGATATACGTTGTCTTGAGCGTATTCCTGTCTTGATGGCCGCAGCAATGGAACCACTTTCCGCAAAAGCCGATGTGGAACAGGGTTTCATTATGGTTAAATACGTCAAACCCATCGTTCTTGCCCAAGCAGATGTGGGTAGGCAATTCCTTGCTGGTGGTTACGGTTTCCATGCGGGTATGCCTTTCATACACGATGGTCGGGTCGTTGAACACGCTCAACGCACTGTCATAATAGTCTCTGAATTTTGAAAATATACGCATGTCCAAAATATACACAATAAATAAAGGTTTGTCAAGGAGACAAACCCATATTTATTAAATCTTTTCTTTTTTGTTGCATACATAGTCATTCTTTTCGTATGACCACTCCTTGGGAGATGGGTCAGAGTTTTCGCATTTGTATTTCCATGGCAACCATTGCGGCATCCAGTCGGATATATGTTGGTAGCGTCGGCAATACTTGCAGTCACGGCATATTCTTGGTATTTCGGAGTCGGTCATAGGCTAGTCAATCCTACGGAAGAACAGAAGATGAGGAAGGGAATACGATGGTTCTGATACAGAACCGTCCATCATTTCCTTGAGCATCGTTCTAAACTCAGCCATGTTGTTGAGTTTCCACGTACCGAGGAATTTATCCTTGCACGTCGGCTTCCTCACGACCTCGGCCTTGATGTAGCGGGAAGGCTCATTGTCGCTAGTTCCTTCAATGATGATGGACACCTTCTGGATAGTAGCAGTGTCGTTCAACTTTACGCCGTCCTTATACACAATCTCGTATATAAGCTCGTCCTGATACTGCAGGGGTTCCGAACCCGATACCTTACTGACGTGTTCCTCAACGAATACGGGGTCGATATGCGGCGCTCCGTATTTCCTGAGGAATGAGTCGATGATGCCAACCGTGTGGGAAATGATGTCGTCAACATCCTGGTTTGAAATAATGTTTCTTACCATTGTTCGTACCTCGGTTACAGGGAAAGGAAAAGTTTCCAAATCTTCTTTGATTTCTCGATATTCGCCTTATGGAGGGAATCCACGGAAGCGGACAGGTTGACAAGGATGTTGTCCTTCGGGGTGTTCATCCAGTGTTCGTAGATTGCTTGGGTGACCTCGTGGGGCGCCTTGAAAGTCATTTTAGTTAGAAAGTCGTAGTAGTTGTCTTCGTTCATTCGGTTATCTCCATGCGTGTAATGCACGGTGACATGCATTATACTCATTAGCTTGCATTTCCTGTCGTTCCTTGCGGAACTCTTCAAGCGATTTCTGAAAGTCAATACCGTTATCCATGTTTTTGAGAACCCATTCTGCTCCAGCTATGAATATGGGATATACATCGACAACGTCTATGGCGGACATATCATAGGTCAGCTTCTCCCCTTCTTTATACGGGTGCGGTGCCGAGCGGGTAATCGAATAGGTCTGCGGTACATCATCATGTCCAGTGCCGTAACGAAGTAGAGTGGAATAGGCAGCGTCCGCATCCTTCCCCGTACACCAGTCCATGGGGATTAGCGAATATTCACAACCTTCAAAGTTGAATTGGTGGCCAGTAGGTTCGACCTGTGTTCCGATGGGGTTACCGCTGTCTATATGCCTCATGTATATAGGCTTTCCCTCGACATACGCCTTCATGATTGCAATTTGTTCTTCGATACTCTGGGCCATGGTATCCTCCTATCGGGTACACAACACTATGATGATTACGACTGCGATGATTGCTGGTATAATCCAACTATATTCGAAGCCGAGTATAACGCACAACGGTTGGACAATGGTGCCAAGCGCTGCGGTAAGAAACACGAACGTGACGACGATAGCCATGGCGGAAACGAAGAGGTCAAGGGTTGTCAGCTTCTCGTGCGGCGCCTTCTCGGTATGGAACGTGATTTTGTTCTTGTTGGACATCGTTACTTCTCTGCCTTTGAGCGTTCCTTGCACTTGCGTTCGAAGATGCCGACTGCGATTACTACAAGAATGTAGATGAGACCGTGGATGATTTTCTTCTTCATGGGATTTTCCTATAATGGTTTGTATCAACAATATAACTAATATTACCCGACCTGTCAAGGGATTTATTCAGGGTTTTATTGGAATCGACTTGACAGCAGGCCATGAATTTACTATATTCCCCTTTGAAAGGAGCATTATGCAATGATGGGTTTCGAAAAAATGAAAAAGATATTGTTTTTATCCATGCTCTTCGTCGTAAGCATCATGACAGCATGCCACGACTCGGAAGAGGAACGAAGGATAATCGAAAAGCGCAAGGCCATGAATAAAGCAATGCACTGGCCATTCGAGGAAATAAGGAATTTTACCGATGGTGAATTGATATGCGACCACTCAACGGGCATTGTATATTTCCGATACCATCAATACCATACGAGCGGGATGAGCGTCTATCTTGACGAAAAAGGACAGCCAGTCCGTTGCGAAAAGTAGGAGGATTAACATGGAGAAAACAGTAAAGTGGTGCCCTCCAGATAGTGAAGCCATCGACAACAATGCACAGGAAACGCCAGAAAAGGCTGCTCCCGAAGAACAGAAACAGGAACAGGAACCTCAGCCGCCTAAGCCATCCCCGGCATTCGCATGTCTTCAAACCGCCGACGGTCCCATATTCGTGCGGAAGTCATCTGTCGTCATTTTCCGTTTAATCGACACTACGATAAATTCTGTTCACATTAAGAAAAGCACCGTCCCTATCACCATTGTCAACGGAAATGGCGGGCTAAGCAGTTTCGACTACCATATCAACGATAAATCGCATTTTGACAAGTTTGTCGAAGAAATGAATTCTTAACATAAAGAGGTAACCCATGAAAGATGAATGCACACTTAAAAAGTTATTCGATTACCTTTACCCTACCGATATGACCTTCGAATACCACTCTAATTCGAAGGACGGCGCTTTCATTAAGGTAATCCTATACAATGATTTGTGGATTGACGTATTCCCGTACAGCAATGATAGCTACCAGGTAGTGAAGCACGACAATAACGCCAAGGAAAAGGAAACCGTGTTATACTGGTCATTCAAGGACCTGCAAGAATATCTCTGTATGAATTACGAGGGCTAAGTATGAACCAGGGCAACAAGACAGATTTGGACAAGCTGCGTAGCTACTACATCAACACGAAGAATGGATTTGTCGGGAAGGACACGGCAGAAGGAAAAACGCAGTATGTAATGGAAGGATACAAGGCACTGTTATTCCACAGTGCATGCGACGCAATCAAGTTTGCGAACACGATGGTAATGAACGGTTCCGTCCAGTATGCAAGAGTGTTCTATTGCAACCCGCAGGGACTCCATGCCATCGCATTGATTCGCAAGGATTTCAGTGGCAGAATGAACTATGTCTACATCGGCCAGGGCGAGACGGGAATCCCTGTTTCTGGCGGTCTTTCCGGCCTTTTGAATCGTGTAAAACAAGCAAAGCGGTGAGGACCTACCATGAGCAAAGAAATCCGCTGTCCTGAACTAAATCCGCCTGATTTCTCGCATAACCATCACGGGGAATACTACGGTGATGGTATGCGTGGCATTCTAGGAGCGGTATATAGCGACCTGTTCATCGAAAAGGATTCACTTGGACGCTGTACAAGCGCTTACCACAGGAAAGTCAACGAGTGGCAATGGCATGATAAGATTAAACCAGACCGTTATTCCGACACATACCTGTATGATTTACATGGAGGATGCCGAGTCAAGAAAGGAATAAACGGAAATAGGCTGTTCATCATAGAGTATGATGGTAATAGCAACCGTCCTAAGTACGTATGGAACCGTCTTGGTGAAGCCTATGATGGCGACTGGTACGAGTTTTTCGGGTTCACTTACCACCCAAACGGTGACTTGAAGGCAATCGACTACTGGGGCCAAGGCGGCAACATGAGCGGGCATTATGAATACACTGTATCCCAGAAAAGAGTCAAAACTTACATCGACGGGAAAAAAGATAATGATGTAGCCAGTACAGTAGTCAAGATTAACAAGCATGTCACAAATATGACCGAACTGCCTGTCACGACGAACTGGCGCATATACATCTCACGCTATGCCTACAAGCACCTATATAGCGATGCGGCGAAAGCATTAGGTTTAAACGAAACGACAATGTGCTACCGTCCTAAAGAAAGGATGACCAAGAAGGAAAGGGAGTGGGCACTAAAACATTGTGCGGTTGCCCAGGTGTTAGCTGAGAATGATAGAATTAATCGATGCATATTATAGAACTAAATAAAAAGCCCACGGATTTAACCGTGGGTTTCTTTTTACAAGTTATCCTCTACATGAAGTCAAGAACGCTGTCAATCAGGCTCGGACGTTCGTTAAACTTCCGTTCGGAAATTTCGGCCCCATGCTTCCTCAGCCAGTTTGCGACCAGATGCCTATGGCAAAAATCCGATGGCTTCTCGTAGCAAACGAGCGTGAGACGGTCGAGAACATCCGGGCCGTATATCTCAGAAAGTTCACGCATCACCTGGTTGAAATCTAGGCTTTCGAGGTAGGTTTCAAACACGGATGTGTAGAACTCGGTGTCACCCTTGTGCTGTCCGTATTTGAAATCGTAAAGTAGTCCCTTTGAAGGCGCCAGCTTAGGGTAACACGCCCGGTCGTACCACTCGGGGTTAATCCTGGCGATAGACACGGGGTACTCTATATTAGGCACCTGTGCAAAGTACGACGTGAACACCTAATAGTCCTCGTGTTTGAACTGGCGGAAATACGTATCGACAGTATTTTTGAGGAGTGCAACCGTCTGTTCATCCATGTGGAAACGACCCTTGTTGATGTCAAGAGACTTGTCAATGTTTCCATCGTCGTGTCTCATCGTCGCTGCGAACCAGTCGCAAATCAACTCAATCATATCGACAAGGTTCATCCCGTTAACTCCGTTGGCGAAATGCTCGGGGTGATGCCTGTTTTCTGCATAGTGATGTTCAAGAGCCTTTCTCAGACCTGACAGGAACTCGTGATATTCAGGAGAACCGTAGGTGCATCCTTTGAGCTTCGGCGTGTACTCGTCAAACAGTTCCTTCTCGGGAGGAAGCAACTTGGAGTCATCATGATGGTCAGCCCTGTTCATGATGTCCTTTGCCATAGTGTACATCTGAATGCGAAGGTCATCCGCATGGTTCATGATGTCCTTTGCGACAAGGTACATGAGATTGCGAACGAAGTCACGATGCTTGTTGGTATCGGCGGTAGAATCGTATTGTTCTGGCATTACTTCTTCTCCTTGGTGTCATTGGGTGCGAAAAGAGCGGTGAAATCATCCAAATGGAGCCTGTCCCAGATTTCGGATTCCTTCATTCTTTTTTCTGCTTCCTTGCGTTTCTCTGGGGATGCCGTCTTGAAGAACTCAATCACCTTGCTCATCGTATTTGCTTCTTCGCATTCTACAGGAAGAGCACCAGTGCGGTACTTGGGGATTTCGCCGTTGAACAGATATCCAGCCTGGTTCGTGATGTTTCTAAGGATGACACCAGCGAAACGGATATATGCGTGACGGAGGAACGTCATGTCAGGATTCTGCCTTGCCGTGTGCTTCGGGGGAAGATTTTCCAGTTCTTCCTTAGTGAGCGTGCGGAGAATAGTCTTGCGGACGATGAAGGTTCCCTGCATGTTCATCGCTTCCTTGTCGAAGAACAGGTCGCCATTCCATTCAGTCGGGCTCCAGTTCATCTTGTAGCCAGCCTTCTTAATCATTTCAAGCTTGACATCGCTGTTCTTGTTGAGAAGTTCCTTGTGCGGATAAAGGGTCTGTGCAATCATGCTGATGGCGTTCTTGATGGAATCAGCCTGTCGCCAACTGAGAACGAGGGCGGCAAATTCCATGTGCGGAACATTCCATGCACGGCAATCGAAGTAAGCCTTGCGGTTGATTCTCTTTTCGAGTTCCTTGAAGTCACCGCTGTGTACAAGGGTGTTGAACTCTACGCTTGCAACAGCGGAGAGCATGCTGCAAATCTTCTGGACACGGCCACCGAAGTAGTAATCGCCGATATGCGCCATCGGTTTCAACACAAGGGTGATTTCATCGGACTGTGTATATCCGATTACTGCATTGCATTCCTCAATGAGCGCTGTCGTTACACGGCACATGACCTCACGAAGGTCTGCATCGAACGGACGCAAGCAGTTCTTGGTAACATTGTGGAAAGCACGCCCGTCAAGACGGATGCACACTGGAAGTCCCGGCAAGAGAGTTCTCTTCGCCTCGATGGACTCGTATTCTTTCATGAAGATATCAAGGTTAGAATATGACATTTTTTCCTCTTTAGTGTTTTTTCGATAGTTACTCGATGATGTTATCGAAAAGCTTAGTGACAAGGTTTGTTTCTATAATTTCTGCAAGTTTAGCCTCTACCTCGTCATTCTGGTAGGCGGCGTTAAAAGTCTTCGACATGCAACGGGGAAGATTGCATTCCTTGTTGATGGCATCCAATAAGGACACGCCCTCATCGGCCCTGCCAATAATGGAACCATCTTCGTCAAGCGTTACGTCGAACATCTCGGCGCTCAACACCATGAAGATATCCCCTTTTCCAGAAACACAGTATTCCACCGTGATTAAGGGAACTTCCTGCCTGCCGTCCGCTGCCAAATGGTATTCGTACGATACCTTAGTGCAGCAACGGTCTTCATCGTCGAATTGACCCTTCTTGATAGCGACTATGCCGTTATCGGAAAGGGCCTTGTCAAGCTGTTCGAATGTAGTTATCTTGTTGTTCATGGAATCCTCGTTACCCATCTAATCACGGTATGCCAAGAACGACGGGCGATACTTGTCGTTGGTGTATGAACCCAGTTGTTCCAACTGTTTTTCAGTCAACTTTTCAAACTCCGGCGTCATGCGGAGAAAATGCACGGCGTTTGAAAAACTGTTAACAGGGACTGCGCCGTCTGGCACAGGTTCGGTATAGTGAACCTCGCCTGTCTGGTAGTTTCGGGTGCAACCGACCGAAATTACTTGTTCGTCGTAGAGCTTGCTAAGGCGCTCTACTTCTGTTTTCCCCAGTTTCATCAGGTCTTCATATTGCATTTTGAACCTCGGTTTTAATTTCTCGTGGTAGACATAGACAAATATAAAACAATATATGGGATTTGGCAAGAGTATTTAAGAAAAACTCTTGCCAGCGGCCCGTTAGTTATTTATTTTTCAGTAAAACAACCCGAGAGGTATCACAATGAAGCGTGACGAAATCATTTCCAAGTTTATTGACGACCTTAACGACAAGACAGGCCACTACGAATACGAGGGTTTCATCGACTTTCCCGAAAGCGGGAACTCGTTCAAGCTTGTCATCAACCCTGCACCTGGACGCCGCACTGCTCCGAGGGACACCGTGATAGAGGCCGTACTCCAAGTAGTGAAGTCGCATTTCCCGTCCGAGTGCGTAACGTCGAGGGAAAGCGCCGGGGACTACCCGCACGGCTCCTATGTCATTACCGTTTCCGACTGGACTCGTTACCATGAATAATGAGGTGAGACATACATGCCAGCTAGCACAAGGAAGGAAGACAACAGATTAGTAGAAGTGGTAAACAAGTATCTCGACCACATCGCTTACCCGCAGACAACCCACATGAAGGATATAAGCCGTGTGGTGGACGCCGACCAGCAACAGGCGGGTAGCGACATAATAGTCCATATCGACGGCATGAACCTGACTTGCGACGAAAAGGCCGCAGTCAAGTACATAGGCAAGCCGCTATCGACATTTGCGCTGGAAATCGGCTTCATGGACAACCATATTAACCAGCAGCACCACCTGGGATGGCTTATCGACCCGAAGCACACTAACGACCTTTTCTCGTTCGTGTGGATACCGCAGGCCACCCGTCCAGACATCCAGTCCCCCTATGACATCATCCAGTGCGACATAGCTATCGTTCGTAAACTGGACATCATGAACTATCTCGCATCGTTGGGGTGGACACCACAGAAGCTGGCGACAAAGGAAAGGTGCATACGGACTGGTACGGGAAAGACGGAACTGGGTAACTTTGAACAACATGGTCTCAAGTTCTCAATCAGCCGTTTCCTGCACGAGGTTCCAGTAAACCTACTCCTGCAAAAGGAAACCTACATGAACCTTGCAGTAGGCAGGTACTCTATAATAAACGGAATAATGTCGTATATTTTTGAACGGGACATCGACTCCGTGATAGAAATACCGGGACTAAGGTTATAAACTAGATTTGAATAAACCAATGAGTTTAATATGGCAGAATGGGTAAATGTTGTAAAAAGTGCAAAAACGGGTAAATTCCCTAAGATTGTCGTCAATGGCGAGAGCATGGGTAAAATTATTGTAGCAACCCCTGATACCGAAGGAAGGCTAGGTAAAGCCATCGCAGACAACCTCGTGCGTTTGGCTACTAATATAAAAAGCATATTCGGTAAACCTAAGCTTACGTTGAACGACCCGACCGTTCCAGATGATGCCGGAGGAATGCTCGGCATCGGCACAGGTGACTTTGACCAAGGAAAACCACATATCCAGATTCCACCATCAAGGTCAGGAAAAATTTCATATAAAAGTGATATGAGTGTCATCAAGATTACCATGGGGTTGAACGAAGCAGCCACATTCCTTCATGAAGTCAATCACGCAATTCACAGGTTCGTAAACAATGGTAAGTATTTGCACCCTAAATCCAGCGAACTTGTAGGTGCGGTCAGCCAGGATGTACGAAAGGGAATCATGAGCCGCAATTTGCAGACCAATTTCAACTACGGTAAAGGTATGGTTGAAAAGAAGGCGAATGAGATGGAAACTTACTGGCTCAGCTGTTGCGATGCGGTTAAGTACAATATGGATGCCGCAGCCGTAAGGGCAATAAAGGCAGAAAACAACAAGAACTTAGTCGCAGCCCATTATGAATACCTCGGAAACGAGCATCAGGCGGATGTGCTGCGTGAACATATGGATGATGACAATCTCTGGGCCAACATGTATGACATCAATGAGTTGGACCCAACACGCCTAAAGCCTCCCAAGGATGACGTGTTTAACAATCTGGACGCCAAGCCAACGGACGAACCCCAGGAGCAATTATAAACTATACTAGAAAGAAGGACAGGTTTAATCATGGAAAATCAAGACCTCAATGAACAGTTTGCATCGTTCATCAAGACTACAAAAGACAGTCTTAATGACATTTCACGTAAGCGTAGCATCCCGCTCGACCAACTGGGTGCAAAACATATTTCTACCCCGGATGTCGATTACGGTCTTTTCCGAGTATGGCAACAGGCACTTTCCGAACTTAAACAGCTCAAAGACCCAATGCCGAACAGCCTTTGGACCATTGCTTACAAGTATTACAGGCCATATTTCGACTTTACAAAAGATGAACGCTCGAATACAAAGAGAATATGGCAACAGGCACTGTCCGACCTCAGCAAGCTAATCGAACCGACAGGCGGATGGGAATCTATAGACCCGCTAGTTGATATAGCAATACGGGTGTTCAGTGATGACCTGGCAATGTGCGATACCGAAGACGAAATGCGTACTGAAGTATTAGATATGTGCAATGAGGACGCCGCAACACTGGCCGACATGCTCAGGGATGAAATTTGCAAAACAAGATATAAGCTTGGCGGTAAGGTGTACAAGCTTTTCCCAAAGGCACAAGCTGACAACGATAGCATCGAAACTCTTTGCAGCACTCTTGAATCAAGACTTACGGGAAACACTTCTCTAGAGAAGACCATCATATCAAACATTTGCAACCTTCCGACGAACCAAACCGACGCAACAAATATTCTAAAAGAGAAACTAAAATTAAAGATTTGCAACACAAAGTATAAAGACAAGAACGGCGATGAGCAACCAATATTTACCGAAGATGAGATACGGGATGTATCTATCGACGATATCAGCAATATTCTCGGTCAAGCATCTGAAAAAACCGACAATACTATTAAAGATGACATGAACGATAATAATGCCGTACGCAATGCACTTAATAACCATACCTATAATGACTTGTTCAAGGCATTGACTGTATTCCTTAGGACAAAACTCAAAGAAAAGTTCAAAAGCAAGAAAACAGACGCAGTCTTTTCTGTAACCTATAACGAAAAGGAAGAGAAGGTTTCGTGCATACACACCGCATCCATGAAGGAAGTTCTTACCATCACCCCAAGCATAGGTTACGATGGCATCGAGGGACCTCTCGACAGTTTGCGTTGTGATGTCAATGTTGCACCATTGCCAATTTCATCAGACAACCCGTTATATGATGACCGTTCTGAAATAGAAGCACTTGTAGATTACACCTATCTTCTGCATGGCCGTGGGATAAACCCAGGAGATTACGGTGAATACACTATACCCGAAGTGAAAGGTTCGGAACTTCCCCAAGTCGCATACAATGCGGTATCCGATTGGCAGAACTCGGCATCAGCATTCATGATTGAATCAAACGCATTAGCAGACGCTCGTCGAACGGTGGGAGAAGGCAACTTCGATGACCTTGATGCCGAATACTCACGTAACAAAATATACAATCTGCTTGCCAATCCAGATGACCCAACAAACGACAACACGGAGCACTACAAGAACAGAATGGCCGAATTGAATGCCCGTGCAAGCACGGTTGCTCCGAAAATGAAGGGAAGTGTGTACACAAAGGAAGATGTGAGCAATGCGTTCAACAATCTCCACCTCGCACTGAACGGAAGAACGGCAGACGGACATGTATTGACCGACGAGGAACGTGAAAGAAGGGACGACATCTTGAATGGAATTGAAGATTTCCCGGACGATTTCGAATAAATATACAAATCAATTTAATTTAAGCCCCAAATTTGGGGCTTTTTTCATATTTATCAAAAAAATGCCTTGACAACAATGATTTAATTATTTATATTATACACATAAAGATAAGGAATCAATCATGAGCAAAAACTTTGAAGAATTGCCCCAGAAGGACTACATGGGAACCATATCGTGGAGCCGCCCGTATTTCGGGGCCCCGCAGCCAATGTTCGGTTCGGCCATCAAGACAAGCCACTCGGTCTGCATCCGAATCGACAGGGCACATGTGATTCGTCACGGCGATGCTGCAGACACCAGCATCTTGCCAGACAACCGTCCGTACATCGAGGTCGAAATGACACCGTTGCAGTGGGCAGAGTTCCTCACTTGCGGAGGCCAGTCGGAAGGCGTGCCCTGCACCATCACCAGGGTGGGCGGCAAGAGCATGTCCAGACCCGAAGAGGAAAGCGTAGCCGACAGCTATCTCGAAGCGACGAACGAACACTTCGACGAGTTCTCCGACGGCATAAAGCGCTTCGAGAAGCAGCTGTCCGACGCAATCGACAGCGGGAAGCCCATGTCCAAGACACAGATGAAGGAACTCCTCCAAAACATGAAGTGGTTCCGTCAAAACAGCGTAGCGAACCTGGAATTCCTCCGTACCCGCTTCATGGAGGAAATGGGCAAAATCGTGGTAAAGGCCAAGACCGAGGTCAACGCCTACGCAGAATCCCGTCTCCGTGACCTCGGAATCAAGTGCCTCATGGGGAATGCCGACCAAAACGGAAACGAACCTGAAATCGCACAACTTACAGGATTAGAAAAATGACATCCATAAAGAAATACTTTGACCAAAACAATGATGATAGAAACGTCTCCTGCATGATGAAACTTGTCAGTGCGGTTTCATCTGCTGGCGGAAAGACGTATATCGTCGGCGGTTTTGTCCGTGACGCAATCATCGGGAAGGAAAACAAGGACATCGACTTCGAGATTCACGGCCTCGATGCCGCAACAATCGAGAAAATCCTTTTAGTGGTAAGCGGTAGCCCCGCATTGAAGAAGGGCTCCTCTTTCGGCGTGTACGGTATCAAGGGTTACGACTTCGATATCGCAATGCCCCGCAAGGAACACTGCATCGGTAGCAAGCACACCGACTTTGCCGTATCAGTCGACCCGTTCATGGGTGTAGACGAGGCAAGCCGTCGAAGGGACTTCACCATCAACTCCCTCATGTACGATGTGGAAGCTGACGAAATCGTGGATTGCCACCACGGTTGTGACGACCTTGCAAACAAGGTTATCCGTCATGTTTGCGACGAGACTTATGTCGAGGATGCACTCCGTGTTTTCCGTGCCGCACAGTTCGCAGCAAGATTCGATTTTGACATCGCACCCGAGACAATCGCCCTCTCCCGCTCAATCTCCGAGAAGCTTATGGACCTGTCTGGTGAACGAGTTGAATCCGAAATGCACAAGGCCCTGATGAAATCAGACAAGCCGTCGGTGTTTTTCAGGAAGCTTCTTGAAATGGACGCCCTCCATTTCTGGTTCCCGGAACTTGCGGCACTCATCGAGACCCCGCAATGGCCAGCTCACCATCCAGAAGGCAACGCATTTGAACACACCATGCTCGTAATTGATGAAGCAGCAAAGTTGAGAGACCGTGCTGAAAATCCTTACGCATTCATGTTGGCAGCTCTTTGTCATGACTACGGGAAGGCAACTACGACGTTCTTCAACGAAGCGAAGCAGAAACTCGTAGCATACGGTCACGACCAGGCGGCGAAACCCCTTGTCGATGCGTTCATGGACCGTCTCAGACTTTCCAACGAGATTCGTTCGTATGTTCAGAACCTCGTACTTCTGCATATGCGTCCGAACATGTATGTCGGGAACGATGCGACGGACTACGCATTCAACCACATGTTCGACCAGACGAAACATGCGGAAGACCTGTTGTTGCTTGCCAAGGCAGACCACTTCGGTCGAGGTGTTAAGCTAGACTACTCCAAGTACGATGAAGTCCTTGCCGACAGGTTGAACAAGTACCGTGAACTCATGAAGCGTCCAGAGGCAACAGCATCCGATTTCATGAAGCTTGGTGTAAAGCCGTCTCCACTTCTTGGTGAAATGCTGGATATGTCCCACAAGTTGCACTTAAAGAACACTCCATGCGAGACTGCAATCAGACTTACACGGAATCAGTTTGCCAAGCAGATTCGAATACAGAATCGTGAAGCGTAAGTGGAATAATATTGACTCCATACAAAAATCCCGTCCTCATTGAGGGCGGGATTTATTTTCATATGAATTTATCGATTACTAATGTCCATACAAGTCTCTCATTGCGTAGGCTTCAATTTCTTTTTGCCACATAGTGAATGGAACCCAATATCTTATACTTTTTTTGAATATAACTGGGGTATCGCTTTCTCCCCGTTGAGAGCAGCATATACAGCACAGTTTTTTCAAGTTAATTGGAGCGAATCTACGCTTTATCGAATCCAAATCCGAAGGTATTCTACCGTCTCCATAGAACTCAAAGTCGCTGTAAATGATAATTAAGTCGTAGTCATTTTCATATGTCAACTTATATTTGCTCTTCATATCCGGGGAATACTTTTTAGTTCTCTGAGATGGAGGAAGCATAACCCCGTTACTGTCAGTTTCATTTGGGTAAACATACGGGCTCAAGCGGTCAACGACGCTATATACGTTAGTTCCGCCACCACCAACAGATGTATGCAATACAAGTTGCTGACTAGGAACTCCTTGAACCTGAATACTGCCCGGATTCTTCTTCATGTTATCTGCCGTCTTAGCATTGAAAAACGACGGTATATCGCATGCTTCATCCCAGAATGAGTACATCATCGCTTTACCCGGAAGGTGGTTGGCAATGTTTGAAAGAAGGCCTGTTGCACCAACAATAATGCTTTTCTTATTCCACATAGAGTATGATGCGTCAATAGCGACAAGGACTCTTGGAATTGTTTTGTTATACGTGTTAAATCTTGTCGGTAAAAGGTCGCTATGAGATACATCACGAAGGTTTCTAGCATCACCAGCCTGGTCAGTTTCCCTACTTGCGCTGTTAGCAAGATGCACAAGTGTACCTGCAATTTTATACGTCGTGCCCTTATCGAACTGGATTGCTCCTTGATTAAGGTCATCACTGAGCTTATTAAGGATTTCCATCTGTTCTTTTTCAGCCTCGCTACCATCTTTCCGTTTGAGCTCGATGTTTGAATTTATCAGGTTCTGGACTTTCTGCAGGTTGTACATAAATGAAGACTCTTCCTTGGAATTAGCCATATTAGCAGTTTCCTTCACCTGGGAGAATGTCTTGGTATCGTTAGCGAACTGTGCGATGTTTTTATTGAATCCAGAAAGATTGATGACTTGTCCTGCAAGTCTACCAATCTCTGGGGAGCCAAGCTCACCTGAATTGGAACTCTGGCTGTCCTCGGGGATGTTATCAACGTCAACTTTATTGCCTGAACGGCCCGGTTCAACGAAGTTATTATCGTCTTCGCCGTCTTCATCAGAACCATCGAAACCCTGCTCACCTGTTGAATCTTGGTTACTGCCTTTACCATAGCCAACCTCAACTGTTGTGCCTTGCTTGCCGCCAGATGTTCCAGGACCAGGGTCAACTGTTGGACCTTGCTTACCACCCGATTTGCCAAAACCGCCGGAACCACCAAAACCCTCGGAACCACCAAAACCCTCAGAACCACCATAACCCTCAGAGCCGTCAGAACCGTCGGAACCATCGGAACCCTCCGAACCGTCAGAACCGTCGGAACCGTCAGAACCGTCAGAACCGTCGGAACCACCAAAATCGTCAGAATCGTCGGAACCATCAGAACCGTCAGAACCACCAAAATCGTCAGAATCGTCGGAACCATCAGAACCATCAGAACCATCAGAACCGTCGGATGAATCAGAACCCTGTTGCCCGTTGGAACCCTGTTTAGCATTTTCACTTGCCTTCTGTGCAGATTGCTGTGCAGATGATACAGCATCCTGCATGTCCTGTGCATCGTCATCGTCGGACGGGTCCACTCCAGCATTTTCCATTGCTTGCTTCATCTTCTGTGCAGCCTGCTGCATTTTACTTGAAGCCTCTTGCATCTTATTTGCAGCATTCTGCATTTCTTGCTGCTTTCCTTCATTGGCAGCCCGTTCATACTCTTCAGACGCACTCTTCATTTCCTTGGCCGCACTTTGCATTTCAGATGCAGCCTCCTGAGCCTCAGCAGAGTTTCCACATACCCTTGAACACTTTCTAGCAGCAGAATTTGCATTCTTACTGTCGGTTTTACCCTGGTTTGCAATATCTTGTGGGTTATCCTGTTGTCCACCCGACTGGCCTTGACCTTGCTGGTTTTGACCTTGCTGGCCCTGAGACTGTCCTTGCTGACCTTGGCCCTGCTGTTGCTGACCTTGACCCTGCCCTTGCTGACCTTGGGATTGCTTATACTTTTGAAGAGCCGCACCTAACTGGCTTTTCGTTTTAGAACTGCTCTGACCTGGCTGGTTTTGACCTTGTTGGTCCTGAGACTGCCCTTGCTGACCTTGGCCCTGCTGTTGCTGACCTTGGCCCTGTCCTTGCTGACCTTGTTGCGGCTTATTATCTTGCGCAGTCATTCCTCCAAATGCCGGAGGAAGCTGTTCGGAGATATTCTGCTGGTACAGCATGATATATCTTCGGATTGTTTCCAAGTTCATGTCATCGTCAGTAAGCTCTTTATCGAGGCTTTCGCACACTTCCTCGACTTTCTGCATAGTCGCCGGGTTGGAATACAACGCCTGCAATGCAGCAACCCTCTCCTTGAAGACCGAACTACCAGTCATTAGCGTGTTGAAAATGCCTGAATTGGCCATCATGATTTGCACGGCCTTCGTATGGGCTTCGCCATCGCCGTTACGATAATCATAGTATCCGCACTTTACGCCAAGCCCCATCGTTGCGATGATAGCAAAGAACGTAACAGTATCGTCGTCCATAGCCAACTGGTGAATAAATTCAGGATTGTAGATGATACAACCGTTGTCAATATCATCGCCGTAATTTGATGCGAGAACTATTGTGTTAGTCTCGCCTTCACGAACTGGTACCCAGTCGAAACTATTTATAATCGGCATAAATACAGCGACGGGTGATTTTGAGTCTGACGCAGCAGTTTTCATGTGGGCGAGTTCGGCCTCGATTTCTGCCATTTCTTGCTTGGTATACATTCTCATATATAGACCTCGTTAATTCTTCTACAGTTTATACCAAAGTGCGGCATACGGCAGCGACATTGGTGATGTATTTCTTGATGATATCGACGACGGCGTCCTCGCATTCGGGAACCTGAATTTCAGGAACGAAAGATTCGTACGAGTCCTCGCCGAGAATGAACGATTCTTCGAGCCCATTCAAAATCAATTCTTTTTGATAGATTTCAGATGCGACGGCCCGTTTCACGAACACAAGTTTTCCGCTTCGATTCAGCATCGGGAGGAACAGCGTCAGGTTCTTGACGAATGTACCCTCCTTGTCCGATGTGAACGTGTCCATGTAGAGTATTTCGTTTCCGCCACGGTCATAATACTTGGCTGGAACATGTTTCTCCGTAAGGCACATGGCATACCCGGATTCACCGTCGAAGAATACCTTCTCACTCCACTTTCCGTTCTTAATCGGCATGGAAGTGCCCATGTCAGCAGCGGCTTTCACCGGGTCATTCTCAAGCCCGCAATCCTTGCAAAGCTTCAAAATTTTATTAACTAGCATAGCGTTACCTATCTTTTATCTTGACTGAATAATCTGCGTCAACTGCATATTTTTCGATTTTGCGGAATACCCCTTTCAGTTCGAGAAGGAGTTCGACATCGTTAGCCTGCATCATGCGGAACAGCTTGATTGTCTCTTCCCTGAGGAAGTCGAGCTTTTCGACAAGCTCCTTCTTGTAAACCGAAAAATCAAGCGTCTTGAGAACGGAGAGCAGTTCGTCGATGTCATCGAACACGGCGCACTCCCCATTTTCGAACGAAACCACGAGGTCAATCCTGTTGATTTGCGGGGTGTATGCAACAGTGTATGCAAGCTCGATTACGAAGGTGGCGCCTTCGGCGAGTGTTACATCCCCGATGGTCCCAGCCTTGTTCAGGACATACTTTTCACCAAGGGGTATAATCTTGTCGCACTTTTCCTTGTACTCGTTGTAGAGCCTGTTGTAGGTCTCCGTGGTGATTATCCCTTCCTCGTTACGAAACTTGGATATATCCATTATCCCCTCAGCAATGTGTCGATGATATTTTCTGCTGCTGACAGCGGGAGGTCGATTGCATCGACCTCTGGGGTGGACACCGCAGTTTTATCCTTGGTGCCAGGGAAGGCGAAGTCGACACTTGCGACAGGGGGATGGTTGGAAGCCGTGTAGACTGTCTGGTTCTTTGCGGCTCTGAGGGCGGCCTTCACTGCACGGTGGCTATCGAGCAGTTTGTTATACTCGGCGGAAAGCTCATTGTAACTTTTACGGGCGGTTGCAGCATCCTGTTCAGCATGTTCTGCACGACGACGAAAATCAAGGAGGGTTTCCTGCAAGCTTCTGAGCGCCTTGCGGGTTTCACCCAAGTCCCTCTCCTTCTGGTTGAGTTCGTTGTACAGCTCGTTGATTTTATTCGCCATTTCCTGATTGGATGTGGCGGCATTGGGGGTTTCCGGGTTTACACGCCTTTGTGCCAAATCAGCGTTCATGCGGCGGTATTGGCGGTAATCCATAGGGGTCACCTTGGTTACACCTGGAAGTTGACTAAGAAATTCAAGAATCGGGTCCTGCATAAAATACCTCTGGGTTGTTACGCCGTAGCGTAGTTAAAATACATTATTTACCTCGGGTTCGAGCAACTTCACATTCAAAATAGAAAGAAAACTGTCGATTGTATTCCTTTCGTCTTGAACGGCGAATAGCAACCCATCCTTTGGACGGGCATCGAAAGAAAATTCGCCTTCCTTGTAATGCAAACGGCCAATCTGTTCGACATGTCCAGTGCTCAATATTCCGCTGGCCTTATCAAACTTTACCCTTATCCGTACTATTACGAATCGGTGTATGAATACATACACGACCTCATTGGGGGCACAGTCTTCTGTCTTTTTATGAAGAAGTTTAAGACCTATGGTTAGAGCCTCTTGAAGAAACCAGGGTTCTTCCTTTACGATTGGTGAATATTGTTTTTCTGTTTCGTTTTTACTCATATAACTAATGGCTAAAATTAAAAGTCCGCAAGTATCCTGTCAGCCTTCATTTGCCTAAGTTTACGCTGCATAGTAAGCATGTCAACAACGAATACTTTAAAACCCGCCTTTACGTCGTTGATTGACACTGAGTTGACCGTTACCTTGTTGTCTACACGGTTCAACATGGGGTTATTTGCATATTTTTCATAAAATTCAACTACAATTTTTGCCTGAGGGGTATCATCAAGCTTGTCAAAATTGATATTGCTGAGGAAGGAACTACTGTCGGTGAACGACAGCTTGTTGATTTCCTCTGGAGAGTAGAACGGGTATAGGCGAAGCGTCGTGTCAGTAAGCATGGCGACACAAGTCTGCGACATCTTAGCAAGGAAAGCTGCGTCATCGTATTTACATGCGGACGGGATATAGAAAGCGCTGGATTTGGAGTCTTTCCAAGTCTTTACAACGTTTTTCGATAATCCGCATCCTAGCAGCATCCTGTCTATTTCGTCGAAAGTCATGCGAGTATAGTCCTCTTGATTACATCTGACACATCTATGATTCCATACGGCTTGGCTTCCCCCTCGGCAGGAATGTGGCATATCCACATTGCCCCGACTTTCAGGGGTGTATTCAGTTCAAGTATCGCCTTGTACATGCTAAGCTGTATGCAGTAGTGATGATAGTTTATGTCATAGAAGTTTTCGAACGGAGAATACATCGGGGTTGTATACGGCTTCGGTTCAAAATCAAGGTGTGAATTCGTTTTCCAGTCACCTATTACAAGCTTTCCCGTCTGCTTGTCATATAAGAGGATATCCATGGTTCCACAAATGAGGTGCTTCTTGTCGTAAACAGGAAGCTCAGTCCTGATGGGAACATACCTTTCAGCCAGTTTTGAAAATAAAGTTTTACATTTTGGTATACGCCTTTCAAAATCAGCCTGGATATCGTCGTACTTGTAACGTTTTTTAAACTTATGGAAATAGGACTTTCTCGCCCACAGGTTTTCCATTACGCTGTGAACCTCGTGCCCGATATCCTTCCCGTAGTTGTTCTTGTCGTGCCACATGTCCAGCACTTCTTTCGTAGTCACGACCCGCTTGAGTTCCCTAGTCATTTTCGCTGCCGTGTGGGGAGCGACTTCTTTTTCATTGAACTCGTCATGATGCTCCTCGATGACCGTAGATACAGACTTGTACACGTTACCCTCGGAATCGGTATAACGGTGGCCTTCCTCCTCGAAATATATGTCTCGGAAGGCGCTCCACAGGATTTCGCTCAACTCATATAGGTTAGGAACTTTTTCTTCCATATCTTTTTCCTTTTCATGTAAAAATAGAAAAAACACCAGATATTGTCAACAGGGCTTCAGAAAAGGTTATAAACTATTTGCAGTTAAGCATTGAGTTAAAATATGAACAATAAGCAGCTATTTGAGCAATCGGCGAGAAAGATTCTCTCGAAGAACCAGCTTGAAAGCGTCATGCAGCTCCATAACGCACTGTTTGGGGCACAGGATGCCGAACAAGTTGCCGATACCGTGGCAACTGCCGTAAAGGACGCCGTAGATGACGTAGTAGATACGGCAGCCGACGAGCAGGTCATAACGGATGTTGCCGAAGCTTCGCCTAGCATCATGAGCCTTGAAGACCAGCAGAATTTGACGGCGTTGGTCGATAGCATGAGCGATAATGAAAAGGTGAACTTCCTTGAAAGCCTTGACGACCAGCAGATACAGATTCTTATGGAAGGCCCGATGACTTGGGTAAAGAACCTGTTTTCGACCGCTGGCAGAAAAGCCAACCGATTGGAGAAGTTTGGCAAGCTCGCAACCAAGGATGCTAAACTGTCCGAGCGTCTTGACAGGATAATGGGCCTCGACCCATACAATCTCAGCGGCAGAAACGCAAAGAAGGCTGAAAAGCTATTTGACAGCAGACAAAAGGTTCGTCAAAAGATGAACGACCTGAGGTTCAAGGCATCCGGCAAAGCAGGAACCGAGTACAACGAAATGATGGACATCGGATTCAACAAAGGTTCGAGGAACTTCAATGTCAATGAACTGGCAAACTCAAAGGAACAGATAGAGTTCGCCCGAAACCAAGAGATAGAACAACTAGAGAACTCGTTCAAAGAAAATCTCAGAAAGCTCGAAGAGCAGCAGAAGATAGCACCAATCCTGCCTGTAAACCACAAAAAACGACTAAACAAGCTCGTTAATGACCATTATAAGGCCCGTGATGAGGTAATCCAGAGGTACCAACCGCAATTAAATGAAATCGACCAACGAATCAACATGGTCAATAGAGAAGCCAGGTTGTCGCAGCCAAGCTCCCGGTACTTCGGTAACGCACAAGCCAATCGTAACCCGTTCAGCGAGAGAAACAGGAGATTCAACGGCAACCCTAATGCAGGAATGTATGTTGACCAGTACGGAATCCCGTTCTATGCAAGATTCGGTAAACCCGGTTTGCTCAACTCACTCATCAACAGGATTCCTGTAATCGGAACGGTGAACCAAGTAAGGATTGGGGCATGGAAAGCATTCAAGGGAGCGCTCAAACTTGGTGCCCTTGCCGGACTGACTTATGGCGGCTACAAGCTGTACGATATCATCACTAACCCGGAAGATATCAACCTCGAATGGATTGACATTGACGGAAGCAAGATGGATACAGCCAAGACGGTAGCCAAGGCAATCGCCGTGATTGGTGGAGGCATCGCTGGTAAATACGGAGCGCAGTTGCTCGGATTTGACAGTACGACAGGAAAAACTGTCGGTGCGCTCGTCGGTTCCTTGCTCACCGCATACTTCATGTTCCTGAACGACGGTGACGAAAGCAAGGCGAAAGAGATGCTTAAAGAATATTCATCTGCAAACGAGACTGACCAGGAAGCAATTAACGAGGCTTTGAAAATAGACGGTCTTAGCGAAGCCCTGCACGAAATGTTCGATGCAGGCGATGCACAATAACGGTTTAAGGAGAATGCTATGAATAATAGGGAAAAATACGATGTAGCCTTGATGGAAGGCACACTTAGTCCAAAAAGGATTGCAAAGAAGCGCTTTCGTGCCTTCGTCGAGGCAGTAAGCGAAATCGCTCCCCGTGAACTTGTCGAGGCAGTAGCTAACGCACACAGAGCCTTGTTCGAGTACCGTGAGGGTGTAACCAGGGAGGGGGTTCGTTTCAGGACTGGACTTGGCGCAACCGACCCTCGTAAAACGAACAGATGGAGTGAAAAGACACGCTTCAACGGAAACGACGCTGTCGCCCGAAATGCAAGCCTGCAACCTCCCACAGGGGCAAACGTAATCGCTTGGCAGAAGTTTAACCCCAGAGGAAACGCAGCCGACAAGCATTACGAACAAATCGAAATGAACCGCTCACGACAAAAGATTGACCCGAGAGGATATGAAGCTCGTGTCAACATGCATGCCAACGATGCTTGGGACAATGTTCCTCCACCTCCTCCGCAGGTAGAACCTCCTACTCCCGTAAGGCAACCAGAACCGAAGGTTGAACCGCCGAAGGTTGAACCGCCGAAGGTCGAATGCCCGCCAGTATGCCCGGAACCAAAGAAGGTTACCGAAGCGCCTGTCAAGACACAGGAACTACAAAAACCAGAGAAGAAGGCCCCGGCCCCGCAGTACAAATGGAAGGACAGTGATTTCCAAGAAATCAGAGGCGAGCAATGCAACCCTAAATACCCATACGTTGTTAACCTCGTGTCATACAGCAGCAATAACAAAAAGACCGCCGCATACCAGGCAAAGCACGAATTTGACGAAGGCGTGAAAGGCGTGTATATTTATCAGTACGATGGTCAAGCGCATAACTCTAGCCGCAAGGATGTATGGCGTGTCCGTATCGGATTCTTCAAGTCTAGGGCAGCCGCTAGGACATATGTCATCAAGCATGTGAAGGACCGTGACCAGTTCAAGTGGTGGATTGCAAGATGCGACGCAGAGAACGCAAGTGGAGACAAGATGAAACCTAATACGTTCCAGCTTGCCGAAAACATCAAGGACAGCGACTGCATTGACGAAAGCTCTTCCCAGAAACCTACGGAGCAGAAAACGGTAAATACGCCGCAGAAACCGACGGAAGATAACAAGGCTCAACAGGGCAATGCAAAGGAAACTGAACACAAGAACATCTTGGACTATGCCAAGGAAGAATAAGGAGATGAGTATGGCAACGAAATCTTATTTGTTGTACAAGAAAACTGGAAAGCGTGTAGACGATGTGCTTCGCACTAAGAAAGAACTTCTTGCGAAGCTCAACGAAATCATGCAGAATGCTGGCTTGGACGAAGACGCTATCAACGCAACTTACGACTATCAGGAAGTCTCGGACGACGGTGCGTCCACGGAGACACAGACGGTTGGACAACCCGAGAAGCCGAACGATGAGTTCGTCTCAAAGGAAGCTCACGATAGCGACTACACCGTCTCGAACGACGACAGGGAAGAAGCAACCATCAATGACGATGCTAAGGGATGGAATGCAATACTCGGTCAGTTGGACAGTCTTCCGCCAGAAATAGCAAGCAAGGTTAAGGATTATAAAAAATACCTAGAAATTAAAAACCCTGATAAGGGTATAGTGTCTCTACAGAAAAACGCTATACATGTACTTTACCTGTACAACAACTTCATCAACTTCGATAAATACTGTACAGAGAATTTCCCTCCTGCCCTTAGTGGATTCCTCAAACAAGGAAATGCTTGGTTTAGCTTTACGCAGACAGAACACGCATTTGACACCATCAAAACAGACATGACGGATATCGTACCGCAAATGTTGGATGAGCTAAAAAAATATTTCGAAAGCGACGGCAAATCGAGTGTACGAGAGGAATTCTATGACGAAGTAAAGGATTTCGATGAAGAAATCCAAAACCTGTTGTACGGCATACAGGCGTTGGATGAAAACAGTGCTGCAGCGCAGAGTACGTTCAGTTCACAGTCTACCAATGCCGATGGAGCCCCTAAGACAAAACTGGCCAAAACTGTGGCGTCAGAAAATGAAGAATTCAATCAGTTCTGCCAAGGAAATCCTTCTGGTAAGGCGCTGTCCGATTACATCATGAACATCGCTGTCAAGAAGTACCATCTTGGCAGAATCAAGTTGAATGCATCTGACCCAAATAGTACGATGAGCTGGATGAATCCAGAAGAAAACGAATCTAAGAACACCAGATTAAGCGACGACATTAACGACTATCTTAACCTGAAGCAAACTAAGATTCTTGACGAGAAGGACCAGGCGGAAGTTAACAATATACAGAAAAAGTTCAGCAGCGGCAAAATGACACAGAAAGAAGCACAGACGCAAATCAACGGGCTTGTCTCCGCCGCTCGCCGTCAGGTAAAGAAATCCCTTAAAATCTTCTTCGACTTCATGGGAATCACCAAGCAAGAAGTGATGAACCAGTTCGTGTCAGGCATTAAACGACTCGACGAGACTGAGTACAAGCAGAATTGGAGCACTCTGTTAGAGAACTACAAGAAAACTATGGAAAAGAACATCGACCTGTACAAGAAAGGCCATTCAAACGACATGAGCGCAGAAGATGTAGATAGTTGTGTATCTGAGCTAGAAAAACTTCTCGACAATGCAGACAACATGCTCGCTGCTGTCAAGCAGGGTGATGATAAAAAGCTCTTGGCCGATGTGCAGACGATATGCACCGTCATCGAAAATGTCAAGAAAAAAACCGCCGAGGCAAAGAAAGCCTTCGGGGGTGCATAGACAAATTTTACTCAATGCAAAAAAGAAGCGGTCCGAATTTCGGGCCGCTTTTTGATTAGAACAGGTCGCACATCATTTCAGTCTGGTCTTCCTCGATGTTCTCACCCCATCCTACCGCCTTGAACAAACGCCCAAGGATGTTGGACACGGTGACCTTCCAGTGGCCTTCCCAGTCCGGCTGGAACAGTTGGAGCAAGCGAGGCGGGACTACATCGCCAGTGTAACCGATAGCCGTGATACCGAACGGGTTGTCGCACACCTTGATGTACTTCATCTTGTCGCCAGCATGGATAGGTTCGTACGGCTTCTTCATGAGTTCACGGTCATTGAGGATAAGGTAGTTCCAAACGGAGGCCGCCTTTCTACGCCAGTCGATTTTCTTCAGTTCTTCCTTAGGGAAGTTAATCATCTCTGTGTATTCAGGAGGTTCTTCCTTGACACCTGACGGACAGGAAATATCAAGGTACGACTGGTCCATAATCTTCTGGGTGTACTCGTCCTTGATTTCCACGACACGCTTACGGAGGGTTTCCCTGTCCATGGTATCCATCATGAGCTCCACGGTGTCCATCATACGTTCACGAGAGAACATGGTAGTCGATGAACGCACGATTTCGAGACCAGTGATTGCGTAGTGCGGATGAATCGGGAGGTCTTCCTTCTTCATGTCAAGGTACACGATGTCTTCGTTGGATTCGGCCACGCAGATGTATTTCTTCTTGGCGGTCACGATGGTCTTGTAGATGCACTTTTCACGTTTCAGGAACAGTTCGTTCGTACGGAAGCCCCAAGACGATGCGTAACCAAGCATGTACTCATCCAGCTTCTCTTCAAGAATGGAAGCATCCAACATACGGCAGAAGTCGGTCAGGCGGTAACGGTTGAGAATGACCCGGTAACGCTTGTTCGAAATCATGCCGTCCTTGTACATAATCTGCAACTTGGTGAACTTGAACTTGCTGCCCTTGACTTCCTGAGGTTCCATGTTCTTCGGGTTATGGTAGACATCCGGGCAATATGTATGGGCCATAAGGGCGAAGTTCTTCTTGTAGGCCATCTCGTCCAGTGCATTGAAGTCGTTCTTCTGAATAATCTGGTGTCCGTCATACACGACAACCTGAACTTTCTTGCCCTGGTTCTTGCTGAACTCCTCGTAGATGTCATCGAACTTGGCGTAGAAGGAGTCGGTATCACCGTGGGACATTCTTCGTTGCAGGATGTCACTCGTGATGTCGTAACCCCATTCAGTCGCCTTTTCAACATCGTCGAAGTCCACGTTCGCTTCGTTCCAGAAGATTTCACCGCAGTAGTCAGGGTTGATTTTCGGGGAGTAGCCGAACGTGTTGATAAACCTCTGGTCCTTGGACAAGTCGTTGTTGATGTACTCGGCAAGGTTCTTGCAGGTATACTTGATGAGCTTTTGGCCGTAAGCCGTAATTGATGCAGCATTGTCGATATCGTAGAAAGCGAAGAACGGAGTACCGAGCAAGCCGTACAGGGAGTTACCGAGCACCTTGTACACCTTCTGCATCATGTCGTATATTTCCATCAGTTCTTCGTTACCGTCCTTTTCGGCCTGCTTCTTCTTAATCTTCAGTTCGGCACGACCGTTGAACAGCTTTCTAGTAACCTGAGGAACGATACCTTCCACATCCTTGCGGTAGAACACCTGGTATTGGCCGTTATGAGTCCACGGCGACCTGATGAGGACCTTCTTTTCCTCCTCGGTAAGCACATAGTCAATCGGCTTGATAACCTTGGTTTCAGGGCTGATGTTGAATGTCATCATGATTGACGGATAAAGGCTTCGGTAGTCGTACGAAACCTCTATCTTGTAGAACCCAGGGACGGAATACACGAATGCGCCGGGGTATTCCTCCTTTGCAGTAGGCCTGTAAACAGGGAACACCATGTGCTGCTTGTGAAGGTGGTTCAGAACGAAGCCCACCATCATCTTCTTGGATTCGAACACGGATGTAATCGGCACTCGTGCCTCAGCAGAGGACATAAGCGCAAGGTCGAACATCTTTTTCTTGTTCTGGATTTTTCTACACAGGACACCGTCTATCACGTTATAGTATGAGAACTCTGAGGGATATGTTTTCCACGAAAGGTATCCATCAGGAAGCGGAGCCTTGTTCTCGCCAACTTCCTTTTCTGCGATGTAATCGAGTTTGTAGCTCGGCTCTTCGGAGAAAGTGTACTTCTTGTAGAGGAGGTAGAAGTCCATGACTTCCGTACCAGCGATATGAAGCTCTTTCTTCTTCTCGTCGAAGTAAGCTCTTTCGGTTCCGGCTGGCATTCTCGACATGAGTTTGAGAGGGATGCCAAGCTTCTTTGCACGGCGGTAAATGAACTCGGTATCGTATGCGAAGTTCCAACCAGAGAGGATATCTACGTTATGCTCCCTGATGTAGTTGAAAGTGCCCGTCAGGAGTTCCGCTTCGGTTGCGCACTTGATGTACTGGCAGTTCAAAGCCTTGTACTTTTCAAGGGTCGCATCATCAACTTCGAGGGTTCCGAACTGGACTGAGTATTCTGCAAAGTTGAGGATGATGAGGTTAATCGGGTATTCAGCCAACCAAGGGACAGGAAACCTACCCTCGGTCGAGACTTCGATATCAAGGAAGCAAAGGTTCATGTCCTTGATTTTCGGCGGCTCGATGTCGTATCCTTCATACTGCTGTTGCAGGAATCGGCATCGTGGGTCGATATCAATCTCGTTGAAATGGTTTTGCGAACCCTGATAGTTCCGCTTGATTTCCTTTTCCTCGTTGTGGGACAGGTAGAACTCGTACACATCGTTTCCGAAGATGTCCTTCATCCCGCACTCGACAGCACCGTATTCACCAAGACGGTTCGTATAGGAACGGTGCCTTACTGGAAGAACCTCGCTGGTCCCGTCGATATACCACATGTACATCTGGTCGTTTGCCGTGTCGTGGTAGATGGTGGACCACATCTTCTTCTTAGGCAGCTCTTCTTGCTTATCGCTCATGTAAAAACCTCATAATAGCTCAATTTAATTAACTATATTATGAACAAGCTAACTGTATCTATCCAAATATAAATACAGTCAGAAACAAAATCAAGGGTCTTTTTTGATGCAGCTCATAATTTCCTTGCAACGCATAATCCTTCGTCGGGGAACCCATCTAGGGGGCTCCTTGCCGTCGGCAGTGCATATCCACAGCATGTTGTCCACGGGTATGCCCTTCGGTTTCGGTATGTAGTCGAAAATCATGTCGGAAAAGATGATGATTCCCGAATATTTACCCATCAGTTTATTATCCCTGAGCATGTCGAACACGCACTGGGGATTCGTCCCGCCACGGCCCTCGACCTCGAACCCGCTCTTGGAAAATCCCCTCTTGAATGTCTTCGGAAGGGTGCAGTGGCAGTCCCACCAGCAGTAGTCTATCTGGCTTCCCGTCGCTATCTTCGCTATCAGGCATCCGGCGGCAGACAGGTCGTCCTCGTCCATGGAACCAGACGAGTCTGCTGCAAGGAGCAGCTTGCAGTCGTATACGGAACGCTGTCCGGGGAACAGCAGGTTGTACCGCCTGTTCTGCCTCAGCCTGGTGGATTCAGTCCTCTGCGAGACGACAGTGCCTACGAACGAGCGGATTATACGTCGGTAGTCCACGGGCGGTCTCTGTGCGGCAAGAATCTTCAACATGAGGTCTCCAGCGCTGAGTCCCCAGCTTGTCCCGTCGAATCCGCCATTCTCTTCCAGGTGCTTCGTCTCCATCGCAATGTCGCTTGAAACCGTCTCGTTAGGCGACCAGTTGTCGGAACGGGTTCCATCACAGAAGTATTCGTCGAGGGCTTCCTGCGGGCTTCCATCGCCGTCGCATCCAGACGGTTCGTCATGCTGTCCGTCGGAATCCGGGTCCGCATCCCCGTCGCCGGAATTGTTGGCGGCCCGTTCCATCCACATCGCCACCCTCTCGTGGAAATCGCATTCGTCGGTCCATTCCTTTCCCGTCTCGTTCTGGTACAGCACCTTGCCCTGCTCATAGTAGGTGCTCGCCTTGCTCCTGTCCAGAGAGTCCGGGAAGGACGTTCCGTTCAGGGTCAGGCAACCCCTAGCCATCGAGTAGCAAATGATGTCGCTCGAAAGCAGGTTGAATTTGTTGTCGACAGCACGCTTGGTCACATGCTGCAACGCAATTCGTGAAGCCTCTATGTAGAGAATCTTGGCGAGGTCGCTCATGTCCATCCTCTCGACCCACCTGCTGTTTGCGACAAGGTATAGTTCCCCAGGAAGGTGCGCATCGAGCATGAGCGTATCCGTCCTGTCGTCCTCGACGATAGGGTGCGCCATGTTTATGTAGCACATGGCGGCTGGATTCACGGAGCCGAGAATCACCTTGGCCTGTTCTATCTTGCTGAGTGCGGACATCAGTTAACCTGGTTGAACTCGCTGAAACTGGATTTGAGCATATCCTTCTTGTCTTCGCCGACATGTTCCCTAAGGCGAGATAGCCAGTTGTCCTTTCCCTCGGAAATCTGCAGGACAAGGTCTATCAGGTGCATGTTGTACATCTGGGCCTTTATCTCCGGCTTGACTGCGAAGTAGTAGTACCAGAAGTTCAGGGACATCGTCCTCGTCTGCCTTGAATTCTCGTAGGAGTTCGCCATCTTGCCGACAATGGCATCGCTCAGCTTTGTAAGCTGCATTGCGCTCATCCCGTCGATGATACTCTTGAATTTCACCCAGTCCCATTCGTTCGCATGAAGAACCTCCTCTGCATCGAGAGTATTCCCGTTCTTCTTGAACCATTCGGTGAAAGTCTTCGCCATGTCGGGGCCGAGGGTCGAAGTTGCGTCCACAAGCAGGGTTTCCATCCCGCCCGGTCTTGGCAGGCCGTTCTCGTCCACATAGTCGCCAGCCTTGTATGCGTTGTCGAAAAGACGTGCGAAATTCTCCCATGAACGGGGGTTGGCCGTGTTTTCGTCTTCCGAATCAAGCTCGGTATCGTCAACATAGAGGGCGCTGTTGTGGCCGTCTATGAAGCGTATGACCGTCTGGTTGATTCCGGCGTTTGCCGCCCACCTGCACCAGTACTTGGCGTCCACCTCGACATGGTATCGGGCGAAACGGGTGAACAGGGCCCTGTTGATTGGAAGCACCTGGTTGGAATCCACGTTGGACGGGTTGATTGCGACCACGACACGGGAACCTTCCGGGAGCGTGAAACCGTTGAACGACTGTTCGGGGGAACACAGCTTCATCAGGGCGGCGATGATTTCGCCCTTGGCACGGTTGATTTCGTCGATAAAGACTAGGGTCGCTTCCTTTGTGTCCATCCATTCTGGTTTGGTGTGGTGGTGAACATGGTTCTCGATTTCGAGCAACCCGATAAGGTCGCCAGAGTCGCCAGACTGAGAACAGTCGAGGCAGACAAGTTTCAATCCAAGCTTTCCCGCAAGGCTGCGGCAGAACTGGGTCTTTCCTATTCCGGGAGGACCTATGAGCAATGCCGGGGTCTTGCACCATAAACGAGTAATTCTCTTCTCAATAACGCCAAACTGCATTCAAATATCCTTGACGGCATGTTCACACCGTCGTTATTAAAATACCTTATTTTCAGGCTTTTCGACAGGTTCAATCATATAAGGGGTCACATACACGCCAAAAACGGAGGGCCGTACATAATATCTCTTGTCGATGAGAATCTTTTCGTTTGAACCGTGCTTGAACCATGTTATGTAACTCGATTGAATCAGATGCTGCGTGAACAGGAGGAACTTGACCCCGCTGAAATATGTGGCGAGGACATAGCTGAGGATTGTCTGGTCAACCCTCGCCGTATAGGAAGTCACCCCGGTAAGCCTCAGCATGGCCCATGTGATGTCGTCAATTATGTTGACCACCTTTACATTCCGGCGGATGATTACTCCAGACTGGAACAATACGGACTTGTTGAACGAGGTCTTGGCGAACAGCTTCCGTTGGCTGGCAACCTCTTCTGATGAAAGGCCACGGGCCGACTGCCATGCGTGAAGCTCGTCGTAAACATTCGTCCTGTAAGGGTGTATGGACAGGCCGATATCGGACTTGGAATTGACAAAGTCTTCATACAGCTTCGTCAGGGGCTTGTTTATCTGCATGCTTGCATCCATGTAGATGGACACGTCGGTATCGGCAAACTCGAACGTATGGTAGCGGATGTAGTTAAGGACACCTATCGCATCGTCGATGTTCGCAAGGCACGGGTATTCCGAAACGTGGTGGATATCCCATGTCTTGCTTTTCACCTTCTTGCTGTCCGTTATCATCAGGTAATGGACATCGCTGCTGGCATTCTTCACTTCCCTGACCAAGTCATACCCGCCGAGGACACACTCGATTACAGTGTACTTGTACACTTTACGAGGAGGCTTTTTCTCCTGTACAGGCTCACTTGGCTGTTGTGTGTCTGCGGAACCTGTCAGAAGCCTCAGAAGCGACTTTAATCCATTTACCATCAGTAAGAAGCCCGTTAACTGTTTCAATCATGTTGTCGTAGGAGGAATAGACGATGGAGTCGCCCGCATAGTTGTCGTTCTTGGACGGCTCGCTGACGATGCACTTCCCGTTGATTAGCGGGTAGAACATGCGGACGATTTCCTGACACTGGTACTGCGGAAAGGCATGTATGTTCAGGATAATCTTGGAATGTGCAATGAGGTAGTCGAGAGCCTTGCCCGTTACGCCAGTGGCCGTGATTACCGCCCAGTCACGGTGTGCGGAACGCATCGCCCCTATCAGCTTGGTCCTTCTAGGGGTTTCCTCCCCGTAGAAAAGCACGTCATACAGCATGTCCTCAGGCTTCACCTGCTCGATAGTCTTCAGGGATTCGACCCACTTTACTGGATGGTAGCTCGCCCTGTAACCGAGAACATCGGAGAAGAACTGGATGTTCTCCAAGTTGTAATCCCAGATTTCGTCAGCCTGTTCGAACCATACTCTCGTATTCGAGTTAATCCATGGGCTCCCACGGTAGAGTTGCTCCATGTTGTAGATAACCAGCTTGTGGTCGGGATGCTTCGCTTTAAGCCGCCTTGCCTCGGAACAGTTCATCACGTTGTACCCGAGCACGACCATGGTCTTTTCGTACTTGGGCTTGTCGCACAGTTCCCTAAGCATCGTCTTGACCTGCTTGAAAACGAACGGGTGAGGGTCAATAATAATCATAAATCAAATCCATTTTGAAAAGTACGCAATCAACTAAAATATAGACAACGCCCACGATTTTGGCAAGGCATCATTTACCAAGTTTCGTTAGGGACGGGAAATCCGTTTGCATCGTAATTTATACGGCGAAATCCAGCACAGTTCTCACGCACGAGGTCGGAAGCCTCTGCCTGGATGTCCGGGTTATGACACTCGGCTTGAATATCAGGGTTGTGGCATTCGGCCTGATACAAGTGGACTAGATTAGGTTCATTATTCTCGTATGGGAGCATGGGTGTCCTCTTGACAAAATTCCATATTTAAAATATATTTATACCACGAGGTAAAATTACATGTGTTCACTAGAAAACGCCATCGAAACGCTCGACAAGTGCGTCCTTGTTTCCAAGGAGGTGTTCGACATCCTTCTTGGAGAATACCGCAAGCACCATTCGGAAGAAGAAACCACCCTGCTTATCGACGAGCAGGACTGCGGGTGTGCGACCGAGGGCGAAATCATCACATTGTTGAAAGCGGCCCGTGAAGAACAGAAAGAAAAACCGATTCATTACGGCATACCGCTCCACGTCATGCTTCATCCAGAAAAGTTCGACGTGAATGCACTCCCCTGGGAGCCGAACCCACCTGAACTGGTTTCTAAAATTTTAAACAAGGAGTAAACCATGAGCATCATTAACAAAATCAAAGACATCCTCCACATCGAACATCACCATCACCTGGCCACCCGTATCGTCAAGATGGAAACTGACGAGTACCTCGTCCAGATTTGGGACACCGAACCGCTAGGAATTATCCACCATTGGCAGAACAAAGCTGTCCGTCTCAACAAGTATGTTGAAATCCGCTCGAAGTCCCTCGATTATGTAGTGGAAGAAAAGAAAAAGCTTGATGAAGATGTCCAGAAATATCTACATGGCAACATAGTCAAGGAAGTGATTGCTTAAAGGTTACTAATATGTTGGACGAAGAAAGTTACTACGATTTTGACCTGACCAAGAATTGGGGCAAACAGCTTAAAGAAGCTTACATGTTCTGCCAGTGGATTAAGAAGGATATCGTCAAGGAACTGATTTACAACCGTGAATCGGACCTCGTTGTCGAACCGTCGGACATTGGTAAATGGTATATCGCCCTGTTCCAATGCGGAAAGATGTTCTATGGAGTAGACTGCAGGGTAGACCCGTCGGACAGCAGCAAATTCATCTATTCCGACTGCTTGCCAAAGCGGTATGTAAAGGAAGATGACAAGTTCAAAGAAGTGTTAGCATTGGACATGGATAGTGTAGCCGCTATGGATGTCGAGTACGACAAAGACCTTGAAGAGTTGTGCGAATATGTTGACAAAATAATGGAGCAATCATGTTCAAATCAAAGCTAAAACAGTTTTTCTGTTGGCACAGATGGGAACCCACTGCGTTCAAGGAAAGGCTGTCCAGAGACGGATACGGCGTAGAGAAGTGGCCGTACAAGTTTGAATGCACAAAGTGCCACAAGAAAATGACAATAAAGGGTTCCCCCTTATAAGGAGTTAACATGGCAGAATACCACGTCGGCTGCGGGATGGCAGCAATCTACGCAGGCACCGTAAGCAAGCCCGGTGTCTGGAAAGTCAAGAACGATGTAACCAACGAGGCCCTCTGTGCCGTCGCCGAGTACATGAAGGGAAAGATTGAAAAGGGGAGCGATACCTATGAAATCACCTGGAAGCTCCCTACTGGCAAAAAGATTATCCTGTCATTGACTGTCGATGACCGTGAAGAAAAGAAGGGATAACATGGATATCAAAGAACTGATTAAAAAATCGTGGAAAACATTCTGGGGCTGGTTTGAATCGGTCGACGATATCGACGACAAGCAAGACGACAGGCCCGTTGCAGAATCGTCCGAGATTACCAAGCACGGCAATCCGTACTTCGACTTCAAGTGCCCGAGATGCGGATGCGAGTTCAAGACGAAAATCACCGAATGCAAGACACGGGAAGTCCAGAGCGAGCACAACATCAGCGGCACCGACATATGGACACCCGAGGTGATTGTTGACTACTACACGTTCTGTCCCGAATGTCGGTTCAAGTGCTGGAATGACGGCAAGGCAAAGCCGAAGTCAAACCATCTTGGCTGCCGTACGCCAGACATGGGGGTATAGCAATGGGTAGAACAGCACTTCCATTCGAAAAGCGCCAGTTCCCTACGAAGGATGTCTCATTCCATTTCTGGATGGTATTCGTACAGTGGAAGATAAAAGGCAAGATTTTAAACCGAGGTTGGCTACAGAAGGTTCGATTCTGTGAGTGTAGTGACAACCCGGCGACTGGGCATCACTACTCATCACTGGGACAGGCCGAACGTGCTTGCCGTGACCTCGACGATGACGACTACATCCCGACAATCGTAGAATTCGGTGCCGAACAGGTAGAAAACATCGCTTTCAACAAGGAAACAAAATGATTGTATGTGACCGCTGCCGACGATATGCGACTTCCTGTTGCAGAAACTGTGTGTATTTTAGCGAAATCTATGGAAGCATCACGGGAGACTACTACGGAGAACAGGTTAGCGACGAAGAAGCGTACCGAGTGCTCAACGAATTGTACCCAGAAGATTTCCACAGCCCGTTCGTAACCAAGATGATTCGGGCCTACCGTTTCGTCTCACGGGTTCTCATGCCGTTCCTTCTGTACGAGAAGTGGAACAGGCCGAGGCAATACGTGAAGGGAAAGTATTACCCACCGTTCACGTTAAGCCAGTCAGAGCTAACGGAACTTTTACTTGTCAACAAGGACGATACGCTACCATTCTAACAAAAAAGATTCAACCAATGACCAATAATCTTAAAACATTTCTCATTAACCTGAAAGAGCTTCAGGACCGATACGATGTCAAGTTCGATGTCATATCCAATGGAGTTATCTCAGTCCACGATAATTCTGCCACGGTATGTTTCAACAGGACGATTGTTCCCAGCAAAATTGCCGATGAACTTAGAAAGATGAAGAACGTAGTATATACGGACTATAACTTGCGTACTATCGAGGCAAAAACGCCTACCGATATTGAATGCCAGTTCTCACTTTCTGACTTCAAAAATATCAACGGTCTTTGCTATACATGGAATAACGAACATATCGACAAGAATAACTTCATCCTGTTCGAATGTGCTCGTGAAAAGAACCATGTCTATGTACAGCTTTTACATTGCTATGATAATGGCGAATCCGCCGAAATCCTCGACGAACGCAAGTATGACATATCTGACGATAGCGACAAGACATTGCAGATTAAGGTAGTAAATAAAAAAGACAGCAAATGGTATGAACTGGACGTAACTGAAATAAAAGGAGATAAAGTATGAGCAAGGAATCAAAACGAGTCATGTATTTTCTGGGGGCACTCTGCCTGTTAGTAAGCATCCTTGGAATGTTCGGAGGATGCGAATGCAAGGCAGAAGGCATCCAGGGGTTAATCTACCATGAGGGTATCCTAATCGCCAAGACCAACTGCGATTTCGACCTTAAATTCGAAATGAACACGGAGAATGTCATTGTCGAAAGTATCACCAGTGAGTACGGCTCCCGACTTACGAGGGAGAAATACCAGTATGCAAACGACGGCCAATATCGTGTCGAACGCAAGGCATGCCAGTTTTAGGGGAAATTACAATGGCTTTGGATTATCAGGAATACAAGAACGTGGTCTCGTACCATATTAAGCAACTCTCTAACTGCAACAACGCATTGGACATTGCCGACAGGTTTGAAGACCGCATCAACAACGGATGGCGATTTGGCGATGCATGCATTGAAGTCGCACAGGATATCATCAGCAAGGCGTTATCCTGAGATATAAACTGTAGGGGAAAACTATCTGGTTTCCCCTATGCAACCTCTATACGAATACGTCTGCCATATTAAAGGGCATCGCAACTCCAAGGGTGAACTCGCCGAGTGGGTCATAAAGAGCCACGAAACGGGCAAAATCCTGTCTTCGCACAAGTCCGAGAAGAAAGCGAAGGAACATCTGCAACAGATGCACATTTTCAAGGAGTCGGTAGACGGAGCAAGCTACCCGAAGATGTACCACATTTGCGGCTACATGACGGGATTGGACAATGATGACATCAGGGACATACTGACTAACGGACTCCGTATTAACGACAACGGGGAATCTAATTGTATATGGTTTTCGATGAACAAGCCATTCGGCAACGGAGGATACGATGCCTTTCGCCCGTTGATAGTTTCCCTCGACTGTTCCCCAGAAAACCTGAGAAAATACCGCATAGACGACTTTGATGTGCGGAACAATGCCGATGTAGTCATGGCGCATGAGAGTATTTCTCCCGAGGACATCAACATCGAGCAGCTCATGTGGGGAGAAATCCACCGTCCAAGCAGTAATACCGTACGCCATATTATCGACCCGAGCTTCTACGGGAATTTTGAGAGGTGGCCCCGGTTCGACAAAGGTTTAAGCTTCGTCGTATATGAAGACCTGTACAACATGTGGGCAAGGAACCAGATTGCAAAGATGGGTATGAACCCAGACTTGAACCGTCTTAAAGAAATCATGGGCGACCGAGTCACCATCAAGAACTTCCTTACTCCATCGGAACCGACAGGTTATAAACTATTGGGTGAAAGTACCAATGGTAACACAATGGATAAGAGATTCAATATTTTCATGGAAAACGTAGCCAAGCTTGGCCTTAGCAAGAATCAGTTTGAAGCGGTCGGGAATATAACAAAGGTTTGCCTCGAAGGTTCGTTTGGAAAACTGCAAGAACCAGATGTCGATGAAAGGGGTGACGTTTATACATCACACTATAAAAGCTCAACTTTAGGCAAACGCAGTAATGTGAGCTACGCCGATTTCCTGAAAATGCATGACGATATGGAAGCTTATGGCGATGTAGGTCCAATTAAAAAATATAAGATGCCCCTCATTGATACTGATACCAACGAGGTGCAATCCGTAAATTATGACAGCATCCCTGAAGACAAAAATGGAAACTCATGGGGATTCAGCTTTGGTTGTCACGACGGGTTTAACTACAGCTCGTCCAAGTACATCTGGGTACCGAGAGATGCCTTTGATACTTCCGTCCCCCTCCAAAAAGAAGGGTCCAATGTAGGATGTATTGGTGAGATGCGCTCTAATTCCCTTGAAAACATATTGGGAATACGACGTGACCAAACGTACGATGATTTCATGCTTATGTACAAGAAAGCCAGGGCTTTTGCCGCTAGGGAGCCGAATGAGTACAAGGTGTCGAAACTTACCAGATATTCGACTCCACCGTTTAATCCGTTAAGTGTAAAAATTCATCACATGAGTTTCGATAGCATCAAGCCAGACGAAAACGGTAATATATTAGGTTTTGAAGAATATCATAGGCCAGGGCATCCATTCCAGGTTGTAACCAAGATACTATGGCTGCCAGCAAGTACAGCCGAAACCGCAGATGACACCCCGTCCGAGGAAGATATATACTCCGCATTGTATCCAGACGAAGCACCGACCTACGGAGGCCGTGTACGCACATCTGAAGAAGAATATGACCCCGACAACCCAGGCGACCCGAGCGAGGAAGATTACTACACCGAGCACGAGAATGAAAGGGACCCGTACACAAGTGAAGACGACGAGATAGAATTCTAAAAAATGTTACGAAAAAGGGCGTTCATCATAGCATGACCGCCCTAATTTTTTATACAGAGAATCAATCGTCCCAGTTATATGAATTTCGTTCTTTCAGATGGTCATAACCGCACCATGTGCAGTGGTAGTTGCCGTCTTCTTGCTTTTCAAGACTTTCCCGGCCACACCACGGGCATGCCTCAGGTTCATAATACTCGTGTCCCGGATGTTTAGGGGCTCTATATTTTTTGTCGTTACGGCGATTCATTTCTTCTCTTGAAACTCGCTGCCAAATCTTGCTGTCGGCGAGATGCTTATAGATTTCATCCTGGGGCATACTTACGGCCTGGGACTTCAATCTCACATACTCTTTCTTTTCCGCCTTGCTATATGTTTCGGTCAGCCAAGGAGATAAATCTGTTGCGAGATAATCCTTATGCTTTTTTACAACCTCAGCGAAGATAGTGTCCCAGCTGACATCATTTACTGATGATTCATTTGATTTCATACAATGAACCCCTTGTAGGTTTTCATCTTTCTGAATCTTTGTTATAGGCACCACATTTCCCGTGAAACGAGCATTTTTCGGAATGTCAGCAATGGTATGCATCATCCCGTTTCCTTCTTCTCGTTCAAGAATATACTGATTTGGATGCACTCCTGGGCCCTCGTCACCAGTAGCCCTCTTAGCAGTAAATGGCGACTTGCCGTCCACATCATACAAACCCCCTTCAAAGAATGGGCCACCAAAATCTTCCCTTAAAACTATGGTCTCCCCGTCTTTCAATAAAGTTATGGCATTAAGCTCACCGCCTTCGCCAAAGCCGTTCTCGGCGTAAACTGTCAGTTTACCATAGCCGTTTTCTACATAACTTCCCAAGCACCGATACAGTTCTTCAAGTGTCATATTAGTCCTCTCGCACGTTACTGGTTTCAACGAAATCGGGTACATCCGCCTTTGATTTCACGCCGAACATCTTATGCGGGTCTTCGACGAGGTATCCACGGTGGTCTGTGTAGTCCCACATGCTGTTGACAATCTTGCAGAACGCATCCTTGTCGCCGATTGTTGTCTCGAAGATGACATACTCGCCCTGATTAGGTTCAAGTTCGAGCGTCGCACGGCCAAGCGAGAAAACGTCTACACATGCGTGGCATTCCCCGCCTTCACGCTTGGTACGCATCGGACGGTCGAAACGGGCGAGTATGACCTGGTCTTTCCACCTGATGACGCCGCTGAGGATGATGCCGATTCCTTCAAAGCCGCAGCAACGGCCAGTAACATACTCGATTTTCGTATCGAGGGGGAGATTGCGCTTGGAAATTTCGTCAACCTTCTTCAGGAACGCCTTGTAGTCGGCATCGTTGGACTGTTTGAGGAGTTCGAGCGACTCCTCCTTGAATTTCTTCTGTTCTTCGGTAAGTTCCATGTTTTACCTACTGTTTTTGATTGTAAATTCCTTCACGACTATGGTAGCCGAAGAACTGCTGTTCTTGACTTCCCTTTCGATGAAACGCTCGGCTTCATCAGCGGTCACGAAACGGTATTCAAACGGGCAGGTTCCGTTATAGTAGTAGAAGTAGTTCCAGAAGAACCATCCCTTCTTCTGCGGGTAGAAAAAGACTTGGGTTGAACCGTCGTCCTTTTCAATCGTTTCCTTGATAATTCTGAATTGCATAATCAATCCTTTGGTGCATCTGGGAATGGCATCCAGTGGGTCACACTGTCCGTCTGGATGAGGTTCTCCTTGTAGAACATCCATCCGTAGTACGGACTCCAATACCCGATTCCAATGCCATGTAGCTTGCTGTACAGGATGCACCATGTGTTGTCGCCGACATTGTCGAGACCAGACGCCTTATGCCATACTGGCAATCCCTTCTTGATATTCTCGTTTTCCTTGCGAAGCCTTTTGACTTCCTCCTGCAGTGCAAATATGTCCAAGAACGGAACACGGTTCTTCGGGGGAGGCGCTGCTGGGAACGCATCAGGAGGCATCTTCAACGGATTGAGCCTGTACTTGTTCGGTGCGTTCGTGGTCATTATTCAAATCCCTCGGTCGTGTAGTGTTCCTTGGCGACGGCGATGATTGCTCCCAGGTCGTCAGTGGACAGGTAGGCGAAGAACTTCTCTATAAGCTTCTGGTTGTCAACCCCAGGCTTCCTGATGATTGCCGTACATGCGCTGTCCTCGAACTGGAACAGGCCGGGGTAGTCGAGCATCGCCTCCTCGGCATACTTGCTGCTGAACAGGAACATCGCCTCGATATGGCGCCTGTCGAACTCCTGCTGCACCTTCAGCCTGAACTCGTTTAATTCGGACATCGTGATTCGCTCGACATTCTCGACTACCATTCCCGCAGCAAGCAGATACTCGAATCGGATGAAGTTCATCATTTCTTCACCCCGTTCAATGAAAATACCGACAGGATGAATGATGCCACCCGGAATCGGTCTTCGTTCCTTGCCACGGTACAGCCCTCGCCTTCCTCATGGTTCTGAATCCACACTTCATACAGGGGTCCGAACATCTCGATGATGATGTCCACCTCTGTCGTGACGGTGATGTGGAGACGGTCGCTGCCACCGCTCAGGTTCTTATCGTCGATATGGCCTTTCAGGATATCGACCAGTTCTTCGATGGGTTTCTTCGCCATGGTTACACCCCGTGTTCCGTGACGCACTTGTTGACGAACTCTTCCATCTGTTTGTAGGTCGGGTTGAAAACCTCGTCGACTACCGTATTGCTTTCGGTGTCCATGAGACGGGCGCCTACGACATAGACGTACTCGGGCCGATTCCTCGACGGGGAGCTGTCCACGTCGGTGTTGGTCACGACCTTGATGAAGTACTTCTCGTTGCCCCACGAGATGACGGGGCCGCCACCGAACATGCCTACGGAGAGCCTTGCGTTGTACTTCTTGACGATGTCGCCAATCTCGGGAACACGGAGTTCCTCGACGATGAGGTAGCGTGGGTCGTACTCGCTGGCTGGAACCCAGAGGTTGAAACCGTGGGTCATTGCGAAATCTTCCGCTTCAATCTTGGTCTCGAACCCGATGGCACGGAGGCCGTCACGAATCCAGCCAAGCTCGCCGTCTTCCTTCATGCCGTAGCAGTCGTGGATGTCGCTGCACAGGGGAGGGCCCTGTACGCTTCGTTCGATATAGAACATAGTCAATCTCCTTTGAATTACCTGTTATGTTAGCACATCGTGCGTGTGTTCGAAGAAATACCATGCGGCATCGTCGTAGATGGTCTTGCCGTCCTTTCGCAGCCTAAGATGCATGGTCGTATTCAAGTCATAGTCATGCACTACGGCTCCGCCATGCATGAGAGCTTCACGGAAACCCTTGCAACGCTTCATGTAACGGTAGTATGGCTTATACTCCTTGAAGCGTTCAGACAGGTCTACTCCGTACTTGTGTCTTGGCATCGGGCACCTCGTCAGACAACCGAGACGGGAATTATGTTTTCCGTCCCGCAATGGGCGCATTTAAGGTGGCCGCCCGCCCTGTCATAGCTATTGGTGTTGAAACGGCCCTTGTTGTACTTGCCGCATTCCCCGCAATAGTATTCAATCTTCGGGGAAATCCCGACAAGCATGAACGGACTCCACGTCCAGCACTGGAATTTCTTGCATTTTACGCTCATGCTCTACTTCTTTGGCCAACACTTGTGTATGCCGAGCTGGTGGTTGAAGTAATCGACAATGTCGATTTCATCCCCGAACTTGTCGAAGAAGGAGAAGTTGCACGAGTTGTAGGCATGGCAGTCACCTGCGAGGTAGACCTGGGTGTAACTGTCGTGGATTACTACGAAGTCGACATCGTATTCCTTGCCGACCGTAAGGTCCTTGGGGTCGTCGGTGGCGCCCCAATGGTTGAATTGGTTGCTGTCGCAACGGGCTTTTATCTGTTCGGCCATGGTATATCTCCGTGTGGTGGATATTTGTCGGCAAGCCGATGATGCTTGCCAGGATACGGGCCCTCTAACAGGCCATCAAGAAGTTTTCTGAAATCTTCGGCAGTCAGTGCGTTATGATATGTCAGCTGGCCTTCAAGCAGCCGTTTTCGGGTGTCACGGATAGCTATGCGGTCTACCCAATCGTTACTATGCATGTCGTTGCCTGGGTGGAACCGTTTAGTCGTCACATGCACCCATGCATCGCCGTCAATGCGAAACGACATCTCGTCACGCTCGCAGAACTTCCATTTAGGCCCAGGTATCTCGCACTTCAGCTCGGGATGGGCGGCAGAAAATTCGTCCGCAACCTTCCCGAAAACTTCTGGGGGAAGACGGTGGCCAGCATACCACGGCTGTTCATCTTCTGTTTTATCCATAGCTATCTCCATTTGGTGGACATAGCCTAAATATACGCAATTCACAGCTACATGTCAAGGGGGTCGACCAATCCCGGTTCAAAATCTTCTGGATACCTCAGGCGGTGTACCCATTCCTTCAAGTTATCGAACCCCATCACGAGCCCGCTCGGAGCCTTCGTGTTGTAACCCATGAGGACACAGTACATGTCCTTGCCAGATGCGGACCGCAGGATGGCGTAAACGACGCCCATGTACTCGAACTGGACCATCGGCTTGCCACCGCTGTCCTTCTCGGTGTACGGGACATCCATCAATGAAAGGTATTTCTTCAGCTTCTTCATGCCAGTTAAATATACACAATTCAATGGATGTTGTCAAGCCGCTTCGTCGTAAAGGTATTCCAACGAGCCGTCGTAACCCATTATGGGTATCGTGTTCCTTACATGGGCGGAACGGAGGCTGTAACGGACCTTCATCACCGTGAGCACCGCCGTCAGGAACGTGGCCACGCCGTAATTGAAATAGATTGGATACTGCCACAGCCCCGTCTTCAGGTTCGTGTACAGCACGAAAATCGCACTGAAAATGTTGCCGCAGAAGGCGAATACCAGGAACATGCGGCTGATTCCCCCGCAGGACTTGGTACGGTAGCACTTGGCTATCTGAGGTGCAAGGTTGATGGCGAAGAAGAATGCCCCGAGGATGCCGGAAAGCCAGCAAAGCGTCTCTATCATAGGTGGTAAAAATCCTTGTTACGATATCAGTTTATAAACTAGAATATAGAAAATTTTAAGGAGAGCGTAAAGATGGGAACGTCTTTTGAAGACATCCTGAACAGGATGCGTAATGCACCTCATGTTGGCGTACCCGCCGTGACAAACCCTAAACTACCGACCAAGGTTGAACAGGATGCTGCTGCATTTGAGGCAAGACAAAGAGAGATGCCGAAGTTCCATTTTGGCACTGGGTCTCAGCTAGATAACATCATTAACCGCATGAAGGATGCACCTCATGCCTCACCAACTTACGCTGACCCAAGCTTTCATAATAGTTATATACAGTTAAGTGACGATGAACTTAGTTGGCATGAACGACAATTCCAGGAGTTTAAATTAAAGATTCATTCTAAGAATAAACAAATGGATACCACCACTGTTGCAAATCATGATTCAGACAAGCACTCAAACATTAAAATATATGTAGTCGGTAGTAGCAAGAATGAATTTCGTCCATTAGACACTATCCGTGAGAAGTATTTGATAGATGAACACCATGACGGAGACAATATAGATACATTAAATCCGTGGTATTGTGAGCTGAGCGGATTATACTACTTATTGAAACACTGCGATGCAAATATCGTCGGACTAGAACAATATCGTCGTTTTTTCCTTGATTCAACCAAGCATAATTTATTGGGCGAAGCAGAAATCTCCTCTATACTTACTGACTTCGACGTGATTTGTGCCAAAGAACATTATCCAAATGGAAATGGTTCGCATATTTTCACCTGGCCGATACGAAACGGCAAAAAAGATGACTTCTTTGCGTTCATCGGCACTGTGCGTGAAATGTACGGAAATGATGTTGCTAATTTTTTCAATGAGTTTTTATATGGGCAATGGCATTGTCAAGGAAATTTGATGATTGGTAAGAGACAGGTTATTGATGAGTACTTTAATTGGCTTTTCAATACATTCGCCGAATACAATAAAAAGGTAATTCTTACTGAAAATAACAGAAGAATAAACGGCTATATTAGCGAGTTTTTCTTTGGCGCTTGGCTAACAATGAAAAATTACAAAATATATTGGGCGCCGTATTCCAATAATGGTGCCGTTAGAGTTTAGGAGGAAATATGATAATTTTTACCTCAGGACCAAGCAATAAAAAATTCATCAGCCGAAAGTATAAAACTGAGCATTACTATGTTGATAAGCCCCATACTGAGGAAAACATTGACTCATTAAACCCATGGTACTGTGAGCTGACTGGACTATATTATCTATACAAAAATGTTACCAATTCAGAAGTATTTGGGCTAGACCAATACAGGAAAGCGTTCGATATAAACGAATCCGAGATGAACGAAAAATTGAATAAATATGACATCATAGTCCACCGCACTGGACTAGAACCCAATACACGCCTATGGCATTTGGACCGGGGGTTTGGATTTGGGGGTCTTAAAAATGAAGTCTTTCATGTGTATTGCGCATTACGATATATATGCCCAAGTTGTGTAAAATCATATATGAAAGCACTTAATGCTAAACAAAGTTGCCAGCACAATATGTTCGTTGGTAAAGCAGAGATATTTAACCTCTATTGCTCATGGTTATTTTCTATTTTAAACGAATACACAGAGGTGTACAATATTTATAAAGCTCCACGCCGTTGTATTGGCCATATTATCGAACTTACTGGGCTCGATACATTTATAGACCATTACAAGTTGAATGCGTATAACGCACCGATAATAATAGGAGGTTGATATGTCATATCCGCATAGCATTGTCGTAGATATAGACGATTGTGTTTCATTTACCATAAATCGTGATTTTGAAAATGCTCGGGCGAACGAGGCATTGATACAAAAACTAAATGAGTTATATGATTTAGGCTGGGATGTTTATTACATCACAGCCAGAGGAAGTCTGTCTTGCACAACACGAGAAGAGGCCAAGCTAAAGTACTACAGCCAAATAGAGGAATGGCTTAAAAAGCATAACTGCAAATACACGGAATTAAGTTTCGATAAAAAATTAGCATCATATTATATAGATGATAAAGCATATAAACCCGAAGAATTTTTAAACTTGACTTTCGAACAATTTAAAGGCGGTTTGAGTGGAGCGGTGACTGAACTACGTGACAATAAAGTATATAAAACAGCCGAAAATACCGCACAAACGGTTAAATGGTATTCAGTCGCAAAAACATTCTTCAAGGTACCTAAAATTTATAGTGTTATTGGGAAAACTATATGCATGGAATATCTCAACGAGGATGATGATGGCTTCAACGTATTTGACGTAATTGATAAGGTTATAAACAGAGAGAAAACTATACCCAGTATATCAAACGCCTCATTTGATAGCTATATCGAGCGATGCAAAGTACACCTAGAGAATATAGTAGACATAGCATCAGAGGATAAAGATGGTATATTAAGCTTGTTCAAGACACACGCTAAGGAGTTCGAATCGAAGCGGAGTTTTTCTCATGGTGACTTAACCGTAGATAACATACTTTTCGTATGTGGCAACGTATATCTTATTGACCCAAATTTTGATGATAACTTGTTTTCATCATACATCTTAGATATTGGGAAGTTATTACATTCGTTTAACCGTTATGATAGAAGACTAGAATACGATACCTTACTCAATAACTATTCGCAAATGAAAACTCTATGTTTACTTTCTGAACTATCGCATTGGATTCGTATTTATAAATACGCTGATAAACAATTAAAAGGAAAAACCGTTGAGAGGATTATCGAATTATATGGATTGCTTAGATAAAATTATTGAATTAAAGCAGGAAGGTAAAGTAATCGGCTTTACGTGTAGCACATTTGAGTTGGGACCCCACTGTGGCCATGACCTTATGCTCATGGAGGCAAAACATAATTGTGATTTTTTAATAGTGGGTCTTTTAACCGACCCAACAATTTCACGTAAAAACAAGAACAAACCATGTCAAACAACATTTGAACGCTGGATTCAAGTTACTTCCAATAAGTATGTCGATATGGTTATTCCATTTGATACTGAGCGTGATTTGGAAAATATGTTAAAGATAATCAAGCCAACTATTAGGTTTGTTGGGGAAGAATATAAAGGAACCCCGCATACGGGACATGATATTCCAGAAATAAAAATTTATTACAACAAAAGGGAACATGATTATAGTTCAAGTAAATTTAGGGAGGCATTGATAGGTCAAAATGAATGTGGTGTCAAATAATTGCCTTGGCGGATTTCTCTATAAGTTTAATGGATTACAGTTTACTAACCCTTTTATTTGGTGTGCTATATTAGCTGATAGTATGTACAATATGATAAAGGATTGGGATAATATAAATTTCAATAACTTTGAAATAGAAAAGTCCGAATTTAACGAGTCGCCGAATCCATTAAATACATTTAAGTTGGTAATTGACAATAAAGTAGACGTTCATTATACACATTATTATTTCGATAAAGACATAACAACTCCTATGGTAAGAGGATTTGATGTATGGTATGATAAAATATGGGAATATGTAGTTGACAAATATACAAGCAGATTACAAAGAATGAACGAGCCCCCTAGTTTTGTTATTCTTGGGGAGTATGAACGAAATGAACCGAGCTTATTTGATTATACTTTTGAAAAGGAGCAGAAAATTTTAAACTTGAATACTAAATATAAAATTGTTTTAATAACCAAATATAAGGAGTTTTTAAAATATACCGATGACACCCATTTAATAATCTTTGATGACACCGAACGAGGTAAGATACAAAATAGTTTTAACCCAAATCCCGAGTATTTTTGTAAAACCCATCAAGCCCAGATTTTAAACTTCATAAGAGCACACTGAACCAAAGCCCGCCTGCTCAATTCGCAAGCGGGTTTCTTCATCGCTTACCTCAGGGCTTGTAAACACTCTAGTGCAAGCATTTGGTTTGCCACTTGTCGCCCTCTTTTACGGCCCTAAGGAACTGCAAGTCCATAACGGCACCCTTGTCAAGCACGGTTTGCAACGTGGTTTCGATAACGGCGTAGTCTCGGTCGTTCTCGGAATCCTCAAGGTGGTCGATGATTTTCGAGTTCGGGTCATTTTCATAACGAGCAAACAGGGCATTCCACTCATTGATAGAGAGTCTGCCGCACAGGTAATTGCCTTCGATATACAGTCTGATTGTCATGTCGGTCATCGCTTACCTCAGCAGTTCCGCCTTGGTTATCCCCATGTCTTCCATCACCTGTAAAGACTGTTGTAGTGTCTTCCTGGCAAATTCGACCAGTTCTTCACGGGACACCTGAATCCTGTGGGCAAGTATCATCTCGACAGTCAGTTCATCATCTGCATTCTTCTTGAACATCCACCATGGAGTTTCGTCTTCCGAGGTGATTACGGTATGGTTCTGACTCCTAGCAAAAGATACCTTTCTAAGAATCAATTTCACGGATGTCTGGCCTACAACTTCTGAAATCGACCGTATTTCGGCGAAAGCATCGGATTCTTGCCCATTCCAATCATCAATCTTTATGAACGGACGGATATACGTTCCCTTCAGGGCTTCTACCAAGTCTGGTCTGTCCCTGTACACTTCCTTTTCTTCTTTTTCTTCCTGTTCTTCCATACGATGCCTCCTTAAAGCATTTTCTTGACCTTGGCGAGCAGCTTCGGGTCGGATTTCAGTTTTTCCATGATGTCGTCAATGCTTGAATCCTTTTGTTTCTTGACGGCTTTCTTTGTCGGCTTGGGTTTCTGCTTCGGTTCCGACTTTCGTTCGTCCATAAGCTTAACAACCTCGTCGAACTTGCCCAGATGGGTCAGCCACCGCTTGATGACATAGAAGTCATGTTCACCTTCGTTCCGAGACTTCCACGCTTTCTTGGCGTCATCTTTGCCAATCAACTCATATCCCGGTCTTGAAAGGGCTGCGACATACTCCTGAGCGAAGTTCTCTCCGATGGTCTTATGGGTATTCCTAGCCCATTCCCGCAACGGGAACCCCTTTTGCATTCCATACCGTTTTTCGCCAACAGTCAAGTCCTCGAAAGTCAGCTTTCCGTGTACATACTTCTCGTAATACACTTTATCAACGTCGTCAACCACTTTACCGTCTTTGAACCCTACTTCGATATACCAGTCAATCTTGAAGTGGTCTATTTCAAGCTCTTTTGCAAAGGTAAAATCGACGTTCGGAACACGGTCTTCGACACGGATGCCATTGGCACAGTAATACACGTCATAGAACACGGTGTCGCCTATTTCGAGGTGTTCACCGAGTCCGTCAAGGATGTCACCATCGACCACGTCGGTTCCGTGTTTTTCACCCGCAAAGGAAAGGTTCTCCTCGGCCATTTCATCCCAGTAGGAGACATGCTTGTGGTTTCCTTCCCTGCACACATAGGACACCTTCTGACCGTCCTTGTCTATCCTGAGGGTTCGCTGACGGATGGTGACTTCTTCGGTTTCACCAGATGTCGGGTCCTTGTAGATAACCCTGTCGCCAAGCCTGAACTTGAACTCTTGCTTGAAGTGCATGATATCCTCATCCTACCCGGTGATACTGTTTGCCCGGATTCATTGAGTACTGCATAGGAACTATACGGCACGATGGGGCGGCCATCTTATGCCTTGCAGGCAAGATGAGTGCCAATGCGTAGTGATACGGATTAAACTTTTTCATCGACTGTCTTGCCTTTCTGTTGTATCTGCTTGATTATGAGCTTGATGGCACCGATGAACTTGTGGGTGTCCGTCGTTTCATGGCAAGCACCCCTGTTGTAGCATATGCCTTCCTTTTCCGTGTTCGTATGCTTCGTGAAGTCATCCCAGTAAGTCATCCTTGGGTTATGACCTCCGTTGATACACAGCATGCAATACTTGAAGACGAGCTCGTCATTGTAGTAATATCCGACGCAATGGTTAATTTCCGGGCCAAGGGGACGCTGCTCAAATTCGATTCCAGATTCTCCGATAAGCTCGTCGATAGATTTCTTCATTGCGAAATACAGGGGGCTTGGGGGCAATTTGGTAAAGTGCTTGTCATTACGCACTGCCTCGTCAAATTCCACAAGTATCTCTGGATGTACAAGAGACAGCCATCCTTCCAGTTCGGTCATAACATACCTCCATTAAAATTTTCAATGCTCATTTCGCTGTTTTTCTCCTGTAACATGTGCATGCGTTGTCCATGACGGTGTACATGTACTCGAAGAGGGATTTAAGGTGCTTGACGCCTTCGTCGGAGTAGCACACGCTGGTTTGCCAATACGCACATAGGCGAGGGTGCTTAGTGGCCTTACGGAGAATGTCTACCGCATATACCATGCAGTCATGGTCTACTGGCTTGCCTTTCCCGAAAGTTCTATCCGTGAAGGGAGGGGTCAGGTCGTCATTGCCGTAGAAGTATTCCCGTGCGACTTCACGGACGGCGATGTTGCTTGAATATTCGTCGACTTCGGCGCCGGATTCGAGACATTCGGCAAGCGGGGCGAAACTGTCGATGATGAGCAGGAACTTCTTTTCCTTCTTCTCCTCGATTGCTTTTGACTCGTTTTCGTATATGCGTCCAAGTCCCGACTGGGCTTCGTCGATGAGCTTGTTCATCGTCCGTTTGTCAGCTCCAACGACAAGCTGTTCAATATAGCGCATGACATCTTCGTATGTAAGTTCTTCTTTCATTTTTAGTCCTCAAACCTTTTCAGCAACTCGTCAATATCCTTAGAAGATTTCCTGAACATCAGGAAAGGCACGGGAACCCATAAAAACTGTATCGGAAGGAATATCAGCATAGACATCTGCTTGCTAAGAATCCTAGTAGTTTCAGTAACCCCTCCGATAATCGTCGGCAGCAGTAGGATTACACAGAATAATACGACTTTAAGCCACAGCAACATGATTTTCATAATCAACTATCTTCATTTACGACCAGACGGGCCACATTGTTCCAAACTTCCTTCTCTTTGAGGAAGTCGATAAGTTTTACCACATCGTCAGGAGTCAACTCCTTGTTGATGATATGGGTGTTCAGGCAAGTGGAAATATCGGAAGAGTCCATCAGCCTGTCAGCAAGTTCCTTGCTCAACTGCTTCAGGTTGACTTCGCAGTAATAGCTCCGCCAGACGGAACCCTTATAGATAATCTTGGTCTTCATCTTGTTCCAACCGCCTTTTTCCACATGTTGTAGAACACGTTAGGGCCCTTGGGCGTCGAAGCGATGACCACCTTTTCCTTCTTTTTCTTGTTACCGAGCATATACGGCAATGGCCTTCCGCATTCGGGGCAGTTGTGTACGAAGATTGATTCGACAGTGATGTACTTCCCGTTCTCGTCCACTCGGTTGACATCGATGCAGCGCTGCTTGGGGTAGAAGTAGCAGGCGTACTTTGTCTTGCCGTCTCCGACCGGGACGCTATCCATCAGAGTATTGAAGTTGTCCAGCGGGACGCACTTTTCGCCGAACATCTTCCACAATTTCTTTTCGTTGCAGTATGCACATCCAGTGAAGTTGCGGGCGACGAACGCATGCAACTTGTGCTTCATTATGTAATAAAATCTAGGCATTCTCATAATATACCTCGTTCGACAATATAGCTCAAAAACCCGTTCCTGTCAAGGGAAATCGTGAAAATATACTTTAATTATGCTTCGGCCAGTCGGCAATTCCGTCTGCTGGTTAACATACGGGGTACAATATGAGTAAATCATTCCTTAACTGCAAGGACAACATTTTCGACCTTGCGAAATTCACCTATGTACAGAACTGCAACGGGACAGAACGCATGTCCACGAGGGGTTACCAACGGAAGGTTCTGACCCTTATGCAGCTTCCGCCAATCTGCGGCAACAAGAGAAACCTGATTCTGAAACAGCCGAGACAGTCTGGCTCCACGCTTGAAGCGACGCTGTTCATCATGCACAAGCTGCTGTTCGAGGAAGGTGTTACGATAACGGTCGTTTCAACCAAGCTGGCAAGGGCATGCGAAATAGTGGGTAAAATCGCCTTCTCTCTAAAAAACCTTCCTGCGGAATGGTACAATGACGGGTTGTCAATCAAGTTCAATAAGGGCGAGATTAGAAACACTACAACAGACTCCGTTATCGTAGCAAAGTCATACGGTACACTCGATAACGTAGAAGATTCCAGTAAAACCTACTTGATAACACCCCGTGTCAACTACATGTTCCTAGACGACTTTGCGTTCGCAACCAAGGAACAACAGGAACACATAGTCAAGGCATTCTTCCCGACAATTACCTGCGGGGTATTCAACAAGATAATCATATCGTCCGCTACCAACGGGACCGACAACGCCTTCTACAAGCTCTGCGTAGAAGCTATGGGTGCAAAATCGCCGTTCCTCCTTGTTGAAATCCCTTGGTGGGACGTGTACAACTTCAACGTGAAGGAAATGAAAAAACGGGCCGACCAAATCGGGGCCCGTGCATGGATGAGGGAGTACGGACTGTTCTTCGACGACTACGATGAATAAAGGAAAGGCTCTCCAAATCGGAGAGCTTTTTAGTATTTCCAGTCACCACGCTCATAGTCGTAGTTCAGCATGGCTTCACGCCAGAACTGTTCCTCCGCCTCGGCTTCTTCACGCATCCGCTGCTCACGGTAGCGTTCCTCTTCCAGTTCTTCCGACATGGCTTCTCTCATTTCAGTTCGCCGGACAGGTATGAATTTACAAGGTCAACAACGTCACGCCCCTGTACAAACCAGCATTCAATCTGGTTGGCGCTGAACTTCTTGCAGATTTCGTCAAAGACTTCATTTTCTTCCTTGATGAACTTGTAGTACTCATCTGCGACCGCATCATAGTCCTGTTCAAGCTTCGCCTTCAATGCGGACAACCGCCGAACATTGTACGTTTTCAGCATTTCCCTGACGGCATCGACCATATCGATACTTTCACTAAGCTCGTCCTTCTTGGATGAAAGTTCTGACCGTTTACACCTGTATTCTTCCTTGTTTTCAATCATATTATGTTCCCCTTTCCTGTGCATTTGCACGGTCTACGTTAAACTTTTCTTCCTTCACGACCACTACATTAGCCCTTGCATGGCATACGGAGAAACGGACGGAATCTCCGTGCGTCTGTATCATCGGAACTTTTCCCCAGTATCTGAGATAGCCGTTTTCATTACGGAGTTCCCTTGCAGCGACACCGAGCGTCGTATAGTGCTTGGACTTGGCAATATCGTCAACCCATTCTCCACCAGACGCCTTGGACTTCCAGAACTTAATGAACCCGCCATCGCCATTCTTGATTGCGGCAATTACATAGAAGCAGGTTTCGTCACGAAAAATATCCTTGGCTTCTTCAATCATATTATTCTCCTTGCGAGTTTGATTGAATCATTGCTTTCCCAGCCTGACCCAGCGTCCATGTCGCCGATGAAATCCTTCGGATGTCCACAGTTCAGGATGTAAAGGCTGTCTGAATAGTCGGGGAACACCACTGCGTTCATTTCTCCTTGACATGCGTAAAGATTAAGTGTAACCGCCGAGTTCGTTGGATGGAACATAAATTCCCTACCCGTGTCACTGGTATTGGAAACAACGGGCTTCGGAGCCAACACGTTCGCCGTCATCAGCACGGACACTAATTCTGGAGACATGATAATCCAGTGCGCTGGACATTCCTGCACATGATTTGTAATGAACTCGACCAAGGCATCAATCTTGTCCTTGGGACATTTGTATTCCTTGTTTGGGTCAAACTTGAACTGTATCGTCGATGTTACTTGCATTTTCATTTCCTTGTTTGAAACTGGTGATTTCCCCTGGAAGGCTCTCGTATGAAAGCTTGGTTATCCGTTTCAGCTCTTCCTTGTATTCCTTCATGATATCCGGGTACTTCGCTTCGATGAACTCCGCTAGCGTCTTGACTTCAACGGGCGGGACTGCATTCTTGAACGGATGGGGCCTTAACGGGTTCCGCCTGACAGCAGCCATGAAGGCATTGATGGACGAGCCTATCGGGAGGTTTGCGAACGAGCCTGCACGGGTTTCGAGATGCTCGTATGCCTCCTCGTCCACCTGGAATATCATCGAGTAGAAACACTTTCCGTTAGGTGCAGAGCATTGGGCGATTTCATACATCGGGGAACCAAATATGAACAACAATGTTTTCCTGCCGACACGATGCCACAACGGGCTGAACTTGGTCATGTCGATTTCAGGTTCGATACAGGCACAGAACTTGAACTTTTCGTTCATCTTGTCTTCACCGAGGTCATTCCACATGATGCACGGGCAGGCGATGACATGAATCATGCACTCCTTGTCAGGGCATTCGTAATTGTGTGGAAGCCACTGTTTCAGCATGTCGTAACGCATAGGGTTGTAGAAACGGGCTCCAAGCTTCCTTGTAGCGGTCACAACACGGCATTCGTTCTGGCTAGTCAGATGATTGTATTCGCCGCCTTCGTATATATACGGATGGTTGAAATTGCTCATAATTGCCTTTTGTTAAATCTTCTCTGTCTAGTAACTCAACTCGAACTCTTCGTCGTACATTGCGTCGCACTTGAACTCGTTCCACATCTCGGGCATTATCTGCTCGATTTCGGGATGCGTCTGGAACTCCTTCCATACTTCCTTTGTCTCTTCAACGCTCAGCGGTCCGTACAGGTGGTCGAAGAATTTCACGACGCACGGGTTTGTCCCGTCTGGAAGCCCGTACCTATTGGGTCCCTTGCTTCCCTCGATTCGTTTGCCGCCAAATACCTTGGCGACCTGGTCGATTTCCTGTCCAAAACGCATTCCGCCAGCGCTTCCGCCCCATTTGTAATCTACACCCATATTTACTCCTTTGTCTCTATTCCAAGATATCGGTAGATTTCTTTTCTCTTGTGAGGTATGTCAGTAGGATATACGTTACCGTGCCCATCCATGCATTTATGACCAGGCAGGTTGGTCATGCTCTGGTAGCACGATGTGGAGGCGTTGCCGAACCTCGTATAAAATTCGAGAAAATGCTCCTTGCCCGTAAGAGGAATCCTTTCAGTGAAATGCTTGCCACACTTGTAATCGTGCGCCCAGATACTGATGCCCACTTTCTCCTTACGGCATCCGACGGTAGCTACGGTATATACATACCACCCATCCATTCTTCCCATTCCGCCACCAGGTATACGGACATGTGCCAAGTTCTTCAACTTCGGCATCAAACGGCAGATGTACTCCCAGCTGCTACGGTCCATTTTCGTACGTTTCTTCGGCTTTGACTTAGGCTCCTCCGTATCGGCATTGATGAAAGATTCCGCCTCCGCTATGAGTTCAGGATGGCGCTTTTGTAGAAATTCCTGGTATTTATCGTTCATAATCACCCCTTTGGTGCATGCAGGAAACGGGTTCTTGTTTCAGGGAACTTGTAAACAAGGTAGCCCATGAGCATTCGGAAATATAGGCTATACAGACCCTGTTGTGGTCCGTATATGGTGGTGTCGAACCACTGGAAGAAGTTAAGGAACGGGAACAACGGGTTATCCGCATATCGTCTTATGTCGCCGTCAACGATGTCGTTCATGCAAGGGAATAGAAGGGTGTAATTCCCGTTGTAAATTACCACGGCCAACAGAACTTTATCCTTGTATGAATACTGGTAAGTCGTCTTGCCGTCAGGTTCTTCCTTCACACTTTCGTCAGCTTTCAATCCGCATACTACACGCCTTGCGAAAGAAGCAAGGTGATTGAATTGCTCCGTGGAACGGTCATTCCACATATCGAACAAGTCTTTCGGCTTTTCCTTGTGGGCCAACCTGTCTATAAGGAATTCGCCAAGTTTAGTTTCATGGTATCCCCATTCTTTGAAGTCATACTCCTCACGTTCTTTCCGTCGAGCTTCCATCTGGGCTTCCCAGTCTTCTTTTGATTTCGTCGCCATTGTCAGTCTCCTATTTTAATTACCCAGCATCCCAGAACCAAATGGCCGGGTCTTCCTTGCTTACCCTGTGCTCGGTCTCGGTGAACCCTTCAAGGTTGTGGTGGAACTTCGGACGGAAGTCGCCATCGCCGTCGCAATACATGCCCCTCATCCTGCTGCAGCCCATCTCGCCGAGACGCTGCATGTCTGCCAGCATGGACAGGAACTCGTTTGCCCAGCACTTTTTCATCACGCAGTGGACATCGAATTCCACGGTGTCGTTCTGCCCCAATTCAATCCAGTTTGCAGGTCTCATAACAATCCCTCCTGTTTCATGCGCCCGATTACATATCGGCAACCCGCAGTAAAAACTTCCTCAGCCGTCGCACATTGGCATAGGTTTTCAGACCCGTTGTCATCTATACGGGTTATAACCAAGCCGTCTTCTTCGAGAATATCCTGTATTTCCTTTCTGTACGGGATATACTTCTCGATTTCTTCATCAGTCAGTTCATCCATAAGTGTTTCTAACCCCACAATTCCTTGTGCCAGCGGGTTTCCTTTGGCTTGGGTGGTTTGTTTTTATTCTGAAAATAGTCGATGACAACCATCAGCACTCCGATAACCCAGAACGCTGCCATCCAGAGTATCCATGACTGTTCATTGTAGAGGTACGATAGAAATTCACACATAATTGCCTCACGGGTTAATCACTCGTTCCTGCAACGTGATTACAAACCCGATAGGTTTAATCATGTCGCTAAGTTCTGTTACAGTAGGGTTCGCCAGCCCTCGTTCAACCATGCTTACCATCCTTGACGAAACCCCGGCCATCTCGGCAAGGTCCTTCTGGGTTATCATCAGCTTTTTGCGTCTTTCCGCAACCTTCTGTCCAATCATCTTCATGCTTGGAGCAAGTCGCACCACGGATGCGGAAACAGGAATATCGGATGGTTTCATGATTCTACCTAAGTATTAAAGTTGTCCCGACGTGATTCGAACACGCACGTCTTGGCCTTCGGAGGGCCACATTTTTCCAGTTAAACTACGGGACAGTGATTTATTCGTCATTGACGGTTTTCATTGTTTAGACACGCATTATACCGAAGGTTGGCAAGATAGATACTAACCCTGACGTGGACCTTAGACCAAATGACAATCCAATCCTTAGGTGTATGCAACGTAAGTTTCGTATCGAACGTGTCTGGAACAGGCAATCCTGTTATTGTATGCCTCAAATTCTTTACCTTCTCGTTAACCGATTGAGCAATCATCAGGTTGCGCATGGCGAATGTATAACGGGAACGTATGTTGTATTTAGCAATCTTGGTATCCATCGACTCTGCCATAATATTATTCCTTTATACAGGTTTCCCACTCGGTGTCGAAATCCTTGTCGGGATAGGCCGCTGAAAAATCCCGTCTCAGCTGCTCGACGACGGGTTCTGGGATTGCAACGCAGATTATGGCCAGATTCCACTTGGATGAGAACTTGTAGATATTCTTCCAAAGCAGGTCGTTTGTCAATCCTTTAATTACGTCAGACATTTTAGTCCTCCTTGTATAGGCCGAGTCCACTCAGTCGTACCAGCATGGTCGTACGTGTGACATGGTATTCATCGGCGAGCTTGTCTACCGCTGCGGAATCCTTGGATGACTTCTCCCAGTCTGGTATCAGCATCTCCTCGGGCATGAGCAGGCAGTGTGCGAAGTAGTTCGCCTCCTGTTCCATCTTCGATGTTCCAAGCCATGTTTCAGCCATGATTAGCCCTTATCTTATTGTTCTGCTCTTCACACCATTTCACATAGCCGTCGATGATATCCTGATATGGTTTCAGGTAATCATCGACCGTCTTGGAATCGTCCCATATCTTTGACCAGGCGACTCCGCAAGGTGTCGTATAGATGCCTTTCAGTTGCAACGCCTTGCAGATGAAAGCCACCTGGATTTCAGTCTTTTCACGGCGAACACCGCATTCCTTGTACTTAGGAAGCTTCTTGTAGAGTCCCTTGGTGAAGTACTCGTGGCGGTTGAACTTCGCCAGCCATTCAAGAGTGGTTTCCAAGGCTATGTCTGGAATCATCGTGGCCATCTAGTCCTCGCCATAGACGTAAATGTACTCGCCCTTCAAGTTCTCGCCGACATACAGGAATTTCAGGCCGACAATCTTGACGGGAGCCTTGATTTCCTCCTTGCAGGCGAACTTGCCGTAGTGCTTCCACTTCACCCCAGATTCATAGCCGTTTTCGACCCACTGGATGAGGGAACAGCCCATGCGGTTAACCGAGACCTGGAAGTCCAGTTTAATATCGGCAAATGCCGCCATGGCAAAAGCCATGATAAATAGAATTACCTTTTTCATTTTTTCTCCATATTTAGTAAGCGTCACCTTAGACATCCAGGCCAATCGCCCGTCGGGTCAGGTGCTCCAGGGTGCTGGACCCTGCCTCAACCACGAAGATGTCACCAGCGTTCCTGGCGTTCAGTTCCGCAGTGTCCTCCGAATACGGCCAATTCTCGTAGGATATTCCTTGGTTAATCATCTGGTTCGGCTTGACCACATGAATCCGGCGTCCTTTCTTGGCGTCAACCCAGTCGGACAGCTCCCTGTTGGAGACGAAGAAGAGCGTTTTCAACCGTTCGCATTCCTTCTTGTAATCAAGCATGTCAACGAGGGTGTCGATATCGAAAAGGTCGGCCAGCTTATGGGTGCTCAGTTCAATCTCAGACGAACCAAAAGGAGGCTTCTGGTCAATCAGTGTACCATTTATAGCCAAACGGTAACCGTTGTCAGCAGCACTCCTGAGAATACTTAGTTGGAGCCACGTTCTCATATTAACACTCGAACTCATGACAACTGAAATGCATGACCTCGCCGTTAGGCATCGTGTATGTCGTCATGTCTTCCATGAGGTGATTAACGGTAGATACACCAGCAAAGTCTTCAATGTAGTTTTTAACCCGTTCGATGTACAATTCATCCGTTACGCCAGCATCAGAGAATATCGAGGCGACCTTGTCATCAAAATGCTCGATATGAGTCTTCATGCCTTCCTGAAGCAAATCCCACAAGGCATCTCTCAGTTTCTCCAAGCTTTCCCTCGGAAGGTCGTAATAGGTGGGTTTTTCTTCCTTGTAATCGTAGCCGAATTGCAGGTGTTCGAGGTCATAGCCAAAACGGAACTTCTCAACGAAGTTTGCGACAATCTTTGCGCCTTGGCTTCTGCCGAACTCGACGAGCAGTTCACCATTATTGAACTGTTCCATTTCGTATGAGTTCAGCAAGGTGACTACATGGCAAGAACTGGAATTGGTTTCAAAAACCGAGTGACGAATTGTTTTCATTGTGTTTCCTTTAAGTGTAATTAGGCGTCCGTAGCGATAGGCTCGCCAGTCTTTTCAGAGTAATCTTTGGCCTCGTTCCATTTCTCGAAATACTCACGGGCGGTCATCCCAGGCCAGAACTCCTTGACTTCAAGACGTTCGTTATCACGCAGGTTCTCGAAATGACGTTCAATTTCTGGAAGGACATCATCGTAGAGGTCTGGACGAAGACGTTTCAGTCCGTACATCAGACCTATAACGTCGTAGAACGAAAGCTTAGTACCGTCATCGTATTCCGCATAGAACACGGAATCCTTGAACAGGTGGTTATTGTTCTGAACCCATTTGTAGTAGAGCGTCTTGATACCCTTGACATCAACCCACATATCCCATCTAGGGTTTCTCAACTTAACGAAATCAGCGGGCGGATTATCCTGCGTGTACTCGTCAGAGACAAGGTATCCGTCGCTTTCCTCGTCGTAGTAGTAAAGGTGCTGTTCGTAGTCAGGGTCATCGGAAACCATGTGGCAACCCTTCGTTCCCTTCCAGGTAATGCCAAAGATGTCGGTAAAGGTACACGACCGCATACCGAACTGGTTTGCATCCTTCTCGATTGAGTCGAAGAACGGAAGCTTGTCCATGTTGCGATAATCCTTACCCTTCCTGGCACGGTAACGCATGAACAGGGCATTATCCTTATTCGGATTCTCGATGGACCAACTCCACTTGTTCTCGTCGTAGTAAGGATATGCACTCATGTATTCGTGGATTGTACCCATGGGTTCCTCCGAACGGATTAAGGATGGATTCCGAAACGGACCAACGTATCCGGGAACAGCTTTGCCCCGAGGACATCCATGTACGGGCTCAGTTCAGGAATGATTACTCTTTCCTTACGGTCAAACCAGAAACGGGCGCTTTCGTGCCACATAAGAGCGGAGTTGCACACCCTACGGCCAAAAATGTCGTAACGGACGGAATCACGTTCCATGCGATACTGGGTGTAATCAACGAGTTTCTGCTGCTTCGGCTTCAACATTCCGCCGAACACTTTGTCAAGATTAGGTTCGATACCGAACATAGGTTTCTCCTTGTAATGAAACTTTTTTTATAAATATACCTATTTTGTACCACTTTGGCAAGTGGTTCCACTGAGATTTTGAGTAAAATGTCGATTAAACGTCGAGACTGGTCTTGCGGATGGACTGGAACTGTGCCTTGACCGCATTGTCGTACGCCTCGTGCAGAATCTTGTGGCAAATCATCTTGATTTCTTCCACGTCGTCTGTATTGCTGGTCGCAAGGCAGTCTCCGTCATACATCGTCCCGTGCTTCATGTAGAGCATGGGCCCACCGTACACACAGTAGTCCACCCTAGAAGAATCTGGGTCCTTCACGACGAGCAGGGTGATATACCAACTGCCTATCAGCATCTTGACCATGCCGCCCATGTATTCAGGCATGCTGTGTGATGAAATCTGGCCGCAGAGCCATCCCCTGTGTTCCTTCATGAAATCAAGCGTCTTAGGGAATCCGTCGAACATGTGGTTCTCGGGGTCGTCAACCTCAGGGCCGACGATGTAATTCATTTGATACTTGCCGCTGAACGGAAGTCTGTATCGGCTCTTTCGGTCGAACTCGTGGCGGATACGCTTGGAGAACTGGTACAGCGGGTCGTCGGCGTATTCCTCGTCGTCCTTTTCCTGCTGTGATTTAATCGGGATGTAACCGCCGATTGGCTTGTCGTGGGTAGGCCCGTCGACTTCCTTGATTTCAAACGGGTTCTTGTCCTCCCTGATGGGTTCGTCCCACGCCCGTTTCAACGTCTCGATGTCACAAGACATCGGGTCCTTATAGAACCCGTATTCGTCGATACACGGGTTCTTGTCATCCCGCTCCTTGAAACATGCGTCATTGAGTTTCATGACCATGTCCTTCGTCTTCGGGGGGAGACCCATTTTCACGAGCTGTTCTTCAAAAAGTGCCTTCCTGTTCATGCAAACAGTTTATACTATCGGGCACCTATCTTGCAATCCTCGGCTGATTTCTTCGGTTCTGACTCCTTGTCTTCAGGAAACTCGAAGACCTTCCATTGCTTCGCCCATGAAGACATCCCAAGGATTTCCAACATGACAGAGCCTATTAGTTTCGGATTGACAGGAGTCAGTTCGTATTCGATATGGAATTCCGTCCGTCCTTGGACATCCTTCATAGTTCTTCCGACATAATACTTGCCATCTTTACCCTGTACAATCAGGCGGCGGTTTAATGGCATGGGGTAATGGTCACGGTCATACCATGTGGTCTTGAACGACAGTCGGCTAAGCTTGTTGCGGAGCTTTGTATTTTCCTCGGCGGAGGTGTAATACAGGCTGTTCGCTTCTTTAATCTGATTACGCAAATCGATGACTTCCTTGCTTGGCTGTTCCTGGAACTTGTTTGCAAGATAGATGATAAATTCCTTAAAAATGTTCATGTTTACTCCGTTAATGGAAATGTCCGAAAAAATACTGTTTCTTGTGCTGCTTGACGAACTTGAAAGCTTCGAGGGTCTTCTTGTCCTCGATGATGCAATACTCCTCGTCGGGATTTACACCACGGGCGACCGCTAGTTTAGTGAATGTTTCGAGACGCCTCTTAACCCTGTCGAGAGTCTTCTTGTGTTCCTTCGGTCGCCAGATGATGTTGAAACAGTCGTTATCGTGGGAAAGGGCCATCTCCACGTCGCCTACATCATCGACATCGTCCCACTTGAAGTACAGCTGGTCATGGCATTCCACTGGGGCCACGATACGCTTTGCAGATGGTCCAGATGTTACGTCGAACCGTTTGCCCTCATGCGTGAATGTGAAATGGGTATTCAGCCACGAGTCGAAACCCGTTTCAATGTCCTCGGCGAGCTTCTTGATTACCTTCTTGAACCCTTCCGAACTACGGAGAAGCTTGTACGAGAACTTGTAGTTCGCACATACGCACACGCCAAGCTCCTTATCGAACGTGAAGAATATGCCATGCACCTTCACTCCCTTAGGGATATCCTCGGGGGCATACGGGCTGTGCATCGACTGCCACGAAGTCGAGAATTTGTCGAACAGGTCAGGAAGCAGCGGAATCTGTTCATCGGGGGTATCGTAGGTAGGGCCGTCGTAGTCATCGTCGAACCACTTGTCTTCATCTAAGGGTTCAATACAAACGGGCCAGAACATCTGGACGGTTTCATCCAATACATAATCGTCGTCATCTTTCATGAGGTTTCCTCCAATTAGGAGTCCTTGTTCAATCGTTCCAGTTCGGCGAGATGTTTCCTAAAACCCGCTTCCATCCGTTCGACGGTCACAAGATGGACAGCTGCGAGATACTTGTGTATATCACGGACTTTCGCCTTGTCACCCAGCTTCTTCATTTCATTGAAGCAGTCTTCTGCAAGGATTACCATCGAACGGTGAAACCCTCCGTCAAAATCAATCTTGTTGGCTTCACAGTATTTTAAAAGTTTCTCTTCTTCTGGGGTATGCACCATGTTACCTCTCCTTGATAAAATCTATCGACTCGATGCTCAATGCACGGCATTCTCCGTCTTCGGAGATGTCGGCAACGCCTCGGATGCCTATTGGCGGATTTCCGATGTTCTCGTTGAGGGTCATTGCGGCAATGTAGCGTTCTCCATCATAGGACACATGGTCCAGGTGGCCAACCACCCTGTCGCCGTAACGCATTTCCTTCGGGCAGGACTCGTTGTACTTTGCAAGAAGCTCGTCAGAGTATATGCGACCGTTGCGGTTTGGCTGGCCGACGATTTCGAGCGTAGTTTTGTAGTTACTCATTCTTACCTCCGTTAGTCGCAATCGACATGCTGGATTGCCCCGCAATGTACACACTGCTGGATATAGCGGTAGCCGATTACGGAGCCCTGAGCAACAATGTCGATTTCTTTGACTGTTTTCCATTGATGCTTGCAACGGAAAGATAGTTTTTTGATAGTGACCATGGTGCCGCAGACGATACCAGTAACGCCAGCAATGCCCAACACTATCCAAAATACAGTTGCGGCCATATTGCCTCCATTTTCAGTGTTCAACTACCCCGGCATGGTCGATGGGCTTATTCCAGTGGTAATCCTCGGTTTTCATCTTGTCGGTGTCAACCACGAGCAGGTCGAGGTTTGAAAAGCGGAATCCGACCGAGTTGATTACTTTGTAGGCGGAAATGCCTGGGTTGCCGTTCAGAAAATGGTACAGGTAGCGTATCACCATACCGTGGGATATGGCGACAAAAGAATCCACCTGTTCCTCGTGCCGTACATTGTTCACGAGTTCTCTCAGGATGGCCCTCGCACGGCTTTCCATAGTGGCTGCGGGCAGGAACACCTTCTGGGTGAACTCCGTCTCGGATATCTCCCAGAATTTAAGCTTCCCGAGCGCCTTGCAGTCGAACTCACCGAGAAGTTCGGTCAGCTCGGTCGGATATGTGTCAAACAGCATCTTTGCGGTGCTGACGCAGCGCTTCGTAGGAGAACTGAGGATAACCCTGCGGGCTTCTGCGGGGATGTGACAACCAACAGTATCTTCCCAGTCGTCCGGCTTGTCCAGTAGCGTGATGTCGGCATTCTCGTAGCCGACAGCCATCGTGCCAGTACTGTTTGCGGAAGTGGGGGCGTGTCTAACGAAATAGATTTTCATTTAGAGTCCTTGCGGTATTCGATTACGGTGAGCTTCTACACAACTGGAATTGAATCTACGTTCTTTTTCATTTTCTTTAAGGCAACGTTCTGTGCTGAGTGCATAAAGACAGAAAATACGGTATCGAGTTTGGTTCCCTTTTGAGCCATCGTATCGCCTACCTTACCCGTATTCACATATTGGTTTACCATACGCATCAGCTCTTTCAAAATACCTAGCTTGAACTCAGTTAGGAAGTGATGCCAGAACTCACTCTGCATGGTAGTGAACCAGCGCTTGAAGAAATAGCGTCTCATCATGAGAGGATGGGTCGGCGCCCCTCCCGTTGTCAAAACATCTTCTACCATGTGGTGGTAACGCCACTTGGCATCAGTCTTCGGATGTCGGCGTACCCACTTTTCACGTTCGAATCCATCCCTTCCAACATACTTGCGGACGAAGAGGTCGACTTCAGGCAACGCCTGGTAGCAGGTTCCACGGACTTTGAGGTCTCTGTAATAGAATTTAGGTAGATTGCGCATTGTCGCCTCCTTCTATTGTTGCTTTCCTGTCACGCAAGCGCATCGTTTCGAGCAGGTTCGACGCCATCTGATAGGCAGCTGGCCCCCATTCGGTTCCATAAATCGTCTTGAAGAGGAAATAGATGCTTTCTTCCGTGTTGGCAAAGATGTTCTTGAAGTCCATCGCCATCTCTTCCATAAGCCTGTCGTACTTGCGATACACGAGTGTATGCTTCTTCATGAGACGCTTGAACTTGAAACGCCATTCGGTTCCATACGAATCGTGCTTGCCATACGGCTTGACACAAACAAGAGACGAACCGTCCTCGTATACGAAGATGGAAGCAACCTTGCGTTCTTCACGGAGAAACTGCGTGTTTTCGTCCTTGTACCAGCACTGAACGGAAACAATATAGATGTCCCCATCAGGCGGGTCCTTGACATATTCGAAACGGCAGTTATTTTCCCCGAGGGTGTCTTTGCAGACCTTCTTGAAATATTCTATAGTAATCATGTTAGCGGCTCCATTCAACGTCGGCTTCGGGATGTTTGATGCAGAGAAGCAGGATGTCTTCAACGAACGGGATTAAGCCGAACCTTCTCCCGTACTGGTCAGTCTCTTCAAGGCTGCCCCACTTGTACCACTTGGACTGAGGGAGTTCCTTGATTGTAACCTTTCCGTTAATAATCTCGGGTTCCTTCTTGACGATAGTCTCGTACCGTTTCAGACGCTTGGCATTTTCGGAAAGAAGGCGTAACCCGTTGCTGAGGTCCTCGATGAGTTCCCTCGCTTTCATTTTCTTGTCGGCATGATTCCACAGCACGTCATAGAGTGTAACCTCGCCTTCGCCCTGAAAATCATAGAGAACGACATGCTGTGCAATCTTGCCCGCATTGTGGGTGATGTTGCGGCTGTCGGACTTCCGGCCACGGCCCTTTCCCCATTTAAGTATGATATCAAGCGACATTATTCATCCTCATCCTTGCCAATACGTTTAAGCCACTTGTCGAACGACAACTTGTTCCAGTCTTCGATGGTTCCATCAGCCTTGATGTTCATGCAGATGTAGTCGCCGTAGCCTTCTTCTCTCGGGCTCATGAAGCTCGGGACATACTCGTTCTCAACATTGGCGATAACATTGCCGTCATCCAAGACGTCCGCCGAGAAGCAGTCACATACCTTGTAATTCAACCGGGCTTCCGTACCGGGAGTCCAGTTGAGGATGACGCCACGGTCTACGTCGATTTCGGGGCGCCAGCAGGAGCCTTCCATGCACGGCATCTCCCCGTTGGAATCCTCGTAGAAGCCATCCATCTCTGGTGTTTTGATATGTGCATCCTGCTTGTAGCGGACTTCGGCACAGACTTTAACGATTCTCATTTCGAACGCTCCTTTATAAAGATTTTTTATGAAATATACATAATTTTTCCCGTCGCTGCAAGGGGGTCAAGAAATAAAAAGAAAACCCGCATCGGAGTGATGCGGATTAAAGATTTACAAAAGCAGTATTTTAGAACAGGTCAGTATAATTCGGCTTCCGTTTGTCATAGTCAGAAAATTTATCTCCTGGCTTTATGTCATCGGTAGGCGGGAGATTGCGTTTCCGACTAGGCGGGCAATCCTTGATTATCATCCAAGGTTCCCTACATTCTGCAGCCTTTTCCTTGTTGTGGCATTCCGTCCAAGAATAATTGCCAACCTGATTGCCGTCATTGTCTTTGACAACAAGCTTGAAACATACCATGCCATCCTCGGGTTCATATCCAGTACACCAACGAAATTCTTCATATGTTGTAGGAATAGGAACAAGGTGGTATGTTCCGTCAATCAACTTGGAGGAAAGCTCATCAATGTACAGTAATGCACAAAATGTAGTCTTGTTAACATAGGCGGGAAACCCAAATTTTTCAGCATCTCGCTTGATTGCTTTACGGATTCCATTGAAGATATCTTCACGTTCAAACTCGTTCGCATGCCATTGAAGCCAGCGTTCCACATGGTCCAACGCATCATACAACATGTCCCTTGAGTGACTATTAGGAGGAACAAACTGCGTCTCGTACAAAATCCTGTACATCTTTTCAAAATTGGACCTGAACGAGGCGATTCTTCCCTCGATTTCTTTTTTACTGTAGGGTAGCTTTCCCATAAAGATATTTCCTTTTAGAGTTAATCCTGACAGTCCTTGTTGATGATGTACTTCTGCCTGATTTCGTCAGGCGCATCGGTGAGCTTTACCTTGATATCACCCTGGACACCGTCCTTAGCAATGGCAGCGACCACCATATCCTTCATGGCATCGTATTCTTCATCCGTTGCCGTATCGGGGATGGTAAACTTACGCTTGACCGTGTATGTAACTTCAAATTCCTTTGCCATGGTATTTCTCCTTGTTGATGGTTAAAGTTCTTCTTCTGGAAACTCGTCTGGGGCCGACATTTCCTCGTCGATTACCTTCATGCAGCGTTCACAATATACGCCGAAGCTGTTATCTGCGGGGGAATACGGATAGTGGCGAACCTTGGTTAGCTTACCGCAACGCTGGCATACGCCCTTGAACGGAGCGGTCGGATTAACGAGGATTCCAGTTCCTGGTGTTCCATCCTTGCCATGGGCGCCGTACATGCCCCATTTGAATTCATCTTCCCAATAAATGTAGGTCATAACATTCTCCAACTAAATTTGTTTGGACAGTTCCCTGCGGACCCTCATGAGAATCTTGCCGAGATGGTTTTCGCCTTCCCCGTTGCAGATACCCCAGAACTTGTCGCCCCAGTAGTTGCCCTCTATGAGCTGGAGAGTTCCCGTACTGAGGAGCTTCTCTTTCAACTCTGGATTGCGGGAGAACTTGTCCTTCACGATTTGGTACATAACATCGACCTTGACATCGTTCCAGTCTGCTCGAATCGGGAGTTTCTGGCCAGCAAACTTCGCCTTGGAACCGTTCATCGTAGCGAAGGCGATACGGAGGGAAACATCCGTCGTCTTAGCTGCCTGGTATGCAGCTTCGGAACAGTTGTAGGTCATCCCCTCGTATTCCACGGTACACGGTTCGAAGTTGCTAAGGAATCGGTACGGCCCGAAGAACGAGTCGATTACGCCGTCATGCGGACCGACGCAGTATGTCCTTTCGGTGGTCTTGAAGATGTGCATAATGCGGTCGAACATGTTTTCCGCATACTCGTCTGGATTTTCAACCCCAGCCTTGATGACAACCTTCTTGAACTCCTCGAACAAGGTTACTGCACGGAGTTCCAGCTTAGTGTCACCGAACGCCTTGATGTTGTTAAGCCAATCACTCATTTCAACTTACCTTTCAACGGGTTGTTAACAGCTTTTGCCATTTGGAGGACTTCCTGAAGGCTTTTATCTGATTTCTTCTTGGCAGCGTTTCCTACTACCGTGGTACTGCTGGCATTCATTGCGAGACGGATAGAATCTCCTACTTTCTTGCTTACCGTGTAATTGCGTCCCGATATCAAAATGATTTGGTAGCCTGTCACTATCTTGTCAGTTTCAATCGGGCGCACAACCTCGACTAGATTGAGGTTGACATAGTCTTTGTTAATTTCTCGAAGCATCTTTGACTTCCTTTGATTTCTTGATTCCGTCGACCACGTCTTTAAGGAGAACCTTGAAAGTGTTGAGGTCGACTTGGGTGTACTTCCAGGTTGCCCTAAGGTTGAAAATCTTGGGGTCGGCCACTATATCGAAACTGTCGTTCCAGTAGTAGCCGAGTTGGATATCCCCGAGCATCACCCTCCCTTCGGAAACTGTGCATCCGACCTTTTCGCAAGCCTTTACGAACTCGTTCTTGGTCATGGACTAACCCTTGATGATTGGGCTTGCTGCCTGCTGTGCGGGAGCCTGCATCTGGAGGCTAGCGAACGGGTCTTGGAGGTCAGTCTTTTCAATATCGGTGAGGAGGCCACCGACGTTGCGGGCACGGCAGACAGTCTTCTTGTCCTGGTCACGGATGTAGCGGATGCCAGCATCCCATTCCTTGCGCTTGAAAGTGTAGGTGCTTTCATTGAGCATCATGATGAACGGGTCATTGATGTCAACGTGCTTGTCCTTCTTCATGACTTCCATCGCCTCTTCGTGCTTCTTCATGATTGCGTCATACTGCTGCTTTGCCATGTCGGCCTGCGACTGCATGAATTTTGCCACCTTGTCGATAAGCTGCTTTGCTTCATCCTTCTTGTCGGCGTCGATATATTCCTTCGCCTTGTTGAGGTCGGCTACGATAGCGGTGGGGATGGCGATTGCCTGTTCGAGTTGACTGAGGTTGTTCATGGTTACTCCATTAAGTTGATGTTTTAAGATTTATTGGTTGCGGGGCTTCCTGGATTCCTTTCAGGAGTTTCCCCATTTCTTCGATATACTCGGTTTCGGTTATTTCCTTTCGGTTGAACTTTTCCTTCAACACGAGCAAATCCTTGTATTCCCGAGTCTGCTTCATTTCCTTGCGGACTCTGGCGATGTTGGCCCTTTCCTTCTTGCTGAACTTGGACATGTTTCGCTCCTAGTAGAGGGTCCAACCGTCGGGTGTTTTCTGCGGAGGGTTCATCGGGATAATCTCAGTGATTGATTCCGCAGTCCAAGGGAAGAGGTAGATGTGCTTGTGCTTCTGCTTGGCGTACTCAATCGTGTCGTAAGTGCCGCCGACAGGGTTTCCGTCCCATACGGCAAGGACGATGTCGCAGTTGTCCACCATCCACTTGTCACGGGTGGCATAGCAGCTTGGCTGGAACTTGTGGAAGGCAACATGGTTCACTTCCGCATAGTCGTGATACTTCTGCTCAACAGGATGAAGCTTGCGCTCATAAGGCCAAGCACAAATAAGAGGAATACCCTTTTCATAAGCGACCTCCGCATAAATCTGGTCGGCACCCTGGGCCATCCCGGAGATGCAGTCGCTAGGTTTCAGTTCCTCGACCTTCTTCGTCAGCCATTCCTTGATTTCCTGTTCCCTGCCCGTTATTCTCTCTGGCCTGTGGCCCGTTACCATTACCTTCATTGTCATCCTTCTTTATTTTGCGGGGGACTACTGCAAGCCCCCTTGCCTTGGTGTCGTCGTAAAAACGGTTTGCCGTCCTGATTGCGCTGATGAGGTTGTTGTGGTACGCAGGGACGTGACTTATCTTCTGCGTGGAACCCGTCTTGCGGTTAGATGCGAACAGGCTCACGTACTTGCGGCCATCGGCCTCGTCCGAGTACGTGATAAGCATGAACACGTCTTCCGTCACGTTGAGGACAGCACAGAACAACCCCATTCCGTCTTCTGATGGCGTCTCGGTTTCAAGATGGTGGCGTTCGCACACCTCCTTGAACGTGTCGAGAGATATCTCTCCTACATAAAGACTGCTCATGATTTACCACTTGTTGTCGATAAATACGTTGGGAAGCTTGGGAGTATAATGCGGGATGTTCACGAGTTCATTCTTGAACGTGCCCTTCTTGTAACCCCAGATGAGACGCTGCATGTCGCTACGGCTGAAAGAGGTTTCCAATCCACGGATGAACTTGTCGAACTCGGCATAAGTAAATTTGCTCACCCCAGACAGTTCGGCAATTCTAGCTTCGTCGGACTTGCCGCACATGCCGTCGCTAGGAGTCTTCCACACGAGTTTGCTCGGGATGCCGAGATATTCGCCAAGCATACGCACTTCGGTCTTGGTAAAGCCCTGGAGACATGCATAGGAACCAGCGTTGTCACCATAGAGCGTGGAGAAGTTGCCCCATGCACAGTCTTCGGAAAGGTTGCAGGTATTGAGGACAACGCCACCTACAATGGCGGAAACACCATAGAGAGTAGCCATACGGAGGCGTGCGGGAGTGTTCGTCGAGTAGACACTGTTGAGTTCGAAACCGCTCTTGATGAACTGTTCGTTCAAGCCCTTGAACGCATCGGAAATGTTAATCGTGGATTCATTGCAGTCGCAAAATTCAACGACACTGTTGGAGTCGGCGATGTCAGCCTGGACTCCGTTCGGCATCTTCACTGCGTACACATTCTTTGGGCCAAGCACGTCGCAAGCAACCTTGCAAGTAACGGTCGAGTCAGCCCCGCCAGAAACCCCGACGACAGCCTTGGTAAACCCGTGTTCGGCAAACCATTTAAACATGTGAGCTTTCATCAAGTCGCACTCTTTAGCAACATCAAAGAGTTTCTTATACGCCGTATCGGCCATATTCATATCATACCTCGTTTTTGATATTTTCAATGGAAATATAGATAAATACGAAAAGGTTGTCAACCACTATTTGATAATAGCGCTAACTGAATTTATTTTATCCCAGTACTCCTCGTATCTTTTATAGTCGGCTGCCATGCGTTTTTCTTCAGGCTCGATATAGGTACTGTAAATGTCGCCGACTGTTTTCAGCTTGGCCCTAAGTTCGTCCAGAAGTTTCTTCCCGTACTCGTTAGATTCGATTTTCCACCAACGATTTTCCCAGTTGCCATACGATGTTATTCCGCATGGTTTATCGGCAGCGCTTATCGTAGGATTGTATTCTTCTACGGTAATCCACTTGGCAAACCATCCAGTAGTTTTGAACTGCAAGGAATAATACTCCTTGTATGAATGAACAAAGCGAAGCTTTATGATTTGCTTGTCAATGTTCTTTTTGTAGTTGTAATTCATAGTCCATGTCTCCTATCGGATGATTTCCATAATCATCGTGAAATTATCCGTAAATAGCTTTTTGTAAAAGACGGATTCGTAATCCTGTTGATAACCCCGTGGGATATCAATGCTGTCCTTGTTGGCAATACAGGACACGGTATAGGACGTGTTCGTATTTTCGAGATTTGTGATGGTATCGTCGAACTGCTTCTTGATGTACAGGCGGGCAGCCTCGATTGTCTCGAACTCGGTGTCCGCCATGACGAAATCCGTTACGACACCGCTATGGTCAAGGAACACTCTAATCTTGTACGGGTGCATACTCATTCCCTTTCAATTTTGGGTTTCAACGGGGAGTTCTTCCAGCGTTTCTCAATCTGTTTCAGTTTAGCATCAAATTTCTTGTTGCTTCTGTGCCTGATAATGGTTCCGATGGCGGCAACGATTAACACTGCCGTCAGGAAGCAACCGCCCATGACGAGAAATTCCTGTGCTTCAAACGATACTGCCTGGTGTGGCTGGACGAGCACATCATTCTTGCTGTGGTACAAGTGATAGTACGGGCTTGCCGGATTAAATTGGTTCAGCGGGTGAACTGGGTTCAACGTGCTGTAATGTGTTCCGAAATGATGATGGAATGCCATATTTTTAGTTACGGTTCAGGTTTTCTTGTTTGCTTTACTGCGACGGAGAAAGACACGTCGATTTCGCCAAAATCGTCTGGGTCGATACCCTTGTTGAGGCACTCCCTGATGAACGTCCCTTCCATCCACTCCCAGATTTCAAGCAGGTCGTGGCGGCACTTGAAGTCACTCTTTTCTCGTATCATTTTTCACCTCGGGTTCTGGGTCGTCATAGGGAGGGTTCGGGTGCTCTTCGCACCATTTCACGAAATCTCCCATCTGTTGCACGATAACCTTTTCGTCCTCTTCTCGCTCCCGGACGAACTTCTGCAGACTACGCATGTTGTATTTGCATCCGAGTTCGCCCTTGGAGTTTTCATAGATAAAGTCCTCGTTATCGCCGAAGAGCTGACAACACGGATAATTCTCCTGGTAGTCGTAATCTTCGTAGGGACAATTCTTACATCGCATCGAAAGGTCCCTTAGGCAAGTTAGAATTCTTTTCAGGCAAGGTGAACAGGGTAAGGTCAATCATATTGCTGAAGCTAGGATTGTCGAACACGCTTTCGACGATTGCCTTGACGATTTCATACTTACCGCCGCCCTTGACACAACCAATCTTTTCTGGCATCCAGATTTTGACAGGACGGGTGCCATGCAACTTCTGAACATGATACGAAAACACAAGCATGTTTCTGATATCAATCAGTCCCTCGTGCATCGCATCGTAGCTGGTAAAGCGCTTTTCGCTAAACGAGCTTGTTCCTTCCGAGCAACTATCCTGAGCAAACAGGTCGACAAAAAGTACGCTCTTGTCACCGACAGTAACATCGCTGTAAAAAAATCTTCCAAGCAGGTTGCTGCACTTTATCGGCAGAGCTATGGTATCCCGCTGTTCGAACAGATTGTGTGCGATAAATTCGAGATATTCCACATAGACCTTAGGGAACTTTTCCTTGATGACCTTGGCTACACCGCCACCCATCTTGCCTTCGCAGTTGGTCTGGTGGATGATGATATCGGGTGTATCCTTACTGAAATCGAGCATGTCGCCAACAACGTGTTGAATCATGATTTACTCCTAATAAAAAAGTGACGGATGTTTCCGTCACTTAATATAACTAATTAAAAGACTCCTGTCAAGGGATTATCTTAGAATTTTTTAACTTCGTGGGTAAGACGCCAGTCAAGCGTACGCTTCAGCCAATCGACATATCCGGCATCACGGCACATAAGCTTTCCTTCGGTGTCGGAAATCTTTGCGACAGGACGGCCATTGCATTCGATGAGCTTCATGACCTGGTTGAGCGGTTCCACTCCGCAGTCGTTGGACAGGAAGGTTCCGATACCGAAGCCTACCTTGGCACGAGGGCTGAAATGGGCGTAGAGCTTGCTTGCACGTTCGAAGTCGAGGGAGTCGGAGAAGAGCAAAGTCTTCTGCATCGGGTCGCCACCGAGACGCTGGATTGCATCAATCATCTTTTCGCCCCAAGCATACGGGTCGCCCGAATCGTGTCTGAAACCATCCCAGACACGGACATCGTTACGGGTGAGGTCCATGAGGAATGTATCGGTACGGACACAGTCGGTGAGGTAGATACCGTTGCAGCCCTTGTACTGTCTCTGCCATGCGTCCATCATGAGACGGTTGGAGTAGGCAGGGTTGAACATCGGGTCGCCCTGGCCGATAGCTTCGACAGCTTCATGGGCGATTGTTCCGATAAGCTTCACACCGTACTTCAATGCGAGGTACACATTGGAAGTACCGAGGAAGATGGACTTACCGAGAATACCAGCCTTCTGGGCATTGGCGAAAGCACGGACGAGGTAATCCTGAACCTTGCGGGAGAAACGACGACGGAGGCCAAATTCGGAGAACGGGCCGATAACGTATTCGCCCTTTGCAAGCTGTGCAATCTTCTTGTCGATACGACGGATTGCTTCCTCTTCGAGTTCGGCGTAGTTCTTGTTGTGATGGTAGAAGTAAACTTCGTTCACAATGGCGAGAACGTAGATTTCGAAGTAAGTGTTTCGCATCAACGGGTCGAGGTCGCCACCAGCTTCGATTGCCATCTTGGACTCGATGCTTTCGTCGTACACGACACGGATTTCGTCACGGTCAAGATGGAACATGCTCAGGAAATGCCTGAACGACGGGGTAAGCCAGGTAGCTTCACCGAAGAGCATGCTAAGTTCTCTCTGGGTAAACATGAGGGTGCAAAGGTGGTCAATCTGGCGGTTGATTTCGGCAACGTCTTCCTTAGTGAAGACAACGACGCTTCCATCCTTGCGGTTGCGGCACTTGTATGCCCATTTTCCTGTGTAGTCGCTGTACTGGGTAAAGTACAGGTTATCCATATTGAACTTGTAGAGGTCTGTCTCAAGCAGACTTTCTATACACCAATGGTCTAGCATTTGATTACCATCCTTTTGAGTTAGAATCTCGGTTCAAGCCCGAGCATGTTTAAGATAATTTTCTTGTGGTCTGCATGGAACCTGTTTTCAGGATATCCACAAACTTCATTCAGACTGAGCCATACAGCGTCGGCTGCATCGTCCTGGCCTACCACCTTCGGAAGCTGAGGAACCATCACGCCGTTTGGGCTAAGCAGGTACTTCGGGTTGATACGGTAAAGGAACGCCGTAGTCTCTGCGTTTACCTTTTCGCTCGAACGGGGGTCACGGAACGGGGCGTCGAAATTCTTCGATGCGGACGGGGTCCAATCGGAAGAATCCAACCCGGTTTCCTCCATCAGTTCACGCTCTGCAGCTTTCTGTGCGGAAAGGTCCGTCGGGTCCTGGAATCCGCCAGGGAGGGCGTACTTTCCGTTATCCTTGCGGACGACAAACAGGATATGACCACCGCAAAGGACGACGTTGTCAACCGTCTTGTAGACAGATGCGTACTTCGGGTTCAAATCCTTGATGTATTTGAGCTGCAAGTTGCGGGCATTGACGATTTGTTCCTTGATTCGTGCATAGAGTTCCTCGTCGGCGAAAACTCCTGCGGGAAGTTTCGCTTTAAGGTACTCGGTGTCGTTCTCGACAAAGGCCTGACGGATTTGCGTCGCATGGATATGTACGTTTTCCGTTGCCTGCCAATAGGGCACTCCGACAAGGTTTGCATATTCCTTGATGTACTCCATGCCACAAAGGATGTTGTCACATAGAGTCATATGAAGGCGAAGCTGCGACTGAAGCCATTTTCCGAACATGGTCCAGTTGTACGGAGAATCATGGATGCTCTCTACGAGAATACGACAGCGTACCCTATTCTCGGCAATGTACGAGTCATTGTCAAGGATAGACTGAATCATTTCGTAACGGGTAATCGAGTCAAGAGGATTCCTAGGGCTTCCAGAATCGGAAGACCCGAGGATAAGGGTAATAGTGTCCACATTCTTGTCCATCTTGTCAATAATCTGGTGCAGAACGTCAAGATGGCCGTTGTGGAACGGTTGGAACCTGCCGATGTAAACCCAATTCTTCATTACTTACCAGCCTTTGCAAGCAACGCCTTGACCACCAACTGGCTTGCAGCCTTGCCGTCGAAACGACCCTTGATGATGGGCGTAAGAATCTTCATGACCTTGCCCATATCCTTCTGTTCACAGGCGCCAGTAGATTCGATAGCCTTTGCAATTTCAGCGACAACTTCGTCTTCGGACATCTGGGCAGGCATGTACTGCTTGTAGAGTTCGAGAGTCTTCTTTTCTTCATCAGCTCGCTCGGTCTTGCCAGCCTTGGCATAACCTTCGATGGTTTCGTTCTTCTGCTTGATAGCCTTGTCGAGAACGGCGATACACATAGCGTCGTCAACAGGTTTCTGAGCAGCGATGGCCGCATTCTTGATGTCGGACACGAGCGTACGGAGGGCAGTCAGGCCTACCGTGTCGTGAGCTTTCATGAATTCCTTGATTTTGTCGTTTAATGTATCTAAGAGCATGATGTTTCCTTTTTAGAGAATCTGGATTTGCTTTGCCGACATTGCCAACAATGCGGCTTCGTGATGTTTCTTGTCGACGTCGAGGCAGCAGTCCTTGTACACGCCGACGATAGCTTCGGGGAACGCCGTCTTGACACCGTTTGCATTGCTGTCCACGCAGATGCTAGTTACAGTACCAGCGAGGTAGACCTCGGTCGGCGGAATTTCGATACCAGAATAGGTATCGTGGTCGCCGAGGACAACACCCCAGTACGGGAACCCAAAAGTGTTCTTATCGATGACATTATGTTCGTTGACCCACGGGCGGAATTCAGAGATGATTTCCCATCCAGGAGTGCCCTTGATGCAGTGCGGAACCTTAAGATTCTTGCCTTCCTGGGTTTCAAGATAGTTCATGGAATGAGTGTCACGGGTGAACCAGACCCTGCCATCAAATTTCTTGAGTAGCTCGAAGATGTTCTTGATTACCGTATGTGCCCATTCTTGGTTGGGATTGGCGAGGGCGCCAGTGATGAAGTCAACTTGCATGTCGACGATGATAAGGTTTTTATTTTTCATAAAAGAAATCTCCTGTGGTTGTACAGGAGAAAATATAGAACATTAAAAAAGTCTTGTCAAGGGGTGTTTTATTTTTTATTCAACCATCGCATAAGAGGGCTGCACATCAATACAGCAATCAGCAGAATGATAAACACACAATTTGAAACCATCGTCGTATCCATGCCATACACAAAGTACAGAACCATATCGGTTACACCCCAGACGAGGGCGTATATGGAAACAAACATGTCTTTTCGTGGTGTACGCATATATTAAACTTCCTTTGTAAATTTTTCTTTTAACCAAGAGCAAAACTTGCAGAGCGTCTTGAACAGAAGGCTCAGCCCTGCCGTTACCAAAAGCACTATGATGGCTCCGATAACACCCAAAACAATAGAAAACAGCAATCCGCTAACCGACACTACCACCTAAACCCCCCATCTACCTAAATCTCCCATCTTCAGCTTCATTTCCTCGACCTGCATCTTATGAAGCACGACTTCCCCTTCTACAAGGCTCTTCTGGACATCAATGATACGCTGGTTTGACGAACCCCTGAACGTCAGCGACAGGTCACGGAGGTCCTTCATGTAAGGGCCGTCCACGAGGATGTCAGCATAGGAAAGAAGTTCCGTCATCGCCGGATGTGCAAACTTGGACACGAGCATCTCGTAGCAGTAGCCCGTGTATATGATAAGGTTCAAACCCCTTAGCTTAACCCCGTGTGCGAACGGGAGAAGCTGGACAGCCTGTTCCATCGGGTCGCCACCGCTGAGTGTAACCCCTGTCAGCAACGGGTTCGAATCAATCATTTTCAGCAGGGATTCTGCAGTCTCGACTTTGCCCTTGCCGAAAGCGTGGGTCTCCGGGTTATGACACTCGGGACAATGGTGGCTGCAACCCTGGGTGAAGACGGCAAAACGAATGCCAGGGCCGTCAACGAACGACTCTTCCTCAATCCCAGCTATTCTCAGTTCAGTGTCTTCGCTCATGTACATAGGAACCCCCGTGTTACAGCGTGTTTCCAAAACGCATCAAAAGATGCTCAACATACCATTCCCAGTTTATCGGCTCAACCACCATGCTCTTGTCATCAATGTAGATATCGGCCATGATTTTACGGCCAAAATATATACCCTGGTCTCCAGCCTTCTCGCCGATATTGTTGTTTATGGAGTCGAACTTCAGTCCGAGCTGTTCACAGTAATGGACGGCATCGTCTAGGTAAGTACCGTCCTCGTAGTGGCGGCCACCGTAGTTTTCACGGCAGGTCCACATGATTAGCTTATGGCCAAGGTTCTGTAACTTTTTTAAAGCATCGATGAGAACCCGGTTCGGGATGGACTTGTTCACGTCGGGAAAGCTTTCCCCGAGAGCAAGGGTTCCGTCAAAATCTACTGCGATAACTGCCATATAAAAAATCCTTCGGTTTAGGTCCGAAGGATAATATAGTTACTAATGCAGAACTTGTCAAGACTTTGAACGGTCACGGATGCAACAGAAAAGGTCCATAGCATCCTTTTCGAACTGCTCCAAGTCGGTAGGCTCAATCTTTCGGTCAAGCCACTCCTGTTTCGTCTCGTAGCCGTCAATGTTGAAGAAGGCATCCTCGTTCAGGGTGCTTGCGACGATTCTCGAATGGGTTATGACCAGGAGGCCGTAACTGTCTTTCAGAACCTTTTCCTTTACCGAGTTGATGTACTGGGCGAACGCAAGCTGCAGTTCCTCCCCCATGCCAAGCTCAACCTCGTCAAGAACAAGGAACCTGTCGCTGAAACCCAGAACATTCTTGGCCTTGTCCACGCTGTTCGTGCTTGTCGCAGTCCAGTCGTTGTCTCGTAGAAAGTTGATGCCGCATGCGTAGTTCAGTCCTGCTCTCGTCATGAACGAAAGGGACGACACGCAATGCTCTGGGGAGTCGAGATTCAGCTTCTGTGCGATGTACTTCGGCAGAATCTTGCGTATCACAGACTTGCCAGAAGCGTTGCTTCCCGTAAGGATGGTAAGCTTGTGCAACTCGATTGAGTCGGCAATCTTAATCAGACGGTCGCAATGCTCGTTCCACTTTTCGTTATACTTAGCCATACATTACCCGAAACGCATCGTTCCCTGTCCGTCCACGATAGTGACTTTCGTGTCTGGATGATATTGCTTCAATGCGTCCACTAGGTCGGACACCATTCCAATCAGACGGCGTTCAGGAGGAGTCGCCTTGCGGGCTTCCACCTGCCATCCCTTACCTGTGAATCTGATTACGGCGTTGGGGCCGTAGGTATGCACCCTGCCAGCAAGGTCTGCGAACAGGTCGAGAAGACGGTATGTTCGGTTTTCACCAATAATAGTTCCCTTGTCAGTATTCATATTCATCCTCCGATTGAATTTAGTTAATCCTCACAAACGTAACAACTTTATATCTGGCGTCGCCGTGGTTCAGTAAATAATCCTTGCGGCCTGGATAATCAAATCCATCGTCGAACAGGTTATCCAACGCACATTCGATACTGTCCTTGATTTTTTCATCCATCAAAGCAATATCGGCGGAAGTCGGCTCTTCATTAACCTGGTCAATCAGTTTATTGGATTCATCTCTAATGTTGTGCAGAAGTTCTGGCTGATACTCTACGCTGACAAGCAGCTTGATTTTTCTCTTTTCCATATACAGTTCCTCAAACTAGGTATGGCAATCACAGCGCCAGACATAGCAGTCGTCAGGAAGTTTTTTCCAGATTTCCGTCCAGGTCTTGCTGAAATCCTTGTCTTCATCCCAGCTGACAGCCCACCAGCCCATGTGGCCGTGTTCTACCCATTCGCCCGTCGGAAGGACAATAGCCCAGAACGGGGCTGCTTCACGCATGTTGTTATCGACAAACTGTTCTTCGGTCATCACAGCGATGTCATCAACACTGATTGACCATCTGATATGGAACAGTTCGGTCGAGCCGATGCCAGCCATCATATCCTTGACGCTCTGCTGATTGTTGTAGACTTCTCTTGCCTTGGGAATGTCATCTCCATTTTGTTTACGTGCGTCTTCCCAGCTAATGAAATCTGGTTTGAAATAAGGTTTCAACTTGTTGTACACTTCACTGAAATACTTCTTTCTGGCATCCATGAAAGTGTCGATGTCAAGTTGAGATTTTTGAATAGCCTTCACACCTTCAACGTTAACCCCGGCTTTAACAAAAGTGCAGCCAGCCCAGTCAAACGGGGTATAGTAATCCCACTTATGGTTCGGATTTGTAAAGGTGTAGACCTTCTTGACCTCGCCGTTATTGACGACAGCATACGAGTCTTCTGGCTTTTCCGCAGGTTCATCTTCATAGATACGGTCAGATTTAATACCATACCACGACTCCAAGAACTCTTCGGGAGACTCATAATCCTCTTTATTCTTATCATAATCAGTGTGGAATTCGGAAGTCTTGTCTACATAGACGCAATAAGCGGTCATGCCCGTGCATTCGTATTCATGATACGGCAGCATCAGCTTGTCAAGTTCTTCTTTGTCGTTTGTCTTCGTGACAACGTATGTGGTGTAGTGGCTCATGTTATCTCCTTTTAGACGAACATTGCGGGAATCTTCCAGCAGACGAGGAAGGTGAGGGTTATTTGGGAAAGGTGGAAAAGCTGGTCCTCGATAAGGTTCAACGCCATGCGGTTGCACTTCAAGTCGTCAATCCAGAAATGGAAAGCGCAGTTAGCGACGAACAGCACAACGACAAGCCAGACAGGTACATCCATGAAGATTACGCAGGGAAGCATAATGAACATGGTCCAAGTGATGACATGGGCAGCAAGGGCCGGAATCCAGTCATACTTGTACATCGGGTCCGGGGCGTGTGTTTCCCACCAAGACTTCTGCTTCAAATTGGCGAGACATCCCTGGAAGTGAAAGTCGTCAAGGACGTGAAGGAACAGCATCATAAAGAAAACGTAAATTAGATTCATTTTGTCTCCATATTCATAATTGTTGCGGCGTACAAATCCTTAAAATCAGGAACGTACGCCGGAAGGTAATTAGGTTCTAACCCGGTCTTGTCGAAATACGAATCCTTTACGAACGTGCAATACAGCGTATTGAAGTCGTCGTTAGAGTCAGGATAGACAACGGGGATTTCGTATCTTTGACCGTGGGCGTTGTTGCCGACCTGCTTCCATTCGGTAGTCCAGCATTCCTGCGGGAACTTTACCGTGCCTTCGACCTTGGCACACACGATTGTGAGGTACAGCTTGTCGGCATACGGCATGGCCGCCCTGTAAGCGGAGGCGCCTCCGATGACGAAAAGTTCGGTCTCGCCAGCAGCCTCGGCCATCTTGATGGCTTCCTCGATGGAAGACACCGTGAAGCACCCATCTGCCTTGAAATCCTTGTCACGGGTAAGGATGAGGTTGGTTCGTCCAGGCAACGGTCTGCCGATATCCTCGTAGTTCACACGGCCCATAAGGATGTGGTGTCCCGACGTAATCCGCCTGAACCGTCTCAGGTCCGAGCCGATATGCCAAGGAAGGTGACCGTTGTTCCCGATAATCATATCGGGGGTCATTGCTACAATCATCGAGATAATCATACTGCTATCGGCGCCTTGATTGAAGGATACGGGTCATAGTTTACCAGCTCGAAGTCTTCGTAGCGGAATGCGAAGATGTCCTTTACATCCGGGTTAATCTTCATTGTCGGCAACGCCTTCGGGGTTCGTGACAGTTGTTCATGAACCTGCTCGAAATGGTTGTGGTAGATGTGGGTGTCACCCAAGGTGTGAACGAACTCGCACGGTTCGTAGTCGCAGACCTGAGCCAGCATCATCGTCAGAAGGGCATAGGAAGCGATGTTGAACGGAACGCCAAGGAAGGTGTCGGCGCTACGCTGATAGAGCTGACAGCTCAGCTTGCGCTTTCCAGAATCGCCAACGCCACCGACATAGAACTGGAACAGGCAATGGCAAGGCGGCAATGCCATCTTGTCAACTTCGGCCACATTCCATGCGCATACGACATGGCGACGGGAATCTGGGTTATTTCTGAGGCTTACGACAAGGTTCTTAATCTGGTCGATATGGCCTCCGTCTGGTGTCGGCCATGAACGCCACTGGTGACCATAAACAGGGCCCAAGTCACCGTTTTCATCAGCCCATTCATCCCAGATGGTCACCTTGTTGTCATGGAGATACTTGATATTGGTATCGCCTGCAAGGAACCAAAGGAGTTCATGAATGATTGAACGGAGGTGCAGCTTCTTCGTGGTGAGGCACGGGAATCCTGCGGTGAGGTCATAACGGCACTGACGGCCAAAAACGGAACGGGTACCTGTACCCGTGCGGTCGGAACGGTCAACGCCGTTCGTCATAATGTCTTGGAGTAAATCGAGATATTGTTTCATGTCATGCAATATAGATTATTTAAAAACGGTTGGCAAGAGTTTGACTTCAAAAATATATTTTAATTGCGATTAAAGGAGCGACAATGACAAAAGCTATCGCCGTTTTGCAAGTTAAAGAACATGAATTGGGCCAATGCCGCAAGACAGTATGCTCAATCCTGAACAAGAATCCAGAAATCAACGTACTTCTGTGCATCCAGACCGAAACGGAAGGGTTTACCGTCCCCGAGGCAATCAAGGAAATGAACAGGGTAAGCACCCATCTGATGGCACCCACGGACGACCCGTTGGCGGCAATCGTATACGGGATGGACGAATACCCATCACTTCCTATAATTTCGGTAAAGTCGGGAATCAACTACGATTCGAACTGCCTCGAAGGACTGTACAGGATGCACGAGAAATTCCCGAGAAGCATCTGCACCGCAGCTTTCAACCTGGTCAAGGTGTCACGGAACGATGACAAGCCAGTTGCGACCTTCTCCTCTCTTGCCGAGAAGAGGAAAGATACGAACCTGTCTAACAAGTATTACGAAATCGTGTGCCCGCAGGACACTCTGTATCCGCCATCCGACTCGACGATGTTCACATTCATGCACGAGTTCGATTTCGACACGGTTCCGATGAACGAAGATACCGCCTACATTTTCATGGCGATTGTATGTGCCGACTACGAACTGGACATCAGGCACCTCTCACCCGCATTAGAACTTCCAGAACCACAGAACAAGGAAGCAATCATCGAGGCGGTGCAAAAGTATTACGACAAACTCTTCCCTCCTATTTCACACGCACTGCCGTTGAAGAAAGAAGGTGACCCTGACGAAGAAATGGAAGTCTATGTAGTATCGTCCACGAAGAACCGTGTTGCCAGAATCATCGAGAACGACCCGTGCCGCAAATTCTTCTTTGTTGACGAGGAACACGACGAGCCGAACATCGACAAGTTCAACCCGTGGTTCTGCGAGCTGACGGCCCTGTATTACCTGCACAAGCACAGTAAGGCAAAGTATGTCGGCCTCGAACATTACCGCAGATGCTTCGTCATGCAGGACAACGGAAGTTACGATGTAAATAGCTCGTACAACATCCTCCCGAAAAGCGATGCCCTCGAAATTCTCGAAAAATACGACGCCATCGTCGCATTCCACCAGCACACCAAAGGAAGGAGCGCATACAGCTTCCTCGAAGTATCCCACTATACGAAGATGTTCAACGCATGGCTGGATATCGTCGAGGAAGGAACCCCCGGTTTCAAGCAGTTCTGCCTTGACAGGCTGCATCACGACATGCTCATTTGCTGCAACATGTTTATCGCCAAGAAGGAGCTGATAGACAAGTATTGCGAATGGCTGTTCCCGAACACCAGAAAATTCATGAAGAAGTACCCGGTTTCGGAAAAGAAATTCCGTCACATCGGTTACCTAGGCGAATTTACCTTCGGCTCATGGCTCCTGTTCAACAAGTACAAATTGAAACTGCAACCCCACATCCGTTTCAACAAGGACCTCAGCGACCTGGAAGAAACCGAAAGAACCGTTATTTGCAGGGAGGAACTCTAATGCTTATCCTTATTTGCGGACTCGACCCGACACTGGTGCCTGTCAGCGTAGGCCGTCCCCGTGCCTTCTACAACTTGACCAACTGCTACCTTGACCACCATTACTTCTGCGAGCTTGGAGGTCTATACAAGCTGTGGAAACAGGTAAACACCGACATCGTCGGCCTTGAACATTATCGCCGCTTTTTCACGGAAGATGTCAAGACGCCAGACCGTCTACTCCAGGAAGACACAATCAAAAACATATTGTCCAGCCACGACATCATCATGTCCCCAAACCACCTGTATTCGCCGAACGTCATGTCATGGATTGCAAGGGAAAAGCACAACCCTAACGCAAGCACCGATACCATCGTGAAGGAAATGATGTTCAAGTGGTTCATGTACCTTAGGGACAGATATTCCAGCGAATTTGTGGACTACATGATGAACCGCATGCTTACCGAACGTGGATACTACGGATGCAACATGTTCATCGGAAACAAGAGGGTAGTCGACGACTACTCCAGGTTCCTTTTCCCAATGCTGGAAAAGTTCACCGTTGACGTGATGCACGGTAAACTGGAACCCCGCCTTTACGGGTATCTTTCAGAATACATTATGGGTTACTGGATGGAATGGAGGGGATACGACATCCATTCGAACTCGAAGGTGACCTATCCCCAGCCAAAGCGTTAACCCTTGATGAACTTGACCACTTCGTCACCGATGCGGTTGAATTCATTGTCCCAAATCTGGATAACCTCGTTCTTCAAAGACAGGTTATCCATTTTATATTTCTTCTTGACCGTAGGAGACACTTCGTACACGTTTTCCTTGCCGAGGTTTGCCTGAGCTTCGAAGAGGTCGCTCTTGCCAGCCCTTGCAACCCAGTTGTCAAGGATGTACTCGCCCCATTGGAGCAAGTTGCGGTTTCCCTTGGTGTCATCGTTCGGGGTATCCATGCCCGTGTTGAACGAGAGCAGCTTGACATTCTTCCAGTTAGGATAGTCACGCTTCAAACCAGATTCAAGCACCATAATCGGAGAGTTTGACCACATGCCTCCGTCACAGTAATAGTTTCCGTCCTTCGAGAGGACATCGAAATATGTCGGGGCCGCCGTAGAAGAAAGTACCGCAAACCACTTGTCTTGGTCGTCCTTGTTATCCCATACCTTTTCAACGGACTTTCCGTTCATGAAAGTTGTCGTGATGTAGGTAGGCTTTTTCCAGTCCTTGCACTTTCCCTTCAACTTCTCCTGCAACAGCTTCTTCAGGTTGCTGTTGTCATAGGTCGGACAGCTAGGCTGCAACCTCTTGTACCACGAATACTTGGTGAATATCTTGGAAAGGTTCTTGTCGTACAGGTCGAACAGGTTGGTAGCGTTGATGCCCTCGGACAGGCATGCTGCGATGATTGCGCCCGTGGATGTGCCAGCATAGGCAACGGCCATCTCGGTAAGCGGCTTTCCAAGAGCCGATTCGAGCCTTCTCATGAAATGCAGGGGACCAATACCAAGTGCGCCACCACCATTGACGCTAATAGCAAATTTAGCCATAATAACTCCTCGTTTTTTATAATAGTTTATCGGGTCGCCGCCCTATAAACTTTAAGGTACGCACTGGGGGAAATATGAAGAACGGAAGGGTTATGTTTGTTCCGACAATCGAATGGATGAGGGAGTCATACGACAAGTTTAACGCCATGTTCTTCAAGGGAAAGCTCCCTGCCAATATTGAGTTCAAGCTCGTAAACGCAAAAACCTTCGGTGGAGACGCAAGATACTGGAAAAACGAACGCCGCACGAAGGAATGCACGATGAAAAACCACGAGTGGTACGTCGGGACATTCAGGATAAGGCTCTCCACATTCTACAACAACATCACCCAGCACGAGGCTGAACAGCTCCTCCTTCACGAGATGATTCACATATACCAGTTCTCACGCATAAAGTTCAGCGAGTGGAACGGGAGCGGAATACGAGGTTGCCACGGGTACACCTTCTCCGAATGGATTGAACGAATCAAGGAAATGAGCAACGGCAAGTATGTCGTGTCAGTGTACTGTAACGAGGGAGGATTCCCGAGACACAGGTTCACCGACGATGACTACCTCAGGACGATGAAGTTCAACCGTGGAGAGTTCGCACTCGTCATCAAGCCGAACGTGACCGACCCCGACGACAAGTACCTTGTCTGGTACAAGATATTCAAGAACAAGGACTTGTGCGGAAAATCCATCCTCCATGTAATGAAGAACTACACCCGGTCGCATGTATTTTCTATATTTAAGCCGGGTCCGAACATAAAGGGTTACACCAAGTCGTTCTGGGAAGACCCTAGACACTCTGGCGTCGATTCGGGAGATTGGCAGGTAGGAGATTACAGCAAACTGCTTAGGCTGAGCGAGAACGGGGTCATAACCATGAAAGGGTTCCCCAAGGAGACAACAAAATGAAACGCAGTTTTTTAGAAGCAATCGAAGGTTCGGAAGAACTCAACGACATTGACAAACAGACGGTAAGCGACCTGTACAACACCGTATACGGGGAAAACACCCCCGACGCAAACCTCGTTGACATGGCCGACGAGGAACCCCCGTCCCTTGCCGAGTTTGAAACCCTCGACGAACACAAGGACAACAACATCCGTATAACAGAAGAGGGCCTGAAAATGACTCAGACCCTTCCTGATGGAACCGATGTAACCACGGTCAAGTAAATCAGGCTCGTATCATCTTGTATTGCTCAGGGGTTTCCCCGCATTTTCTGAAACCGAACTTTTCGTACAGGTTCTGCGCATCCGTATTGCCCTTCGCAACGCAAAGGCATACTGGACTGTCTCCCGCACGGTCAATCACTTCCTGAACCAGTTCCGAACCGATGCCCTGACCCCTCAATGGTTCATCCACGTACAGGTCGCAGATGAAGTATCCACCATCCTGCGGCGTGTAGATGACGATGTCGTCACCCGTCTTGGTCAATGCGACGGCTGAACCCGACATGATATCATCGGCAAACTGCTCGTCTTCGGCAATGATGGCATCCTTGTTCTGTTCCCAGTCGTTGCGGTACTTCTGGTGTTCATTCTCGGAAGACTTGTGAATCAAGCTTTTAAGCTCGTCATAAGTCGGGGTACGGTACTCCGGGGCGTCCCCAGATACAGATTCGGTAACCGTCGGCTTAGCCCTAGCGATTCTTTCCACATTTCCAGTGTCACGGATGAACGGGTCCTTTCCGACCTCATCGTGAATCATGGCACGGGCTTCTTCGGGAATGGGTTCCTCATCAACGCCGTTATCTGCGGGAGCCTCATCGACAATGCCCGTGTCTGGATTACTTCCATCGGCGGCATCCATGTCAGCAAGAGGTTCATCTTCTCCAGGGTTACACTCGCCATCGCAAAGTTCGTATTCAGAAATCGATGCAAGAATTTCATCTTCCGTCGGAGGTGCTTGTTCCTCAGGTTGTTCTTCTTCAACGGGTTCTTCGGTCATGTCACCTTCATCTTCAGCGGGAAGTGCCTGCTGCATGATGGATGACCACTCAGCGATGAGAGGGGCAAGTTCAACGATAGGTTCGCATCCAGCACAAGTGCCCGTTCCGCTAGCCATATCGCTAAGGTAGTCTATCGGAGTGCGCCCGGTCACATCCTTGATATCCCAAACGCTTTCCTGACATGTTTCCCCGTCCTCGTTAATCTTGTACTCGAATACCATCGGGTTTTCAAGTAGCTTTTTAAGGAAATCGAAATTGATTTGCTCCGTCGTCTTTCCGATAGCGTACTCGACAAGGTTCATCAACACGGTATCACCATAGGCGTTCTTGGCACCCAGATAAATCGGATTGATGTAAAGCAGGTCTTCAAGGCCATTATCCGCCCATTCATGGAGCTGAGTCGTCCAAAGGCCGTCCGCAAGTATCTTCTTCACCATGAACTGGGCAGGGTTCTGATACAGGGCGACAAGGTTCTCCCTCGAAATCGACGGGACTTCACGGTTAAATGCACGCTGCAAACCCTCGATAAGTATCAACTTGTCGGGGAATTTGTCCTTGAGACCGTTCAGCCCAATGTTAAACCCTCTCTTATCCATAACAAAGCCCCTTAGTTGCTGGTAAACATCTCCAACGCTTTCTGATATTCGGGCACGCTGAGACCGTTCCTTCTTGCTTCTTCCTGGATATCAATGCCATCTTCACCTACGGCTTCGTTGATACCCTTCTTGCCTTCGCACTTGTCATCCTTGCAGTCGCATTTGCCGTCTTTGCATTCACACTTTCCGTCCTTGCATTCACCTTTGCAGCAGTCGGCATCATCACCGCATTCCACTTCCTTACCCATATCGGACTCGAAATAGAGCTTGTGCAGGTTGTTGATTGCCTCGAACTGTGCCTGGGAATTACAAATCGTTTTCAGATAGCTTTCAAACAAATCGTTTGCTTTTACTTTCATGTTGATATCCTATGGATTCCAATTAAATATAGTTTATACCATAGATGAACCTAATGGATTGCAAATGTTTAAAATAATGGGAATAGACCAGTCGCTGAATTCGAGCGGCAAGGTCATCATGACTCTCGACGAGGACAAGAATCTGGACATCGTGGACATACAGTTCTATGGCTACCACCAGGTAAAGAAACGCTGTTTCGAGACTGACAATATACACATCAGGCATCTGCCGAAGAACTGGACAAAGATAGGCCTCATCCACCGCCTGTCGTGGATTACGAACTACCTCATGGAAGATACCGAAGGTGTTAAGTACATGTCGATGGAAGACTTAGCTTACGGTAAACTTAAACAAAAGTCATGCGACACCAACTCCATCCTGCAGCTCGCCCAGATTGCGGGTTCCCTCAAAGTCTCCGCATTCGACCGGGGCATAGGAGTCATAGCGTACAACATCGACCAGAACAAGAATTTCGCAACGGGTAACGGCAAGGCGGGCAAGCCAGCAATGTGCCAAGCCTGGGAGGAAATGTATCCGCAATGGTTCCCCGAGGAGTTCAAGGGAAACTACGACTCCCCTGTGAACGATATCGCCGACGCATTCTGGCTTTGCGAAGTCCTCAGGTGCCACATCATGTACGACCGTGGTTACGAACTGGACGCTACCACCAAGGGCCTCCTCGAATTTTCCACCAGCAAGAAATATGGAAGCCTGGTGGAAACCCTTATGGAAATCAGGGATGTATAAACTACTGGTATAAAGTCAAACACTCGGAGTAAGTGTTATGAAAGAATATCAGAAGACCATGAATGCGTTCCTTGAAGGAGTATGCCGAAAGTTCAACTGCATGAACGCACTGCCTGCACTAAAAGAAGGTTTCAATGTATTGTGCGAAGCGAGCGAAAAATCCATTATGGAAGGAACTGGTGCTGGCTATGCATTCTTTCCATTAGATAGCAAGCCGTTTCATGAAGACCCTCTCTTTAAAAAGACGATGGAGTATCATGACCACCCGCATATCATGAAACAAAGAAACGAGTGGTTGTTTAAGAACGGAGACTGGGACGCTGACAGCAATGAAGTACGAGACAGGTCACTATCCAACTTGGCCAGACACATAAACCAGTTACTCGCATCCCGTAGCGGAAATGATGACGTAACGGTGGAATATGACGATGAAAAACACGAATGCACTGTATGGTACAAGACCGTCTGCTTGGGCTTCATTTATCCAAACCATGGAATGGACGAGCCCCCTGATGACAATTATTCAACACATCTCAGCGGAATACGCTACGCATCTTTAATCGACTTCCTTGATGATGTGAGCCCAGAAGAGAAAGAGGAAGTCCTGTACAGTTTTGACCCAATGAACGGCCCTGACGCAGCAGACGTAAAAGCTGTTTTCTACGGCACGGAGGGTCAAGAAGATAACAATGCTGGAATGGATAGCGTAATCGAACCAGAGCAATGTGCCTGGAGAATCATGCGTGATGTGCATAGGTTTAAAACTGAATGGAAAAACGATGACCTTCCATATACTAGCAAATAAAGTTTACTAGAATATACAGAAAAGCCGTTTGAAACTAAGTTCAAACGGCTTTGTTATTATTGAGTTATACATTAAATGTTCACTCGGTCACCCCATTCATTTATCTTACCCTGGTTCCAGGCGTCAAATATCGACTTCTGCGGGGCGCCCGTAAGATAACCTGTTATTCTTCTTACACGAATGATATATTTTTCCAACATATTACCGCACTTCGGGCAACGGCCATTGATTACACCGTGGAATCCGCACGGTTTTCCATTAGGCTGCGGAGCGATGCACGTATCGGAATCCATGGTCACCGTGAAGTAACCCATGCCTCCCTCGTACATTGCGTTCATCGCCTGTTCGACACCTTCGAGGTTCTTGCTGAGGTCGCCATCCATCTTGTGGTAGAAGATGTGCCCAGCGTTGGTAATCTTGTGGAACGGAGCTTCCCACTTGATTTTGTTTGCAAGCGTGGTCTTCAAGCTGAACGGAAGCATATGGGAGTTGGTCAGGTAGCCCTTGCCCCACATGTGGTAACCGAAGTCGGTCCAATACTTGACGCCAATCTTCTGCTTGCTGATGGAGTCGATGATACCCCACTTTCCATCATGACAATATTCGTACTTGTCAACATAGGCAGACTTGTTTTCGAGAAGTTCAGGATAAGGAATCGACACCTTGTTCTTCGTAGCGACATTCCTTACGGAAATGCAAGCATTTGCATCCTCAATATCGTAACTTTCCTTCGTGAACAATTCACCTTCGAGTGCGGCGTTCCTCATGAACTGATGCATGTCGATGTTGCAGAACCTTCCACAGACGGCTTCTGCAGGAGTTGCAAAGCAGCTCCAGTTCATGTGGGTTTCCTTCTGGGTCTTGTCACAGAAGTCACGGATACGCTTAATCATGTTGTAACCGACATCGAACACTTCCTCGTCCTTGCCCCAGGTCTTGCCCGTGAGTGCGAGAACAGCTTCGTAAACGCCGATGTAACCGATGGAGAGAGTACCCTGACGGAGAACTTCTGCGATGGTGTCATGAATGTCGTGAACCTTGTCGTCGGACGTGAGATACAGGCCCTGTTGCATCGTGAACGGGAAGTTCTCGTACGTCTTCTTTGCGATAACTTCGAAACGGTCTTCAAGGGACTTCTTTGCGACAACGAGCATACGGTCAAGCTTCTCGTTGAAGAGCTTGATGCGGTCAGCTTCCGTCGTAGCCTCGATATGAGCCTCGACTGCGAGCTTCGGGAGGTTAAGTGTGTGGAACGCAAGGTTGCCACGGCCAACAGTCTGTTCCGGGCCATTCACGTTGCCGATAACACGGGTGCGGCAGCCCATCGTGGAAACCGTGCTTTCAGGAATGATGCGTTGGAGACGGCCCTTACAAATCTGCCAGTACTTGCCGTCAACAAGGACTTCCCAGCGAGGATAGACATCGTTTTCGGAAGCGACTTCACTATACTTGGCAACACGGTCGCTACCAATCTTCTTGACAATGGTGTCATCGGTAAGCTTGAAATCGTCGTTGTATTCGTAGCGGATGTACGGGGCGTTGAACTCGTTGTCAACTGCGACACCGTTCGGGTAGAAGCGGCGGGCGAGACATGCGATACCAGACTTCCTCAAATCGTAGTTCGGGTCGTCCGGGAGATAGGTGACACCCTTCATGTACTTGAAGATAAGAATCGGGAAGATTGCTGTAAGTCCGTCGCCGAGGCCTGCCATCTGTGCTGCGATAAGGTTGCTCGAAACGAGACGACCGCAACGGGAAGTGTCAAGGCCAAAGTTCAAGCTGCTGAACGGAACCTGGTTGCCAGAGCGGGACTGCAATGAGTTGAGGTTGTGTACGAGACCTTCCATCGCCTGGTAGGTATCGTCCTTGGTCTTGATGTAAGCCTGAACGACAGCCTTGCGGTCGTACTTTGCGACGACATCCTTGAACGGCTGGTCGAGGCTGAGGCCGTCCTTAGCCATCTGGCTGCGGATAGCGTGAGCTTCCTTCTTGATTTCCTTCTCGATTTCTGCATTGTCGATGTCATCGAAGGACTCGAAACCGAGACTTCTTTCGCCCAACACCTTTTCGGAAGCGATAATCCACGCAAGATTCTTCTTGAAGGACATGTCCACATAGGGGGCGAGTTCGAAGTCGAGGTTTGCGGAAGCGATGCCACCGAACTGCTGGTTAGATTGAAGCTGCAGGATTACGGCGGTGATAGATGCGGCAGACTGGATTGACTTGGGGGCACGGATGAAGCCCGTACCAGAGTCGAAGCCCTTTTCCAGCAGCTTCCCGATTGGGGCAAAAAGACAGTTGAAAGTGAGGTCGTAAAGGTTCAGGTCATGGATGTGCATGTAGCCCTTGGAATGGAGCTCGGCGATGTTACGGTCCACGACATTGAGCAAGTTGTAAGTCTTGTTGGTCTCTGATGCGATTTTTCCGTATGCTCCTGCGGGAGTGCAACCAGATTCATTTGCGTTGTCACGGAGGATGTTGGAACTTTTGAGGTCGGCAGCCTTGATTTCCTGAATGGTGCTGATAATCTTGCTCTTGGATTCACGCTTGCGGGTTCTTTCCGCCCGGTAAAGGATGTAAGCCTTGGCAACTTCCTTGTACTTGTCCTTGGACATGAGTACATCTTCAACGATGTCCTGGATAGTCTCGACGCTAACCGTCGGCTTGTCCGTAGAGGCTTCAATCTTGTCACAGACCTTGTCGGTCAGATTTTCTAGTTCCCTCTTCCCGACCTGCATCTCCTTGTCGAGGAAAGCACTCGTGATTGCGTCAGAAATTTTAACTGGATTAAATTTGGCACGTCGGCCATCTCTTTTAATTACGTACTTAATCATACAGATTCCTTAATGTGTGCTTGTAGTTTATAGACCTTTTCCCACAAGTATCCACATTTTTTGATGAATGTTTAATGCCGTCAGAACATAGCAAAAACCTAGTTAAATAACTAGGTTCTATGTTTTAGTCCGAAAGGCTCCCCTTCTCGAAATAACCGTTCTTAGTCTTCATGTTGGCGTACTTGATGGACATGATGCGGTCGTCGATTCTCTTTGAAAGTTCCTTGATGAGAGCGTCGCCCTTCGTCTCGGAAAGATAGATGATGTCATCGATGATTCCGGCGATGTGGGCGTGAGTGAAGTTGGCGTCGATGCATTTCTGCATGCATGCCACGAACTTCTTGTTCTTCATGCTGAACTTGGACGGCATCTCGTGGTCCGCCCTGACATACCTCTGAGTGATGACATCGAATACGCTGTCGATGGACTCAGGGTTCTTGATGTATATAATCTTGTCGATACGACCCGGCCTAGACTTGATTGAAGAATGGACTCGGGTCGGCTCGTTGACCGTCATGATGACAATTCCGTTGTAGGCAAGGCTGTCATCCTTGCAATCCATGCATTCGATAAAGGCGGTAGTCTTGTCAGACTTGGCCGTGAGGTCCAAGGCGTCGATATCGTCAAAAACACAGATTGACTTCGGGAAGTAATGCAGTGTCTTGAACACGTCATGAATCGCCGTATAGGAACTTAGCGACGAGCTGTCCACCCAGAACACAGGAATGTCGGTAAACTGTTCAAGCAGCTTCTGGATTGACTCGGTCTTGCCAGTGCCGGGGTCACCCATGAACATGTATCCACGGCGCTTACCCTGTTCGAGACACCTCTTCATCTCGGTGATGATGGAGTCCTTGTCGAAGTTGTCGATATTGAACGGGACGAGGCGTCTGGACGTGGCCCTAAGGTCTCCGTACGGGTCGAGCTTCACATAATTGTTGCTGACATCAAGGCTCTTGACATAGTTCTGCAGCGCCACCATGAGCATAGAATGGTAGACAATAAACAGCCCGTCACCGTTGTTTTCAATCTTGTCAATATACGGGGCGTTGCTTCCGACCATGTTGACTGCAACCAGGAACGAACCCTTCGAAGAAAGGTTGACCGACTTTGCCGCATTGTCCGTAGTATTGAAGTATGCACAGTGGACGAAAATTTCCATGCCCACAGCATCCCGAACGTCACCAGTGTATTCGAGGAGGTAGTTCACAGACACGTCGTGCCCATTGCTTTTCGACTTCGGGTCGTACTCCATCTTCTTGATTTTAAACGCCCCGCTCTCGGAAATCTTCTTGATGTTCTCAGCGAATGTTCTCACGATATCCGAGTTGATGCTGGCATCGTTGATGAACAAGTCGTCAATAGACTGGCAATGGACCCATTTAAGGATATAGTCGTACTGCGTACTTGCGATACGGGTTTCCTTCGTAAGGATTTCCTCAAGGCCAGACAGGAACTTGGTCGAAGACATAGTGATTTTGCCCAGGTCCACCATCTTCCTGTATATCGTGCCACGGCTGGATGCCGCATGAAGGACATCAAACAGGTCATTCAGGTTGTCGCTGATTATGCCCTTGATGTTACCGACATTGTCACGGAATACATGACGTACCCAGCCAAGCTTTTCCTTCCATCCGAACTTCTTCCATTCGTCAAGAGTCTTAAAATCTACTTTAATCAGTGGTTTTGGAGTCTCGTTGTTACTACTCATACTTGCACCTTACTCTTCTTCGGGGAACGGAGCATCGCCTTCATTGTCTCCGTAATTTCCATAATCGCCACCTTCGTCATCGTCGTCCACACGACGCTGAATCTCCTTTACATACCCGTTCTTGAACACCCGGTACGACATGTAGGCAGTCCTGCCCACGATATACGCTATCAAAGCGCCCATAAGAACACGGTAGAGTTTAGACAGCTTGACTTCATCGCCGAAGAAGTCCTTGAATATGCCCAAAATGCCTATAAATTTGGCTATCCTGTATAACTGTGTAGTGATTCTCTGCATATTGCACCCATATTTTACCATTAAAATACATTTTGCAACCCACCCTCGGCAAGGGTCAATTTTCGGATTTTTTTTCAAAATTGTGGCCACTACATAAACTTTATGATGAGTAATGACCAAATAGAGGGTATTATGGCTAGAAAAGGAAGTCCAGGCGTGGCCATCAAGATTGAAGACCGTTCAGGTTATTCTTTCATTGACAATCCGGCTCTAATCGGCGGTGTTGTCGGCTACTCACCCAAGGGCGAATTTAACAAAATCCTGAAAATCACCAATACGGCGAACCAGGATTCAATCCTCGGCCTCGGCTTTAACCAGGCCAAGTGGAACATGGGTATGTACGCTACCCGTGCCGTGCTTAACAACGGCGGCCACGTACACTTCGTTCGTCCATACGGCGAACAGGTGGAAAAGACCGACGTTCGCAAGTCCGACTTGAAGTCCGACGCTTTCGTCGTGGCTTTCGACCGCAACGCTGCGAAAGATGACTACTACGACAATTCTCGTAGCAGGGCTGAGAACAAGACCGAAGTGATTCACACATCCTTCGATATCCGTCACTTCGCCGCTACTCGTTATATCGCTGACGGATTCGCTGGTTTTGGCGGTAAGCGCAAGATTAACACCATTCAGGAAACCATAGCAGAGAACTCCAATGTGGACTTCCAGCTTACCGCTGGTGAAGAGTTCAACGAGGAAGGCAAGCCGTCTGATGTGCGTTCCGACACCAACGTGGTGCTCTTCGCTCTCGTCAACAGCGACCCGACTGCGGCAAAGCGTGCAGCAGACCGTTACACGGCAACCGTACGAAAAGACATCGGCGGAGAAAACAAGAAGCTTGTAACACTCGTTTGCGACTCCGTTCCTGCATTCAGCGTTGGCGACGTAATCTACTTCCCTGCTTCAAACTTCGTTGATAGCGAGAAGGGTGTGTACGCAACCGTCAACAAGATTCTGGATACACAGGTTGTCGCCGAGTACGAGACCGAGCAGGAGAACATCCCGTCACTAACCAACACTACGGCAACATTCTTCTGCAATAACGACGATGCGACAACTGGTGTAGACTACCTCGAAGTCAAGACAGCTGTTGCTAACCGTGCTGTAAAGAAGTACGGCGAGATGAACTACATCAAGACGGAAACTGGCGAAGTCGATTTTGCTAATGTCAAGATGGGCTCCGAAATCCTGTTGAGGGAACCAGATGGCAACATCAAGGTTACCCGTATCTTTGGACTTAAAACCAAGGAAACAGTTAATACCAGCGGAATCGAAGGCAAGGTTCTTACATTTACGCCAGAAGAAGCTGTCATCGAAGCGGGTGATATCATCACGTTTACATACCAAGTTACTGTTGATGAGGAAACCATCACGAAGACGGTTACAGGTACGGTCGAATCGGTTACGCTCGAAGGTGTAGCAAGAGTCACCTTGGACGCTACCGTAGAGAGCGAAGTGGAGCAATTCAGTGCTTACGAAATATCTTCTATTGGAACGGAAACATGCGACGCATCTGCAAAGATTGTTACGTTGAATGTCAATACCAATCGACCGAAGATATTGAACACCGTGGTACTCGATAACGTCGAAGCGTCCGAAGAATTCGATAACGAACTCATCGCATCGTTTGATACTGAGAATGAAGCCAAAAACTTCATGAAGTCAATTAATGCTGATGACTCCGTTGTAGCAACCTTCACTGATGGTACTGAAGAAACGACCAAAGAATACGTTGGCGTTAAAGTATCTGGACCAGAGGTCGAGAGCAATACTGTAGAAAACACAACTCCTCATGATGTAGAATTTACTGTTGATTCGGTGAGTGAGACAGGAGACCCTAGAACAGTTACGGCAAGCGCAACTATCCCCGAAAACGCAAGCAATCCAGTAGTGTCTGGTGCAGAAATATCCGTCGACACCACCAACAACAAATGGGTATTGACCTACCAGGTTGCTGCTGAAAGTGCTCCACAGCAAGGCGCTACGGTCACCAAGTCAGTTACTTACAAGGTGACAACGACAACGACCCAGTACGTCGTTACGCTCGTGTTCCCAGAGGACCTAACGGGCAAGCCTTCCGAATTGCAGACTCGTGGAATGGTTGAAGTAGGTACGGTATCTGCCGACGACATCATCCAGCTAGACACCGACGGTAAGAAGGAATATTACGTCACCGCAGTGACTGGTTCTGGTGCAATAACTATCACTGGAAAGAACGGTGAGGAAGTTGCCGACAACACCTCTCTTGGAGGTAAGATAATCAACCTCACTGCAACGACGAATAATATTCTCGCTGCATTCAACAAGGAAGGATTCGCAATCAACACCTACCTTGGAAACAATGTTACTCAACTCTCTGACATTGCCGACAGGACAAAGTACAACACGACATCAACATTCGGTGTGCAAGTCCCGTTTGGAACTGCTACGCAGTACAACATTGGCGACCTTGTAGCATTCGTAAGGCAGAAGTCCAACAAGCCAGCCGACCCGAAATACTTCGACAAGAACGATGTTTATGTCGTTCAGAACATAAATACATTCAAGGACATCGTTATCCTGAGCCACGCCAACACAGTCGAATATGACGATGAGCTCAATATCAAGAAGTTCGGTACAAACAGCACATGGAAGCTCGTCGACCTGACGGCATCCAATGCCAACATCTGGACATCTGGTAAGGACGGGCTTACGTTCAACATGCTCGGGGCATACGACCTGACGGTTCCGGCAAGCGTACAGGAAAACAAGTTCCTCGCAAACGATGACGGAATACTCACGTTTGATTACACGACATACAACGACGGTGTTGTCCAGCGTACCGACAAGCTCCTCGTGAGCGACGAAATCGGTGCTTCGTTCAACGCAATGGGTCTTGCATCCGTCAAGTATGAAGATGTGAACTTCAACGGCGTTGCAAAGCAGGTGTATGTGCTTTCTGCGGAAGGCGAGGCCATCGCAAGGATGTACCTCTACATCACCTACCACTTCAACGGCAAGACCTACGAGATGGAAGGAACCATCGTGCCTTACGTGCATGATGACGGAAACCTCTACATTGGTGACGTGGCCGACTCTGTTCTCACGGACAGCGGTGCAAGGCTCCTCATCAACGACAGCGGCATCCTCGACAACTTCCTCACGAACAACGCTTACGACTTGTCTCAGAGCGTTGAGAACGGTCATCTCGACTCTGTCTCCACGATGCTTTCCTACGATGAACGTGACCCGGCCATCATCAACGACGCAATCTGGGAATACACGCCAGCCAACAACAGCGACTCGGCAACCCTGTCCAACGCATGGAACCTGTTCCTTGACAAGGACGGCACGGACGTGTCGATGCTCATCGGTGCTGGTACTGGTGTCAAGAACCTGTTCAAGAAGAACCGTGAGGTTCTCGATGGTACGGTCATTTCCGCAATCCTCAATGTTTGCGAACTCCGTAAGGACTGCTTCGCTATCCTTGACGGCGTAGGCGAAGCCAACATCGAGACAACCCTCAAGAAGATGATTGGCGCACAAGGCTTCGGAGTGAAGGGACGCTGGGGTGCTATCTATGATGGTCGTGGCGTATTCTTCGACAGCTACTACACGCTCATGAATGTGGAAGTGGTGAAGTCCGTACAGCTCGCTTCCATCATCACGGCAAACGCTGCCAACGGTATCTGGTGGTTGCCGCCTGCTGGTGAAATCAACGCTGTCATCCCGACTGAATGGGGTGTAACCGAAAAGTATCCGAGAACCTTCAAGTATCCTGAAGACACGGATTCCAACATTGCCCGTTTGACTGAAATCAGGGTCAACCCGACTCGTTTCAACAGCCGTGGAATGTTCATCTGGGGCGACTTCACGATGCAGAAGGAAAGCTCTGCATTCGACCAGATTCATGTCGCTATGCTCTTGGCTGGTATTCACAAGATGTTCTATCACTACCTCGATAGGAAGGTCTTCCAGTTGAATACGACCAACCTGCGTACGAACATTCAGTCCGATTTGCAGGCTCAGTTGGATGCAATCATGAACTCTAACCCGGCTGGTTTGTACTCAGGTACGGCTATCTGCGACGACACGAACAACACCCCTGACGTTATCGACAGGAACGAGTTGCACGTTGACCTCCGCTTGAAGCCGACCAAGACCTCTCGCTGGATTACACTGAGAACTATTGTTGAGTCCAATGGTTCTAGCAACACTCAGACCACTTCACTTTATGTGTAATGGGAGGTAAACTATGGGTATCAACCAGACAATAGACGACGAATTGAAGAAAAAGGTGTTCTTTGGCGCTGCCATCGACACCCTCGCAGACCCGTATAGGACCAGCCGTTGGAGGATGTTGATTTCTACGGAAATCTTCCACGCCTTCGGAATGGACCTTCAAAACCACGACCAGTTCGACATTCAGGATGGCGAAGCGTCCTTTGCACTCTATGTGCAGCAGCCGCCTACCATCCCTGCTGTCGCCCTGCAAGAAAAGTCTTTCCAATACATGGGCTTCAACAAGCACTACCCCGTTGGACAGACTGGCCTTGATGGCGAGTTCTCTATCGGTGGTGTTTGTACGGAAGATATGGCTCCGTACGAAGCCATGATGGAATGGAGAAACCTCATCTACAACACAGGTGAGCTCACCTTGGCAAACCGTTCTGACGCCAACTGGCAGACGAACCGTATCGCACAGGATTCATCCAACCACATCCACCTCGGTTTGGGCCAGCAAGCCAACTGGTCTAACCCGACCGTACAGCTTCTCCGTAACCAGACGGTTACGCTCGAATACTACGACTGGATGTATGGTGACTGTATCTTCTCCATCACGTATATCAACGCATGGCCGAAAAAGGTCGAATTGCCAAAGCCGGGAACCTACGGTGTAGCCGACCTCGGTGAATGGAGGGCGACCTTCCAGTACGACAGGTTCACCATCTGGATTCCGCCTGGATACAAGTACGTCTAATAGACGGGAATTAACAAAGGGCAAGCAATGCTTGCCCTTTTCTTTTTGCCTGAAACTAGGCCGGGAGTATTAAATGCAAAGCGATATAACCGATGATTACACCGCCCATTATTGCGGCAAAGCCGTAGGTGAAGGTTTTCATTATACCCCGCCGTAGGTTTCATAGTCGCCTACAATCACTTCCAGAGAGCATGGGGAATTATTGAAGTCCAGGTCCTCGCCAATATCGTCTGGCCTGATTGTGTAGTCATGCTTGTTCGCAATGGCCTCGTCAAGGGCGTCGGACAACATTTCGTCGGCCTGCTTGCCAGTAATTTCGTCGTCCAGATACTTGGCTCCCTCGAAATAACCGTTGCTCTCCTTATACTTGAACGGGTTCGGGAACTTACGCTTGCTGTCCTTGTGCCAAAGTTCCTGGTAGTTCATGAATGCACGCTTTGCCTTTACTGGGTCACGACCGATGTAGATTTTACGGTCTTCGACATCCATGTCGTGCTGATAGGTCACCGTGACAATGAACAGCGGGACCTGCATCTCGGCCTTCAGGTGTTCAAAGATGTCCTTCGCCAACGCCTTCAACGCCTCGACATCACCTTCCGTACATTTTTCACCAAGCCTGTAATTGGCATAGCGTTCGGCGGCGACGTTAACCGTTTCAAGCATCTTCTGTTCAAGCTTTTCGTCAGCCTCGTGCTTCTTCTTGAACTCCGCTTCTAGCTTTTCCTTTTCATTCTCCAAGTCAATGCGGTTATTATTCCACATCTGCTTGGTAACTTCCTTGCGGGTCCTGTTGAGCGCCTCGGTATTGTTCTTGTTCAGCTTTTCCTTGAACGCATCAATCATGTCGCCGATATTGTCGGTCTGCCTACGCAAATCTTCCGTGTAAGCATCACGAATCTTGTCTTTCTGTTCTTGATTCAAGACCATCGAGTCGAGGGCCGCTTCTAGTTTTGAACTTGGGTTCATATCACCTATTCCTCATTTTATTGTTAACCTTCAAACGGAATCGGATTGGTAATATCCTCACCAACCCAGTTGCCCCTTATGCGGGCATCCACACACATTTGACGAGCATTGTCCCATGCCTCCTGAGATACCTGGAACTTCTCGGGAACCTGTGTAGGAGAACTGAAAATCAGGGTATCTTTGCAGTAGAAGCAAGTACGCCCTTCCTTTTCAATAACGTCAGTAACTTCAAGCTTTGCCATAACGTTACTCCTGTGCAGCATCTACGATTTCAACCTTTGCTTCCATATTCAAGCGCTGCCGTATGCTCTGGTCATAGAACGCTCCACGCTTTGCATGCTCGTTCCTCTGGCTGCTCCTGCAATCTCGGGGAGTCGACCTAGTCAGTTTTCTCCCGTTCAGTTTCTCGTGCTTGTTTCTGGATGTCATTATCAAATGCCCATTAGAGATAAATTTCTGCGGTAAGGTGACCCGTAGTCGCATACTCTTCCATCGCTACGACAGCTGGTTCTATGGCCCCGACAGTAACACGAGCAACGGCGGAACCGTTTTCGTATCGTTCAATCGTCTGGGTGGTCTGGTCGAAGACTACCTGACCGTTATTGTCACAGTATGCACATTGGTCGTCGCTGCCGTTGTACTTTTCTACCACTCCCATTTTGAGTTTGTAACTTCTGAGCATTGCATTAGCAAGTTCTTGTCTAGTTATCATAGTTTACCACCTTTTGTTCATTGTTAAACATCGTTATTAAGTCCATTAGACATATTCCTCATCGGGAAGCTCCCCGGTATCAACGTACGCTTCCAGAGCGGTAATGGCTTGTTTCACTGACTCGACAGGAAGGGCCGCAACACAGAAGTCGTTTTCATAGCGGTCAAGTTCCTGATTATCTTGGTCGAAAATAACCTGACCCTTGTCGCCGCAGTAGGCACATTGGTACTCACGGTCGTAAAACTTTTCGGTCACACCCAGTTTGAGTTTGTCGTTTTTAAGCATTGCCTCGGCAAGTTCTTTTCTAGTTACCATGGGTTACCTCCTTTTGTTGATTGTCAAGCGTCTCATTTCTTCCATGTTCTTTACCGATTTGATATGCGGCCAATATGACATTTTCACATTGGCGCCATGTCGCAGTCAGAGAGTACTCGGCCCAATCTTGAAGAACATCACTAATCGTATGGTCTTCCTTGACCTCCGACTTCATCTGTTCGACAAGCTCATTGATTTCTTTTTTCTGGTCTTCACTAATCATCGTTATCCTTCCTTATCCCTCATTTACTTACTTGGCGTACTAGACTGTAAACGGTTTTTCATCTCCTCAGCAAGCATAGAATGGAAATAGTCTTCCATATCGGTAGCAAGCTGATGAAAAATTTCCGGGCTGTTCTTAGTAATACTCACAAACAGGCCCCTATAGAACGACCTTATATCATCATAGCTGGAAAACTCCACGTTAGCCAGATAGTGGGTAACCAAAATAACGCAGGCTCTGCTATTAAGGTCAGGAAATTTTTTCGTGATATCGTAATAGATATCGAACAGTTTCTTACGAGTAGACGAACTCAGCTTGGCCGCCTGTTTAAGACGGCGTTTTAATGTGAAATTGTAGTGTACGTCGATACACACATTCTTAATCGATACCCAGCAGGATGTGCTGAGGTCATCATCACGGATGGTTAGCTTAGCCACCTTCGCACCGTCCACGACGCAGTCGATATAGTGGTAAACTATGGTATCACGGTATTCCTTGAACTCACAGTTGGCTTCACCAAAAACTTCTGTACAGGTTTTCTTGAAACTCGATGGGGTAATCATATATTTCCTTTATTCGTTTGGTTTTCCGTAAGTTAGGACATCTTCAAGAATGCTGCCTATATTCTGGGCCATGTTAACTAGGGCCTTGTCAGAACCCCAGTGCATCCTGGACACAGCTACCATGGCTTCCTTCGCATTAGAGAGATTGGCAGCGGCAATGCCTAGAAGTTCGGCTTCTCGTTCATGGTCTATCATTGTACGCCTCCCCAGTTGATAGGATACCACATTTCGACGACATCCTTGTCGCACATGTAATCGTCGCCGTCCTCGCTATCCCAGCAGTCGCATTCCTTGTTCCACACGGCGAAGCGCTGACTCTGGAACGGAGGCCAGATGGCGACAGGTTCATCGTCTGGAGGAAGTTCGTCCTTGGCAAGATGCCAACCGCTACCGAGACAACCCGGCTTGCAGTTCTTCGGGAGCATATTGTTGTTAACATAGGCGAAATGGGTAAATTTCGTCTCTTTGAGCGGCAAGATACCGCCGAGCTGACCCGTTATTCGGAACTGACCGCCAGTACTGTATCCCGTATAGATGAGGTCGGTTTCCTTTTCGCTTACGAGGAATAGAAGCATTCCTTCACGGGGAGTTTCCTTTCCCACTTCGTACCAGTTGATTTCCATTTGGCATCTCAATGACATATAGGCCTCTTTCAGGTTATTATTTTTCCCGATAGTAAAGGAAGACATCGTACTCGCAATGAGAGATAGATACAACCTCTATTTTATTCTCATTTACAAACTCGCAGCATTTCGCCGCAGCGCTAGTCCTGGACTCATACGTTCCATAAAAATGCTGAAATTTAAGCGGTTTCATTTTCCCATGCCTCCTACTTCATGTAGAGTTCTTCGAGTTCGTCGGCTACATCACGCATCGTATGAGAAGCAATCCATCCAGGCTTCTTATCGATTAAGTCCCGTACAAGTTCGGATTCAATGTATGCCCGAATAGCGAAGTTCAAGACTCCGTCACTGCATTGGAGGTGCATTACCTTTTCCTGTTCATCGTTACACATGTTCCTGTCCTCCTGTTACGGGCACCACCACGGCGTTTCACATCCTTCCTTGTCTGGAGGAGGGTCCCAATACGGGTTTCCAGAGTCTTCACCCGAACCAGCAAGCAACTGGGTCTTTACATCACTTTCGATGATTTCCATGTTTGGCTTCACATATGGTCTTTTCATATTTTCTCCAAGGTATCAAAGATTTTAAGGGTTTCCGTAAGCTTTCCTTCATCGTACGGGAAAGTCTCCGTGGCGTTGCTGCATTTCAAACCGTACGGCTTGTCTGGATAGACATAGTACTGGCTGTACCTGTTTACGCACGATGCGCAAATTTCCAGCTTTTCATCCTTATACTCGAAATCGCAAAGCATCCGCTTGTCAGGCTTGCGCCTGTTGCAGAGTTCCGCCCGATAGGACAAGAATACCCTGTCCATTTCGATAATAGAACGAAGTTCATACCCTGCGGGCATGGACTTCTTTACGAGCGTCCTGACGACGGATTTCAGTTTAGCTTCGGTTAATACTAACCGTTTGGCTAGGCTGCAAAAATACTCTGGGTTGTTAGGCGTAGTCATATTTCATTATCCAATATAGATAATTTGTTTCTCCTTAACAAGGCTCAACCTGTAATTTAGGTAGCATTCCAAGTCGTGGGAGCTAAATGTGTAGTAACCGCCGCTCTTGTAGTTCTTCAACAGAGCCACGTAGTCGGTAAATCTCTTTTCCGTCAACAATGCTGTCAGGGTCGGCACTGGGACTCGGCATTCGTTACCCATGATATACAGGCCGGAGTAAACGCCCTTTCCCGGCTCAACGTGGTTCACCTTTACCGTGTCCGGGTCCTTGATTACCGTATTCACGGCAAGCTTTCCCTTGTACACGTCGCCGATAGCCTGTGTTCTACCAAAGTGGGTCCAGTCCAGCCCAGGCTTTTCCTTCCTGCCCTTCAAGAGTTCGGCCTTGTGGTGGATAAGGAATGCCTCGACGGAGTCGTCCATCGAGTCGCCGAAACGATGAGGTTTCAACAGGTCTTCCTGGGCGATAGCATGGCCAGTCGCATCATACGGGTAGAAACATGTTCCCCACTTGCCCGTAGAAGCCTTCAAGACGGGAATGCAGTACATCCTCGGGAGGTCATCGGCATCAATGAAAACCTTGTCGTTGAGTGTGGCAAAGCCGTTCTTGACGACAACCTTCTTTTCGTAGTTTCCTGTCCTGATTTCACGGAGTTCTTTGAGGTCGCTGTAATCGCCGATGTAGAACTTTCCTTCGATATTCATGTCTTGGAGGGACAGTCGCCTGCACCTTCCGTTAAGGAGCTGGTCAAGCTCGTTGATGTTGGCCACATTGACATACGAGTCTTTAAGGTTCTTGTCGATACAGGTAATCATCGAGTAGGTCGTGATTCCCTTGAACACTTGCTTGTGACCGAAGTCGATAAGGCACGAGAGGTTGCCGTTATCAAGGAGGTATTTCCTGAAACCTGTGCCAGACGTGGAATGCATCCACGACGACGGGGTAATGTAAGAGAGTTTACCCGTATCGTTGAGCATCCTGATACCAAGCTCGAAGAATGCAAGGTACAAGTCGCACATACCCTTGTCGGCGAACTTGTAGTTCTTGACTTCCTTGTAGAGCTTGCCGAGATTGTGAACACGGACATAGGGCGGGTTGCCGACGACATAGTCCATCTTGCCGTCGTAGTCATGGACGGAGAGGGCGTCGGCGACTCTGATATCCCATTTGACATCCGTGATGCCATACATTGAGGCTGCCTCGTCCAGTCTGCGTTTCAACTGGCGGAAGTTAGCCTTGTTGAGTTCGATGGCGTGGATATAGGTTTCGAGAGCATGCTTCAACCCGTCCTTGGTGCTGTTGTGACGGATATGTTCGACGCAATATCTGGAAACGGCGGCAACGACGATGTTTCCATCACCTGCGCTGTTGTCCATGAAATGCTTTTCGAGGATACTTTCGGCTGTCGTGTACTTCGCCACATCGAGGAGGATGTTCACAATATACAATGGTGTAAAAATCTTGCCTTCTTCTTTCAATGCGTTGTTAATCATAATTTCATACCCACTTTTTCAAGCACAATAGCCTTGGCCGAATTGTAATCTAATCCAAATTCCTTCATGTAGGCCCTAATCTCTTCCTTGATATCGGCAACACGCTTACCCCTGGTCGGGTTATACTGCATGTTTAGCCGCATTCCCTGCAAGCAGTCGAAAGCGTGTGCCTGCAGCTTCTTCGTTAGATGGAAGAAGCTCCTCGTATTGGTTTGGAGAAGGATATCGTTCACGGACGGGTCACGTTCGAGAGCCACCTGTACAAGGAACGGCTCGAACACTTCCTCCTCCTCAACAGAAACAGGAACTCCCGCCATACGGTTTCTGAGAAACTGTGAAACACTGAACTTCATATTGAATTACCTTACGGCTTGCGGCATTTTCAGAACGCCGTACTTATAGAGCAACAGGATTACCTTGGAGATATAGGCGTTTACAACCGTGTGCGGGCTTACCTGGAACTCGCTCATCTGCTCGTACTGGCCCGTAATCACGCAAAATTCAAGCCTTCCCATCGGCGGCAAAACATTCTTTTCGATAATGGTTTCGGCAAAACGATGGAACAAGCTGTCGAAATCCACATAGTTTTCAAGCACGAATTTGCGTGCCCCGAGGTCATCACCAGCAAGGACAAAGTCAACCAGCTTGTTCGTATACTCCATGCAGACCACCTTGACTTCGCCCTTGATGGAGCAACGGTTTTCCAGGAAGTTGTTGAACATCGTGGAGGTCATCAATCGCATGTCGGGATAGCACTTGGACACAATTTCCGCTACCGTGGTCGAGTCAACCGTACCAGAATACGGGGCGGTTTCCTCCCTGGCGATTTCCATCATCTTCGTGTACATCGCATTCTTCAAGTTACGGTCATCACGAGGATAGTCGAAAGATACAGGGAAACATCTCGACGAAATTGCGTTAGGGAGACGATGGAACTCGTTACAGGTAAGTATAAAACGGATGGTGCTCTGGCTGTCTTCGATAAGCCCCTGCAACTTACGGTAGAATTCATCGGGTTTATTCGGGTGGTCAGCCTCGTCAAGAACGACAAAACGGGGAAGACCATTCACACAGGCCTGTGCGGCATAGCTTTCGATGTCAGTGAAAACATCGGACTGCTCTCTTGCGGAGAAGAACTTGAACGATGTCCCGAGCGTGTTAGGGATAGCCATGGAAAGCGTAGTCTTGCCAGTACCAGATGCGCTAGAATAGAACACGTAATGGCCGAAAGCATTGAGCTGCAATGCCGTCTCGACCTTGTTCCTGATATTGTCCGGGAGAATCATTTCGCTTACTGTGTGCGGCTGGTGCTTAACCACCCACATTTCATAGCCGCCCTTGGCTACGGGCACACTCTTCTTTACATCTTCTGGTTCAGGAATAGTTCCTGCCAGCAAATCGACTTCATCCATTTTACTCTCTCCCTTCCTTTTCGGCGGTTGATGGTTCTTCCAACGTAATTTTCTTAATATGGACTGTCGGTATGAGGGACATTTGGTTACAGCTCTCGGAACCCTTCTGGATGAGCGCAGAGAACTCTATGAAAGGGCGTCCAGACGCAAGGTCACGTTTCAGGCCTTCGTACACTTCTATGCCGACATTCCTGAACTCGATTGGTTCAATTCCTGCCATATGAATCTTCAGGATTAGACCCTTGTCGCACTTTTCGCTCATAACCGTTCTTCCTTGATGAACTCTGACAAGTCGGTTGGAACAACCTTGTCGCAGTCCGTGATAAAATCGACGCCGTCCTGTGCATACAAGCATCCCTTGGCGAACATCATCCCGTGGTTCCCGTTCCCGAAATGTACCAGCCTTGCCGACGAACGCAGGTAAGTGTCAAGCACATGGAACGAATGGTTCTGTGGGACGACGACAGAGATGCCCTTTGCATCCAGTGCGTCCTTTATCCTGTAAATATAGTCTTTTTCCCCGATATTGGCAAGGACTATTTTGCCACCAATCTTGCACAAAGTGTCGATATACTGTTCCGCCTGTTCCAACGTGCGGAGCTTTCCGTAAGCGACCGTCTGGTCAACTTTGGGGAACAACCTGTGGTAGTTCCCGGCAAGGGGATATGTCAAATATTTTTTACCTTCACCAAACTCGATTATGCGATAACCAGACGGAATATCGTATTCCGCCTCCGAGTCATACTTGATGTAGACCCTGCGGTAAGAACGCATCATCGATGATGGCGTACTAAGGGTTCCTCCCTCACAGAAACCATAGAGTCGGCCCGCAAAGTCATCTTCGTGAAACCTAACGTCGTGCCGAACCGATGCAATCGAGAGGGCAAGCTGGTTGTGTGCCGATTGCTCCCCCAATGCTAGATTCTCTTGAAATTGACTAATCATCCGTGATACCGTTCTTTGCGTAGAAATCTTCGACCGCTTTCAACACTTCGGGGTAGGCACTTTCTTTCTTGACATATTTGTCAACAAAATGTTTTACATAGTCTGGACCATCCTCATAAAGCACCTCGGTGAGAAATTCTGTCATTGTAGGCCTAAGGCTAGGAACGTAGTAAATCGACGTGTTTATGTTAAGCCTTGTGTCAGGACTAATACTCAGCTTGGCATCGCCCTCGATACCTCCACGCTCCACGAAACTCGTGTAAATCGTGTCAAGGGTAGTTTCCTTGTTCAAATATTGTCTGAACTCGTCATCAGTCATACGACGAATCAATGAGCAATATGCCCTATTCTTCTTATATTGCAGCCCGTCAAGATAAGAACGGTCGTTGACCTTCGGATGCCACAGATGGAATACAACTCCTCCCTTGCAACGCATTTCCTTGGTTCCCGTAACTCGGCGGATTTTATATACGAAGGCATCGTCTTCGGCACCCCATCCGACAAACTCGTTGTCGAACCCACCGACACGATTGTACGTTTCCCGGCTAAAACAGTTGATTAGACCTGTTTGCCTGGTTATTGGTATGGAACTATTGTATTGCAACGGGATATCAACCATGTCATGACGGCATTTACGACGGGTCTGCGCCTCGGTAAGATACACGCAGGTTTCGTAAGGGAATACAAGCGGTGCGTCGTCGCAGTGCTCATGGATATTGTCAACAACTCCCGCATCAATCCAAGAGTCGGCATCAATCATGACATAATGCGTGTATTCAGGATGATTCTTGACCGCATAGTTAAGGAGTTCCGTCTTGTGGAATTTCGTATCGTCGATATCGACCTTGTGATGGAAAGTGGTCTCGGGGATTTCGGTGAGACCATTCTGTTCGACTACACAAATATCGGCTTCCGGGTCTACGGTTTTAAGCTGTTCGATTGATGCAGTGAAATTTCGGAGGCGGCAAGGGGCTGTCGAATAAAACGTGTAAATGTATAGGAATTTGTTCATCCTATTACCTCATCAAATTTAGAATATCCGCTTCGGATATGTTTGCATACAGGAGTTCGTTCTTGAAGGACTGTACCATGTTCATAACCCTGTCCCGGTGGCCGGGGTGGGTTCCATACTGATGGTTGCGGTATTTCGAGTCGTCCATGAAGAAGAATATGAGCGTCAGGAACACGGGGCCTCCAACAAACGAGCTGCCAACGCCAGTGCCTTGCAGGATTGAGCACGAGAACAGGTCGCAGGAGCGTTCGTTGTTGCGGGACACATTGTTCGGAATATGGTTCGTGCGGTCCAAGTGCCCAAGCATGATGTGACCGATTTCATGTCCAAGGACAAAGACAATCATCTTGCGGGCGAGTTCTGTATACTGCGGATAGTATTCCTTGACAAGATATTCGGGGAACTTCTTGTAGAATAGCTCAATCTTAACCTCATCGACAAAGTCCCATGTCTGTCCGTACGCCTCGTCTTCAACCAACGCATGGCTAAACAACCATTTAAGTGCCCTTTTAACCTGATTCGTCTTGTGAGTCTTCGTGTATACCGTGAAGATAGAAGCACAAGTACATATCAGGAGACTTAACCCGGCGAATGTATAAACGTGATACCTGTTGTTTCCGCCATAGTTGGCGAACGAGTTGGCTATCAACTCTGGGGTATATTCAAACGACACCCTTTCCATCTTTTCAAGGTACGCCCTGTTTCTTGAAATATAGCCAGACGCCATTATCATGTTGATTGCGTCATCCACCATATCCTGTATCTGGTATGTAGGCGGGTTCGGAAGCTTCTTGTTACCGAATAAAGACATTTGCTCCTCCTGTTATTACTTGTTGGCACTCCATGCCATCCGTATTTTCCTTCGCATTCGATTCAGGAGAAATGAAACCTTCTCCTTGCTGCAATGATGGCATTCTGCATATACTTCTGTGGCTTCCTTGGATGATTCCATCGCCACAAGGTATCCGTATAGTTCCTGCATCTCTGGTGATAGCGAGTCAAGAAACTTCGATGCAAACTGCAGTTTTCCCTGCGAGTCGGCGTCAAAAGGGTCTATCGAGCGTAGGTATTCTATTTCATCCCCATCCTTCCCCTGCATAGTCGTGCCGACATAAGTCAATGTTACTTTCTTTGCCGGGTTAACATGCACCAAGGACTCATCCGATATGAACTTCTTGATGTAGCCGTGGAGACATAGCACCATATAGGAATTGAACGACACGCCGCATTCAGGGTCGAAATTGTTTACCAACGACCTGAAATAAACATACGGCAGATGCACAAGGTCATTTGCGTTCAGTAAATACTGTTTTGCATAATTGTTGTAAACTCTGATAAGATAAAGCGAGTAATTGCCGATTACGATGTCTCGATATGTATTATACAGGCGCCTGTTGTTTGCATTGTCGTTCGACAACAGCTTCTTGCACATCCTTACGATTGCATTTATTATATCGCCAGTATTCTCCATATTCAGTTTTGTCTTTAATGCGCTTAGATATGTCTGTGATTTGTTATATGATTCGGATAATACTTTTTTATCTACATACACCACTTCCTTTTTTATCATATCTCCTCATACAAGAGGTACGGCCACTGGTTGCTTTATTCACGATTAACAATTTGATTATATTGTGCCGTCATCTTGCTATTAAACGGTATTAACCCTGTTGTCCAAATGAACAGGTTTAATACTATTATAAATATAGCACCAAAAAATATGAATTGCAAGACAAAAAATTAAAGTCGGGAATTTCCCGACTTCTCTTATACTTTTTCTTGTTTTCAACCACACGGCATCGCAGCTTTCTACCATTTTCGGTTTCCGCTATCCGCAATTTTCTCGCATAAGGCGTTTCCTTGGCCTCGTTTTTATTTATGTATATTCGTTTCATGATTTTACCCTTGAAGGATGCAGTCTTTGAGCATTGCCATTGCATTCGCCACATCGGAATCCATCGGTTGTGGAGGATTTTGCACAGTAGTTACGGAAGTGCCGCACGGGCCCTTATCGACAACAGTCGAGAGGCTTCCGGCAGGTGTGCTAACGCTTGACGAATAAAGCTCCTTTTTATCCACTTCGGTTAGCGGCTGGAACTCATATCCATGATTCTGCTTGAATTTCTCGATTGTTGCAAGAATGTCGTTGTATCCGTAGCCAGGAGCGTTGATTGCACGACGGTTAAACTCCCCTATGACATCACGTTCATTATAGAGGTTCTCATTGTGGTCGCTGTAACCAATAACGTTACCACCCACAATCATACTCGGCAATGCACTCTCAACTCCCATAATCTCATCCTACATGTCGGTTCCCATAGTCTCACCCTAAACTTCGCTTCCCATAAGATACCTTAATCAAATTTAGTTTATACTGTTTCCCAAGAATCTTCCGATGCAACAGCATCGTCAACAAAGGTTCCCGCTTTCTTCATATCGTAGATGTCCCGACGAACCTTGTCCTCAAACTGTTTGAAAGTCTGGTTAACAAGCTTGCTCATACCAGCCCCATCCAATGGCTTGATAGTATACTCGGCGGAAATCGGCTTTCCATTGTATGTGGTCGCCGTAGACACCAGTATCTTGGTTTCACTCATGAACGGGACGATGTCGAACGCCCCACCCAGGTCCTCGCTACCACGGTATTCATCACTGAGAAGATGATTGAGGTCTCCGTTAATTGTCGTCCTTATTTCAGTGTTCCAGCCCATGTATGGCATAAGAACCCTTACCATGACAGCAGTCTCGTTAAGGACTTTCATCATGATTTTCACTTGGTCGGCATCGGCCCAAAACAGGAATGTAAAGTATTCCTTCAACCTAGCAGCGAGCTTATTCTTTGTTTCGTCAGTCATACCACTTCCTTACAAGAACTGTCTCAGATACGGATTCGAGCAGATGACCGAGACAGAGAGCTTCTTGTTGTGGAGCTTCACCGTCTGGCGGTGCCTGATACGCTTCTTCTTCACGGGAACGGCCTTAGCTTCCTTTCCATCGGCGACCGTCGGCTTTGGCGGTTCTACGATGACGGGTGCTGCCTTTTCAAGGAGGCTATCGCCCTGTATGGAAGTAGCTTCCGTATTCCTATTTTTTCTTGTCATGTCGTCCTCCTAATTTAGATAATTCAATCACGACCGTCAAGGGTTAGTTAGACAAGTCAGTCATCATGCACGGCCTTGCAGCCTCGTTCTTGATTTCTTCGAGTTTCTTGTCGTTGATTTCCTTCCAAGTGGTGTAAATCGTCTGCCCGTTCACCGTTCCGCCACCTGGGAGCGAGACCGTATCCTTCATGAGGATGATACCGAGCTGCATACCAGCACGGGACACGACGAAGTCCCTGAACAGCGGGTTTGCGAACACTTCCGCCTGCTTTGCCTTCAAGTAGACACGGGCGATTGCGAACCTGTCCGTCTTCGGTGTCGGGTAGACACGCATACGGTGCTCGACCGGGTGCAACTTCACGCTGTACTGGGTTCCGACCAATTTCTTAACATCTTGCAGATACCTGAGGGCGCCTGCATAGGTGATAAGGTCGAACTGTCCCAATCCGCCGAGACCTGCGCCGCCAACACCCATAAGGGATTCGCCTGGGCCAACATCCCACGCCATCATCGGGCTGAACGTATTGCCGTAGCTCGGGTTCAAGTCAACAAGCTGGTACACATTGTCTGGAACCCTATACTCCATGATTCCCTGTTTCAACTGGATAATCATGTAGTCGCTGTAAGTGGCCTCAGACTGCATATAACGGTAGAAGTAGTCGAGCGAGTCTTGAATTGCCATGGCAATGTGCCCAAGACCGTTTCGGTTTTCCACTTCCATTTCTATCTCTGTCGCAGGATAGCCAAGCCTAGCCTTGATGTACTCGGTGATATCGTCACGAGTCATCAGCATGGTTGGCAGCGGGTCTGGCGGCAAGGCGAATATGTCGGGATTTCTACGCATTATAGAACCATTAGTTAAGCGTCCTTGTTTTCAAAGAACCTGATAAGGTGATACTTGATTCCAGTCAATTCATCAATGAATCCATCAAGCGTTCCATTCAAGCCAAACGTCTCGAAGTGTTCGAGCTGGGAACGGAACTCGGAAATCTGGTCAAGGTCTTCATCGACTGATGCGAGGAATGCACCCTTGTCCGTAAGGTTAGGAATCTTGCCCGACCATACCTTGAAATCAATGTTTTCGTTGTAGGTAGCCTGCAATGTTTCCGCCACCTTGTCCTTCGTTTCCTGATAGAGCTCATAGCATTCCTGAGCCTTCTCGTGGAGAGCTTTGCCTTCGGCATTCCAGTGGTATTGCTGGTATGCGTTCTGCTTGGCATTCATGAGGGTAAGGATATTGTACATGATAGCCTTGGCGCCTTCGTCGGCGTTCGGTTCGTTAGCTGCGGTTTCCGGGCTTTCATCGGGTTCGAAATCAGGCGGGTCTTCGTCAGGAGCTCCGTCTACATCATCGGACTTATCGTCTTCAGAAGGAGGGTCATCCTCTGGTCCTTCAAATTCATTCTCGTCGGGGCCTTCCTTTTCTTCCTTTTCGTCCTTTTCTTCCTTTTCGTCCTTTTCTGGCTTTTTGCCTTTCTTCTTATCGTCATCAGAGTCGTCTTCGGCAGCCTCATAGATGGCTTTGTGGATAGCAGCAACCGCATCAATAGTAGTCGAATCAATGCCTGCATCCTGCATGGATTCAACAAAGATTTTGTACGGATTCATATTACTCCTCAGTAATGAACTAACAATAGTTTATACCTCGACGGTCAAAAAGAAAGCCTACGGCATCAGCCGTAGGTCACTTCATTGCTTTTATTCACTTTTCGACGGGATTTCATCTTGTCTATGACGTAATCGCTCAACTCGATGAACTCCGGGAAGAACATTCGGTCGCATTCCAGTGCAGACGTGGATGTTTCCGCCGTTACATAAATCTTACGTTTCCGCAGACTTTCTAATTTGTACCGAGGAAATGAATGTAGAATACCGAAAGGGGAACGGGGTCACCGTCACACCTCCGCAGTTCGGGCACGTATGAGCCACCATCGTCTTTGTCCTGAACGAACATTTTGCGAGTTCTGACAAGAATATGGCGGAATCGTCCTTGGTAAGGTTTCCGAGGAACTCGATGTTCTCCTGCAAAGAGTTGCATCCAGGAATATCCACCAAGAGAGCCATGTTAAGGAGGGCTAGATACGGCTTCGTCGGGGTAAATCCCTTCTTTTTCCATTCTTCAATCTGGGTCTTGTAATAGTAGTCGTGCAAACGCCTTCTGACATAAATTTCGACCGCAGGAACACCTCCGATGTGTTCTACCGGGTGACATCCGTATGCCCTGAACTTCTCTGCCAACTCCATCGGGTCAACATTGGTTTGGAACCTCATGTTGGTAAAGTCTATCTTATAGCCAGGGTCGTCAACGATGGTTCCACAATGCTTGCAAGTGAATTTCGTCCATGCGTAAGGGTCTTTCGGGAAAGTCGATGCACGGAGGTACTGCAAGGTGTAGATTTCATCTCCAGTGACAATCTGTTTTGGGCCACCCGGACAGCGTGTACGCCTGTCAAGGATTTCGGTAATTGAATCCAGTTTATTGTCGTTGTCCATATTTTCGACCATGAGCATGTCGATAAGTCGCAACGGCTGTGCTAGCATGGGCCCATTGTAGAACACCCCCTTTGACGGGAGTTCGTCGAGCGGAAGAAAATCTTCCTCTGTTTGCTTTGGTGGCTCGTGTACGGCAACCATTGGAGGCTGAACGGGAACCGTTGCCTGCGGCTGTTGATGAATGGCGGCATGGGGATTGAACCCCTGCGGCGGTTCCTGTTGCATGGCTTGGGGAGGAACCCTGTTAGCGGCAACCTGGGAAAACTTCCTGGCGAGTTCTTCGCCAGAAATATGATGCACGTCGTTAGGAGGAGTCTGTCCCTTCTCGTGATAGAACATTGAATCATACTGGTCGTCAGTCACATGAGGTTTCGTGTCATTCGATTCATTGAATGTCCTGTTCGGGTCAAACCATCTAGGTTCGCCATCTTGCTGGGAAGCATCGGCATTACCCGCATCCTCTACCTTGAACGACTTCTTGATACTGTTCGGTCGGACGATTTTCACTGACTTGTGTTCGTTGACAATACGCCTTTTCGGGGGTTCCTGAAAAATCATAGACGCTGTGGGATTATCCCCCATCTTTTTTCTCAATGCGACCGCCTGTTTAAGCAAGTTTTCTGTTTCCGCCATATTATCTCCCAGCGTAATAGGAATAGACGTATCGAGGACCGTCGTAATGTTGTCCATTTTTCAGGTCGATTGACACCTTTTCCTGTTCCTTAGCTTTCTCGTTAAGTTTATCGGAGACCATTTTTGCCAATTTTTCGCTCATCGGGTCGGGCAAAACTTGGTCCTCGTACTTGTCAACGATAATAGGTTCAGAAACAGACATGTCCCGCATGCTGTTGTAGTCATGCGGGTCATGTCCTTTCTCGTACCACTTCATGTCATACCTGATGACATTGTAGATGGGCGAGTCTGCAATAACGCTAGGCTTCGGCGTTTCCGTTGTCTGTTGTGTTGTCGGTTCCGTTGTCGGTTCCATTTTCATCCCCTACCGAGAAACGTTTCTTCACCATGTCCTTACCGATGAGAACGGCGAAGATACGTGCCATGGATACAGCCTTGTCAGAAATCTTTACTTCGATAGAGCCACGCTGTTCATCGTACAGCTTGTTCCATTCAACAGCGACACAGGCATGGCTAATCATGTTGTCAATCTGGTTGTAGGTAGCCTGCGGAGTGAATGTGGTGCCCGTCTTCTCACAAAGGTGAGTTTCAGGGGTAAACCAGTCCTTGCGAACGCAGGCGAAAGCGATTGAACCACAAGCCACGGAGAGCATCGGGTCGATGTCGCCGCTTGCAAGGTCGTAGTTCAACGAGTTGTTACAATGGATTACGAAATCATACCTGCCATCCCTTTCGTCGAGATAGGTATGGGTAATGTTCTTGTAGTTCACGCTCGGCGAGCTGTAATGTACGATGTGTCGTACATCGCCGTTTGCAAGGAGAAGCATCAGGTCATTAGGCAGGTCGGCGCCAGAGCAAATCGTGAAGTTGTACTTCTTGTGCTTGGCTACAATAAATTCGCAGACATTCGTCGGGATGACCGCACCCTTGACAAGGATTTTCGGCTTGGAAATCACGCTGCTGTATGTCCTGGCTGTATTGACGGCATAGACCTGATAAATCTGCGGGGGAATAGTGAACGGAAGGATGGTGATGTCGTTCTTCCTTTCTTCGGCGACGAAGCCGATGTCAATGAGAGCATGTCTCAGTTCGGAAGTCGGAACGATGATGGTGTCCGCAACCTGGAGGAAGTCCTCGATAACACGGGCTTCGTAGATGCTCTTTCCACGGCCACCTACGCCGTCCCAGACCAATTCGTCAAGGAGGTAGATGATACGGAAGTTAATCTTACGGATAGCGTCGTTCTTAGCTTCCTTCTCAGCACTGACCTGTTCACTGTCATCCTTGTTGTATGCCGTGTCCAGCACAGTGTCACCAACCGTGTTCTGGAAACTGCTGAACTTCATCTTCTGTAAAACATCAAAAACCGCAGGATTCTTAATGTTGTCAAGAATCACCACGGTTTCCTTAGTAATGGCAAGCTTGGAGTACAGGTTGATGAACATCGGGGATGTCATCGAGATGTGATTGAATGTGCATAGCGTGTCGTAGAACGGGCAAAGATGAGCGAAATCTTCGTTGAAACGACCGCCAAACAGTCGTGAATCACCATCGTTCACATGGATGATGTCAACATCAGCCTTAACCTTGACCTTATCTTCAATGAGTTTTTCATACAGCTCAGTAGCTTTCATAGTATCCTTCTAACGTAAAAGGTTGTTATTTACGTTAGTAAAATACATTTTTAAAACTTACACATTCTATAAAAATCGCCATATTTAGAATAATTAAGACAATCTATCCATCATAGGCATACCTTTTGCGAAGGATACCCACCGTATAAGCGTATCGGAATTCGGGTCGTTTGTGTAATGCACGAACGAGGATTTCTGGTTAGGACTGTCCTCCGGGACATGCGTCTTAATCCTGTAACGGTAATATGACGGTTTAGGTTTAGGGTCACCGGGTAATCCAAACGAAATCGGGGTGTACTCAAATTGTCCCGCATCGCAATCGTCTACGATGACCTCGATGGTCCCACGGATGCCCATAGGGAAACCGTCAATGACAGTGCCATCAGACAAGGTCAAGGTGTGACCACTGTAAACGGCACGAACCTGATTTCGAGGGAATACCTTGTATTCGTTCATATCAGCTCCTTTTATGTTGCATCAAAACTTGCAATCATGGAAATAATTTTGTCCTTAGAACTCGTTCCGTCACTCAAAGTCGGAGGAGGCTGGTCCGCATTGTCCATGAACAGTCTGGCGACTTCCATCTGGCTCATCGTCACGACCTTCTTTGCTTCCTCGTCGTCCTCCTCTATTATGGCGACGGCATCGGCTGCATTCCTCTCCTCGGCATGCTTGCCATAGGGAGACGGGAATACATGGAGCGGATTCTTCGCCTTCAACTTGTCGAGAGGAACCATCGCCTCCTCGGAAGTCTTCGACACGTCGTTGTTGTACTTGACAAGCGTACCGCTAAGGTCAGGCAGGGCGTCGATATCATCGTAGTCGCTCACTTCGATGTAGCGTTCACCGATTTTGTTCTCGATGAAGTCAATCTTCATCGTGTCGGTATTACAGATGTAATAACCTGGGTCTACCCCGAGGTGGGCAAACGAGAGATGGTATGGCGTACCGAGATAGAGGAAACGGGTGTTTCCAATCTTCTTGGCGGACTTGCAGTGGTAATGGCCGCTGATGACATAGGTGCAATACTTCGACATCTCGTTCGGGTCGAATCCTGCAACTGAAAGGTTTCCTGCTTCCATTAACATGCCGATAATGTCGAAGTGTCCGAAGAATACATTAGCAGCTCGCTTTTCGGGAGTGCATCCAACCGACATCATGTATTCAAGAGCCTTCTCCTTGTTGGCCGGAGTACCCAACCACGGGAAAAGATGCCATGTGTACTGGCCGAACTGCATTGCCACAGGCCCCTTGTCAATCAGGGTCACGTTAGGGATGAAGTGAAGGAACTCCAACGACGTAAGACAGTCGGAGTTTTCGTACTGCATGTCGTGGTTTCCAGTAATCGTGATGATTTTGAAATCCTTCATGCGGTTCGCAAAAAGGTCGATGACATAGTGGAGAGATTCGACCGTAACGATATTTCGGTTATCGAAGATGTCTCCGCTGAACAGGATGGTATCCACCCCTTCCTTCTTGAACCGGGCGATGATTTCGTCGAAGAGTTCGTCACGCTTCTTGTTGTGATAATCAGTTATGACCTGATTGTGATAAAATGTCTGACCGACATGGATATCGCCAATGATACCAATTTTATTCATGTTCTTCGTCCTTATGTTCAATTTGTTTTTGCTCAGTAGCTTTTCTTTCTTCTTCCTGGAAGAATGTCACAAGCTTATTCATGTCATTAGGCGTTGCATCAATAGTGCCATCATCATTCGCCAGCTTCTTTGCGTCTTCGGCTTCCTTGACTTCCATGGCAAGCAAGTCCTCTTCCTTTCGGAGTTCCTGAGTCACCTTCAGGAGACGTTCAAGACTCTGACCGACACTCGAAATCATCGAACTGACCGCAGACCACATCTTGTCTGTCATGTCAAGCGACGCTTCAACCTGGTCATTCAACTTGTCCATGAGGTTGGACGAAATGTCGTATAGACGGTTGGCCTGCGCCCTGATTCTAGCACATTCGGCAAAATGCTGTGCAGGCGTAAGCTTTCCTAGCTTTTCCTGTGCAAGAAGTGCTGTGCCCTTAGTCTCGAAGATTGCCGTCTTCGCCTGAATCTTCCTGACCATCTGCTTGGTTTCTTCGATTCCTTCCTTGGTAGAACCGATGGGAAGTCTCAACTTTTCTTCCAAGGCAGTGAAAATGTCCTGTTTCGGCTCGGCAGAAGCATCCTCTTGTGCTGGTTCGGCTTTGGATTTGTCCTCGACGGCTGGTTCCGCAGTTGCGGAAGTCTTGCTCGGGTCAACATCCCACGGCATATTCATGTTAAACGGATTGAAGGTTTCGTCAGCCATTATTGTTCATCCTCCGCCACGCTATCCAGGTCAATAAGACCCTTCTTTCCAGATTCTACCGCAAGAGCATTCAAGTCGAGGATGGTCTGGACATTCTTTGGATAATATCTGACCGCATCAGCAAAACCTTTCAAATTCTCGATATAAGCTTTTTTCTTCTTGATTCTAAGGTTCAGGTCAGCGATATCCTGCTTTCCTGAAAGATACATAGTGACATTTTCCTTCGTCTTCTCGAAAGGCTGTCTGCTGTTCATAAGTATTTCGAATTGTTTAGCCCACTTTTTCGCAAGGTCATCTTCCATGTCAGCAAGTTGAATCTGGGCCTGCATGAGGAGTCCATTGGCGTTAATCTGGCCGTCGCCAATGTTCTCAACCATGTTCTGAAGCATAATGTCAACATCGAACTTACCCTTTTTATTCTTGGTCCTGACCTTGTCCTTCATCCAATCCGCAAGCTTTTCGATGTTGTCATCGACGTTTATTTGCCCATTCTCGTCAGTAGGCGCTGTAATCACTTTCACTTCATCTGGCATAAAAATCCTCAAAAAAGGGGAATACTCCCTGCATTCCCCAAAAATATATAATTTTACGAAAATGTTGGCAAGTGGGTTACTATATTTTCTACTCGTCGATAGCATCAGCTATACGGTCAGCTGTATCGCCACCCCTTGTCTCATGGAACATGGCATCCTTGGATGTAAGCCCGGAGGTATATTGGTAGACAAAAAGAGCGACGACAAGAGCGGAACCATAGAAGCTATACATGTCTTCCATCCTTTCAAAGTCACCTTCAGACTTCTTGGCATATGTATCGAAGAACTTGTTGAACGCTTCGGCATCCATTTCATGGTCGTTAACTAAAATACGTTTGCCCTCGGTAAGAAGGCAACAATATACGGCAAGCAGTGCTGATGCATCGGCTATTGTTTTTTTGCTGACGGCAGGAAATGCTCTCTGCATGAAAATGTTAAGAAGGCTAACCTTTTCCTTGTCTATTGAAATCTCGCCACTCTTATACACTCCGTCCATCAATTCATCAATATCGTTCGTCATATCGCTACCGTATTTTCTTGTAGTTTATACACTCGCTTCCGCAAGAGCCCCAAGCCTGTGCTGTTCCTGTTGAGCTTCGGGAGACCTGACGAAGTCAAGTACATCCATATAACGGTTCCTCATCTCCGTACTCAACCTCAGCATTTCCGTTTCGGTTAGGTCTTCTATTGCTTCGTAGTTGCCGTAGTAGTATGTCGTGGTGAGATAGTAGACAATCCAGTACAACGAGGTCACATGGTCATCGTGCGTATTTCCTCCGCCGCCCCATGTATTCTGGGTTTTCTGAGTAAACGTCATGAGTTCCATGATTGTGTTGTAATCATACACCTTCAAGTATTCACGCTGGATGTACATTTTAAGGAGGATGACCACGTTGCTCTTCAACGTCGGCGTTGCCCACAGACCACGGCACTTCAAGTCAAAGTTGAGAATATTAGGATACATGGCCACATTGAAGAAGTAGTCATAGGTGGATTTTCCAGGTCCGTTGTATTCGATGATTAGGTACGGGTTGCGATAGAATTTAAGAATGATGTTCGCTATCTTACAGAAATCATTCACTTCCGTACAGTTGGACGACATCGTGAACACCTGTTCACACCTGATGTTTGAATACACCTTCACAATCTGCAAGACATGGGCGTCCTGTCTCATACCATAAGCCGTATCGATGGATGCGACATACGAGTATCCCTTGGCCTCGATAGCTCCCACGGGTTCAGGATACTTGAACGCCCTCATAGAAATATCCCTTACGATGTCAGCAAGAGCCGGAGGCCATATACTGTCATCGAACGGAAGCGGGTCCGATGCCTTCAACTTTTCCAAGCAACGGTAGTCGATAAGGGTTATACCAGAACCGACGAACTCACATTCGTATTCCTGACGGAAACGCTGGTCGCCAATTTTAAGTTTTTCAGCATTTGCCCAAGCCTCTGTTCGACCGGGAACCTCGTTCCATTGAACAACGGAGCGCACATAGAGGTTGTTGTTCCCCTTCTCGAACTCGACAGCAGCTTCCTTTTCCTCCAAGGATGTCTGCCACATTTCGTAAAAGTGGTTCATGCCGTTAGGAGTGGAGGTGATGATACAACGGGTTGTCTTACCCGAAGAAATAGACGGCATAACGGAAGCGATGAATTCCGTCGCAAGGTTAGGCCTAAGGAACGCAAATTCGTCCAGATACAAAAGGTTAATCGAGAAACCACGGATATTGTCAGGAGAGGACGAAGAAACGATGATGCGTGAGTTGTTCGAGAACTGGATGGAAGTCTTGTTCCACAGCTTGACACCGGGTTGCAACCATACTGGAAGTCGGCTGTACGAATCACGGAGCTGCTGCATCTGTTCCTTTGCCAAGGACAGTTTGTTACCAATCATGGCTATGAGCTGGTCCTTATGGAAGATACCCCACCAAAGGATAAACCCACGGACGACCGTCGATTTTCCAACCTGTCTCGACCATTTGTTTATGTTAAACCTGTATTTCAGGAACCTGGCTATTGCACTCTCCTGAAAGTCGTACAGGTCGAACAACTGCATGCCGTTGTCCTTGGTGTTGATGTACACGTAGTTACGGATGAAGTAAATCGGGTCAAGTGCGCACTTCTTTATTTCCTTTAACTTGTAAAGGTCGAGCTTGACTGGCTCATTTGCATCTCGCAAATTAGGAATCCCGTTAAATGGCATATGTCTCTCCTTAGGTGTATATGATTAGCTATTCGAGGGGAATCCCGCCCTCCTGTTCGATTCCTCAATTTCTTCCTTAGTCATATCGTCCCTGGTCAACCGACCCTGGTTAAGCTTGACCTGTCTGCGTTGTTCAATCCATTGGCGTTCAGCTTCCTTTCGAGCCTCATGAACAATCTGCGGCATGACCAGCCTATCAGCATCACTCATTCGGTAAAACTTACCGTTATTGATATTCATTATGTATCCAAGACGCATCAGGTGCTTTGAACGCTCTGGCAAGAGGTTGTATATTTTGAGCAACTGAGCCTTTCCGACAGTACGGTACGGGCCCGATTGCTTGTCTACATCAGGCGCATTAGTGATATCATCCTGCTGTTGGTTACTTGAATCCGTTTGTTGTTGCGGTTGCGGTTGCGCCGCACCATTTCGAGCGACTGCACCATTACCAGCCTTCTGCTCGGTCGCAACTTTGTTTGCGGCGGCATTAGATGCTATCATATCCTTTCCGTAACGGCCAACCTGCGATTCTCCACGGCGTTTCGGGTCACGGGCTTTCTCGATAAACGGTTTCTGGTCTTTCTCTTCCATGAGGAACACTGGTGCTGGAAGATATTTCAGATATTCTTCCGACTTGTCCTTCATCATTCGTTCCAACAGTTCTTCACCTTCAGGTGACACCGGGTTGTAACTCAGGTCAAGACCCGTCTTTGCAGTAAATGCCTTCGAGAATTTATTGATGTCAGTAATTTTTGCATCCGGGGTGAATCCCATCGTGGCGTAGTATTTTACATTATCAACGACATCCCCGAACTCGTTACGTCCTTCCGCTTCCAATTCCTCAACGCTCTTTCCCTTGTCTTTGAGTTTCTTGGCTTCGGCAAGTTTTTTCCTGAACATCGGCATGAAGGTTTCCTTGTAATACTTGCGACCGAACTCGACAAACATCTTGGACCTTGCTTCCTTCTCGTTCAAGTACGGAAGGAAATCACTATGTTCTTCCCAATATTCCTCAAACTGCTTCATGAACTCATCATGAGCTTCTTTGTCTATAACCTTGTTGCCATACTCGTTAAAACCATTCATGTAATAGAAGAATTGCATCGAATGGTTAAGTGCATTGTCCTCATCGACAATCTGGAGGTCCTTCGTGAAACCAAACTTTTTGGCAAACTCGTCATCATCTATCGTATCGGTTGAATCCGCTTTCTTGGTAGTTGTCGTCTTCGAAACGGCATCAAGCTTATCCATCAGATTGCCGCCAGTTTCCTTCAAAATTTGTCCTGTACGCTTGGCCGCATCGACCGCATACTTTGCATATGGGTTACTCGTCATCTGCTCTTTCACAGCCGCTTCCGCCACATCCATCGCTTTGCCTTCGTGAATAATTTCCTTTGCTTCTTTATTTGCCTTGGACACATCAGTGACCGCATCGTACACCGCCCATCCAGCAAACAGAACAGCAGCGGCAGCACCAATGAACGGTATTGCAGTACCGCCAGATATAGCGCTAACGACGGCGATGGCAGAGGCAATCACTCCGGCAGCACCCGAATAAAGGGCGGTTCCAGTAAGTACAGCGGCAAGGGATATTCGAGCTACCGAGCCTACACTTTCAAACTGAGGCTTATATACCGTCTGATGCAATGTGATGATAGCATTGACCGTATCGGCATCAATTCCATAAATACTCTTCAACGAAGCTTCCATCAAAGCATACTTATTATTTATTTGATACAAGTTTGAGTACATTTTTCAACAACTCCGGCTTACTAGCAACCATGTTGGCAAATTCGGCGACAACATTAGGGGAAGCATTAGGGTTAATCTTCGAGATAACCCCGGCAAGCACCTTGGCGGCAGGGGTTTTAACTGAGTTAATAACGGCGTTCAGTGTATTTTCCGTAGTAGCGTTGGCCGCATCGCCTGCCGTCGTTTTCGTTTTATCTGGAGCAAACAGACGACCGAAATCTGGCCAAGAGGGCTGCGACTTGTCAAACGATGAATCTTCGACATCTTGATATTCAACACTTTTCGGAGCAGGCGTAGCATTGCAGCGTTGCACAAACGAAAGATATTGCTGCGTTCCTTTCTCGTCTCTGCACCACGGGCCGGGGCAAGGTTTTCCAGTGACATCATAATGGCGTATTACCTTTGCGCCAGGATATTTACTCAACAAATACGCAACGACCTTTGCCGTATTCCCCAAGGTAGCTTCGGTCAAGTAAAAGTTAGGGTCTAGCGGTGATGCATTTTTAGGACGTTCGCCATTATAGTTACTGCACATTTCGATTGAGATGGTATTTGCATTCTTGGCAGTTCCATACAGACTTGCCGCATCATTCATTCCCCTTGCTTTCGCCTCAGCTACATAGTTGTCTTTAATCTGAGGGTCGCTTACACCGATAGCCCATGTAAAGTAGTGGTCCAAGTCAGGATTGTACTGGTATACTTCGCTATCATCAATGATGAAGTCGGCTGAACAGTTGGCAGGGAATTTCGTTCTACACGCAGAGCCAGACGAAGACGAATTGCCAGCCGTGTAGTGCAACGCTATGTATTTAACATCACGCTTCTTGACCGGGGTCATATTAGTCGGTGTGCGATTTCGTTTCCATTCGGCTGGAGCATCATCCGTTTTATCACCGCCTTTCTTATCGTCTTTCTTATCGTCTTTCTTGTCGTCCTTCTTATCTTCTTTCTTATCCTCTTCTTTATTCGCAGGCTTGTACCCAGCGCCATCCTCAAACAAGGTACGATACAAGGACACGACTGCACCCTTTTGGCCATCACTCAATCCGATGACGCTGTTTACAGACTCTATGAAGATATTTTTCATCACGTTGCACCAGCTATTTCAGAAATAGTTTATAATGTCTTGGGGTTTAAATGCAATATTCACAGATAATTCATTCCGCCAATCTTATAAACTATTTGCATAACAATGTTGGCTTTTGCCATATAGGAATGAATTATGGATATGTTTGACCTCCCTACTGAGAAACAACTTCTTGGCCAAGTGAAGGCTCACTTGGAGACCAAGAAGCCAGTTAAAACGCTCGATGCGAACGAGGTGTTCCCGTTCTGGAACGCTGCCTCCGTTTCCACGGCAGATACCGATTCCATGCGTAAGCCGTCCAAGAAAGGCCTTGTAATGCAGAATGACAAGGTTGGCTGTGTAAAGCCTCTCAAGACCATCAAGGAATGGAAGGCTGAACGCATCAAGGGTCATAAGGAAACTACGAGCGAAGCACAGAAGGAACCCGAAGTCAAGAAGACGGCACAGCTCGAAGCATCTTCTGGTACTCCGAAGTTCAAGCCAGTCAATGCGACAGTTGACACGACCTACACCGTAAAGGGAGCTCCGACTGTCAAGGGCAAGTCTCTCGTCGGCACCATCAAGCCAATCAAGGCTGGTGAGGCAATCTCCATCAGCGACATGAAGACGCTCATCTCTGCAATCAGGTCTCACAATCTACCGAACAATGTCGGCATCGTGAAGCCTCAGAAGAACCCGACTCTCAAGGTCGGCGGACGTGACGACTTCGGTGTTGTAACGAGTGACAAGCCGATGAAGAATCCGAACCCGAAGGCTTTCGCAAAGTATGCCCAGAAGGACATGGACGGCAAGAAGACGGAAAAGCTCGTGGAACTCGGCAAGCCTGAATACAAGAAGGAACCGCCGAAGACCTCCAAGACCAACCTCGTCGGCTCTGTCCAGGTGAAGAAGTAAGATATGACGGAAAAGAAGCCTATACTAACTCCCCGAACTGTCAGGGAGTTGCATCGTAACCTTGTACGAAACCCGGTGCCCGTTCACCAGGGTTTTATCAGGTGTCGGATAGGCGACCTTCCCGTATCTTACGACCCAGACTATGACGGAAAACATCACGTAGATGACGTTACAAAGGCGCATACTGCGCCTCCGCCAGAGACTGTAAACGCAAACATCGACAATTTTACGGCTCCTGGCCTTTCTCTGAAATATGCCAAGGAAAACCATTACAAGTTCAGCGTTTACATTCCAACCACGGAGGACAACGAATACGACGAGTCGATTTCGATAAGTATGTATTGTGATGACTACTACGAGAACTACTGGGCACTTCACCGCTATATGGAAACAATCCAGAGCGGACAGACGGATGCGTTCCCTATACTAGACCACAATCACAGGGTCTACGGGTACGACCACAGGTACAGGAACAGGCTGATGTACATCCCGCACATCGATTTCCATTTCGGTGACGACAGGGCCCAACATCACATGATTGTCCGTTACTACCGCTGTTTCCCGACAAGCATCAGTGCGTTGCAGGTAACTCCGGGCAGCATAGCTGCTGTGAAGTTCACAATGTCGTTCAATTACCAAATAAAGAGGATAATCCGCCTTCCAGACCCAAACTCGTTTATGTCTGCGATATGTGTAATTACTGGTGGAGAAACCAGTAACTCATACTAGGAGTACCTATGGCCAGCACACCGTCTACACCATACAATAGAATAACCGAAGTAATCCCCGTGATGCACGATACGGAGCGTCCATCGGACAGCTACCTTCAGAAGTATTTCAATCATGCGGAAGGCTTTGTCCCGAACAAGTTTCATGTCGGGTTTAGTGGCGAGTATGTGGAAAAGGCTCTGACCATCATGCAGGTGAACTGTGCTGGGGACAAGTATACTCATGCGCCGAAGAGGTTCAATGGTTCGGCGTATATGCTCCAAAAGTTCAGCAACTTCATCGAAGACCACTGGGATAACGAAAAGCGCATTCTCAATATGCTATGGAACTGCAAGTCGGTTACGTTGCCAAAACCTACGTTGAGCACAGAGGAAATCGACTCTTTGGATTCAATGAAGGCGCTTACTTTTCAGATGCCTAAGAAGGTTCAGCCGGGACGACTGAGCCTGACTGTTGTTGACAACCACTACCTGATGTGGTTCAATTTCTTCAATGCAATGTTCAACTCGCAAATTTCCCCGCTTGTCCTACGCCCCAAGTCTGGGTTCCATAAAATCGACATCTCTGTGGAACTCCTGAACGGGGCAACTGCCGATGACTGGGCCGCTGACAAGAACAAAGATGCATTGAATATGGTAGCCCCGTGGTTGACATACGCCCCCGGCACGAGGACAAACTTGGATGTAATCCAGATGAGCGAGTACAACTCCGCCGTGTTGACCGCCGCCCCTACCATAGACCCGAATAACGGCAATATGGACTTCGCCACGTTCACCGTGGATTTCAATATTCCCAACCCACTCAACGGAACATTTAAGAAGAGCGAGCGTGGATTGCACGACAATACCACAGTGACTCAGGCGGTTGTCGGGTCAAGTGAAACTACACTGGACTACAACCTGAGGTTCTGGGAAAGGACTAAGAGCAACATGAACGGAACTCGTTACAGTTACGAGTCGCTCAATGCTAGGGACGAAAAGGAGTTCAACGAAAGGTTTGAAAAACGCAGAGGATTCGTCCCGGCTCCTTCGATGGAAAAGAAATAATTTACTTAATCAGGGTAGTTATCTTCTGCTGCAAATTCAATGTCTTAAAGTTTCCAAACAGAGGAAGAAGTTTAGAATACGCATCATACATGCGCAGGTTATTCTTTGTCATCGGAATATCGGAAGTAGGAACTTCCAAGATGGAATTCCACTTTTTTGAATAAAGTTTACGTACATCGTTTCCGTATTTGCATATACCCCAGTGAGCCATGGTCGGGGTACGGATAATACCCGTGTCGAAATCGTTGTGGAATATCGACGGCAACTCGCATGGCACTGCGGACATAACACATCGGTCAAAGATACCGCTACGATAACCAAGATAATGGTCAACTCGGTTATCCATGAAAGTCACATACTCGATAGAACGGTCGGTAAGGAACCGGGTACAATCTTCCTTTGTAGCAGTGTATACTGGAATCTTATCCTTTTTCAGTATTCGCTTGCAAACCTCGTTGTAACTGATTCTCGGCTTGTACCACAACTGAATGCCATCTGAGTCAATCTGATTCAGGTTGAACTCATAAAGGTAGCCGTTCAGGGTTATATTACTTGTCGGAATTCCGGCCCATCTAGTTGCACTGACATTACGGACAATACAGTCTACAAACCATTTAGGAAGATACTGCTTGAACATGGTTATGAGGCGGGTAGGAGAGTTGGACATATCCTTTAAGATTTCCTGCACATGTTCGTTAAAGTATCCGTCACAGACAGCCTTCCATTCATCGTTATCGTCGAAACTGAGCTTGTTAAACGGAAGCGACATAAGGCCGTTACGGCTATTCTTGAACTTCAACTTTTCATACGGTATATAGAGGTAGTCGCATCCAGCGAACTCATCAAATTCAAGGTCGGGGAGAATCACGCTGAGGCGCTTGGCGTCGTCATACGAGATGAAATCGTTGTACTTGTCGAGTGGTTCGCCCAGTACGCCAGTGCTATAAAACACGACACTGTTTTCTACGTTCTGTGCCTGGTTATGAGCCTCGATAACTGAGTCGAGAGTATAGCCGACCACTATCCTTTTTATGCTATGTTCGTTAATGTCCGTCATCATTGCTCCTTAATCGCCGAGAGTACCTTCTTCATGCCGATGTTTTTCTGTATGTACGGGTAGATATGCTTGTCCAGCCACTTGCTATCCGGCAGACCTGTGTATATGTCGAAGATGTTTCCGTTTGGTTCGCAGAATATGTGCATTGGTTTCAGGGTAAATCCCAAGTTTGTGTAAATCTTGCATTTTTCAGGTTCCGGCTCAACCACTATCTTGACCATGTAGTTGGAACTATCAAGCAATCCTTTCTTGTAGAACCAGTCGTGAATTTCAGACAATGAAGACCTGCACTTCGGACAGTCGTTCGCCCCATCATAGAATATGAACATCCACATGAGCGTGGCATGGTCAACAAACTTGGCAAAACACTCGTTACCGAAGTCTACCAACTGCTGGGACAACGGCTTATAAAGGCCAACATTGAATTTTCCATCACAACAGAGCTTACCCATAGGTACATACAGCTACTTTACAATGATTAAAATACATTTTTACATTTTCTTAGCTGCATCATTGTATTCAGGGAACTTTATTTTCGCCATTTCAGCAGAGACTTCATCTGGATGTCCATAAAGAAGATTCGGGGAGCCCAGCGTAACGACGCTGTATATCCTATCTTCAGAACTTGTTGGACCCTTGCCCGAGCCGTCATTTTTAATTATCTGTTTGGAAAGGACAACGTACTCATCACAATATATCGGGTCAGGAGCAAAGAAGTCATCCCTGAGTTCTTTTGACTTAGCAAACACATATACCGATGAACCGACATCCGGGCCCATGACGTTGGTAAGCGTAATGTTCATCTTCTTGCCAAGACTTGCCATGTAGCGGCGACGGATGAATGGAGAGACCTGATACATGTTGTGGGTATTCACAGAACAGTCCCTAATAATGTGTGGCTTTCCGAAAGTATAACCCGCAGGGCCGAATGACTTGTCTATTTCATCCTGGTTACTATACCCGGCTCCCTTCAAGAGTTTGGAAAAACATTGGTTATCACATAGGCCAACATCGGGCTTATTATCAGTAAGGGTCATATAGGTGATATGCGGAAACAGCTCATGCTTGTTCTTGCCCGCATCACTCCACCTGTTGTCAGTGGTGTAAAACCATGTGACATATCCCGAGTCAGAATCCTTGTACATCGAAGCGTTTCCTCCTCGCTTAGCGTTCACATGGAAAGCGAAGAGTTGATGTTGGTAGTATTTCTTTGAACGCTCTATGCTTGATACAATGTAGTTGCACTTCTCCGTCGAGAATGTGTAGTAGACATAGTCTCCTTCCAAGAAGGAATGCTCCACAATATCATTCAGCGTATGTTCCATGTCCGACTTGACAACTATCCAGTTCATCATGTCTCCCGTAGTCTTCGGAGGAATGACGATAATAGGTTCGTCAATCTGACGGTGTTTAAACACGGATTGCATCGTTTCGGTAGATGTCCCGTATTTCTGGAAGGTCCTGACATCCATAGTATCGAACGCACCCAGTCTGAAAGAAACAGTTTGAAAACTGTTATTTGTACCTGGGACTACCTCAATAGGAGCTGAATCGACAACAACAAAGGTCAACGCAGTGCCGTCCATCGTCGGGTTCCCGGTGTTACTGAATTTCATAACGCCGTATTCACCCGTATGAATGATTACGTTGGCATCATCTACGTTCTGTATTGTAGCGAATCCGTACGGTACGCCGTTGATTGGTATGTTAAGCAGAAATTTTGTAACGAGTGCGTTTGGATACACCCTACCCATGAGGTAAATTTCAATCGATGCGTTGTCTATGTTTTCAATACCAAGCATAACGGTTTACCTTATCGAATGTTTGAATCATATTTTGTCAGCCATGTCAAGGAGTCATTGAGCTGAGGAATAATAAGCGTGCCCCCAACAGTAACTTCGCTGACAACTCCGTTGAACAGGTTGTTGTAATGTAGCCAATACTCCGGCGTTACTTCGAGTTCGTCAAGCATCTTCTTATATTCCGTCTGCAACTGCTCACCACGATATCCCTTCATATAAAGCTCGTTGTACACGCTTTCCTCAAAAATACGAACCGAATCACGACACGGCAAGGGGTTGCGTATATGGTTTGCTGCACACAGCACCTTACACATACGGCTGCTTCCCATAGTGCGACGAGCGATTACGTCCGGGCGACCCTGCTCGTAGCCCTGAACTGTGTCCAAGGTCAACATGGACAGATTGTCATTTCTGAATCTAGGGTAATTTACTTCGTCAGCCATATTCACCTCCATTAGCTCTTCTTCTCAGAATTCTTCATAGGAATAGGGTAGAACAATTTGTCTCCAATCAAGCGTATAAAGTCATGGTCCGGGCCCGGTGTCATCCATTGTGACAATGTAACGGTTACTTTCATCGTAACGGGAATGCTTGCACCTATGCTATTGATAAATAATTCCTCCGAAGGAGTGATAACAACATTCGTTATGACCATTGGTTCAACATCAAGGATATTGCCTATCGTAAGACGGACCGGGTTAGGGACAAGGACGAAGTTAGCACCCATGAACGTACTTCCCTCGATATACGCTTTGAGTACACTATCAATAACGTCATTCATTCCATTGACGATATTCTGCTTGCCTGTATCGGCAAACTGACCGTCATCGCTTATATCCTGGGCATTCGCATCAATTTTATCTCCCCATCCCTCGGTGAAGTTCGTGATGCCGTTAGCTATTGCATTTCCAACGGAAACCCCAGTTCCAGCGGCATCGACAACAGCATCGCCAAGCTGTGCGTTCCTGGACTCAGCAAACTGCTTCATTACAGGACTTTGACCCACCAGAGCCTCGCCTGATTCAACAATGGTGTCGCCCGCATTTATCCATGACTTAGCGACAACGCCTAGCGAATCTTTCAGGTTCTTTGCATTCACAAACGATTGCTGCATGCCTGAATTTGTTGCGGCACTCAGGTTTTCGAAAAATTCTTTTCTGTCCGTATAGGCTTTTCTTACATAAGCAAGCTGTAGTAACCTGTGGATAGAAAGACGGAACAAGTCCTCCTGTTCCGGCATGTACCAAGTGAAATTCAACGTAGTCGGTATTTCCATGGAAGACTTTGAAAATGTCTTCAAGGTAGCTGCACCAGTAGAGGAAGAGTCCATTCCATACAGTTCCATTGACGAGCCTAGTCTCGTGCCAACGTCACCAATGAACGATGATAGCTTATGCGTAAGAGAGTTGCCCTTATCCTTATCATCAGAGCTTCCACTCATAATGAAAGAGGTGATTGCTCCGGCAGCAGCACCCAAACCAAAGCCAGACGCATCATATCCACCAAAAGAGTTTCCAATAGCTTCGCCAGCAGATGCCCCCAACGGCATTGCGACCGCAGGAGATTTCAATATTTCTGTTGCACGCTCGAATGAGCTTTTTCCATTTTCCTGCAACCAAGAACTCTGGAAAGATAGGCGCAATCCCCTCAGGTCACCCGGAGTCAATATTCCATAGAACGGTTTGAACGCCTCCGGGTTCATCGCATATGCCATGCGTAGTTTCAACGCATCGGCTGCGGCATGGACAGGACCAAGGAATGCCTGACGTGCGGCAGGGCCGAGAGGTTCTATCCTAACTACATTCGGGTTCAACTCGTTGATGGAATTGTGGATAACCCCCTTCGCATCCTGTGCGTAGGATTCCTTCACACTGTAACGGGTCCTCTTACCGAATCTTCCATTTTCTTCTGCCATACATTAACCCCTCAATATTCTTTCGACTTCATCCAGGCGAGCCGCTTCTCGTTTCTTTTCGGCATCCCTGTCAACAAGGTTTTCTCTAACTGCCTTTCCTATTTCCGATGCAAGCACCAGAATTTCTTCCTTTGTCAATGACATCCTGTTGAACAGCTGTACTTCGTTCAATGCAGGAGTGATATCACGTTCCGCCCGTTCAGCAATGTCCATCCGACGGTCCAAGACCATGGGTTGTTCATCATTTTCATCAGCCTGTTTGGTATCTTCGTCAAACCGATTATCCTGCTTCGTTTCAGCCTGCTCTATCCGTTTGTCATCGTCAGGAGTAGACGGTTCATCCTCATGCCTATCCAACTTGGTTTCATGCTGGGTGTTCATGGCATCGGTCGCACCCGATATGTCGTTTGCAAGCTCCGTCATGGAATCCTGCTTGAACTGCTCGACGTTATCCTTCGATTCAGCATTTCGCTTGTTCATCGTCTCAAGCAGTTTTTCTTCATTCTGTTTAGACGTATCGACAAGTTCACGAATGCTATTCAGGCTATCCTCAGCAAGTTCAACCGACTGGGTTTTAGGAGTAGTCTCCTCCTGTTCCTTTTCAGTATCTTTCTCTGGTTGTTCAACATCGACATTGACAGTGATTGGCTGAGGCTCATTGACATCAGTATTCGCTACGGAGTCTCCAAGCTCTTCCAGCATATCGTCGATGCTCGTGTTGATTTTACCGAGGTTCTCGTTCACTTCGGCAAAAGCCGTTTCAGTCAAAGTAGGAACATCGTTTGCGACAGCTTCCTGTTGAGGGGCATCAGCATTATCAACATCGCTCAATTTCTGGCCAATGTCGTTCAGCAACGCATTCTGTTCAGCCTGGGCCGATGCAATGTCCCCCAACAAACCTTCTTCCTTACTCGGTTCCTTCGGAGTGTTATCGTCGGTAGCCTCATCCTTGATATCGGGCAACTTTTTGCCGATATCGTTCAACAAGGAGTTCTGCTCAGCCTGGGCAGAAACCAGGTCATTAAGCAAGTTCTCCTCCTTGCTGGGTTCCTTCTGAGATGTTTCATCAACTTTATCTTCGGGATTTACATCGGACAGTTTCTGACCAATATCGTTAAGCAAGGTGTTCTGCTCAGTCTGGCCAGAAACGATGTCTTTAAGCAAGTTCTCTTCATTGCTCGGAACATTTGATGCAACGTCTTCCTTCTCGGGTTCCTTCTCCGCTTCGGGCAGCTGTACATCAACTTTAACTTCGACAGGTTTTACATCTTCCTTTACAACGTCGGTTTCATCGTCCACCTTTTCGTCAGATTTTTCCTCAACCTCGTTTACAGCCCTATCGTTGTATATGGTTTCATCACGCTTCACCTCAGCACGAAGAGCTTCTCCCTGAATCTCAAGGATACGGTCAAGGTCGTTCTGAATTTTGGTGAAGGTTTCCTGCTGTTTCTCGTTTTCGACATTGTTCTTATCATTTTCTGCTTTTTTTCTAAATACTTCCTTGACCTCGTTCATCGAGGCGGCAACATCACTATTGTCGATAGCGCTGCCGAACTGTTCTACCAGCTCGTCGTTCATATTCTTGGCGTTGGCCATCTGCTGGTCGAGAAATTCCTTCATCGTCTGCTCAGTCTCTTTCGGCAATGCGGCGAGTGCGTCAGCAATCGACTTAACGCTGTCGTTAGCCGAAGACGCCTTGGACGTTTTGGTAGACGCTGGTGTAGTTGTATTTTGTGTTGTAGATGCCATGATATACCTGTCGATTCAATGATAGTTTATAATGGCACCGCTATTTTTGACCGGGTATAAACTATTAACGAAACAAGCGGCATATAAAATGGCAAAGTGCATCACAGACGTAATTTCTCCGAGACAGGACACTCCGGCGACAGAATCGGATTCAAGCATTCTTAGTAGCTTCACGGAAGCTGTCGAGAAGACTGCAAATTCGATTAACAATGTCACGAACAAGCTGGAAGCCACCAACTGTACAAAGGTGGTGTTTGACTGGTGTAGGGATACGATGGGCATAAACGCCTATGCCGCTGTTGGAATGATGTCCAACTTAAATTTCGGCTTTCATCAATACAACAATTTCAACTTCCCGGTCAGCCTTAACGGAGCCCTTACATTGAGCAAGAGCATCTGCCAGACGATAGGAACATGGATTGCATGGATTCAGGAAACCATCGAGATTGCTACAAAAGCAGCATTCGTCCTGTTTGCAAAGATTGATGCCGCACGCCTACGCCTCGAAGAAGCTATATTGAACTTCAACGATGCCGTTTTCAAATGCATAACAGACCTGCTTTCGGATATCAAGATGTCCGCATCTCTGGATGTTGGCGTAGGAGCAAGTGTAAGCCTAGACTTCGACTGGAACGAACTGTATGAAATCATGGTTGACTGTCCATGTTTCTGCAGGGCAATCGCATGCGTGACAGGATGTAACAGGGACAGCGATGGAAACGACATGTCACGAGACCCGGACGCCGTGATAGAATGCCTTAAAAACAAGTTTCCTCTGTCACTTGGAATAGGTATAGGCATCGGTGGTGGTATATCCGGCTCCCTCAATGACCTTCTCTATGATTTTCTCTTGAAGCTATACAACAGCATCAAGGCAGCAATCGAGATGACATTCGATATGCTCATGAAGCCTCTCAGGGCCCTAATCAAAGCTTATGCCGACCTGCTTACACAAAAGTTCGATGTCAGTGGTTTCATCAAGACGGTCGGCAACTTCGAGTGTTTCTTCATATACAGCTTGGAATATAAGAACAACAAGGAATTTTACGGCATGTCGATTATCGACATGATTAACACGTTCAAAAGTTGGACTGTCTGTTTCAGCCACCTGTGCCCAGGCCTCATGAAGGATATAGAGGGGAAGATTAAGGATATCAACGAGAATCTCCGGCTAAACGACGTGTTCTGGCAGGGTGCATTCGAAGCCGACCTGTACGACATGTGCATTGCGGCAAAACTCGGCTATGAGTCTTTTTCTGACGAGGAGTTCCGTGCAATTTACCGGGACAACCCGAAGACACAGTTCGACTCTTTGCTATCGCAGCTTGAAGCATCCGGCATCAAGGAAGTATGCGAAAAACACAGGAAAACGACTGCGGCAAATACACCGACAACGGCAGTCGAGGAAGCTATACAGTTTAGGACAGCCCCTGACCGGGAGAATGAAGTAAACGTCGGCGATAAGCCTATCACGAAATCAGAGCAGAAAAAGTGCATATCAATTTCGCACAATCTTGTTGACAAGACGGTAAGCCCGTATTTCACCGAAAAATACTATCAGCTTCTCAGGATGCTCGCCGATTACAAAATGGACTCGGACACTGTCGAAGAACTTACAGAAATATTAGATAATTGTAGCAAGAAGGCATACCCTGTAAACATGAACCAGCCATTTACTCCTTTCCCGTCGAACCAATCAGGGCGAGCGGAAATTGAAGTATATCCGGCAGAAGTCGAGGTTACTTACGAACTTGTTGACGACTATAACGAAGATGAAATAAAATCAATTCTAGGCAAGTATGCCGAATAGGGGGAGAAATGATTTACGGTGTAAAAACAAAGCACGCTAGGTACAAATTGATACATCCAGAGAAGTACATGGAAAATCTGGCGGCACCAATTTGCAAGTCGTCATGGGAAGAAAGGATTTTTCAGGCAATGGACCAGAACAACTATGTTCTAAAATGGGGATATGAACCCGATTTCCAAATCTATTATATGTCGCCGAAGCTCCATAAAATGAGCAAGTATTTCCCTGACATCTACTGTGAATGCAAGTCCGGCACGGACACCAAGATAAACAAGTTCCTAATCGAAATCAAGCCGGAGAAATTTTCCGTAATGCCGAAGCCGCCAAAGGCATTGGCCGAAAGTGCAAACCCGAAAAAAGTACGAGCATACCAAAAGAAGATGGCCCGTTACTACATGCAGTGCGAAGAAGTGATGGTAAACCAGGCGAAATGGGCAGCAGCAAGAAACTGGTGTGCCAACAGAGGTGTCAACTGGATTGTATTGACCGAAGAAAACGTATGTGGCCTGTTTGACAAAGGAGCGCATACATAAAAGAAAGGCTGCCCATCAGGACAGCCTTCTTTCTACCCAAGATATCAAAACCATCAGAAGAGATATACCAGAAGTCCAGCAAGAATAACCAGGATTAGAACCCAAGCTAAAATCTTATCTGTTTCTGGTGTATACTTCATCATTATTCTTCCTCAGAAGATACTTCGTCAGATGAATCAGCTTCAGACACAGTTTCAAAAGAAACTGCATACAGGATAAATCCTGCCTTATGTTTCTTTTTCTTCTTAGGACCATCTTCGCCAAGCAAACTATCCGTCTGTTTCATAATTTCTTCATCAACAGGGGATACTTCGTCTTCACCATCGTCCTGGTCATCCTTATCGTCATCGTCCTTGACTTTGAGATGAGATGCCCAAAACTTAGTGTCGGCGTCGTTCGGGTCCTTTTCGAAGTTGAACGTGTACTCAGCCATATCACCGACTTCCTTGTCCACTTTCTTCTTTACAGCGATAGAGACAAGGTATGCATCGAACGTAAACGACGCAAACGTCAGCTTCACACGAAGAGGGTCATCAAGGTCGCACTTAGTGTTTCCATAGCCCTTATTCGCAACGAAGTTTTTCAGACTAGCAAACGCATCATCAATGTCTTCCGTACCGTACAGGAGGTGCTTATCAGCACCAGTTTCCGTAGTCTTGATAGAAACCTTGACGTACGGAACATTATCCTTTACCGCAGGACTAAATGCACTGAGGCATCCACTGAATTCCTTCTTCATGTTGCATTCTCCTTAAACAGGCTGCTTGCGGGGACGACCACGTTTACGTGCCGGGGAAGCAACAGTCTTGGTTTCAGCCTTTTCGACCTTTTCGGTCTTGGCCTTACGACCACGCTTCTTGGCGGCGACAGCCTTGGCCGGAGCCTTTGCAGGTTCAGTACCAAAAGTTACATGTTCCTTATCCTTGTTGGCGACAACGATGTCCATAACCTGTTCGGCCAACTTGGTAGCTTCGATTTCGCTCTTGCCGTTTACAGCGAAGAACTTAGCGAATGCACGGACACCAGCCAGACGGAAGCCAACACCAGCGTCGAACTTATCCATGTACTGCTGGAAGGAACGACCGATGTAAATCAAGCCATTGACATCCTTGCTGTTCTTGTTGGAATGGTTGCGTTCAAGTTTCACAGTTGTAGTACCCGTAATCCAGGAAGTGGTGACACGACGGTCATACTTATCCTTCTTTCGGGAAACGTGGAGTTGCTGTGTAAGTTCGCTAGCGAGAGCCAGACGAATCGGCATCATGCCTGCAATGTTGAGTTTGATAATCATATTTTACCTTTTGTGTTGAGTGAATTTTCTAGTCCACTGACAAGGAATATAGTATATTAAAACCCCTCTGGCAAGGGGTTTCGATAAAAAAGTTATTTTTTCTTTGATTGTTTAGAATTTTTTACACCAACGACGGGTTTTCCCTTTCCTTGTATAATGGTTTTTATCTTACTCCATGTCTCCTCGTTGGTATGAGCCAACTTAGTGAACCAGTCCGGCTTGTCGTTCTGAAGAGCAGCCTCCCTGATGTAAGTCTCGTATGCGTCAGCAACATGCTCGACCGACAAGCGGTCATACAAGTAATACAAGTTAGCAATAATTGTACTCTTGTGCGTTTCCATCGAAGGATTGGACAGAAGTGATATCATCGTCTTGGTAACATTACGGCACAGCTCAGTCTGGTAGACATCAAGCATTTTAGAAACACGAGTGGCTGCCGTGATAGCTTTTGTCGGGTTAGTTTCCAAGAGGAAATTCTGCGGGTTGAACATCCGCTTCGTGCAGAGCCAAGAGAAGAATGCCAACGCTTCGACGGGGCCGAGATGGCTAGCAGCATCCTTCTGTATCAGGCTCGGATTCTGCTTGTAATCACCCAACTTAATTCCGTTAATGTACATCTTCGAGAAGTTTTCCCACGCTCTCGGGTTGACCGTGTTTTCATCCTCGAAATTATCCACATCTTCCATCTTGAACAAGTGCTCGTCAGTAGCTTGGTCGATGTAGTTGATGATATCAGGGTGGATGCCGTGCGTCGTGGCCCACGCAAGCCAGTCAGTCTTGCTAACGTCGATGTGAATTCTGGACATACGGGAATACAAGGCACGGTTCAGCTCGTCAACATCGTTACTGGCGATATCGGACGGGTTCATCGCACATATAACCCTTGACCCCGGTGCGAGCCTGTGGCCAAGGAATTCCTGTTCCTTCGTACAAAGCTGCATGATAGCGTTGATGGTGTCTTTCTTGGCACGGTTGATTTCGTCAAGGAACAGCAATACGGGCCTGTTGTGGGAAAGCCAGTCGGGAATCGTATGGGAATGAACTCCGTTGACTTCCCTCAGAAGGCCAGTAAGGTCTCCCGTTTCACCAGCTTCGGCACAACGGAGCTTGACGAGTTCAAGACCCAGCGTTTGAGCAAGGTCGAAAACAAACTCAGTTTTACCAATACCTGGCTGACCGATAAGGAGGCACGCCGTTTCAGGAGCGAGCCTCAATATGTGAGCCTTTGCCATTGAAAATGTAGCCATAATCTATTGCAACATGTAGAGGGTTTGAGATGTGATTTCCTTGCCGTTGGTCACGAAGATGTAGCTGGAAGCAGGGAAAGTCTCGTGGAGTTTTTCAATACTGTATTCGTTAGGGCCGACGATTGACGGGTTGAGGAACACAGGGATGCACTTGCCGCTGAGGAACCATTCACCGCCACGATGCCAGTGACCCATGATGGCGACATCGAAATCAATGCCCATCTTCATGAACATTCCGTAGTCCTTGAAGTTGTCTCTGGTGACCGTGCTAATCGGGGAGCAGAATGCACCGCCGCCACGATATGCGTCGCCATGTTCAATCTTCCACTTCTGTTCACCGATTACGGCAATGTCAGACGGGGCTTCGGAAACATGGATGGAAACGGTCTTGTCTTCGGCAAATGCTTCCTCGATGAACTTGTACAGGATGTACTCGTAGTTATCGTACGCCTTATTCTTTGCCTGCCATTTCTGATTTGTACGGGAATGGTTACCAACTACGCAGTAAACATTCATCTTCTTGAACTGATTCTTCAGGCTCTTGAAAGCACCTACAATGAATTTGAAGTAGTCAATAAGGAGCTTAGTGAGCGGGCCAGCGTTAGTCTCTTTAAGTTCGTCATGGATGTTGCCAGAGAAAAGGTCACCAAGCATGAGAATGTCAAGGGTTCCGCACTTGTTGTCACGGGCCATTTCAAGAGCCTTTTCAAAGAGTTTGATATGACGTGCCTTGGAAATGTCTGGATTGTACTCGTTAATTCCGTGGGTGCTGGCACTTGGAACAACTTCTCCATAGTGGGCATCCGAAATTGGAAGAACAAGGTGGTTTTCACCGTCGTTAGCCTTCTTGACATTGATGTAGAACTTGTCGTATTCAACTTCGGCAATTTCTGTCTTCAATGCATCAGCCAACTCTGTTGCAACATATGAACGAACCCTGAGCTTATTGTTTTCGGCACGGAGGCTGTTCAGCTGCTTCTTTAAGTAGGTATTTTCGCTTTCCCTACGGTCTTCGACTGGGTCTTCCTTATCCTGCGGATATTGGGGGACTTCCTCATCCTTGTTCAGAGCAGCGTTGTAAGTGTTGAATCTTTCGGAAAGTCTGTCAAAGCGCTTGCGCAACGTATCCTTGGAGATGCCGAGGCCAGCCTTGTCGATTTCTTTCTGTGCATTATCAAGTAGTTTCTGACGGTTCCATCCATATCTCTGTGCTATCTTGAAGAGTTCCTTCTGTTCAGCATTGAGCGTGACAATGAAACCGCTTTCGGGGGTACTTGTCTTCATATTTAAAATCCCAACTTAGAGGGTTTAACTTCTAAGTTGAAATATATGTTTTTTACAAGCTATTCTAGTAAAAAATTTTTAATCTGCGTATTTTGGACTTAACGGATTGTCTGTCGCTATCGCCACATACTTAGTAGAGCATCCTTCCGGGTCAGGCTCATCGTATACCAGCGAACCGTATTCATCGGAATCGGTCAATATGACATACGGAACACGCTCGTCACCCGGTTCTACCTCAATATCAGGACCAATATGAGTGAGGTCGTCAATCAGGTATTCTGTCTGGTTCGTTTCATCGTCAGTAATGATGAATTCGCCTTCGATACCCTCATCAAGGTCGTGGAACATACCTAGTGTAGGTTCAGCTATGGTTCCGCCAGTTCTTGCCGTATTGCTAGGAACGTCGGCGCCTGGGTATGCACTGCGGGCTGGCCTTACATGCAGTTTGATGTTCCAGAAGTTGACCTCCGGGACCGCCCCTTCCTTTGATTCCCCGTTGGCATCCATTGGAGTAGATATGCTTTCGTACAGGTTCCTGAACTTGACAGAACTATCCAACTTTCCGTCATTGTCATACGGGAACGATTCCATCAGGAACGGGATACAACCTGGGTTCATTTCAAGAGGAGCCTGCTCGGAATAACGGGTATACAGGCCATCTCTATAGTCACTTCCTACGCCACAAGGAAGTTGCCATAAAGGCTGTTTTTCACATGCATCAATGTACTTGCTTACGTTGAATACCTTGTTGGCCATTCCCGCATTCATCGAGACACGGTTTGCATAGCTCTTAGGATTGCCGTAGGCGTATGACTTCTCCGTGTAGTCTATGGTGTTCGCACCATATAGCGGAGTCAAATAGCAGGTAGGATACTGTCTGTAATCCTTCACTATCCATCTGCCGAGACTAGACGAGAATACTGCCGAAATGTGAATTCTAGTATACATTCCGTTATGCGTGGTCTCGTCCTCATCCGTTTTGGCTCCAAACACATTTTCGATAAACGAAGCGGAAACACTTTCCAAGGCCGATGTAAGAGATACCGCACTAGATGTTTCAAGAGCATTTTCTGAAATGAAGTTGTAAGTCATGTTGACATCTTCACTGCCTTGTCCATCTGTGGTATTAGTTGCAAGGTCACAGTACCTATGCTGCTTTTGCATATCGGAATCTGCATTTCTGTTATATAGCGTAACTTCGTGCGTATGAAGCAACTCTTCATAATCATCACTAGACGACTCCACATTGATGGCACGATGTGCGTCATACATATGCAACGGCATTCCGTTGGAATACATTGTAAGCAAAGACTTCATGTAGTCAACTGCCGGGTTCTCGTCATCGTTCGGAATATTGGCCGAAATCAATTCAGCTGACAAATCAGATATGCTCTCGTCCTTAAACGTAACTACCTTATCCGGGAAAGCGAGAAGAGCTCGTTTTACATCCCGGTCTTCAACATCAGCGTGCTGTATAAAGTCACGCAGTAGATTTCTGCTAACATCAGGAAACGCAACTCCGTCCGTAGATATAACATGTGAACTCGGATAGAACGGCTCCATTTCACGATTCAGAAATTCGCTTTCTTGTCCAGGATGACTCTCATCAACGAAAAGCCACGATATTGCTCTAAGACCCCTCTTGATTATCGGAAGGTCAAGGAATCCATGAACGTATGCTCCGTACTGATTAACAGTCTGCTTATTCTTACTCACAACAAAGAGCTTGAATACACTGTTTTCTGCAGTATAGTTAAACGGGATGTCACCTTCCGCATCATCTGTGTAATTGTCAACAGTCCTCTGTGTCGTTCCAGAATCGTCTTTAAATTCTTTGTAATGCGTATTACCTACGCCTTCATATCCGTCCCAGTCGACAAACTTATCTACCTCATCAGCATAGAAAATTCTAAAATTATCTGTGCGGGTGTACTCGTTCCAACCCGCATAGGCTAGATTCCTTTTCAGTTTTTCATCAACGCCGAGACAGTAGTTCGGAAGATGGATAATCTTAGTTTCCCAATCGTTTAGTCGTTGCTCGGTTCCATCTTCAAGCGGCTCACTGACATCAGGCAGCGGGCATATATCTCCCTGTCTATCCGCTGTATATCCCCAGCTGGTTTCTTGCTTATTGCTCCATCCACGAGATGATTCATACCCGACTCTGGCTACCTTAAAATCTCCAATAAGTTCCCGGAATGCCTTTGTGGCATTAGCCACCACATACATATCATCCTTCTTCGTCTCGTCAATGTCAGCATCAAGGCTTGTCGGCAACGCTACCCTAAGGAGCGATGCTAGAATAGAGTGTCCAACGGTTTCGTCAGTGTTTTCCTCGTCATAACGAAGATACGACATTGGTTTGTAACCATGGAACATGTCGCTGAGGTGACCATATATTTTTTTGTTCATCTCGAACACGAACCTAGTCAACGGTTTAGCATTCTCGTTATAATCTACACTTGAACTAGCGGTCAGCCCTAGATGGCGGACACGGCTTCTTCCGTTAAGTCTCCACGGGAAAGTATTCGTCGATGTCGGATACACAGTGGCAATGATAGAATCTTCATCAATCAGTTTGGGGTCAGTCGGGAATTTCGGTTTAAGCGTCTCGTCTTTATTGAACGCTCCGCTATCAGTCGTATATTCCGTCAAACCACCATCGTCATCGACAGTCCTTACGTCAACAATGCAGGTAGCATCCTTGGAATACATTTTCCATCTTCTGCTTGAACGGTTGTATGGGAACTGGCCGTTCACCTCTATGGTAGTTGTATTACCATTCTTACGGACAACACCAACGAAGTGGAAAGTCTTTGAGCATTCATATCTATTAAGCAACCCGAATGCAATATGGGCCCCATTCTCAACGTCGATTGAATTCTTCGGCCTGAACGTGAAAGAACTCGATGTCGTAGATATGCCTGAATCCTGAACGGAGTTATTCGGAAGCGGAACCTGCTTACCTGACACAATGTAAACACGAGGCTGGGACACATAGTCCGTATAGCTCTTAATGGCCGCTTCTAGTTGTTCCTCTGTCGAGTCAACTTTGTCTGGCTGGCTAACAACAGGCAGAGCGATATTCATTTCGACTTCTGTTCCGTCAGCCAAGTCCAAGCCTGCGGGAAGATGTATAAACGTCTTTCTCGGAGGAGCATCCACCATATCACTCAGGTCTTGGTTGATGATAAACGTGTGCCGTTCACCAGACTTCTCGACTTCAAGCGATATGTTGTTATAATCGGAGTCCAACTCATATGATGGGTAATAGCCTCCGGCAGTTGACATTCGCCACTCGTGCATAATCCCTATGCCGTATGGCCCCCTATCGCTGTCTTCTGGTGTACCCGAACAATCGCTCAAATCACTCTTGGCCAAGACATGGCCGAACCCGTCAAGGACAACAGTCTTTCCGGCGACCGAGTGAACGATTGCTCCACGGCTAAGGAACCATTTCACTAGAAGACCATGTGAATCTACTGGATATTCCGCCCCGTGGAACTTTCCACATTCGATTGCGACACCGAGCATGTGGTTAAGGTAATCAGCAACTTCCTGGTCACTTACCCTATTTCGATAATGGTCATGGACGTTATCATTCTCGCTTCCGTCGAACGTGACATTATCTTCGCCACCGCATGCAATTTCTTCATTGGAAGTCTTGTACATCCATGTGTAACGAGTAATGTCGCTGCCCGGTTTCTCCTGAACGACCAGCTTGTAAACACCGTTGTTATCGCCGCTACCCGTAAACTGTATGAACATCGGACTGACAATATCCTTTGTCTCCTCAGGGCTGAACGTCACCTTACAAGAGATACCGTCTTCAGGGAAATCATCTGGAATATCAACCGATTGCGCTACGGGTATATGGTTGGTATCATCAACGTGATAAATACCATTTACCTGTTCGTAAGTGGCATCATCTACCTTGACTGACACCACTGCCTGCTGATAGAAATTCGCTGAGTCACTGGATATAGAATATCCAAGGTCACGGACTTTCAAGATAGCATTAACTTGGAATGTATCATGGTCGCTGTCAGTACGAGGAAACTTGAACTCATCCTTGTATTCAAGAATAGGGGTAATCGTAGTTTCAAACGTTTCCGGCTTATACACCATGGACGCACTGAACGTCGTTGGCGGCGTTGTGCCACGCTGGTATCCACTTCGGTTCACGAACGGAAAGCCTAAAGGACTCAGCGTGAAATTTCCATGAGAATCACCCCTCACAGGAACACGTTCATGAGTTACATAATCCTTTATTTTTAAATTTCTGCTTTCCATCTGGTCTCCAATTTTTCAATTATAGTTTATAATCTGGTACACAATCAGCATCAAGGGTATAAACTATACACAGAGGCAATTACATGAGGAAAGTACAATGACATTCATCAAGTTCATCAACGAATACGTCGACGACGAAAAGTTCAAGACTGCAATCAACGCCCTGCACGACGTATGGTTAAGGAACGAAGGCAAATCCCAGTTCGAATCTGCCGTTACCATCCAGCAGCCGCAGACTATTTCGACGGCTAATACACAACAGCAGAATCAGGTAATTGCAAATGCTAATCAGCAACAGCAACAGCCGCAACAGCAGCAGAATAAAGTCGAACCAAGGACTGTTCAAGGTGACCTGAATAACCTCGACTCACAGAAAATGATGTCTCTCGCCGCACGTTTCCAAGAAATTGAAAAACAGAAGGAAGCAAACCAGAAGGCCGCTGCCGATGCTCAGAAAAAGCTGGACAGCGAACTGGACGAAGTTCAGAATACCGTCAATGCCGCACTTAACGGCAAGATGGACAACATCGTAGGATAATATCATGCCAGCAACATTCAGTCAACAACTTCGATATCTAAGAACCCATGAACCCGCATTGTACGAGTCCGTATCAAAGATATACCGCAAATGTCTAATGGAATCAAACTTGGCTCCGCAAATGGGCCAGACGGACAACGAAGCCGCTGAAACCCCGGTCGAAAAGACTGAAATCACGCAGACCAACACAAAGGGTGTGAACGACCTCATGGACAAGGTACATTCCATGGTTGGTGTAAACAACAACAAGAAGGAAGGCGACGAGATATTCGACCATAAGGACGACAATGTCGAAACCGTCGAACCAGACCCGGCTCAACAAGCCGACCTGTTCGGTCAGGTCCCTCCCCCGGCAGACAATTCAGTGCCGCCACAACCAACCGAAGAAACTCCTGCTGAACCTATGGTGGAAGAGCAAGAAGACTTTAACCTGGATAACCTGTTTGCTGATGAACCTCAAACGGACACACCGACTGACCAAACTACTGACCAGCAGACAGAACAGCCTGCGGAAAACCCTACTCCACCGAGCGAAGAACCTCCTGCAGAGGAACCCGTGCCAGAGGGTGAAGAGGATTTTGACCTAGACCATATGTTTTAAAATTAGAGCGTTCTAGTCTTCCGCCTGCTCGGGCTCGTCACCAAACTCGTGAAGCTTGTCGGTAAGACGCTCAATCTCACGATTGTACTTGCAAGTCTTCCAGTATTCACGGTCTGTCGGGTATTCCTTCTTGGTGATAACCATGTTGTCAGTCAAGTCGCCAATCTTAACGATTGTGGCAATCTTGTTTTCCATGATTTTGGTAAGATACTCCTCACGGCAAGATGTCTTGTTGTGCGAAAGATGGGATACAGCTTCGCATACCTCTTCCGGGAAGAACATGCTTAGGTCACTCTGGCAAAAGCCACCGTTATCCAAGATGTCGTGTAGATAGCCTACGATAACGACATTATCACTATAACCGTTCTTTTCAAGGTACTCAACGACTCTTTCCGCATGAGACATCAACGTTCCGCCAGCCTTGTCCTTCTGTCCAACATAGGCAAAGTCGGCAAAATCCTGTGCAGTCTTCTTCTGGCTGCCCGTGCATTTATAGCATCGTAAAAACTTATTTATTTCTGAACGTGTATACATCTTTCTCCATCCGCCTCAAAAGGCAAAAATAATGTAACATGAAGCAGTCAGCGCTTCTACCACTAAATTATATTTTTCAAACGCTATTCTTGCACAGGTTCTAACGAAGTTTTTTCAAACGGGTCAGCAAACATCGGGAATCCTGCTGTTTCATAACCCTGGTAGTCATTTCCGGGTCTGGAATCGTCCGTAATGCCCTTATTTGTAGGGTCAACGAAGCCGACAGGACCGATAAACACATGGTCCGGCAACTGGTAATAGTCCGCCACTTTCCACTTTTTATCTTCGGCAGAATAGACGAATGATGCACGATACATCACGGGACGGTTAGGCACGCCGATATTCTCGTCATAGACATAGAAGTTCGTGAGACGGGCCATGCTAAACTTTGCCAGAGGGTTGAGCGTACATGAACCGCTCTTAGCCTCGTCAGCATCATCAACGGAGTAAACGTATATCTGAGCCTTGTTTATGATAAGGTCGTTTGTCGAATGACCATTGTATGCAGGAGTCGGCCATATCCTAAAGAAGAAGTCAAATGTGTATCCATCTTCCGGCGTGTTCTCCGCATTACTATCATCGGACTGGCCATGAACAGGAAGATAGATGCACAGGCCTTGGTCAAGGTCCGGGCCATCGTAATTGATGTAATTCAGAGTAGTTACATCATCCCTGGAATGGTCAAAAATCATGCTTGCACTGTATCCTTGACGCTGTGTGATAGGAATATTAGGGTCGTAGACACAATCCCTTCCTTCAACCCACACATCGTTGTTCGTGTATGGGAACATGGTGTAGTTAGCCGTATTGTACACGCCTACACGACGGGCATAGGTACTATCCTTCGTCTTGTACTTGCTATTACCCTCTATTCCAATATTGACGGCAGGTTCGGCATAGGAATTGCCTGCGTTTTGCAAAACAATACCCATAAAGTCATTGTCTGGCTTCATCCTGATTACGGACGAACTGTTGAAAATGTTGCTTATCGGAAGAAGCACCATTTCCTTCCATAGCTGGTCCTCCCCTGCATAATCTACATAGCTACCGTCAACCAAAGTTCCTAAATAATCGCTAGGGTCACTCAGGTTAGCACCGTCTTCAGCCAGGTTAACAAACATGTGGTAGCCATCGCCATCATTTTTCACGACAAGCTCACCCTTGTTGTACGAAGTCCCTGTTTTCCACACAGTTCCAACACGAATCGCCTTCGATGTGCCCAAATCGTTAATATACAGCGGATTGTCTGTGGTAACTGCATAAACAGAACCCTCGTTGACAACAAAATGGTGCTTCATGTTCTGACGCCCATTTACTGAGCTAAAATCAACAATCAATGGGCTAACAACAGCATCGGTCGAGCCTTCCTTCGGACTATCTACCATGTAAAGGCTGTATACTCCACCCGTTTCGGGCTTGCGGTAAACAGCATACTTGAGAGTTTCCGCTTCGTCCGTAGAATCTAGGATTAAAACATCAGCAAAGGCTCGCCAACGGGTGTTACCTGGATTAACTACATTTATTCGAATCACGACATCATCCTTACCCTCATCAGTCGCATCGGTTGATGCAACCATCCCGTATTCGCCATCAAGGTCAAAGGCATTTGCTGCGACAGGGGTTACCAACGAGATGCTAGCCGTTTTCGACTGAGCCTTCTTCGTAGGGAAAGTCCATGTATGGAAATAAGGTGCGCTATTCTTCATCAGGCGAACCGTGACATAATCCTTTTCAGAATTATTCCACTCCATCAGTGCGTTGAAAATCGACTCGTAGTTATAGTTGTTTCTGGCAATGTCACGCCCGATAGATTCAAGAGGAAAAGCATTAGAAAAACTCTGTGCCATAAAAATCTCCGTTATGCATCTGCAATGGTTGTGGCGTTTGCGTCTTGTACTTCGGTCCGTACGAGATTGGTATCTGTAATGTTATTCAATGCAAATACGCCTTTTTCCCATAAGAGAATACCCTGTCCTTCGTTGAAGCTTGACTGGTAGATACTGAAGAAGTCGAGGTTGTAAATCTGGACCCATATACCGTAGTGTGCTGGCTCAGTGTCCGATGGCGTGTTGACAGGCACTGCCTTAACTGCACCGCAAGCCTTCTGGTTATATGCACGACCACTGTTCGGGCTGTCTATCGAGTACCCCCTTACCGTCGCCGTACTGCTACCTCCGCCAACTCCGGCAATATTGAAATGGATTTCACGCTTAGCGCATCCCTTGCTGCCAGATGCCATGATAATGAACGAACCAGCGGCAAAGTTCTGCACACCGCCAACTGGCGCAGGGACTGTCACATTAGCCACCTTCACCCACCTATAAGCAGATGGAGTGTTGTCACCTGTGATATGCAATGCCCCTTGAATTGTACGCCTGGTAACGACATCGTCCATGAGGGCAAGCTTGTCCACTTTCATTATTTCTGGGCTTACGATACCCGCCGGGTTTGTCGTCTCTTCCTTGTATCGCATCAATACAGGATGAATATGCTCAGTATTACTCGGACCAGGCAAGATGAGTTTTACGGATTCATTCTGACACTCCGTCTTGTAATTCTCAATATCGCCATTGTTTCCGCCTACCGACGAGAATATATGTGCAGACGCTGAACCCAACGCAAATTCTTCGAGCCCCCAGCATACGAGGTCTCGGGTCGGCAAGATATTCTTCGAATATCCATACAAAACATCTCCAAACGTAGCAATCAGGAAGCCAGCGTACATAACACGGGCAAAGTCCGGCTGCTGAACGTCATTCACCTTTCCACAACCACAAATCCAGTCGTGGCAATGGCTTTTACCATCACCCGTCAATGCAAGGGTTCCTATTGTACTCGTAGCCGGACTGATTTCAAACCTAGGCCCTTCTATAGCGATTCTGCTCTTGGACGCAAGAAGGACTAGATTTGATGAATACATGGACAGCGTATTCGCACTGCTTATTGCGATGTATTCGTTTTCCGCATACAACATGTTGGCAATAGGGTTATCCCTCCATACGGCATAACTCTTGTCTGGTGCATATCTGGACTGGCAGATATAACCGTCTGGCTTGACGAATCCGTTTGTAATATTGAAATTCGTCTTCAGTTCACGAATTGCATTTTCGCCAATTAGTTCGAGCGCCGTATTTCTAGGCATGTTGTGTTGGTTCACGTCGTCATGTTCAGCAAACCAACGCTTGTCATAGAAATTGATTGCAGCGAGACAGCTCTTGTCTCCATCATTTGAACGGTCAGTGAACCTACCGAGCACCATCCTAGTATTGGATAGGCCTATATGGCTGGTGTGATACTGCTGATAGTCATCCGGGTCAATGTCGTCATCGTTAGGGTCGTTCCATGCGACTTCCTCGGACCCGTCTGCAACTTCAAGGTACAATTCCCTATGGTCCTGGTCATCCGTAGTAGCTACCCAGTGGCGAATATCCGTTTGATTCTGGTCATTGACCATGCCAATCATGATATAGTCGCTGGTCGCTCCATGGATATAGTCACGGGCAACCATGAAAGCGTTTCTACGATAGACCTTGCTATGAATGTATCCATCGGCATCAGTACCGAATGCACCAATACCTATATACTGGCTCTGTATCTCGTCGCCTTCGGGAATGTAACCTGTTCCAACAATGAAATTCGGGTTTACCACAGGATAGTTTGCTGTGCCGACGACAGTCTGGTCGACCCCAGCCGCTATCGTCAAGTAGTTCAATGCAGTGGAGTGTGTACCAAAGCTAGCGTGTTGGGCAGAACTATACTTTGCCACACGGCCACCATCGACACCGATTTCACTATACTTGATATTATCTTTAAGAATAAGCCTAGTAAAAGCAATATTCGCCGTGTCAATACCCGTAATTGTCGTTATCTGATGGCGCAATTCAACACCGAACCAATACATATAGTTCTTGTCATTGATTGTTTGGTCATAGATAATGACTTTGTCGCCAACCTTGAATTTCGACCATGATACTGGTGTTAACTCATTCTGGTTAACATAAATATCAAGAACGTTGGTCGGATTATACTTGGTAAGAGTCTTTGAAGTCTCCCCTTCACATACATTTACCACGACTTCGCAGTTTTCGTCAATCTTTTTAAGGTCAGGAACCTTGAACAGATGTCCAGGATAGCCAACCGTGTTGGAACGGTTTGCGGCAAATCCGTGAGTTCCTAGGACAGTAAGGTCCTCACCGCCTGCGGTCATTCCGTTATCTGCATGCACTTGGTTGCTGAATCCTGCATAGATGCCAGCATAATTCGCTTGCAGCATAGAAGCACTGGATATACCATGTGAACTGGAGCCGAATACGAAAGTTGAAACACCGCCAACGGTATCGTAATCACCAATGAGTTTCGTGTTATACCCGTATGCAAGGCTGTAACTAGACAGATTACCGCTTTCGTCTTTTGCGACACGGTGAGTGAATCGGTCAGTTCCATTATCTCCGCCAAGCACTACTGCCGGGGAGCTGACCTTGAACTCGTTATCGACATCGAACCACCAGTTTCTTCCGCCACCTACATGGTCAGTTTCATCACCAGCAGAACCAAGGATAAGAGACATGTAGTAGCCCATCGGGAGCAAGTAGGTCTCATACTGGGAATACTTGTCCACTTCCATGTTCTCGTCGAATACAGGGGTTCTCAGGTTGACTGGAATAGGGGATGAATTTAATATGACCGTCTTGTCAGCCGCATTTATAATCTGTTCAATCCAGTATTGGTTATCGTTTTTCTTGTTACTGGAATTCAGATACAGAATTTTAGAATGAGTAACAACCGCATGGAGAAGTTCGTCATCGTCCGCATCGGCTACCAGAAGCGGGTTCACGTTTGCCACAGGCATGAACTTTTCACGAACATTGTCACAAGCAGCCTCGAATGTATCCTTTTCAAAGCCAAGGCCAGCCCATTCATTGTACAGTCTGTAAAGGAGGTAGATGTCATTCCTGGTAAGTTTGAGTTCGACCCCGCTTTTTACGACGGTATATCCGTTTGATGTCCCATATCGGAGTACCGACCTAATCAAGGCGTTAAGAACACTCCTCGCATTATAGGTCAATACGTCAACTTCTTTTACAATTCTTTCAAATGACATAGTCTAGCCGATTAAATTCAATCAAAAATAGTTTATAATGTGGCGACGAAAACCCTCAGTCATATTTAGTGGCCGAGATGAAAGCCACCTTGACAAAAAATCAACCATTTCTGTAATGCCACTGATGGACTCGGGGAAACCCACCCATCTTATGTGGATGGGTAGTTCATAATCATGCCAAAAAAGCAGATTCGACGGTTAATGTTCCAACTCGTTCAAGTCAACCACTTTTTTGGCGTATTTTTCGGGAGGGTCCTTGTCGGGATTGGTCTTCACCCACAGTATCTTCCTAACCCTGTACCTTTTAGCCAGTTTGAGCTCGGGATAGAAATCCATGTCGCTCACGATGACTATTCCGTCATACCGTGTACGGCAAGTATCCAACATGCGGAAAACACAGTTGCAGTCCGTTCCACCACCAGTCGATATGGCAAATTCCTTCTTTTTTCTCATCATCGGGGTCAAGTGGGCCGGAGTGGTACATTTTGTATTCCACCAGCAATAGTCGATATCGACATCCTTGCCTACGGCCAGAATAAGTGAAATTATCCTAGAAACGGCACTTGTCGGCATCGAACGGCTAACATCCCCTGCCACCAGAAGTTTCGCCTTGTATTCAGGAATATGTCCCGGATACATCAGGTCAAACCGCCTGTTTCTTTTGAATCGACATTCACGCCATCCACATTCAACAGCGTCTGACACAAATTTCCTGATTATGGTACGGCCATCGACTACTTTCGTAGCCTTCGAGAGCATGCTGATTACCCCATTGGCATCTGCCGTTCCCCAACTGCCGCCACCGTTGACCGCAGCACTCTCGACAGCCTCCGTAATGTTGGCCTCGGCATTCCATTCGTCAGCCCTAGTTTCATCATTCAAATAGGTAGACATTCCCCCGGAATTATCCTTTTCGCTGGAATCATCCTTCTGGTCGCCATCATTGTTCTTACCGCCGTTTTTACCCTCGGTAAGTAACTTGTAGAGGATTTCGATGCTTACCTTTCGGTAATCGTATTCCTTGTAATACTTGCTGTAATACAGATTATTTACATTGGTTTCCAGTAAAGAAACCTTAGATAAGACCTTGCCGTAAGCCGTATTGTTCACGCCAATGTCCGAGCACAACCCCATTCTGAGTGCAATCAGGTCGGAAGCCATCAGGGATATCTTCTTGTTACTGTACAGACGAGTACTAACATGGCCGAGGCCGATTCGGACCGACTCGATATAGAAAATAAGGGCAAGTTCCTGGGGTTCCAGCGTAGCCACGAATTCCTTGTTCATCTTGACATAGAGCTTTCCCGTTTCTATGCAACTGGCCACCGTATTCACGTCGTCAAATACGAACTCGGCGAATCCGAGAACTGCATGCGTGATTGGGGCATACTTAAACAAGAGATACTTGGCGAGCCTTGTAACGTCTTCGGGTTTTCTGTTTGTGTTTACTTCGCTCATACTTTTGTTTTTCCAGAGTCTTCATAAAAATATATTGTTTTGAGCTAAGTCTGGAAAAATAATATGTTTTACACAACCCCATGCGTAAAAGGAGAAGATGGCAAATATGATGCTCTTTGAGTTTTAATTCTACTTGATTGCTTTTCTTGTTGCTACCATCACAGGAGAGCGGTATTATATGGTGATTCTCGCATAGTTCACCGATAACGCATTCCCGTTTATTCGCCTGTCTGATTATACTGTAATAGATAGCAGAATAATTCAAGTATTACCTCTTTCGATAATATACATTTCCCGAACCAAAGTGCGTTGGCAATCCGATACTCTTAAAGTAATCAAGCACCTTGAATACCTTTTTCGGATAGCTTAACGCCTCCTTCATCGAACCCCTCACTTTCACTGCCTGGTTGGGGGTCAGTTCTTTACGTTCAACCATTCGGTAAAGCATAGGAACACTAAGTTCCTTATTGTTATGGTACTTTGACTTGGTCGTGCCTATGCCTCCGTTATAACAGGCAATGGCGTAGGTCATGTTACCAATCTCCTTGTCGTCATTCCCGTCAGGCTTCACCTTGTTGCTGCGGTCGGTACGGTACATGAGGTACAACAGGTAGCCAGCGGCAAGGTTCACTGCATCCTCTACAATCTCGGGGTCACGCATCTTTGACGCATCCAGACCGAACCTTCTTGCATATTTCCTTGCATCGTCCATTGCATCGTCACCCAGCTGGGCGAGTCCCCTGTATTTCGTTGTCTTCGGCTTGTCGTTGTACATGCTCTCGACACACATGATGGCGAGCAACTCGGCTTCGCCGATTCCACGACTTGACGTAATCTTGGCCACATTCTTGACCGCACGAAGGATGCGCTCGATATGGGCAGCCTGTTGTTGAGGTGTATGGGTTTCCTTGAATACACTGGAGAGATTCGTCATCATGAACTTCCTTAGAGCATCGTCGCTCGATTCGGATGAAGATGGTGTCGGGAACTTCACCAAGAATGTATCCCTGACAAGGTCATCATCCTCATCCTCCTTCACTTCCTCGTTAGGCTCAGGCGTTTCTTTCGGCTCAGGCGTTTCTTCCGCCTTAGGCGTTTCTTCCGCCTTAGGCTCCGTCTTTACGGTGAAATTGGTATCGACAACACCTGGGTTGCCCTTATAGTCGAAAACCGTATCCTGTTCGTCGTATGCACTCTCCGGCTGGTCTATACACTGCTCTACGGGCTTGTCGGCACCGCCAAATCCCTCAGCCACCTTGTTCCAGTCAGTGTTACACACGCCACCTACCGGGCATCCTCCAATCAATGCAGCCCCACCAAGCTTAATCGCCTTGCTAATCTTCGGGTAATTGTCCAGATGGGACAACTTGTCATAGATTCCTTTCAAATCCATAGCCTCGTAGACTGCGGAGTGTAGGTCGCAAATCGCTTCTAGTTGCACTTTCGGTATATTGAGTGTGGATACTACCTGTCTGAACTGTTCTTCTGGGGTCATGACTCATCCATAAGTAATCAATCATAGTTTATAATTTCAGGCTTCGGCATCCAGACATTATAAACTATTCATTGATTAGGTGATGCCTTATGAGACCATTTTACTACGTACGAACTATTGAGAAAATCCTTATTGGACTGATAGACATGTTCAATAACATGTATGTCAACAAATACGACGACATGTATCGTACTACATACTCAAGAAGTGCAAAAATTCCCATCATCACCCACAACAATGCCAATTTTACCAACTTCTGGTCCAGCACGCAGTATAAGCAGCTAACCGTTCCCTATCCAATAGGGTCAATCAGGTTCGTGAGCAACAGCCCAGACTCGACCAACAGACCGCAGCCTACCTATGCGAGGGAGATTTTCTGTAGGTCAGCCGACCGATGGATTCGTGACATCCAGCCGACCCCGTATGTATTCCACTTTGAATTGCAATTTCAGGCTGACAACATCTCCGATATCTTCCAGATAAAGGAGAACATCGAGCCGTACTTCAATGAATACAGGACAATAGTCATTAAGGAGTGGGACTTCGCCCCGGAAATTCCTAGGCCTGTTCAAGTAGTCATCAGCAGCAACACGACAGAGTTGAACGAAGATGTTACTGACTCAGACGCACAGCAACAGATTTTCAAGGTGAGTTATCCTATTGACTGCTACGGTGTTTACCACAGGCCGTACGAGACCCCAGAGATGATTAAGTACGCCGAGATGAACTTCAATATCGACGAGGACCTAATCCACAAGGAACAGCTACTCGTCTACCCGAGCGAAATCATACAGCAGAAGAAAAAGCTGTGGGAAACAGTGTGCCCGACCATCAGGGAAGGATACTCTATTCTACACACGCTGTCGACGACTCTTATGCAGAAACAGGATGCGGACGGCAGCAAGTATTACGAGGATGTATCGCTAAAACAGTTGCTCCTGTTCGACCGTTTCACAACAACGACTTACCACGAAGGTTTGAAACGCTGTGATATCGGCGAATACAACAAGGATACGGAAGGTCTTCCGTATGATGACCCCAATACCGACTACAAGATTCTTCCAAAAGATTTTGATGCCAACGGCATTCCCGTTTACACCTATTGCGAATCGGTGACGGAGGACATCACGAAACCTTCGGAAGTCCCGTCGTTCGACCTTCTCCGCTTCAACTTCGACTACGATAATTCTCACGAGAGCGACCTTAGCGGATTCGGGCGTGACTTCGTTGCCGTCAACGACGATACACGAAAGTTCATTCCGAACATCGCTCCCGGAAATGGTCAGGAAGTCGAAGGCGGGTATGCGGTGGAGGATGACGTCGATTGGAGCAAGATTCTCAACTGGTTTGGCGACAACGCAAACGGCGACATCGAGTCGTCATATACGTTCAAGGCGACGATACAGTTTGTCGAGGATACCCCAGGTGATACCATATTCCAGTACCTCAGCAATGACGAAACTACGCTGCCTGACGGTACGGTAATACCCGAGGGTGAAGTATGGTTTGACTGGGGAATGATGAATGGCCGCCTATACTTTACTTACCATACATCAAGCAAGTACAAAACCTTTGTATCCGACCTTATTCACCCGAACAAGGAAACTATATATTCCTTCTACTTCGCCCTGTACGACAAAGGTGACAAAGGAATGTTCGGAGTAAAGACTAATTTCAGCGACACCATGATAGCCATCAACACTGTTGAAGCAGGTTAGTGACGCTATAAACTAGAGTCAGAATACAATATAGGGTATCTGTATGTTAAAATCTCTTTTTGAAGCGTCTATTGATACGCTGCACATTCCAGCGGAGATGAAAACCGCTATCAAGAACATTAACAATATATGCCTAGAAGCGGAAGGCGATGAAAAAGACCCAGCTCGTCAGCGGAATCAACCGCAGGCGATGGATTTTAACAACCCGTCGTCTTATAATGTCTTTCCACAAAACGCTGCACCTGCTGCACAACCTGCAAAACAGCAGACCCGACAGCCGCAAGTTTCAAAGGGCACAACAAGGGCACCAAGCCAAGTCCGCACATCAGGACCTGCGGCAAACGGACAACAGCAAGTTCAGCAACAAGTATCTGTAGACCCGGCACGTCAGCGTAATCAACCGCAGGCAATGGATTTCAACAACCCGTCGTCCTATAATATCTTTCCGCAGCAAGGTGCTCCTGCCGCACAACCAGCAGCACAGCAAGCTCAGACGCAAGTTCCGAAGGGCATGACAAGGGAACCGAGCCAAGTCCGCACATCAGGACCTGCGGCAAACGGACAACAGCAAGCTCAACCGCAACAGCAACCACAACAGCAAGCTCAACCGCAGGCTCCTCAGCAACAGCAACCTCAGCAGCAACAGCAACCTCAGCTCAGGAAAGGTGCAGATGTCGCAACCGTGCAGTATTTCCTAAATTCAAGGAATCCAAACCTGAAACTTGCTACTGATGGCGTACTCGGTCCTAACACAATCAAGGCAATTCAGGCAACAGAAAACATCAATGCAACAGGCAAGATGGACAATGACACCAAGGAAGCATTCAACCTACTCCTTAACGAAGCAAAGAAAAAAGTGCAAGCAGCACAGGCTCAGCTAGGTGTATCTCAGGATGGCCTCATCGGAAAGCAGACGCTCGCCGCATTGCAGAAGGCTAATATGCAGGTAGCATCTGTATTCAGCGGTAACCTTCAGGTTCCCGCAAATGCACAGCCAGCTCAACAGCAAGGAGCACAGCCACAGCAAGCACAGCCGCAGCAACAGGCACAAAATGTAACTTCCAAGAAGTTTAACGAAGCACAGGCTCAGAAATTCCTTAAAAACAACATAATCTCCCAGCAAGAATACAATAACTGGAAGCAGTACGGTATCGCCCCAGTTTTCCAGAGGCAGAACCCGCAAGGAACTCAAAATCAGATTGCCGCAATGCAACAGAAACAGAAGGAAGTAAATACAGGAACTAATGTACAGAAGGGTGGACAACAGACTGCATATACAACCAACGGACCACGAAACGCCGCTGAAAAGAAGTTCTTCGACCAGACCAAACAGAATTACATCACAATATACTCTGTCGATAAAAAGACACCCAAAAGCATGATAGTTGAAAAGGCTGACCAAGCAGCAAGGGAGGCTCTCGCCAAGATGCAAAAAGGCGAATGGGCCAAAGAAGGTCAGGCCGCACTCAACAAGGTGATTGACAACATGGGAAACAATAATCAAACTCAAAATGCCGCACAGCCACAACAAGTGGCCCAGCAAAACAAAGCAAATCCAACACAGCAGAAAGGTACGGAACAACCTGTAAACCAAACAACACCTCAGAAGCCGCAGGCACAACCGCAAGTTCAACAGCAACAGCAGAACCCGAAGCAACCCCAAGGCTCGACCCAGTACATGTCAGGAAAAATATCTTACATGAATCTTCCCCCAGACGAGAAGAAGGTTTATGACGATGCCGAAAAGAAAGCTATGGCAGAATATATAAAGAAAGGAAACAATGAGCAAACCGCATACGAAAAGGCTCAGATGAATGCACAAGTTGCTGTTCTCCGATTCAGACAGAAGAAAGGCAACAAAAGCTAATCTACCATCAACACATTAACATACACCCACGGGCTATCTCGTGGGTGTTTCATTTATAATCCACCCGAGGCTATAAACTATAATCAGATTAAGATTTTGCTGGCATATATGACGTTGTTTGAATCAGAAATACGAAAATTGAATCTTCCCGGATATATCGTGGATGAAATCGTATCCCTAAGGAATATTTGTATGGAAGCCGGGGCACAACCCGCTCAACAACCAGTTCAGCAACCGGGTCAAAAACAGGCACAACGACAGCCTGTTCAGACGCAGCCACAACAACCCGTTCAGCAACCAGCTCAGCCAAATGCACAACAGCAGCCTGTTCAGCAACCAGCTCAGGCAAATGCACAACAACAGCCTGCACAGCAACCACCTCAGCCAAATACGAATCAGCAACAAGAGCCCGCACAACAAAACACTCAGCAAAACATTAACGAGAATCAAATCGACGCAAAGAAACTGATGAAAGAGTTTACTGGATATCTGAACGGCTGCAAAGAGACAGTAAAAAATGCCCTAATAAAGGATTTTGGTGAAAATGGAAAGGCTATATTGAAGCGAGTTGAAGAGTGGTCGAAGTCAAACTCACCTATCAACTTCGATGAAGAAATACTCCCGTTTTTCAAATCGACAAGTGGTAAACCAGTTGACAAAGCCACAATTAACAAGTTCCGCCAGAATTTCCAAAAGTATTTTGGTTTGAAAATCAAGGAGGCCCAGCCAGTCCCGAAATCAAAGGAACCTCTTAACGAATCCTGCAGCAAGCCGTGTTTGGAAGCACTCGACGTGAAAAATGAAGTCGAGGAAGATTACGGCCATCTACTGCATTTGCTTAACTTTTACCTTAATGAAGATTGGTATAGGTTCACCGGCAACTTCAAACGCACCTTTGAGTTTAAGCTTACATTCCATCCGCCTCTCATTACGGTATATATATCTCCTGTATATAATACTCCGCAGCATAAAAACGAACCTGATGCCATTGAGGTTCTTCTACAAGGAAAATCTAAGGTACTAATGGATTTCTTAACAGCTACCGTAACTGGCACAAATCCCGATGATATGAAAGAACTGGTATCCAAGGAATTGACCGAGTTGCTTACGAACAACGACGAAGTCGTTCGTTATATCAAGGACGGCATGGCTAAAATTATAGAACGCTCGCATCAGGTGGACGTTATGCCGCTTCTGGACGAGGAAACCTGCGAACATCAATCGTACCGACATACTATGATGAAAGTGAAAGAGTTCCTTGAAAATTGCAACCCGAATTACGCAAATATGACATTGGGCAAATTCATTGAAACAGAAAATTTAGATATTGATACTTTCATTGAGTTGCTGAACTATTATGGATGCGAACTCCAACCAGAAAAAGCCGAAGCAGCGATAAATGAAGCCATCAAGAAGAATATGAAGGTACTCCAAGCGATTACCTTCATAACAAAGAAATATGAAACTGGTAGATATCTGGGAAGCAACAGTGTTCAGCTCGTGGATGGCCGTATCTGGCGTAACGGGCTTATTTTCAATCGAGACAAGGTGCTATCCCGTCTGCAGAAAATGTACGATGAATATATGTATGTAGAAGTCGTCGAAACGATGTCAGACAGAGAATACAGATTTGAGAGTTTCAGGCGTGAGATGATGGGTGACGACACCCCGTTGCCTCGTGAACGAACCGTAAAGAAACCTCGGCATGAAAACCCGCTACCATTCAAGCAATGGGCGACCACGCCGAATGAAGAGACTGGAAAGACTCCGCTCGATACCGTTCTCGACCAGCTGGAACAGGACGATGACACTCGTGGCACCTACGAAGAACACTTCGATGGAATGAGTCGTGTAGCCAATTCGACTAACTGGCCAGAGGTTGAATAAATTAGCCTAACCTATCTAACAACGCATCGACATCCAGGTCAGATGCGTTATATTTATTTACATAGACACTCTTGAACAATTTCATTGTCACTTCGTTCAGTAGGCGTGCCAACGCCTTCTTTTCATCATCGCTCAACTTGTACGATGACATCAACATGCAATGCTGGTCATGTCCGCCATTTTTATTGAACAGTGTGATATCGACGGGTTCATCATCGGTCAGACCGACCTTTTCATACATGTGCTTGGCGATGTCGTTTCCCTTCTCGACGGTAAGGCAGTTGATATCAAACTGGTCCATCAGCATGTCGAGAAGGATTGTCCCGACACCATGGCCACGCTCTTCATCCTTGACGACGAAGTCGCATAGAAAGTTCGCATCGCCAGATTTAACTACCATCGCCCGAGCGACACCAGATTCGCCCTCATTTGCATAGGCAGGGTAAGCGAAGATTCGATAGACATTTTCCATCGGCTGCTGTACAGATAATTTTAGGTCGAGCATGTCAGAATTCCATTTTCAAAATATAGTTTATAGCCAGACTTACGTGAATTGCCTATGGTATCTAAATACATCTACTTTGCTGCGAACAACATGCTCGAACACCCTCTGTACAGGAAGAGTTTCATACTCGGTGAAACTGACAATATCCTTGAACGCCAACATCAGTATAACGTGATGCAGAAGGGAATCCAGCAGATACCGTCAGGAACCATAACCTCATGCGATGGTCAGGGAGGACTGATTTTCCCGTTTGTCGATTACTTCAAGCTAACCATAAATGCCGTAGCCAATACAAAAAACAGGCATGACACCTTTATCCATGATATCATGCTACACGAACGCCCGTTCACGGACTTAGTCTACCATGTAAAGGATAAACTACTGATGAACACCAAAGAAGCATTTGCATTCTATAACACAAGTGACTTCATCAGGGATATCGAACGGATAAAGGAATTCCTTATCGAAAACCTGACAAGCTATGGGCACTACACTGTCATGGAATACAAGTTCACCTAGGTTAACAATGGAAGTAAAGTTATACAGCCCAGCAGAAGTAAAGGAACTCTTGTCCAACATGGATACCATCAAGAGATTTCCGATGATTTGTTACGAAAAGGACGAAAGCAACATCGAAGGCAAGACCCCTGAAGAAATCATGGACAACGCAAAGACGATGGGGTATAACGGCGAGTGGATGGTATTCACAAGCATGAATGTGATTATCGGACTTGCCTGTGCCGATGTCGAAGAAAAGACAACCAGAAATCTTCACCTCTATGAGTTCGAAGTGGCGACTGATGCACAAGGTAACGGATTTTCAAACACGATGTTGGACTATGTATTCAAGTACGCACGACAGCACGAGTGTCAGTACATAACCCTGATGGCGTTCGACGATGATGCCCGTAGTTACTGGGAACATCAGGGATTCACCCTGTCTCCTCACTCAACCGAGCAGCTGAAACTTCTTTTCAAAAAACTTTAAAAACGAAAGGGGTCCCCAGCGTCGACTCTGAGAACCCCCATGCCATACATCCCATGGTGTTGGGTAACGGGATGGCGGCCAAGTCCTGTGGCGAAATGGCTTGCCTCCGTGCTACGGGTCACGGTCCCCGTCCGGCAATGTTTAACGAGCTGTTCCGAACTCAGCCTTTTTTCTGAGAATCCCTTACCGTTATAAGGAAAAGCATCAGATTCCTTTGCTCGGCGGCCTTCCAGGTACCAGCCTGAAAAACCTTCCATCACATATTATAGAAAATTTAACGAGCGATGTCAAGACTTATACCAAATTTTTCTGGGTGTCTGGTAGTTATGTTGCAGTCTATGGTTCGTCCGCCTTCGCTAATACGAGGCATCCTCACATCAGTAGTGGCCTCCGGGTCGATTTTCTGAACCATAGACATTGTTACCGACTGCAAATACCGTTCGATAGATGCCATCTCCGCATCCTGGCCAATGGGGGTTCCGATATACTCTTCAAGCTTGTTGTTAATATGTTGAAGCATCATTCGGGCATGAATAAGGTTTAGTGCAGAGTCTTTGTTATCCATTATGTACCTTCCTTTTGTCTCTTGTCCCGCCATATAACCATGGCTTCTAAAATAGTGATTGGTTCCAGCTCCCAACCTCGGTTCCTGTTCAATTCATCGCACACATCCTTTGCACTCCTCTTGGACAGCCACTTGAAGGCGTATCTCGGGTCATCGACAAAATCTCCATACCGCTCGTCATTGTATTCACCGAGAAACTTCCCGTGTTTAAAATCGACGAGTACAAAGCAATGGTCGCTTATTGCCTCGTCAATGTCGATTTTCGTAGTAGTGCGCTTGGCATAGTATTTCAGTGCGATATACACCGCTAGCAGGAATACTATTAAAAGCAGTCCTGGAAGAAACATCATCCAGGCCTGCAATGTGTACATGTCGTATGCGTTATACAAAGTTTCCATACTGGAAGCGACAATGCTTATACCGATATCGGTTTAAGCACGGGAAACATTCGCCTCAGGAGAGGCAATTCCACTGGTTTCGGAGTATAATCTATTTCTTCGTCAGGCAAATAGTAGTCGCCACGATATAGTTTTTGGTAGAACTCGTAGAGGTATTCTTCTGTCTTTGTAAGAAGCACGGTGACATTCCAGACGAAATGAGTTGGGCCGTCCATGTTAAACTCCCACGCACCTGCTTCATTCAATTCCTTCGTGTATCTTCCATAAGATACGGGAACGGACTTAATCATGTCGATGATTTCACGTTTACTCAGATTGACGTTCATGTTTTCTCCTTTGAAATTGGTATACTCGATTTAGAAAAAGATAAATTTGAGACAGGCTATCATGGCGATTCCAAGCATCAGCATTATGGGAACCATGAAGATGATTACCCATACGATAACACGTACATTGAACGTGTTCGCCTCGATGCTGTATAGCTTGAAGTCAGCCATGAGGCGAAGAATCTGGTTGGCAATGAAGATTCCGATTTTTTCGAAGATGTTCTGATATTCGGAAATGTTGTTTCTCTTGTATTTAGCGATAATCATGGTTATCCCTCGAATGCAACGTATATTAGTTTGAATTTCGTGACAAATTTCTTTCCATCCCGTTCTTCCAGGTCTCCCCAGCCGACAGGAAAGATTTTCAAGTTCTTTACCCCGTAGCTTTCACAAATGTTCATCAGCTTCTTGCCGTGCTTGTTTGATTCGCACTTAAATGTCATGATGAGTCTGCCGTTGACATTTTCGGCAGCAATGCAATGACCCATTATCTGGTCTTCCCATACAGAAGAAAGTGGAATTTTCTTGATTCCCCTCTCAATCGGGTTTAACTCCTGAATGATGAACCTTTCTCCTTCTTTGAACTTCTTGACCACATTGTCAATCGTCTCCGGGGAATACCAGTGCAGCTCGTTAGTGGTAGAATCCCTGGTCGGATTGTTACAGTCGATGACTTCTGCAGGAAACTGGTAGTCAACTTTAATCCTTGGCATTCTTCACCTCTTTAACGAAATCGGGGCCGCACAATACTTCAAGACTTCTTTCCATGATGGTCATGCGGCGCTGCCAGTAGTCGCTTACGTTACGAAGAAATATCCTTACCTGCTGGCCGCATTCCTTCTTGCTGATAACATCTATCACGTCACCGTAAAACTGGCGGCAAAGTTTAAACTCGTTGCACAGGCGAGCCTTGTCGCCGACAAGATTTTCATACACTTTCTTCTGTTCGTCCGTGAAGGACGCAATAATCTTTTCTCTAAGTTCAGGTTTGATTCCAGCCATTTTACACCTCGTAGTTTTCCAATAGATACCTGTGAGCGATAACAGCATTCCGCAAAGGTTCGATGAACGTCGCATGGCCATACTTTTCTTTCGGCCTTCCGTGATGGATATGGGTAATTCCAGTTCGAGGAACCCCGAGGCCAGCAAGGATAATTTCCTTGTCATAGAAACATTCGATACCAAGGAAACTGTCTTCTCCACCCCATCGTCCACTAAATATGGGGGAGAACACGCAGTCATACCCATACAGTGTCGAATTGATTTTAATTAGACGCTCGATTGCCGCCTTGTTCATCCCGATGTTGCATGACCAGAGTACAGCGGAGTCAAGGACAGGAGCTTCCTCGTCGATTACAGTAAACGGGTCACGGAAGATGTTCCTATACTTGTTGTGCTCCCGCTGGTCAGTGTAGCCAAAGCTAAAGTCATCACGCCTCCCACAAAGAACCACTGGCTTATCATTGGTCAAGTATTCGTCATATCCCTTGATGATATCCCCTTCCGGGAGACAGTCACCGTCGATGAACACCAGCTTGTCGCAACCGTCGGCGAGTGCCTCCCTGATACAGATGTTGCGGCAGTAGCCTGCGAGGAAGTAATCCACACCTGGGGTCATCATCGGGCGGTAGACATTTTCGGGAACATTGACGTTGAACAGCAACTTGGAAAATGACTTGCAATCATGCTTGGACATTATCCCGATTGCCTGCTTAGTTACTGTATCGGATTCACGGTCGAGCATATAGTAGAGACGGTCAGGCTTCACGCTCATTTCATCCACCTTAGTCAATATCTGGTCCATATAGGGGACCTGATTTTTACTTATAATGATTAAGCCTATCATACTACTATCCCAATGATTCCAAGAACAATTCCAATAACAGACAGAGCAATCGCCACATATTCAATAGGGAACTTTTTCTCCGTGGTAAGAGTTTCAATCGAACGAACCCTTTCCTGCATAGAGATTTGTGAGCCGATTATCTGCTGGTCCTGCCTTATCAGAGCATTCACCTTATCAAGTATATCCTTCTGATTGTTGGCATAAGTCCCTATGATATCATACAGGCCCTCGACATTGTCGGCCAGTTTGTACACCGCCTTGTTGACATCGTCATCCATGTCGTTGAACTCATCCATGCTGTAACCACCACCAGAAAACACGGAGGCGAGCATATCGTCAACTGCGGATTCTTCTTTCGGGGTCAATACTTTTTCAGGTTTCTTTACAGGAGGAATCTTCATGTCAGAAATCGTATTGATAGGAAGCTGGCTGTTCGGGATAGCCGTAAAATGCTTCACGACATAGCCATCCTTCTCCTCAATCTTTGTCATAGAAAAACTCTTGGGACCTACGGAAATGAACTTGATTCCATCATGCTTTTCAGGCACAACATACAGTATCATGTGAGTAACAACGCCTTCGCTCAGGAAAGACATTGCCGTCTGATTTCCGCCAAGGATGTAAACAGGCTTGTCAATACGCTTCGCCAAAGTCAATGCGGTGAACACATTGGTCGTATATGAAGTATTCTTCAACCGAGTGGTCAAGCTTTTTGAAAAAAGGATACGGGAAGCCACTCGGGTTTTCCTAAAGCAGGCCAATTCATTGTAAGCGTTGCGCCCCATGATAATAGTGTTTCCCTTTATAAGCTTCTCCATGTCCTTGTGAATAGCATCACAATTCCAAGGAATCGATGTCCCGTTTCCTATCGTGCCATTTGCATCAATCGTCAGCAAAAGTGTAATATCCATATAAATAGTCGTGTAATCTTGTAATTAAACTACATTTTTCGACTAATTGAATATATGGAGATTCTTCGATGCACGGGTAAAAGCGGTGTATTTAAGCTTGTTACGCTGGACAACATCCCAGTCGCAGATATTGATATCCTTTTCGACAACATAAACATTGTCGATTGTGGAACCCTGAGCCTTGTGGATGGTCATTGCATAGCTGTAATTGACGTAGCAGAACGATTCGATGAAGTCATAGAACTCCTGCCAGACCTCATGCCTGTTATGGACAGGGAGGCCCGTCATTGGGTTCACTTCGGCACACAGCGTCCTTGCCTTTCCGATGAGATTTCTTTTAATCGCAATGTAAGTCGGATAACCTTCCGATGACAATACTTTGATATGGCGTTTCTCTCTCTTGTTCGGCGGGGCCATATAGTTATCCACAAGCAGGCTCCAACAGACAATGTTCGTGCCCTCTTCAACATACTTGTCAGCTTCAAGCACCATCAAACGTTCACCGTTGGCATAAACCTGCATTTTTTTCTCACCGACCACGGGAACGCTGTATCCTTCCGTTACAATCAAGTCGTCGCCCGCAGTATACTCTGCAACCTCGGGACCAAATATATGGCGCCGGATGAAGCAGTTAGACTTGTCGACTGCATTGTTCGTGTACGCCAGAAGGCGGCAGAAATTTTTATTTTCCTTGTATTCTTCCGACATGAAATCGGCAAACAGGTTTTCAAAGAACGGCTTCTTCATCGTGTAGAAGCGAACCCCTTCCCCACGTTCATTCACTCTATCCACATGTTCAAAACAATCTGTCGCACGAAGCATATTCCTCGGGTCACGGATAGGAGTCACAAGCCCGATGATAGGGTTGTCTGCGGAAACTCGCATAACCTGAGTCAAGCGGAAAATATGTTGAACCCGGAAAAATACTACCGACGATTGCAAATTAACAGGAGGTAACTGAGCTTCATCACCGACATAGAGTATCTTCATCAAAGGAAACTCACGAAGAATACTCTGAATCATCTCGTAACATTCGTCGTTAATCATCGACGCTTCGTCGATAACAATGAGGCGATATTTGGAGGCATGACATTTACCTTCCCTTACGAGAACTTTGCCACGGTCTTCATTCTGTTCAAGTTTAAGTCCGAGAAGCCCACTGATAGTCTTGTCGTAATTCTTGCCACTTCTCTGCGAAAGGACACGCACGGCTTCATTAGTATAAGCAGTGCAGTATACCTTAAACTTCTTGTCCGATTTAAAATCTTTTACGACTTCCTTCAAAAACACATTAAGAAGGGAGGTCTTGCCAGTTCCAGCGGCACCAGCAAGGACCATTTCCCTCTGGGAATCGTCGTGCATGAATGCAAGCATTTCAGCCAACCCCTTACGCTGGTCAGGGCTAAGCTGTTTCTTTGTAATTAGATTCGTGTGACTCATGCCGATAAATATACATAATAAGACGGCAAATGTCAAATGCTATCTTACTAATAGACCGTTGTCATGAACTGAGTCGCATCAATGGCCTGTTGGACACTGTCGTAGACTCGTGCATCGGTATTCATCGTCTGATGATTGTACTTGACCTGACGCCAGATTTCCTCGATACGGGTTTCCCTGTCCTTTGCATTGTACGCCTTCGTATTGATTCCAATGCGGCATCTTGCCGGAGGAGGAATCTCACGGAGCTTGACAAGGCATTTCAAGGCATGTTCGAGCTTATTCAGTTTGACATTATAGATATAGCGGTAGTAGAACCCTTCGGCACGCTCCGGGATATTTTCTATCATTTCCATCGTCAGTTCATCGGCCAAAGCGAATTCGCCCTTCGTCAACGCATCAGCAACTACATAGTCGGCAGCAGCAATCGTTTCGTCAAATTCCCAGTAAGGAAATTCATTTAGACAGATTTCATACCACAGACGAGCCATTTCGGGATTCTTCGTGTCCTTGTAACTGGTTGCAATGTAATATGCCGTACGGAGGGAATGACCCTTCTTCCACAGCTTAATCAACGCCTTCAAGTTTCGAGAGACATCACGCTGTTTCTTGAAGTTAATGAACTCGTTCTTAAAGGTAATCACCTTCCTCGGTTCCGCCGTGTCTATAACGTATTCATGAATCGGGTTGATGAACCTCGATGTTTCCCTACGCACAATCCTGACCCTAGGAAATTTCATCGAACGGGTTATCCTAGTGTACATAACAATGTCTGACGTAGAGTACATCGTACTAGCCTTGTCGAACTTGGCACGGACTTCTCGGGCATTATCAAGCATGTCGTTCACGTCGACCCACATCACATATTCCTTGGTCGCCAGCGAAAACCCGTAGTTCTTAGCCTTGCCGAAGTCGAAGTTTCCTTCATCATCAAGAAAGAGTGTGCCTACTGCATCAATAATGACAGGCTGGCGAACCATAGTCTGAAACTTCCTTGCCAAATCAAGCGTCTTGTCCGTAGAACCAGTATCGACGATAACAAACTCGTCAGCAAGGCCTACGAGACGCTGCAAGCATTCCTGAATTTTTGATTCGCCATTCCTGACGACCAAGACAACTGAAAGTTCATGTCTCATATTTTACCCATTCGTATAATCATCGTCATTCAGTTGCTTCACCAGGTCATCAGTCTGCATTGTCGAGATGTCGATATCGTCAGTGGTTACACCATTGGCTGCATTTTCCTTTTCCAGTTTTTCTTCCTCGTCAATCTTCTTGTTGGCATCAATGGCAAATTCATCGATGGACGAGTAGTTATTCATGGCGCCTTCATTCAGGGCGACAAACTTGATTTTCTTGCTTCGGGCAGCAAGCTTGTTATGAGCCTGAATGAATGCACAGAATGTGATTTTGGCAAGGTAATAATACGGGTCTACATTCTTCGTAGTCTGCATCTTGACCGGGTCGAAGTTGTGACTGTGCTTGATAAGAAGTTCAACAGCACGGTCACGCATTTCCTGCTTCCAGTCGGGGGTGTAGCCACGCCACTTCTGGTTGCCAAGGTTCTTGTCGATAACAACATTAAACACATATCCAAGCGGCTCCGAAACGGGATATTCCTTTCCATATTTCTTGCGGACATCTTTCAACTCGATAAGCAACTTAGTCAAAATATCCTTGTCAATCTTCCCGCTCCTCATCTGAGCGTCGAACGCCTTCAACTGTTTAGGGGTCCAGGAGTAACCGCTTTCTGGGATTTCAAAGTCAAGCGTTACTTCCTCATTGGTCGGTACTGCGTTTTCCATATTCTACTCATGGATTGAATCTCATAATTAAAATACATTTTAATTAAAGTGGCATAGATGCAGAACCCTGCCCTAAGCAAAACAAATCTACTTTATAAACTATGGATATACTACTTGGGCACTAATATGAACCTATTCGAATCAGAAATCAGCAAGTTAAACCTCACTCCGACGGCAAAGGAAACCATCATTCAGCTGCGAAAAATATGCCTCGAATCGGAGGGCGGTGAACAGCTCGAAAAAGAATACGATGCTTACGAGCAAGATGGGCTAGAAGATGGCGAAGAGAGCACGGTAGACGAGGAAGCCCTAAAAAAGGCGGAAGCCCTGTTCGCTAGCAATGGCGGACACTCAAAAATTCTTCAACAACTCGCAGAGTTTCTGGACGATGAATGGTGTGGAAGTGGGTTTGAGATAAGACAGTCCAAAGAATACAATCCCAGCGATGATAATTTCCCGAGAGCCTATCTTTACTGTACATCATCGGACTTCGACTTCTGCATAGATGTCAGGGCTAATTTCAAAGGGTTGCTTTCGTACGTAATATGGGATGAAAAGACGGACCAAAACATGAATGGATATCTATGCGAATATAGGGATGTGGACCCGAGCACCCTCGACGACAAGTACGAACTATCCAAGAAATACACCCTCGATGAAATCCACGAAATGTTCAATGACATCTCGACGGACATATCATCCATAAATCTCTGGTTTGCATAAAAAAGCCCGCCACATCGTTATGGCGGGCCCATCAGGGAAAAGACACTAGGCTTCGATAAACTTGTCCTGTTCTTCCTTCGGGATTAGCTTTAATGCTTCTCTGCTAGGAAGATTGGCCAAAGTGTGCCTAATCTTTTCAAACTTCCTGCTTTCGATATCCTTGAATTTCGGATACCAACTTTTCTTGTTTCCAAGCTTCTTTCTGTAGAACTGATGCAGTACGTTGAGGTAGCAGAAGATAGGGAACATTGCCTTTTCTGTTTCCTTCGAAGAATCGAACGCAACCTGCGGGAACGTCTTTGACAACTCGGCGATAGCCTTGTCGGTCAAAATCAAGAACTTATATTTCCACGGGTAGGCGAACTTTTCTTCCTGAGGGTCAACCCCACGCATGCTAAACTTGCCGTATTGGTTTACCCTAAGGACAGCCGTACTGAACTCGGTAAAGTTCATATAGAATCCACCAGGGAAATTGCGGTCATCGACAATCTCTACTGCGATTCCAGATTTCGACTGCAACTCCTTGGCTAGGTTATCTAGGAATTCCTTGATTTTCATAGCATAACCTACTTTGTTTCATACGGAACGAGTTCGGAAAGGGTTTCGCTTTCCTTAGCCGGGATGAACATTGGGAACAGGGAATCATAGATGTAGATTGCAGAGTCGCCAACGATGTCTGGGCACTGTTCTGCTGGAACCATAGCAAGGTCAATCTCAACCTTTTCCTTCAAGAATACGCCGAGTTCAGCATCGTTATCCTTCTGGCGTTCAATGGCATCCCTGTATCGGTCGGAAAGGTCCGTCTCCAACTTTGTAAATTCGGCATTCTTTTCTAGCGGCAAAGCTTCGACCGCTGCCTCAAATTCCTTCATGTTCGTGAGCGGAGGAAGCCCGAACTTCTTGGCAATAGTGCTAAGTTCAGCAATATACTTTGAATATTCATCGTCCGGCCTGAATGCCTCAAGCATATTGGATACTTCCTTGTCGGTAGCGTCCATGTTCTTGTGCATCGCATATCTGAACGTACTGCTAATACGTCCAGTGAAGAGTTTTTCTTTAATAGCCCTCTTGAACGCTTGGTTCATGTCAAAAATCGCTTGATGACTCATTAGTCTTTTCATGTGAGTACCTGTCTGATGTTTCTACGTATTTAAAATACATTTATTTTAACTTAGTGCAACTTCCGATTGTAGAGAATAAACCGTTGTTGTCTATGTTCATCTTATAGTCGAAGAGGTCCCTGATAATGGCTTCTCGGTGTGTGACGGCAAAAATCGTCGGGGTCTGTTTGGCCCTGGTTCGTACCAGCATCACCATTTCCCTGAGGGCGACATCGTCCGTGGAAACGTCAAGGATTTCGTCAAGGAACAGGACGTTAATCTTGAAGTTGGCAACACGGAACACAAAGTCACAGAACGCCATGGCGATAGCGAAGTTAACCTTGCGCTTCTGACCCTGGGACAACATGTCGTAGCAAGGAGCCGCACCGAAGATTGACTCGAACTTGTAATCCATGCTCTTGTCGAACGTAATGGTGTACGGAAGGTTGAACCGACGAAGGTTGCTTTCGATTGCCTGGTTGAAGAACGGAACGAACATCTTGATGACATAGGATTTGAGTCCATCGTCCGAACACATATAGGAAATGTACTTGCACATGGCAATCTTGTCGGAGAAATCCTTGATTGATGCCATCGTGGTTTCCAGCTCCTTCTGTAGTTCTGCAAGGTGGGTTTCAGAATTCTTCAATGCCTTGTCGTCGTTGCTGGATTCTTCCTTCTGGATGGAAGCCTTCAACGATGCGATGCTGTTATTGTTCGATGTCAAGGCAGAATTGGCCTGATAATAGGCGTTCTTTGCCTGCGACGAAGCTTCCATCACGGAACTGTTCGAGTTAATCCAGTTAGTCAATTCTTCCTGTCTCTTGACAAGTGTGTCGATGTCGCCATGAATCTTCTGGATATCTTGACCGTAGACATAAGCCTTTGTCGTAAGGGTGGCATATCTGCTCGTAGCGGCAGTCAACTGACCGTTGATAGGACCATAGACAGTTGCCTGGAAATTGTTATATGCCTGAATATTGGCATTAAGCTCGGAAATCTGCTGTTCGATAGTCGGGTCGGCTGCCTGTGCAGACAACTCATCCAATTCCTTCTTCTTGGATTCTTTCTCGTTGATGATAGCAATCTGTTCGGCATGGAGGCTACGCCATTGGTTGCGATAGGCATCCTTGACATGTTCGACATCAGCCTCAGTGGACGGTTTACCACATGTCGGGCAAGGCACACCAGCCTTGACTGAGGTAGCCTTGTCAGTGACTTCCTTCATCTTCGCCTGATAAGACATGATTTGTCTTTCGTTGGAAGCAATGGTCGACTTGAGTGCGGTAATCTGGTTGTTCAGCCCGTTCTTCTTTGTCGTAATTTCATTGAGCTTGGCCTGTGTTTCGCCGATTTTGAAACCATCGGCCTGAGCACGAGCGGCAGCGACTTGTCCGCTCAAATCCTCGATATTCTTCTTTTCCTTGTCGATTTCAGAAAAGAGGTTGAGGCAGGCGGACATATCGTTGACCTTCGTCATGACCATTCTCAACTCAGACTGGGCATTGTTGTACTCGGTCACACGACGGGCGCATTCGTCATCTGCAGCCTTGGCCGCATTGGCGTTTGCGACAAGTTCAGGAGTCTTCGCTTCAAGCTCAGCAAGCTGACGCTTCAAGTCGTCAATCTGTTCGTGCTTCTTGGCCTTCAATGTCTGAATCATGCTGCTCGTGTAATTGATATCCGCCGTGATTCTATCGACCGAGTTTTTCGAGACATCGAACTGCATGTTGGAGTCGCTCAACACCTTGTTATTGGCATTCTTCCATTTCTCCGTCGAGAGCGAGATGGTATTCTCGATGAGCTTACGCATCTTGTCAGCAGGCATTTCGAGCAACGGGATGGTTTCCTGACTGTTCATGGCGACAGTGGACTGGTACAGCAGGAGAGAAGGACCGAGAACACGGTTTTCAAAGTCCTGCTGGGTCATTCCAGCTCTTTTCAGCTGTTCCTGGCCATCAATCCAGATGGTAAAGCTAGTCTTGAGAGACTTAGCCTTCATGCGACGTTCGATATGGTATTCCTGCTTTCCAGTACCCGTATCGACATCGAAATCAAGCGTCACCACCATGTCGGCATTCTTGTTTTCGGTATTCTTCAAGTCACCTTGGTTTCCACCACGGTAAGACTTGCCATAAAGGGCATAGGTAAGAGCCTCGACGATTGTGGATTTTCCATAACCGTTCGGGGCGCTAAGATAACTCAAGCCAGGGTTGAACTCCACGACGTTATCAATGTCGCCGTAGGACATGAAGTTCCTGAAAACCAGCTTTTTGAAGGTAATATCATGCATAGGCTAATACTAGAAGTTAAAAGTAATGTCGAAGGTATAACCCGAGGTGAGATATTCAGCCTTCGGGATAACGGCGTAGTAGCCAAGGCAAAGGTCAACCTTGCCAAGCATATATACGACGCCAGCATACGGTTCCCATGAATTTTCGGTATCGACCGTGGAACCGCCATAAAGAATAATATCGGACAGAAGGAGATAATCGAGTTCGGCACCAAAACGGCTGACCTTCGTATCGGTATCGAAGAGGTATTCGCCACCGACGCTAAACTTACCGATATCCTTGTAACCCTGAACGAACGGACGGACACTCTTTTCGGTGAACTCTACACCGACTGCGGCAACGTCATAGATATCCGTCCTGACGGACATGCTGGAAACTTCGCCCGCATAGAAAGCGGCAGCAACTTCGACATTGCTCTTGATGATTGCACGGACGTTTTCGTAATGTGCGGCGCTTTCGGCTTCATGGTCGAAGGAAACACCTGTACGGAACTGTGCAGTACCGCCAGAAGACGGATTGAACCAGTCCCAACCGCCTGCAAAGGCGACGGAGGAGAAGATAAAGACGAGGAGAAGGGTTAAGATTTTTTTCATTTTGACATCCTTTGTTGATGGTTTTTATGTACGTAACCATAAATATAGCACAAAAACCACAGGATGTCAAGCTATTCGAGCAAATTGATGGATTTGGTAAGAGTCCTTAACTTATTTTCGTTACATATGATAGGGCACATGAATACTGCGGTGTTGCCAAACATGACCTTTTTCCACGGGAACGATGACTGGGCGATAGGGAACGGCCTCAGCGAAACGATGACAAACGGGTTGTAGGCATTCTCCTTAGCAAGGTCAAGAACCTGTATGTTTGGGGATAGCGTGATATTCACATAGGGCCCGTTGGCCGAAACGACCTTTGCATACCCAGGAGTCCCATCACTACGCAAGAGAATTGTTGGCTTCGACTTAGGCTTGGCGAACGATGCAAACAAGATTTTTGCCTGAGACTGTATAATCCGCAAGTAATTTTCCATGTTGAAATATCCTATCGGAAGCACACTCTTATCCAGCAGCCCCGCAAGAATGTTTACGTACCTCCTGACAAGAGGTTCGTACATTTTCCCATTATCGTAATCCAATCTACTTAGTAACGCATTTATAGCGGCAACATCCCTTACCTGCGAACTAGACAGCATGATATGGTTTCCGGCAGCGTCGGTAATCGAATTCATCGTGGCGTAGTTGAGCGCACGGAACGGGCCGAGATAGACCCTGTCGCCTAGCTTTATGCGGGAGTTTTCAAAGAAATTCAATCCATCTATAATCGTCTTGAACATTTCTTTGTCAAGATTGCCCTTGTGCTTAATGTCAAGCTTGACCGAATCATTCATGACGTAGTAGGACAGGTTGCTGTACCCGTTTATACGTACAGCCTTGACCCTAGCACCGTTGGCGTTAGTAAACTCGATAGGCGACGTAGTGACGTAACTGGACAGGCCAGCACCGCTTCCAAGGCCAAGCGCCTTGGCCACGTCGAGGTAATCCTTCGATGCGTCCTGCGTGTATATGTACTGAGTATTGTCGTTTTTTATCTGTACTATCATGAATCCTTCCTAAATGTCAGTTCAATCTTTCTTGCAATACCACGAGGAACCTTAATGTAAAGAACTATGACTACCGTGTTATCATCGCTGATTGAGATATAGCTCTTGTCCTCAACGACGACCACCCTCGGTTCATACTTGTTGATGAGGGAAACACACTGGTTAAGAAGTTTGGATTCTCCATTCAGGTCACCGATAATTTCGAATATGCTCTCCTCCAACGTTGAACCAAACTCGTCATCGTACAGGCGTTCGCCTAGGTTAGTCAAAAGAATACTGTACACATTCTGCATCAGGCTGTTTTCGTCAGCCGTGATAGAGAATGACGAGTAGGACAAATCCTTGTTGTAGATAGGCTCGAAGTTAAGGTCGTCAAAGCGAGAACGGCTGGAATTACGTCTCACGATAGAATGCTTGCCGTCAACATCGAGCGGTTTATCCTGTTCTTCCTTTGATACAACTGTGAATAAAACCGGGTCCGTCTCGACACAGTTGCTATTTGGTTCCAGCGACATATTGTCAGTGCCGACATCAACTTTAAGCTTAATGAGAGACGCAATGACACCCGGATTCTTGATAGTCAGCCTCTTTCGGTCTGGCGTTCCAGACAGAATGATAGCAGTATTCCATTCATCAGAATCAGGCAGCTGATAGTATACGACGTTGTTCATTAGATTCTGGTTGAACAACACACCGCTTTCAGGTGAAATTACAATTTCAATGTCTTCGTACTGGTCGTAAGTGGCTACAATATCATCATATCCTTTAGATAGGTATATCGGTATATTGCATTTCGTCACGATGACAGTTCTCGTATCCGATGCACTATAACCGCAACTATCCACCTCGGTAGTGTATTCTATCGTATAGATACCAGGTTCATTACAGTTTAGGTTACTAGCATCAACCGTGTAGGACAATCCGTTATTTGCGGTAACATCTCCTGGTTCTTCCCATGCCTGTCCTTCCGGCCATCGTATGACCTTGTCCCTTATCGTTATCTTTGGCAACTCTATGACAGTAACGCTACTCTGATACGCAGCGACCACTGGCGAAGATAAAGTATTCGCCCACTTTGCCCAAAGGTTTCTCGTCCCCGGATTAGAAGCGACCACTTCAACAGAAACATGTGTTCCTGAACTTACAGAAGATTGCACTAGGCGAAAGCCTTGGCCCATCAAAGTCAAATTATTGCTATCAGACTTATTATAGAGATTAACCCCTTTAAATTCAATAACATCACCAGGTAGCTTACATTGTATGTCTTCCTTGAAGATAATAGGTTCACTCCAGCTAGCCGTACTGTGGTACTCACCAACGTTGCTATCACCAACCCATACTTCAAGATGCCCGTTTGTTTGGTCGAGCGTCGACTCATCAATAACAACGTCGAACGTGAAGTGTCCGGCATCATCAGCATCCTGAGTAATCTCGGAAACATTCTCTATTCTAGCCAGCGCCATTGATTTATAGATACCAGCATCTCCCGGATTGCTAACATCCTCATATGCATTAGAAAGTACACTATAATCGCTACCGTCAGCACGGAAACTTAGGATATGCGTTTTATTACTATCGACGGTATTGTCAACTATACTTTCAAGATTCAGAGTAAGCGTCGCTGCCGGATTTATCACAGTGAAATCAAGATACGTGCTGTTTCCGGCGGCATCGTATATATAAATTCTAGTATCGCTATCCAGTGTCAGGGTAAGCTTGATAAACCTAGCGTCTCTGTTACCTAACATATAGGTAACCATTCCGCTATCCAGCTCTTCCAACAACTTATCGTCAATTCTGAAAATATCGTTCAAGTCGGAAATATAGACATCGAACGGACGACCAGCAATATGTGCATCGGCGGCTTCATCAACATAGCATACAGGAGGTTCTTCATCTATCTGCAAATAGAGCCTATTGGAATAGTTGGTCGTATCAAAATCAACGTCCTTGATGGTGAGCGACGTGATAGAGCTATACAATATCACCGGGAGTTCATTTCCGGCAGAAGACGCACGTCCAATTTGCTGATTGATATAATCAACCTCATCAATACTAAGCGAAACATAAGTGGGAGTGAGTTCTTCGTATCTGAAAATATATGACGATGACAAGGTCAGCCACAAATCATCGCCCTCTTTAGTTGCACTGACTACATAGTAGTTCTTGCCATATTTAAGCGCACTTGGAAGGGAAGTTTGCCCTCCGCTAATGTATGTACCAGTATAAACCGCTCCAACAATATCACCGGGGCCACAGTATGGATAATCATCATCATGAATCTTAAACTTGGTTACACCGTCGTCATTGCGAACTTCGTATATAGGCATCGACCTCTGCAAGTTTAACGAATTGTCATAATAGAACTTTCGTTGTTCTGGGTGGCCATCTACCGAAAGAAGCTCAACTGCACGGCCTCCCGAAAACAGGCCGTTTTCCCATATTGGATTACCGAGAACGGCATAAGCATTGCCAGTCAATTTATCTAGGTTAAGACCCTTCAACACAACGCCGTAATTCTGGCCCACATGCATAAATCGGTCTGCAGCTCGGTCGTGGTCGTTTCCAGAAACAAGGTCGACATCAGTAAGGAATACAGGATTCAATACATTTGATGCATTTCCGTCGTCATCATATACTACACTCATCGAAGACTGATTATCCGTTGCTTCGTCATGGATTACATCAAATTCAAGTGTATCCCCTGGATATCCATACTTGCCATGAACATCGGGACCGTCGACATGAAGATTGTTAGGTATATTCTCCGCATCGCTTGCAGTATATGTTGAAATCATCCTTGAACGGTTTCTGATGATTCCGCACTCAGGAATATTTACATTAGGCTCATCCCCTGTATAAGTAAATTTGACCTCATGGGTAGCCAAGTCTACCGCAACTACCTCACCACTAATAGTGTCATAGTGGTCGGTGTTCATCACCTCAATAGTATCGCCGGGATTAAAGAAAGGTTTAGAACTACCCCAACTACGGACGTACATCAGACTCGAACTATCGAAGACCTTATCAGATACCTTCGCAGAAAAAACCGTCTTTGCCTCAAACGTGGTATTAGTCTTTTCGATTGAATCGCAAACTAGATACATGTACGTATTTTCAAGGGCAATACTCGGCGTTGTTCCTATAAATTTTGACGATGTAATCGCTATATAAGGCCAGTTTTCTACCGCATGACGTGAAGAAAACGTAATCGAACGGTCTCCCGTTGATTTCAATGCGTTAAGGTACAATGTCTTAAACGCATTACCTTTAAGCATAGCTATCGTGTAGGAATTATTTATGTTAAACTTGATGTACCTGTTGGAGAAAGTTCTGGTAGGATTTCCGTAAGAGAAGTCGGCAATATGTCCTATTGCAGATTGGACAATATGCTTGCCAGCAAGGTCATCGTTAGTATCACTTTCATCCCAGGTATCCGTACTGAACCCCATCAAATTGATGCTGTTGTTACTTACACCTGCGTTATCAAGTGCGTATATAAACATTTTAGCGACAAGATTCGGGTCATCCACGGCATCCCCGGTATACTGTTTTATCGGGAACTTTAGGATAGGGAAAATCCTGTCACGATTAAGCTGCAATGGATTGTCTGTTCCATGCGATACATTATAACCGTTAACTACATAGAATGTGTCTTGGCACGCATAAATTATAGCACTTTCCTTTGAATGCGCCTTTTCACGTTTCGGGGCGATATCAGAGTTCGCCACATTATAGGCAATATCGGCGGAAGGTAGGCGTGGCGTGTATTTCAATGTACCCGACGTTACTCCAGACGGGAAAGTTTCACCGTCAACAGGTACGGCTTTGATTAGATTGCTATTGCCATATACATTAACTTCGGTCACTTCAAGATGAACCTTATCCGAGCCGTTATACACAAACGTGACTCGGTCACCTTCACTATCATTTGTACGTGCAACTAGATTGCGAGTATACGGAGTAGTGAGGTCACTTGGGTCAGGACTCGTAAAAATAAATAAGGGGGATGCTCCGCTTGTATCCACGGATACTGTCTCACTATATTCATATAGTTCCCAACGCTCCCATACAAGGTCTGGCCAGTCATAACTTGTATGTTGGCACGGATACTCTTCAGGGTGAGTGACCCTATTTATGAGCATTGGGTTATGGTATGTTTGATAAGTAAACGTGTATGAGTTAGGTACGCTCGTGACGACAAAATCGCCAAGGTATTTTTCACCATCCTCCTTACCAAACCTTCTTCCCCAGTTTGCCATGTATGCGGTATGGCAAGCATCCCTGCTGTAAAGGGTAACAGCATCCCCTACCTGAAGCCCGTGTTCACCCTGCGTTTGAACCACAACGGTTTCAACTTTGTATAGGTTACCGTTGGGGTCACAACCAGAGTCACCTCCGTTCGGGAGGGTATTCTTATCAGTATAAATCCTTGTTACCGAGCCACCTCCGACCTTATGCTCCAGCACGACATTCATTGGGTTTTTGACAAATACCCCGTCATTCGAATATCCTAGAAACGAGAACGAAGACTCAACATCAAACGTCGAAAAGCCGCCGTTATCATTACTGTACGGTGTGGTAATCCAAACCTGTGCATTATTGGAAAGTTGACTAAAGATGCTGTCTCTGTCGAATCTCATTATGAGTTCAGTATCGAACTGTTTGTTGCCATTATCAATCCGAGGAGGTCTATTCGGCGTGTTCCAGTCATTGTACGAACCCGTCAAGGGCATAATGCCAGTTCCATCATATACCATCAACCCACTGTTAGGTGTAACGGTGGAATTAGGCGCACCTGCTGTTAGGAAATGGCGAAGTCGATAATTTTGGACACGGGCATTGGCATCACTACCAGTCGCATGGAAACGATAAATTTCCTTGTAGTGCTGATTAATATTTTCGAATTCGTTGAATGTAGTTGCCAGTCGTATGTATAGATTTATCGCCATAATTCACCATTTCAATCAAAAAATAGTTTATAATCGTGGCGCTAAATCGTTCCGTTTACGGCATTGATTTCCTGGCTATCCAAGAGTTTCTTTTTCCTCATGTGCATGATGATATGCTCCCCAAGGGCCTTGCTCATGTCGGTGAGGTCATTTTCTATTGCTTCTATTGGAAAATCCTCTGCAATAACGGTGGCCCGATTGAGAAATTTTGGAGAGTTGTTCGTCCAAATCGTGTACATGAACCCATCGGAGCCGCATCTTACCGCAACTTCACGAATGGCAGCGTTACCGCCGATTCCGACAAGGTAGTACACCCCATCTGAATTATCGTAGTCGACAATCGTCTGTCCGTACGGATTGTTATAGTTCTTGTCCTTCTGCAAGGCGTCCATCTCGGCACCAGTCAAAGCATAGACCTCGACATATCCTGCATTCGGGAGTTCCAATTTCCGAATAGGCTCAATCTCGTTCTGGATAAGAAGCGTATTCAGCATTTCGGCATCAATCTGGTCGCTTTCCAATAGATTGCCAGCCGTAGCCTGCTGCAGAGCATCGTCAACAGATGTTACCGAGTCGATTGCCCCTAGCTGGTACACATGGGTGTTGTTGTATGCGAGCATCTCCGTTATAAATGAGCCGCCGTCTGCATTACTGTCAATAGATTTCAACGAATCGCCAGAAAGACGGTAACAGGTGGAGAATATGAGAGGCACCCCGTCGATAGCAATAAAGTACAACGGTTCCAGACTGCACGTCGGGTTAGACTCATCGCCTCCACGCACAATAAAGATTGGAATTACCGTGTTGTTTGCCTCGCCGGAGTCGTACAGTTTGTCCAGCTGCTCGGCAAAGTTCTCAACCATCGTTGATGTCGTGTTCTCGTCCGCATGGAGATAGAAATCAGACATCATGTAATAATAACGGGACATCAACATATTAAATCAACTTCTTCAATGCAGAGGTGACCCTTTCTACGTACGCAGCGTCGGCATTCTTGTTAGATTCAAGTTTCTCGATAAATTCCGCAATGCCATCCCGGATAACCTGCGGAACATCTTCATCGGTGAAAGACTTGACAAAATCGTCCTTAATCTTGGCTAGCTTGCCCATCTCGATTACGGCACCAGCCTTCTTCAATTCCTCTGCGGTCGGAACGAACTTGTCGTTAAACTCGTCGATTACTAGACGGATTGGGATTGTGCAACGGATAAGGTTCACATAACGTCCGATTGCAACTCTGTCGCTAATGGTCAAATCAATAGTCTTGCTCATGATAATCCCTGTAAAATAAAGGTACTTACATCGATAAAATACATTTTTCATCCAGCGCTATCAACGCATGGGGTATAAACTATTGATAAATCACCAAAAATATAATTTATTGTGTGACTATGGGTGAATTATACAGATACAACGGTCTTCCAGTCTTCCAAGTGGACTTGTGTGATTTCCGCACGATAGTCGATGCGGAGGTTAACAACAGGAGACTTTTGTCCAAGAACATACTCAACGAATCGTTAAAGTCATTCTACATATCCGAACGTAAACCAACCTTTTATGTGATGTTCGAAGGCATCAGATTTAAGTACCCCAGGTAGGAAATTATGCTTTTTTCATCGAAAAAGAAAAGACCCGAAAACATTGCGTCCATGGTCATGACGCATGTGAGAGACTACGGCGAAAATAACCCGAGAGGCGAACTTTTTGACCGAATGTTCAACGGAGAAGACCTGAACCATGAAATATCAAGGTCCAGGAATGCGGTAGGACAGGGCGTCCAGCAGATGATGTACCCGAACGGTATGTCACCTGACGGATTCTCCACCTACATGCCGACCATCATGATTAACGACGGGCAGATTGACCCCACCAAGGTTCAAGATACCATCGCCGAAAATCAGGTGCAACTCTACTGGCGAAACAACGTGGAACGCATGTTGAAGTACAACATCATCGCCACACGCTCGGAGGTGAACGAGTCTCTGACCCAGATTTGCAATGAGGCAATCTATAAGGACGACAAGGGCGACATTTGCAGCTTGCAGGTCAACGAATATTCTGAAATTGCCGAAGTGACAAAGATGAGCTTGCAGACAATCTTCAAAAGGGATGTGCTCAGGAAGATTTTCAAGTTCCAGAAGACTGCTTGGCAGTACATGAGAAAGATGCTCATCGAAGGCCGACTCTTCCTCGAAGTCGTATATGACGAGGAAACCAATGAAATCGTCGGACTGAACATGTTACCGGGCGAAAATATGATTGTGGTCGTCCAGGATAACTTGATTATCGGCTATCGTCAAATGCTTACTGGAACATACGCACATACCAGCAAGAATTACATCGACTACTCTCCGAACCAGATTTTGTTCCTCTCCCTCGACCTTTACGGCCCAGGCGGCGTGAACGACCCCCGTTCAATCCTCGAACCAGCAGTGAAGGCACACAACCAACTGAATACGATTGAAGATAGCGTTGTTATGTACCGTGTTCTCTGGGGCTCCGAAAAGATGATTCTAAAAGTTGACGTGGCTGGCCAGCCTAAACCGCAGGCCGAAGCGACAATGAAGGAACAGGCCAAGATGTTCAGCCGTCAGATTGACTATAACGCCACTACGGGTGAAATTACCAACTGGGGTAAGGCAATCGGCCTATCGGAACACTTCATCATCCCTGTTCAGGGCGGTTCGTCAGGTTCAACCATTGAAAGACTACCTGGCGGTGACCAGCTAGGCAACATCGACGACCTCAAATTCTTCAAGAGAAACCTCGTCAACGCCTTGATGGTGCCTCCTGGACGTATCACAGCATTGGCTGGCGACAGTGTAAACTACTCCAACGGTAAGGTTGGTGAAGTTACTCAGGCGGAAGTAGCATTCGCTAGACTCGTTGACCGTTACCAGACACCGTTCGAACAAGCTCTCGTAAGACTCTTCATCATGGTGCTCAATACAAGGAAAGAATTTACCGAGAATATCAAGTTGGAAGAGAACTTCGACATCAAGTTCAAGCGAAGCAATGGTTTCCAGAGCTACATCGATGCCGACGTATGGACTACCCGTCTCGCAGTATTCCAGAGCATGATGGAATTTGCTGTGAAGGACGATGCCCCGAACAACCCGCTTTCCCAAGAATACTGTCTCCGTTACGGTCTCGGTATTTCAGATGCCGACCTCACTCAGAACCGCAAGTGGCGTGAGCATGAACAGAAGGTTCTCCTCGGTGAAGAAACCGATGCCGATAGCGGCGAAGGCGAGTCCTTGGGCGACTTCGGCGGAATGGCCCCGCCACCCGAGACAGGAGCCTTCTAGCGAAATACAGCCGAAAATCACCTCAAAAACCCTCCATTCGGAGGGTTTTTTTCATTTCAATGCAGATTTTGAGGTAAAAAATTTTTTGTCGAAATACCTCAATAAACTTAAAGTAGAACTCAAACAGTGCCAGATGGCACAGGATAACATTATGCAACAGTTCAGACCTAAGTCAGCTACGAGCAAGTGGGCTCCAATTTTGGAATCCAACCTTGGTCGTAAGCTCAAGTCCCGTGCTGAAGCTGCTGTGGTTTCCACACTTCTTGAAACCCAGTGCAAGCTCAACAAGGGTTTCCTCCCAGAATCTGCTAACGTCAGTGCTGACGTAGCCCAATACCAGCAGTACGCTTTGCCGCTGGTACGTCGTCAGTTCCCTGACCTCTTGGCTATGCAGACCGTAGCTACCATCCCGACCACAACTCCTAACGGAATTTACTTCGCACTTCGTTTCCTCTATGACGACGAAGCTCCGAAGACTGTTGGTTTCCGTAAGGGTCTCAAGAAGGAAATTGGTTATGACCTCGTGTCTGACCACACTGGTGTGAAGGGCACCTTCAACCCGTGGACAACGATGGCTGGCGAAATGCTCTCCAACTACGGTGAAGGCACGTTCGGTGGTCCGTCTTATGATGGCGCTGCAATGAACTCTGCCAACAAGACTGGTAACGCTTACCTCACCAACCACTTTGGCGACCAGCCGGGTACTGGTGACTACTACGATGAAAACACTGGCCACTACAACATCAAGAAGGCCTCTATCAAGGTCGTAAGTGGTGCTATCCGTGTTGGTACGAAGGCTATCAAGAGCCATTACACCTTGGAACTTCAACAGGATATGGCGGCAGCCCATGGCCAAGACGTTGAAGCACTCTTGCTCGAAGGTCTCCAATTTGAGATTCAGCAGGAAATCGACCGTGAAATCCTCGCTGCTATGGTGTCTGTCGCTCAGAACCCGATGTTTGGTGGTGAAGCCGCTATCACCGTTGACCTCTCTGGTCACGCAAACTTCCAGGATGGCCGTTGGGTCGCTGAAAAGATTGCTGGCGGTATCGTGAACACGATTATCGCAGTTGCCCGTAAGATTTCTCTTACGACCCGCATGGGCTCTGGTAACTTTGCAATCTGCTCTCCGAGCATCGTTGCTGCAATCTCTACTCTCAACTCTGGTATCTATATCCCGACTTACCTCGGTACAGATGCCGCTGTTCAGCCGGGTGGTGGCGTTTCCGACGCTGGTTCTCTCCTGAACGGTCAGATTAAGCTCTACCAGGATATCTATTCTTGGCAGGACTACGCTCTCGTTGGTTACAAGGGACCACGTCAGGGCGAATCTGGTATCATCTTCATGCCGTACATCCCGTATATCTTCTGCAAGACTGCAGGACAGGAAGACGGAAGCCCACGTCTCATCGTGAAGAGCCGTTACGCCATTGTCAGCAACTTGCTCGGTTGCGGCTTGTTCTACCGTGTTGTTCGCTTCGTGAACAACGACCTCCTCGGTGTTTCCTTCACTGGTGACATCCCGTGGGAATCTAACGAAGGTCCGACTGTGGGCGTAACTCTCGACACCGTTGGTGTTGCAGACAAGGCTGGCCACACGCTCGACCGTCCGTTCGGTACGGCTGCTAAGGAAGAAGAGTGGTAATCACTCGAATTCCTTAAACGGAACTGAAAGGGAGCTTGCCGCAAGGCAGGCTCCTTTTTTAGTCTTTTTTGGAATATAAACTATCATTAGATTTAACATGTGACCTAAAATGACCCCACAATATGTCATAGATACATTCAACGAGTCAGCCAAGCATATACTTGCATCAAAGGCACAGTTTGAAGCTGTCAAGGATTTAGCCAAGACCCTGCTTGAATTTGCAGACCCGAGAAACAATGAGGAACATCCGTCATGCTCGTCTGGACTTCTCATCACCGATGGTGAAGTATTCCTTGCAGAACTTCCGACAGGAAACAAGAAGGGAAAGCCACACCAGTATGACCTACCGAAAGGCCACGTCGAGAACGATGGCGAAAGTGTAAAAGATGCCGCATTCAGGGAAGCGTTGGAAGAAACCGGGTACAACTGGCATAAGTATTACAACGATGCCAAGGGAATTTTCCGCAAGCAGGTGCCATTCCGTAAAGGAAACAACCTGATGCTTTACAGGATAAATCTGAAAGAGCTTCCACCGTTGACATCTTATTCCTGCAAGTCATACTTCCATGACCCTAAGAAGAACGCCGCAATGCCAGAAGCATGCTCCTACGAATATCTTCCATTGAAGGAAATAGGCAAGTGGCTATGGCCAGAGTTTGACAAGACCTTCAAGAGGGAAGGTATCAAGTTCTAAAATTGTTCCACGTGAAACATCAGAAAAGCCCCCGTGTAACACGGAGGCTTTATTTGTGTGGGGAAAATTCCTACTTGATGATTTCCCAGTCTTCGGCAAGCAGGTCAGTCTGGCTCGGTGCCCACGGTACACGACCCTTCGGAGCCTTCGGGTTTGTCGTCTGCAAACCGAGGGTGTCGATGTAGAGGTACGGCTGGCTCATCTTGGACTTCTTATCGGGAACTTGGAGAGCGATAAAGATACCGACTCCGTTCCAACCCTGACGACGGATAGTTTTACCGCCCTTCAAGGCTTCAAGTGCTTTTCCAAAGTTATAGGTCTTCGTTTTCTTCGTTGCCATTTTTTACTCCTTGTTAGAATTGGCTAATGTTTTCTGTTCCTTAGCTTTCGCTTTCAATTTCTTTTCCTTGACGTTTTCTTTCGGCTGTTCAGCCGGAGCATCGGGAGTTTCCTCTTTTTCAGGTATTACTGGACGGTCATCTGCCTTTATCTCCGATGCATCCTTCTTCAAGTTTTCCTCGGTCAGCGACATTTCGGCTTCCTTCATTGCCTCGTTTCCAGGTATTGCGGGAGATTTAGCCAAGTTGTTGCATGTATCCAGCATATCGGTCATTTTACCTACGGTTTTCTTTGCGTCGATGCTTTTCAGGTATTTTTTTGTCATGGCAGCTTTGATTAAGTCTTGCGGAGTTGTCGGAAAGTCTACCTGCTTAGCCATAAGTTCATCTGGCTTAGGGCTATAGAAATTGTCCATCGAGGCTTTTAAATCCTTTCCGATACTGATACCACGTTGCGACATGACACGTTGACTTTCATATTGACGCTCAGCAATAGCCTTAGCTCTCATTCCTTCATTCTCGTCGACGGCATCGTTGAAAGCCTTGAGTGCAACTGGATTATCTTTGAGTTCGTTAACAATGAATTTCTTTCCAGTTTCATTCGGCAGGAAGTTGAGATAGGTACGAGCAAAAGTTAGGCCGACGAGCTTATTGGACACCTCGCTCATAGAACCCGGTTTGCCCATAAGAGTCATATCGTTCAACGCTTTGGTAAGGGACTCGATTTCCCGTTCTATCTTACCGTTGCTCAGGTTCTGACAAATACCGAGGGATGGATTCATCTTCTGCACATTGGTTTTAGCTGCGTCAAGAGCCGCCGGGTGTTCCTTAATCAGATTGCCAATCGGCTCTGGGTGTCCATCAGCGGTGTCAACCATGGTTTTCATCCGTATTGGGGTGTTCTTGTTATGGTCAAAGCCAAAATAATCGGGATTCGATTCAAGATTCACTTTCTGGTTCGGTTTCATGAACGGGTCAGCCAAGATGGTAGCTTCCGCCGGGACATTACCGTTCAACTGCTGGAAGGTGTAGTCCTGCATGTTGCAGAACTGGTTCGGGCCAGGTATCGGACGTTGCTTATCAAACCAGGGTTCCTTCGGCTTCATAAGCGGTTTGAAACCAAGACCACCATAGCGTTCTGGCTGTCTGACCACCACGGGTGGCGGGCAATTCGGCGCTGGCGGGAAAGGGATTTCCTGTTCGACAGTGTACCTAGGCGGACTAGGCGGCACTGGCTGCGGCGTCGTCGGGATAGGCGGAATCGCAGGATGCTCTTCCTTGTAGATATGCTTTACCGTGGCACCGACATCATAAAGCGCCTTTGCCAGGAATTCCATTATGTTTAGGTATTTATCGTTGTTCATTTTTGCCTCCATTACCAACGATTTGCTTTGTCAGAGAAAGCCTCGACGAATTTAGCCAATTCGATAAGGCCGATGTTTCCGTAAATCAATTTCATTTCCTCGCTGCAATCAGCTTCGGGTTCTTCACTTATCTTGTTGCACATCTCCACATAGGAATTAAGTTCCTCCTTGCGGGATTTGGCATAGTTCAAAAGAAGCTGGTATTCAACTGCGGTAAGCTTGTTTGCGTCGAAGTCGTATTCACCTTCGCCCTGACGTGTAACCGACTTGGCAAGGATGCGGCGTATCTCTGCGGCGAGTTCGACCTCCCGCTTTTTCTTCGCTATGTCATCGAAATCAGACTTTGCTAACTCTGCCTTCGGGAGAACTGGTGTAGGCGGCTCGCCCTTGGTCTTAGAGCTTCCCTTAACCCTATTCTTACGGAACACCCACCACTCCCTCGCAATCATTCCGAGTACAAGGAGCATGGGGAATATCCCGAGCGAATAGACGATGACTTCAAACAGTGACATTATCCTTCCTTGAAAATACCGAGCCTGTCAAACGTGCGGCTATAACCCTTGAAGAGCCACTTCCTGATTTCGGAAAGCGGCTTGTAGGCATAGCCAATAACCTCAGGAACATTCTTGCCCGTCCTCTTGTCCGGGAAGAAACTCTGGCACTTGTACTCGCCGATACTAGGCATCTCTTCTTTCGTCAGGTCGAGACGGTACAGGACAATCTGCTTGCCCTTGATGTAGCTGACAGGTTCATTACACAATGCGTATGCACGGTCCTTATAAGAGTCAAAATCGTAACCAGTCTCTTCCTTAGCTTCTCTAAACGCAGTGCCCCTAAAGTCACTGTCGAAATCCTCGACGTGACCCTTGGGCAAATCAAAATGGTGTTCACCAGGAGTCTGGTGCAACGGCAGCTCCACAAGGAACTTCTCGCCGTCTGTTATCAAAAGGCCAGCCGATACCATATCGGTTTCCTCCAATCTTTATTCTAGCTTAAAATATATTATTCCAGCAACAAAAAAGCCGACCACTATTGCAGGTCGGCTGAAAACAGGTAACAATCCACTTATTTGGCGTACTTAGCGATTAACTCTTCAAGAGTAGCGTATTCAGCCCCGTCGGACTTTGATATCCACATCTCGGAGTCTTCGTCGTAATAGAAAGGTATCATTTCAATTACATCACTGCCACGGAACAACATCTCAGTATCACCATCGCCCAAGTGGTCAACCAATACGCAATCAGTCTTTATAAGGAACCCGTAGTCACCGTAACCCATGTCATACGACTTCAAGTATTTGCTATCTAATGGAAGTGCAAAGAACCATCCATCCTTTCCTCGCCCACCTTCGTAGTTTCCTGTATAGGCAAGTTGGTCCAAATTAGTCGTTCCGTTAGAAAACCCCTCTTCCAATATATAATAGAATGGTTCTAGGTAGGTAAAATGAACACCCCACATTCCTTCTTTTATAGAGGCGTTCTCGAAGTAGTTGAAAGCCTTACGCCCTGTCATCAGAACGCCATCAGAGTTATGTATTGGCGTAGCAGCTGGTTGATTTAGGTACTCGACCAGCTTGACCATGTTATCGTCAATAGCTTCACATAACGCTTTGAACCCTTCTCTGATAATGGGTTTTGCAGCAGCCTTGCCAAAGTTGGCATAGACCGAATCGACAAACGTCTTATAGGTTTTCAGTAAGTCATTCATAATTACATATAGTTTATCGTTTGCTCAGGTACAGCAACAGAAGGTTGAAGCCATACAGTATGAAGCATGTGATGAACAAGGTATCAACCGGGAGCTGCTTCAAGAAGAGTGAAGCAATTCCTGCAATACCCCAAGCGCTCAATGTCAGAGAATGGATGGTTGATGTATTCGTTATCCCGTACTTGCTTGCGAGCAGTGCAGGCAAAGCGGAGAAACCTCCGCCATAACAAGCGTTGATGAGCATGACGCTGACAACGAACAGGCCCAGTCCAGCAAATCCAAAGTTAATCAAGCACAGCAGGGAACTCAATGCGAACAGGATGATGTACGGAACGTATCGACCGAACTTGTCGCTAATCCAAGCAAACCCAAAACGCCCGCCAGCATTGAAAACAGCACTCAATGTACACAGCAAGGTTGCCATCCCGATTGCCACGCCATAGTGGGAATATAGTTGAGCTTCCTGACTGATGAAGGCTAGGCCGCAAGCGATGTTGAGGAAGAAGAACAACCAGATTGAAATGTAAGGCAATGTTCTAACCGTCTTTCCGATATCGATTGTCTCGACCATAGGTGGTTTGTAATTGACCGGGAACTTCCTGAACAGGAACGATGTCACGATAAGCGGAACAGTATAGATTAGAGCAAGGAGATAGAACACTTGGTCGATAGCATAGGTTGAGGTAAGGTATGTGTACAGCGGACTTGCAACAGACTTTGCCAACCCGAACGATAGGATGGCAATGGCAGATGCGACAGCCTTGTTATGACGGAAGTAGAGCATCAGCGTCTTGATTGGGGCTACATACCCGAGACCGCATGCGCATCCGAAGAGTACGCCATACGATGCATAGAACATCCCGACGCTTCCTACGCTGCAAGCGAATCCACTTAGGAGGAATCCGGCAACGAAGAAAATCACGGACATGATGTAGGTCGCCTTCGGGTTTCTTTCCACGAACTTTCCCATGAAAGCTGCAGACAGGCCGAGGAACAGGATGGCAAGAGAGAAGGCGAACGACATGTCGTGGTTTAGAACCGAGTTGACAGCGTTGGATAGAAGAGACCAGGCATAAACCTGGCCGATACATAAAGAAAGAAGGACGGTTGCAAGCACCGTCCTGATTTGTAGAATTTTCATGTTGACTGCTTGGGTTTTTGCACCAAGAGTTTATATTTCGTCAGGCTTACTCAGCATTTCTTCGTCCTGTACAAAGGTGCCGTCAATCTGCTGCTGAATGTACGGGATTGACATGGCGACCATTCGCATTGCATCAGTCTCATTATCGGCCTTGCCTCCACATGACAGTCCGTGTCCACCCATGTTCGAGCCAGGAACATGAATTTCAATCTTTCTAGCAAACTTGTCAAAGGAAATGTTCGGGTTATATCCACGGAACATCAAACCGATTTTGTTTTCACGCTTGTTATTATAGATGTTAATCCAGTAGTTATACTTTTCGCTGTCCTGAATACGAATACCGACTTCTGTCGAATGCTTGTCGCAACGGGTCAATACACCGCCACCAGGAAGGTCTGTAAACTGCAGATTATTGTATGTCTGTTCAACTTCACTGTCAATCTGGTTGAGGAAAGCAATTTCATCTTCCGTGAATTCGGTATGGCCATCCTTGTAGGCTTCAATCCAAGCATCGAAATTGAGCTTGTACTTGTCCTTGAACAGCATGTTCATCTTGTATGCATGTTCGAATCGTGCCTTATCGGTTCTAATCCAACGGTCAAACGTGTCGATATAATTGATGAGTTCTTCGAGGTGGGAAATATCCTTGACATCACGGTAGAAATCATAGGCAAGACGGGCGCCGCAAGCAGACTTGTCGATAATGATTGCATTAGCCGGGTCGTTGAAATCAGATGCGCTAGCATGGTGGTCAAGAACCATGGTAGGAATGCCAGTTGCACGAACACTGTCCATGAATTTTACTGGCGTATAATCGGTAAAGATGATGGCGTTGTACTGTTCCTTGTTAGGAATAGTGTTGAATGTCAAGAGGTCATTATCCTTGCCGTAGTACATCTTGGCGTACTTTGCGTTAGGAAAGATTGTCTTGATGATAAGATGGGACCCCACTCCATCAAGGTCATAGTGTGTGCAGTTGAGCACGTTCATGTTAGGGTTTTTGAAGTATTGGATATCCATGATATTAGTCCTTTTTCCACAAATATAGTTTATTAAATCTTGGTTGTCAAGGTCTTGTCAGCAATAAAGGTGTCTTCAATCGTTGCTTCCATCTGTTCCTGCTCGGTAAAGGTAGGGATTTCCAATTCCTTCAAAGCGTCGTCGAAGATTTGCTTGGCACGGGTAGCAACATCGGAGGACACTATGATGCTATCGTGTACGGTACAAACAGGGCAATGCAATTCGTCCTTGATTCTGCGATAAACCACGCTGAAAATGAGGTGGCTTTCAGTACGTTGCAGCTCATGGGCCAACTCAGAGTAGTGCCCACGCTTGATAATCTGGATTGCCTTGTAGAGGTTAGGGAATGCTTCCTTCCAGAGCTTCTGAATGGCTTCGACAAGCTTATGCTTTTTCTTAGAATAGAAACGTCCGCAGAAAAGGCATGTAAGGAATTCTTTCTTTACCTTATTACGGTCTACATTCGTATGCAAAGTTTTGTTTACATAGTTAAGGAAGTATTCATACAAACCACCAGAAACAAGCAGATTTCTGTATCTATCCAATTCGGAGTGGAATGCCGAGATGCATTCGTCTTCCTCAAAGGAATTCCAGTAGGCTTCCGAATTCTCTCCCTTAGGAGAAATCACAATATGTTCTCGGCCATCAAAATTAGAAATGTATCGGTCAAGAACACGATACAAGAATGCACCCTGAGAACTCTTGATGTCGATTTCGACCGTCGGCTTGCCATCACAGTAGATGCAGCTCTTTCTAACCTCTTTTTTCAACTGGGTGATGTTAGTATGAACACGGCCATACGGGTCACGTTTGCAGTAAAGAGCGTATTTATCGGTCGTGTAGCTATTGAAAAGCTTGACTTTGTTCATTTCAGAGGTCAATCTTTCGACGGGAATCGAACCGCTATCGACAAGATTGCCCAAAATATCGTAACTTTCGTCTTCATCGATGCTAAAATGCGTCAAGTCTTCGTAAAGTTCCTTAATTTCAGGCATGTTCATTTGTTCTGAATGAACTTCTTCGGCTCTTTCGGCCAATTTTCGATAAAGACGGGGGTTGGTCACCATGACTACACGGACACCACCCTTTCTTTTCTTGATATCTCCGGCTTCTTCCTGTGCCCTAGTGTGCAAATAACGCTGAACATAGGTTAAAAACTTGGGTGTGAACCAATAATGCTTGCATTTTCCCGGAATATCCTTGCTTCCCTTGATGTAGGAACGGCTACGGCCAATGATGCCCCATTGTTCGAGAATGTGTACGTATTCCAAGTAGTTGGAACCGAGTATCCTGTCATAGATTTTGGAGTAAATGGGGACTGCCCACTTGTCAATATCGATTTTCCAGTTATGCTTGGTAGCCAGGTTGAAGGCTATCTGGTAGCGGCGATATACCGTGTTGACTATATACAGCAAAAATTCGAAGTTTTTCCTTTCCACACCTTTGAGATTTTCCGCTTTAGCCATCATGAAGTCAAAAATACTGTTAGGAATCAGCATTTTATCGAAAGAGTAACGGCTGTCAGTTTCGGAAAACTGGTCTAAAATACGTAAAGAAAGTTCAAGGTTCGAATTCATCGTCGCTAAAGCTACAATAAAAGTGAAGTTTTGTCAAGCGTCCAATACGAAAGTTTCATAGAAATTTTATCTCCTTTGCCTCCAGGTAACACTATATGTTCTCATTTTTTTATATTAAAATATAAACTTCGGGTGTAAAAAAGATATTTTAGTTTAGAAAAACATCAATTTCACCCCTAGTTTATCCATTTATTATGATTGTTTATTTTGACTTCTTGAAAGATAACTTAGCGCAAGTCACCGTATACGAAGGCAATGACTTTGAAACCAGACAGGTCTACAATTACCTGAACAGTGCCATCAAGTACGAGGACAAGCAGGCTACATACACGGAAAAGTATAAAAATGGATACCATAAGGAGTATGTCAACTTCTATGAGAGTGAAGAGCGGACTATCCCCATCGGTCTGATAGCCAGGGTTTGCACCTTGCTCAAAGGACGGTTTCCGGGTATCGGCTTCAAGTTGTCGCCGAGGATTCACTCGATGTTCACGCCAAAGGTTGTTCTGACCAGGGATGAAATCATCAAGTATGCCGACACGCTGAACATCCACGACCGCAAGAAGGGGTTCAAGCTGTCCCTCTATGACCATCAAGTTGAATTGATTTATCAAGCCATGCTGCATCGTCGTGGCTCGTTGAAGGCCTGTACTGCATCAGGAAAGTCGCTGTCAATCTATGTGATGGCCCGTTACATGACCGAGGTTGAACACAAGAAGATTGCCGTTGTCGTTCCGAACTCCGGGCTGGTAGTCCAGTTGATGCAGAACTTCTATGACGACTATTCATGGGACGAGGCGCACGACAACTGTACGCTAATCTATGGCGATTCGAAGGATAAGCTGACCGCCGCCCAAAAGAAGAAACTTGCCGAGCTGAACCTTGGCGAAGAAGTCATGTTGAAACCTATTGTGATAACGACGTGGCAGAGTCTGCAGAACAAGGAGCCGTCCTTCTTCAAGCGGTTTGATGCGGTGATTGTTGACGAGTGTCAAGGATGCCGTGGCCCGGTGCTGCGTCAGATTCTTGACTATTGCACCTCGGCAGAAAACTTTAAGATAGGCGTATCGGGTACGATTCCTGATGAGGGTCTTGAAGCTGCCTATATAGAGTCGTCTCTCGGAAAGAAGTATCACATTGTCAGCCTTTGGGAACTAGCCGAGAAAGGCATTATCACGCCTGCACGAGTGGTTGGTCTTTTTGTGCCATATCCTTTGGATTGCCGAACGACAATCTGCTACTCGAAGTTTGATGAGGAGTATGCCGTCGTGACTGGCAACCGAAGCCGATTTGATATTCTTGACATGCTTATCAACGAGAAGAGGATAACGACGGACCAGAACACGGTAATCCTGTTCCGAAATATCGAGCCGATGGAACGTGTTGCGGCTTACTTGCAGGAAAATCATCCAGAGTTTAAGTATAGCATCATCAAGGGTGATGTCAAGGCGAACGCACGAAATGTTATCAGACAGGATATGGATACATCTTATGGCCACATCCTTCTCGGTACATACGGGTGCTTGCAGGCTGGCGTGAATGTAAAGCAGTTGAACAACCTTGTGTTTGGCGACCCAGGAAAGTCGATGTACATGATTATGCAGTCTATTGGACGTATCGTCCGTAAGTGTCCGGGCAAGGAAATTGCCACTTGTTACGATATTGTCGATGACGCTTCATACATGGTTCATGGCCGTACACTGGGAGACCACGTCAACGAGAACTACATGGTTCGCCATTTCCGTGAAAGGATGAAATATTACAATGCCGACAAGATTCCAGTTACGATAGAAGACCTTAACGGTAAGGTTGCTGCTGATGTGAAGCTTGACGACATCAAGCAGAAGCGAAAGGAAAAGGCGGAGAAACGGGCCCAGCAGTTGGAGAAAAAGAAGAAGAAGGCCGCAGAGGGCCTTCTCAAGAATTACCGTCGCCAGTTCTAGCGGGTTCTTTTTTTCGAATTCGCTGTAACATGTGCCATTTGGTGTGCGGCGATGTCTGACAATACCTTTCCAGAAGTCAAGTGTCTATTCTTTCCGTTAAGCTTGTTGGCTTCACCGACGCTCAACTGCTTCAGGTCAGGATTGCTCAACATGACTGCGATGATTATATTCAACATCGGAGAATTGAACAGTATGTTAGACTTTCTCTTGATTGCAGTCAGGAGCTGAGTGTAGACCATGTTGCCTTCCATGGCGATATTCATGTTTTCCTTGATATAGCGTATCATTTCAGACACGTCGGACATTTGCATGATATCCTGTACGCTGTACTCGGTTCGTGCCGGGAGGTCGAAGAGGATGGTCATGAGGTATATGGTCTCGAAAAGTACATCAATGAGGTATGCGTTCAGTAAAAAGTCTTTGTCTACGGCAGAGCCATTTTCGATATAGTTCTTCCCGGTTAGGCTCTGGCCCTTTGACATAGTGTCGAGGTCTGCTGATTGGACATACTGGCGGGTTTGCGGAAATTCTTTTGCAATCGTCGGGTTATGTTTTTCAACGTCGTTTCGGACGAAGTTGTAGAGCCGGATTACATCTTGTGCAATCTGGAACATCCTCTGTTCGTCCTGCTTGTTGAATTTCTCTGCGACGTTACCTGATGCTGACTTCTTGACACCGTCGAATACCCTGTTGATTATCTTGGTTTTCCCGCCGACATGGCCAAACTTCCTGATAAGGGCTTTTCTGGTGTCCTCGTCAAGGTGCTTGTTCTGCCTGAGTGCGGCGGTAACTTCCTTGCACTTTTTGTCAACGATTTCCTCGTACTTGCTTTCGACACTTCTTAGATAGTAATCTTGGGAAAGGCTGTCGATAGCTTCCGAAGAATCGTCTGTGCTGAACATCTGTATTACACGGTCGTTAACCGAAAGGGTGTTTTCGTCAACCGTCGGGGCTTGTGCTGGTTCTACGCTTGTTATGCCGTAATCCATTTTGATGCGGGCGATAACATCGTTGATGTCTCTCAGGTCGTCAAAATATGGTTTGACATTTCCTTGGACGGATTCCATAATCTTGACAAGTTTTCCTGTGAAGTAAAAATCATCCTTAGTCTTGGCGTCATCCTTGATTTTCTCGTACTCGTGCCGTGAACTTTCCTGGGGAGTCATTTTAACCCAGCCGTTTTGCTTGTAGAGGTACGAACAGTTGTGAAGGGCAGTTACCATCATCGTGTGATGAAGGGTTTCGAGCTGTTTCCATGGAAGCGAGTCTACGACACTGTTTATTTGGTTTGCGTCTGTTACAAGTACGTAAGTTTTTCCGTTTTTGCGGAGCAGATTGGATTTGATGAGGAAGTTGATTGCGTCGTATATAGGATTTTTGCTTGTGACCGTTATCCCGTCAATGTATTGTCCCTTGATTGCATGCGCTACCATTGCGTTAACTACGCTAGGCAATCCAGTCAGTACGTATTGATTGGCTCCGTTGGAAATGACGATATTCTGTGACGGCAATCTGTCGTTTGGGCCCATATGTGCGGCCTTTGAGAGTTCGCTAAGTACGGTAGCGAATGCCTTGACATTGGTGTCTCGTTCACCAAATACTTTTGCGTCCTCCGCATTGTCTTTAAGGTATTTCTGTCTGAGTATGAACAGCTCGTCGTCATGGGATTCCATATCTGGCGGAAGTTCGTCATGCGTAAGGAAGCCGACCAACGCCTGTATTGTGGGATATGGGGAGTTGAATAATTCCGTGATGAAAATACGGTTCAGTTCGTAAATAGCGGATTTCTTTCCTTTTGCCGATTCGATTTGGTCCGGGACAGTTTCCGGGTGTCCATTAAGTGTTGCCAGCATCTTTGCCAGCATAAGTTTTTTGGTCTTTCCGAGGGTAAGAACGGAAGAGTCGTATGTTTCTTCATCCTCGCTGTCATATTTGTCTTCGTCCTCGCCAGTATAACGGTCGATAATGTTCGTTGATTCGTCACCGCTTTTCATCGTGGTGGTGCCCATTTCTGAAGCTGTCTTCTCCTTAGTTTTAAGGATTCCGACAGTAACGAAGTATTCCGGGAATAGTGCGTGGTACTGTTCCTCTGAGAGCAGTACTGTGTTCAGGCTATTATATTGGCTCGTATTTACTCCGGGCAGTCCTTCAAGGTGAAGAAGCTTGTTTAGGACGGTGATGAATTGGGTAAAGCAGTCTATATGTAGTTTGCCTTCCATATCCTGCTTTCTTAAACTGAGCTCGATTGTGTTAGGTGCGGTATTTCCGCTGGAATCTTTCGCCCCTCTCTTGTATTTCATGGTTCCAGAGAACCTGTACTTTGCCGAGGTTTTGAACATGTTGTCTATGCTAGATGTCGATTGCACCATTGCCATCGTGCTTTCTTCAGCAGTGTCTCGAATTTCATCGAACGTGGTGTCATCATCATTTTCTTTATACTTGGAGGCACTTGCGATAGCATTGACGATAGATGTTCTGTTGAGCGAGTTTCCGAATTTCTTTTGGAGGTACATGATTACTGTACCCAAATCTTTGTGGGTGAAGTTTTCCCGAACCATCTGGGTGGCATACTTGGATAGTGCTTCGGTATCATTTGCAAGGTAGGAGTCCGGGAATTGCGTGCGGAGCGTATGGACGATTTTATCTGCTGATGGATGTTGTTCGATGGTTGCAAATTTCGCAAAATTATCGTTAACCATCATATTTCGAGAAAATATCGATACAAAATATGCGGCCATGCCGTCCTTTGCATCCGTAATGTCGTCTACGAATATCCTCTCCTTCATATTCATCAGCACGTTGTTTATCGTTTTACCCATGTAGAGTTCCATGAAGCTTACCGGGTTGTATGGAAGGACGTTGAATTTAGGGTGTGTTGCTCTCGGGTTGGTCAAGGTGTCTATGTTGACGGATGGCAATACTCTTTCAACGACCTGCTCGGTACTGATAGTCGAAGTGTCCTTAGTCTTGTTGTTTACCAGCTTTTCAAGAATGCTTTTGACATTCTTTTCAGTATACAGTTCATGCAAGAAGCCGTTGTTGTCTTCTTGCCCTAGCTTATAACGGATGTAGAACAGTATAGCATATTCCTTTTGAAGGGTCGTAAACATGGGATAACCTCGTAATTATCTCTAGTTTATACTTTTTTGGCTTGACAGACCCTATCATGTATACTATATTATCAACATTAAGGAGTAAAGTATGATAAGTACCCCAACTACCTACAAGTATGACACAAACAGGCTTATGGTTATCGACTGGTCGTCAGTCGCTTACCAGGCTATCCATTCGGTCCAGGCTGCTGAAAAGGCTGGGGACGATTATGGTATTCAGAGCAAGGAAGATGAACTCCGTCTGTGGCGCAACAAGATGGTCACTGCGATGAATGATTTGATTCAGCGTTTCAATCCGCTGGATATCATCATTGCGGTTGACGGTTTCTCTTGGAGAAAGGATTTCGTCAAGGATTATTACGGAAAGCATACAATCGTGTACCACGATGATACCTACATCTACACGGAAACGGAAAACTATGCCTACCGTATCGGCAAGCCTGACAAGAAGAAGGAAGAATATACGGTTGACAGAATTGCCGTTAAGGAATACCAGACTTTTAGGGATAAGCCCCATAAGCTTCTCGGAGAACTTCCTCCGCAAAAACAGGACCTTCTGTGGAATCTTTACGAAGTAAGCAAGAAGTCTAAGAATGAAAGCAAAACTCCGATTATTCCTAGTTACAAGGGAAAACGCAAGTATAGTGATTGGTCGGCATTGACACCTAAGTCTGAGTGGCAGTCTTACAAGGATAAGTTTGCGTTTGAACTCGGAAAGTATTATCGTGCGACTGTTGTGCAACTTGACGGTGCGGAAGGCGATGACATTATTTATGGTGCGGTATCGTCTTTGCAGGATAAGTATACCAGCATTGTGATTGCTACGAGAGATAGCGATATGATGCAGATTGAATGCAGCAAGGCGGTATTCTACGACCATCTCAATGGCAAGTTCCTCTCGTGCGATTCCCCGTCTGAATATCTCGCCAAGAAAATCGTTTCTGGTGACGATAGCGATAATATTCACGGAATGTGTGTTCCTAACCCTAAAACGCCCGGTTTCCCTAAGGCTACCTGCGTGGGAAAGGATGGTGCGGGGAAGTTCATCCAGACCTGCGGCGACATCTACGAGACGGCAAAGAGGGAAGGGTGGCTTGACCAGTACCTTAGAAACAAGACCCTTATCGACCTTAGTTGCACTCCGGACAATATCAAGTCTGCTATCACCGAAGCTTGCAGCCGTGTTGGTACAGGTGAATTTATGCAAGCGGAGTCGTTGGAAAGCATTGGTATCACTAAGCACCAAATAGATTTGATTAAGAATTTACGCCAGCGTGGATTCTACGCTTTCCACCCAAGGACCGAAGTTAGCATGTGCAACGTGACGTTCATGAACGAAAAGAATGCACAGGCCGCCAAAATCGACCGTATTCAGGAGGATATGGAATCTCCGATTTCTGCGGTTCCGGCAGCAACTCTTATGGGCATTCAGCAGCAATCACCTGTGCCAGACATCAATGCTGACCATGTGTTTGATAGTCCGTTTGGGGATGACCCACCGTTTTAATATTGGACATAGATACCTCAATGTCGGGCAGGAAACTGTCCGACATTTCCGTTTTGTTAAAAAATGTAATTTATTATTGAATTTTAAGGGTTACTATTATGAATCCAAGAGTATATCTATTGGCCAGACTGGCTAACAAAACCAAGATGAAGTTCAAAATGTGGTGCAAGTACCACGAGAATGTTGGGTTTAAGAAAATTTACATCTTCGTGAAGGATGAACCTGAATGGTTCCAGGAAGCCAAGAAGGAAATTATCGACGCAAGCGACCGTTTTGTCTTTATCAAGGCTGACGAACGTTGGAGGAAGGTAAGCGAAATCATCAAGGCGTTCCTAAAACATTGCGGCAACGGTGACTGGGGCCTGTTCTTGTCCACTGACGAGTATATCTACACCGAAAAGCATGACAATTTCAACGTCGGCAACCTTGTCAGCTACGCTATTCAGCGGCTCCATGCCCGTTCCATCACGCTATATAAGGAATACGTCAGGGAAAATGACGGTTTTGAGTTCAAGGCGAAGGATTACAACACGTACACCATGGACGACGAAAAGTTCCCTGTGTCGAGTGCAATTATGTTTAGCGTGCAGGATGTCAACAGTAATCCGTTGTCTAGCCCGTTCACTCCGGCAAATCAAGCTCAATGGATTGACTCCCGTTGGCAGCCGATGAACAAGGATATTCTGACGACTCAGATTCCAAGGTTTACTGAATGTGCCGTCCGTATTTTCAAACTTCTTGAGTCAGATGCCGTTGACGAAGAGTCCGATAAGTCTTTCACTGAAAAGGCAAGTGCATTCTGGCATTACTACCTCTACAAGTTCCCGGAAATTACCCCTAGGTTCCCGCCGAAGGCGACTAAGGCCAAGGAAGAGGTTGAAACGAAGGTTCAGGAAATTGCCGAAGAAGTAAAGGTTGAAGCTCCTGTCGATGAAAAGGTCGAGTACAACCTTGATGGGGAGCTTATTGGCAGAGTCATTGCTTCCATCATGAGCGGAAAGGACTATCCTAAGGTTCTTGAAGATATCCATGCGGCTAGACTTCCTGTCTCGGACGATGCCGTAAAGATTGTTTACGACCGGGAATGCTATAACATCATCGAGGGCAGCGAGCCGTTCCAGCATCTGTTGCAGATGCTGACTGATGGTGTGAAGCCGCAGGCTATCATGAAGGAACTGCATATTTCGCCGAAGAATCTGAAGAAGTGGCGTGAAATGCTCGAAAGTATCCCTGCTGAAATCAAGGCGAAGTTTGACCGGGAGGCAATCGCCGAGGAGGCTCTTGCCGCATTCGAGGATGTCGTTCCTGTATCGGTGGATGAAACCAAAGATAAGAAAAAGGAAAAGAAGCCGAAGTCAAAAGGTCGCAAGAAAAAGGGCGAAACCGTAACCGTAGAGGACATCGACAACGGCGTTCAACCGGGAACCAAGGAATGCCCAGTAGAGGAAATTCCGACAGATTCTCAGGAAGAATGATGGAATAACCGAAAAACAATATATTTTTAATGGGAATCCGCTGGGTTCCCATTTTTCCTTTGGAGTTGTAATGACGGAAGATAAATTCAAGAATGACGTTTTGCCGATGGCCGAAAAGTACATCACGATACCCGAGACCGTCCCGGAGATTGTCGAGTACCTGAGAAATATTTCAAACCATGAATATACTTTCGCCCGTCTTGTGGACGAGGAAACCCGTCTTGTGTGTGAGATGAAGTTGAAGAAAGATGAAATTCTGTCAGAGGTCACTCACAAGCACAAGTTCAAGACGATTCCCCGCTACACGAATAATACGCTTCTGATGAACAGAATCAACGGAGACCCCCGTATCGTGGACTGGAACAAGAAGATTGCTGAGCAGGAAGAATACCTTGAATCGATGAAATCGGTCTTGGGAATCATCCGTGAAAACAGGTTTGCCTGCCAGAAGATTCTTGACCATGAGGTCTCGGTCGGGCACCAGTAATCTTATAAACATAGAATGTCAACACATTAACGAGTCTGAAGACCATGACCCCCTGGGTTGAGCGTCGAACCAGACAGGAGTACGATATGTCTAAATTGACAGACAGGCTGAAGGCAAACAAAGCCTTCGCAGAAAACATTATTACCAAGAATGAACCAGTCGAATACATTGGTTCTGGAATCCCAGTTCTTGACATCCTTTTCAGCGGTATGCTGAACCACGGTATCAAGAAAGGCCACATGACGGAAATCGCAGCCCCGTCAACAATGGGTAAGTCCCTTATCGGCCTTTATTACCTCGCCAGTGCGTATCATGCAGGGATGGACTGCCTTGTCGTGTCCTCGGAAGGCGCATTCAACTTTAAGTTGGCACAGCGTCTCGGCGTGAATACTGACGACATCGTGGTGTTTGAATCTAAGTATATCCACCAAATCAATGAATTTGTAACGAATGCCCAGAAGGGATTGACCCGTAAGGAACGTCATGAAGTGTTCCTCCTGTTCGACTCTTGGGGCCCGCTTGTTTCCTTGCAGCGTGTCGAGGCTATCGACAAGCAGACGGGTAAGGACAAGCCGACGGCTGACATGGGTCAGACCGCCATCAAGAAGAACGAACTTGCCAAGCTGATTAACGCAGCCGAGTTCACCGCCCTTATCATCAACCACGTTTACGACTCCCTCGAACAGTACAAGGACCCGAAGAATATCCCTGGTGGTTGCGAACTGTATTTCAACAGCGATGCTATTGTGCTTGTTTGTACGACTGGAAGAGCTTACAAGTCGAAGGAAAAGCAGGAATCTGGTTCGTCCAAGATTGGTAAGATTGTTACCGCCCAGATTAAGAAGGGACGTGACGGTATGGAAGACCGTAAGTGCGAATACCGTATCCTTACGAACGGCGGTATCGACCGCTGGTACGGATTGGTCGATGACGTAATCGCTGCTGGCGTTGCGGTTGTAACGCCGAAGGGCAACAAGGGTACATTCCTCCATCGTCCTGATTACGATATCGACAAGGAAACGGGTGAACTTCTCCGTGAATTCCGTTGGACGGACGACGATGCTGACGAATGCAATACAAGGGAATTTATGGAACCGCTCATGACGGACCAGAAGTTCCTTGATTACATCGCCAAGAACTACATGTACGACGTGTCTCTCTTTGCGAAAGACCTTGTTGGTGAGATGCCAGCTCCGCTCAGCGAGGAAGAAGTCACCAAGAAAAAGGCCCGCAAGAGCAAGTTGAAGGAAGAAGCTGCTGCCACCCCGAAGAACATCAGTGATGAAATCGAGGATGTGCAGGAAGAGTCTGCTGCTGAAATCGCTGCTAAGGGCGTTAAGTAACAGAAATACCTAATTAAAACCAGGCGGATATTTGTAATTCCGCCTGGTTTTTTCTCTTGCCAAAGATTTGTTGATAATGTATCTTTATATATTGATGAAATAACTAACGTTAAGGTGTAATATGATAGTAGCGGATTTGAGTGATGAAGATTATGTCCTGAGATGCTTCTTTGAGGATGAAAATGTCCGTTTACGTATCACTGACAAGATGAAAGAAGAATATTTCGATGATAAGGCGAATAAGCAGATTGTTCATCTTGTTAATGCGTTTCATCGGAAATATAGTCGTTACCCGACTGCCCAAGAACTTGTTACTGGTCTGAACCAGAATCCCGGATATAGTGACGAGGCGAAGGAACAGCTCTTAAAGATTACGAAGCCTATTGGGGTAATCGCTCCTGACATAAAGAAAGAGACCATTGAAAATTATTTCAAGTTTCAGGTATCCCAACGATTGATGGAAGAATACGCCCTCCACATGCATGGCAAGGACCCGACCGCCATGCGTGGGATTATGCCGAAGTTGCAGGATGCGCTAAACTTCCGGCTTAATACTAACATGGGTATACATTATATTCGTGATGCCAGGGCTGCTAAGGCAAGACTTGGTAGCATGGAAAAGAGTATTCCATCTAAGATTGAGGCGATAAGACGGTTTACAAGCGAAACCCCTGATGCACAGGGAACATGTGGTGGTTATTTCCGCAAGTGCCTAAGCCTTGTTGGCGGTACATCTGGCGGTGGTAAGTCGATGTTCATGGTTAACGAGGCTGCATTTGCTGCCACGCTCGGTTACAACGTGGTGTATATCAGCCTTGAACTTGATGCGGCGAAGATTTGGGAACGTGTCACAAGCGCTATTCTTGATGTGTCTCGTTATGACATCGCTAAGATGGACGATGAGGAAGTTATTGTCAGACTTCAAGATTCCCATGCCCCGGAACTCGCCACTCCTGGTAACTTGTACATCAACTGGATGCCTACCCGTAAGACTACACCTGATGACATCGAGGCTTATCTTTCCGAATTGGAACAGCTGGAAGGGGTCAAGATTGACTTCTTGGTTGTTGACTACATTGGTATCATGAGCCCGAATGCGGGTACATACAGTCCGCATGAAGGCAGTTACCAGAAAATCTTGTATGCCGCAGAACAGTTGAGAAACATGGCCGTCAACAGGGATATGGCTATCTTGACGGGAACGCAGATGCAACGAGCTGGCTACCGCATGAAGGATATCGGCATGGACCAGACATCAGGTTCCATGGGTCTTGGCGATACGGTGGACTTCTACTACATCATCGTTCGTGACGTTGCCTTGAAAAAGGCAGGGTTCCTGTGCGTGACGATTAGCAAGAACCGAATGGGCTCGGCTGATGTTCAGTTCAATGTAAAGGTCGATTGGCCTCACATGCGACTCAGCGATATTGACCCCGAGGATATGGAACTTATCGAGAGTATCCAAAAGGAATCGATGTTGCAGGAAGAGTTTGAACAGAGGAACCAGTATCGAGGTCCCCAGCCTCAGGCACAACAACCTCCGCTGCAGCAGCCTCAGCCTCAGCCTCAACAACGGCAGAAGAAGGAAAAGCCAGTAGAGGCGGTAGAGATTCTATATTAAAAATGTATTTTACCCAGTAGATTGAACTACTGGGTTTTTATGTTTACTATCCTAGATGAACACCAGAGGCAGATGATTTGCGGAAAGATTGAGGCTATGTTCTCGACCCCGTCCGCAGTCGACGGAACTTGTGGGCTGTTCAGTATGCCTGAACCGCTGATTAAGGACCGGGCTAATTACTTTAACGAATGTATAGAATCGGTTTATCAGCTCTTGCATGAATCCGATTCTCAAATAGGCATGTTCGAGATTGTATCGAGTCTGGACGAATATTTCGACCTCGACTTCCTTGTCAAGAACGTGTTTTCTGACGATATAATCGAGTTGATTGTTGACCAGATTTCTGACGGTTTCGAGAAGGCTAAGCGAGAAGGGCGGCTTGAACTTGACAAGTCTAGTTTGCCGCCGGGATTGAAAGAAAGAATTATAGCACGTTTGGAAAAGGGGAAATAATATGCAAAGATGCACACTTACGAAAAAAGACAGACAGGTGATTGAAGAGAACAAGCAAGAAAAGAAGAAACAACTTGCTCTGTTGAACGCTGACATGCAGAGGCTGACTGCGACGGGCCATAGCAAGATGCTTGACGATACTCCGTTCCTGCCGACCGGGCCTAAGGCTTACCAGCTTGTCGAAACCGAACACTATAAGAAATGGATTCAGAAGATTCGTGAGAGCGCTCCTGAAAAGAAGTGGGTCGGAAAGAGCTACTTCGGCATTGCAGATGAGTACACCGAAGCTTCGGAGATTGAATATGAGAAGGTTCTCGACCAGAAGGAAGCCGAAGAGATTACCGAGACCTATGTGGACGACAAGGGCCAGCAGTGTGTCAAGATTCGTGACGATTACAACCCGAACCATGCAGACGAGGTGGAAGATACCGAGTTGAGCAAGGAAGAAAGAAACGTATTCGACTTTGCTACCATTAAGAGCAAGGTGGTCGCCCACCTCGAATGGAACATTGACGACTTGTTCGACGACATCGAGGACGCCCTGAATGAACTCCATGCTGACGAAGAGGATTACAAAACTCCTGAGAACCTGAGGGAAGTCGTGGAAACCATGCACAAAACCGAACAGGCAAAGATGCTTGAATACAAGCGTCAGCAAGCGGAAGCGTTGGAATACGAAAAGAAGAAAAAAATGCAATAGCACCCTTGCATTTGCATTTGGAATAAGTTATATTATGTTTTGTTATATGATTGCTCACTGTATAAACTTTAATCGAGGAGAAATCCTCAGTTAATAACAGAGTAATTTAACAGAAGGTAATAACATGACTAATAACATTGACATGAACTACGTGCCCGTTGCGGGCTCCCTCCCTCAAAATTCAACCGAACCGACACATAAGGTTGACGAACGTGTCTGGAAAACCAGGTTGGACCAGGACCACAAGACCTATTCGGCTCAGGTCCGTATTCTTCCGAACATGAAACGTGACGCTCAGGGAAACCTGGACTACGACAGGGCAAATCCGTCCCCGTTCCGTAAGATTATGGTCCATTATCTCCGTATTGGAAATGGTGAAAAGAAGTACTTTAAGTGCTTGAAGACTACCTACGATGGTATCAAGCAGAAGGATATCTGTCCTTTCTGCGACTGGACGTTCAACCGTTGGGCTATGCTTAAAAAGGCTGCAGATGCTGGCGATGCTGCCGCTGCTGCTGAATTGAAGGTGAACCAGTTGAATCAGGCTTCAACTTCCTACGTTGCCAACACCCTTATTCGTGCTGATAACGTAAAGCCGGAATTTGATGGTGCGGTGAAGATTTGGGACCATTCCGTGAAGGTGAACGAATGGCTTGACTATCCTCGTGAACCTGAAGTTGTTGCCAAGAGAAGGTGGCGCAACGTCAAGGCGAACCGTTATGCCAAGGATTCTGAATTCGTCCCTGACGCATTCGAAATGAAGACGGCTTCCCGCTTCTACCCTGAACAGGTTATTGGCGGACGTGACTTCATTGTCACTTGCCAGGAATCCAGCAAGGAAATCGACGGCAAGCCAATCAACAGCTATGATAACAGTAAGTTTGTTGACCAGCCGAGCAACTTGGCTAACACACAAGAGGAAGTCTATGCAATCCTTAGTCAGTGTGTGGACCTTGATGAATACCAGAAGGAAGACCTCGCTCCTGACTATAAGACAGCACAAAAAATGTTGAATGATTGGTTGGTGTCGCAGAGTGGTAACGCTGCTGTTGGCGGTGCTGACGACATCACTCCGAACACGTCTGCTCCTGCAGCACGTCCGAATCCGAATGGTAACTATGCTGGTGCCGCTGCTGGCTTCGCCGCTAACGCTCAGCCGCAACAGCCTGCACAGACCCCGTTCGTGACTCCTCCGACCATCAATCCTGCTGCTAACGCTCAGCCGCAACAGAATGCTCCTGTACAGCCGTCTTTGAACGGAATGGGTGGTACTCCGCTTGCTCAGCCGACTGTTGTATCTCCGGCTCAGCCGCAGTTAAACGCTGCCGCTCAACCACAGATGACGACCCCGGTTCAGGCATCCGCTCCTGCACAGCCGCTGTTTAATGCTCCGGCCCAACCGCAGTTCAATACCCCTGCACAGCCGCAGTTCAGCAATCCGGCTCAGCCGCAGCTCAACGCTGCTGCTCAACCGCAGATGACTGCTCAGGCTCAGACTCCGGCCATGCAGCAGAATGCACCAGCATTCAAGGATGATGACCTTCCGTTCTAATTACGCTGAACTGAAAGCCCACGACTTTAGTCGTGGGAGTATGTCAACAAAGAGAGAGAAAGTGGTGAGAGGCGTGCCGAAAGGCACGTCTTTTTTGTTGGAATAATGTATTTTAATGTAGAAAGTAAACTAATGGAAGTTATATGATACTTTTTGATACAAATTCTCCGGCTCTTCGTTATGCGGCATCGCTTATTGGTGGTGTGGAAAGTGCTGATGAACCAGTTAAGGTGGTTGTCGGCAAAAAAGAGGTGTATTTCACTCTGAAATGCGGTCTTAAAATCAAGACTCCGATATGGATTGGAGACTACGATGTGTCTGACTTCGATGACTGCAACGAGTTTTACTTTAATGCCCGTTTCCTTGGTAAGGCGCTCAACACCTGTATCAACAGCGAACAGATTGCACTCATGCGACAGGGCGATACCATCCATGTTGCTGGATTCTTGAAGGCACCTGATGTCTCCGACCTTACTGTGAAAAAGGGCGAAGATGAAGCGGCGGGCACAGAAGTTGCTTCGGTGGAAGAAGCCGAGCCGATATTCTCGTACGAAGCTGAAATGGTTAATGTGGAACCGTTCGACGAAGCCGTGTTCGGCGAATCTAGTGCCACATTTGATATGGAACAGGGTGACATGGTTGAACTGTTCAGTCTCAGCGATTTCTTTGCCGACGTAGACATCTGCAGAAAGTCTGGGGTGGTTTCGTTCCGTGTCGGTAACGACGATATGTCTGTGGTTACTCGTTACAATATGAGTAATGCTGGAAACTCTAAGAATACCCCGAACTTTGCCTTTAACGTGAGCAAGTCTACTATGAAGCTGCTGTCCTTTATTGGTGTGGGAACAGTGACTATCGACTACGACGAAAAGTCTCAATCAATCATGGCTAGTGACGGTACAATCACTGTGGTTGCCAATGTCGGTCCGAGCAAGTATGAAACCTTGGTCTTCAAGGATGGCGAAACCAAGTTCATTACCCCAGGTACGACATTTGATGAAGCTATTCCGAAGCTTTGTGAGAACCTCGCCGCCACCAACAAGAATGACGTGCTGACGTTTGAATACATCGGTCCTCGCAATGTCGGCATCACTTGGAAGGAAAAGTACGGTGAAATCTTCAAAATGGTTTCAGTTGGCGAAGCTAAGGAATTTTCTCCGTTTGCCGTTAAGTGCCGTATCATGAACATCCTTCTGGGCAGCATTCACGACAGTTCCGTTATTTTTGCGGAAACTGCGGCAGGAAAGCAGGTTGCCTTGTGTTCGAATGATAGGTATCAGCGAAAGGTTATTTTTTAACCATATAGGTTGCTAGATAGATTCTTTTTTAAGACCCCTTGCAAAAGGGGTCTTTTCGTACTATATTTTATTATTAAAAAAGAGGTCTCATATGGGCGTCGTACGAATTAGCCAAGAATACTTCAATGTATTGAAGACAATTAACTCAATGATGAAAATGAAAGCTGGTCTTATATTCAAAGGTAAGGGCAGCGATGGACAGTATACCGGGAAATACTACTTCAATGGTATTTGCGACAGTGCGATGGTGCATGTTATCGCCACTGAAAACGACGTTTGCTTCGACGAACCTCGTCTTCAGATTTCCTCTCTCCCGGACTTCATCAAGTATGCCGAAGCTACGGGTTTCCCGAAGTGTGAAATCAAGGTTGCCCGTGAAAAGACTATCCGTGGATTGGACTATGACAACATCATTTTCATTGGTAAGGACAAGGACGCTCGTATCGGCGTGGCCGACGATTCTGTGTATGCCGACAAAAAATACATGAAAATCTTCAACGAACAGTTGAAGCTTGTCGCTCGCCTTGGTTTCAATGCAGAAATCCTACACAGTATCGTGAAGGATATTAAGTTGATTGCTAGCTGCAAGGCTCTTTCGATTACGGTCACCAACGACTTGCAATGCCGCATGCTAATCAAGGGCAGCGGAACCCAGCAAATCACCAGAAAGATTGACGAACATTGCTTCTTTGTCGAAGACGAGGCTGAATGCCTTGATACATTTGCTGGCGGAAGGCAGAGATTGTTCCCGTCGGGTTCTCTCCGTTTCATGGATACCATCGGCGGCGATGTGAACATTGAACTTCGCCGTTTCAAGAACAGCGCAAATGACCTTATGACCATGAAGGGTTATATAGTGAAGCCGGGTGCCCTCCTGGACCCGAAGAATACGGAGAAAGATGCTCCAAGAAGCGAGATTAACATTGTTGTGGCAAGCTCTGAATTTAGCGTAAAAATTGTATCTAACGTGGACTACTTTGCATAATGTATGATTTTAGGGACATTCCTGATGCAGATATGAGAAACGCAGTTGAGACTGCCTTCGGCCAGTATCACATGGTTGAAGACTTCAACTCGTTTAACTTCGTATGCCCGTATTGCGGGAATATGAATGTCAGCGAGTTCCAGAAACCTGAACGCAAGGCATATGTGTACAAGGATACATGGAACTTCGTTTGCTACAAATGTCATCCGATGCACCATGTCATGTGGGAGTTCAAGGAGTCATATCCTGAACTTTACAATAAGCTTATTTTTACCTTGCATTGCGAGGGTAAGAAAAATCCGCAGGAGCATCACAAACGTGTCTATGTCGAGGGTGCGTACCCGTTCAAAGAAGGTGAACTTGTCCCCCTTGATGACCCGAATGATGCCGATGCCCGGAGAGCTGTTGAGTTTTGCCAGAACCGCCGCATAAGAGAAAAGGTGTATAAGGATTGGTTCGTATGCAAGAGGGATAAGCGCTTCTTGGATAAGAACCCTGATGGAACCTTGAAGTTGAATGCTTATGGTCTTCCTACCGGGAACGAGTATGGAAACCGTTTGATTATTCCATACTACCGTTTTGGTGGTTCATGGGTTCAGTTCGATGCCAGAGATTTGAGTGACCAATCGAAGATGCGCTATCGAAACTATGCGGGCGCTAAGCGTGAGTTGTACAATGGCGACTTTCTACATTTCAACAGGCCGTTCTTCATGCTTGAAGGTGCAATCGACTCTACCTTTATCAAGAACTCGGTTGCTGTCGGTGGTTTGAAACATTTCAAGAGCTTTGTCGAGGCAAACCCGAACTTCACCGAGTACAAGGAAAACGGCGTTATCATCTTCGATGCTGACGACGCTGGTATTGATGACCTTCGTACTGTTATGAATATGGGGTTCAGGTGGTTCGACTGGTCAAAATTCCGCAATGACAACCCTCAGTCAAAGGGCTTCGGCGGCAAGGTAAAGGATATTAACGAGGCTGTTCTAAATTGCTCCGAATTCAAGATGACGCCAGACGGCTGTGTAGACCCTGAATTTATCATGGCCCACACATACAGTTCCGAAGCTGGAATTATGATGTTGAATATGAAATACGGGCGCCCTAAGAAGCGTTAAGCTTGTCGTTGTGGTCCTTGGCGTAGGCGTTATCCCAGTTGCTGTCGTCAGTCAGGTTGCTATTGTCAAGGCCAACCTCTATTTTTGGTAGCAACTGAGTCAAGTCCATGTTTTCCGAATCGAACATCGACAACTTAGGGTCTTTCTGACTGATTTCAAGGTGGATGCACGGGTCCACCTCTTTTGGTCCAAAACCCTTTGGAGCATAGTAATCCATCAGAAGGGTCTGATATGTATTGTCCTGTTTTCCGTTCGGGCTGTTCTTGTAAGGTTCGGATGACATGTAGCAGATTGAAGAGAATTTTTTCATCTGTGCTTCCGTAACCTTCGGGAACTTCGCATAACATACGCTAGTCGCAATATCGACACATTGGGAAATGCTCGGGTCCTTCGTATGGTTGGAGACTGGGTTTTCGTACCCTAATGCCTTGCACTTTGCTATCATTGCGTTCAGTGCAGCCTTTGCACCTGCAGAACCAGGAGGGAAGGGCCCCTTGGCATAGGACTGTACATAGACTGGCTTTCCGAGACGGTCGGTAACTATTGAGCCGTCCTTTGCAATCTTCGGTTCGAGACCGTCATTTCCCTTTCCATAAAACTTGTACCAGATGCGAGCGTACTCGTCATTTACCGCTCGCCCCCGTGAACCGTATGCGACGGTTGGCTGGCCACTCTTTTGCAGGCTATTGAACATGATGGTCGCCTGTTTTTCTGGACTACGGTAAAGCGAAGTTACCATCACATATTTTACACCAGCCAGACGAGCGAGGTAAGTAATCACGTTCTTAGTCCTTGTTGACATCTCGCCTTCGCTAGCCTTGTTGTCTATGGTAACGTCGGTTGCCGGGGGTAAACTGGATGCGACGTTTTCGTGGACAAGGATTCTTGCGTTGACAAGGCCTTTCAAGTTACGTGAAATCATGCTGATTCGCTTGCAGCGGTTGTCTATACGAGATAGGTCTGTTCCGTACTCCGGCGCATTAAATCCGACATACTTGTAAATGAGGTTTGCTTCGTCGCAACGGCGTTTTCTCATATCCATGTCGAGCGATTCCGGGTTTGTTCCGTATGTCAGTCGAGAAAGGATGTCTGCAATGTAAGTAAAATATAAGTTAGCGAGTTTTTCGTCACGAGGAACACCTTCAACGGTAATTGACCTCGTTGTATTCTTGTCTTGGGTTACTACGGTTCCGTTAAGGATGTACCTGTCCCCTTTGAGCGGAACTATCGAGATTGGTTTTGAGTAGCCTAGATGGTAATACATTCCAGTTCGTAGGCAATAGCTCAAAAATGCTGATGTCGCAAAGTTTCCACTTACGTCGCAAGCGAAACCAGCAGTCTTTAAGTAGCTGACCAAAGCGGTTTTAACGCAATCAGGGCAAGAATTGTGGCTTAGCATGCCCCAATGGTAGTAAGGCCAGTTCTGGTTGTATACAATCGGGCCCCACACAGCCATTTGGACATAGCGGTAGAAGGAGAATCTAATCTGTGATTCCGTCAGGCTAAGGTTTTTAACATCGCTGTCAAGGTCTTTGTAACTCTTTCCGGCGACAACAGCATTGGATGCCTTCATGATAAGCTCAAATTGCTCTTCCTGAATGCCGCCCTTTACATCACCTTGCGGCTCGCCGTTCTCGTCAACGGTAACTACCGCAAAAATCTTTTTGAGAACCATCTCACGGGTGCTGCCTCCGATGTCGAGAGGGATGCCTGCACCGATGTATAGGCTTCCTTCCGAGTCGTAGATTGTCGGACTCTTCTTAATCTCATGGTCATATAGGAACGACCAGTCGGGCATAAAGTGTCCTCTACGGAAGCATGAACCCATGCTGATAGGAAGTCCGCCCAATCCAATCAGGAGAGGCGGAAGAATGTCAATGTCATACGGGTTTATTCCCATTGCAGCGGCATTCGCTGTATACATGCTTTCTGCAGAGGCGCCGACCGGGGCGAAAACTCCACTGGCGGAGATACCTGCCTGCAAAGTATCGGTCTTTGACTTGGTACATGTAAGGAAGCCATCAAGCTTGTTGATGATTTCTTCCAATTTAGTTGTCATCACGCCGTAGGACTCGTTTCCAAGGAAATCCTTAATCATATCGGAGATTGCGGATGCGAGTGCGCTCATGCGTCGCTTGTTGTAATCTGGAACCGAATCTCGTTGCCACGGGGTTAGACCGTTGTTTTCGTCGTCGATGTCATAGAAGCCATACTTATTCAGAATCGAGTAGAATGCACCTTCCCTGTCGGTAGTCTGTGCGGCGGCATCGTCGATAGCTGTTTTAAGCTCCCCTGTGTAGTGACCTGAAATCATTTCTTCTTTCCTCTGAGGTGGACGATTACGCTTCCGTTCTCGCCATTGTTCTTTCCGCTGTGACCCTTTCCAACGAAAGTATAGTCCATCTGTTTGCCGTCATGCATGAATGTAAGCGTGACGTTCTTTTCGATAAACCCTGTGCCATTGCATGCAGTGCATTTTTCCTGTGGTTCCAAACCACGTCCGTTGCAGTATTTGCAGGCAAGGACTACATCGTGCAATCCGTCTTCCCTGCGTTCGACCGTGCGGACTTTTCCGATACCGTTGCAGTGGGTGCATTTTCTGAACCTGCTAGCGCCCGTTCCAGAGCAGTTATAGCAAAGGCACTTTCGAACATACTTTACGGTAATCTCGCCGGGACAGAACAGCTTTTCGTCGCCGAGTCTGATAGTTCTGGTTACATTCCTTCCTCTTTTCTGGTATTTTTTGTCTACGGGCTTCTTATGGAAGTTCTTGCAGATGTTGCATTCACCGAAGAGCTTTGACCATAGGGTGAAATCTGCGTTGTTCTGGTGTTCTTTGTCGTATTTCTTGCGGAGTTCTTCGGTTTTTATAAGATTGTATGCCTCGGTGATTTCCGCCATCTTGTCGGAAGTGTCGGTTTTCGAGTGGTCGGGGTGAAACTGTATCGCCAACTTGCGGTACGCCGCTTTCACCTGTTCGTCGGTGCATTCTGGTTCTACGTTTAATACGCTGTATGGGTTCATTTTGTGCCTCTTTTTCACTCAATAGTTTATATTGCTTGCGGGAATTCATGCCACTACATTATAAACTATGTTAGAATAATGCTGGATTGACTTATGGATGCAAAAATTCTTACAGAAGCTCACTGGAAACGCAAAAAAGCCAAGGGCAAGAAAGGTGGAACGCCTAGGTTCCAGCCAACGATTGGGTTTGGTTCCCGTAAATTTATCGGTGCATACGCTCCCGGAAGGGCATATGGACCCGCATTCCCTATGGGTTTTGGCTGGGGCGAGATGTCAAGCGTCCCCGGTGGCCCGTGTGGAGATGGCACGGTAGCGGCTGACGCCTCTGGTGCAATGGAAGCTGCGGAAGGGCCAACGAACGAAGATGAAGACTTGCTGATTAGCGACCAGGATAAGCTTGTTTATGCACTTCGTGGAATCATCGAGAATGCAAAGGTCGCTTATGAGGCCGTGACAGGTGTCCCGTACGACGAAAAGGAAGACATTCCTGCAAAGCAAGATGATGAACCGTCAGAGGAAGATAAATCAGAAAAGGAAGATAAATCAGAAAAGGAAGATGCTTCGGAAACCGATGAATCAGATGATGACGAAGGTTCTGATGACGGAAGTGACGACAACTAAGCGGTAATGTTATGGAGAATGATGAGGTCCTACAAGATGTAGTTGACAATGTCTATCAAAAGACGTTGATGACTATACCAGATTCGGATACATTACTCGTCGATTCGCTCGATGACGATTTTATTCGTAATTTCATTGCGTATTTCAGCGGTTCTCGCTTGGATGGTATTGCAATGGAAAACTCGACCATCTGTCATACAAAAATAGAGGAGTTGTTCAGGGCAATCGAAATTGACCTGTATAATGTTCGTATTGAACATACGGACGTGTCGACCTTGTCAGAAGACAAGAATACGCTTCGTATGTACTTGGAAGGCAGGCAGGCCTACGACGAGTCTGTTAGAAGGGCATTTCATAACGTGCAGAATATGTCTGCTACCGACAGTGAAGCGGCAGGATTATTGGAGAAGGTATACGAGAAAAAACAAGCATCTGCTGCGTATAGGAAAAACCCGGACTCTCTATATGAGTCCTACACTCGTGATGAAATCCGTGGGTATTTCGTAAAGAAAGGAATCATTGTAGAAACTACGGATGATGGCGAGCGGGTTGATGTAATCGACCCTGATAAGATGCAAAGCCAGCCGACGGAAGTTGAAAAGTTGATGGGAGCCTTGTCTAATATCGTCAAGAATGCTCGAAACGTTCGTGATATGGATGACTGTCTTTGGGCAGGTAAACTTGCGATGTCTGGCTATACTTATGGCGACAGTCTTGGTCGAGACCCGACCGAACAAATAGAAGAAGGGGACACATTTGGCCATGCTTTCGCTGCGTGCTATCGTGTCGCTTGTGCTGCCGAAGACAAGTATAGCTTTATTGCAGAGAATACCACGGAGCATAGTGATGCATCGTTGGCGACAGCGACTGACCCGTACATGAACTTGCTGTTTGATTTGATTCAGTCAGGAAAGGTAGAAAAAGGTCCTGATGGCAATATCAATCTCATTTCTCCTGATATAACGGAAGATGAAATCCGTAATCTATGTAATAAAGTAATTATTGAACTATTTAAGCTTGGACCTACCAATAAGGATGTGGCAAGGGAACCAGTGAAGTTTGATGATGCGTTTGATACCCGTATAACGAAGTTGAAAGTGTATATCGACTTCCTGAATAGCTCGGAGATAGACAAGGTTATCGGCAAAGTATCTACACGTAAGGATACAAATAATGAACCTGTGGCAAATCTTCGTAATAAGCTTATTGCTGCGTACATTTTGATAAAGTCTGTTCATGACACCTTCAACGGCTGTATCATGACGTTTTCTCCTTCCGATGCGAAGATAGGAGAGTATGATATTCCTTCATGTAAGAAGTTTTATGCTTCTATTGACAAGAATTGTGCTGAATACAAGGACGATGGAATTGACCGGGACTACATATTCAACTACAAGATAATGTTCTTGACGAACATCCCGCATTTCCCGATTGAGCGAATTATTGCGAAAAAGCCGAACCTGTATGTCATGATGCATCGATATGCAAAGGACAGCTTGTCCGATTATGCTTCTCGGACGATGAGTAAGTATAGAAATGAAAACAAGCCTGTTGTGTCCATATTGGATGACTTTGTCGAAAGTTTCAACCGTAATATGAACAACAGTGCTCGTGTTGATGAGGATTGCGAGAACCCGGTAATATCGAGGGAGATAACACCTGCTCAGTATGTTTATGCGTTCAATGCAGTATCTAATGGAATTGCGTATGCAGGCAGCGCTGAAATTAACGATAAGGTTACTGAATACAGGCTATGGTCACTTTTAAAGGTGCTTGCCAGTAGGGCTCCGGCAGCATTTGGAGATGCGGCGAAGAAGGAGTTTATCAATGCCGCCCACGCAGAAGATGATTTCATGTTTAGAATGAATCTCGCTAAGCAAGCTGGGGTCATTACCTCTAAGGGCGGGTTCCATTTTTCGGGTAATCTAGGTACGGTGGAAGACGGTGGAAATGTGCAGGCTGACCGAATAAATAGAGCGATGAGGTCGTTCTATGTGTATGTCAATGGGTTGCTATTCAAGAATACAAATGCTGTATTGGCAAGGATAAATTATCCGAAGCGGATGAGCATGAAGGCGCTCCTTCCTTATTTGGGTGTGGTGAATGAGATAGCGAAAGAATATAATAGCGCATTTAATAAGAATCACGCAAAAATGTTGGGGTGCTCGGACGGATATTCCAATGCAATCAACGATGCACTCGATGTGTACTTTATGGGAGGATAACAATGTCCGCTAGGTTGGAACTATACAAATATACAGGCAAGGATGGAGATTTCGGAACACATGTTGAGAGCCTTGGCCTAAAACGCATCGATTCATGTGTTCCCTCGGTGTACTCCGATGAACATTTGAATGGCGATACTAAACCGTCGGATGATGCAAGCGACAGTGCGACGTACTGTATTTACAGGCCGGATGACCCTGAATGCAAGGCGTATTCCTTCGAGTGTGTCTTTAAGCTCGTTTTGAAAGACCCGCCTGACGTTCAGTTGAGTAACGTGCGTTTGTATCCAGTCGGACCTCGACCAGCGGAGCCAGATACCGCTAGGTTGTATATAGGAAACTCCGTGGATTATCATCAGCCGACTAACACGAAGTCTGTAATTGCCGTGAACGACATCTGGAATTACAGCAAGGAGCACCCGTTCTATTTGACTGTGGCGGGAAATAGCGGTCAGATGCTCGACTATCGCCTGACGACCACTTCGTATAATGTCGAGTGGAAGGACTACGGTTTCGGAAACGTGATGGTCATGAATGGCGTGCGCCAACCGATGATACCTATTCCGAACAAGCAGGATGGTAACCCGGTCAGGGTTAAGTTCTTCAATCATACCTTTATGCCTACCGAAGCCGACTTTATCAGGTTTGTAGACCCGAGTACTGGTATAGACCTTACGAACGACCCTGAATTTGTCGTTGACCGTGGCGTTGCCGAGAATAACGTGCAGTATGTGACGATTTCGGTTGATGTGAAGTTTATGCTGGCTCACCCGAATGGAATCGTCTACCATATTCCTAATTTTCCGCCAACGACAGGCTACTTTATCTCATGGGCATTGCTGCCTTCACAGGCTGAACCCGGTGGAAAGGTTACCGACAAGCTGATTGAGACGGTTGACGTACAGGTGAAGTGTGGCCCGCATGGCCATCCTGAATATTATCTGAATGGGGCAAGAAAGCCTATGCTGACTCTTGCACCGGGTGTAATCTACCATTTTATCAACCATGATGGCTCCCGTTTCCCAATGAGGTTCATCAAGGATTGCCGAATCCCGAATGCAGCTGATGTGAATAACATAGCGGTTGATGGTGTAACAGTGCTAAATGGCGGAACTGACCAAGAGGAAATCTTCGTTGACCCGGAAATTACGTTGAAACACGGTGCCTGTATCAATGCGTACGAGGCGGTTTGCGAGTTGAATGTCGGAAATTCGGTGTTTGTTCATCCGATTTGCATGGTAGGAAACTACAATATATGCCGTCCGATGGGGTCTATCTACAATCCGATGCTTGCTGGGGAGACGGATTATGTCTACTTGCAGCTCGAAATCGACGGAAAGACTAAGCCGGGGTACTGCGTACCCGATATTAAGATAGAATATGACGAAAACTAATTTTTAACAGTTGATTAAATCCTATAAACTATGTGTATAATGAATCGTTTTACGAGGAAGAAAATGTCTAACGAAAAAGAACAGAAACCGACGGTGCTCGAAGCAAACATGGCCTTTGATGCTTCGCCCGCTCTTTTCGAGTCAATTATGGATGAAGGTCCAATCAAGTATGGGCCGGACGACTCTGGTATTGACATGATTACTACCCCAGAAGGTGATGAGGTTGTAGACCCTCGTTCCATCATGGATGTTAATGTCGATGCTCCTGTGCAGTCTGGTGCGATGTTCAATTCTACTGTTGACCCGATTTCCGTGGAAGAAGGCGACCAATACATGAGTCAGTTCCAGGACTACATCGAGAATGTTCATAAGCAGGAAATTACTGATGACGATATCGACGTGGCTGGTGCAACGATTCAGATGTTGAATGACACCAGACAGGATGTCGCTGGTTACATCAAGCAGCAGATTAAGGATGCTGCTGACCGTCTCAGCAAGCAGAATGTCAACCCAGCTCAGCCGGATGGTGTTGCTGCTGACATGACGGGCGATGACCGTATCCCGAGCGGAGGAACCGAGGGTATTGATGGCGCTGGCATGGAACCGGGCATGGAAGGCGAACCTGACCTTGGCGACAGTGGTTTGGCCGAACTTGACACTACGACCCATCTTACTCCTGAGGAAGATGCTGGTGCCGATGCTGGTCTTGGCGATATGGGTGGTGAACCTGACCTTGGACTCGATGGTCTTGATGCTGGTACGGAAGCTCCGGCAGAACCGGGTGCAGAACCGGGTGCAGAGCCTGACCTTGGACTTCCAGCCGAAGGTGGTGAAGGTGCCGCTCCTGAAAGTTCTGAGGAACCGTCTACTGAAGACAACTATGACCCGTTCAGCGACCTAGACCTTGGTGACGAGGGCGAAGGTGGCGAAGGTGCATCAGAGGAATCTGCTCCTGCCTCGGAGGAACCTGCCTCAGAGGGCGATGAATCCGAAGCTCCAAGCGCTAGCGAAGAAGAACTTCCGGGTGTTGTTGATGAAGGTGGTGAAGGCGGCGAAGACAAAGGTGAAGGTGACGAAGAGGAAACGGATAAAAAGCCGTTGACCGAATCCGTACACCGCAAGAACTTTCGTGCATGCCTGGAATCTGTGATTAACAACTACGAGCATATTCGCAAGAAGCATGTTGCTCAGGCAAAGTGTGAAGCGATTGTAAAAGCAGCTAACCAGAAGATACTTGCTGAATCGATAGAGCAGAAGAGGCTCAAGGCTCAATGTGAATCTATCGTCAGTGCGTACCGTCAGGCAACTGGCAACGTTCGTCTGAAAGCTCAGCTTGAATCCATTGTCAGAAAGTACAATACGCAGAAGATGGTGGCTGAATCTGTTGCTCCGCAAAAGAAAGCAGTTCTTGATAACGATATTCGCCTTGCAAAGATGAAAGCTCAATGCGAATCTATCATTCAAGACTTTCATAAGGCAGAATCCACTGCTAATGCGGCAAAAGCTATCATTGATGGCTACAAACAGCAGCTCGCATAATAATAACTGAAATAAATTCTAAAAGGTGGTGTATATATTTACGCCGCCTTTTTTCATGGTCTGAAAGTCGTACCAGATTATAAACTATTTTGTGAAATAAAGGCAGTTTATTATGGCAACGAATATATCTCGAAAATACACCAACATATCGTATGATGACATCAGGGATAACCTGTTGACTATCTTTAAGGCTAAGGGTGGCAAGCTTGCTGATTTCAGCACCTCTTCATACGGAAGAATGATGATTGAACTTTTCTCTGGCGTGGCAGACCTTATGGCCTACTACGGTGAAAGCTCGTTCAATAACGCCTTTCTGGAAACTGCCTACAATATGCCAGCAATTTATGCTGGTGCAAGAATGCTTGGTTATAGTATCCGTAGACCTGTCCCGGCGAAAGCTGCGTTTGCCATACAGACAAAGAAGACTGGTATTTACGGAAAGATTAAGATATTCATCCCGATGGGAACTCAGTTCAGTATCGGAAGCAGCATCCTGACTGCCGTCAGCGATTCCGAATGGGAGTATGACCGTAATAACGACCCGGATGAAACGGGTTTGCTGAAACAAGTGTCTGGAACCTGTGTTTGTGCTGAGGGGTACTTTAAGGAAACTGTCTTTGTGTCCAACGGCAGTCAGAACCAGACGTTCTATCTTGCTGACGGTGGATTTAGTGACTATTTTGGCGAGAATGACCCTAACTATGCTGACGACCACAAGTTTGAAAGCCGAAAGAATACATTCACCAGTGTAACGACCGATGCGTCCCTCGTAGATAACTTTGATAGCACCGATGCAATCAACGGAAACATTTATTGGAGAATTTCACGCAGAGGTTTTATCGACCCTGCGATGGAAAACAGAGTGAACGACATCGAGGCTTTCGTCGAAGGGGAGAACTCCACGACCAACTATACGGTCTTGCTTGAAACAGCCAACGATGGAAGCGTTCAAGTCAGGTTTGGCGACGGTTTGAAATCCGCCATCCCTTACGGTGAAGTGAAGGTCCGCTATTTCTACACCAACGGTGAAAGGGGAAACCTCATCAACGTCGTTGGAACGAAGATTACCCCGTACAAGTCCAATATCCACATCAGAAACGAGTATGAAAATGAGTCTGATATCAAGCTGGATGACCTTAGCTTTGCTTTGACAAGCGACGTAAGGGGTGGGCTTGACATCGAAAGTATTGATTCCATCAAGAATAATGCACCGTCAATCTATTCTACTTTGGACAGGCTTGTGAACAAGCTGAGTTACCAGATTTTCCTCAGCAGGTATGCCGACATCAAGTATGCTACTGCCTTCGGCGAGGATATTCTGAACACGAAGCTGCCTGACGGAACGCTTGATATCAAGTACATGAATCAGGTCAGGTTCACCGCCATCAAGGACCTTTACAGGCTGAAAGACGACAAGTATTATCCGACGGCTCCTGACGAATATTTCCTTTCGGGATTCAAGGTCAATGGCTTGATGTATATCTGGCAATACGATAACCAGAAGATGCCCGACAAGACATCCGCATACAAGTTCAGGGATGCCATGGAAACTGCTGTGCAGAATGTGGCCGAGGCACTTGCTTCTAAATATGGCGGCAACCCTGCCTATCATCGGCAGATTATCATGCAGGCTATGCCTCGTGGCCAGTCATTCCAAGATATCATCACCCTCCCGTATGTGGATACTGTGTTCGGTGCGAAGGTTACCCCGTATGACTTTGTCGAGGTTGGAAGCGAAATCGATAGTATCATGAGGGCACTGAACCGTCGTGGCATGATTACGGTTGGTGCTGGATACCACATGTATGTGTACCCGGTAGTCCATAACTACAATATTAAGCTTGAACTTATACTTTATCGTGGAAACAATTTCAGCGACATTAAGGAAAAGCTGAAATACACCGTCTACAAGTACCTCAAGGATAACACTGATTTCAAGACGGGAATTTACAGGTCAAGGATTGCGTCGTTGATACATACTTTCCCTGAGGTTGCTGGCGTGAACGTCACGTTTGAGGCTGCCGATGATAAGTACGATGGGTTGGATTTGACTGAATTGACTTGGCTTGGCGATGCAACTAGCGAGTTCATTACTTCCGGCTCTATCAACAAGGCAGGATTTGACATAACGCTAGGATATAGTCACCATGCTCCGGGGCATAACTCATATACGGAGAACCTTACCTTCCCGGTTCCGGCACAGACCGAAATGGCAAATCTTATCAGTGCATACTACAAGCAGTACCTTGCGACGACGGCTGATGGCAAGTATGTTGTCAGAGACGGAATCAACGAGGATGATGTAGACAAGTTTGTTGCCTACATATGGGACCTTTTGATGCAGTCCATGTTTAAGTCGATTTATGCCAAGTACAAGGATACTCGTGGAACTGGTGATATCGAGAGGGCGAACAGGTATTATGATGTCATCAATGCTATAAAAGGTTGGACTATAACCAAGGAAAATAAGCTGGCGTTCATCGATACTGACGTTATAACATCCATGGTGGAAAAGAACGGGAACTTCATGTACGATTACATCCGTTACGGATTGGAGTACGTGAAGCTTGTCCGCAATGTCTTGTTGTACAAGGTTGCCAAGAGCCTTATCGACAAGGACGGCAACATAACGAACTATTCGATGGATAACGAAATCGTCCAATGCGAGATACATCCCGAGGACATTACGATTTCCTATGACAGGGAAATTTAAGGGGCGAAAATGGCAAAGAATCCTATTGCAGTGAATGATGGCGGTTTGTTCCGCTTCGTAGATTTCATGAACTATGTCCCTGACTTCTTGAAGGAAGAAGAGGACGTTGTTACGCTTATGCAGTTGTTCAGTGATTACCTGAATAACGCTTACAGGAACCTTGAAGATTCTACAAGGTTTACGTTCAACTATTTTGCGACCGAGAGTACGGCTAAGGAAATGAAGAAGCGCATCGACGAGTTTGCGAAGAAACTGTCGGCATGCGATAGCAACAACCTTTATGTGTACTATCTGTCTCTCCCGAGAACCAACGCAACATACAATACGATAGGTGCATTGGATTATACTAAGAATAATATCTACTATGAAGGAGAGTTCAGTGAAACGATTTCGCTGGATGTACTCAGGAATATGATGCGGGGTAATCCTGATGGTGACCCGTCAAAGGATGGCGATGTCGTCTATATCCAGTTCAAGGATAATAGTGTTTATCCGTATTATGTCAATAAGGCGGATAACATGCTTATTCTTGACCCGATGAGGACATCTCAGGACCCGTTCAAGAATACGCTGAACAAGATGATTAACGGTGCGCCCAGACTGATTAAGTTTATTCCAAAAGATGTGAGCGAGGTAGTGGTATCCTTTGTCGGCCAGGTTAACAATGCCAATGTGTACAGTATCAAGTTTGATGTCACGATTAACGATGTCGAAAATGCCTCGTCTAAATATAGAGAGGAAATCGGTACTGACACCATAGATGTTGACTTGTACAACTACCTCGGAAATACAGGTTCTTCAAACACGATTTTCATTGATAGTGTTAGTAACCGTGGTATTTTCGAATGGAACGGTGATACTCCGACAGGAATATTCTATTTCAAGGAGCTGTACGAGTTTGTCAACGGAAAGGATTCGTACATTTATCAGGAATACAGAATAGAAAAGGTAGAGTTCATCCCTGATGACTTGAACCCGTCGCAGTCTAGGTTCGGTTATTTGACGTTGTCCAATGTAGTGAACCTCAATGTAGGCGACACGTTCATGATTGAGAGCAATGAGGTTATCGGCACCAGTGGTGTAAACGATATTACTCTATCTGGGGCTTATAAGCTTGAAACTGAGCCGTGCGGAAACGTAATGAGAATAAGGTTTAGGACTCCGATAGACCTTAACAGCGGGATGTCCCGAGTGAGGGTCATGACATCGCCGAATCGTCTATACAAGTATGCTCTATCATATTCTCATCTTGGATACGACTATTCAAAGACGACCTCGATAATAGAATGGGACCCGAGCGCTTCGATAAATGTGGATAAGGTCGCCGAAGGCGATACTGTTTATCCATTCACTACTAGGAGTAATAAGAAAATTGGGGAACTTCGTTTCGAGAATATGTACAGCTATGCGGAAGACCCGAATGATAGCGATTACTATATTAACGTAAAGCCAAAGAACTTTGTGGATATCCCGGATAGTATTGCAATCGAGTCAGGAGGCAACTATTATTTCGAATATCGCTACAACGGCACTGAATCGGATGCATGGAAGGATGCCTTTGATGATGTGTTCGATGTTCCCACTGCAAGTTATTCTGTGTCGGAAGGCCGCTCGTATTTCAGAAAGCTGAAAGACAATTCGCAGTTGAAGTTCCCGTCGATAGGACATGGAAATCGGGTCTCTGTCAGCGAGGCGAAATCGCTGGTAGTTGATGTGTATGTTATGGATGCTGCCATGGGCATATATGATGCTGACACTACGGATGACAGCGACGTGACAATGTACAGTAGAGTAGTTCCTGAGACGGGAGACTTCTGCCTACTGAGTAAGATTGAACTTGGTGACGATGGGATTGTACGGACGGCAGAGCCTGAATTGTACACGATTAAGCAGTGTACTTTGATGGACCCGGCTGGTGCGAAGTATCATGTGTATTTCGACAAGGCTATCCCGGTACTGTCGAATGGTGTATTTGAGTTCACTTTCCTGACAAGGCTCGATGATAAGTCGAGAGCTGTACTTGGCGAAGTCGATACTGAAAGCAATACGGCACAATGCAGGTATCGCTATGACGATATCTACACAGGGGATTACTGGCTTCCGGCGGACGGTTCCTATCTATTGAAGTGTGCGTATACCGACGAATCTAATGTTGTGATGCGTGTCCATAAGTATGAAGAAGAAACCGCATACAAGGTAGGTGACATGATTTACTGGCCGTATACGAAGTCCGTATATCGGGTGGTGAAGCCTATCTCTGGTAACGAAACCGAGAGTGAGATTGAGAAAGATTTTATTGTTCCGTACATGTATACCGTTGCTGACATTGCTCGTAAACCGATATACAATGATTACATGGCGGGGGTTTTCCGTACCTCCCAGCTTGACTATGGCGATACGGTTGATGTCGGTCAATATAAAAAGTTGAGTGATGTGTTGAACAGGTTGTTCATTGAAAAGGCGGACGATAACCGACTTATCTTTGGATGGAAGGATAGAGACTTCCTGTTGAACATGGCGACATACAATACGTCGGGTAAAGCTAGGACGGGTTTCTGTGAGTTCTACACGACGTATGAAGAGAATGACATAGTCCTGAAAAATATGGAAAACTATTCAGTCGCAAGTACAATTCCTGGCGAAGGCATTGCGTTGAAAGGTCTTGCTAATACGCTGAATGTATATCCAGTCAGCTTGATTGCCGACGAAAACAAGGATGGCTCGTATATGGTGACTGTGACTGCGTTGAAGCATAACCTTCCAGACAAGAGTAAGATTCGGGTTAGTGGAGCAGCAAGCCCGTATGAAATGTTTGATTTCAACACTCCTGTAAACGAGTTTGACACGATTACCGTTATCGACCAGGATACCTTCACATACATAAGGCATTCTGATTATGACGAAGAGAGTATCGAGGCGTCGGGAAAGGTGACTGTTACTGGATATCGTGATATATACAATCCGATAACTGAAATAGATTACTATACCGAAGACCAGGCCGATGAGAAATACAAGGCGGGGTATCTGTATGTGCGTACAGCATATAAGCACGGATATTCACCCTATACGAAGGTTACTATTCTGAACGCTCCTACTACAACGGATGATACTAACGGATGGATAGGCGCCGTACTTGGAAACAAGCATAAGGTTGATGTCGTCGTGGACGACTATGTGTATGGAATTAAGATTGATTCTGTTCATGTGCCTCTTGCAGGAAGTACATGGCTTCATTATGATACCGGGGCATCGGGTTCATCTAACAAGTTGGAGAACTCGTATTCTATGGTTTCTCCTGAAGACGGCGATGTCTTGAAGGTGGGTGATACATTCTACAAGGTAGGCATAATGGATTGGACTGAGCTCTCGGGAGATACAATCGAGACTCCGTTTTATCTGTATAGCCACCAGAACATCATGGACATCACTTCGACCAACCCGTCCAGTGCAAAGGGAGATGATAACCTGATTGAATCAATCACGTTTGACGGTAACGAAACCGTGACCGTCGTCGTGCATGACAGGATGGACTTGGTTCCAAAGAAGAGCTGCGTGTATATCAGTGGGGTATATCCTCTGGAATTTGGAGGACGCTTTGTGGTCGATACTGTGTCAACTGCCCGCATGTTTACATACAAGGTTGTGCCGAAGAGTATCAAGGAATCGGCAGGTCGCCCTGTGAACAACTGCAAGATGACATGCAATGAAGGTAAATGGTTCAAGTACCTCGTCAGCGAAGTTATGGTTAATCGTAAGTCAACATACGAGATATTCAAGTATGGCATTCCTATCGTGGATAGCATCGATACAAAGCACAAGGCGAGTTATGTGGAAACCGAGATACCTCATGGATTCAAGGTTGGAACGAGGATTGTTCTGTATGTGAACGATAAATACTACAATGCAATCGTATCGACGGTTATCAATGACAAGGCGTTCCATTACAAGTTCGCTGATACGGCCCTCGATGAAATTGACATGCTTGGTGGATATGTATTCAAGGGCGTGTATATCCCGTATCAAGGGCATCTTGACGATGTCGATACCTTGGGACAGTATAAGCAGTATCTGAATTGCATCAATGGTGAATACGAGTTCCAGGAAGGTGACATAGTATTTGCGTACGACAATCTTCATGACGACATGCCGAAGAGGTATATTGTAAAGAAGGGTCTGTGGACACCATGTCAGGAAAAGCGTATAATGAAAATCAAGAAGCTCGATGTCGATAGGTATCACAACAACGAGTGGGACAATGCAAGCACCGATGAAATGATTGATGAGTATGTGTATCATCCGTATACATACCCGGAAGTCGAACGCATGATTGCCGAGGATATCGACAACGGAATATCCTCGTACGTAATGCCGTTCCATATCAGGAGCTACAACTTTGCCAGCCCGTATGTGGAAAATCTCGATACGACTGAACAGCCTATGCCGCAGTTCAACTCTAAGCATGACTATGCGTCAGTCGCACCTAGATATGACATGGATGAAAAATTCAAGGGAATACCTGACATGAAGTATCCTCTGGTCGAAAAACTTGAACGCTTGATTTATCTGAGGGATGCTAATGTAATCGACTACGAGCTGATTGGGTACCTTGCTCGTTTCATGGGATATGACATCACCGATGCGAAAAATGACGTGGATTCAAACCGTATGTACGCAACGAGGGAAGCTCGTGAGAAGGCTTTGAGAGAAACTGTGTCTAACCTCCCGCAGTATTACACTTTGGGAGGAACTAAGCCGGGTCTTGAAATGCTCATGGAAACCTTCGGCCTTGTTGCCGAGGTTATCACGATGTGGACTGATGTTAACCGTCCTTATGATGAACTCATTGAGGAAGACCAGGTTAGCGCCCGTGAAAATGCCGACTATGAACAGGGTAAGATAAGCAAGTGGGTTCCTACTCCGCACGTCAAGGTAAAGTTCCGCAGTGATGCAAACTTCGACAACGGTGTAGTTGGCGACGAGAAGCTTAGTACCCTGATAAAGAATATCAAGTGCTTCAAGCCGATTCAGGTTGTGTTCGATGATTTCATCAAGTATTTGGAGCTTCCACACGGGAAAATATATGTTAATAACGTAACTTTCACGTCAACGGGTAAGACTAGCGTGAACATGAACTACGAAATCGACGATACGGAAACATCACAGTGTGGTAATATATGGGACAAATGAGAGAACATTTCCTGTATGACGCCTTGGTTGTGACGAACAAGGTTGACCCTGAATTGAGGGGTGGTGTACAGGCAAGAATTATTGGGGAAACCGACGAAATCGATGATGATGCTCAGTATTTCGTCCGGCCTGATATGACTTGCCTGAATGCTGTCCCGGAGAAGGGGTATTATCTGAAAGTGTACTTCATCGATGGGGACATTAGACAGGGCAGGTATGTTGCTGTTTCTCCGTCCAAGGATGGTTTCTTTGACTATAACTACACGGCGAAAAACTCGTATCCTAATGTCGCTGTTTACAACCTTGGCGGTGATGGATTCATGCGTTACTACGACAGGGCGAAACAGATGAGTACAATAGATTGCCCTAACGGTGGCCATATCGTATGGGACGGCGAAAGCAAGATACTGATGACCAGCGATAAGGCATATCATAATGCAGGAACGGGGGCTAACAACAATGAGGGTGTTGCTGAACATGCGGTATTGACCGAGGCTAGCATAGACATTTTTACCGCAATGCCTGTTGGAAAGGGTGTACTGAATCAGGGAAGTGAATACCTGACTATCCCGCATGTGTCTGAAAAGACAATCGAGATGTACAACAACCCGACGGCTGATAATAAGACAAACGAACCGTCAGTAATAGTCGAGGGGGACCCGAGTGCAACATTCCTGCCTATCAATGATGCTAATGGAAATAAGGTTGACGAGGTTGAACTATCGTTGAGCCGTAATTTCATATCGAGATTCGACAAGAAAATTGATAAGATTATCATTGGAATCAGCGATACAAAGACGTTCCCTGAGATGGCTGACGAGTTTATGAAGGAAGGCTCACAATCGAGTGCCCACTACCTTGTTGGCCAGATAGAAGGGGACCCGGAGATAGCGTCCGAATCAAAGACGGGAATACTTAACAACTCTGGATTCTTGCAGTTCGTACAGCTTGACCAGGATGCCTATTATGCCAGCGGCCTTGAATACAACGATGAGGCGGCAAATAAGAATGCGGTATCAATAGTTCTTGTTGCCTCGGAGAATCCTCTGTCGAAGATAGGTTCCTACTCGGCTTACCAGAAGTCAATGGTGAAAAAACTTATTGCCCACATTAGGAGCCAAGCGAAGGATGATACTATTCCTGTCATCAATGCGAGCGACTTGGATGGAAAGCCCTCGCTGCCTAAGGTGACTGCATCGTTTGAATAAAAAAAATGCCGACATTTAGTCGGCATTTTTTGTTAAAATATGGAGCTATCTACGTTTTAGTCCAGCGAATATATGAGAACCACGCTTTAATGTGGATGCGTTTGCTACATCTCCGTGATGTTCATGCGTGAGACTGGCACGTTTGTCTGCGATGGACTTAGCCTTGCTTCTCTTTTTGTTGTCAACTTCATTGATGAACGTATTCAACTCAGCCTCCGGGATGTCTACTGTCGGGACGAAGTTAACAAAGCTGGTTATTGCGTCATCTACATCTTTTGGGTCAGTGTCGACTGGAAAACGCTTGTCGGAGTCGGTCGCTGATTCGGTGTTCTCTTTGACGTTCGTGTCGGAGACTGTCTCTGATTCGGTGTTCTTTTTGGCGTTCGTTTCGGTGTAATTGCTCATTGTGTTTGTATCGGCTGCCATGGGTACATTATCTTCCGCTGGTGGAAGGTAAGCGTCAAGTTCTGTGCTGTTGTCGAATCCCGTGTCATCCGCTGCGAACTCATCGTCTGTGTAGATATCTCGTGCGCCATCAACCGAGTTGAACTTTTGCGTAACGTAACGGTTGATGTCCTTTGCAACAGAGAATATGCTTGAGTCGTCAGGGCGTTCATTAAGACCTGCTATTGCATTGTCGGTGTCGTCCTTTGCACCAGAGAATGTGTTTGAGTCGCTAGAGAGAGATGCCTTCGAGAGTTTATCGCCTAAATCCTTCTTGATTTCTTTCAGCAATGTTATTACTGGCTGGCCTTTGCTGAAGAAGTCTAATGCCTTGTCTAGTTCACCTCCATCGCCTAAGATTTTCTTCGTTTTGGACCTAGATTTGTTATCTGGACTATACATGTTGACGAACCGCTGCATGTACTTTGATGCGTCGATGGACTTGAACTTTTTGATTAGCCAATCGATGAACTTGCCCATATTGTCTACATCTTCTGCGGTGCATAGTTTTTTGTCGAGCAACTTGGGGGCAAACTTGATATAAGCGTTAGCCAACGAGGTTCCGACATTTGATTCGTAATCGATATTTTCTGTTTGCTCTGGTGGTGTGTTTAATCCGAAGTCATCGTCACGCCATATGGACTGGTCTGTTTTGAGCTCGTCACGGAGTTCACCTGACAATCTTGTATCTGGTTCATCAACGTCATCATACTCGGAATCGTACATACTTGGACGTTCATTTTTATTCCCGGTATAATAGTCGTCTTCACTAAAGTCGTATCCAGACGTGTCTGTATCGTACTCCTTATTCTCCTCGTCATCAAGCATGAGGGCGCTTTCGAGGCAGACCTTGAATAATTTGGTGAGGGCGCTCACCTCGGCTGGCCCTATGTCCATTTGGGAAACCGATTCGGTGAATAGTTTGAGTCGATTAGTCATAATCATTCCTGAATTTTTTCTGAATATAGTTTATAAGCGTACGGTTTTGGTTTTGTACCACATTATAAACTATTGTTGTATTTCAGAGACTATCGATATGGCAGGCAGAAAAACACAGATAACTAACAAGGGACTTGAACTATTGGCTTCTTCATCCAAGGTTACGGGGCAGCACTGGTGGATTGGCTGGTATGCCCTGGCGTTCGTTCCTGATGAATTGCAGGAAGAAGCTAAAGAAAAGCTTGGCCCTAATATGACGAAGCTGACGGAAAACGGAGATATTATCTACAATATCTTCCAGGGCGACATGAATGGAGATGGCTACCAGACGACAAAGGCTAGCTCTAAGTTCAAGTCGGTGAACTATGACAGCAACATCAAGAAGAACTATCGATATGTCCTCGACGGGAACGGAAGGAATAACCTCGTTACGTGGGTTGGAGACAAGAATGGATTGAAGGGTGCCTGTGTCTATAAGGGTATTGAAGTTACTGCGTCTCAAACCGAAAACGAATTTGAAACATCGAATTCTGAAATTCCGTTGCCAGCTCCCTTGCTTTATACTGGATACAAAGCGGCAGGTGAAGGATGGAATACAACTGGTATGGGCACATTCCTTGGCTCTGGAAGTGAAGGTGTTGAAAATTTCTATCCAGTAGAGAAAGTTGGTGCAATTACGGTTCCAAGGGTATCCACAGACTTTCGTAACTATGAAGGCTACAAGGCGGGCCTGGAGAATGTGCCCCACGGAGATGAACGTAATTACGCTAACGGATTGCCGCTTTCAGAGGACTTTGATGGATGGTTCCCTTCCGTGTATACATATACACAGAATGAGCAGACCGATATGGACGAGGACTACAACAAGTTGTGCCTCCAGTATTGGAAAGTGCTTTCTATCTCTAACTTCAACAAGTATTGCGCCCCGGTAAACGCATCAGGCCTCCTGTATGACGAGAATACAGGATGCAGAAACATGTCTAAGGCCACCAAGTATTTCCCGTTTAGCGACTACTCGGTGACGAGCACGACCAAGACGGCAGACAACGAGTATGCAACTGGAATCAGGCTTAAAGTTGACTTGAAATTGAACGGAAACGCTGAGGACGGTGTATATTTCAAAGATGGTGACGGAGATGTCACTGCAATGAATCCGTTGGCGACAGAAGATGAGTTGGCTCTGTTCAATACAAAGCAGGTTTCGTTTAAATTCAACCGTATCGGTATATATGCCGTTCCGATGAGGCAGTACGGTTGTTCTGACGACAGTGGTGACATGACGGCCCAGTACCAGATTGATACCGAGGCTGAACCTGTCCTGTTCGCCGTATGCGAATGGGATTCCCCGGTCACGTTGAGCGACACGGGTGACGGTCTGTCTGAATTCCAGTCTGATATTTTCATCGACCTCTCTGTTGCGGCAGAGGATTCTTCTGTAATCCGTGAAAGCGCCGTGTTCTATAACCTGTATGAAGACGACGCCCTTGACTGGTATAAGAACCAGCTTGTCGCAAATGCCGCTATGGGCGAAGCTATTATCAACATGCAGATTGAGATGGGCTATCTCCGTAACCAGAAGAATGCCAAGCAGGGTTGTTGTCCCAAGTCAGAAGAAATCAAGTCTAATGACAAGGTATCCACAGGCCTTAGAAACTTGGTCGATGCCAAGGATTATAATTCCAACTCGGTCAGGAACAGGCTTGCCGTAGATGAAGGCAAGGCTATTGACGATGTGTATTCGGATAATATGCCTCACTTTGGGGGAATCGGATATCCCCAACAGCAACCTTCGGGTCACGGAATTTATGCAAGAAAGGCAACCGATGGACAATCGGACTCATATTCGGCATTCTATGGAGATATTACATATGCTGACGGAATCGGTTCACTGGGTGATGCGGTGATTGATGAGCATGTGTATTTTGACATGACCCCAAGCAGTAACATCGAGGGTGAAGGTTATGCTGCTCGATTCGGCAAGTTGTGGCTCCGTACAAAGCTGTATTATGAAATTTATTCGTTCATTAACCAGACTGGAAAATCGTATGATTATCCAGAGGATGTTGAGTCGAATGATTACGTCGATGCAATAGGTACGGTTACTGACATGTGCGGCGATGGTCGTGACGCAAGGGGTTATGACATGCCGTACATTACGATAACCAGGACTCCGACGGAAATTTCGACGACGGAAAATGGCATCACTAGGGTCGGCTGGTATCCGCCTGAATTGGACGATAGGTCTGACTTCGTTGCTGAAATGGATTTGACACAAAACCCGTTCAGTAACTATGAAATTGGTGTCGAAGAGCGTAAGTATCATGTTTATTATGTTATTAACTCTGATGACACTCGGGATTATAGCCAATATCAGTTCCTGCGGATTAAGAAACTGAAACTCCCGAAAGTACAGATGTATAACTTCATAAAGCGGTATAATGACGATGATAACTTCGCTATTCCGGCTATTCGCCAACAGTTGTCTTCTACTGGTTGGAGAATTCCGACAATGGATGACTGGAATGCGATTATTGCCAATACGACCGATGAGTCTATTGACAAGGTCAGGTCGTCCTCATACTGGACAGATGCTGAGGACAATCAAATCACTGGAGGAACGGGAGATGTTTGCCCTCTTGGTGGAGTTACGAGAGGCCGAGGCGGAACGTCTGTATATAACGCAACGAAAGCAATCTACCTGGCTATCGACGAGGGTGATGACTACACAGGTGTTCGGCATGTGGTCGAGTTTGATGGTAAGAAATTCACGATTATTGAAAACCCGACTTTCCCTGAGTTTGAATCAGCCCTTAATTATGTAGGCGTCCTTTGTGTTGCCGATGCAGTTAAGATATCCGATGGCATCCCCAAGTATAAGCTCGGTTATGACTCATACGCTCTCATGGAAGGCAGCGTCAGTGCAGGCGACCATAATCTTAATGCTGGTAAGAACAGCGTTATGATGGCATCGGCCCACTATAATGCCATCCTCAGCGGAATGGATAACAAGATTACCGACTCACATTACAATACCGTATTGAACGGAATCAGTAACGAGTTGACGGGTGCGGTGTTCTCTGCGGTTGCTGGTGCTAACAATATTATAGGAGCGAGAGATGCTTACCCGACATGCCGTGCATTGATAGTGGCGGAACGTACGCTCGTTTATGGCAGCGTGACGAGTGCAATTTTTGCAGAAGTTAGCTCCATTGAGAGGGCATACCAGTCAAGTATCATCGGGCGTTCCCTCGATGTCAAGGAGATGTACGACAGCCGAGTGATTGGCCAGTCTACAGCACTTAACCGAGTGGTATGTTATTCTGACTTGATTGCCTTCTATAGCCACCATCTCCCTGCACTTTACATGTCTAGGGTTACGTTTACAAACGACCACAAGGACGAACTTCCATCTATGTCGGAATACGACGACCGTGCGGACGTTTGTTATAGCGATATTATCGGATATAACACACAGTTCTGGCGTAAGTCAGGCGAAGATGCTAAGGCTAGTAGTGTAAATTACAGCCGTGTGTCACTCACGTCGGCTGGCATAGTCAACATCCACTCGGCATATTCTGAAATATCTGCAATATATGATGGTTATTCATCTACCCTGATGCCGTATCTCAATAGCTGGTATAAGGATAGGACGCTGGATTCCGTAGCCATCAATCACAGCAGAATCAAGCTGTGTGGTTCGGCTATTACAAGTAACTATATCTACACAGGTGACGTGAAAAAAAGTGAAATTAACTTCATGGACATATCCCTTGGATATAGCCTTGTGCAGCTGACGGAATCTGCGGAAGGACAAGTGCCGCATAACCTTCAATACGGAGTGATGAAACTTTCGGAGTCTAGCATTGCTCTCAGTGATTGTTCATATGTGTACGAGTCGGGTACAAGGCATGTCCTGAGCCGTTCTAACATATCCTATGGTACGTTGGTTGGTAGGTTGATTACACTGGCTGGCGGCACAACCGAAAAGCTGCACTTCAACAACCTGCACATCTACGGTTCGCTGGCTCTTGCGGCAAGCATAAACAATCAGCTAATCCTCGGCGGATTGGATGGCACTACTATTGGCCCAAATGAGAACTCGGCAAGCTCTTACATTACGGAGTTTGGCTCCTTCATCACGGGAAACAGCAAGAACTACCCGATGATATGGTCGCTGGGTGGTATCGGCATGTATATGAACAAGATGGTTCTGGGCAACCGTGGAGTAGACGGTGCCAGGGCTCCTTCTGTAAATGACGTGCTTACTGTCGTTGGAACCGAGGATAATGTCGCTACCGTTGCATGGAAACCGGGCGGAAGCGGTAATAGTGCTAACCTTATTATTATACAGGACGATGGCGTGATTGTCCCATATCGTGGAAATAATCAGTACGTTACGATATCTAGTGCCAGAGTGAGCGCTTCTCCCCAGCCCTGTGTTAGATACTCTGTTTTGCAGGATGGTGAGTTTACGGTATATAATAACAGGTCTGATGTCGTGGCATACGACCACCCAGATGGTTCACAAAATCCATTGGGTCTTCGCCCGAACGGAAGTAACAAAATAATCTGGAACACATGGCATAAAATCGTGGCAGAAGGTATTTTTGATAACGACCCTGAAGGAACAGCGCCTCACGTTGCAACATTTGAGAATCCTGAAAAAGGACTTTATATTGTAACGGATAATTTGTTGGAAGGTGTCGTTTATGAGGTTACTATCAACATCCGGGCTAATGCGAGGGTTAGCAACGGCGAATCTATTATGGATGTAGATGGGACTCACGCTGGAGGTATGCTTGCACCCGGCATGGATGATAGAAGCTTCTACATATACTTCTATAACAACAACGGTGGTTCTGTTACTGCTAACCGATGGGCGGATTCAACCCACTCTTCTAACCATTATATCCGTCCTACGTTTAATAGGGTTCCTACGGAAAATAAACAAGTTGCCTGGGGACCAACTGCTGGCGAGAGTATTCAGGCCCCTGTGTTGGCAACGGCTACTGCATACTTTGTGAAAATTGACGGTAAAATATATGTTATGGGGTACTAATGCTCTATCGTGTAATTTTGTCGCATAATCAAACGGAGAATATCGGAAGATTTCCTCACGACCAGCAGACCGTGTTCGTGTTTGATGCTCCTACCGCAGATGACATTAAGGAGTGTGATGCCATTGGTTGTCGCTATGTCGTTATGCCGTCGGCGGGTCATAGGGGCATGAACAGAAACACAGGATTGCAGTATATTCTGGACACGTTCAGACCGAGCTATGACGACTATGTGGAGTTCTTCGACGGGGACCGCTATCCGGCAGAATACAATATTGAACGTGTTCTTGACCTTATGCGTGGCAATCATATTGACTGTATGCTGTATTCCTGTGAGCACGACGCCCGTCATCATAAGATATTCGTTCCGCTGAGCGGGGCTACATTGGTGGATACGGGTATTTTATGCAATCCCTTCTATTCCTGCGGGTTTTGTATGAGGGTCGGTGCTATTCAGGACGTTATTGCGTACAACAATGGATTCCTGTTCGAACCTAGATTCACACGGTGGGGCAGCGAAGACCAATTCCTTGGCCTTGAATGCGACTATTTGCACCTTCGGGTCGCCATTACCGTTGAAACCTTGCTTAACGGAAGCGTGGGCGGTGATGCTGACCAGCACAGTGACTACCGAGAGGCATTGCAGACGTATGTGGATGTGATAAGGGAACACAACCTGCCTATCCGTAACGTGCCCCGTGAGTTCGAGGTGTTGGGCGACTAGCCAAGCACCTTGATACGAGGTCAGGTTTAAAATAAAGCGGGTTATGCCCGCTTTTTTCGATATCGGTTTTAATGTCGTTATATAAACTATATGTGAATTTGAGTCCATTACAGGGATTTTAGTATGAATATGCTGCAAATTTTGCTCGAAGGAATGTCTTCTGCCGAGATTGACAAGAAAATGAAGAGCGAGGCTGGAGACAACTTTAGAGCGCTCAGGGATTACAAGTTCCCGATTACATTGGAAATGGCGCAGAAGTCTGCTTCGCCAAAGATTAGGTCCATGGTTACGACGACAACGGATGGCAACGGCAATACTAGGGAGGTATTGAAGCCAATCACGTTCGAATGGGCTGCCGACACATATGATGGAAAAGACAATGCATTCTTGCTTGAACTTGCAGCAAGCATTCTCCCGAAGAGTCGTGTTCGCAGTGTGTTCATCAAATCTGCAAGGACCCCGGAAGCCCTTGAAAAGTACGCAAGACAGTATCCTGCTGTTGCGTCAGTTAAATGCGGTGTTGGCCAAGATGGTATCGCCGATGCCCCGAAGGTATTCGAGCTTTTCTTGAAGCTTATCGGTACGGAATTGACGAAGTTGGCAGAGAATAGCTTTGTGGTTAAAGAGAACGAAAAGGGTGAGCCCACGCTAGAAAAACGACAAGATGAGAGGATGCTTAACGTTGTATCCGGCAGCAAGTATGTCGAGCTTGAAGACGCCCTGGAAAGGAACTATAAACTGCTTTCTGGTAAGGCCAGTGTTCCGAACTACGGCGACTTCGATGATACCGTGCTCTATGCTGCGTTCATTAAATACATCTTCGATTTCATGGATAATGCCCGCAAGATGAGGAAGGAGGCCAGCGATAAGCGAGACAATGCTTCTAGCGTGAAGGAACTCTTTACGAGAAAGACGCATGATGTGGCAAAGAGCGCATTGGAACCTATCGTTGGAAGCTTAGATGGAATTCAGACGAACTGGGGTTCTCTTGCCAACATGGGCGAGTCTCAAATGAAGGTGGTGTCCCCTGATAGGCTTACTGCGGCGAACATTCCTGACGTTCTTGTATATCCACGATATGTAGTGGATATGCTTGCCTTGCCTGGTAGTTCTATGGATGCTTTCTGCAACATTCTTAGACAGCACCAATATAAGGCAATAGCCGATGAATTGGAAGAAAACGGTAAGCCGACTGGTGTTGACCAGCAGAATAAGGTTCTTGCTATTTCGACTAAAGATTTTATTGAAATGCTCAGGGACGAGTCTCTTATTCGTGATTGCGTCGCTGCTGGGCATGGTGATATATTCAACAAGCATGGCGATAGATGGGTGACTTATCATAAAGATAAGGTTTCTCAAAGAGATGTGGTTGATAGTATTAACTTGGATAAGGCGCTTAATGAACAGCCAAAGAGGTCTGCTGCAGACAAAAATAATCTTCGTGCAGTCGCCGTTGCCGAAGGAATGCCGAGTAAGAATACGAACACTGGCCGTGAATTTACAGGAAACGGTGCTGTTAACACGGCTCATGTTGACATGGGAATCGGTGCTGGCATCGTTGTCAAAGGACAAGATACCAAGAGGGTTACCCCTGCCGTAGAACGCCTTCGTGATGAAGACGTTCCTATCGATGAATGGCTGTCCGAAATGAAGGCATCTATCCAGATGGGTGAGGATGTCGGCGCTAATACCCATATTGCACAAAATATTGAGAATGTGACTACACGTACTGGATTTGAAGCCGAAACACGATTCGTTTTCAAGACGGTTGATGGTGCTTCCCACGACATTCAGAGCCTTCCGGGTATTGATAAGACTCTTGCGAAAACAGACTTGAAGAACATTATTTCCCGAAAAGTTAAAAGTACGGGCGAGGGACATGTATACTTCCTTGCTATCCCGCACGGTATGGCGTTTGTGGCAACACAAGATGCCGATGGCAATATGGTGAACAACGAGACGGTGAAGACGTTGAGTCGTGGATTGAGTCTCCATGACCATGATGTCATCAATTCAAGTGTAAACGACGTGCTGAACTCTCCTATCGGAAAGTATTGTGAAGCGGTTGCTAAGCATGGAATGGCTGGCCGAATCATGTTCAACTCGAAGGAAGCCAACGACTCGTTTAAGAAGGTTTTGGAAGCATTGAGGTCCATGAAGTCTGAGGGCATGACGGTGGACTTCACTTCTCCGACGGATATGTCTGGCGTAGTTCAGTTGTTTGATGAGATTCTGTCCAGCACGATGCAGCAAGCAGAAGAAAGGGCGGATACTATAAAGCCGTTTGTGAACCCAGCAAAGCCGTTGGTCCTTTATTACGAAGAGTATAATCCTCAGACAGGCCACTTTAAATGGGTCCGTCCGACATTCGATACGGTGAATAAGGATGCTGTGCCGAAGCGTATTGTCAATCACTTGAAGGATATGTATAACCTTGACAGCACTCTCTGGTACTCCACAGATGATGTTGAAGAAATCTTGGATGCAGTTGCTCCGAATAGGTGGAATTTGAAAGACTGGGATTACAAGAAGATGCTGCAAGCGGCTAAGGCTATGGATGCAGATGCAAATGAGTCAGCTGCCGTCGATGAGGATACCGAGTCTAATAGCGAAGATGAGTTCAGCGATAGTGATATTGATGTATTGCACGATGCGTTTGAGAAAGCATATGCCAAGGTATTCTCGGAAGAGTATGCACCGTTTGATGCGGACGACGCACAGACGTTGAAAGACGCCATAATCGAGGAATTGAACAAAAAGTATGGTACTGTAGAACTTGCATCTGCGGTCGAAGATATCAAGTTCCGTGATTTCGATGACTTCATTAATCGGTTGAAAGATAGGTTTACCAAGGTTGAGGTTGAAGACTATCCGATAGAAACTGGTGATAGTGAAGAAATCAACGGAAGGAAAACCGATGCCGATGACATGCAAGGGGAGCCTGTAGATACCACGACGCCGGGTAATAAGGATGAGATGGTAGCAAAGCAAGCGTACCAGGAAGCTTTGGATGAAGTTACTCGTGGCAAAAGAAATGCTATTCTTACTGCGGACGAGGTCAACTCGCTTAAAGATAAGCTCGCAGAGAAGTTGCTCTACCTGCAAAACAATGGTGAACTTGGCATCAAAATAGCGCATCTTGTCAAGAATGACATCAATGTTCGTAATAAGTTTGACTTTAACCGTCAGTTCTTGAGAATCGTGAACGATGCGGTTGCGGCTAGCCCGGATGTTGACGACAATACTATCAGAATGGATAGTCTCCTTGGGGATGATGCCGATGCATCTCCGGCACCGATGTACTTTACCAAGCAAGTGTTGCGTGGATATCTTGGCACGGGTCAATATGATGATATCGACAAGAAGATTATTCCGACAATGGGTGCCTTGATGGTTAAATATGCCGCCGAGGATGCATCAAAGAATGATGTCAACCCTGCGTTCGACCGTGATACTCTTGTTGATTCGTTCAATGATAATTTCGCAAATGAATTGCAGGAAAAAATCGATGCGCTGAATGCTGTTAGCAAGAGTGCCTTGGGTGGTATGGATAATGCTAGACAGGATAGTGTTCAGAAACAGCTTAAAGATGAGGTTAAAATCTATGCGGCAATAAACAAGAAAATTCATAATGATACCGATTATGTGGCTAAGGTTGCCGATATCGTTGTGAAGAATGGAGATGCCATTCGTAGGGATGCATTGGGCATGAAGGTTGATGCCGGGGGAATGATAGTTCCTTTTGTCGCTTCAACTGTTAAAGGTTTTGACAGTCCCGGAAACGCTATTATTGACTTTTGCGTCTATAACTTCGAAAGCAATGCGTCTGAGGAACTGGGTAAGCTTACCGATGCGTTCCGTGAGAGCAACGCTCTTCGTGTTATGATGAATAGACTGAGACAGACTGTTCCAGAAGACAGCCTATCTATTGACTATCGTAACGGTATAGGTGATGTTTCTCGTATTGATGCGATGCCGTATAAGAGTATTTCCGAAAATGAACTCTCTGCGTTGGAGTCGTATTTCAATAAAGCGGATTTGAAAGGTAAATATGCTCAGGTTGCTGATGACATTAAAGATGTTTATTCGAATGGTATTGGCCGCTTTGTCGAAGCTGAGGGTGTCAAGTCGCCTTATACGTTTGATGGCGATAATATTAACTTGGATAAGGTGCATAGCTTCTTCAAGTCTCTTATGGACCTTACCGAAGAATACAACACTGTTGGCCACAGTAAGCGTAATACCAAGATGACTTATCGTCAGCAGACGCTGAACAATGAAGAACAGAGAAAAAAGACTGTCGTAAACGAGCATTTTGCAACATTGTACAGTGCGTTCACTAACACGGTGAACAAATTGTCTAATGGCGAGCCTCTGCAAGCGCTTGATGTCCGTATTCTTAATACGGTTATGAGAGAGGTCGTAATGAATCCGATGACCGTGCTAGTGAATAACAACGCAAGACTTATCACGGCATTCGCTTATTACGAAGAAGGACTTAAGGCTAGAGCCCGTGATGCCTCTCCGTCTGGCGCTGCTTATGGTCGTCGTGATGTCGCAAAGGAAACAGGTAGGGACCGTGAAGTTATCGGCCTTAACAAGAATGTTGCTAAGGCGGTACATGCTGGTACATTGGCCTTTGATATTCGAGACGATGAAACTCTGGCATTGGAAGTTGGACAAATAAACATTACTTTCGAAAAGGCTAAGGCTGACTTTGAGCGTTATCTTGATGAATATGGAAGTAGGTACCCGACCGCCGTTGACATCATGAATAAGTCGAGTGACCAAGACACGCTTGATAAGGAAACTGCAAATAAGAAATTCTTCAAGGACTATCCTGTAAGGGATAAAAACGGAAAGGTGATGAATACCTTTAAGGGTGATACGCTTGCAAGGTATCGTATATCCGAGCTGAAACTGCTGGAGTACAGGCTTGCAAGAGAAATCCTCAATGCGGCAGGCAGCCGTGGATTCGGAAATAACCGTAAGGAGTTTATCGAGCTTCTCGCTTCGCAGGCGAAGGCTTTGAGCTCTGAGGGAGTTAAATCTGGTCGAATCCATCTTGTCGATGACGCCCTTCTGGACGAGCTTGTAAATGTTGATGCGGAACTCGCATTGGCAACAGGTGTGTTCAACAAGTCGTCTAATAACAACCCTGCTACAAGCGCTAGGAATTTCCTGCGTGGAAAAACTGGTTATCCGACGAACAGTGTAGATGACTTGATTCAAAACGTTATCAGTGATGACGCTGCTGACGATAATAAGCTGCAAGATATTCTTGCTGATATGGATAGGGAAGGAAACCCTGACCTAAAGGAAGGTAGTGCCATAAACTTTAACGAAACGATGGATGTCATTGGAGTGAATGACGATGGCACGATGCGCATTACTGCGAGCACCATCTTGCATGAGGGTGATACGCTTCTGGTGCATGTCAATGGAACTACCCGAGTATCTGATGTAAAGACGGTCAACTACGAAACTTACGTTAACGAGAAAGGAGAGACTAAGCAAAGGGCTAAGGATTACATCGTGACAAGAGTGTACTGGCTTAACGAAGGTGATAAGGATATTCCTTTCGGTCGTTTCCAGATAAGAAACGCATTGGGCTGCATTGCATTGGAGAATAGATTTGATGATGTCATGCGGAAGCTTGGCCAATGGCATGAGGACTACGAGAATAAAGTAGTCCCGGCACAGGTTATGAAAAAACTTCATTACTTGAAGCTGTTGTACGGTGGTTCTCAGGTCTCTGCTGTGATGAAATCTGCCATCGCATACTGTGCATGGCGTGTAAGCAACTTCAATGATGAAAGTCTCAGGCCGAAAACGAAGATTGATTTTGGCGGCGAGCCGATTAACGGGCAGTGTGTAAGAGACCTTGTTACCACAGTAGCAAGCGACTTGATTAAATACGGTCCTGATAGTGCTCTCGGTCGCAGGATTGTTGATTTGCTGCCAGACGACTTTGTTGACCTTGCCGGAAGCCTTGGCATTTCCATCAATACTGCACTCGCATCCAAGTTGAAGGCTATGGGCAATGCTCAAATTTTGAAAGCGACCAGTAGTGATGTGAAAACCAAGAAAATCCTGGAGGAGTTGGTTGATAAATTTATCAGTGCCCATGGATGTGTAAGGCCTTCATGGATTGCGTATAGCCTGAATAGCGCTGATACTCAGAAGGAATACAGCCTTACCCCGAAAGATGTCAATGATATCGTTAATACAATGCAGGGTGTATACAAAGATGAACTTGCCGATATTATCATGGCACGGAACTGGGTGTTCGCTAAGCCTCTTGTACTCGAATATCAGCAGTCAACTGATAACCCGACATACGATGGAGCTATAAAATACTTGGAAGAAAATTACAAGGCACCTGCCCCAAATAGTAAGTTGAGCGGGGCTAAATTCGCCAAGTGTATTAGTGATACTTGCAAGGGAAAAATTAAGACTACACTTGGGGTATCCTAGTATAGCGTAAATAATATTAAGGGCCACCGTCTATGTGATGGTGGCTCTTTTTGTACGGTACCAAAAATGACGTTGGTTCTGCAATATAAACTATAGATGAATTTTATCGTGAGTGCATGATGAAAGGTGATACGAGGGTTTTGATTGAAGGAATTAACGTTAACGATTTGCCAGACGATGATGATTTCGCCGTAGGGAATGTTGGCGACGATTCAGCCAACTATATTGACCTTGCGAGTCTTGAAGGGGATGTTGCAGCGTTCATGAACTCCCCTGACGAGACTGTATCTACGGCTGAATTGAAGGACAATAAGAAAAAAAACGAGGAAAACCCAAAACCAACCGAGCCGACAGCTATGGATAATGTATTGTTTGGAGATGGCAACGCTGAAAGTAAAGTGAACGATACAAAAGATACTAATCCAAAAAACCCGAAAGGCTCACATAAAAAGAAGGATGCTGAATCAGCCTCTGCTGACGGAACGGGTGCGCCTGCAAAGAAAAAACGAGGTGGTAAACGAGCAAAGTCTACTGAGAACAACGGAAACGGCGAGACCCAAGTTGAAGAAGGGAACACGGGGAACGGTGAGTCCCAAGTCGAAGAAGGGAACAACGGAAACGGTGACTCCCAAGTCGAAGAAGCGAAGAAAGCGAAAGGTAAACCCACGGTCAAAAAAGCGGGCAAAGGGAAGGGTGAGGAAGAAAATCCATTCAAAGGAGTTCCTCCTATGGAGCCTCCTAAAGAAAACAAGAAGCCTGAAATTATTGATGATAAGAAAGACGATAAGGGTAATGGTAGAAAGGATAACCTTCCTCCCGTTAACTTGCCGCTCAATGACATATTGAATAAGGCTGCCCAAGACAACAATGTGGATTATGCAGGTGTTTTGCATTTCCTTACTGAGGTTGACCCTACTGTAACGAAGACGCTTTCAACTAAATATGATTCCCGTGCTTACATGAATGATTGTGTCAATTTTGTCAAGTTCATGTCTACGGTTTTAGGTCAGGATTGCCAGCGACCTCTATGTGCCATAGTTTCCGAAGTAGTATCGTACATCAAGAAGAATGCAAGTGCTGTGATTACGGCAAGCGATATCATCAATTACTGTAATGAACTTGCGGCATATGATTCTAATAATAATTACATTATGTTGCTCGATGGCGTTGGTTATACCAAGATGAGGGTCATGGTAGAGAATGCGTTTATCATTTCTTATCTGACCACAATGGGTGTTTCCGATGACTTGAAGGTAGCGAACAATGTAGATGAATCGGTTGATGCTGCGGTTCAACTGGCAGTGGCTGTCGCTTATCGTAGCTACGCACACATGCTTGGTGACACTTTGGAAAAGTACGAAATCGCCTATAGGAGGATAGAGACAGAAAAGCCAGAGATGCTTCATGTTATCGAAGAAGGTGATTACGACGCATTCTACAAGATGTTAAAGACTTTTGGTGGCTATGGTACGGTAGGAATAGACATGAGGGATATCGACCTCAACATGGAATCGTACTCTCCGGGAGAGGCGGCTTCTCTTTATGCTGCTGTAATTGCGAAGATGGATGAGTTTGCTGTAAGGTATAACCGAAACTATGACAACGAGGATGTCGAGCGTGTCGTCGATAGCTTGGTAAGTCGTGGTTACAGGGCATCGCAAACGAATGCCATAGAGTATTACTGTGATGAATTGTTTAATCCTAAGAAAGAGATTGAATCTCGTGAGGAAAGGGATAGGGTAAGCATCGACCATGGGCAAAACATTGCGACGAGGGCATATATCCCAGCAGGATATGGTCTGAGCAAGTCTCATATCGAGATAAGCAAACCGTATACGGAAGTGTTCGGAATTCCGTTTATCAACATACGCCATCCTCTGTTCAAGACGATAGCGATGAGGTACAGTAACAAATATAAAAACGCAAAGAAATCTGGTGGAAAGAAAAACGCAATGGACAAGCTGGCCGAGAAGCGTGTTCGTGACATAGAAGCGAATGCGGATAGGGCAGAACGTCAGCTTATAAAGGAAATCAAGCAAGGCAGCCTGATGTCGAAATTCCTTGTGGGTGATACCAGGAAGGACACTCAGGTTGCCGGAGAAGGTCTTGGGTTGGTATCATCTATCGAGAAAAGCCTACGCCGGATAACTTCGTTTGCATCCAATACGTTGCTCATCAAGAACATCTTGAAGTTAATCAAGATGGCTTTGGACGGTGAGGAAACCCCGGTCTCGAGGAATACCCTGGTTGTTGCGACTAACCAGAATAACGCCTATGACAGGAATCCGATTGTTTCTAACTACGAGAACGACCAGTTTGCAAACGTCAGGGTTATCAACCCGGTCAAGCCGGAGAAGAGTGCGGCGGTTTCTAAGAAATATTTGAAACAATTCTATGACATTGTAAACCCGTTGGAAAATGCTGACGAGTATATTGCATGCGGTGCCTTTTCTAGCAACCTTCCGTTGGGTGCTGGTGGAAATGGAATGTTCCAGGCTCAGATGGATACCGTATCGAGCGGTACTATTGACCCGAGCTCTGTTTCCGATGCTGCTATAACAGTGTTCCGCCAGGATATTATGGAACATGACGGATATCCTTACACTTACGTTCTGACCGACCAGTTTACGGGGACCAATAACGAGGTTTATAGGATAGCTCGCAACAATAATTTCCTTGGCGACCTGATTAGGCTTGATGTTGACCTTGTTGCCATACACGTCAAGAAGGCTGGTATGGATGGAGTTTTCATCATGGAAAACCATGATGCGGAAGTGCTGTTTAGCTAGGTGGAATATATGAACGAGAAGAAAATCTTTATGGAAGCCGTAGGCAATCTAGGTCTAAGTATGCGTCAGTATGAGAGCGTATCTCGTCTGTACGATGCGTGCTTCGAGGCTACTATGGCAGACCTTTCGGGGGCGGCGGATAACCTAAGGAAATACAGGAGCAAGACCCTTACATTCCACTATAACGACCTGACAAGAGACCCGAAAAGTGGTCATGCGGTCGTTCACTTTGTTGTTCCTTCGGCAAGCAACGAGAAGAACTATGATGTATACATCGAGTTCATACCGAAGCAGGGGACGTTGTTCAGTCAGGCGCAAGGTGCGATGGCGCCTGCAAAGAAGATTGCGTTGCTTCGTTCATGTGATGTCAAGGTATTCTGTACGTGCCCGGACTTCAACTGGAGCGGCATGAAGTACAACCTAAAACATATTTACGACAGCTACCTTTCTGGCTACGAATCTATCGATGGAGTCCCTTCGGGAGGTGAAGACATTGCGCCTAAGGTAAGGGACCCGCAGCACAAGAATCGGGTATGCAAACATTTGCTGGCGGCATTTACCGCAGTGATGACAAACTGGATGACTATACTAAAAGCGGCAAGGACATACCACGTTCCGGCAGAAGTGACACCGAAACAAGAGCCTGCTACTCCGGCTCAGGCGCCTGTTCAGGAGAATCCAGTGGAGGAGCCTATGTTGCCTCCTGTTCCCGATGAGAATATTTCACCTGACGAGAACGGAATTTAGTAGAAAAAACGTATTTTAGGGTATGGGTCAGTATCGAGAGATATTGGCCCGACGCTCTCTATTATAAACTATATACGAATGTAATGATTATTGGTTTTCAGTAATGGCCATACCAGGACTTAAAGACAATGACGCACGCTCGCTGATAAGCTATCTGCTTAACGGCGACTCCACCAATGTGGAAAAAATGGTCAATGCCTATATGGAGTCCGTGTATAGTATGTGCATGAAGGAAAAAACCAAGATAGTCATGGAAAGTATTAACTCACCCAAGAAAGTGTGAGTAGGGGAGCGTCATGGGAAAGATGCGGGAAATCATTAGCGTACCTAATTTCGATGACAGCAAGGTGTCTGTCGCCGAACGTACCGACATTTATGGAAATAAGGTTAAGAGACTTATCCTGGAAGGCACGGCTATTGTCTGTGACGAACCGGGTATCAACGGTCGTTCATATCCTCGTGCAATCATCGCCAGGGAAGTTGCGAAGCTGAACAAGACGAAGATTCCTCTTGGACGATTGGCGGCTGAATTGAACCACCCTCGTGTAGACATGGAAGGAAACCCGAAAGATTACCCGATTTTCGAAATGAACTTGTGGAAGACCTGTGCAGTAATCGAGGAACTCCGTATGGACGGAAAGAATCTTTACTGCCGAATGGTTGTCGCAGAGGATACTGATGCGGGTCGAAATCTTGCTGGCCTCATCAAGGCGGGATATACTCCCGGCTACTCTCTGCGTGGAGCAGGCGATACCATCGAACTTCCCACAGGTTATGAAGAAATTGACCCTGAGTACACTTTGATTACTGTTGACGTTGTAGGAAACCCGAGCTTCGACAATAAGGCCCTAATCACTAGCCACTTCGAAAGCGATGCAGGCAAGAGGAAGGCTCACAAGATTCTTACAGAATCTATTGACCGTTGCCGCAAGGAAGTTGTTATGAACCGCAACATTGATTTCCGCACTAATAAGTGTCATTGCTATAACAGGATTGCTCTACTCAACAATTTGCGTGGATAAGGTGACAATATGCAACTGTCAGACATCTTAACAAAAGAAGAACTTGGTACTATATCCCCCGAGATTGCATCGAAGATTGAGGGTGGGTATAGCAAGGCTATATCCGACTACGAGGCGAAGGGCGACCGACAGTTCAAGTCCTTGGTCGAGGCGGTATCTGGACAATTCGATGCGTTGGTAAAACCAGCTGTTCAGAAAAAGGTTGACAACATGGGCGACAACGCCGTCAACGGACATTTGTTTGAGGCGTTGCAAAAGATTGTGAATGTCCTCGAAGAGTGTCAGATAGAAACTACACGGGAAAGAGAAGCGAAGAAAGCGGTTGCACAGTTGAAGGCGGAACTTCAAGAGAAAGTGGTCGAATACAAGCGTGCTATGAAGCAGCTCATGTATGCGAAGATTGAAGACAAGGTTCTCCGTGAAACCAACGGTTACCGTCCAGACCTCCAGCAGAAGGCGGTTGAATACTTCACTGACCCGAACCGAGATGTTTCTCTTGATGACCTTAAACGTGAAGACATTTTCAAGTACATAAACGGGATTGAAGACGAGAAGACTTCTAGCAGGGAGTTTAGCGGAATCGGTGAAATAAAGGCTCCCAACCAAATTGACATGAACGAATTGAACGAGATAGCCGACGGCCTGATGCATGACGACATCATGGACAACGGGTTGACGAACTATCGGAAGAATAACCTCGCAGTTAACGAGGTCAGGTATCCTGCTGGTGGAAGCGCTGCTGTCAGCAAAAGGATGCGTCCTGCGCCCAAACTAGCCTCCGTCGGCTTCGGCAGCAAGTCTGCTGCGTTTGAAGCCCTTGGGCAGGGACTGTCCCAGAACAAGGTGTACAACAGCCCTGACGTTACCAAGGAAATGCTGTCCCAGCCCAGTTCGCTGGACAACGGTGTTGCTGACGATGACGTTAGGCTAGCCCTGAACGCTGGAATGAACGTGTTCTCGTAACCAAGTTTCCACTATACACCAAACGAATGGGGGTCCTATCTCACGGGGACCCCCATTCAAATATTGTATTTTAACTACGATGAATCCTAAACACGACGAACTTTGGAAATTACCGCAAGACACTCTTGCTCTTGCATCTGACTACGACATATCTCCCGTTGTCAATGACGAGGAGATTGCTGCCATGGACTTTCTTCGGAATGAATCCGAAGGAAAGGTTAACTATGACGAGATAAAGTACGAGATACCGACGGACACTAAAAAGATACTCCAAGCGAATGTTGAGTACGGGCTGTACGAACTTTCGGAAGCTGACCGTGTGTTGAAGGACAATGTAAAGTATATCAGTTTGAAATACATTTGCCGAAACCTCAACCGCACGGTAGAATGGGTTATCGACAGGGATATCCTTCACAACTTATTCTACATTCTCGATAGTAATGGGGACAGGCTTTACCGTGAACCAGAGGTGGTGGAACGGTGCAAACTTCTGTCCATAGAGTTTAGAAGGAAAGACCTTCCGTTCTCCACGTTCGGTAGGATGGAAGCCGCAGAATACCTCGGCATGTCCCAGGGACAGTTTGAGTCGATTGTTAAGGACATTCCATTCAAGGAACAGATGTCTACAGACGGAGAGAAGCACGTCGTTTACTACAAGAAAGACCTTGACGTGTACTATCGTCATAACCGTTTTCTTGATATTGTGGCAAAGGCTAACGCAACGATTTCCTTCGAGGATGTTCTTGACATTATTGGAAATACGGCGAAATCTAACGAATTCTTTGCAGTGTATAAGCCACGTAAGATGAAGACGATGGATGGTTATGTTACAGACCGCTACTCGTCCGATGATATACGAAAGTTCATTGCATCACATGCTGGTGATATCGCTATTTACAACCCGTTGAAGGACATTATTTCCAGCGATATGGCTAGGATATATGTCGGTGCATCGAAGAAGGAATGGCTGCGGGCGAGGTATGAAAAGAAACTGATAAAGCCTGTGCGAAAAGCCAATGGCGCCAAGTTGAGCCGTTCAGGAAAAGGGTTTGCCATGTTCCTTGTGGAAGACCTTGACAAGTACATTTATGACAGGGATTGCGGAATACTGTATGGACTTGGAAAGGAGTTCATAACAAGGAAGCATATCAAGAACAGATACGGTGTTAACGACAAGTGGATTGATACATACGCAAAGAACAGTGAGAAAGTTCATGTCAAGCTTGCTTCGGGCAATATAATGACGTGGTATACCTATCATTCTCAGAAGATTAAGGAAGTCATGGTCGGCATCAACTATGTCGATATCGAGGCCCTAATCAAGGGCGGGAACTTTATCGACATCACCCATGAATTTATCAGGAAGAAATTGAAGATTGACAAGGAGGAGAATGCCAAACGCTATAAGAAGGGAAAGTTCTCAATCCTCATGATGCACAAGAAGTATGTCGATATGCGTAAGAAGAGTCCGTATCAGTACCACGAAGTTACGGACGATGATGTTACCCTTGCACTTGACACGAAGATTAACGAACCCCGTCTTGTCATGTCGGAAAAGAAGCGTCTGTTGAAGAGGATTAGACAGCAGGAAATCGACCATGACAACAAGATGAGGAATATCCTTGGGTTGACTCCCGTTAAGTGCAGTGCCGTTACGAACAATGATGTGGTCAAGTCGTTGACATCACCGCAGATTTTCCGTTGCATTTACAAGAGGGGAGAGGTTGACCTGTACAAGAGATTTGATGGCGGATACAAGACATACGATTATGTGTATCATCCGAACCATTTCTTCACAAAGAAAAACAGTGCGGATAGGGTTTCCCTTAGTGTAAAGGCGTTGTTCTCCGGCATGTTCAAGATGGAGGAAGTGACATTCAGCGTTCCTCCTGACTGGTTCATGTTCATGGACAGTTCTACCTGTATTTCTGACATATTCTGGAAGGAAAAACTTGACAAGCTTCCAACTGATGTGGGTATGGTTGGAACATATGGCTGGAAAACTATTCCTAACACGTTCAACTGGCATGACAGTCACGACTCCTACGGTTGCTATGAGGGATTGTCGATTAAGGACAACAGTACGAAGAAAATCATCGGGGAACTAGGATTTGGCGAGCTTACCGATGTGGCGATTCTTGGCGGGCCCGTATTTGCAATCAGGGCGAGTATGATACCAGATATTCTTCGTGTACGAATACTGAATGGTTATATAATCGGCGATGACCATATTGCTGCGGAACTCTCGATGTTCTGCCATGAGTGCCGACAGCGGGTGTGTGTGATGGACACGAATGTCGTAACCTGTATCGACTACATGGATTATGTCGGGGGTGATGACTGGGACGAGGACCAAATCAATTTCGTGTTGCGTTGGCAACACCGTTTGCCGATGCTTTTGGGTACCAAGACGTTATAAACTATGAATGATTAGACTACATGTCGGAGTTCATAAGTATGAATAACAACAGCACGTTTGCATACGTCCACACTGAAAGCGGCCCGGTAAAACCCGCCAAAGCTGTGCCAATCGAGACGATGAAGAATATTGTTGCATCAATTCAGGGCAAACATGTCCGTGGCGAAAAGGGTGTTAATTGGGGAGACCTCGCAAAGAAGGTGAACAAGGATTGTAACCCTCACGGATACACGACGATACAGACAATTTTGAACAAGGCTCTGACAGAGGCGGTCGCACAGTCTGTTGGTCAGTCTTTGTTCCGTCTTGACCTAGGAAATGTAGTATGTGACTCTGCACATGCTAAGTTCAAGATGAATAGGAAAAACCACTCTGTTGTCGTTGATATGCTATATCCTAACGATAACGGAAACATAACGATTAAGTATAATGTCGATGATTTCGTTGAAAAAATGTTTGAACTCTCGTTGGATTCAGAACACTATATAGACGGGTTTGGACAGACTATTCTGCAGTGTTGCGATGATGCGATTAAGGAAGCCAACGAAATGGCTGAGGAAGATAATATCTATTCTACGGACGAAAACGGATATCAGCCTATAATGGATGCTGATATGCGTGGTCTACTGAATATCGCTAATGCTATCATGGAATCTGACATGGGTGGTGCTGACGGAGGGTTTGGCGAAGCCGATTTTGCCGCTCCTGCGGATAATGGAACTGGCATGGCTCCTGACATGTCAGGAGGAATGGGCGGCAACGCTGCTGGTGGTGCCACTGGTGGGAATGCGGGCCTTGGAGGCGACCTTGAAGGTCCTAACAAAGAGGTAAACTTTGTCGACTACTGTCTAGAGAAGCTAAGCACGACTGTGTCTCAGGATAGTTCACAAAACGGAAGTTTTACTAGACTGACAAACATTCTGGCGGACAAAATGGCTAATGAGGCGAGACAGAATCACCAAGGATTGATGCCGACGGGAAAACAGATTAGCAAGGGTACGCAGGGAATTATGACGGACTGGTCGCCTGTGAAAAAGCTTGAAGAATTCCAGACCTTCTATAAGCAATTCAAAGGAATGGTTTATGAAAAGGAAGCCGAAGCATTCTGTCGGTTCCTTGAATCTAACGATGTAAACTCTGCGTTGGAGTTTGAGTCATGGCTGTATAGCGACAAAATGATGCAGGAAATGGCTGCTCGTAAGGGTGAAGGCCGTGAGACTACGAACAGTGAAGAAAATATGGATTCAGGCATGGGTCTTCCTGACGATGGTACTGCTGCAACTGGAATGGGAGGTGCAGGCGCTGGCGGTATGGATGCAGGCACGGGCGGCATTGGAGGCGGCATTGGAGGCGGCGTTGGCGGTATGGATACAGGCATGGCTGGTATGGATACAGGAATGCCTGGTATGGATGACGGCACGGGCGGCCTGGATACAGGCATGGCTGGCGCCGACCTTGGTACTGGGCCGGACATCAACGACATTGGCCAAGTAGACAAGATTAGTGAAAATACGAGCGAAGAATTGCCAAATCTTGGTGGCAATAGTGACACTAGCCAAACGGATGAAAATCAACCGTTTTAAGAGGTAAGCCATGAGAGGTGAGGATATAGTTATCAAGGCGAATCCACTTAGCAGTGGAACGCCCGTGGTTTCTGACTTGGCTGGTTTATCGGGTGTAGACCAGGGAACGGTTGCCGCAAAGTTGGATGCAGAGATTCGTTCTGAACAGGACAAACGCATGATGTCGCCGGGTTCCTATGATAACATGAATGAACCGTACGATGTAGTGAAATATGCTGCCGAGAAAGTGAAGGCTGAACTGATGCATCCAGAAGTCGAGTTTTCGGATGATGTCAATCCGTCTACAACCGAACAGGCACCTGGGGCAAATGAGTTCAGTGCTATGGATATGAATAATTGGGATGAGGTTGCTGACTGGGCTAATTCAATGAACCCGGAAAACAATGACCTGACTGGTGCGAGCATTGCCATGAATGAGCAGGCTGATGCTAGCTCGGTAAATGGAGATTCAGACATGACCAACCAGTCGCTTGACTTCATTAACTCAATCGAGCCGACTCCAGAACAACCCGGCCCGGAAGTTGACGTGGTCCCAAATGCCGATGACACGGAACCCGTTGATGAAACTGGCGAAGTGGCAGAAGGCGAGGAAGACCCGTCGGAATCGGCAGGTGATGGAATCTAGGGAGGCCTATATGGATTTCAAAGATGTTCCTGAACATGAGCTCTTCGAGGCTATCAGTGGTGAATCACTGATTGAGGAATACCAGCCGGAAGATGATGGCGGCGTAATCGACGGTTTCGAGATTGATGGTCAGACCAACGCTGGACCGTTTGATGAAAACTTCAAGCTGTATATAAAGAACCCGAGCGACATCGATGATGCCACTCTGAGTGAGCTTGGAAAACTAATCGATGGTAAGTACAGTGATGATTTCCGTAATCTGAAACGTATTGTTGCTCAGCCGGATACTGTGGAACAAATAAAAAACTCTGACCTGGTTGAGTACATCACATACGAAGACGTCCCGGTAGGCGTTCTTACCGTTTCTGACCCGACCAAGGAAAACTACATGAATATCGTCCCCGCCGAGACATATTCTCTCCACAGCGCATACAACCTTGACAATCGGCTTGAAATCGAGTATTTCGTTGTATCTTCCGAGATGAATGAGTATCCTATCGCCCAAGAGCTGGTAAATCATCTGCTTGAACAGAAGATTGCGACCTTCCTAGTATGTCCAGCCGATGATGTGACTACGAACGAGCTGATGAGGAAAGTCCACTACAAGTATGTAAAAACGTTTAGGATTGATGCCGTAAAGTATGACATCAACCTGTATGTGAACAGGGAATAAAAAATATAATTTAAGGATGGAAACGTCTACTAGGTAGATTATGAACAATAACGAATACTTTGGACAGCCTCAGCAACCGCAGTACGCACCGCAACAGGGATATCCTCAGCAGCCTCAGTATTACCCTCAGCAGGGCTATCCTCAACAGGGCTATCCTCAACAGGGCTATCCCCAGCAGGGATATCAACAGCCGATGGGAAATCCCGGCATCATGCCGCCGGGTGCATACCAGCAACGTCCTCAGTTTGAAGGACAGGGTTATGGACAGGGCTATGGACAGCAGCAGGGCAGGCCGAACAAGCTTCCCGGTGGCCAGCGAATCGTTGAAACTCCGTATGGAAACGACACTGATTCTGCAACAAGGGATTATTGCAACGCTATTGATGCCGACGGAAGACTCGAAGAGTTGAACAATGCTCTTGACTTGATTAACGGAACGGAAAATTCTGGAGTCGAGGGAAACATCAATGCGATGAATCAGAAGATGGCGTCAATCAAGGGTAACGCTGGCATCAATGACAGACAACACCTTATCGCTGTCCTGAATTCCATGGAACAGTTGGCACAGATTGTTTCCGACCCGGCTTCTTGGTTCCCACAAGGAAGCCAGGACCAGGTTCCGAAATTCAAGCCGAACCTTGACAAGCTTGCCGCAGGCTTGCGGAACTACATCGGAAAGCTGAATATGCTGAAATAATTTATAAACTTACGCATCATATAACAAGGCGACCCGACAAGGTCGCCTTTCCTTTTAGCATTAAAACTATCGTGGTGTTATAAACTATTTGTAAAGTTTTGCTGGTCACGCTATGTTTAAAGGAAAGAAAATAATTGGATTGCCGTTATATACAGGAAGCTACACAGGAACTGTCGATGATGCCTACTTTCTTGCTACAATGAAGAAACGGGGTGGTGTAGGCCGTCAGACTGTCGGTTTTAGCTTAGACGCATTGCGTGAAGCGGCCCGTGGACAAATAGGCCCAACAGGCCCAACAGGCCCGATAGGCCCACGGGGTGCGACGGGTGAAGGACGTACTAGCGTTCACCGTCTTCTCAGGTGGTATACCAATGCGAGCGATGATGCGCAGCACCCTGCTGGCGACTGGTTGCATGACCTTGAGGCAGAAGACCCTGATGACCCTAGTGGATATCCGAGGGTTACAGCCGACCAGCTTTTCGAATGGTATGAAGACGGTCAGATTTTCGAGCTGTACGAAGTTGACGGACGCAATGGAAAGGAAGGTTGGAGTGCTGTTTACCGCATGGTGACATGGCAGGACCAGTCTGAATGGTGGAGCCAGTATGCACCTAATCCTGGCAAGGCTGTCCGCATAGAGTTTTTCCGCATGGGCATGTATTCCACTCCTTATCGTGGTGGGCTGATTGCCTACATCAGGTACAAGGACGAAGACTACATGAGGCTCTATGAAATAAAGCCTGGTGAATCCATATGGATGGCCGAGTATCAGGAAAGGCTCCCGTATTACCGCTACGACTGGCACAATGGTGACTACCTCAGGGTAAAAGAAGACGGTTCTGGCCTGGAATGGGCAACCCCTCCGGGAATTACAGGAGTCACTGGTGGTGTAACGGGACCTACTGGCGCAACGGGAAGTGACGGAAAATCCGCATATGAAGTATGGATAGATGCGGGAAATACTGGAACGGAGGCTGACTTCTTGAATGCCTTGGTCGGGCCAGAGGGACCACAGGGACAGACAGGCCCAGAGGGACCTCAGGGTCCGGCTGGCGTAGGTCTGAATAATAAAGGAGCTTGGGTATCTGGAACGACTTATGCTGGCAATGATTATGTGTTTGACCAGAAGTCGCAAGACAGTCAAGATAACTCCATGTGGATTTGCCAAGCGAGCAGCCCGTTTATGTCTACAACGCATCCATATGCGGATGATTCAAGGTGGGTTGAATTTAGCGCTCCGCAGGGTGAAAAGGGTGAAGACGGTGAACCGGGCCCAAGAGGTCCGACAGGTGCATCAGGCGTTGATGGACAGGACGGTGAAGCGGGCCCAGCAGGCCCGACCGGGGCAACAGGCGATGACGGAAAATCCGCATATGAGATTTGGCTAGAAAAGGGGCATACTGGAACCGAGGAAGACTTCTTAGCTAGCCTTGTCGGTCAAAAAGGTGCGACAGGCCCAGCAGGCCCTCGGGGAGCAACGGGTACGAATGGCACGAATGGTACTAATGGAGCTCCTGGCCCGACGGGTCCTACGGGAACTCAGTATACCCTTACGAATAATTCTTATCAGAGAGCTGAGGGAAATACGTTCTACTACATCAAGGCCAAGATTGAAAATGCAGGTGCAGACCCGACTCAGTGGGCAAATGACGGTATTCTTCACTTTGTTCTGAGTACAGGAACGGTGGCTTAAAGATGGGTTGACTGAAGGAGTAATCTAATGGCAGCAGATGGATACATAATGTTCAACGGAGCTAATACCGAAGATATGTACTTTGGGGATATGTCTGTTGACTATGTATATTACGGTAATGTTCTGGTATGGGCGAAAATTAAATATCTTTTTAAAGATGGGTATTATAATACAACAGATAAGTTGATTGAGATTATCCCTTCTACCGACATAACACTCGACTCGGTCTCTACGTTGGGTGAGCATTATAACACGGAATGTATACTTCGCATATTGAATGAAGTCGGTCTATGTGTCGCATATCAAAATGGTAATGGCGCACAGAGTGACGTGACCATCTATAACAAGACGGGTATATTGAGGACGTGGACAAGTCTGGGAACAATCACGTTGTATGCCGGGAACAAGTATTACATAAGCATGCGTGGCCAAAACGATGGAATGTATGTTCCTCAGTATGTTGGACTGACTGGTAATTATAAATCGTTCAGTAACATACAAAATGTAAATTCTGTCTATTCAGGAGCGTCAAACCATCGTTGTAGTGGCGAAGCTGCAACATTCGCCGAAATAACTCAGCTACAAAATCCTGTTGATAGCTATTTCATTTGGAGAGGTGCTGGACTAACAAATGGCTTGCAGCCTTCAAATGGTGGTCAAGGAAACCCATACCCTTATCTTTTGCATAGGAATATGAGTAGAGTTACTCATGTATTTACTGATTCTGATTTTGGTAGTACTGGTGGTTCTTTTAATGATGATATAGATAGATATGCGTTCATGTTCTATACAATGGGAACTAACGACGGCGATGAGTTTATAATGAATGTTGGTGATGGCTATGGTGCTGGATTTAATGCAGGGAACGGAACGAAGGTGTTTACTAATTGCAAGCACAAGATTTATACGACCAAATGGCCTTGGAGTAATAATAAAATTCGCTCTATGACTCCAGTAGATAATGAGCCGTCTAACAAATCTCAGTTTGACATATATTATAAATCAAACGCAAATACTTGGACTGGTGGAATAAATTATCGTGCTGTTGTTATATGGACGGGCAGTCAGTGGGAAGTTGCTACAAATTACGAAGCAATAGTTAATGTAGACGACACATATAATGCGACAAACTATTGCGAAATGGTAACTGATAATTATGCAAAGGACTTTAATCTTGTCGCTGTTCAGTCAGGAGACAAATATTTTGTTAGAATAAATGGGAGTGATATATAATGCTTTACGCCGTAGGGAAAGAAGACTATAAGATTCATTTTATGTGTCCGAATAAGCAGAATTTGGATATAATGATGGAACAATCTGGACAAGATATAAAAGATTACTTAATCTTACAGGAGTTTGACATGAAATATGTTTCACGCATTACCCACGTCGACGGCAAGTGCGTCTATAACAACAAGGATTACTGGTCTAAGACTGCCGTAGATAACCCGCTTACCCAGGAAAACTATGCCGAGCATGAGGTGTTTGACTTTCTAGGGAAAAAGGTTACTTACGACAGGTATGTTGACGAATTGAATAGTAATCTTAACCGTATTCGGTCGATGGACGGAAACCTTGGTGAAGTCATGTATAACATCGACGTTGGCTACGAGATGATTGCCCTCTTCAAGGAAGAGTGCCGCCTGACAAAGTTCACGGGAATCACCCCGCTTGAAATCGGAGTCAAGCTTGGCAATGCCTACTCGCTAATTATGACGGGTTCGTTCAGGGAGGCCAAGAGCATAATCCAAGGGTTAGAACCTGACCCGTTCCTTACGGAGGAGCGCAAGCAGAAGTACATAGACATGCTCGATGCGGCTGATGCAATCGAGTATGCTTCCGATGATGAGCTTATCTTCGAGGCGGATGAGCGGGTATAGGCCGACGAACCATCCGAAGAGTGAGAAGATAGCCTGAAAATGTGGCCCGTCCATTTGGTTGGACGGGTTTTTTGCTTTGATAGGTTATAAACTATACATGAAAATTAACCAATTATGGGTTATCATGTCTAGTAGGAAAGAGGTTTTTGAAAAATATCTTGGCCAGATGAGGCTGAAAAAGACTGTTCTTGAAGCGGTCAAGGAAATAAACGGAGTCTTGTTTGAAGGTGTTCAGGACTTGTTTGACGATGCTGATGGACTTGATATTTCACCTGTTGCCGAGCCTGTTCCTGGAGAAGAAAATACCGTTCTCACATCAGAAAAGAGAGTGGAACTCAGCCCAGATGAACTCGACTACAAATTGCGTATTCCGTTCCAGGAAGCCTTCCCGATGGCAAGGAAATGGGCTCGTAAGGTAAATAGATTCGACCTTCTGTGGAATGAAAATAATGCTATTGACAAAATCTCGTTCATGGTTCCTGGTCTTGACGGTAAAAACGTGTATTTCAGTGCTGAACGAGTGATGTATGAAATCATTGCGGAAGGGGAAGATGGTGCCAGAAAGAGAACTTACGAGACGGCGACTAACCCGGTTATGATGAGTGATGATGTCCATAACAGGATATTGCAGCATTATGGTGTGGATAGCCTAGAAAGTATCCCGTTTATCGATATTAAGCGTTTAGTGCTTGGAATTGGCTTACACAGGACGGGTGAGGAAGCTGCTAACATCGGTATTCCTTGCAGGGTTCAAATCAACCCGAATGCAGTAGTTTTGTCTACATCTATCGACGACCGTGATATTAGGACTGATGTGACCACTACTAACGAGGCGGCAAAGAAAAAGCTGGAAGACGAATACGGATTGCCAGTGCAAAGTCTTTACCGGGTGATGCTCAAGGAATGGACGGACGCAAGCGATAAGTATCGCATGGATGAAACCACTGGCGTGGTCTATGACATCTCCAAGGACGTAAACAATACGCTGGCTGCTTCGACGAATAGTATCGCTCCTCTGGACAAACCGAAGCGGAAAAAAGAAAACACTCTTGGTCAGAACAAAAAGATGAACGAATGGGCGAAGCGCCAGGATATGTTCAGGCTGTTGTTCAAGCCGAGTGCGGCTATGGCTCCAGGGCGTGTATTCACCGAGACGATATATCAGGTTCCGAACAATGGTGGAATTGAGAATATTACGTCAGCAACGCCGTATGTCTATATGGATGATGACAATTACGATAGCTATGTCAAGAATAACCCGAACTTTGACCAGAGTCAGGTTAAGCGATATGGCGTCGACATGTTGAACACTATTGTCAAGACGGAGTACGAGGGAAGGAGCCTTACGTCCACGGCGGCTTCTAATGCTTATGGATATGATGAAAACGGCTGGGTCGAGAACATCGAATGTGCTCTTGACAAGAACGGCGACTACACATTGCAAGAAGGGGTTGAAGCCAAGATTAGGCAAGCGTATGGAAAGGGGGTGTCGTCCAACCTTAATAATTACGTTGCCGGAAAGAATACGGTCATGATTGGCGGAACGAAGGATGCCGAGGGAAATGTTGTTTCCGAAGGAACTCCATGCCATCCGTTGATTCTGCTCGGTAGAACGCCTAATGGCTATTTGTCGGCAAAGGTTGTTGCCATGTTTGATGATAGCAGCTGCAAGCCGGGTGAATCGCTGGAAAGGATTGTCGGAAAGACTGGTCTTAAAGGTGGTGTCCCGACTATACGGGGATTTGCTATAATCGTGGACGGATGTAATCTTGCAAAGGATGGAGAATTTGTTATCGGCAAGTGCGAGCTGAGCAAGGTGGACATCTCGCAAAGTACAGGATTTGTGAACATTGGTTATGGCTCTTCTCTTGTGGATACGACCATTGCTGTTGGAAACAATGGCGCTAACGAGATGTTGCCCAATAACCGTATATATGGGGAAATCTCCAAGAAAGGCCTTCGTGGCGTAACCATAATCAAATCAAAGATACGCAGTTCGACTATCGAAAATGGCTATGCCACAATCGATGATTGTAACCTTGTGAATCTACACATGAGTAACGCTGGCGACAAGACATTTAATGGATGGAAGCGTGGACTTGACCCGGTAGATGCAGCAAATGTCACGTTCAAGGGAGACAACTTGATTAGCATCTTCGGAACGGCAAGTTATGAAACTGGATTCATAAAGAGTGCTGCTAACGGTTCCAAAGGACATAAATTGTTCGAGAAGGGTGAGGTTGTTACCCAGCTTGTCGGTGATGTCACATTGGATTCGAGTGCGGGTTCAGTGGCATGTAGCGGCTGTTACTTGAACAATGTGGTTGCCAATGGCCCATGCAGCATCCGCACATGTACTCTTAAAGGAACTACTGTTGGTGCTAATGCCGAAGGTGGTGGACAGTTTGCAAGGACTGAAATAAGCGGTGTCAATACGACACCAGCAGAGAATATCGCCAAGTGTATCCGCATCGACCACGGTCGTCGCCGTGGAACTGTGTTTGGAAAATCAAGGGAAGACAGGAGTGCCGGACTCATCGAACTTGCCGGAAGAGTGTATGTCGAGGGCGGTGCTCATGTGTTCGGCTCTGAAATATCCAGCCCGCAGGGGTCTGATGATGAAGTCGTAGTTCGTGGAAACATGCACTTGGAGGGCTGTTCTCCGTATAGCCTCAACGAAACTGATTCAGCAATGCTTAGTGTATTCCTTAATAATGACGCCATATTGAAGGGCGACTGCACTGATGCTATTAGTGTAGCAAATAGGTTGCAACTTGGGCAAAATACGTTTGGCGGTTCGGCTAAGGGTGAAAATCCGTTGGTGAAGTATGCCAAATTCAAGGCAGGAGACATGTCGGTGGCCGGGTTGACATTATTCCCAACCAAGTTTCTTGTCAAGGATTTCGTCGCAAATAATCCGTCGTCAGTCCACATGAATAAGAGTGTGTTCCTGGATATTGACCCGGATGGCAACATTATCCCTAACGAGCGGTTGAAGACTACTATCTGGGACCATACAGGTGCTTTCTTTATAGGTGTGATAAACCAGAAGCCTGATGCATCTGGAAAACCTGTAAATGTAGCTCGACAGATTGTGATGCTGAAGTGTCCGAACGTTGTTCTGAACCATGATGCAATTCTTAGGAAAAGGAAACTGTTTGTTCAGAATATGGATTTCGACATGTATGCGGCAGGCAAGATTACTCTGAGAGAGTATCTGAAGTTCCTTGAAGAGAACGGCTATAATGATTGTTTCAGATATGTAAGCGAAAAGGATTTTGTGCAGATTTTCCTCATCAACGGAAAGGACCACAAGACTCCGCTTAGTCTTACCGCAGACCAGATGAAAATTGTTGAAAAAAATTCCCAGAGCCGTGTCAATCAGTTCCGTGATGACGTGATTGATAGCCCGAACCATATCGGTAAGATTGATAATTATGATACTATCATGAATGCATACACCGACATTGACGGTCGTATGATGATAGATACTGAACGTGCCCACTACGAATACAGCTCCCCGGTTGTTGACGATGAAGGAAAAGTTATTCAGAGTACATGTTCGAAGCAGTGGCGTGACGATGATGACGTTTGGCACTATCCGACTCCATATAAGGTAGATTGCAAGTCTGATGCCATGTATAGGGCGGGTTATAAATACCTGCTTGATTCTGGAACATCTGCAAACAGACATGCGCTTGATATCATTGCTAGGGCTATTTCAGGAAATACCGAAGGATTGAAACAGAAAAACAGTCTTGCATATCAACTGAATATGCTACGTGGAAATGCGATGAAGTCAAATGATGTCGATGAGTCTCTGGTGGACCCGTACAACCAGATTCTAGCTCAGTTGAATTTGAAGAGTAACGAAAAGGTGTATTTCCTCAGGGGTAGAGATGCTAGACATGATGGAATGCCGTATAGCGTCCTTGCAAAGTGCAGTAAGGTCGGCTATGTGGATAGCTCTGAGAGGGAGTTCTATGAGAACGCAGGAAACACTAAGATGCGTTATCAGCAGATAACCTACTCTCCAGAGAAGGGTCTAGGATTTGGCAAGACATATATCGGTCCTGTTAGACTGAGGAGTGATACTCGCTCGCCAATGGTTCACCGTGAAGGTCTTCTGGCAAGGGAGGCTACACTGAACGACTTTCTCCGACTGGGTGTTCCAGACCCGAGAAAACGTCAAATGTGATGAAAAAGCGGTTCCCTCAAAATAGTTTGAGGGAATTGCTGTCAAATAATATATATTAGGATATACTCGAAACAAATGGTTGTTTTGTGGACTACTGTAAGATTACACCATGCATAAAGGCAGAACTTAACAAATCAGTTACAATGAGTCGGGAAGAGGAACGTCGGCTGTTCGAGGAGTATGCCAACAGCACGGATGAGTCCCGTAAGAAGGAAATCTTCGACAAAATCATCATAGCCAACTTGAAGTTTGCGTTCAAGATGGCAAGTGATAAAGCCAAGGAATGTGACAAGTCCATAGATGACTTGTTTGCCGAGGCGAAAATTGGCTTGATTGAAGCTTTCAACAAGTATGACCCCCATGTAGGCACCAAATTCATCTCGTTTGTCGTGTGGTATGTACGCCGTGCGTTGAATACCTTTGTGTCTGACGACGACCTAATCCGTATTCCTATCGCATTGAAGTCGAACGTCTCAAAGAAGCGTCGTTTAAACCAGACTGATTATACGGAACGTGAGGGGCATGCCAACGAAGTAATGAGCAACTTGAAGCAGTCTATCAGGACTTCGAAGGATGACAACCCGGATAGTATCTATAATGAGGCCCCTGACCTGAACTCCGATGGCATCGAAGAGCTTGAACACGATAATATGAAGGATGCTCTCTGGAAGATGCTCGAAACCAGTTTGGACAGCAAGGAACTCTACATAATGCGATATTCGTTTGGATTGAAGGATGATGTGGTCCTTCCTGCGGCGGATATTGCGGCAAACCTCAATATGAAGAAGGCAGAGTTTCAGAAGATTAAGAAGGCTGCCTATGAAAAAATAGCCAAGAACAAGGAATTTTATAGTCTTCTTAAAGAGACGGTGAATTCATAATGTTCAAATTCATTACACGATTTTTTAATGGAGAGAAAAAAATGTTAGAAGAACCAACAATAGCAACGTCTGGTCAGTCTGTTGGCGATGTTCCCAACGGTGAACCGACTATGTCAAACAGTGAAGCGGCAAGGCAGATTCAGGAAGCGGCTGAGTTGGCCAACAAGAGCCCGCTCGGTATTATCCCTGGGCAGATTAACCGTAAGCAACCGCAACGTCCAGTACCCAGACAGCAAGGTCCTGTTGCCCAGTACAACAATTACCAGCAGCCGCCTGTGAATAACGTACAGCGTGTGGCTCCGGCACAGATGGTGGCCCAGCCGTTGCCTCAACCGCAGGCTCCACAGCCGATTCCTCAGCAACCACAGCCGATGCCGCAACAACCGATGCAGCAACAGCCGTACTACCCGCCTCAACCGCAGTATTATCCGCAGCAGGGTTATCCGCAACAAGGATATCCTCAGCCGCCGCAGTACTACCCGCAACAGCCGATGCAGATGCAGCCTGTTCCGCAGGTTCCGCAAATGAGTGACGGGTTTGGGGCGCCGTTCTCTGAAATGTATGTAACCAGCGACCAGAACTATGAATGTTACATCGACCTGCCGGGAGTTAACCCGAGTGACATCAAGGTAAGGGTTGTTCAGAACAGCCTCGAAGTAAGCGGTATCCGTAAGCTTCATTCTGAATCTCCTGCTGCTGGCAAGAAGAATAAGAGAATCAAGGTGTTGGCCGCACAGTCCAGTGTTCCGGCATACTTGTTGAATCACTTTAAGTTTACATTCCCGTTTGCGAAGCCTGTTGACGAGGACAATGTTAAGGCTGCATTTGAAAACGGCCAGTTGCATGTTACTATCGCCATACTGTCTAGCGAAAAGGGAGTGTGTGTGAGTGTTAGCATCTAGGAGGTGGCCATGAAGACGATTGCAGAAATCATTAACGCCAACTATGTTCTAGTCCCTCTTCTGAGAGATACCAACATGGGCTACATGATTACCGAGCGTGGAGACATGAGCGACTACGAATGGAGAGTATGGCGCAGGGCGGCTGAACTCAAGACTGTCAAGCAGATTATGTCCAGCAAGGTAATGACGAAGAAGACTCCGGCTGAAATACGCCGTGGACTATTGTCGGTTGTCGAATTCCTGAATGCCGAAGGCCTTGATGCTGCACTGGTAGGAACGGGTGCCGCAAACGACCTGAGGGTAAAGGAATACGAAACGGAAGCCGAACCGACAGCTTCGGTCAACGACGAAGAACTCTAACTCGTTGAGTGTATAAACTAGAATATGGAAAGGGGGCCGCACTGGCTCCCTTTTTCATTTGCCTGACGGAAACTCCTGATGGCATGGGGTCTTGACAAACTGTCGGGGCCTCGGTTCACTCAACGGTCGGCAAACTGCCGACAGGAGAATAACTATGGTGGGAACACTTCCTGCATTGAACGCTATGTATGAAACGGTATTCGACATATTCGAGCCGAAGAAATACGGACGCCCGATTTTCCCTTACGCATTTAAGAAGGCTGTCATCCAGAATCCAGAGACCCAGGAGAACGAGGAAGTCCTTATTCTTGAGATTGCCGTTGTTGGTTGTTCCGCATCGGATGTTCAAGTAGAGGCTAAGGGTAACGTGATTAAGGTTACTGCGACCTCCCCGAAAGACCCTGAGGGTTATGTGCCTTTCTACGATTACATCAAGAGGCCGAACTTCACGTTCTCGTGGACATATCCATGTGCATACGATGTGGCGAATGCTGCCGCTACCGTCAAGGATGGTCTCTGTACTATCGCTGTGAAGAAAAGACCTGATAGCGGCGAGGCTAAGACCATTGAGGTAACCGACGGAACGAACTAAATACTAAAAACCCACTGATTTCTCAGTGGGTTTTAAATTTAATGTCCGCAGTTACACGGTCGTTTAGTTACCTTTGCTATTGTGCGTCTTGCGACACCGCTAGCTTTGTAAACCGTTTTTAGACCTTTCAATCTGAGTGATGGAGGAAGAACCCACATGAAGTCGAGGATTTCCGGGAAGTCCTTGGCCATGCGGTCGATTGCTGTTGTTCCTGTGTAGGTGTTTCCGTTGGCATCGGTGTACTTGAAGTCCTTTGCTTCGGAACCTGCATCGAGATAGTCTACAACTTCTTCGCTCACCTTCTTCTTAATCAGGCGGATGTAGCTGCTGCATACTGGGCAGCTTGCATCGTAGTAGATTTTGGGTTTCAATGTCATAGCATCTCCTTTGAATTGAACTAAGCCTGAATAGGTTCGTCAGACCATTGAACTTCCGGGCCACCGTCATAAGTGAACTTATCCTTGTATCCAGTGCCGAAGATTTCGTCCATGCGTTCCGATATGCCTTTGAATAGTTCCTTGTTGTTCGGTTTTAGGTGGCCTTGCTCGTCCATCATTTGGTTATTGTGGAGGGTTTTCAGGTCCTGGTGCATTATTGCGTTGCGGTTTTGCTTTGCCAGCTTTTGGCCCCGGCTATCCACCGTAGAAATCTGGGCTTCATGGAGCTGATGCATTCCGAGTCGAGTAGTGTCATACTCCGGGATGAGGGTCGGGCAGAGCTTTTCCTTCATCTGTTTGTCACACGCCTCGTTCTCCTTGAGAATGTTCACGATTGCCATGAGGTCGTACATCGTCTTCTTGTCGATTTCGTCGGCGGAACAGTGCATTCTTGGCCAGCAGCCGTCACCGCAGGTACGCATTTCGGCACAGTTGTTTGTCGGCTTTGCGAGCTCATATCCGTCACCGTCGGTCGATACAATGACGAAGATGTGCGGCATGTCCTGGTTCTTCAAGTGGACGGTATCGCCAACATTGTACGGTGCTTCGTAACCAAGCGATTCGAGAGCGTTGATGTTCTTCATCGCATGGATGGCATTCATGGTGTTCAGACCAAGACCGCACTCACAGATGGTTTCCTTGTCTTTGGTGGTAAGTTCATGGTCGTCTGTTGCACTGAAAATCGGTCCTTTCTTGGTGTTTATTTGTTCGCCGGAAATCCCGTATGCCCTATATAGGGGTGCGTTTTCATTCTCATGCGGGCTGGCCCTGACGACAACCGCAATGTCCTCTTCGTCATTCGGTGTGTCATCTTCGTCTGGGGGCAGATTGGCAATGGCCTTGCACTGCTGGTTTATCTCCTCAAACAAGGACTGTGATTCAAAAATGGAAAGTTCTTCGTTCTGCATTGTTGTATTCCGATTGAATTCACATATAGTTTATATAGTTCTGGGTTGGGCGGAAGTATAAACTATTTGGTAAAGATAGGTAGTTTATGAAGTCGAAGAAGCTTGCCGGAATCCGTTTGTTTAACTATTTGAATGATGGTATCAACTGGAAGGACCATAAGGATATCGTTCTTGATTATTGGATAAAGAAAGTCGCTCCGCAGTACAATCGTTCACCAGACAAGTTGCAGGGGTTCGTTACGGTGGAATCGCTTCCGACCGCAGTGCAGAAGGAATATGAAGACTGGTTTAAAAAGTTTGATTTCCAGACAAGCACGGACCAGAACTGGATAGACTTTGTAAACGGTACTCTTAACATTTTCTACCATACTAGCGGCTACCATGAGGAACCCCCGAATGTTTGGTACATAGACCTGATGAAGTCGGAGGTGAAGGCGAGGAACATTGTGGAAACTCAGGTATATCACGGGAATCCGAACCTTAACTCGTTCATGAAAATTGAGACTAACTCCAAGCCTGAAGAAGTCGGCGGTCGCCGTAATGGATATATCTATGCAAGGAAGCTGGGTACGGTCAGACCGAGAGACACCCATGGTTACTACTGGGGTGTTATATTCACATGCGACGAAACGGTAAGTATCAAGTATGACTCCAACGGGCAAATGGAAGAAAGGAGCATTTGCTGGGCGGCAAACCCTGAACATATCACCCTTGTGAAAATCACGGCTGACGGACTATTTATCATCGTCCCATGTGAAGTGAAGAAGAAACTGTGGATGAACCGCAGGGTTGTTCCCGAAGGTTTGATTTCGAGGACTCCGATGACGGGTGCCCGTCTTGTGCAGTATTTGAAAAAGAACTTCAATGTCATGTACGGAATCTTCGACAACATCAAGAAGAGGGTGGACGAGGCCCGTGTAAATGCTACGGCAAGAAAGAATGCACTATGTACGATGTCTGACGAAGAAATCATGGTGGGTGAAGTCCTTGGAATGAACCCAGAAGACTTCGTTGAAAATGGCCATGTATCACAGAAAAGGCTTGAATACAACCGTGCGGTAAGACGTAGCATCCACCAGGCCAACGTGAAGCACAGGCAGGAAGTAAACGCAAAGATGCGTGCCATAGAAAAGGAAGAACGCAGAAAGGCCAAGGAAAAGGCAGGCCAGTTTAATGCGTTGATTTAATTATGTCGTTTGCCGTTGGGGCAATGCCGTTGTTGATTATCTTATAGACATCTTCTATTGTTACGGTCTCTGCTTTCGGAGGGTTGACTTCAAGGTGTTCTGAGCTAAGTGATGCTAGTTTCATTCCAGCGACTTCGGCGTTCGATACCACCTTTTCATATATATCCTTGTACCCAGTTTCTTCGTCAGTGCTGATTGGAGTTGTACCAGATTCAGTTTTCTGGTCGTTTATGTTGGCGACGGTAAGCATTCCCTTCAACTTGTCGAAATCAATGAGGTCTTGCTTTGCGATGATGCCGAACTCGTTTTCGAGCTGCTCGTACTTGTCTGCATACGGTCCGTTGTAGAACGAGTCGAACATCAGTTCTCCGTTGTATCCTTCGAACATCTTGACTATTGCATCGAACTCTTGTTTAATCTGGTCTCCGATGAATGCATGCAGGATATAGGCATCCCCGCCGACTGCAACAAAGTTGTTGTAACCACCGATGACTGATGTCTTGGAAACATATTCGTCTTCCTTTGTTGCCGGAACGAAGATTCCGTCAACCCAGCGACCCCGTTGGTAATTATCTTTCGTGACCTGTTTCTGGTCGAACATGTTGTCTACTGACAGAGGAAGGTTGGGCCTGCCGTCTCCGCACGGGATGTGTAGTCTTCCGTCTGATAGTGTAATGTACGACGCATCAATCATGTCGTCAGCCCGGAGTTGAATTTTGTAGTATTCATCTCCGAGGAAGTTCTTGACGAATGCAATCGGGTCTGTCGAATAATAGCTTAGAACGATTGGCTTGTATCGGCTGATGTATTCGCCAGCGAGAAGGGCTCGGAATGACTGCAGGTTGCCCATCATGCCGAAATACACGAGCAACTGCTGGTATGCCATCTTGTTCTTGTTGAGCCATTCGTACATGTCGCCCTTGTTCGGCATCTTCGTTCCGTAAGCGTCCATCTTCAACTGAATCATCCTTAGATATTCAATCAGGTTGATAAGCGGGAGGTTCTTAGGGAAATTGAAGTTACGAATAGACTTGGGACTTACGTACCTTACACCACCAAAAGTGTCGGCGTTTTGATAAACGGACGACTTGTTTGAAATCCATTGGATTGTCTTTGATTTCTGTAATTCGGGAGTAGGGGCTTTCGCATATTTACTTGCCTGAACATAGGAGAAATCTACTACCGGGTCTCTCTGGGAAATCAGGCTGTCACGGAACTTGGGTGCGTCCTTGTGGTTCACTCCTATCGGTAGAAACTCCCAGTCGAACAGGTCGGCACCGACAGTAAGGCGACCGCACCAGACAACATTGAACCTTGTACCGTACTTGCCGTTCAGGCAATCGTCGGTGAACGTACGGGCGATATCGACGAGCTTCATCATGTCGTCGCTTCCGTCCTTGATTGGGGTCTTCTTGTCATCCTGATAAATCATTATTTTGGCAGCAAGTCCGTAGTTGTGCCATGAGAGGAAAGCGCTCTCGCTTCCGCCTAGGCACCTTGCCCTCTGGTCATCGACAGAGCGTGTGGTCTCTACCAGTTCGACCTTTTCCTTTCCGAACTCGTCCTTCAAGATTTTGACAAGGTGGGCTACACATGGATATATGTTTATTCCCTTCCTCAGTGCGGAAATTTCCTTGCTGGTATCGTAGAAGATTTTCCAGCCGTCCTTGCCGGAACCGAAGCTACCGCTGCGGTCCTTGATTGCATATCTCGACTGGTCGAACGGGCCGTAGGAACCGAATGCGTATCCACGTATTTCCTCGTCATACGGGAAGTATGGAAGGTTGTACTCGATATTCACCTGGGATGTCTCGTCGCCGCTCTTGGTGTCGTCGAGGCCCACCATGAAGTATTGGGTATTTCCAGTCTTCGGTATTGCTGCGATAGAATCGAGAGTTATCGTATGGGCATCGGTTATCGTGGCGGAAAGTTCATCTGCGAAGTTCTCGACTTTGAGCGATACCTTCTTTCCCGGTTCGAGGTCGCTAGGAATTTCCCTGTTGACAATAATGCTGGTTCCGTATGTGTAACTGGACTCGAACGGTATCATGCGCTTGGGTATCCTCATGTCCTTCGGATACTTGCTGTACAGCCCGACATTGATGAACCTGATTTCCGTCCAGCGTGTGCCGATGTACTTTGTTCTGGTTATGGTTTTCCAGAAGTAGAGGAAACGAATCTTCTTCTTGACCTTTTTGTACAGGCGGGTAGGAATCAGCAGTCTTGCCGGGTAATTGGCCGTGATTGGAATTCCGTTGGTAACACGATAGCACTGCGCATCGGAGAGGAGGCGTTCCTTGCTTTCAAACACTGAATCGGCAGTGTAATACTCGAAGTATTTTATGCGGTTGATTACACGGTTGAAGTCGTCAACTTCACGCTTCAACGAGTTCAGCCTTATCTTCAAGATGGCAGCAGCCGATGGGTGCAGAAATGCCAGTGCCGTGATGACGGAGTCGAAAGTATCTACGATGTCGTCGATGTCATCGACAATGTCTATCTTGTCGTGCAAGTGCGATGACGTGATGGATGAATCCGCCTGGAACAACGGGATGAGCTCCTTGCGTGCAGTCGACGCCACGTTGGTTTCGGTATCATATTTGGCGCCATTGTACCAGTCGACCACCTTTATCGTCATCTCCGAATTTGCGTTCACATAGGCCTCAATCTCTTCGGCTGTCTGCCCGAATAGGAATGGGGAAGTAAATGACGGGTCATTTGCTTTTGATATCGGAGTCTTTGTACCGATGACGGCGTGGTTCAACAGATTGCTGAGCCATTCATATTTTTTGATATTCGGTATTCTTGGTGCGACATAGGTATCAAAAATGCCTTCCAGCATAGAGTAAAAATCGGGTAACTTATACTCGGTGTATGATATCAATGCATTAGCAACTGATGAGCCAGAGTAGGCGTCATACAGGTCCTTCAATACGACAGGCGAGTCCATTTTGGTATAGATGTATATTCCATTAATTTGCCTCTTAAACTGGAATCGTTTGTATTTGTCAATGGAGAAGTATGGAGTGACGATAGTAACGAAACTATTCAAGTCAGAACTCTCATCATTAGCAAAACTGCATTTCAGCGATTCGACATCAATCAGGAATGTTTCTCCCTCGGCTGTGTAATTTATTTCATCTGGGCTGGCGTTACGGAAGTCTGCTGCCGAGACCTTCTCAATCTTTTGCCGTGTAGATTTTTTGAGGTGCTTCTTCAATGACCAAAGGCTCTTTATTCCGGCAAGGACATCGCTGAACTGGTCTTCGAAATCTTCGGCGACTTCTTCCTTCGGGAAGTACGCCTCGAATGCATCACGGAGAGAAGGCAAGAACGGAGTCTGGTTGTCTCCCGTGCAGTCAATCATATAGCCATAGTTCTGCATCTTTTTGCAGAACCCAGCCGTATCCGCCTTGGCTACATCGGAGGCTGTCATGCGCCTTGAAAGGTCGACGACTGTAACATCTTCCGCATTTTTTCCTGGTGGCGGAGGTGCGGCGTTCGGGTCCACGAGGTCATAATAGGTAGACACTTCGACCTCGAACTTGTTTTCCTGAACATCCCTCGCTACCTTGCTCATGCGGCGTTGAAGCGTGGAGTGGGAAAGGGAGCAGTTCTTCTTTTCGTACTTGTCGGATGTAGCCCACTTGTACGTTTCGCATCCGCTTCCGAACAGGCCGAACATGGCCATTGCGTGTGCATACACGCTGGCATCGTCGGCTACTGGCTGCGGGTTCTTTATGAGGGCGTATTTCGGCACGACACTCAGTTTAAGTCCGACTTTCTGGTCTACATTGGCATCGTCGTCGTAATGGGCGTACCCATTGACGGTCGAAATCAGGGTGCCACCTGGTCGTGGAACCTCGTATTCGGCATCCCCGAGAGAGGAGCCTACCCTGAAAGCGTACCTGTCGTCGCTTTCTTTTCCGTCCTCGCCAATTACTGAACAGCTTTGCACCAGCATGTCCTTCTTGTCGTTAGTGCTTCCGTCGAAATAACGGTCGGTTCCGTAGTAACGGGTGGTGTCATCGAGGGTTATGCCCGTAACGATGTAGTCGATGTTGCGGGTAACATATTCGTTCAGAGAGTTGTCTCCGTCATCTGTTGCGACGGACGAGTCTGCCTTTATGGGCACGTCTTTTAGCTCTATTTTGGCGTCCGTCTTTGCGGACATCTTTTTGAAGTATTTGCTGAAATCGAACATATTGGCTCACGTATTTTCGTTTATAGTTTATCACGGTGGAATAGAACTGTTTCGGTATAAAAATATATTTCGAAAAATGTATTTTAAGATTAGTTTAACTTAGGGGATATCCCAATGAAACATACACTTACCCTCCATTCTAAAGACCTCAACATCACACTTGACGAACAGAAGAGTCTTTTCGACCGTGCGTTCGGCAGGGGTCTTGACCGTCCCGAAAACGAATACAAAATCTCCGATTTTGATACCCTTTGGCACGCCCGCAACACAAGACTGAATACCGAACTCAATACGGAAGATTACGGCAAGATATATGACTTCCTCGATGCCGTAGAAAATTCCATGAGGGAAGGTTTCTGCCGTGTCGCCCGTGACCTGATGAATACATCAAGGACCACGCTCGACGAGGTCGACAAGGTGAAGATTGACACGAACCTCAAGAACAGCGAACCGACGGAAGTCGTTTGCGACGTGCCGAGCCTTCACAATATCGTAGTCCTTCTCTTCGAAGGCATGAAGGCTTTCTGCCATGAGCGTCTGTGGAACGCCGATAACGTAGCTGCCCCGAAGCTTCTCCAACCGATTGCCGACAAGCCCAAGGCAAAGAAGAAGGCTGGTAAAACTGCCAAGAAAGAAAAGAAAGTCGAAGTGGAGTACGTTGGTTTCAAGAAGACCGTGAAGAAGGGTGCCAAGAAAACCAAGAAGGAAGCCTAATGGACGGCTGGAAAACTCGTTCGGTTCACAAGAAATGAGGTACATATTATGACCATGCAAGAATATGTCGATACGCTTGCTGAAATGGGTGAGCTCGTTTGCCTACCTAGGAGCCAGCTCGTTGCATTTGTCAAAGCGACATACGGCACTAACGCCCTGCTGATAAAGCCTAGCCTTTATTTCAGGTTGTTCCGTAGACCGTGGAATTTCATCTGCACTCCGTTCAACAAACTTCTGAGGTGGGTTGGTCGCAAGATGCCTCTACGTGATGCCGATGGCAATCCGATGAGCGACAGGTACATTCATTTCACCGTAATGCTGCAAATGGCTGGTTTCATCCCATTTCAGGACTATGGCTGGCATGTGGTTGATGCGATACCTATTGCCCAGATTGAACCGAAGAAGTTCAAACGGTACTTCACGTCACAGCGCAAGGCGACGGGGAGGATGCCGACAGACAAGGCGGTAAAGTTCCTCGAAACGCTGTATGCCGAGTACAAGAAGAAACACCAGAACTAGAGGTTCGTTTCATATAACAAGAAAGCCTCCCTTTGCAGGGAGGCTCCTTTGTTGTGGCTATAAGGAGGCAATTCACCACAACTAAAGCTTAATCTGGTCCTTGTAGTCCTTCTGGGTAATCGGTTTGTCGGAAGTTGCCGATGCGGTAGAGCAGATGGCGAACCTGTTCTGCCTGAGAGCTTTAAGCAGTTCGTCCTTGTCCCATACGCCACGTTCCTCTGCGGCTTCACGGTCCCTCTGTGCGGACTTGCCAATGTTGCTGGCGTCCTTGGGGATGTCGTACTCCATGCGGCGGTAATTGCGGTAGCCACGACCTGGGGTGTTGTTTACCATGTCGTCTTCAAGGAATTTATCCTGCTCGGCTGCGAGTCGGTCTGCGGTATGCCAGTAGTTCTGGCTATATGCACGGTCGAGGAACTTCTTAGCCTTGCCGCTTGAAATGTCGCTCACGTTCTTGGCGTATTCCTGGCACATCGTGAACATGTCGTGTCTGTAGTCCGGGTGGGTGTCGAAGTTGTCACCAGCACTGCGATAAGCGTATTCGGAAGATTTTAGCGTACCCATAAAGAATCCTTTTATGACTTCTCATTTAGTTTATAGCTTCAACAAAGCCTTGCCAAATTTCATTTGGCGAATTATATTTACTTTTATGCGAACTTTGGAAGAATACAACTTTTCTGACTTATTGGCTGATATCAGCGGATACAAGCTCGACCAGTGGAACAAGAAGACTACGGCATCGGGGTTTAAACGGTATGCGTCCGTAGATGAATGGAAGGGAATCGCACTGATGGAAGTCGTGTCGGTAAAATCCGAAAAGAAATTGCGTGACTGTACAATAGGAATCATCGTCAATGTACTTGATAGAGGGGTAGTCCAGCTTTGCTTGACCTTCAAGAGTGAATACAGCAAGGGAAGGCATACATTTAGGGGAGACAAATCTATGTATAAGATGCGGATGGACTTCCTGTTCTCGAAACTGAAATGTAAGAAGTGGGTTGGTTTTGGACTTGTCGAGGACGGTAGGTGTTGGCTTTCTGTTTCCCCTTCTCATGCTGTCGAGGTTCCCGATTTGTTATGGGAGATATACAAGAATATCCTGATGTATCCTTGCGAGCAAGCGTTTAAGGATGTCGGGAAGAAACAAGACCCGACGGTCGCATCGGTGCCCGACCTGTCGTTTTCCGAGCTGGACGGGGTATAAACTATTGATGATTGAATCAGTGGTTTACCTCGATGGCGTTGTGCGATACAGAGAAGATTAAGATAGAAACACCGTTTATAATCTATGGCCGTAACTATACAGGTCAGTTCGTCTCTCGTATACTCGTCGCTGATGATATCAAAAGTTTGGATTTGGCCGATGATGACGGCCTGTTCCATCTGGAACCGATGTATGATGGCGCCTATTACGAACTGACGTTGTACAAGTGTAATCTTATCAATGCTCATGCGTGCGAATGCCCTGTCATCAATGAACTTGAACTGCGTGTGAACGGCGCCGAAGAAACATGCACGCTTCCAATTTATACCGTTATACCTGGCCATGTCGAGAATGCGGCAACCGAGGCGAATACCTACGGAAAACAGCTGGTTCTCGACTTCAACATGCTGCCAGTGGTTGACGAGAATGGAAATACCCCGTGCCATGAGGGGTTTGACCCGTCCACTGCGGACATTGATAAGCTGCTGGACTATTTCCATGTGCTTTTCGAGAACGAAGGCGACAAGGTGGTTGCCGAGCATTCTTCGTTTGAGACCCGGTTCTGTCAGATGTTCTACCAGAGCATAAAGATACAACCTAGATACAAGGTAAAGGAACTGTTTGCCCCAGGCGATATCCTTACCCTGAAATACAAGGTTGGTGTGGATGATTATGGCAACGACACCTACTATGTCATCGACAAGGCGAAGAAGTACATGGACGGTGGGCGGGAATCTGATAAAATAAAAGTCAAGTACGTTCAGAACGACAATACGCTTACATTGGAAAGCCCCGTAGATATTAACGCTCAGGGTTTTCCGATTGATGTGTGCCACAATGATTTCATCGTCGAGGCTTCTAGGTCTTCCTGCACCGAACTGCAACTGTATAACGGTTCAAGCAAGGCGGACGTGCCCGTGTATGAAATTGATTGGGAGAACAATCAAATCAAGATAAACCTGATGAAGGGCATGTTCCCTGTTGATGAACAAGGAAGGGAAGTCTGCGGAAAGAGCAGGATAGTATTGAGCGGCAAAGGTTGCGATGGCACTGAGGCTGCATATCGTGTCGATTTCCCGGTCATAAGGTATGTCTACGACGGCTCTAAGTTTGATGGAAAGTACACGACTGGTGCGAACTGCATCTATGTTTCGCCAATCGAGTTGAACACGGATGACGACCCCAACAATGTGAACACTCCGATGAAGACTTACGGCAAGGACCTTTATATCAAGTTGCGTGATAAAGAATCTTGCTGTAAAATGAGATACATTTCGGTAAAGGTGAAGTATAACGAGTATCTTGAATACAAGTACGGTGAACTTACGCTTAACGGAATCAAGTTGCAGGAAAACGACTTGGTATGGCTTACGTCGCAGTTCGATAAGGATTCCCCTGATGATGAAGATGATACTGAATCAGTAAAGGCTGTAAGCGAAAACGGCCTGTGGGTTGTAAAGAAGACGGCATGGGAATATTACGGTCCAGTCACGGATGATATGTTCATTGACCTCGGCGCCCGTGTAACCGAGACCGTAGCGGCAACCATAGACACCAATGTCGGAAGAAAGTATGGAAACTACTGGATTGGAAGTGTCAACCTCAGAAGCGGGATGATTGTAAACCTGCAGAATCAGGAAGACGGTCAGGACGGCCTGTACCGCATCATGTGCGGCGACTGGAAGTATCTGGGTAAGGCTGGCCCGTACAGTGGCAATTCAATCGACATGTCGAACGACATTGTTACATACAATGACATTGACTTCTGCAAGTGTGGAATCTATCACATCTGGTATTACTACCTGAACGGCTCGTGCGTATTGAATACCGCTACAAGGACGGTGAAGGTTGTCGGCAAGTGCGGCGAGAAAGAAGGCACTCTGGTTCCGGGTAAGCGAATCAGGATTACGGACTATCAGATAAAGACGGAAGTCGATAAGGAATTGATGCCGGGTAGCAGTGGCGACCCGCTCATTGATGATTGTGTCAAGAATGTGGAATCCTTCGACAAGCAGTACAGGTTTGATGTGGAGGATATTGTACTGGAAGATACCTGCATTGAGGGTGCTGTATTGCCGGACTGCAATGAGGATGTTCTATGCGACCACGAGTACGGTGCGTTCTCGAAGGGAGAAAACGACAAGTACAACAGCAGTGATTATAGCGGGTTCAGCATCGTGTTCTGGCAGGCGGATATGGACGATGACCGTGTCGGCTCATGGACTATGTATGCTTTGGTGGGACGCACCTCGAAGAATCCTAAGGAGTATGTTGCATATCGCTTGCATCAAGTCGGTGCCGCTACTACGGAAATGGTTTATGTGACCGACTGGTTTGAACTTCTCGCCGTTTCATCTACAGAAGACGATGAGCCAGTATATTACAGGGAAGTTCCAATAAGCGAGGCGAGTGTCTCTGCGGCAATGATAAAATTCGACGTTCCTACTGACGGAAAGGTCGATAATTTGCAGGTCGGCGACGTGGTCGATGTGTCTAACGGAAATGCCTTGGAAGATAAGTTGAAGGCAACGGTTACTCGTATCGACAATAATAAAGCGACGGCGCTGGTGTCGCTCCCCGCAGGATTCGACAAGGATGCCTACCATGTGGAACTGTACCATCATCGGATGGTCGGTGAAGGAATAAAGATTAGCGACCCGTCCTGGGTGTTTAGCGGCACTGCGGACTATCCGATGAAGTATAAATCCACCGTTGAAAGTAAGGATTACTATACATTGGTTGTTCCTGCAAGTAGCCCTCTCACGGTTGGCAATACCTATTATGCCTATTCGGATAAGGGGCGAATCCGCCCGATACCGTTTACTATCACGGTTGATAAGCAGGACGAAAAGTCTATAACCTATGACGCTTTCCTTTCGCATGAGGTGCCGACGTACGACGTGGTGACGAGATATGAGGAGGACGAGGACGGGGAAATAAAGCCCGTCGTCGAGAAGAAACGCTATCCTATCAGGGTCGCTGTCGGAAACGAGCTTACATGGAGAACCATCACGGAAAACTGGACAATCAAGTCCAACAGTACGAAAATCAGCATTCCTAAATCTTATGATTTCAGGTTCTATGACACCCCGATATCGGTGCAGGAGTTTGTCGATTTGTATAACGCAATTAAACCGACTTGCGTAGACTTCGTGGATTAGGATTTGTTAATATATTTTTACATTACATTGTTTAAATCCCCTTGACAGAGGGGATTTATTTATCTATATTCTTGTCATCGGGATAAACAATCCCTAATCAACAATTAAAACAAGGAAATTAAATGTACAAATCCTACAACAACGGCAACTACGGTTTTAAGCGTAGTGCTAAGGAATCCACCGAAACCCAGACCTTTGACCGTAACGCTTCCATTCGTTTGAAGAAAGATGATGGGACAATCGAACAGATGACCTATGGTCAGGCGGAAACGCTGGCAAAAGACCAGGGTCTTGACGTTGTCGTTGTTAACGAAAAGGCTGCTATCTTCAAGCTCGGTGACCGCAAGAAGGAAGAATACTTGAAGAAAAAGGCTCAAAAGGAACAGGACAAGAAGAACCGTGAAAACGCTCGTCGTTCCGAAGAGAAGACTATTACTTTTGGCCCGAACATTGGCGAAAACGATTTCAACACCAAGATGAACAAGGCAGCCGAGTTCATTGAAGCTGGTCATCCTGTCAAGATTGCGGTACAGTTCCATGGTCGTGAACTCTCCCACAAGGACGCTGCGATGTCCACGCTGAAACCGATGATTGTCAACAAGATGAGTGCGGCCAACGCAGTCTGCACCAAGGAATTGCCTATCACTGAACAGAATCATGCTCGTGACTGGGTGTTCTTCTATGTGAAGGGCAAGTCGCAGCCGAAGGCATCCGTATGATATCAAGGAAATCATACCGCCGTTTAAAGCTACGGCTGCATGACATATTCCTTGGTTTCAGGATAGCGGCTGCTATTTTTGCAGTCGCTTTCGCACTACTAAACGCAATCTATGCTACCATATACAAAAGGATTCGTAATGGACAATACACAGCTTGCTACCAAGAAAGTCAAAAACCGTGACCTCTGTCTTATATGCAGTCACCGAAACTGCGTAATCGACATGGGTGACGGTCTAAAAATTCCATGTGTTAACCTCGTCGATGACGAAGAAAAGGAGGCTCGCTAATGAGAGACTGCACGGTTCCACATACAAAGGGTGAAGATTTCCGTGAGAAGCTGCTGAACTTCTCGGTTGTTTGGCCGCTAGTTGTTGCCTTTCTAGGAATAGGCTTCGGTTTCTGGAGTGATAAGTACAACCAGGTAGTCGAATTCTTTCCAATCTTTAAGAGTACGCTCTTTGGCATATTCAGTATGGTTCCTGTTACGTTTCTTTGGGTCCTCGTGGTCTATCCAGAGATGCGGGACTGTCACCCAGAGTATAACGACCTTAGGTTTTACTGGCAGTACATTATTTCAATCAACGCCATGCCACTTATGATATTCGGCGTTGTTATCTTTCTGGTATTTGGTGGTTGCAAATAACAAAAGGCTACAAGAGGTAAACAACTATGTTCAAACGTGAATTGACAAATCTTGAGGAAAGACTTTACAATTTCCTCGACTTAGCGGACAGCACCCTAGAATACGATGTCTCCCAGAAGTCATGGGAAAAGCTTAGGGAAGCGATGAAACGCTGCAAGGAAGACTGCAGGGTGAAATACGGAGTCATCAACAACGGTTACTCCCTCCATGTTGAACTCCCCTTCGATGTAGACAAGTACATGAAGCGGAAGCAGAACAACCTCTTGCAGGACATGAAGGAAGACCCTGCCGCCAACAAGCTCGGCGAATTCATCGTCAACCAACTCGGCATCAACCTCGTTTCCGTCGACGGCATCAAGGTCGAAAGACAGCATGACGGCCAGATTACCGATATCCACATCGCTTTCATACCAGCACCTAAGCAAGAAACAACTGAATCCAATTAGATGTAAATTGACTTTAACACGGGATACCATGAATATCAAGAAAGTTGCACTTATCCTTTTGACCGCTAGCGCCCTCTATGGCTCCGTGTCGGCCTGGAACTATGAACAATCTACCAACGCTTCCTCCTCGGGATATTCGGAACAGGCAATCGAGCTAGGTCACGACCTGCACCATGCCGACCAGTCAATCGAGAAGGTGGGCGTCGAGGCTGATACCAGATTGCAGATGTCGGCAATAGTGGATGAAAACATTGCAGCGAAGGAAGTGTGGAAGCGGTTCAGGTTCCCTAGAAACCCTTCCCATCAGCACCAGAGGGCTCGTGCTTCCCATAAGTCTGTCATTCCTCCGTAGGTGTGATACAAGTGGTTAAACAATGTTTTTAGTATGAGGTTTAAAATGAATTTCAACAAGCAAATCTATGATATAATCCAGAAGACGAAGAAGGCACTCCCTGACTACTTCAAGTCCTGTTTGGAACAGCGACTCGACACGGGTATCGGTTCTACCACCGATTACAGCACGGTTGAAGCCCTTGAAAACGCACTGATGACGGCAAACTGGTCTCCGTGGGTTGATAGCACGGGTGTTCTCGCCCCTGGATGCAGGGCAGTGATTACGACTGACATTCCTGGCCATCACGGCATGCTTGACCTCGCCGATTTTAAGCCAGACGATGTCTGTCATTTCAATGACTTTAAGAAAACGGGCTACCTCTCGCTTTGCATAAATACGGATATGCGTAAGGATGTCGGGTTTACCATTCTCATTATCGGACCCGAAGAAGGTTTGGGTGAAGTGATGTACACCTTCCATCCCGGTAACCCGGTGCCTGCTTCCACATTCAAGGCTGGCGAACCCAACGAAAAGACGGGCAAGGTGTACAAGGACGGGGATGAAATCACCGTTGCGGAAGCTATGGAACTTGGTTTCAGACACGTAAAGGCGGAATGATGAGTTGCTCGGTCGTTGAACAAGACCTAATCGAAGCCGCCATAAGTAAGGGGCTCAATTCGTACTGCCGCATTGAGCTTATGCTGACCAAGGGTAGGCCTGTTGACCTGTATGCTTACACGCTAAAGATGCAGAAGTTCACATCTCGGTTGGAAACGATTCTAAAATCAATATCGGTTGAACCCGATTCGATTAAGTTTGTGTTTTCCAACGACGATGTCGAACTTCTCCTCATGCATGGTGAATACAGGGTGTCTGCCATCATTGATGTCGAAAATCTTAACTGCGTTCATTGCATAATCCAGAAAGGTGAAGACATTGGCGGAAAATACTTCGAAGGCGAGGACAACACGCCTATAATCGAGTGGTTGAATACAGCACTTTCTATTGGTGAATAGACTATGAGAAGCAGTAGCGAAAAATGGAAAGCAGTATTGACTTCTGCGATGAAGTCTGGCAATGAGGTGAAACGAGGCAAAGGCCCAGGCATTATTGCTAGTGCAAAGGAAGTCGATACGGTTAAGTATCTGTCTGAATACTGGGACCTAAAAGGGTTTGCTCGTGAAGCCGTATTGAGCGCACGTAGTAAAACGTAGCTACCAGCCGCCGAGCAGCTTTTCGCACGGCTGGTAAGACGGGGATTCGGTAACATTTTCCACGCATTCTGGAACTTCGGGTGGCCTGAAAAGGACATCCTTTTTCAGTTCGTCCACGGTGGCGTTGACTGCAAACGGGTATTCTGCCGTTGTTGTAGCCTTTGCCGCATCTGCACCTGATTCCATCTCGGTCTTTTCGAAGGTAGTCTGCCCGAGGAGGTTGTTGATGAAGTTTTCCTGTTCGGGCTTCTTCAAAACGTCGTCCGATACCTTCTGCCCAGAATCCACTGCCGTATCCACGAATACCTTCCACCAGTACTTTCTCTGCTTGTACTCGTATTCAGGCTGCTCGTCTGAAATCTTGGTCACCTGATACAAGATGTTGTTGAACTCGAATTTGAGCATGTCGCCAGCCTTGGGGAAAATCTGCTGTGCGGTGTAACCATAGTAACGGAAATCCTCGTAGCCACGCTGATACCAGATTGGGTTATGCTCAGAAGGGGCGCACAGGGGCTTGATACCGTGTTCCCTCAGGGACTGGTAGTTGCATTCTAGGAAGTAGGTCATCAGGAACTGGAGTTCCATCTTTCCGTCGAACTGGATTCCGTACCTGTCGTAAAGTTCCTTCTGCGGCTGGAACCCGATTAGCACCTGGAAGTCGAACTCCCTGTCCACGACACGCAAGTTGTCCTCGTGGAACAGCGAGTTGCTGTCTACGTCCATCGTCACTGTGTAATACTTGATGAATACTCCCTGACGCTTCACGAAGTCAGCCGACATCCTGTCGTAGCGCTCCTGGTCGAGGAACGCATTGTGCCTGCGGTAGTGGAACCTCACCCCGAGGTTCCTGTCACGGGACATGACTGGGTTGTTAATCTGGGCCTTCTCCGAACGTTCGACATAGGCTCCAAGCCTGTCGTTCCAAAGATGTTCGGAAACATGAGTCATTACCGAGAAGTTCTTTCGCTCCTCGTTCATAGCTCGGCAGTTCCCCCTTACGGGTATGATGAATCCGTTTACCTTCATGCAAATAGTTTATAAACTATTAGGTATGAACACGAAACTGTTTTTTGAATCTATTGGAAAGCTAGGTCTTTCCGAAGCCCAGATGGAAGCCCTCACGGGTCTGTGTAAGGCTTGTTTTGAAGGCTTTGAACAGCATCTGACGTTGCCGATGGCTGAGAACCATAACATCCATGACGCAATTCAGGCGCCGATGGCAACTAACGGTTCTCATTCCAACGACATGGGTGCGTACAAGAACCCGATGACCCTATCCACTAATCCGAACGCCAACCGTGACCCGAAGGAAGAAATGAAACAGTTGTTCCCAGGGAAGATTCAATGGAAGCGTGGCAAGGTTAAGTCTGACCCTAAAATCAGGGAGATGATGGAAAGGGCTCAGGACCATCTGCCCAGCAAGTATCCAGTAAATTGTTTTAACACGACAGCTCAGCCGATGGTGACTGGATATGCATCCCCGAACAGGATGAACTACTCGCCGTACAAGCAGGGATGTGCAGTAGGCTGTTACGATGGCGGCGGAGGCGGTGGTGCCGACGTTGGTGGCGGAGCGACGGTGTAGTATGTACAACGTAACCGTCAAAAAGAACCGCCCGATTGAATACCTGGTGATACACTTCACCGCTGGTACGACTTCGAAGGGAGGGAAGGCAAGGAGCTTCGCAAACTATTTTGGGAAGCAGGGCACAAACGCAAGTGCCGACTTTATTGTGGACCAGGAAGAAGCGGTCCAGTTCAACACCGACATTAGGAACCAGTATTGCTGGGCGGTTGGCGACAAGCTGTACAAAAAAATTTCTACATCGCTTGGTGGAACCCTGTACGGCAAGGCCCGCAATGTGAACTGCATTTCAATCGAGATGTGTTCAGACAAGAAGAATACGAAGTCCCTCAAAGTTTCCGACACGGATTGGAGCATATCCGACAAGGTGGTCGAGCGTACTGCATTGCTTGCAAAGAAGCTCATGAAGGAATACGATATTCCTCTCGACCATGTCATCATGCACCACTGCATTAGCGGTAAGCAATGCCCTCAGCCGTGGGTGAGAAACGAGGAGTGTCTGTCCAACTGGTATGACTTCCTGAAAATCCTTGCTCCCGAGAAGCTACCGAGGAACCCTCTATATTCTGGTATGACAACGGCAAATCTGAATTGCCGTGAAGCTCCCATTGTAGGAAATGTTGTCACGAAATATGAGAAGGGCACCCAGATAAATATCTATGCTGAAAGGCGTGGATGGGGCCGAACCACTGACGGGTGGGTTTCACTTAACTATGTAACTAGAGGCGCCTTATGAAAAAGGATTTTATTGAAGCGTTACAAGCGATGGATTTGACTCCTAGCCAAGTTAAAAGTTGTGGCGATTTGTACACGGCCTGTTTTGAAAGTGTACATCCGTTATATGAAATGAAAGATACGCTTACCTTTGGTGATGCAGATACAAAAGGTAAACGTGTTGGTAAATCAGATAGAAATATCGAATTGGCAAGATACAAGTCGAAACATCCTGTTACGGTTCGGTTCCATCGTACCGCTGCGGGTAATGTAGATTCAATACTGAATACTGGATTAAAGACCCAGAATGATAATTATGGACGTAATACTGGAGATGCGAATGCGTATGACCCTGTTGTCTGGACTTCTCTTAATCCAGATAACATACCCGTATTAAGAAAATTCGACAAAAAAGAACCTATATTGCTACATAAAGCAATCCGTCCGCATTGGGATGAAAAGGGTAATTGGGTTGAACCCGACGAAGATGACGAGGATATATATGAATATCCATATAATCCTCCAGCACGATACCGTTCGAATATTGACACGTTAAAGCTTACTTTTGATAAAGATAAATACAATAAAATGGATAGAAGATGGCTTCCAGATGGAAGAAAAAGCGCAAAATATATGAAAAAAGTTGGCGAAGGTGAATCCAGTGTTTCTCATGAGGGACCTTACAAAATAGATGTGTTTGGCGAAGATATTGGCAAAGAGAATATATCTCTTATGAAAAAAGAAGATGAAAATGTGATTCGAGAAATTGAAAATTTTATTGCATGGGTTGTTGATGCAGATGGTCATCGGCGTAGATACTCGACTACCTTTAACCAAGTAAAAAAGTTTTTGCCATCTTATTTGTTAAATTCAATATCTAGCTTGATTGAACAATGGAAATTTTTCCGGGTAACTGAAGTGCCGTATGTACTGAAAGTGAATAGTGGCAACTTTCATGTTCCATTCGAAAAATTAAAATGGGTAATGCAGGAAACTTCAAAGTGCATAGCCCAGCACCCATATCGAATAAGTAGTTCACGATTTAAAGAGCGTACGTCAGGTGTTGATTATCCTATTAGTCCTGATGAGGTTGTGGAAATTGGTTATGTACCGCCGAAATCTAATCGACCTTGGATGGGGGAAGAGCTTGAAGGCAGGTCTAATGTCAAGGCGGCAAAAGGTCATATATCTCGTTCGGTGCGGGATACTCGTGACATAAGCAGGGATAAACGTTCGTTTACTGATAAGATGTACGATGCCCCTATAATGAATGTGCTACACTCGGATGACGCTATACAAGAAACGCCGCACGGCGGTATGAGGAAGTACAACAGTTTGTTTTGGTCTGTTGGTCGTTTTATAGAAGACCTGTATGATGAGTCGATTCACATGTTTAAGCCATGTTTAGAAAGTTTTATCCGTGAATCCATACCACGACGTATGCATAATGGTAGGCAGGGTGATGATGCCTTATATGATGGTATAGAGGAGTTTTATACAAGAACTAAAAATAGTGATGTATATGAGGAATGGCATAAATTACGTGATGAATTGTTTGAAGATAGGTTTAAGGATAGGGCATCAGATGAAAAAATCAATGTTCTAAAACAAATATTATATAAAAGATATACGTTTAAATGGGCGTTTTGCGTTGGTATGACAGGCGATGCTACTAATAAATGGTTTAATATGCTGCAAACCAAATTGCAGTATGTATAGGGGTACCTTATGAAAAAATATTTCATTGAAGCGTTAAAAGCTATGGATTTGACTCCTCATCAAGTTAAAAGTTGTGCTGATTTGTACACTGCTTGTTTTGAAAGTGTACAGCCGTTATACGAGATGAAATCTATCATGCGGTCTGGAGATATGCCATCAAAAGATACACGCATGGGTAAATCCGATAAAAATGTCGAATTGGCACGGTACAAAGCTCAACATCCTGTTAAGGTGCGTTTCCATCGTACGCATTCAGATAATGTTGACTCTATACTGAATAATGGCATAACCATTCAAAATAAGAATTATGGGCGCAACACGGGCGATACTAACGAATATGACAATGTAGTATGGACTGCCCTTAATCCATACATGATTCCTGTATTAAGAGATTTCAATAAGAAAAAGCCCAGATTGATTCGTAAAGGGCGTGACTTTGGAAACTCTGATAATTTTAATGATGAATATGAAATTCCATATAACCCACCAGCACAGCATCGTGACAAGATTGATACATTGAAAATTACACTTGATAAAGATAAATACAATAAAATGGATAGGCGAAAACTTCCATCTGGAAGGAGAAGTGCGAGTAGCATGTTTAAGGTTAATGAGGGAGAACCGAGTATTTCGAGGGAAGGGGAATATCAGATTGATGTGTTTGGAGAAGATATTGGTAAAGAAAACTTATCTTTAATGCAAAAAGAAGACGAACATGTTCTTGAAGAAATTAGCAATTTTATACCATGGGTAGTATGGAAAAATAATACAAGTTATTCGACCACGTATAGTGAGGCGCAACATTTTTTGCCAAAGTATCTGGTGAATACAATAGACAGCTTAATTCGTTCTCTTCATATTAATAAGTATATGGCCTTTAATGAAGTTCCTATTGACAAATTTAAATGGGTAATGGATGAAACAGCAAAGTGTATTGCAAATCAAAGTTGTAGAATAAGCAGTGAGAAATATGATGCGGCGAAGAATGACGGACGTTTGCATACTCCTAAGGAATTGATTGCTGCGGCTTATATACCGCCAAAATCCAATAGGCCTTGGATGCAAAAGGATAGCACAAAGTTTAAAGGACAAGAAGGGCATATATCCCGTGCTATTAAAGATACTCGTGATGTAAACAAGAAATATAAGGATGATATGCTAAGGCACTTGTTGGACGTAAATGCGATGACCAACAGATATCAAGTCCCGGACTTACTTACCGTTATAAATAACATTAATGCATTCCTTGAAGTTGATGCTGAGAAGTTGTTCGACTTAATTCCAGAGAAGGTTGATGATACATACATTGAACTATCTCATAGAGTGGGATTGGATTATAAATCAATGATGAGGAATACAGCGGATAATAACAAACGGTATATGAAGGCTGTGAAGGATTGTTATGTGAATGCTAAAAATAGTGACTTGTCTGATAAATGGGATAAGGCATATAACGAAATGACCCAAGGCCTATTTGCTGGTTGGACAAATGTCACTGATGAAAAACGAAATGCTATCAAAAAACTATTAGATAAAAAATATACGTTTAAATGGGCGTTTTGCACTGCCTTGGCTAAAGCAAAGACATTCACTATGGATGACCTGAGAGCTATACTGAGTGATGTATAGGAGTTGAATTATAAAGTTCCATGGATTAACCCATGGAACTTTCCTTTATACCTTGCCCGTTATCAATAGAATTGTTATGACGACGATTGCGAAAGTTATCGTTGGCCAAATCATGTAGTTTCGACTGACGACGTTCCGTCGCCAAGGTCCTTGTCCACAGACTTCCAGTCCTTCTCGACAAATTCGGGGTCGTCGCCATCCTCGGGAAAAGTTGCGTCGTGAAGGTCGTCGATTGCCGCTTCCATTGCAGGCGGCAAGTTCAGCTTCTTGATTTCTGCTTCGAACAGGTGTTTCTTCAATGACATAGTGTTCTCTCCTAGGATATCGCACCGAGACGCTTGGCCTCTTCGATGTCCCTCTTGTTCATGATGTAATATCCGTTGCGGTTCTCTTCAGTGTTTGGCTTCAACGCCCCGAACCTGTATCGGTATGCGTCGATGTCGTGCGGGGCAGCGGTTCCCGTAACTTCAAGCTCGTGCATCGGGACGAACTGTTCGGCAAACTGGTTCATATCTGATTCGTTCTTGAATCGGATTACATCAACCTTGGCGCTGTTGTTTTTGTCCTTGATGAACATGAGCCTTGATTCGCTGAGTTCGTCGTATTCCTTCTTGTTCCGCATGAGGTCGTCAGCGTGGCGGGCCTTCATGCTGGAATCGTTGGTGGCGGTCACGTTGTACTTTCCGCCGGACATCCTGTTGATTTCGTTCATCTTGTTGGTGAACGATGTTCCATGCATGTTCGCACCCCACTGGGCCTTCGGAATGGTGACGTACTGCCAGATGTGAATCATCTCATGGAGCAGGACTTCCTCGGCTTCCGTCTCGGTAATGTCGTTGAAGTAGCTCGATAGACGTATTTTGAGCTTGCTGACGAAGTTATCACCTACGGGAATGCTTCCGGGTGACGGCTGGTTGCTGACAATGCATGATGCGTCGCCGACAGCGTTTTGCGTGCCAGACATCTCGAACTTGATGTCCTTCGGGAGCTTGCCTCCGAAGAAACGAGAGTTGAACTCGTTGTACTTGCGCTTGGCCCACTCGCTTGAAATCCGAAGGTTGGTGTCAAGCTTGTCTATTCGCTCAAAAAGAGATTTCATTGATGTTCCTTGCAAACTTAATAACAGTTTATAATATGCGGTGTAATAAACGTCTTTCCTGACGTTATAAACTAGAGATATGCAAGCAATCATGCAAACAAATCAGATAATCGACCAGAACGCACCTAAGTTGCTCATCAACTATGACGTTGCTGAGATGATACAGCGTGCGGTGGATGTTCTTAAACGCTTCGGCAAGAACGTAGAGGAAGTTGAACTGCTTGGTCATAAGAAGATGCATGGAATATCATATCAGGATTCCGTAGTCACCATCTTGGCCGACAGGATGAAACGCCATTTTGCGGTGTACCGTAACCGTACGGGAACTCTTGTTGCCGGGATTGCAAACGGTATCGTCAACTCCTATCATTGGGAAATCGTATTTATTGACGAACACTTGAAACAGTTGCTTGAACCGAAGGACAATAAACTATAATTGAATTTAGGTGGACGATTATGACGGACAACTACGCAATTTTCATGGAAGCTATATCTCAGCTGGGACTTACCCCGGCTCAGTTGGAAGCTACCAGCAATCTGTATAAGATTACCATGAACAGGCCGAAGATTAACGGTGAGAACATTGGTGACATCATCAACGAAGTCAACGAGAGGATGGATGCGTACGCATATTTCCTACAACTTCAACACCCTACTGATGAAGAATTACACGATGAGCTTAACAAGAAGTGGATGGAAGTGAGAGACCACTATAAGCTAAGGGAGCCTGAGAACGACTGGTATAAGGTGGACCTGAGCAAACTAACGTGGATTCCGAGAATCAAGAACTTCGCAGCGGATTCTACATATAGTGACGAAGAAAAGAGATACGATGCCGATGCACAGGCGAAGGCATGGCTCAATATGATGTTTGATAAGAGCAGGAAGGATAGAACTGACTTCCGCCGATATCTCCAATGGGAAAGAGACTGCTTGAAGCATAAGTTCCTGACCCGTGGTTCAGGTATCGCTGCTTACAAGAACGACCCCGTAATAAATGATGCCTTGGCACATGGTGGAACGGCTGACCTTATCGGACAGTATTGCTTGGATAAGGCGCTCATGCACCCGCTTAATGCAGGTATGTCAGCCGCAGACAATGAAGCTACCAAGAGAAAGTATGCCGACCTATCCAACAGGATGGCGTATATTGCAGACGTAAAGTTCAATGGTCGTGTTCCGTCAATGTATCTTGACAATAGTGACAAGGTGTGGTTCGGTTGGCACAATATGCCGGGTGGACAAAGGGCGTTTACCAAGAAGCGTTTTGGACGAGATTCCGACCTGTTCTCGAAGGCACCGCCTAAGGAAAATGACTTGCTTTGACTTGATGCCTAGTGTAAAGTGTCATTGACAAATCGGCCTTCATATCCTATATTTGTGGTATGAAGGCCTTTATTTTCTCGGATTTTCACTACGACTACTACAAGAAGGAGATGTCGATGGATACTTTCGTATCCAGTTTCCTTCCTGCGGATATACTGATTATCCCTGGGGATATGGCAAGCAAGTTTAATGCCGCCCGTGAAATTCTTGTTCGGTTATGTGACATGTATAGCCATGTCCTTTTCTGTATGGGAAACCATGACATGAGCGTACATCTCGACAACGGCAAGTTCAGGAATACGGAAGCCAAGATTGAATGTTTCCATAAGCTGGCAGACTCCATAGACAACCTTCACATGCTGGATGGGAATGTGGAAAATGTCGGCGGTGTCAATATCGGTGGCTGCATTGGGATATGGGATTACACCTTCCTGAAATACCTCGACATACCGCATTCCAGGAAGGAAGTGGACAGCAACTGGGTGTCGAAGACCTATGACGGCAAGTATTGGAACTACATGGACAACGATATAGTTCGGATTCGTGAGAGGTTGAACCAGCAGTGCAGGTCCGTCCTCGCACAGAAGCCCGATGTCATGGTCACCCACTTCGCTCCTATCAATTTCCGTGTCCCGGACGAGCATGACAAGTTCAACTCGGTCTACTACTATTTCTCTCCTGAATATATCGGCATGCTGAAACCAGACGCCATCTGGTGTGCTGGCCATACCCATACAGCATATCAGGTCGGCCACCTCTATATCAACCCGATGGGATACCCCAGTGAGAAACCCTATGATTACAATTCTCTAAAAAAGGAAGATTTCGTGATAGACTTGGTTCCAAATAATTTATTTTAGTGTATTCAAACAGGAGACTCCAAATGCAAGAAGTGAACAATGCGACGGACAGTGTTAGAAACCATAATGTAGGAAAATCGGACTACGCAAAGCATAAAATCCAGCCGTGGGACGTGTGGATTGAGTTCCAGTTGAACCCGTTCGATGCAGACCTCGTCAAGAGGACGCTCCGCACGAAGGCCGAAGGTGGCATGACCAAGTCGGAAGCTAGGAAGCTTGACTACGAGAAAATCATCCATATCTCCTCCGAGAGGGTTCGCCAGATAGAGACTGGTGTAACGTGGCCGACATCATCTTCCCTGCCGAGCGAATCCCGAGTCGATGAAATCATCGAGGAATACAAGCTCTCACCGATTGATGCAAGCATTCTTAAAGCCCTCCTCATTAAGAAACCCGACGGAAAGGAACGCATTAAGCAGTATGGTCTAGTCATGTACCAAGCCAAGAAAGGCATCGAATCGTTGGCCCGGTTGATTGCCGAAGAGAAAAAACAGGCGGAAAATGATGCCAAAAAGCAGGATAAAAGCAAATTTCTCATAGAAAAGGCAGAAAAAACTGCAAAAGAGGCACTCAAAAAAATTTCGGACGGAATGTCAACATATAAACAATTATCAAAGTCAATGGAATCGCTGCTGCAAGAGATTGATTCTAAAGACCAGATTGACATGTTCAACAATTAACCGAGAGGGAGACATTATGAGCGTATACGAAGACATGAATGTCATCAACCTGTCCGTACTGGATGAGGCTGCCCTGCTCGAATTTTATTCAAATAATTTGAACAGGCATTTCTGGTTCCAGCGTGCAGACATTGGCCTTGAATTGAAGTATTGTACGATATTGGAACAGACAGGGCATCTTTGGTGGAAGAAGTTTAATCGAACAGCGAAGCTGGCGAACTTCACACCACCAGAGGGAGATGAATACAACGTGTGCTCCGATATCGCCAAACAGTTTGGACATCTTATCGAAGAACACTTGCCAAGCGGTTACGAAATCACCATAATGGCAACGTTGAAATTCATCAGACTCGATAACCCCGTAACGGGTACCTATCGACAACCAGTCTATGACTACAACGTAATCAACGTGGTGGACAAGGACAGTAACCGACAGCTATCAATGGAAGAGATTATTGATATCTGCGGCAAGACCAAGCTAAGGGCGCCCGACTTCGAGGTCGGAGAATATATGTTCCTGAGTCTTGGCGAGATGTTCAAATCCTTTGAGTCGTTCAAAAAGTACGTTCGAGATTGTGATAAAGACAGTTACGAACTAATAGCTTTCAGAGCGACGGAAGAAATTCGATAAAAAATTTAAAAAAAATATCGAATTCCCCCTTGACAAAGCTTTTGAATATTTCTATAATTGACGACGTAAACGGGAACAGTCAAGGTTTCGAACTTACTTTCCTGCGTCAGATTGGACCGTGAGTCCTTTCAGAAGATTGACATTTCGGCTTTGCAAAAGTTGCTAGGTTGATAACCTTACTCACACATGATAGTCTTGGCAATGGACTGTGTTGGGTGATTTAAACAATCATGACGTTGAGAACGGTGTACCCGTAGGTGAGGGAACCGTCAGCAGCAATGTTGAAAACGCCTTGTTCGATACAGGTCGGAAGGCATCGTTCTTGCGTTCTCTTTTTCGGGGGTCTTCATATGGAGGTCTCCGAATAAGGGAACGACAGCGTTTCCTAGCGGTGAGTAACCGCTATGCCGTTCAACGGTGGTGCCGGAAGCACCTTAAAAACTTGCGGGGTGTAGCTCAGTCTGGTAGAGCGCCTGCTTTGGGAGCAGGATGTCGTCAGTTCGAATCTGGCTACCCCGACTATTGTCCTTCCAGTTTGTGTTGGATGGACGAGAACCATCGGTATATACTTCGGTATATGCTTTATGGTAAAGTGGCTTTCTGACGGTTTGCAAACTCTATGTCTGGCGACGGCCAGTTCGTTGGGGTTTGGTGCCACAACCGACAACAAATCCGTCTAAAATGGTAAAAGGTAATCGGTAATTGGTCCTATTTCCTCCATTCGGTGTTTACCCATCGTTACAGGCGGTAGGTTCGTTAGCTTTGAGTAAAGCTTTCTGCGTCCAATCCTGACGCACCCATGACAACATGTGAAAGGGGTGGTGCCCAGGGATATTATTGACATGTAGCTCAGTAGGTAGAGTCGGCGACTGTTAATCGTCTGGTCACTGGTTCGAGTCCAGTCATGTCAGCTAAATTTAAAAGGATGTTGACACAGGTTATGGCATAGTTCCCAGGTGGTAGTTAACTACCGCATATACATCCGCTGAAACGAAATTCGCAGGCTAGTACGGAGTGCGCAGGAAGTCTGGCCGGGACGGTAGGGACGGTAAAGCAAAACGACGCCCCAAGTTTAGAATGGACCTCTGGGTAGCTCCCAGAAACATCCGCAGGTGAAAAGCGGCCCCTAATAGGTTGTGATAATCGTGATGGTAGCTCCATTGTGGGAACCCAACCGAAAAGGGCCGCCTATTAGCCTGAGCATTTTAGCTTTGTAATCAGGAGACACACTCGCTTCGGGAGCGGGAGAAGTTAATATCGGTGTAGGCCGATATGATGGTGGAATTGGTGAAGTTGTTTTATCGCCTGTGTAGCTCAGTTGGTAGAGCAGTTGCTTTGTAAGCATCTGGTCGGGAGTTCGAGCCTCTCCACAGGCTTATTCACGTTTAGCTTAACTGGAAGAGTTGCCTGTCTGCAGCGGGAAACAAAGGTTCGATTCCTTTAACGTGAGCTATTTATTGCCGTTTCGCCAAGCTGGTAAGGCACAGGACTCTGACTCCTGTATTCGGGCGTTCGAACCGCTCAACGGCAACTATGAAGAAATTTGCGGGGTGGAGCAGTTGGTAGCTTGTTGGGCTCATAACCCAAAGGTCGCAGTGTTCGAGTCCTGCCCCCGCTACTAACTCGATTGGCCAAGGGTCTCAATGTTCCCGCTGGCGATGGCTCAGTCCATGTGGAAGGTTGGACTCCTTCGTGATTCTTGGTCAATCATTTTGCCAGCTAACCCAAACCCGGTGATTGGGCCGGACTGAAAATCCGAGTAGTCTGGTTCGACTCCAGAAGCTGGCACGAAAGTATTAAACAATAGGTGAAACAAAGTAGGTGCCCACGGGGTGGGATTTTGGTGGTTATAAACCACCCACCTATTGTTTTTATCCGCAGCTATAGCAACTGGTTAGATAGCCACTCTGATAAGGTGGAGGTTCCTGGTTCGAGTCCAGGGTTGCGGACTATATTTTTGGCGCTATCGAATAACTGGCCTAGTTCATCGCCCTTTCAAGGCGGCAATACGGGTTCGAGTCCCGTTGGCGCTACTACATTCCGTTGTAGCTCAGTTGGTAGAGCAGCTCATTCGTAATGAGCTGGTCGGGAGTTCGAGTCTCTCCATCGGAGCTAATTAAATTATAGGTGTAATATGGTTCACTCAGTAGCCATAAGTAGTCACCTAAAGCTCAGGTCGTAAGTTCGAGTCTTACTGTCGGAGTTAGAAAACATCTGGCTAAATGTCCGTCATTGAGGGCCAGACCCGTTTCGTTCGGATATCGATGGACGGGAGGCGTGATGAAGCCTGCTATTAAATGGTAACGATAACCATCTTCGGTCTATGTAAGGGCTAGTAGGTGAGCCCGTTCGCAACATAGATGACAAACCGATGGCCTCGGCGACAAGCGGAAAGGATGCCGTAACCCCCGCAGCTCCTCGAATTCATCAAACTTTGTTTAAACACAAATGAGTAGAACCCGTGTTGCATCGTTCTTGATTTCATGCTAACGGGCTAACCCTGATGGGGAAAACTCAGGGATGAGGAATCTGTCTCTGCGAATTAGATGAATACCAGAATGATGGTCGCAGAGGTGTAGTATTGGCTCTACTAAAATATGCCACGTGAGACCATTTGAAATAAGAATGGGGGAGATAAACTTTGGGTTAACCACCAAGTGTGCTCCTTAATCCGTCCTTGAAATTAGGACGCCTGTAAGTTTGTGTTTAAATAAATTTCGGAATATAGCTCAGTCTGGTAGAGCGCTTGCTTCGGGAGCAAGAGGTCGTAGGTCCAAATCCTGCCATTCCGACTAAATATGGCGAGGTGGTAGAGCTGGCTTATTGCAGCGGTCTTGAAAACCGTCGGTGGCAGTGGCCCTGTCATCCGTGGGTTCGAATCCCACCCTCGCTTCTTTTACTGCGTCATTAGCTCAGTTGGTAGAGCGTCTCCTTGCCATGGAGAAGGTCGTCGGTTCGAGTCCGACATGACGCTTACTTTTATGGCATTATAGCTCAGTCGGAATTTAGAGCGTCTCGCTACGAACGAGAAGGTCGCAGGTTCGAGTCCTGCTAGTGTCACTAACATTGGATAGAACTCTGTTCAGCGGGCTGGTTGCCTGAAGGAACAACCTACATGCCAGCTACGACAGATATACGTGCCGACAAGATAGGCGTAAAAGCGAAACGGTTTGTTTTAGGTTATAAGCAGATTTCGCATCGGTACGGGGAAGCTGTCACGGTGATACTCCGCATATTCACCTATCCATTGTATTTTGGCTCTATCGAATAACTGGCCTAGTTCGTCGCCCTCTCAAGGCGGTAATACGGGTTCGAGTCCCGTTGGAGCTATATGTATGCAGCCATGCTGAAATTGGTAGCCAGGCCAGCCTGTCACGCTGGTGCCCTATGGGCGTGCGAGTTCAAGTCTCGCTGGTTGCGCTAAATTTACTTCCATAGCTCAGTTGGTTCAGAGCGCTTGCCTTACAAGCAAGGGGTCATAGGTTCGAATCCTATTGGGAGTACTACCCCCTCAGTGGTGTAACGGTAGCACAAGGGATTGTGATTCCCTTAGTTCGAGTTCGAGTCTCGACTGGCGGACTAACTATTCTATGATTTTGTTGTGCTTGCAAGGCGGGTCCCGTCAATTTGAGTCAATCATGCCGAGACGGGCATGGGATGGACGGGAAACGTGGCCCCTGCTCGGTGACAGGCTAAAACGCCGCCATTTAAAAGGCCATTAGCGTTCTTCTCGTAAAAGAGCTAATGACGGGTTGAAGCATGCGAGGTGCTTACGAACCCGAGGTGGCAAACGACTACAACTGGAGAAGTTTGAGGTTGCCCACGATGACGTACCTGCTATGAAAGACCGTAGACTGATAGTCCAAAAGCGTCATCACCGATGCGGTGTAGCTCAGTTGGTTTAGAGCAACGGAATCATAATCCGTGTGTCAACGGTTCAAGTCCGTTCTCCGCAACTACTTCGGGTTCTGGTGGAATTGGTAGACACGCATCGTTCAGGGCGATGTTCTGCGAGGAGTGTGGGTTCGAATCTCACGTACCCGACTAAAAAAAAGTTTGAAAATTTTGGTAGAAACCCTTGACAAACGATGTCTTAGTTTCTATCTTTCTGACCGTGGTTGACACGAGTTGTTAGCCCGCTGATTGAAATTTTGGCTTTGCAATTTATGGGGTATTAGCTCAGTTGGTAGAGCACCTGCTTTGCACGCAGGGGGTCAGGAGTTCGAATCTCCTATGCTCCAGTAACAATTTTATTTGGGTTGACTGCGAGGATGGTGGTTTCGCAACGGACTGTAAATCCGTTCCCTCTGGGTAAACATTGTAGGTTCGACTCCTATTCAACCCACTAAGTCAGTGTCGTTTGAAAGCGTTACTTAGAAACAGACTGCAAATCCGTTCGCCTATGGCAATGCGCTTTCGTCTTTTACCTGACTTTAATTTTTCTCCAGGGTAGCTCAGTTGGTTAGAGCACGTAAAAATACCTGTCCGTTTTTCTCCCGCAAGGGTGGCGTTTGGAACGGGTTACTTAGCCTGTTAAGCTCGTGGTCGTAGGTTCGAGTCCTGCCCCTGGTACTAGAAATTCATCCAGTGTCGATAGATAACCGATACATAGACCTTGTACACTCTTAATGTATAGTGCCTTGCGATGGGCACATCGGTTTCTGCATTTACCTGGATTTTTTTTGCCAGCGTAGCTCAGTTGGTTAGAGCACGTACAACACCTGTCCGCATTTTCTCCCGCAAGGGTGGCGTTTTGGAATGGGTTACTTAGCATTAGGAAGCTCGGGGTCGTAGGTTCGAGTCCTGCCGCTGGCGCTAAGATTAGTCGTATAAATGAACTCAATGTAGTAATGCTGAGTGCTTAATACGCTCTCCTCCAAGGGAGGGAAATGGTAGCTGTGAGACCGAGTTGTAGTAATACAACGTGCTGCTCATTGGTGCTATCCTAATCAAATTGTTTCTGGGCCTCTAGCTCAATAGGTCAGAGCAGCGGACTCATAACCCGAAGGTTTTCCGAGTTCAAGTCTCGGGGGGCCCACGAATCTTGCTTTCTTACCGTTTATTTACTGTGATGACATTGCAAATCAAACGGCCTCTAAAGTTGGAAGTAAAAAGGGCAGGAAGGATATGGCGTCGAAAACCGTATCTGGTAATGCGGGTGAACTTCACATAAGGATAATTCTATGCCTTGGCGAGTGTCAAATAGATAGCGTTTCGCACCGTCCCGAGATGAAGGTGGGGTGTCAGCGTCCCAAAGAGCTGATGGTGCAATAGATTGGTGCACAAATCTTAGCCTCCAGGTTTGGCGCACAACGGGCTTCGGTTCGTTCTGTGTCGTGGTTCGAATTCACGAAGGTTAACTAATTTTGCGGATGTAGCTCAACTGGTAGAGTTCCTGCCCTCCAAGCAGGTTGTTGTGGGTTCGAACCCCATTATCCGCTCTATGCGTTCGTAGCTCAGTTGGTAGAGCAACGGACTTTTAATCCGTGGGTCGTGAGTTCAAGTCTCGCCGAACGCACGAAGTTTCGCCTCATTAGCTCAGTTGGAAGAGCAGCTGACTCTTAATCAGCGGGTCCAAGGTTCGAACCCTTGATGGGGTACTATTACTGGGGTATCGTCAAGTTGGTAAGACATGGGATTTTGATTCCCATATTCGTTGGTTCGAGTCCAGCTACCCCAACTAAATAGGCACTGAAAGATGGTCATGTGTTGCAAGACACGTTATAAAAGCCAAAGGTTGCGGCGAAAGCCACATAACGGGTGCCGACAAGATTTTCCACAATCACTAAAAAATGACTGCCGTCTTCGCCACAATGCAGTTGGCGGTAGTTATGGATAGGACGCAGATAGTTCACCGTGACTGGCATGCTACTATCCGTGTGATTCCCGATGCATCATCCCGATTAGTTAAACCCAAATCGGTGAGGGCAGACTGCTCTCATTCAAGGTGTGGAAGCCAAGGGAAGAAGATGATGCACAAGTTCCTGTTCTTTCTAACAGGATATATTGCACGAAGGAATGTGGGTATTAAAGCCCATGTGTACCGACAAAGAATTGCAGCTGCCGTTCCGAATAGAGGCAGGTCCTTAATGAGGGCGGGTACAGCAATGTTGTTGCAAGAGGTGCATTAAGTCAAGATAACAGACGTCTTCGTTGTTACAATCAGGTACTGTTCCCTGCGGTGAATCCGAAAAACTGGCCATGTTAGTGTACATAAGCGTGGATGATTGTGTCTATATAAGGATACACGGCCTTCGCCATTCGGTTTGTTATAAAGAGAATGGCGATTTTTGCTCACGTACCCAAGCGGTCGAAGGGGGAGGTCTGCAACACCTCTAGGCTGAACGCCCACGTAAGTTCGACTCTTACCGTGCGCTCGAAATGTTAAACAGTAAAGGAGATGATATGAGTGCATCATTGAATGATGTTAATGCTGTAAAGGCAGCCGTTGCTGACAAGATGGCGAAGTTGCTTAAAACGGTCGATAGCAAAGATACGACCTTGCCTAAGAAGGATGTCCTTAATAGCGTATGCGACATCTTCCAGGGTGCCGCAGCTTCCGTTGGTGCCAAGTTGTGGCGAGTTTGGGACAGGTACAACACTGAAAAGGTTTACACTGTTACTGTCGAAATCTTTTTCGGCAATGACAAGGTATCGTTGGAATACACTGATGATACATTGAAGTAATCCGCTTGTGCTTGTAGCTCAGCTGGATAGAGCAACAGTTTCCTAAACTGTAGGTCGCCAGTTCGACTCTGGCCAAGCACATTATGGAGAGATGGCTGAATTGGTAAAAGCGGAGCTTTGCTAAAGCTTTGTCGGAAACGACACGCAGGTTCGAACCCTGTTCTCTCCTCTAAAATACCATAGTAGCTCAGTCTGGTAGAGCACGAGTATATGAAATCGCCTTTCGTCTTTTTTCCCTGAAAAGGTGACGTTTGAATGGCTTACTTCGATGAGGAACTTGTGGTCGTTGGTTCAAATCCAGCCTATGGTACTACAATTTTTATGCCGATGTTATTTCCCCGTCAATCTGTGTCACAGGTTGATAACTGGCAGGGGAAATGTTCCTCTTGCGCTTTTCTCGGGAAACCGCTGCGATAGTGAGAGTTACTTAGCTAAAAACTATTGAAAGTTCGAATCTTTCCATCGGCACTACATTTATGTCAGATTAGCTCAATAGGTAGAGCGCCAGCCCTCAATGTTCACGTTCGCTTTTTCCCAGTCCATATGGTCTGTGGCGTTGGATGTGCTACTTAGATAATCCAAGCAGGAAGTTGTCGGTTCGAGTCCGGCATCTGGCAATATTTTTTCAACATCAACAATTCCTAATCAACAAAGGAGATGATTATGGCGTCGATTAACAAGAGAAAGGTATCTACCCCGGTGTCTACTTACGAGGGTGGAAAGGCATCACACATTGGCTACGAGGAGAAGCTGCAGCGTACCGTGCTCAGCTGTCTTTTGAACGAGGATACGTTCTATGAGGACGGTCAGTCGGTCAAGGACCGCATCAAGGAGTACATGGGCAAGGTCAGCACCGAGTTCGCCATTGCAACATTGAACAAGGTAAAACACGAATATCACCTTCGTCATACCCCGTTGTTCATGCTGACTGTTCTTGCACAGCAAGGCAAGCTTACCAAGGAACTTGTCAATTCGACCGTAACCCGTGTTGATGACATCACCGAGTTGCTTGCAATGTTCCTTGCGGAAGGCAAGAAGACGTTGCCGAAGCAGTTGCAGAAGGGTCTCGCATTGGCATTCGCCAAGTTCGACGAGTACCAGTTCGGTAAGTACAAGGGCACGAAGAAGACGGTTTCCTTGAAGGATGCGGTCATGCTTTGCCACCCGAAGGCCCCGAACGACGAAACGAACGCTCTCTACAAGAAGATTGTGGACGACAGCCTTGCAACACCGCTTACCTGGGAAACTGAGTTGAGCGCAGGCAAGGATAAGAAGGAAGTCTTCGAGAACCTTCTTTCCCAGAACAGGCTCGGTGCGCTTGCCCTGTTGAGGAACCTCCGCAACATGGAGCAGGCAAAGGTGTCACAACGAGCAATCGTGGATGGCATCGAGAAGATGAATGTTCGTGGTGTCATGCCGTACAACTTCTATACGGCCAACAAGTACAGCGCTGGAACATACTCCAAGCAGCTTGAAGCAGCAATGCTTCAATCCGCCAGGGAAACGTTCGACAAGCTTGAAGGGAACACTCTCTTCATGGTTGACACGTCGGGTTCCATGAGTTGTCAGTTGTCCGGCAAGGGCGAAGTCACCCGTGCTCAGGCAGCAGCTTCCATCGCTGCTATCATGAACGAAGTGTGCGAGTTCACGAAGGTCTACACCTTTGACAATACTGCACATCTTTGCACGGAGAAGGGTTTCTCTCTTGCTGACCGTTGTGCTCGTTCTATGGGTGGTACTGACATCCAGAGAAGCACGAACGATGCTGTCAAGGCTAACAACAGACCGTTCGACCGATTGATTATCATTACGGACGAACAGTCTTCTGGTAGCTACTTCAGCAAGGAAGTACTCAGAATTCCGCACAAGTACATTGTGAACGTAGCAACGTACCAGAACGGAATTGAATACGGTAAGTTCATTCACATCAACGGATTCAGCGACGGTATCTTCAAGTACATTGCTGAGTACGAAAAGATGAATGGAAACACCGAAGAGTAGTTTCATTCGGGTGGCCGAAAGGCCATCCATTACAGGGCGTTCGACCAGTTGGTAGGTCTGCAGTCTCCAAAACTGTTAGTCGGTGGTTCGAGTCCATCACGTCCTGCTATAACTTTTTTTCGGATTGTGGTGGAACTGGTAGACACGCAAGATTTAGGCTCTTGTGCTGAAAGGTGTGTGGGTTCGAGTCCCACCTTTCCGATTACTTTTATTTCCATCTCGGTAGGTGGCGGAACTGGTAGGCGCATCAGCTTGAGGGGCTGGTGTCCGTAAGGACGTGGGGGTTCGAGTCCCCCCTTACCGACTAAATTCGGCAGGTGATGGAACTGGTATACGTGCTTGGTTCAAACCCAAGATTTTGTGGGTTCGAGTCCCACTCTGCCGACTAATGAACTTGCCCGAGTAGCTCAGTGGACTAGAGCGACGGTCTTCTAAACCGTTGGTGACAGGTTCGACCCCTGTCTCGGGTACTAATTGCAAAGCCGAAAGATAAAACATATGGGCCCGACTTTAATAGTCGGGCCTTTTTTGTTTGCTATAAAGCGTTCAGAAAGGATGATGGGTCGAGTATTTCCCTACCGCCTTATATTTCCTTCTGTATCGATGTTGGCGTATTTTTCATTCAATCGAACAACAGCGACTCCATTATCGAACCTACCTACCTCATCAAACCATTGGTCAGATAGAAGATTTCCTTTCGTGTCGATGAAGTTGTATTTTCCATTCAATTTAACACGGGCGAATCCACCACTGAACCACCCTACCACATCAAACCATTGGCCAGAGAGTAGATTTCCTTCTGTGCCGATGTAGTTGTATTTTCCATTCAATTGAACACGGGCGAATCCATTATCGAATGAGACAGCATCAAACCATTGGTCGGACACCAGATTTCCTTCTGTGTCGATGAAGTTGTATTTTCCATTCAATTTAACATGGGTGAATCCATTTTTGATAATACCTATCCTATCAAACCATTGGTCAGACAGTAGCTTTCCCGCTGTGTTGATTAAGTTCGTTTTTCCATTCAAGTAAACCTTAGCGAATCCATTAACGAAGTCCTCTACCTCCTCAAACCATTGGTCGGACACCAGATTTCCTTCTATGTCGATGTAGTTTTCTTTTTCATTCAATTGAACAAGGGCGAATCCATTCCTGAAGTCATCTATCCAATCAAACCATTGGTCAGACAAAAGTTTCCGCCCGTGCAGAATATTCATTTTGTCATTAATCTTAATACGCCCTTTACCATCAATATATTTACTCAGGTCAATACCATCATCGAGCATTTGCTGAACTTCGTCCAGGTAGATATATCCTCGTTTGATGACTTCTTCTCTGCTGTAAGGGGGGCAAATGTTAAATACGTATCCGCCAAGCAAATCGGATAATTGCTCCTTGTTCATGACGCCATCAGAACCACCGTTAGTATGATTCCAACGAGATGTTACTGCTCGCAAGTGCTTATCTGGCATTACTATAACGGAAACCAAACTAAGTCCATAGTCATCAAGCGGCGCATTAGGTCCAATTTCTCTCGGAACGGATTCGAAATTAGGAACATGACAGAAATATACTTTGTTTTCGTTATGCGAGCCTGTGTAGTTGTCCCACATTCTTTTATCATGAGTCAAACACCAGTGTTCGTTTGGCCCATAGTCAGTGTATTGACTATACTGTTGTGCTGTACTGAAATCTGGAATCCATTTGATTATGTAATCACTTTTATCGTAGGTCTTGGTTTTTAACTTTTCTTCGGTTTCGGCGTCGGCTTTATTTATTGATGCACCGAATCGGTCTTTAAGTTCATTGAACGTCATGCCGTTTAGGTTTGAGTCGTATTCGGTTTCATGAGCTATCGAAATTTCTTGTAGTATCTTTCCAAGGAGAGTAAGTTTTCTAGTATCCTCGTGGGCTTGCATGCCAAGTTCGCCGTAAGCAATTCTAGCGGCGCCTGGCTCGAACTTTATACTTGTTGTTCCGTCGTGGAAGAATGTAGCCCTCACATTATTTTCAAGATATTCGAGTACGGTCTGTGTATTGCCTCTTTCAGTCAATATCGGATTTTTTTCGTCGTCTTTTGCGATTTCATCGAAAAAAATGTTAAATGCGGGCAATGCATTACGTATGGCTCTTTTTGTCTTGTGCTTTGCTGTCGATGCCGCATCTTCAAACAAGGAATTAGCCAATGCACATACCGCTTCGTATTGCGGAAGTGTTAAATCTAGCTTGGAAGCGTAATGGTTAAAAAGTGGGTTCATTCTCATTCCTAATACGTATAACTCTAGTTTATATTGTCCCGACTGAAATCTAGGGCCTTTTTTGTTGACAGCCGAGAGTTATTTTACTATATTTTAGTCAAGGATACAAAGGGTATTCAATGACTTTTGAAGAACTGTATAACAAACTTACATACATCAGGTGGACAGGCGAGGTTAAACCCGATGCCGAAGTGTATCTGACGACTCATGAACATTTTGAGCCGCATCATGTGCCGTTGACGCAAGTTACCACCCAGTCAAGGGATAAGCTTGACCTCATGGGTGTTGGTGAAATGTAAATCTAACATAAAAAGGAAACTTCATGAAGAAAATCATCTTAGGTATTCTTGTTGCTGCTGGCATTTCTGCCGCATGCTCTGACCCGTATCACTACGTTTTGACTCTTAAAGTCAAGCAATCGACATTTACGCTCAGTATCAGTGAGCATATCAAGAACAGCATGAATGCAATCGAGTTTAACATCCCGGTTGAAAAGAGCTTTTGGGAAAGCCAGTCGGTCGGTTCCGAACTGTCGAACCGTTGGAAGCCGGGTTCTCTGCTTTTTAACGGCGATTTCTCTAAGTTGAAGGTCACTGTGACGAACAAGTCCACCGTCCGTCGCCCAGAATGCAGGTAATAGTATGCAGAACATTGAATTTATTGAACATCTTGCCCCTAAGCTGCCTACTGGTGGCTTGCAGACGGCTATTGATATGGTCGTTATGAACATCCTTGCCGAATCCGATTTCGCAAAATACGGAAACGATGAGGACGATGTCTACTACAAGTATTCCGTACTCCTGCGAGGTGCGGGTCTTCGCCCAGAGGTGTTTGCCGACGAGCTTAAAATGTCTGTCAGTGCCGCATCGGATATTGCGGTCACGGCGAACTCGAAGAAGGGCAAGGCGCTTGACCGTGAAGCCTTGCTGAGTGAAGTAATCGATTACATCGCTAAGGAATACTACAATGGCCGTGAAAAAGCGTCCGACGAAATTTACGACGCCCTTGTTCTCGAACTCCGCCAAATCAACCCGAAGAACCCGTTGGCTGCGGGCGGTTTGGCTGCCTCGGACGATACGGGGCGAAAGAAGTACCCGCATTACCTTGTAACTGGCACTCAGCAGAAGTTTGCCAACATGGAAGAATTTGAGAAGGAATGGTTCCCGCAGTATGGAAGCACGCACCGTCTCATGCTGAACGGCAAGTGCGATGGAGCTGGAAGTGAAGTAATGTATCAGGATGGCCAGGTAGTTCAGGCGATTTCCCGTGGCGATGGTTTCCAGGGTGAGGACATCACGCAGTCTGCCTTGAAATGGAAGGGTCTTGTCCATAGCATTCCGAACTTCACTGGTTCAATCCGTGGCGAGTTCATGTTGAAGGAAAGCATGTTCCTCGAAAAGTATTCCCAGACGAAGAAGACGGCCCGTAACGCAAGTGCTGGCCTCTCCAAGCGTCTTGATGGTTCTGGTTCGGAAGATATGTCCTTCGTTGCATACGATGTTCTTAACAGGGCTCCGACCCAGTTCAAGACCGAGCTGGAAAAGATGCAGTGGCTCGAATCCTGCGGATTTGAAGTCCCGATGTACGAGCTGGTCGATACCCTCGAACAGGTAAATGCGTTCCGTGAAAAGGTGTATGCAAGCCGCAAGAAGACTATCGACTATGGTTGCGACGGCATTGTCGTCAAGATTAACGACATCGACTATGACGACCTCCGTAGAAAGACCCCGATGACTCAGTGTGCTGTGAAGTTCGAGCTGGAAACGGCGATTACAACTCTAATTGGAATAGAATGGAGCTGCAAGGGTCGTTATCTCTCCCCTGTTGCCATCTTGGTTCCGACCGAGCTTGACGGGGTGACTGTCGAACGAGCTTCCCTCTCGAACTTGAACAAGATGATGCAGATGGGTATTCAGATTGGTTGCAAGGTGGAAATCTCCCGTCACGGCGAAGTGATTCCGCAGGTCGATAAGGTTGTAAATTAAATTTTACATTAAAGGTGTTGCCGGGAAACATTTAATTAGGTATATTTTAGGTGTAAACAAAGAGGTAACATCATGAAAAAACTACTCGCTATCATTTTGTTGTTCGCTTGCGCTTCCTTTGCTGAGGTTGTCGAGGATGTGCATGGAGGAACGGGGTTCTTTGTAAACAGCAAGTACATTGTGACTGCATATCATGTAGTGTCGAATTATAGACATGCATGCTATTATGACATGAAGAATGATACTTGCTACCAGGTCCGTATAGTGGATTACGACTCGCTGTCTGATATTGCCTTGTTAAAGTTGAAAGAGACTCCTACCTCATTGCCTATGGTATGCCGCTTAGCCCATACGGAACTGCCTATCGGGGAGAAGCTAACTGCGTATGGTTATCCTCAGCCGTTTATCGAGCATAATCCGACTATTATACCGATGGATATACGCTTGTTGTACAACTATGAAGGCGAACCTAGTTTTTATCGCATGAATGGACTACTGCAGGTTGGAATGTCCGGCGGGCCCAATTTTACCAGGGATGGAAGGGTTGGTGGCGTAAGCAGGTCGGTATCGACGGTAGAACGCAATACGAGCAACTTGGTTAAGTCTACGGAGGTTATTCGTATGCTTGAAAGAAACGGTGTGACGGAATATCCGAACACCAAAAATGTTAAAAAATGTGTCATCAGTATCTTGAACTCGCTGGATGAGTTCAAGTCAGCTAAACTTGCATGGGAGTTATAATGGTTCCAGAAAAGTACAAAGAATATGTGGCATCTAACATTGCGTTCCCTAAGGAATGTCCTGTATGCCACGGAGAGTTGAATGTAATGGACAACGGGATGGTTTGCTGCGTGAACCCGTCGTGCCCGCAGAAGATTGTCCACAAGTTTGCCAACTTCTTCGACGTGTTGGAAATAGACGGTGCAGGCGAAAGTTGTGTTACCGCCCTTGTCAACGAAGTGGGAATGAAAAAGATTCCTGAGCTGATTTCCGATGCTGTGTCTGGCGGAAACGACATTTCGCTTGCCATGAAGAGCCAGGTAAACGGGGCTAAGTTGCGAAACAATATGCTTGCTGCGTTAAGCAAGCCGATTTCAATGAGCAAGTTCCTGTCTATGTTTGACTTTGATGGTTTCTCCGAAGCAAAGCTGTCTGGATTGGAAACGCTTGAATTGTTCGGCGGATGGTATGAAAATCCGCTTTCGACAATGGCTACATTCAGCTCGTATACCCCGGAAAGACTCTCCACGCTAGCAATCAATGGGTTTAGCGCATATGATGTCAAAATGAATCTGTTTACCCAGATGTTCGCTGCTCTCGATGAAATCGTCGGGGTTCTTGAATTGGGCAAATTCACTTTCAAGAAACCTGTAGAAATGGATGCGCTCGGCGGAATGTCGTTCTGCTTCACGGGAGCTATGGAATACAACCGTGACGACCTTGAACGCACTGTGAAGACATTTGGTGGACAGGTAAAGGGAAGCGTAAGCGCAAAGCTGGACTATCTCGTACAGGCTGACGAAAACTCTACCTCCACGAAGTCCAAGAAGGCAAAACAGCTCGGCGTTAAGATTATTACGCCAGAAAAGTTCTTTGCCCTCTTGAAAGAAAAGGGTGTAAATACTATATTGTAATCGGAGGTTCGTATGAACGATGAAGAGCTTGAAGATTTGAGCGTTGATGTCAAGGAATGGTTTCAGGACCAACTTGAAATTGACTGCGATTGCATGAAAGTAGAAAGCGAAATGGACCAGGATGCAGGCAATGTTGTCGTCATCACTGTGGCATACCATTCTAAGGACTGGGCTGTGGCGAACCCGGATGGGGCTAAGTTCGAGACAGAAACTTCGCTTGACTCGTATTTGAAAGAGAGGATTGCATCTGACCTTGAAGATACGCTTTCTCACTACGATGTGGAATATTCCAATGTGGATGTATCTGTGTCTTCGATGTTTGACTTTACTGCTACAATCGAGGGCAAGTATGCACCGACGGAAGAGTCTGACGAAACGGATTCGTCTGACCTGTTTTAATCAAAAAAGGAATCAAAAAATGAGTGAATTGAATATCAAAATCAAGTACCTTGACGACAGCATCGCCCGCCTGACCTATGTTGCAGGCAAGTCTGACTGGATTGACTTGGCAGCAGCCGAAACTGTTACGTTGAAGAAGGGTGAATTTAAGCTTATCCATCTTGGCGTTGCTATGCAGTTGCCGCAGGGTTACGAAGCGCATCTCGCACCTCGTAGCTCCACATACAAGAACTTCAAGGTTCTCCAGACCAACAGTGTCGGTGTGGTCGACTGTTCTTACTGCGGTCCGAATGACTGGTGGAAACTTCCTGTTTATGCAACGGAAGATACCACAATCGAAAAGGGTAGCCGCATTGCACAGTTCCGTGTGATTGAAAACCAGCCGAAGCTCAACTTCATTGAATCTGAACTTACGGGTGAAAACCGTGGCGGCTTTGGAAGCACGGGCAAAAAATAACCTGTAAAATTCATTGTATAAACAAATAGATGAGTGTCAGCGATTGCGTCGCCATCATATAGGCATGGGACCGTTGCTGGCACTTATCTATTTTGCCTATCTGCAAGTGTAGAAAAGGTTCCTGGGGTCGTCAGCATAAGGCTGGCGGCCCTTGTTTTGTATGCCGTCCTGGAATAAGTATAAACCCTTATTAGACATACAGGAACTCTTCTCATGAAAGAGCTAATCAGAAGGCTGACATCCATGGGCCTCACAGTAACCAAGGATGGGATGATAATCTATGACAATATCACATTTGGTAAACTGGATTCAAGCGGAAAGCCCGCAATACGTTGCTACCCATTCATTTGCTGGGATGATGAGAGAGATAAGGAATGGCTCGATTCGAGCGAAAGCATAAGCGTGGAGGACGAGTTCTACGAGTATTACGAACAACTTTGCACCGACTACCACTGCCTGTTCAACTTCAACAAGATGGGCGGTGTATCCCTGTGTGGAAGCGTCTCGAAGCACGACGTGAACGTCGTCGATTTCGTTCGTGACGTGCTGCAAATTTATAAGGAAATTGTACGAGATTTGAGGGAAAAAGCTATTCAAAACTTTTAGTTTGAAGGGGCCCGAAACTATAAACTAAGGGTATGGTTACATGCCCGAGGATAGGTTTATGGCAGACATGTGGATAGCGGCTTTGAAGACGAATAGTCCAGCGTTGCTGATATTCACGTTGGTGGCTCTTGGATTGTATTATCTGATAAAAAGGATAGAGACGCAAAGGAAGGATACAGGGGTTAAACGCAACGAACAATTTAGTAATGTGGACAAGAAGTTCCTCGAAATGGAACTTGAATACCAGAAGAAGGAAGCTGCTTATCGGGAGAAGATGCTTCTCCTCGAACACAAGATTGAGCTTATCCAGAAGGATGTCGATGGTGTAAAGGACCGTTTGAAGACGGTCGATGTTAAGCTTGAGCAGATTACGGTCGCACTGAATTCGATTAACGAGACCCTATCTGGAATTAAATCTACTTTGGCAAGTATCGAAAAACGAATAGAAAAGGTAGAAGAAGCCAAACAGAATTAAGCGTGAGGTAATGTGATATGAGCTGCGGATGCAACAACGGCGTACCTAACGATATTTATGACAGGATGCCATACATGAGGCAGACCCCAGCGTTCCATCATTGCTGTCCGCCTCCTCCACCACTTTTCATGCCGTTCCAGCCACCTCCATGGTTTGGACCGTGCTTTCCGCCTCCACCGAGACAGGCAGGCCCTTGGGAATACACCCCGTCGAGAATGTACCCGGCACCGCCTCCGTGTGGAAGTTTCGGGTTGCCGCATGTTCAGGAACCGTACCCGCATTTCTGGGCTAACTACTGGGGCCACCCGTGGCACCAGCATTGGCATCCGCATCCGACATTCCGTTACCAGTGCATGCCTCAGCAGGCGCCAGTCTGCGGATGTATGGGCCCGATGCGCCCGGTTGCTCCCGTGTTCCATCATGACTGCGGTTGCCATCCTAAGCCAATCTGGCCTAATCCGATTGGCCCGATGCCGCCTATACCGCCTCGGCCTCTTCCCCCGCCTCCTCCAGACAAGCCGGAGATAGCGCTTCACCCGAAGCGTATCGTCGCTGCTGTCCCTACGGAAAACCACGAGGCGGCCATCGTGCAGTACAGCGACGGTCAATTCGACGTTATTGCTAACGGATATGTCCCAATAGGCGGCGGAAGGAACAACGGCCCTAAGTGCGGCCATATACACGATATCCGTGGAAACATATCTGATTCGGAAGGTCTTGACACGGTTAACTTCCAGTTTAACACTTCTGATGCTGGTTCCAGCTTCTAGGGGAAACCAAATGAGTAGGCATTCATTATTCGTCAACACAATACAGTCGCTAGGACTGGATTCAGCCGTGTTCGAGTGCATTGCTGGCCTACACAAGGCGTGCTTTGAACAGGTTGCTTTCGACGTAAACGCAAAGCCTAACCCGGAGTCTCCTATTCCCTGGCGTCATACGGGCCAGATAAACCGCCTTCCTAGCCTTATGGGCAAGAAGGAAGTTGGATACGGCAACTTCGACTCAGAGTGGTTCCCAGAAAGCAAAATCGCTTCGGGTGACCCCACGGTCAAGAACTTGATTGCGTCATCGAAGGAAAGCCAGATGGGATATCGTGTGGGAACTTGGGGCGGACCCGGACGTACAGTCCTCGGAAAGAGTTCGGCGCTGTCAAACGAAAACATCTGTGCCGACACGAGTTCAAGTCAAACCTAAATGAAAAAGCAATCGGAAATCCGATTGCTTTTGTTTTATCCAATGTAAATTAGATTATCGGTTTACGTTTTCCATCATCTTGCAGAGGGATTCGAACTGAGGCTTCGGGAGGTCCTTGTACTTGCGGAGGAGCGATGCACAACGGTTTTTGTATTCGTCCGTGTACTTTCCCATGCCCTTCATCTTGTCCACCATGTCCCTGAACTTCTGGAGTGCCTCGTCGGCGTTCTCGTCCCAGTCGTCGCAGACGAACTTAGTGTTGACTGGGATATCAAGCTCGTCATAGCCCACCGTATTGTTGTTCACGGCCTTCACCTTTTCAACCTTCACCTTGGTTACTGGCTGTATGTCCTTGACTTTCAGGAATTCTGGGTTGTTCTTTATTTTCGGAAACTTTTTGTCGTCGGTAGTGGGGTCAGCGACTGCGTTGATGATGTTTCTTGTTTGTCTAGGCTTTGCTATCTTTGCAACATTGTTGTTGAACATGTTCTTGACTTGATTTGCCTTCTTGTCCCACGAAGCTTCGTCTGAATTGCCATTGCGGATTTTGGTGAGTTCTTCTTTGACAGTTTCTTTTGTAGCCTCGGGCATATCGACTTCGGTGACAACGCCGTTCTTCTTCATGACCTCAGCTGCACCAGACACCTTTGGTTTAAGGGCGGTGTCCTTGCTGGGTTTCACTTCCTTGAAATCCTTCTTTTCTTCGGTTTCAACGAACGATGCGCTGGCTGGATTGTCGTCATCCTTCCCACCAGTAAACTTCTTTGCTTCCGCTGTCTCTTTCAGTTCGACGGGCCTCATGAGGCTCGTATAACTGCCGCAAGGGTCGTCTTCTGGGAGGTCTGCTACCAGGTCGAACATATTTTTGTAATCTTCAATGAAATCCATAATATACCATTGTGATATTCACCAATAGTTTATAACCTTTTTTGCATATTGGGTGAATGTTTCGATGATATAAACTATATGCAGAATTACACTTGAAGGATACAACAATGTCCAATGTAGATATGTTTAATTATTATGCGTCCCAACTGAATTTGAGCAAACCTCAGCTGGAAGCGGTTACGAATTGTTTCAAGGCTTGCCTTGAAGCTGACGAAGGAGAACCTGTCGGTAACGAACAGCCTGAGCAAACTGCTCCATCGCAAGATAGGACGCAGAACGCATCTTTCCAGGATAACAACATGTTCGCAGAACAGAGCATGAAGGACCTCATGAAGACGGATGATAAGATGCTTCAAAAGATGATGAACACAAAGAACAGTGCAGGCAAAGCGACTCGTGGCGATTTAAAAGCGATGACCGATGCCGGAAAGTCTGTCGCTGGTGGTAATTACCACAATGTTGTTTACAATGAAGAGCAGAGGGGGCGCATCCAGCGTTGGCAGACGTTCCTGAACAAGCAGCTTGGCGCAAATCTTGATGTGGATGGCAAGTGGGGCCCGAAAACCGCTGCAGCATATCAACAGTACCTGGCAAGCAAGAAACAGGCTTAACCAAGAAATTATCCATATATAAAAGCCCCTCAATGCGAGGGGCTTTTTGAGTTACTTCACGGTAACGTAGCTTCGCACTTGGTATGTGCATTTTGATACATCGGTCGTTGACGGCCTGTTTTGGTTCAAGATGTATCTTGATAATAGCATTCCGTCATAGAAGAATGACTTGCCTTGGTTGTTCGTGCCGTTTCGGAAACCCAATCCGATTACCTTTCCGTGACTAGATATTGCGGAACCGCTGAACCCACCTGGCAATCGGGTGTCAATCGCACGGGCGACATACTCCGGGAAATTCGTGTCGGTAATAACCTTCGCAGGGAACGCATTTGGCTGAACTTTTGGATTTGTTTCGAGATATCCAGTTACGGTGACGGGCTCACCTGTTCGAATTGCTCGGTCTTCGATTTTGCACGAGTTGAGCCATACCTTGTTGTCAACTTGGATAATAGCCAAATTGACATATTCATTCTTTGTACTATCGAGCAGGGTGTCTGCCGAATGTTCTACTCTGGCGATAATTGGCTCGTCGTTTACCATAACGACGATGGAATCCAGTTTCTTTGTATGGCGAGCAATATCGCCTGTGGTGACGATGTAGTGTTCGTTGAATGCAATGCCTGTTCCGTATAGTTTTGTGATGTTATGCTTTTCTTGGTTAGCGAACAGGGCGGTCGCCAAGATGCAGATGATGAGGATGATTGTTTTTTTCATGGTTATACTCCTTTTGGTTTACGATACTAATATACATAATTAAAACATGATTGTCAAGAGGGTTTTGAAAAAAAGTACAAAAAATGTAAAAAGTTAAAAAATGTATTTTACTGATAGATTGAAACTAATTAGATTAACATGAGTACATTGAGCGTTTGCATCATTGCTAAGAATGAATCCGAGGTTATAGGAAGGTGTCTTGAATGTGTAAAGTCGTTCGCTGACGAGATTGTCGTTGTTGATACGGGTTCGACCGACAACACAAAGGAAATCGCATCCAAGTATACTGACAAGGTATTCGACTTCAAGTGGATAAATGATTTTTCCGCAGCAAGGAATTTTAGTTTCGACAAAGCTACACAGGACTATGTGATGTGGCTGGATTGTGACGATGTCATTGACGAGGCTAACCAGAGAGCTATCAATGAGTATAAACATACCTTGTCCTCATTTGTGTGCGACGCCTTCATGGCGAAGTACTATGTAGGTAATGACCTGACGACTACGGTAACACGTATCATTAAGAGAGGTTCATGCCGATGGGCAGGATTCGTTCATGAGTATCTGGCATCGACTACACCCAGAATAACTTTGGACTTCACTGTTACTCATAGCAAGCCCGCAAACAGCATTGCTCGTGATTCGGGAAGGAACCTGGCAATCTTCAAAGAAAAGTTGAAGGAGAATGTAAAGTTCAACACGAGGGATATGCTCTACTTTGCTAAGGAGCTGTATTGGAATGGAGAAAACGAGGAGGCTCTCGAATGGTTTTCCAAGTTCTTCAAGCAGAATGATTCTTGGGTTGAGGACTGTATCGAGGCTACACGGATGTCCGCAGAAATCATCGGCAATGCCGGAATGACTGAGGACATGATTTCCTTCCTGGCCCGGTCCATCGTCAAGTACGGGATGAGCAACCGTCTTCTATACAACTGCGCATTGGCCTTGTACAACACGAAGAAGTACAAGGAGGCGGCTATGTATTTCCTTGCCATCGTGAACGGTCTTGGCCACACTAGCGAGTATTTCAAGGAGGATACCGAATTCAATTTCTTGAGCCTGATTTGGCTCAGCTGCTGCTACTGGTACACTGGAGACAAGCTGACTGGAAAGCGGTATCATGAGATGGCGAAGGCTATACATCCAGATTCTCGGACGGTACAGAACAATGAGGCGTTCTTTGGGGATGTCGGTGATGTACCTGAATTAAATTCATTTGACGCCGATGTTCAGAGATTTGTCAAGAAACTGGAAGAAAAGAAGGCTGGGTTGGCCCATGACTAAGATATATGTTGTAGGAAGCAGCAAAACCAAGTTTCGACCTCTTGATGATATTAGGGAGAAGTTCTTGGTCGATGTTGACCATGATGGCGATAATATAGATTCGCTCAACCCTTGGTATAGTGAGCTTACGGGCATGTATTACCTATGGAAGCATTGTAATGACGATATCGTAGGCCTTGAACATTATAGAAGGTACTTCACCAACGATAACGGAACCCTGCTTTCTGATTTCGAAATACGTGGCATCCTTAAAAAGAATGATGTCATCATGTTCAGGAGTGAATTGAAACAGAACGCCATGGAACACATGACTATGACCGGGAAGCGCAATGAACTTGCACTAGGCTTGGCCGTCGTCCAGGTGAATTTCGGCAAAGATATGGCGAACTATTTTAAAACGAACTTTATTGGTGACCATATTTACCTTGGAAACATGTTTATTTGCCGTAAGGGACTTGCCAATATGTTCTTTGATTTTATATTCAATGGGGTTCTTAAAGACTTTGATGAAATCCATAAGTTTAAAAGCCCACGAATTGATGGGTATATTTGCGAATACTTCATGGAACCGTGGTTTAGATACAATGGATTCAGGATATATGACGCAAAGCGTACCGTCTTCGACAAGACATTGACGGATAAACTGCCCAGCTGGGCTTAATGTCTGAACCTGATAAGGAAGTGCTGCCACGTCCTTATCATCTTTATCCACATCCGTTTCAGTAACGGACGTTCTGGCTTTCCGAGGAAACATTCGGATATTGCCCAATGTAAAAGAATATTTACGTCAATGCTCGTTTGCATCTCCTGAGGCGGGATGTCGAAAACCGCATTTGCGGATAGGGTCAGGTGAAGTGACTTGAACGGGTAGCTGCCAATGCCGACCTTGTTGAAAGCAACCGTAACGCCTCCGTTGTCCGACGGGGCGATGATTACTTTCCGCTCGGGGCATTTTCTGTCGATGATGCAATACTGCCTGTCAGAATTGATTACGCTGACCTTTGAAAGCAGTCTGCTCTTTCTCATTATGTTGCAAAATTTCTCGTAAGTCATTTTAGTTACCTGCCCAATTCGCATAAAGTTTATCAAGGTAGGAAGAGGCGTCAGCGTCTATGCTTAGCCTTCTTCTTAGCCTTTTTTGCCTTTGCGGCTTCGAGCTTCTTTTTCAAGGCCTGTCGGTCGAACGGAATCTTTTCGTACGGGTCGAGCAGTAGGTCTCGTCTCATGTACTTGCAGTTCTTCACAGAGTCAGGAAGAAGCTTCATGTTGTAAACGCAGCAAAGCCCGGTAGGTGTTTCCATGAATCCGACAAGGGCGTTGTCGCAGTCAGGAATGTACGTGAGCATGTCTCCTTCCATCTCTTTGAATTCCTCTTCGGGATTCTCGGGGAACTTGACAGGAGTGATGTGCTTAGGAGTCTGGGGGCCCATGTAGCAGCAGAATGTGTTGTAGTCGAGAGCCTCCATCGCCTCTTCATACGACATGTCGCAATCTTCTGCGCATTGTGCAATCATTTCCTCGCTATCGTATGCAAGAATACCATTCCCTAGGAGGCCAAGGAACGCCTTGTAGTAAGTGCATGCAGGAAACCCTTTATCGTCCCAATACCCGAACTCGGCATTCTTCCCTAGGCGGTTCTTGCAGAACCGTATCAGGTCGCTCAACGATTTCGGGCGTTCACGCTCCGGGAACCCCATTTCGTCGAATACAACCTTTTCGTGTTCGGCCTCTTCTTCGTTAGTTTGCGTTTGAGAGTTCTTTGATTCGCTCATTGTAAAGCTCCTTGATTTGTCTGAGGATTTCCTTATAGGCGGCATTTTGTGCCTTTCGGTCAGCCTTTGTGTTAATGAGTCCATCGACCTTGTCGTGTGCGATTTTGTATATGTTCTCTGCGAACTCTGACATGGTTACAGTGATTGCGTCCTTTCGGTTGAAAAGCGCAACGACATCAACTATTGTTGACGTTCCGTGTAAGGCGGATTCAATCTTCTTTCGGAGGAAGTTGTAACGACGGGTGTCGCTCATTTTGAGCTTCGCCGTTTCCGACTGAGTCTTGCCTTCCTTGGATTTGGAAATCTTTTCCTTCGTTTCTTCCGATGGATGTACACCAATGCGTGCTCGTCTCATTTGGGCTTTGGTCGCTTCTGAATGGTGGTATCCTTTCTTGCGTCCACGCTTTTTGGGTGTTGTAGTTGTTTCTTGGGCTGGTGCAGCAGATTGATTGACCATATTTTCTGCTCCGCTTGATACATCAGCGGTACCAGCCATATCTGTATCTTTGATATTAGGTTCAGTTTGCATAGTGTACCTCATTTTATACGTTTACCCTCTAATATACAAAATTAAAAACGGGTTGTCAAGGGGCAATATAAATAATTATTTCACTATGCTGCTGACGGTTTGGAAAAGCTTCCTGAATTCTAGGCCGTGTTCGTCAATCCACTGCCTAGCGAGGACGTTAGATGATTCATCTACGCCTTCTTCTCGTTTTCTCAGTATGTGGGCTCCTATAACCAACATCTGAATTTTCATGATAGTCTTTCCATGGTCCATACATATAGTTTATTGTACTAAGTCTATAAGGTTATTGTGGATGATTTATGTAAAAAAGTATTTACAATCAATTTAATTAAAAATATTGAAGCGCCTATTGACAAATTGTTTATTTATTTATATTTTTTATTATAGACATCCACCTGGAGATAAATATGAAAGTGAAGTTTCTGTCAGACATTCATTATGAATATGCTACTGAGGAAAAAAGAAAACAGATTGAGGCGTATGGTAAGGGCGCTGACTTACTTGTGCTTTCTGGGGACTATGGGGACAACCTAGCGACAATCCAGCAATGCCTGTCGTTTATATCGAACTCATGCAAGCAGTTCGTCTTTGTCCTTGGCAACCACGACTTGACTGTGGAATGGGACCCCGATATTAAGACTACTGCGGAAAAGATAAAGCGTATTGAAGACTTTGCGTCTAAGTTAAACAATGCTACCCTGTTGGGAACCAGTCAGAACCTTACCATGGTTGACAATATTCTCATTGGTGGTACGATGGGAATTTGGGATTACGTAAAGTATGACCTTCACACTGAATATGAATGGGAGACTACATGGTATGACGGTAAATATTGGGGAAAGGATGCCGATATTGAGGACGTTGCCTATAACGAAAGGCGTAAGCTTGAAATTGTCACGGGTGCTAAGCCGACTATTGTGTTGAGCCATTTTGCACCGTGGCAATGTAACATTAATCCGAAATACCGTGGTTCTGATAAGAATAAGTTTTTCTATTTCAACATTGGACAGTTCGACTATGCGGGAATCAAATACTGGGGCTGTGGTCATACTCACGATGCTCATAAGCTGATGATTGGCGATACACAGGTCATGTTGAATCCGCTTGGCTATGGCAGCGACCGGGAAACTCCGTTCGCTTTGCACAATTTGACCGCAGACGATTTTACCGTGGAGGTTTAGCGATGAAAGCCAAAGAAAGATACAGTCCTGCGGTATGCCTGGTGAGCATCATGTCGGCGTGTGTGGTGTCCTGGGGTATACTCATTGCTATTGTAACCTATATCGTAAAAGGGGTCCCGTAATATGGATGCACTTAAAGTATTAGAAGGATTGCTTGGGCATCGCATTGCCTGTGCGTTTGTTGCAGTTGCCGGACTAAACCAGATGGATGTTTCTGTTGAGCATTATACGGTAGGTGCAGCCATACACTTCACTGGAAAAAATGCGCCGACGTACGACATCTTGACTGATTCGTTGCCGTCTGACAGACGTGAATGCGTGACAATGTTGTTAGACCACATGTTCCCTAAGAGGAGTGTGAAATTAGAGGACTTTCCTGAAATCGCAAACTTATTTAACAAAGAGGAAACCATATGAGCATGAGAGTGTTTTACGCATATCTCTTCAAGGAAAATGCAGAGTTTAAGGACATTTACGAAGCGACTAAATATGTCAACGAATTGCGCCAGAAGTTCATCAAGTGGGTCCCGAACGACATGTTGAAATGGCCTAAGCTGTTGGAGCTGGACAATTTTGGGCGTCTAAAACAGTTGGAAGATGATACCAAGTGTCCAGAAAAAGGTGGGCTCTGGGATTATCAACTTCAGTGTACCTTGTTCGCACGGGAAGTGAACGGGGTTAACTACATCGCCTTGCAGTTCTTTCCGAGCAATGCGACGGCTAAGTTCTTGAAGGAAAATGTTGAACTTCGAGAGTTCTGGTATCAAAACCAGACTGATGATGGGTTTGACTTGCCTGACTGGGAGCTTCGTGAGTCATTCTGGGAAGAGGTTTACAAAGAATATTGGTCGCCAAGTAGAGCGGGTCTCTTGTGCGATATTTACGATGGGACGGATTTCAGGACCACTGATTCCATTATCATGGAGTTGGAAAAACTGAAACCATCACCGAAGGAATAATGCAGCATGATTAGTTTTTCTTATATGAGTTCATGGTATAGCGAAACCAAGAAGAGTTTCTGGCATGGCGAAGTATCAACTGGTTGCAAAATCAGGGAGTACGAACTTTCTGGTTCCAGGATACGCATTATCCAGAAGTTTCATCCTGACAACCATATCACCTATGTGTTTCTCGACAAATTCAAAAAGAAACCCATAAAGGAATTTACGGAAACCGAGGTTTCTGCGATTGCAGAACTGTTGGAGTGGATTGATGAGAACAAGGAACGTCTCTATCCGCACTTAATCATGAATAAAAGTCCCGAGGCTAAGCAAAATGACTAAGGAACTTAACTTCTACATCATCGTTACCGATGCACAAAATACAGATAAAATTCACGGAATCATAAAGCGGGTTTGCGAACACTGGTCCCATTATATTGAAAATATGTGGATGGTGGCCACTTCGATGAATCGTGAAGAGCTGATTGAATTGATTTGGGAAAGGGGCAGCCATCTGATAGTTGCGTCATGTGATGTGGTAAAAGGCTACCTTACGCCTCAGGGGTGGAAGTGGCTTTCCGATACCGATAATGCGATTAGGCTGAGCAAGATGGCAAGCCCTAGCCTTACCGATATGCTGAACCTTGGGTATTTTGACAATATGTTGAACGATGTCCATACAATCAAGGATATCGACAATCTTCTTGCTGGATACGAAGATAAGTCGAGAAGCCCGTTCGAACTGGAAATCGTGCGAAATCGCATGATAGAACGCTTGAAGGATAAAATTATCGACTATAACATGAGGTTGGCATGAGTTTCATAAAGCGTTATTATTGGTTAATCTTGTTTGTTATTGGGCTGGTATTTATTGCCGGGTTCGTACTTACTTGTTTACAAAAATATCACGAGTCTCGTGAAAAATACCGCAAGGAACATCCCGAGGAGTTCTGGGAGGATGGACATTCCATTAAGATATTCAAGAACAATGAGGTAATCGTGACTACGCCATGCGGGGCATGCGTGAGTACGACTACTGATTATACGGGCACTGTGATGACGGTACACTATTCGATGGTATGCAGGTTTATGCAGGAGGACGAGGTTACGACAATCCCTCTTGAATCGGGTGCAATCTATTCAGTCAAGAAGAACAAGTGTAAAATTAAACCTAATTCGAGGTAGAAGATGAAAGCGTACTTTTTCGTGGTTATAGAGAACTTCAAGAACGAGAAGTTCGTTCACAACATGGAGCATGAAGCCGAGGACCGCAAGTCACTCCTTGACTGGATTTACAGCAAGTTCGGTGAAAACATTGAAACTATCCATATCTTAAAGGAAGAAGATGCCTAACAAGATTTTGATTAAGAAAAAACTGGTAATAGACCTGGAAGTCGAAACTTACAGCAGCTTCGGTCTTGCTGACGATGCCCTCGTTAAAGCGGTCGAGAAGGATTTAGAGCATTCGATACAGGAGCGCATGTATATCATGTCTGGCGATGTCGGATGTGCTAACGACGGAAAGGCGTTCGGATACAGGTTTAAGCATACTGGGTTCAAACTGAAATGAGTTGTTATGAAAAGAAAGAACACCTGGGCAAAGGCTATTGCCGCTGAGGAACGGTTCAAGAAAGAGAATGCCGTTTCCAACGACGATATGCTGCTGTCTACCCACATAAAGGGCGTCAACCCCTTGGCTCATTTAGAAATATCCAGAAAGTTTAAAAGAAAATTGCATTAAATTTGAATGACCCCCTTGACAGGCGTTATTTAATTATGTATATTTATCCATGTAACAATCAACTGCATGGAGGCAGATAAATATGCTTTTTGAACTTTTCCTTGGTGCCTTTGGCGCCTATGTCGCAACAACGGGTATTCGTGGTGATGTGTCGGCCCTCAAGGGTCAGGCTCTGGATAACTATTACAAGATAGAACAGACGAGAGCGACCATCATTCAGATGAACAACGAGTTGAACTCCCGTATTGACGACCTGGAAGCTCAGCATCTTGAAATCTACAAGATGACCGAATGGGTTGCAGTTCTTCAAACCATGCAGATGAAAGGCGGAAAGTATATCGGGAACGATATCTACCGAGTCATCGAAAAGAAGGATACTACCCTTATCGACCTTGGTCGCCGTATCATTGCCGAACGCCGTAAAGGTATCGTGTACTGGCGAAACTATAACGACCATAGCGAGTACATTAACGGAACCAAGGTACACGAGTTCAAGGACAATGTGGAGTTCGTGTATAACCTTGAAGGTAAGACCGTCTATGTCAAGGAACCTTACGAGAAGACTTGGCGAGAAACATGGTACTATCCGACGGGTGAGGTGCAGCGTTGGAAAGTCGATGACGTGACCAAATGTTTCGACGAGGAAGGTAATGTGACCTGTTGGATGAGTGGCCGTAACGACCTCCTCGCAGCTGAACTGCAACGGGAAGAGGAGCGTAAAAGGCACATGAAAGAAATCGCCCCGAAGCTTGCGGTATGGCATAAGTGTGCTTCCAAACATAGTGTCGGCCTGTGTGCGATGACCTGTGAAGAGGAAACTGGATTCTTCACTAAGCTTTGGGATGAACTCATGATGAATGGTAATTGTTTCGACAAGTGCAGAAGCGAACAATACAGAGCGTGCGGTTCTAAGCCGATTTAATTGGAGGAAATAATGATTATCGCTGCCGTTTCTCTATCCAAGTTCACTCAATCGGGAAAGCCGATAATGTGCCCGTTCGGACATGGTCACGACCATGGCGAGGCTTTCAAGCACCTGCTGCAGGTGTATGGGGTGTATAATCTGGGTACGGATGGATTTGCCGCAAATGTCGATGGTAAAATCGTGTTTCTCAACCGAGAGGATGCGTATGTTCACGCCCAGAAGTGCAATCAGTTGAAGGAAGGATACACTGCCTCAAAGGGTAGCCTGAATTCCGAAATGCTGGCTTTCTTCGAAGATGGAAAGGATAAAGAACTCCTCGAAGACATGGACTACCGCATGAGGGATTTCTACTGGATGTTGAAGGCCAAATGGAAAATCGACAATGCGTATCATGACTTGCCCAAGCTGAGCGACGAAGAAAAGGCCAAGATTATGGAAGCCGTTGTTGACAGTTGCGATTTTATTCATTAGGGATGCGTATGGATGAAGCATTTATAAGAAAGATGAGTAACGAACTCTTCAATCAGTATCAAGGCGTCGATGCGGTCGCCGAGTACATTGAGCATAAGGAAGGTGCGTCAAGCATGATTGACCATGTTATCCGGGTGATGGATGTCCGTATAGAGCCCATGAACGACATGGTGAATGTCCACTACACGCTGGTCGTGGATGGCCGTGTGCTCTACCGTACGTCATATCCGTTGCGATGGGAACTGTACATGAAGATTGCCGAGGACGCCAATCATGATGGAAACAATCCGTGGACGATGCAGACTTATCGGAGAAGCAACCGTCATCCTGGGGAAATGGAGAAAGTGAGCGGGCCAGGTATTAGGAAAGTCTCTCCAGACGAGGTTAAACGAATCCTGTTTACCCAGTTCGATGAAATGAAAGAAGACCGCACAAAATTATATTTTATGGACGCCCCTCTTGCCAAGTAGTTAATAATGTACTATATTTTGGGGCGATAAAATAAGAGGAAAATATGAAAAGCATCTATGATATAAAGACAGCAGGAAAGTTCGCACCCACCCAGACATTCCGTGAAAAGAAGTCTGCCGCAAGCGTTGGTCGTATCGACCGTTCCATGAAGGCATTGAACAAGGGCCTAGCCAAGATGGCCAAGGAAAGGGCGGAATCCCGTTCAAAGAAGAAGGGGGCGTAATGAAAACGATTGCAGCACTCCTTTTGGGAGTGGCTCTTGCCTTTGCTGGTGAGCCGAATATCCAGTACGGTGTTCGCACATCCAGTGTAAAGACGGACGAAGGATACATTGGTACATACCAGTTCAACGACACTACGTTGACCATCCGTTTCCCTCGCCATGCTATCAGCCATGTGCGGTATGATTTTGTCAACCACATCCTGTATGGACAGGGCGACAGGGTCGAGAAGGATGGTACGGTGGTGCCAGCTCCCCGTGAACCGAAGGTACAGGAAATTCGAACATGGGGGAACTAACGGTAGTTTCATCGGACGATGACGAGTTCGTCGTCATCGAGGCCCCAGAAGGCTATGAAGACGACTATCCTCTTGTCGAAGAGGAAGAGGTCGTTGAACCTGAATACATAACCCTTTCCGACGAGAACTATGTTCCGACAAGGGTTCGTGAACAGGTTAGCGACCCGGATACTGCTCTCGGCTATCGTCTGGTGCTTCCGCCACGCCCGTATGAACATCCGTATGACATCCCTCTGAACGGGCAAAGAAGATTTGTTTATATAAGAAGGGATACCGAGGAGGTCAGGATTTGTGACATCCTCCCCATAACGGGGTATAACATAACAGACCATTACCTTACATTATCAACCGAATACGTGAGGCGAACATGAAAATTATAGACAACTTTAAACTAATCAGCAGTCTGCTTAAATTCGAACGAGTCGGCGACTGCTACTACCTTGAAATCTTGCTTCGTGCCAAGGATGGAAACAATGTCCAGGGAAAGCATAACAATGGCGACCGCACGATTCGAGAGATTCTCTTGAACCACGAAGGCCACCTCGAAGAGCTCCGTGACGAAATCATCAAGCTCTGCCATGAGTTCAACGCCCGTGCGTATATCCGTTTGAACCGTCGTAACTACACGGCCATCGGATGGCACTATGTCCGGGAGTTCATCTACCGTGCCAAGGAGAACGACACCAAGCAGTTCGAACATCATCAGCTTGACCCGCAACGCAACCCGTTCCGTGCAATGAGTACGGCATGTGGAAAGGTAAGTTCCGAACCGAGAGCTACCACCACATGGCTTATCGACCTTGACGACTGCACGGTTGACAGCCCTATTGTAAAGGCGTTCGAGGCGGAGATTATGCAGCCTGGTATGAACGTGAAGGTTGACCCCAAGGACATGATTGTGGCTCGTGTTCCGTCAAGGACTGGCATTCACCTGATTGTCCGTCCGTTCAATGCTTCGAAGTATATCGACCAGACGACCGTTGTGAAGCCGACAGAAGAGTATCGTATGTTGCATGCGGTGCTGGTCTGGGCTATGCAGAACAAGGTTGATATCAGAACATTGAATGAACTCCTTCGACCCGAGGAACAGCTTGAAGAAACCTCTGACCATCTTTATTTGACGGAAGAGGATATCGACCGTATCGAGAAGAATTACAGAAAGGTTAATGAAAAGATTGACGTAACTGGATTCAACATGACGGTCGGTGAGTTCAGTGCGGGCGTCCACAAGGACCAGCCGACAATACTTTATGCGGAGGCCGCAGAATGAAGTATCTGTTCGTAGGTGCGGGCCTTTACAATGCAGTAATCTATCAGCGACTCGTTAATGAGTTTGGTGTCAATCCGGCAGACATCACGATTATCGAGAAGCGTAAACACCTTGGCGGTAACTGCTATACTGAAAAGGTAGAAGGTATCACCGTTCACAAGTATGGCGCACATATCTTCCATACGTCTGACCCTGCTGTATGGAAGTTTGCGAACAAGTTCGCTAAGTTCAACAACTTTGTGAACAGTCCGATTGCCGTGTATTACAATCAGGCTAGTAAGGAATCGGAGACCTACAATCTCCCGTTCAACATGAATACATTTGTTCGCTTGTTCGAACGGAATCTTGGTGTGAATATTGTGTCTCCTAGCATTGTGAAAGGTATTATTCAAGCCGAAATCAAACGGTACAAGGAGGAACATCCGTTTGAATCCCCAAGGAACCTTGAAGAACAGGCAATCTCCCTTGTTGGAACTACCGTGTATGAAAAGTTGATTAAGCACTACACTGAAAAGCAGTGGGGAAAGCCATGCACAGAGTTGGAACCGTGGATAATCAAGCGTTTGCCGCTTAGGTTCACCTACGACAACAACTACTTCAATGACATCTATCAGGGTATTCCCGAGGAAGGATATACCACATGGATTGAGAACATGTTCGAAGGGCATCCTATTCACTATGGTGAAGATTTCTGCGAAGATATATTCAACCACAGTGTACATGGAATGAGCAAGAACAAGTTTGACCAGGTGTTCTATTCTGGTGATGTATCAGACCTGTTGAACTCTTTGATGAACGACAGCAAATTGTTTGCTGGACTTGTTCACGAGGACGGGTTTGAAGATTACTGGCTTGACTGGCGTTCATTGAAGTTTGAAGAGAAGCTGCTTCCTACTGACAACTGGCAGGGAAATGCTGTTGTGAACTACACTTCGCCAGAAGTAGCGTACACGAGGAGCATTGAGCACAAGTTCTTCAACAATGAACAACTTGACGAACAAAAGACCCTTGTTACTTATGAGTACCCTGTGAAGTACGAACGTGGCAAGTGCGAGCGATACTATCCTCTTGCAAGCGAGAATGAAAAGTACCAGAAGATAATTGGTTACTTGCCGAAAAAGTATGTCCCTACTGGCCGTCTCGGTCTGTACAAGTACATGGACATGGACGACGTGATTAAGGCTGCATTGGTCGATGACAGATTGATTACGGAACACCCTGCCGAACCCGGCTGCATCTTTGGTTTAGTCTAATGCGTAGTCAGAGAAAGACATATGGAATCAATGCACCACGATATGCTCGTGGTGTAGATTCCTTGATGAATGTATTAGGCAAATATAGGCGATACGGCATTGCAATTCATCGAGCATGTAATGTGGTTCGATTTGGGGATGGTCAAATCATATACGATGAGGATGCTAAGAACTATATCTGCATAGATGGCAATGGTGAACAGGAAATTCTATGCACTCCAAAAGAAGTTATTGAATACATTTGGGATAACGATTGGGCTTGGATTTAAAAAGGCCGCCTTAATTGGCGGTCTTTTTTATATGGTTAGTCACTAAAATAGTTCATGTGCTGGAGGCGTCTCATGAGAATCTCCCGTTTCTCCTCGGATTCTTTGTCCTCCACCCAGTTGCCTTTGGAGTCCTGTATGAACACATCGGCCATTTCCTCCGCCAGAGGGCTGGCAACTGGTCGCATTGTGCAGGACGTTCGTCCGCTAGATAACCCGAGCGGGTCGTAAGGGTCGTACTCGCTGCTTGTATCTGGGGTATCGCTGTGGCCTAGTATCTCATCGTAAAAGTCGGAATGCTTAGACATATCTTATACATGGTCCAGTGGATATTTGTGCTTGCGCTTGTGTGGTCCCAGGATAAAAGAATGCCAACTTGATTCGATTGAGTTCAGTTTTTTCTTTATCTTGATAAGCTGTATCGACATGACTACAAGCAACATAGTGACTGCTGCCAGATAAGCCATGAGTGCGAACTGGTCTATTGTAATTGTATACATAGTGGACTCCTTTGGTTGTCTGGTTTAGTTTGAGTAGAAAATAGTTATTATTTTGTAAATTGTCAATGACTTTCGGTGGTTTGGCTTGACAAAAAGGATTTAAAAGACTATATTTTTTTTTAAACAAAACTCAACAAAAGGCATCACATGACTAAAAAGAAACAATCAAACGAAAAGATTCGTCCAGAAACAAAGTCTAAACCGAAATACGGCACCCTGTTGAAGCGAGCTCTCGTGGCCAAAAAGAAGCCGTATAAGGCTGAATTGAAGGTGGACGCTGAGGATGAAAAGAAAGATGAAGCGGAATTGTGCGACGCCGCTCCCGAAGAAGTTTTGTGCGATGTCGAATCGCCTGAGGAAACCCACCAATTCAAATCTGCCGCAGAGAAGGTCTTCGATAGGCTCCATGAAGTAAAGCCTATTACAAAGAAGTTTGAAGATATTATCAACAATGCGGTAGTATTCAGTGGTGGTCTTGACAGTACGCTTATTCTCGTTGATTTGCTCGAAAAGGGTATCAAGCCACGCTTGCTCAGCTTCCGGTGTGAACAGTTTGGCACATCCCATCACTATTTGTCTGAAGTTGCTTCTCAGGAAAAGATTCTCGAATATCTCGCTAAGAAGTACGACTATGAACCTAAACGAGATTTCATTAAGCTTGAAGGGAATATGGATAACTGGAACGGTTCGGAACCGTCTCTTTTCCAACAACCCTTTATGGCCTCGATGGTATCTCTGTGTGGCAGGAATAAGACCTGCTACCACTTCGGATATCACAAGGGTGACGACTTCTGGAACTGGTCGCACAATATCCTTGCCGCACAGGAGCATCTGTTGACGGTGGTTGGGCAGAAGAATATCATGTTCAGCTATCCCCTTCAGTTCCTGACAAAGGCGGATATTATCCGTAACTTGAACTACCGTCATTTCCCTATCGAACTGTGCAGCTTCTGTTATAGCCCGACATACAAGGGTCGTTGCGGACATTGCGTTGCATGCCAGACTTACGACAAGGCTACGTCGGAAATCATTCACATGTCGGGAACGTACAATGGAATGTCTAACGAATTGTACTACCCCGAAGGATTCATTGAAGAAATGAAGAGAAACCGTTGGCGAGACTAAGATGCGAACGATACTTAACACATATACAAACGGCAACCATATGGTGACCATCTACTCGGATGGCACCAAAATCAAGGAAACGCTCGACCCGATGGCCGACCATTTCACATATGATTTTCCCGAGAACTTTGACATCAAGATTACCGACCAGTGCGACGGTGGATGCGTTTACTGCCATGAAAACTCTACGGTAAATGGCAAGCATGGCGACCTCAGGGCATTGGAACCGATGATTGCTACCCTTCATTCAGGAACCGAGTGCGCTATCGGTGGTGGCAACGCCTTGGCCCATCCTGACCTCGTCTGGTTCCTCGAACGCTTGAAGGAACAGGGTGTAATCGCAAACATCACAATCAACCAGCGTCACCTGAAACCGTACAAGGACATCATCTGCAAGATTGTGGGCGACGGTCTCGTTCACGGTATCGGCATCTCGCTTACGGATTCCAGCAACAAGGAAGACTTCGACTTCATCGACACGCTCGGCGACAATGTTGTAATCCATACCATTGCGGGCATCTTGACTGCGAAGGACCTCCCTGCATTGAGCGACAGGAAGGTGCTTATCCTTGGTTACAAGGATTTGCGTCGTGGTCATGCCATGCTTGAAAAGCACAGTGATGAAATCAAGGCTAATATCAACTGGCTGAAATTCATGATGATGCGCTCGATTCTTCCCTTTAAGGTGATGTCGTTCGACTGCCTCGGCATAGAACAGTTGGACCCGAAGACGGCTCTCAATATCTCTGACAAGGATTTCAATACGCTGTTCCAGGGTTCCGACACGGATGTGAAGGATGCTGACGGGAACATCACCTGTGCCACGATGTACATCGACGTTCCGAACATGCAGGTAGCCCGCATGAGCACCGCAGCTCTGGACAAGCGTTACTCGTTCACGGGTAAGGAAAACATTCATGACCTGCTTCAGGTTACAACCCAAGGATGGTAAAATGAAGACAATTAGAGATTCTGTTTTTGAAACAAACAGTTCGAGTGCCCATACGTTCTGCATAGTCACTGAACAAAAGTTCGACCCGAAGCGTTATCCCCGCATCAGGGTATTTGGCAGCGGTGAGTATGGTTGGTATGGCCCAGATGTGGAAACACCTGATGACCACCTCGACTATGCTCTCGTGGCTGGCAAGTATATCTTCCACGAAGGCCTCCGTGAAAAGCTCCCTGCAATCCAGGAATACTTCGAAGAGCGTGGCGTTATCGTCGATTTCGACTTCAATGATGAACCGTCTGGTTACATCGACCACCAGAGCGCACCTGCCCAAGACGAAGATAGCCGTCGCATTGGCAACATGCTTGATGACCCAGAGGAACTGTTCACCTTTGTGTTCAGCGGCTCTGTAATCTCCATGGGAAACGACAACGATTAGGGTAACTCTATGAGAACCATCAGAATGAATGTTTTCGAGACGAACTCCTCGTCTGAACACGCCTTCACTTATCCACAGGGTACTGAACCTGCCCTTCGAGACAAGTCGGAGTTCCCGCTGCCCGACGAGAACGGATTGCTTGAAATCGAGCTGGATACGTTCTGGCAGTCCAGCAACTCCAAGTGCGACACTGACGATGTCAAGAGGATTATCCAGTATCTCGCCGCCCAGTCTGTATTCTCCTGCCTTATCGATAGAAAGGTCGATAAGGACGGGAAGGTTAGCTATGTCGTGCGTCAGGATATCATGGAAAGGAACCGAAAGGATTTCCTTGACATCATCAATGATGTGTATAAAGAGTTCGGTCTTCCCGAGGTCAAGGACTATCGTTGCTATGCACTGACCGTGGATGGCGACAAGGTTGTCATCGACGGCAATGAGCCACAGGATTATCGGAACTGCGAGTATGACCCTGCTGACATGCCCCGTGATGAATACGATGACATGCTAAAACGGTTCAACGAGAACAGCGATTATCCGAACTGTCCGAAGCTTGCTCATTACGTCGGCATTACAGGTAATTGTCTGACAAGTGACTCCTTTAGAGGTGCTATGACTTTCTTCGGTCCCGAGGATTGGCGAGAAGACCTGTACGAGAAGAAGCATGACATGCCGAGAGACCTTCTCAGAAAACGCATCAGCCTAACATTCTATCACAGCTAAGAGGGAAACATGAAGAAAATCCTAGCCATATTAGTGCTACTTGTCTCGTTGGTTTCGGCCATCGAGGTCCCACCGATTCCAACCAACTCGTTCGTTTACGACGGGGCGGGAATCATGTCGGCAAACCAGGTCTACCAATTAAATTCGATTGCGTCCGACCTTGCCAAGAACGCTCGTTTCGGCCTTGCCGTGGCGACATTCAAGACGATTGACGGTGAAGACCCGGTTCAATTCAGTTTGCGTGTAGCCCAGAAGTGGGCAATCTGCAGCAAGGATTCGAACGAGGGTGTATTCATCTATGTCGTGATGGACCCGCACTACCGAGGCGTACATGTGGGTTACGGTTCCGAGGGGTATTTGCCTGATGTCCTCGTGGAACATATGCAGCAGACCTCCCTTATCCCCGCATTGCAGAGTGGAGAGGGTGGTCAGGGCATCATCAAGCTTGCAAGCATGATTGCCACGAAGGTCCAAGAAGAGAAGAAGATTACGCTCACGGCAACCCTTGATACGGCTCAGCTCGCCCCTGCCGATGAAAAGAAGGTGAGCGGAACCACGGTAGCCATCGTGGTAGCCATAGTAATCGTCGTCCTAATCCTACTTGGTATCATCGAGGCGCTCACTGATATTCCCGTGTTGAGTACCGTTCTCGTTATACTGTCATGTCTTGGCGGAGGCAAGGGTGGCGGAGGCAGCAGCGGATTCGGCGGAGGCAGTTTCGGCGGTGGCGGAAGTCATGGCGGATGGTAGCCCTTGACAAGCACCAAGTTAAATGCTATATTTTCAACAAAACCAACAATCTAAACCAAAGAGGTATAAAATGTCTACGGGTAAACTCGTACTTATCGTCATTGTCGTGCTCGCCTTTATCAGCGGATGCGCTTTCATCGGCCAGTTCAACTCCCTTCGCACTCTTGAAAACGGTGTGCAGATGAGCTGGGCTAACGTCGAAAACCAGTACCAGCGTCGTTACGACCTTATTCCGAACATCGTCGAAACGGTGAAGGGCGAAGCCAACTTCGAGAAGAGTACGCTCACCGAAGTCATCGAGGCTCGTAGCCGTATGGGTGGCGTGATTAAGATGGATGAAAGCATGCTCAGTGACGAACGTGCAATGAAGAAGTTCCAGGAAGCACAGAACAGCCTCGGTGGAGCATTGCAGCGTCTCATGATGGTTACAGAAAACTATCCGAACTTGAAGGCTAACGCCGCTTTCCGTGACCTGCGTGTTCAGCTTGAAGGATGCGAAAACCGTATCGCCGAGTCCAGACGCCAGTTCAATGTGGCAGTCAACAACCTTAACAACAAGGTCAGAACATTCCCCGGTGTCTTCGTGGCGGGATTCGCCGGAGTGACCCCGAAGGTGCCGTTCTCCGCTGTTACTGGCGCTGATGTGGCCCCGACGGTAAAGTTCTAATAAATTTTCTTTACGTGCCTTGCGGATGGTTGACAGCCATCCGCTTTTTTGTTATATTGTGGTATATTAGAGGAACTTATGAAAACAGTACGATATTCAGTATTTGAAACTAATTCGTCTTCGGCACACGCCTTGACGTATACGCCGAAGGAAAAATGGGACAGGTTTGTCGCAGGTGACCCGAACTTGGTTTGGCTTCTGTGTAACCCGATGGGTGGCAGCGGACCGTGGGATAAGAGGGATGACATAGTCGACGTACATGACTATGCTGATTACCTCATGAAGAACGAGCCGGAAAGCATTGGCAAGTTGCCTAAGGACTTTGTCGTGGAATTTATCAAGCTTTCTGTGAAGTATGGAGAGGGTTACGGTCCGCTCGAATCTCTTATGTATCATCTGAATACATCACATGTTGCTTGCAGTTACCTTAAAATGAAGGAGCTTTCCGACAATTTCACCTCTGAAGGTGATTATGATTACGATAAATCGGGCATTACTGAGGTTGAAGAGAATGGTCAGATATATGTGAAGGCAAACGCTGTGTGGTTCGATGGTTAAAATCAACGGAGATTGAAAATGAGCCTTATTGATAGATTGTGGGAACGAATTACTAGCAAGGATGAAATTTCTCATGCTGGCGATTACAAGGAATGCGTTATTGGTAATTTGAGCTACGTACTTAAACGTACGTCGCCAACCGATATTGCATTGAAAATCTACTCTGGAAATGACAAGGAAGCTTTCGGCGTCGTTTTCAGAAGCGTTGTTAACGACCCGGAACACTCTCCTTGTGTGACCCAGAAGTATCCTCCGAAGGACAAGTATGAGTTCATCCATACCCAGTCTGCGGTTGGAATGATGGGTACGTCCTTGCTTGGTGACTACAAGGAATGGGACGATGCTTATATCGACAAGTGGATTGATGATATGTTTAAAGGCTATGGCCGACTGGCTACTTGGCGACTGTGGATTAAAACGAAGTTTAAGGAACTGGAATCATCCCTGTTGGAACCTGACTGGAACATCGTTGCTTACATGATTCGTGAATTTGAGAAGAAATCAGATGAAATCTTCGCTCCTCCTTCCAAGGAGAAGCCATAACGATTGTCTCGTCTCCGCACGATGGACTTGCGGAGTTAAATGAACGGATGCGTAACGGCAGGTGGCGGCCCAAAGCCTTGAAACCCTATGGACAAGCTGAAAACAAAGGCGGTGACGTACGCACCGACGCCGTGATGCGGGACACAATCGGGACACAATCGGGACATTTTAGTCCCGATTCTTTTATTTAATTGACAAATCAGGACAATTTAACTATATTTTAACTATGAACGAATACAAATGGAAAAAATACTTTATATCCCCGTTTAAAAACGACCAGATTTGCCTAGATACTATCTGGGATTCTGCCGGAAACCGTACAACCAGTTCAATGTCTGACGCTGCCTTCACGGGTACTGCCGATGAGCATTTCAAGGCTATTGTAGATGCCATGAATGCAGTCCTAGAGGGTAAGGAACCCCCTATGAAGAAGTCTTTCGGGCATCCCGAGTACTTGGGCTCCCAGAGTGCCGCCGTGGTTAGGTTCAAGGCTGACGGCGACGAGATTGACCTCGACGTGCGTGGATGGGGATATCTCACAGGAACCAAAAGGTTAGACTCTAACATTGCTGCTGCGATTCAGGACGACTTCGGTCAGTTCATCGTGGATTGCATTAACTTAATTAACTTGGATTAACTTAGGAGGGAGTATGAAGACTTCCATTCCAGAACTGGGTAAATTGCTTGCACGACAGGCGGTTGCGAAAACTCGAAAAGTGAAATCGAGTTGGGCTTATGTACTGTGTAAAGATGGAAATATGCTGGTACACGTTTCCTTGCTGGCGAAGGCTAAACACTTGAAACCAAAAGAGTTGACCGTGGACGAATACGACGCCGAACTCCATAAAATTGAGGTGCAAGATGAATGAATTGAGACGATTTTCGATGAAGATTACCGACATGGGTATCCGTGCCGTAGATGACTCCGATGGCCGTTGGTGCCGTTACGACGATGTCAAGAAGGTTCTCAAACAGCTTACGAAGCAGAACGCCCGTCCTATGACGAACGAGGAGTATGCCGCTGCTCTTGCGAAGCTGCAGAACGAGGCCAAAGGAAACAAAGCCCAGGCAAAAAAGGATGCTAAGACTATAAAGACTCTGAGACAGTCGTGTGTTCGCCTCCGTAACAAGCTGAACAAGTCGGAAACTATCCGCATGAAGGAAAAGGCGTTACTCCCTAAGGTCAAGCCATGTTTGACTTACGAGGATGTGATACGCAGGGAGGGATAGATGTCTAACGATTATTTCGACCTAGAAAAAATTATGTCCCCGACGAGCCAAAAGGTGGACGATGAACTGGACCGTCTCAATAACGAGGTTTGCCGTATTACCGAAGGGACTGCATCGGTCATGCTTCAACCTATTTCGGAGGACGAGGCCAGACTATTCTTTGATGGCGATGAGCAGGATGAATCCTATTATATCTTGCTCAAATATCAGAACCCGAAGACCAATTCTACGGTTCGTAATAAATTTGCCGCAATAAGCTACACCGAATTTTATCCAGCGTATGTCAAGCCGCTCAAACTGGAAAACTGCGACGTGGTAAAGTGCAATAACGAGAAAGACTTGCGGAAGATAATCAGGAAGATGGTTAATGACGATACCGTCATACGGTCGGTACGGAATGTACTTCGGATTATCGAAGATAAGAAGGACAAGAAATAACAAGAAAGCCAGCGATGTTCTCGCTGGCTATTTCAATTCAGTTGGAAAGATGGCTAGGAAGCCTTTCTTTCCTGAATATGGAAGTGTTCCATGACCATATCCTGCGTGATGCGGAGTTCCTTGTCCTTGCTGTCGGGACCCATGAACATTGCGTCGTGGAGCAACTCTTCGACGATGGAACGGAGACCACGGGCACCAGTATGGCGTTCGATGGTCAGGCGGGCGATTTCCCCGAGCGCTTCCTCGTCGAACGAAAGTTTGATTCCGTCGAGTTCGAGCAGCTTGGTGTACTGCTTGATGATGGCATTCTTCGGTTCGGTCAGGATTCTGCGGAGGGCGTCCTCGTCGAGTTCGTCAAGAGCGACGGTGACGGGAAGTCTGCCGACGAGTTCCGGCATGAGTCCGAACCTCACGAGGTCATCAGGTTCGCACTTATCGAACAGTTCGCTGAGGCTTTTCTTTTCCCTCGTGTGGATGGCTGCACCGAATCCCATGCCGCCTTTTTCAGTACGTTCGGAGATGATTTCGTCAAGGCCCTCGAAAGCTCCCCCGCAGATGAAGAGGATGTTCCTGGTGTCAATGGTAATCAGTTTCTGTTCGGGATGCTTTCTGCCACCCTGCGGATTGATTTTGGCCTCAGTTCCTTCGAGGAGCTTCAACAGGCCCTGCTGTACTCCTTCGCCCGATACGTCCCTGGTAATGGACGGGTTGGCACTCTTCCTTGCAATCTTGTCGATTTCGTCGAGGAAGATGATGCCGTGCTCGGCTTCCTTCTCGTCCATGTTTGCCGCTTGGAGGAGGCGGGAAATGATGCTGTCCACATCTTCGCCCACATAGCCAGCTTCGGTCAGGACGGTCGCATCGGCGATTGCGAACGGGACATTGAGCATCTTTGCGATAGCCCTTGCAAGCATCGTCTTTCCACAGCCCGTCGGGCCTACGAGGAGGACATTGGACTTCTCGATTTCCACATCATCGTCGGAGCGGATTTCGTTGTATTCCAGTCTCTTGTAATGGTTGTACACCGCAATGGAAAGGGCTTCCTTGGCCTTGTCCTGTCCGATGACGAACGTGTCAAGGTGTTCTTTAATTTTATGAGGAGACGGGAGGTGCATCTCTTTCTTGCGACCATTCTGCTGTTGCTGTGCTGCTCTTGCATCCATAATGTTGCTGGCGAGCTTGGCGCAATCAGAGCAGATGAATGCTCCTATCGGGGACATGCCACGTACGGCAAGGGTGTTTTCTTCAATCGGGCGTCCGCAGAAGCTGCAGACCGGGGTGTCGTTTTGTGTAGGTCTTTTGTTGCTTGGCATGGTAATTCCTTTTGCTTTGAATTAATATAGTATATTTTTTATAGGGTGGCAAGGGGTTGGTGGAAAAAATAATTAGGTATTTCCCTTGACAATCTCAAAAGAAGTATGTATATTTTGGAAAAAAGAGGTTTATATGGCAAACACAGAAGAATTGCTCATTGACTTGCTTAAACGGCTGGTAGAACTCCGTGACAGCATGGAAAAGGAACTTGAACAGTTTAACTCGAATATGGACAAGGCTCTTGGAGGGGATTCCCGCTCGATGTATCTTGGCCCGGTTCAACTTGTTGATAACCGCATTATCGACTGGCTAATGGCATTCCTCTACGAAAGCAAGGAAGGCGCCGAATGGTTCATGTACGAGGCTCTGGACACTATTTCCCACGGTGGTTCCACCCTCGTTGAAACCAACGGCAAGAAGTACGAGATACGTTCTATTGAGGACTATGTGAAGATGTGTATCGAAGTCAACATAAAGGGAAAGAAAGATGCGAACGGTGGAAGAAAATAAGGCTCTCATCGAGAAGTACCCGATACTTCTCCCGAAGAATGCGTTCACGGGAAAGGTAATTGACGGATACGATTACAGCTATACCTGTATGGACCATCTACCTGAAGGATGGGCGAAGGCGTTTGGCATCCTGATGTTCGAGGATATCCAGAACGAGGTAAACACCTGGAAGAAGGAAGCCAGAGATGAGTTCTACTTCTGCGACATCAAGGAGAAGTTCGGCGAACTCCGTATCTACCCGTCAGCCATGAGCGACAAACTCTTCGAAATCCTCGAAGCCTACTGTGCGATATCACGGAATGTCTGCATCGTCTGTGGAAAGCTTGATGTGCCCATGGTGAGGACTGGATGGGTTAGCCCGTACTGCCGTGAGTGTGCCATGAATAAATTGATTGATAGTGCCGAAGCGTACGACGAGGTCGTTAAGGACGCACCAAGGGAAATCGCCACGCTACTGAAGTTCGAGTATTTCAGTCAAGGCAAGCTCCACCCCGAGGAACTCGACATTTCCAGTTATGTAAAGAAAGTTAGAGATTACAACAAGGAATAAAGATGCAGCTGGTATTAGATATTGAAAATACAGTCGTAGATGACCTGACATCGCTCAACTTCATGCAGGAAAACTGCGAGAAGATTAAGGGGTTCATCGACCGTTACAAACCCCTGTTCGTGCATTTGTTCACATGGGGATGGAAGACCAAGGATGATATCCGTGATGATGTCGTCGATAGCATCTTCGACAGGTTTGGATTGTACGGGTTCCCCCGTGGCTGTGTCTTTACTAAGAATGACTCGGTTGATTACGCAATCAGCCGGGAATGGTTGAAGGAATCCGACAGGGAGGAAGTCCTCCACCCAGGCATGATGGCCGCATACGGACTCGGTAAGATTCATCTGGTGGCGGAACAGCTTGCCAACAACGACCTGAGCAGGTACGACGGTTACGACTATGTCATCATAGACGACCTTGTCAAGGACGAGGAACACAATACCCGTCCTCACCACAACATACTTTTACTCAATCCCGCTAAGGATTTCGGTAATATCACGATTATCAGATAGGAGAATGGAATGAAAACGATACGAGAATCAACATTCGAGACGAACTCTTCCTCGATGCACGCAATCGTCATCCCGAGGGGTAGCGTATTCAACAAGGAACCCGTCAAGGTCTGTATTGACGGTGAGATGGATTTTAGCGAGAGAACGCTTATCGAAAGGAAGCTGCCTGAAGAAAAGGCTAGCTACTGCTTCCTAATCATCATGAAATACTGGTGCGACAAGTTGACTTGTGGCAAGTGGTCTGAGAAAAAGAAGGGCTACCTGAACATTACCGCTAAGGAAATCAAGCGCAATGATGAAATTGTTGCTGCATATCGCAAGTTCATTGCTTACATGAAGAAGAGCTTCAAGAAGCACTGGAATATCACTCTTACCATCAAGAATACAAAAGTAGAGTCCAAGAAAAACGGTGCATACATTGGGCCGAAATATTGGGCTTCGAACGGATGCTATGGGCATGAATCCTTCCAGTCTATCATTATGAGCTACATGCTCAGGACGATTGACAAGATTACCGAGCCCAATGCAGACTTGTCTATTCTGAGCGTAGATGACAGCTGCAATTCTTACTTGGACTTCTGCGACCTTGCGTCCTTTATCCTTGACAATGATGCTGTCATTATTCAGAACACCGACGAGTGCAGTGACAAGGAGTACAAGCAGATGCAGCGCATGATTATTTCCTATGTGAAGAAAAATAAGGGTAAGTGCTACGTTGACTGGCCCGCAGGTGGTTAAAAATCGAGCAACCCCCTTGACAGAGGGGAATGAAGTTAGTATATTTTTCACAAACAACAAAAACCATCAACAAAGAAGGCAATATGTCTTTTATCAAAAATAAATTCCGTGCGCTGTACATGACAGCGTTCATCATCTTCACCATCATCTTCACCATCATGATGCCTGATGGCCATACCGCAATGTGGTTTGCCATGCTGACGGCACTCCTGGGAACGATTTCAACCGTGATGTTTGCACAGAAGAACATCTGGGCTTACGCACCGAGTTTCGTTTTCAACTTCATGTATATGTACATCTGTTGGGAAAGCCGCCTGTGGCTTGAATTTGGCGAATATATCTTCTACAACGTGACGATGGTGTATGGTTTGTACGCATGGTACAAGCAGCTCGAAAAGGACAGAACGCACGTTATTCCGAAGCGACTCTCTCCTAAGGCATGGGTTATTTCGATTATTGCGACAATCGTTCTTACCGTTGGCTTCGGTACGTTCGACAAGTTTGTTCTTGACGGTGCAGTTCCGTACATGGATGCGTTGAGCATAAGCTTCACGGTCATTGCTCAGATTCTCATTATCACTTGCTACCGTGAACAGTGGTTCTTCTGGTTTGTGCTTGATGGCATTTCCATCGTGACTTTCGCACTCATTGGCGAATGGGCAATGGTGGCGATGTATGTTTGCTGGTTTATCAACACCATCTACGGTTGGGTCGAATGGTCTCATACCGAGAAGAAGCTTGAAACAGACACTGTGGAGGCTTAAATGCTTGACGACGTGATTAACCAAATCAGCGGTGGCCCTCGTGAATACGGGGTTGTCCTCGGGTCTTTCAGCCCGATGCATACAGGTCATCTTGACCTCGTAATGGCAGCGAAGAAGCTCTGCTCTAAGGGTGCAATCATTGCCGTTTGCGGGCTTGATGGCGACCGTGGTACGAGAATCGGTCTTCCGATTGAACGTCGCTATGAAATCATCAAGAAGATGTTTGAAGGCGACCCGCTTGTTCACGTCGTCATGATGAAGGATAACGATATCGGCATTGCAGGTTACATGGACAAATGGTCTGAATGGTTGGAAGCTCTCAGCGATAAGCTCGCTGAAATCGTGTACGGCAATGCTGATGTCAGCAAGCGAAAGTGTACGAAATTGCTTCAGAAAACGACTGTCTTTACTGGCGAACCGTCGTACAGACAGGCAATCATGTCGTTGGTCAGTAAAGGCCCCAATGTGTATCTGTTGCCGAGAGAGCTCAATCAGATTTCTGCAACAAAGATACGCAAGGAACCGATGAAGTATTGGGACGAAATCATTGGGCATGAGTTCAAGGCTCAGTTCGCCAAGCGTGTCCTGATTATCGGTACGGCATCGGAAGGCAAGTCCACGCTCACGAAAGACCTTGCCAGATACTTCGATGTTGGGTACACCGAGGAATACGGTCACACTTACATCGCCGCTCAAAACGGAAAGGAACCGCAGCCTGATGATACCAAGCTGACCTTTAATGACTACCTTCGTTTTCTTAACGAGCAGTACAGAGTCAACTCGGCAAGTTGGCATAAGGTCAACATCTGTGACAGTGACGCAATGACAACGCTCATGTACGCTAAGTATTACTCGATGGATGACAGGTATGCCATCACCGAAGACGACTATAAGCTTATCGAAGCCAATGCGAAGTTCCTGAAATACGACCTCATCTTCGTTATGCCTCCGAAAAAAGATAGCTGGGTGCAGGACGGAAGCAGGGATTGCCTCACGAACAGCTTCGAAGATAGGAAGAAGCAGTATCAGGTCTTGATGAGCATTCTCGGTAAGCACTACTGCACAGAAGATGTTGTTTATCTGAACGGAACCTACCATGAAAACTTCATGCGGGCTCGTGACAGAATCAAGCGTCTGCTTTCTGACTAAATTGAATTGGTTCGGGTAGTAACCCAACTGGTAGAGGAATGGGGTTTAAACCCCCTTCAGTGTGGGTTCGAATCCCACCTGCCCGATTAACTTTTTGAAAAGGAATACTATGGCACGACGGAATCTTCAATATTTGCGAATCAAGAAGGATGACCTTGATTTCGCTATGCACTATCTGCCTGACTGTGGAGTAGTTGCTGACGGTAGCATGTTGAATATCACGTTCAATAACACCGTTTTGAACATGTCTTTCTACAAGGACAAGGATACTAATGACGGCAATACACTCATGTGGAGTGAAATACGTACTCGTGACCGGGAGTATTCGAGTCCAGTTGCGTTCGGAAATCTGTACGACTGCGTTGTGAAGGATAATGACATCAAGAAGGCTATCCGAGCGGCGATTGAGATGGGTAAGGCATTTGATATTGCCTATGGTTATAAAAAAGAATTGATTGGTAGATAGGTTTATTATGATTGATATACAGGGTAGGTTTAATACCGCCAAGGTATTCAGCGACAATATCGACCCAGATGCATATACACAGTTGTTGAACATGATGTGTCAGTGCTGGGCTAAGGACATGCAGGTTAGAATCATGCCCGATGTGCATGCTGGGAAGGGCTGCACCGTTGGCACTACCATGACGATTAAGGACAAGATTGTGCCTAATCTCGTCGGGGTGGACATTGGGTGTGGTATGCTTGTTGCCAAGTTGAAAGACCGTTCGGTTGATTTTGATAAATTGGACAAGGTTATCCGTGAAAGGATTCCGTCTGGGAAGTCCCATCGTGAAAGCAAGCACTCGATGGCAAAGGACTTTCCTATCGAGGATATGATTGTCTACAAGGAAGGGAAGATGGAATATACCGAGTTGTTGTCGCTTGGAAGTTTGGGCGGAGGCAATCACTTCTGCGAATGCGACAAGGATTCTCATGGTAACCTGTACATCGTAATCCACTCAGGTTCCCGACATCTTGGGTTGGCAACCTGTGATTACTGGCAGGGAGTTGCAATCGACGAATGCAACGACCTGACTCAGCAGCGTGGTGCCATAATAGCCAAGTATAAGAGTGAGGGTCGTGAAGACGAGCTTCCCGCAGCGTTGGCAAGCATCCCTCATTTCCCTCCCCCGAAGGAACTGTCTTACCTCACTGGCAAGTCGTTCGACGGATATCTGCATGACATGGCGTTGGCACAGGACTTTGCAACACGTAACCGTGAAGCGATGCTTGAAGAGATTGTCAGGGCGCTCCGTCTGCATGTCGTGGACAAGTTCTGCACCTTGCATAATTACATCGACATGAAGCACATGATTCTCCGTAAGGGAGCTGTATCCGCACAGGAAGGCGAACGCCTGATTATTCCTATGAACATGAGGGACGGGGCTCTTATTTGCACGGGCAAGGGAAACTCTGATTGGAACTTCTCTGCACCGCATGGAGCAGGAAGAAAGATGTCACGCTCTCATGCGAAGGAAAGCATCTCGCTCGAAGCGTACCAGAAGTCCATGCGTGGCATTTACAGTACATGTGTAAATAAATCCACTTTGGATGAATCCCCGATGGCTTACAAGCCAGCAAAGGAAATCATCGAGAACATCAAGGACAGTTGCGATATTGTCGAAACAATCAAGCCTGTATATAACTTCAAGGCATCGGAGTAAATATGAGCAGTTCAGAAGCGGTTGATGAAGAAATACTTAAAGACCTGAGGGCTGGTGCCAAGATGGACACCTCCAACTGCAAGTTCGACAATATTGTCGGTGCGATGGTCGATGTCGCCAAGAGGATGAGGCACGAAAGCCTTTTCCGTCGGGACGTATTTATCGACATGATGCACCGCCAGATTTACCTGGCGTTCGGCAAATGGGTTTCAATCCCGGCAGATGACGTGTTTGCCGAGCAAGACGGCAGCATCCGTTTCAACACGTACCGCACGAGATTGCAGCTCGGGGTTGGGCTTGACGAGTTCAAGAAACGTATCGGCAATATCGCCCTTATATACAGTTTCAAACCAGAGGCTGATAAGGGATAACAAAGTGCAAGGGGTATGACATGGAATGGTTTAAAAAGAAACCTAAGAAGTACAAGGTTGTTGAATTTTATTGTCCCGAGTACGACCGTCTGATGTACTATATCAAGGAGAAAGGCCTGTTCTGGTGGTTTCCTGTCGATTATAGCTTTTATGACTGTGTACATAAATACAAGAAGCGTGAAATCTATGGTGGAACTACTATCTACTACACTAAGGAAGATGCCGTGGACATTGTCCGAGAGAATGTCCTTCTTGTTGAGAGAAGGAATCGGAAAGACAATCCTCCAACGAAGTCGACTGAATTTTCTTCAGAAGATTTTAAAGAAAAGGAGGGATAACCCTTGACAGCCGACTTTTAATGTGCTATATTTTTGTACATGAAGCACACCTACCTCCAATACGAATATCGTGGCAAATGGATTCATATCGGCTGGTGCAAACGATTCTTTGCATCTGACGAGGAACACTTTGACCGCACAAGGGATGCCATCTTCGGGTTGAAAAATGTTGAGCACCAACTGATTTACCCAGAGGCTGCAGCCCGGTTGGAGCGTGCCGAAAGCAACAATGCTAGACGCATAATCAGTTTGTATGCGGGGCTAGGTGCCTTCGATGGTTTAATCTAATCTAATCTAATCAATCACCTCAACAAAGGAAAACACAATGAGTAAGCTCAAAGTATTCATCATCGTCGCCGTTATCGCCGTACTTGGTGTTGGCGCCCTCTTCTCTTTCACGAACGTGGAACCGAACGAAGTTGCCGTCGTCAAGACCTTGGGTAAGATTTCTGGCACTATTCCCCGTGGAAACGGCGTTACCTTCAAGATTCCGGTCGTCCAGAGTGTAACCACAATCGAACTCTCCCCGCAGAAGGATGACTTCACCTATGCCGTGGGCGATGACGGTGCAATCACTAAGGACATGCAGACGGTGGGCGTTTCCATGTCAATCATCTATGCGTTCAACGAAGACGAAGCCGAAAACTTCGTCCGCAACTACACAAAGTCTTCATTGGAAAGCTTCTTCAAGTCCAACATGAAGGCCACATTGAAGGTTGTCATCGGCAAGTACTCCATCTACGACTTGACCAAGGAAACCGACAAGATTTCCGACGAGTTGAAGAGGATGATGGAAGTCAAGTGCGCCAAGATGCCGATTACGATTCAGGACGTGAACATTTCCAACTGGGATTGGACGGATGACTTCGATAATCAGATTAAGGAGACCATGATTAAGACGCAGAAGGAAAAGACTGCAAAGGCTGATGTGGAAATCGAAAAGGCTATCAACGAAAAGAAGGTTGTTACCGCCCGTGCCCAGTTGCAGGCCGACTCTGCCACCTACCGTAACGCTCTTAACAAGGCCGAAAACGAACTCGAAATCGCTAAGCGTAACGCCCAGGCGACCATCGTGGAAGCCGAAGCCGAAGCTAAGGCTATGATTGCCAAGAACAAGGCTATTGCAGCCAACTATGCAATCCAACAGAGCGCATGGAAGCATGAAGAAACAATGGCCCGTCTCGAAAGGTGGAACGGAAAGTTCCCTGGCGCAGAAGCCAACACAATCACGCCGAACTTCTCGGGAATCAACATGAGCAGGTTGGAAGAATGATTGTACTGATTGGTGTTTGTGTAGGATTTTTAATGGGAATCCTGACCTGCAAGCTTATTGACATCTTGAAAGAGAACCATGAGCTGAGAAAGGAAAAGAACTCCAAGTAAATCCAATTTAAATGGCCCGTACGGAACTTCCGTGCGGGTTTTTATTATATAAACTATAGTCAAGTGAATTTGGTTTATACTATGTTCTGCGACAATCAATTCCGCAAAAAGTTGTTCTTGGAAAGCGTTCATAAACTTGGCATGTCGAAAGATAAGGAAGACACTGTCATTTCCCTGTTCGAGTCCACGCTTGACCCAGAAAATGATGAAACCCATGCTGATATCCAGGATGTTCCTGAGAGCCCTGATGAGCCTAATACAGAGGGTTCTGCCTTCACCGAAGCACCCAAGGAAGAAGACCTGAAGATACAGAGAATCAAGAGGATGCTGGATAAGGTGGACTCCATGCTTAACCCGTTCAGAATGGCAACCGAGGATTCTAATTTGTCGAATAGTCCTAACGGAACATATCTGATGACAGAGCTTAAGGAAATGCTGCAAGGTATAGGACTTGGGGCTGAAGTATATGACCTGTGTACGGCGATGAGGTTGATGGACGATGCCGTAATCCAGTTGAGAAAAGCTAAACGGGATGAAGGCTTCTGTCGAGTCGACCCTAATTATGCGTTTATAGCTAGGAACCCTATGGCAAGAAAAAGCATGTCGGTTGCGAATATACGAAAGCATATGAAGAGTATCGACGAGTGCCTGAAACAGATAAGGGAAAATATATAATATTAATATAAGGAGGTTGACATGAGCAAAGGGCATTTGCTAGATACTGGGTCTAAATATTTCGTTATTCTTGGGGCCACAACAAAGCGTGGTGCTAAGTTCGGACTGGCTGATACGACAAAGGATGTAAAGGCCATTGTCACATCATGGAAACTCGACGGGCTGCACGGAGAATACTCTGTATTTAAGAACGATTCCGTAGGTTCAATCTAATAAGTTGACAACCGTCTTTTTATTTTCTATATTTAATGGAAACATAAAAGGATTTCACATGAAAAAAGCCAAACATCAGTTGGACCTTGTCGGCAACCCGTATTTTGTCGACGAGAAGAAGAACCTTGTATTCGATACGGAATACGACTATGCTATATATCTTGCCAAGCGAGTGCTGAGCAGGAACCGCAAGTCCACCACAGACCTCAGTTTTATCATCAGCGCTCTCGGGCATGGCAAGAACGCCGAACTCCAAATGCGTAAGAACCGCATGGAGAGACAGGCGTTGAAGGAATACAATATGCTGCGTTTCGGGGTAAAGAAGGTCTGATATGGCTGAGTGGAATGTAGATAAGCTTAAAGAAATCCTTGAACCGCTCGGGTTTATTTGTACGGAACATACATGGGTGATGGAGAAAGAACCCCGCAGTTATCTCTTCAAGCTCCCGGATGTTCCCTTGCTGGAATATTTTATCGTCCTTGATAAAAATACGGGCGAAATGGGTTGTGGCGACACATATGGGGGTCGTGGCAATTATCACGTATGTAATGTCAATGAAATTAGATTTGATTTGCTGGAATATGCCAAGAAGTATATCAACAGCTATCATAAGTACATGAGCGAGAGGAAGGATTATTGATATGGCTACGCTTACCCTTACTTTGAAAAAGAAATGGTTCGACTTGATTAAGAGCGGGGTGAAAACGGAAGAGTACCGTGAAATCAAGCCGTTCTGGACCAAGCGGTTGATGCGACCAGTTATTGACTATGCCGATGGGCGCATATCCATTCCCGATGTTCCGAGGGAGTTTGATACCCTTGTGTTTACCCTGGGTTATCCAAAGGCTGACGACATGTCTCGCCGCATGGTGTTCAAGAACCCAAAGATTGAAATGCGGACGGGAAACCCGGCGTGGGGAGCCGAGAAGGACAAGGTGTACTACGTCATCACCTGGTCGTAGGAGGAATATGTCCAGTCCAGTATTCATCGTATATCCTAACGGTTACGGAACGAAGGATTCTATCCCTGTCTACGACGAAGCTGACCTGCAGCCTCTGGTGGACAAGTATCCTGACGCCTGTGTGTCATCTACCGCCTATTATGAGCAGAAGATGGCTGACAAGGTTAATGAACTATCAAAAAGATGGGATAAAATAAAGGATGGCTAAGCCATCCTGTTTTCGTCTTTCTCGGACTTCTCAATTATGTTTGCGTAGTCATGGGTTTCCGAGTAATAATTGATTTCATCCGTAAAGGGTTTTACCACGATATCAAGCATCCCCACATCGCAGCTGTCCTCGACATTGATGATTTTCAGATGCTTATTGGTTCCGCTAATCCTGACCGAAACAAGGTCTTTTTTAAGATATTCGGCCAGCATCTTTGCTAATTGTTCATTATACATTGTTCCTCCTTTAGTGACAAAGGAATAGTAGAATCAGGAATAGTGCCACCATGCAGATGAAGCCTTGCGGGGTTTCTACCCACCCTACATGACCCTGGCTCTTGTAATCATCTTCGGCAGCTTCCTTTGTGTCGAATGAATTGCCGTTCCCGAGAGCGTGATGCCATTTGCCTTGACTGTCCTGCCAATACTTCTCTCTCGGACCTTCACCAATATATACGGGCATACGATGTCTCCTAATAGCCGTGTTCTGCCAAGAGTTTGTGCAAGGACTCCTTGTAGTAATCGTCGTTGCACATCAACTTGGAATTCCTGTCACTGATTTTTTCCACGGGTAAATCATGGCACGGGTCGACAACTTTGAGGACCATGCTGTACTGGCCATGTCGATTTTCCCAATCGGGTTCGGGAATTTCGATGGCTTCGGGTTCTCCCTTGACGAATTGACCGATGCGGCTATCGAAGTGGCTGCCAGTGGGGTAAGGCAGTTTGACGAACTTTCCCTTTCCGCTATCGAATCGGATGCCTTCAAAGAGACGGTGACGACCGAATTCAGACAAGGATGCGTAATAGGAAATGATATCTGATGATGTGATTGTAGGCATAATGTCTCCTTTTTATTTATTCGTCCCACTTGGACATGTCGTTGAGGTGGGCCATAGCCATGATGCTTTCCTGAATGGATTCGCCACTCAGACTGCGTTCGAAAGCGGTCTGTGTGGTTTCTTGAACCTGTTCGTTATTGTTCTCAGCCATGTGGCCTCCTTTGTTTTAATTACGTAATTAAATATACATAATAAAATCGCCCGTGTCAATACACGAGCGAAAAAATAATGAATGTAAACAGAATTTTTACTTCGACGGCTTCTTTTCTTCCCACTGCTTGAAGATTTCGGTAGGGGACTTGTGTGGAAACTTGAATTCCTTTTCCTTTGCATCCAGTTCAGACAGGTACGCAAGGAAATGCTCGTGTTCCCTTCTGGATGCTCGGCTTGCTGTATCGGCGCTCTCGGCGAGTCGGTATGCCATCTCCTGCCAGAATTCGAGCTCGGTCATTATAGTAGATGCGGTGGACTTGTACAGCCTGTGTGCAGCATCCAGTTTCTCCTTGTACGGGCCGCAGAAACTGTTGTACAGCCTGTGTGCGGCCTCCATTTTGGATTCTTTTTTCTCGCCTGCCGTAACGTCTACTCGTGGAAGCGGGCCTTCAATCGGTTCAACCCCGACGAGTAGGGTTGAGAGAAGTTGAGGCTGAGCATTGCGAATGATTGGGAGCTGGACATCGAAGGCGCCTCCGCTCTGTTTCATGCGCTCACGCTGGGCTTCGTCACGCTTTTTCTTGTAGTTCTCGCATTCATCCCAGACATCCTTGTCGTTGTAGAACACCAGCTTTCCGTCCATGACTTCACATCGTGCGCTGTTCGGGTTGAAGTCTGTGTCGGTGAAATACTTGACATAGACTGGGATGTCGCACTCCTCTGATGCTTCATCGACAACCGTCTTTAATGTACATGGTTGGGCTTTCTGCCGGGTCACTACCTTCCCTGTGCCGAGACGCATTACAGTTTCCATCTCGTCGCACGGGATAATCAGCTTGTGGAAGCCCTGGATTGATGAGTGTATGTAATGGCAGCCCGCCTCTATCATCATTCCGTCGAAATCACGGTAGTAGATGGGCAAGTCGCCGTGTTTTTTGTATAGGGGGACAAGTTCTCCTAGAAGCATAGTATCCTTTATTTAGTTTAAGGTTTTAAAATACTCGGTTAAGTTGTTCAGGCACTGTTCGACATCTTGGTCGGTAGCATTGGCCCAGGCGACGCTATTTGTACGCCATGTAACGCCATTCTTTAAATCGTTGGGGTCATTGATAAAGAGCCAGCAGTCGTTAGCCACGATAAATTCGTAAATTCCCTCCTTGTGTATACGTGTCTTGATACAGGTTTCATCAAGACGGAACAACCACTTTCGCAGTATGTCTCCAGAAGGGGATGGCCTATCGGATATTGTATCGGCAAGACGCTGGATGTTCCATGTGCCACCCGATGGGTCAGGTGCATATTTGTCGAATAGCTGTTGCTGTATAGTAGATTTAATCATATTGCCGTTACCTCCAGTCTTCTGTCCCGTCTTCTCGGCCTAGCACGACGCCGATTTTGGCGCCCCCGTTCTTTTCGTTTTCCATCGCAGCGTGGATGAATTTGAGGGCACGGTCAAATGTGTCGAACTCTGGATGGCGAGGTTCGCAGTACAGGACCAAATTGCCCATCACCATGTCTAGCGGATAGTAAGTGTAGCTGTGCCAGAAGAAAAGCCCCTTCCATTGAGGAGTGGCGAATGTTCCGTCCTTCCTGTGCTTGATTCGATGCTTTTTGTCGCAATAAGTTTTCATATTATTTCCTTTTAGCTTGATGTAAAAGATATACAATTTACTTCTGCGTGTCAAGATTCTTGTCTAGCCAGGGTTCCGCCTTCTTTGCTTCCGTGTATGCTGCGATGAGGAGTGGGGAGACGAGTGCGACCGCCAGCATTACGAGCGTGGCACATACGGTATCAACGATTCTTGCTGCCATTTGGTTTCCTGTGATGTTTTGCAATTAAACTATATTTTTCATCTTTTCCGGGAAAATGACTTGACAAGTTACGGCAATATGCTATATTTAATTAAGTATTCTTAAAAGAGGTATCATATGGTCGAAATCAAGAAGCATGGAACCAAGCCGGAACCGAAGGCTAAGGCTGTCAAAACATTTACTTGCCCGAAATGTGGCTGCGAGTTCGATACGGACGAGTATTCAACCTGTGCCGAACGCTGTCCTAACGGCAAACGCTGGATTGAAGTTCAGTGCCCGGAAGAGGACTGCAAAAACAAATTCTCCGTTGAAGTAAAAGCTTCTGCCTTGTTGGGATAAATATGTATTTTATACCTGAGAAAGAACAAGAAAAGGGCTACAAAAGTGCTCTCGACCGTGCGCTGGAATCCTGTAGGTTTGACGATGAATGCGACGAATTCGAGTTTAAGGCGGGGTTCCGTCAAGGATTCGAAGCGGGCGTTGAGTTTGCCAATCTGTATATCACGTTGCACAGTAAATAGGAGGAAAAATGAACGTACTCTGTTTAGAAACTTGGTTTACCATCCAGACATGGCTGATGTGTATATGCATTGTTGGCTTTATCGTATTTGTTTGCTTGGCAGTATTTTTTGCGAAGCATCGAGAATACGATATCAAGGACGACAGTGACCCATACGGATTTTGCCCTTGGTGGTCGGTGTGTGCTTCCCTGGCTCTGCTACTAGGGATATGCGCATGGGGGTTCAATTCCCGTGCGTACGGTGAACGACAGTTCGTTAACGATGCGGCTGAATTGTATCATCGAGGTGTAAGAATTGCATCGGTATGCGAGACTGGGGATATCGGGTGTTCGGTCCTCCGCAATCAGTATGTCGCTGACAGCATTTGGTTGAATAATCATGCAAAGGAATTAGGTTATGACAACTACAAAAGAAGATAACGGCATAACTTGCACTGACAAGAATGTGTTCGACGAGTATCTTGATGCGAAGAAAAGACTCGTCGAAAAACTGAAAAGCATTGTCACTGTTCTTGTGAATACTCAGAGTTTAAATGTGTCTGAGCCGGGTGCTTTGCCGTACTTAGCAAAGAAGATGAGCTGGGTGTCGAGCTATCAGTGGCAGTACAACGAAGGGCATGAGACGATATACTGCCGCCCGAGCTACTGTGCTGCAATGTGTCAAGGGTGTAGGTTCACCATGGTGAAAGTCCCTGTTCGTTACCTGTCCATGAGTGAAGAGGATATATTGGCAGAACTGTCTGAAGAAAAGGTCAATGCTCTGAAAGACGAGCGTAAAAGGATTCTTGCACAGAAAAACGCCGCCCTTGCCAAATATGACAGTAAGCTGGACGATATTGATGCCGAGATAAAGAAATTTAAAGTGAAATAATAAATGGGGGCATTATGGCGCAACATTTTTTCTGGGGATTTTTGTACTGGGCCAAGACTGGAAAGCGTAGCTACGGCTACCTATTCAGCAAGCGTGACTACCATCATGCTCTGGACCAGTATAAACAAAAGCAGAAGCTCAAATACGAAATGAAAGAAATGCACGAAGGTGCGGAGGATTGATATGTCTGAATGGCCTGATGAATTGAAACTCGTAAAGAGCGAAGTGAGGGGAATGACCCCAGACGGAACCCTCGTTATAGATGCCTATTGCACAGGAACGAAGACCGTTGACCATATCGACGTTACCATCGACGTAAGGAGATAGTTATGGAACCTCAGAAAGAATTTACTCAGGAAGAGGTTGACCGTCTAATCAAACTGCGAAAAGAAATCGATGTCGTGATTGAGAGGGCTCAGGCATATCTCCGTCCGAAACCCATTGGCAGCAAGAAAGACAAGAAGGCTGAATATGAACCTCCTATGGAAGTTCAAGCGTTTATCGAACTGTGCAAAAAGTACATTCCTGAATGTATCATGAAGGACGAGGGTACCTGTGGCTGGATATGCTTCCGTGGAGGTACTGAACCGTACAATGCAATCGTCGCCTTGCTTCCTCGTGGGGAATATGCAGTATATGACCAGTGGCGTGACTGCACCATTACCAAAGACAAGGAATATATGCTTAACTTCCTGAAAAAGAAAGCGACCGTAAAAGTAAAGGAATAAATTTATATGAATATGGATTACATCGAAGAATTTCTTTCAGCCAAGGCCACGTTCGAAATCACACCTAACTAGATTAAGTTTAATTAAGGAGAATCAAATGATTCATACAGATGAGATTGACCCGCCAGTAGACAATATCAGGGAAACCGTCAAAAAAATCCGAAAGGCATTGCCGGAATATGAGCTTCCTACGATTGCCAATATGCTTGATGAAATTGATGAGTCATGCAACGAACTTGCTAACCTCGAAGAAGGCGACATCGAATGTGACAACCCTGTGTTCGACATGGTTGAAGAAGTTGGTCTAAGCGGCCTGTGGGACAACTACAGGAACATTGATATGGGCACAGTCAACGACCTGAAAGAGGCATTCGAAAAGATTCTAAAATTCCACGGATATCAGGTGTAGTTAATCAAGGGAATTACCGATGTTCAATACAGTTAAGGACCGTCGAGACAAGAAGCGCCGACGCTATCTGAAAGCTCACGACGAAACATATAAATTGCCGACCCCAGAGGAAAAAGCGGCACAGGCTGACCTGGATAGGTCGTATAACATGACAATCGAGGACTTGCATTCGGCAATCCGCATGACTTGTTCCAAGCCAGGTCCGTCCGACAACAGCAGGTCGGCATACCGTCACGATGTCAAGATTACAAAGGAACGCATCTTGAACAAGACCGAACGGAAGGAAATGGTTGAAGACATGAGCCCAGAGGATGATAATGACTTGCTGCCTTGGGCTTACGGGCCTGTGTTCGGCATGGACGATTAAGGACCTGAATGAAAGGCGAATAAAAAATAAAAAAAAACCACTTGACAGAGTGGGTTTAATTAGTTATATTTCATAATGCCAACCAATTATTGGCAAAGGAATACAACAATGGCCGAAAAAACATTTGAAGAACAGGTAAAGGAATATGACGAACGCTCTGATATGCACTATTATGTGTATTTCAGTTCGGCAACATATTGCTATAAAGTCGATGCAATTCAATTCAAGAAGAAATCCGACCTCAAAAGCGAACGGTATCGCAACGAGAAGTATTATTCCACCTACCTGCTTGCTCAACAGGCAGCAGACAGGCTTAATGCCAAGGATACTGATGTCGGCCACGCCTTCGGTAGGGCTGCCAGTGAATTTAAGAATAAGCTCTATGCCGCACGGAAGATGGAAGGAATTACTGCCGCACAGAAATCCCTTATAGATGCTGCCATTGAAAACATGAGCGCACTCAGCAAGGTCATTAACAACGAACATTTCTAAAAGGATTTAATTATGTCAAAGCATAAATTCAATACAGAGTTTGAAGGCAAACGCCAGATGAATCTCATGGTCGATGGGGAAGCCGTCCCGTGCGAGACTGATACCGCAATAGATGTCGCTTACCTTACCTATGTTGCTGGAACCAACGGCTTGCATGGTGGTGATGCAGGCCATGGTGCAAGGGCAGTCCTTACTTTGTTTGGACATGAAGGGTTCTGCATGGGTACAAGGACTAGCAAGCTCGATAGCGTAGCTGGGATTAGGTCGTATGAGTCAATGCTTCGTGATGCAGAAAATGTTGAAGAAATTGATACCGACAACGCAGTATCAATCGTTGTCGAGGGCGATGCAGAAATTGAGTGCTTGGCCGATGTTCTCATCAAGGCTGGCGAGGCCCTTAACCGACAGATTGAAGAACGCAAGAAGGCAAAGGCATAACGGAGGTTCTATGGCCAGCAAGATTTCTGTAATGACATGCGCCGCACAGCGTATGAAGGAACTCCTTGTTGATGCCGTCGGACGGGATACATACAACGAACTCTCTAACGACCTGGCAGACATCTGTTCGGACATCTATGACGAAGCAATCAAGGGGGATAACGATGAAGAAGTTTAGTGCATCCGTCCTTTCGTGGCTTAACCATAAGGCCGCAGACCTCCGTTACACATTCAAGCGTCGTGAATACGAGGCCCGTATCTTCGACCATAAAATCATGCAGCGTATCTACCATTTCATCCAGATGAAATTGAAAGCTTTCGTGAATGGCTCATACAAGCTGTACCTGAAATGTATGGAATAAAACTTCATAAACCTCTTGACAATTTCGATTTAATTGCCTACATTATTGCATGTAGACAATACATAACCAATGGGTATTGAAATGACAGCACTGTATATCGGAATTTATACCATAGTCGCACTCATCATCTATGTCGTCGCCCTGTTCGCATGGGCGTTAGGCATCGGAATGGGCTATCCCTACGCAAAGTGGTATCACTGGTCCAATATCGGATGTATCTGCATTTCCATCCTATATCCAATCGCTGCCATTGCTGGCGGCATCCTCATCTTCATGTAAGGTATTGTCATGTCAGAGTTTGAAAAATCATGTTATTGGTGCAAGCATTTCCACAAAAAGGACCGTGTGAAGTGGTGCGGCGAGGAAAAGAAGAACTCGTGCATCAGCGACTGTTGCGACAATTTCGAATGGAACTCGATGGTCAAGTCGTGGAAACCCAAGAATAAACGAAAATAATCAAGGAGTAATTTATGTTTGATACGAGAGTTCTCAACCTTGCCGACCGTCTCATTGAATCAGTTAATTTGAAAAAAGGGGACCACATTCTTATTGAATGTACCGATACTCCGTCGAGCATTTCGAAGGCGTTGACTTTCCTCGCTACGGGTCTTGGTGCTAAACCCATTGTTCGTACCCATGACAGCAGTGTGGAAAGGGAGTTCGTGACGTACGCATCAAAGGAAGCCAAGCAATTCCGTGCTAATTTCGAACTTTCACTCATGAAGGAAATGCAGGCGTACATCGCAGTCCGTGGCGCAGAAAATGCGTTCGAAATGGCGGATGTGCCTAGTGAAATCCTCACGGAGTACAAGCAGATTATGAAGCCCGTTCTCCGCTATCGAGTTGACCATACCAAGTGGTGCATCACCCGTTGGCCGAACGCTGCCATGGCACAGGAAGCAAAGATGTCCACCGATGCGTTCGAGGACTTCTACTTCGATGCCTGTCTCGTGGATTACACTCAGATGGCAAAATCAGCCAAGCCTCTTGCTGACCTCATGACCAAGACCCGTAATGTCCGTATCGTCGCACCGGGAACCGACCTGCGTTTCAGCATTGAGGGGTTGCCCGCTATTCCTTGCTGTGGCGAAAAGAACATCCCTGACGGCGAAGTATATACGGCCCCGGTCAAGAACAGCGTAAACGGAACAATCACCTACAACACGCCTACCGTGTATCTCGGGAAGCCGTTCAGCAACATCAGCCTTGTCTTTAAAGATGGCAAGATTGTCGAAGCCAAGTGCGGTTCTGGCGACCAGGCAGCTCTCGACGCAATCTTCAACACGGATGAGGGAGCCCGTTTCGTAGGCGAGTTCGCCATGGGTCTCAACAAGATGGTTAACCGTCCGATGTGCGACATCCTCTTCGACGAGAAGATTGCTGGCTCAATCCACTTTACACCGGGCAACGCATATCAGGATGCGTTCAATGGTAACCAGTCTGCTATCCACTGGGATTTGGTCCTCATCATGACCAAGGAATACGGTGGCGGTAAGGTATGGTTCGACGACCAGCTCATCCAGGAAGACGGCAAGTTTGTTCATCCTGATTTAATTGGATTGAATTAGAAAGGTGCCCCATGAAAAAGAAACTCGAAATACCACGCTCCGTAATAGACACCTTTAACGCAATTTTCGATAACTGGGATGAATGCAGTAAGTATTCATCGGCAGACTCCGAGCGTAGGGACAGTATTCTCCAGAATCTGAAAAGGATGATGAACCCTACCGAGGAGGAAACCAACCTTATTGACAAATTGACGGTGGCGAATGTAACTGCCGAAGCCATGCGGGAGGCCCTGGAAAAGAAAGAACCTGTACTTATCGAGAAATTCCGTCACGAATTTTCCAAGTGGCTCCGTGGGAAGTACCTATACAACCGCAGACACCATTACTACATTCGTATACTCAGTGTAAAATTAGATGATACTCTGCATATAGAGGGCCCAACAATTATCGAAGAACACGAGGCTAAGGACATTACTAGGTTCGACAATAGGGATAGCGAATTTAATATCTTACCTCTTAAACAAGTATCCAGATGGAATCATCAGCATGAATTCGAACAGGTGATGGCACAGTTCGAGGAATGCGAGCTGTCCGACATAACTGATGCCGTGGAGAACAACAAGACGGCATGGGTCGAACGCTACGATAACATGAAAGCGTCAATCGATGACTTTGCAAATATCGAACTTCCTAAAGACAAACAGTGAGGTTAAACATGGTTTATTTACTTGATAAAACCCGTGTCGGAGACCTTGATGCAAGAGATGGCATATTCGACCACTTCCGTAAACTCTATCCGAAGTTCGACCAGTGGTTGTTACAAGTCTCCCATCGGGATGCTTATGTCGTCAAGGATGGGGAAACCATCGTCGCATTGATGATTCTCAAACGGGAATCCTGGTATGATGTGAACAGCGAGATATGTCCAATTATTCCAAGAGAGAATCATTTGAAGATATGCTCGCTCCGTTCAATCAAGGAAGGGGAAGGGCTTGGCTCTGTGCTGCTGAATAAGGCAATCGAGGTGGCAACGGCTGAACATCTCCCGTATGTCTACTTTACCTTGCATAAGTCGAACCAGAACAAATTAACTCAACTGTTCTTTGAAAAGCGAGGGTTTGAAGAATGCGGCTCAACGAATGACGAAGTAGTCTATATGAAAACTATCTCCGCAATCGAGTCGGAAGCGACAGATACCGAAGCTAGGGACCGCCAGATAATTACCGAGGACTATGTAGGCCGCACTTACAACTACACCCACCCGAAGACTAACCGCTTCCTGAGTGTAAAAATCACGGAAGACATGGTAGGCAAGCCGCTTGAAGAAGTTCTTGACGAAGCCGATGCCAAGGCTGTCGAATCGGAGAACAAGTCTAAAGTAAATTGGCGTAGACTTTGGAAAGATGTCGGAAAGCTGTCGTTGGAAGTGTTCCTGGTCATGTGGTTCATCATATTCTTTAATCTTGGTAAGAAATTTGATTGCGCTGTGCTTGGCTTTCTCTCGACATACATCAGCTTAGTACCTATTCACGTATTCCTCTGGGAAGGAATAACGCAAAAGCTCAATAAGAAGGCTGCCTCAAAGGAGTAAAATGCCATGAAGAAAATAGGTATCACGGAAACTTTCGACCCATGTTTCGTACCTGACTGGGAAACGAAACTGCTCGAAGCCAACATCGTCATATCAAAGGAACTGAACGACGAGATGATTGAAAAGCTCCTCGTCGTGCAGGACAGGGTTATATTCCACCATACCGTAACGGGACAGGGCGGAACGATACTCGAACCGAACGTACAGACTCCCGAGCATGAGTTTGAACAGTTCAAGAAGCTGCTCGACCGTGGATTCGACTATCGTCATTACGTCCTCCGTCTCGACCCGATTATCCTCTGGTCGGCTGAAACTCAGGCTAACATCCAGAAGGTGCTATCCATGTGGGCGACGGTCGTGCAGGAACGGAAGGCGTTCATGCGTTGCCGTGTCTCCGTCGTCGACCTCTATCCCCATGTGAAACAGAGGCTCGATGCAGCAGGATACAATGTGTTCTACGATACCTTCACCGCCCCGGACGCCGTTTTCAGGCGTGTAGACGCCCTGTTGGCACCCTACTACCATACCTTCACGTTCGAAGCCTGTGCCGACCCAAAGCTGTTGCCATACAACATTCTTGAATGTGGTTGTGCAAGCTACAAAGACCTCAATATCCTCGGTGTGGATGACCGGGAATATGGACAGCCAGAAAAGAAACAGAGGGCCGAGTGTAAGTGCCTAGCCAAGAAGCAGATACTGAATGTGAAGCCCAGACGTTGTCCACACGGATGCCTCTACTGCTTCTGGAAAGACTAATTATTAAATTTTTGTTGTTACACCTCTTGACAATATAGCTTTAATTAGCTATATTGTTTTTGTAACATAAGGAGTCAACATGAAGAAACTGTTCTATGTCCGCACGGCGATGATAACCCTGTTCGAAGCCTATCCTGGCGACCCGAAGGAAGGCTGGATGCCGAAGGCCCAGTGCCGAGGTGGCCACGATATTAAGTATCCGGGCAAGTATGATTCCATTAGCGGGTTGCTTGCTGCGATATCTCCCACGGACACCTACTACCCCATCGACAAGTGGAAGGTCTCCAACATCGAGGATGGCCGCTTCCTCATGACCATCGACGTGCTCGTGGACTACAATGAGCATGCACCTAGCAAGGATGTCGTTGAAGCGTGGAAGAACGGGAAGGCGCAACTCTATCATGGATACTTCTCGGTCGATGTACTCGTGCAGAGAATCGAGAATGTGTCCGCAGACGAAATCAAGAGAGATGTTTCTGTAAAGACTCTCGTCGTATAAGGAGATTATCATGGGACATTTTAAATCTATTCTAGCTACTATCAAGAACATCGCTAGTGGCTCAACTATTACAATAAACGGCAATTATGTCGGTGGCCGTAGCATTCAGGTGGACAACGACACCGTAATCATCGACGGCAAGGATATCAAAATCAACGACCGTAAGATTGAAATTACAATCACGGGCAATGTTGAGAGCGTCGATACTGCAGCTGGCAATGTAAGCGTCACTGGCGATGTCAAGAGAGCCAGTTCGGTATCTGGGAATGTCAAGGTAGGGGGAATGACCAATGGCGATGTTGAAACCACATCTGGAAACATCGAAATCGGTGGTGATGTTGGTGGCAGCATAAACACCACGTCGGGTGATGTTGAAGTAAATGGGTTGGTCAAGGGGAGTGTGAACACACTCTCTGGAGATATCCGCTACCGTAAGTAGGAACGATGAACTACACTGAAATGTTTAAATACCTCGAATCTCGTGGATTCACGATGGACTTCGAGGAGGACAGGACGGTTCCGCTGGACCCGCTGGACGAGCCTCATTCTACTGGCTGGTCTAACGTGATTGTGTCATGGAAGGATGTGAAGTTCGGAACAATGTACTTCCACAACGCCATGTTCTACACAGCAAAGGACCATTTATGGGTTTCCCAGTTCCAGTACGGCTGGAATACCGACCCGACCCAATTCAAGGAATTTGTTGAAGCATTCATCAAGTCATGCGACGAAAAGTCAAAGGAAAGCGAACAACATGGTAAGTAAAGAAGAACTTGCATCCGCTGTCAAGAATGACCCTAAGTTTGCTGCCGATGAAGTTAACATCGAAATAGAGACCATCGTAATCAACGACGTGCCCAGATGTGTTTTCTATGGCGAAGACGGTCTTCTTGTATTCGATGACACAAAACAAAGTTTTGAACGGTACAATGAAGATGATGAACTGGTTGCAACAAAGCCTGTGACCGATATTGATTCGGCGGTAAAGGATGTAATCGAGTTCGGTGACTGGGGTAAAATGAAGGGCGAAACCAAGGAGGCCTAACTTGATTTGTTTTAAGGTCACCACCAAAGGTAAGATTGAACTTGACGTAGCCGAAACGGATTTCGACGAACTGAAAGATTTCTCGTTTCCCCTCAAAAGGTTCAATACGTATCTCAGGAACACGGGTAATACCCGAGCGGACAACAACAGGTTTGCACTCGAAGAAATGTGCATGGATACAAACTTCTCGCTGAACCGATTCGTCATAGCCGATGACGGCAGCGGGGCTACATTCTGGATAGAAAAAATAAGGAGTTCAAGATGATTTATCGAGCAAGTTATACACGAGTCATAGAAATAGATGCCCATGGGCACACAAGCGAAGATGCGCTCAACATGCTGCGGGACGCTATGATGGAAGATGTGGCCGACCCAGGTGGAAATCAGTTCAAAGTGAAGCTCCTTGAACCGAGGCGAAAGAAAAAATAATTTTTGGCGAATCCTCTTGACAGTTGATATTTAATTATCTATATTCTTTGATGTAACCATCAAAGGAGAAACAACCATGTATCTGTTCAGAAGAATCAGCCACGAAAAGAACCTTACCAAGAAAGGGATTGGCACAGTGACGCTGTACCAGTCCCTCAGCCCCGACTTGAACCATCTTATCGCCTGTGCCAAATCCAATGTGGCAAGTCTCGACGATAATCTCCCGAACTGGCATGTCCATGTGAAGAACCCGGACCAGAAGTACCATCCTGGCTGCGTCTTCCAGGCCGAAGGAATGACTCGGTTCATGTGGGGTGTCGGCCCCCATGACGACCAGCTCTACGAATGCAAGACGAAGGTCTACATCTTCAATGTGGACTATATCCCGCCCGAAATGGCTAAACCCATCAATGAAGAGAACATTTCGTTTGAACCATTTTACGAGTACGGCAAGCACCCAGACGAAGTCTATGCCGAAACAAACTAGGGGTATCCTATGAAACCAGGAAATGCACCTTATCTCGTAATCCGTATCGGCGACAACGACTTCACCAGCTTTGCGGAATCCGTCGCCAACGCACTGACGGCGATGTTCTATTCCTACGATTACCCGAAGAACGACGAAGACCTCGAAATGTTGAAGGAACCTATCGCCCGTCTGTGGGCATCGCTGACTATCCTCAACGATGTCATGAAGAAGGTTGAAGACCGCCAGTGGCCAGCAACCCCTAACAACTTCGACCACATCTTCGAATACATGAAGGAACGACTCTCGTTAAGGATTGTCGATTTCTCCGACTTGCCTGACTGGGATAACTACGAAAGCATCTGCATCCCCCTGTTTGAAACAAAGGGTGTAGGATACGAAGTTCGATAACCCCTTGACAACACCGATTTAATTTTCTATATTGAAAGTTGTGCTCCAACTAAAAGGATAAAATATGCTGTCACTTGACGAATGCAAGAAACATGCCGCAAACGGCGAACCGTGCCAGATGATGACGCCAGACGGAAAATGGGTTCCGTTTAATGAACATGATGTTATCACAAAGTTCCGTGTCGCTCCCCGACTGTTCCAGAACAGCGGTCCGAGAATCCTGATGTACGCTCTCCTGCGCCTTGAAAAAATGGTCGAAAGACATTTCCGTAATAAGGGCATGTGGATTGACCTGCCTGAAGTTGGTTTCAAGAAAGACTGGACGCTTACTGGTGGTTCCAAGGGCTTGCTCGGTGCTCGTGACATAAGGGTTTCACCAACTATTGAAGACCAGATTAGAACAGCAATGGGCCAACCTCCTAGGGAATTGATTGACAGTAAAGATGTGCGCCTGAGGGATGTCTTTATGACGTACTTCCGCATCGTGAAGGAAAAGTCAACCTTATATAGGGTACAACGGCGTCGCCTCAGTATTGCTCCTTGTGGTGATAATGGATGGGAGACTGTATTCAGTGTAGGGCAGGAATACTTCAAGGAAAACGACAATTTCAATACGACCAGTGAGAAGGCGGGGAAGAGTCCTAGCTGGTGCATTATGGTTAACTTTGACTCCATATATCTCCCGAAAGCATGGAAGCCAAAGCTGGAAAAATATCAGTATAGTTGCTGTGAGCGATATCCGATAAGACAGCAGCGTATCCAAAGCGTGTCCAAAATAACTCCGTGCGGAAACGAGGTTCTCAACAACATCGCACTCTATGTTTGCAACTACCTTACTTTCATCAGCCGTATCGACATGAACCTGAAGGACTTTTCCGATTTCATTGAGAACAACATGGAAAAGACCGACGACCCTACTCACTACCTGACAAAACCAGCATGGATTCCAGCCAACAGGAGCCTTGTTGTCTATAAGCAGTACGATGAGTTCGATAAATATAGGGCAGCCGCCCTCGGTAAAAACAAGTATGATGAAAGCGGATATCTGGACCACCACCAGACCGAAGCAATCCTCTTGCGGTATTTCAATGTTAAATACCACGGAACCATCTATGAAGTGAGACATTAAATAAATTAACACCAAAGGAAACTGAAAATGCGTAGACTGTTCATCATCAGAAAGGATTTGCACCTCTCCCCAGGCAAGCTGGCCGCCATGGTCGCCCATTGCGCCGAAGGCTACTGGACAAGCCTCATAAAGCACTTCGCCCTCCTGTTTGGCGTCACGGACAACGAGTTCATGACCCTGCCTACGGAAATCCCGAGCGACCCCGACTACTGGATAAGGTATCGGAATCCCGCAATCTTCGAGAAGGCTGAGGAAGCTCACAAGGCTGGCCTGAAGGAGTTTACCTATCCTAGGGAGAATCCAGACAAATCTATTTCAGTTACGGTTAACATCCCAAAGGATATCTGGGAGGACTATGTCAAGGGCATCTTCACAAAGACCATCTGTGAAGCCAGGAACCTCAACCACTTAATGAAGGTCGAGGAAACCGCCAAGGAACTCGGTCTGGTTAAGGGCGTCGACTACGACTTCATCGACGATGCCTGCCTCACCGAATTGACCCCGGACTCCGAAGACCCGGAAACGGGCAAGAAGTTCTGCCGTGTCGGAATCTGGTTCAAGCCCCTCCCCGACGAACAGAGCCATAAGCTCAGCAAGAAGTACCAGCTTTATAAGGACTAACCATGAAGACTATTGTTAAAAGAAATCCGTTCGTTAAAGGCGGAGAGAGCGTTTACACGGTAGTGCGTGAAACAAAGACCCAGTATGTTTGTCAAAACGGGATTCGTTTCCGCAAGCCCGACAATGAATGCGACGGATGTCTCGTCCGTGAAGTAGGTGCAGACCGATGGGATGATTGGTCGAAACTCCATATCAAGGAAGATTAACCATGAGTGAATACGATTTCAAATATGTAAAGCGTGGCCAGAAGCGCATCCCTGGCGAGATGGAAAAGACCATCGGGAATTTATCATATAATATTGACGGCGCCCGAAAGGAAATCGCCGCTCTCAAGGCAAGGCTTGCCGCATGCAAGACGCTAGTTAACCTTGCCCACAAGAACGAGTTCATGCTTCTCACGAAAGAGAATTCGTACCAGATTTGTTACACCCTGTTCTACCGTGGGTTCGACCCCTCGTGTGAAAACCGTACTCACGAATATCTCTACATGAACGGCGTATGCCTGATGATTTGGTACGACAAGGACAAAGGTACCCGAGGCGCCCGTGAAATTGCAACACAGTTTACCTTCACACAGGTCGCTGGTTGTCCCCAGGTAGTTGCCGACCTTATCAAGAGAGGTGACCTCAAGTCCATGAGCAGACAGGAAGCAGAAGCGTGGCTCGACAAGATGAAGCAAAGCTACCGTAGGCGCAACGGGGTTGAGCCATACAACAGGAAAGTTGCGGGAATTTATCTTCCAAAGGCTAACAAGGGTAAAGACAATGTCTAAGAACGAACATACAGGAAAACCATTCTACTGCGATTACAGCAACAACATCCAGCTCTTCTACCGCATCGAACTCACCGGGAACGACGAGAACGGCGATGAAACCGAACTCAGCGAACAGGAAAAGAAGCAGCTGCTCCCAGACCTGCTCTCAGCCTTCCAGTCCTCATTCATGGGCAAGACATACCCCCTGTGCGACGACCAGTTCCCCGAAGGAACCAAGGCGGGAGGCCACTTCATATCCTTCGACAAGGACCACGGCATCGTCCTCTGTATGGGTGTCTACATCGACTCCCGCATCCTCAGCGACACCGAGAAGACCAAGGAAGTCCTCTACAAGCTGGAAGACGAAATCGACGGCCAGTTCAACGACGGATGGGGCGAAAACGGATTCCTTTTCGAAAGCGGAGACAAGCCTTACTACTGCAAGTTCAGTACGAGCAACCTTGTAGGCATCGTCGCATCCGTGCAGGGTCACTGTGCCAACTTCAGCGTAAGGTGGAAGAATACCGAGGCAATCGAGAACATCAACTGGATGCTCTACCATGGCAACGGTGCCTTCAACATGCTGTACAGGCCCGATGAGAGCAAGGCGGAAATTCAGGACCATCTCGATATGCTCAAGAGGTTCGGCATACCCCCTGAAAAGGACTACACGATGCAACGGTTCAACTACATCAAGGAACACCTCGACATGTTCTTCGAGACATAAAATATCAAAAAAATCAAAATAATCCTTGACAATATAGCTTTAATTAGCTATATTGTTTTTTGTAACCAATCAAGAAAGGATTCAACCAATGGCAAACCCAAAAGAAGCCCATGTATATGTTCAGAACGGTTCCCCGTGGATTAGCTGCTGCTGCCCCGTATGCGGAAAGACCGTTTACAGTAGAGACAAGTTCTGCGTAGAATGCGGACAGCCCCTTATGTTCAACGACTACAGAAGGGTACTCGAAGTTGGCGACAGAAGACTCAACCTCACGGGCACATGGAAGCGTATCATCATCGACGATGCGGTAAAGGAGGCTTACCTCAGGAGCCGTCTCGAAAAGATTGAAGCCGAATGCCAGATTGAAGACAACCCCATCCTCAGAATCATGAGGGAAGCGTATATCAAAACTTGTTTCGAAAAGAAAGGATAATCCCATGAGAAAGTTTACAAAGACCCACAACGACCTCAAATGGCTCTTCCCCATCGCAAAGACCAAGAAGGAAGCAGAAGAAGTGTTCAACTATGTCGAAGAACAGGCTAAGGACCTTGCCGACATCGCAGGCGTCAATGATGCGGACAAAGACCTCGCCATTGACTGCTTCATGAAGGGCTACTCCTACTGCATGCAGCTCGAAATCCACCGTGAAGTGGAAAAGGCTATCAAGCGACTCTACCTCAACCTCTTCAACATCAAGAAGGTGTACAGCAAGGACAAGAACCCGGAGGAATGGAAGAAGTATTTCCGCTTCTACAAGCTCGAAGACCTGTTCCGCCACCTCGCATGGGACAGCAAGGACGAAGAAGCCAAGCGAAAGTATCTGGTGGGCCTCCTCGAAAAGTCAGCCTTCGACAATGACGAAGGTTCAATCGAAGAACGCATGAAAATCATGTAGCAATAGGATTTCCCCCCATGGATAAGAAACCGCAACCGCCACAGATGGAACCCATCTCGGACGAGACCTGGGCTAAACTGAAATCAATTAGCAAGCGTATCGACGAGCTGGTTGCCCAGATAGACGAACTCAAAGAGGAAGCCTACGCTTTCGTCCCGAAGCATACCTTCGACGAATGCAAGGCCATGGGATGCGAAAACACTCACGGCAACAGGTGGGACTGCCACCGCTATTGTGTCCGCAGGAAGAACTACAAGGGCTGCTTCCATGATTATTACAAAAAGAAACAGCCTGTGTTCAAGCCCAAGGTTGACTACCCTACCCTCGGTTGGAAAACCGTCGTAACCGAAGGAAGCGACTTTGTTCGAAAAATAGCCAAGGAAACCGAGAAGACACTCGTTCTCGACGACGCTTGGAAGACTACTCTGCTGAAAAGCACAATCAAGCAGGCTGAAGACTGCATCTTCATCCAGGACAGGTCTGGAACGACATACCTCTGTGCCGACGACCCCGATACCATAGAGATGCAGAAGACCCTCCTCCAGGTTCTTCGCAAGGAATGGTGCGAGGCAATCAGAGGCAAATTGAAACTATAAGGAAACCAAAATGGATTACTTTAAGAACACCCGTGAATTTCTCGAAAAATACCTCCGTACGAACCCTGAACTCAAGAAGATGACACCGAATGAGGCATACGAGTTCGAAACCCTGTGCGGACAGGTTAAGTTCGACGAGACATGGACTGAGAAAGACTTCGAGGTCCTCGATGCGGAAATCGGCGTGAAGGCGCAGAACGCATACCTGCAGGACATGAGTGACATCAAGCTGTACTTCATGAACAGACTAATCGACCTCGCCAAGAGTGGCTTAGTCACCACGACGGAAATAAGGAAGGTCGCAGCAATCAAGACCACATTAAAGTCACTCGACAAGCTCGCCGCTGGCTCCGACTCGTTCCGTTGCAAGGCCGAGCAATACGAACGCTATTCCGACGGTAGATACAATAGCCCGTACGACCTGAACAGCGTCTGCCGTGCAAGGATGAACCTTGTGCTTACCGTGACGGATGCCATAGTAGAGCTCGACAAGAAGTTCACCGAAGCCCTTACGAAAATCCTCCTCGGTTAAAGGATGCCCTATGGATAAAGCGACATTCAGGAAAAAGGTGAAGGAGAACCTCACCTCCCAGCTCCTCCCCCTCGACGACGGCCCCGGCTACCTCACCGATGACGAAGCCGAGGAAATGATTTCCAACAACGAGTACGCCATCGACGAGGAATTCCCCAAGAGGGATGAATACATAAATGAATCTAATTGGATATCCGCAACAGCCGACTGGATTTGGACACTGGACTATTGCTAGGAGAACAACCATGCCTAAACGCAAGACCCTCCGTGAAAAACTCGCCGAACGCATCAAGAAAGAACTCGGCTACGAGGTGGATATTCCAACTTGGAAGACCACCCACGCCAACCACTGGCAGAGAAGCGCAGGGGCATGTTCAAGCTACGTCAGGTGCAAGAACACCCCAACTGACCTCATGTTCTTCGGTCGCATCAGCGAGTACCTAAAAGACGATGTCTACCTCGACGAAGTAAGCGACGGCTTCGGCATGATGATTTACGCAGAAAAGAAAAAATAGAAATTTTACACAACTTCCCTTTACAACACGCCTTTAATTACCTATATTATGGTAAAGAGGTCATAGGAGCGAACTGATGAAAGCATCCGAATTGATAGAACTGATACAAGCCGAAATCGAGAAACACGGCGACATGGAATGTATGAAACCAGTCAGGGAAGAGGGTTGGCTATACCCAGATTTCGAACCGATTTTCGATGTTGACTCTGAACAAAAAGTTGTATGCCACAATAGGGTCGGCCCGTATTATCTAGTAATTTCCTAACTAAATCTAATTGGAACATCATGCAGAAAGTAACCGAGATAACAAGGTATATCCGAACACTGAACCACGACGGATGTCAGGCCGAGTTGGCTAAGATTCGTGATACCCTCGATAAGAGCGAAGCAGCAACGCTCGAAGACGAGATAAATAACAACCGTGAGGTCAGGAAATGCTACGATGAGGAAAAACGTCGTTTCACCGAGAAGATGTTCTCCTATGTATCCAACGGGCAGATGATACCCGTGGAGCTGGTCAACAGCCTATGCCGCTTCCTGTACCAGTCCCACAGGCACTGCTTCCCTGGCTTCATGGGGTTCAACCGAGTTACAGACCGAAAGCACATTACCAGGTGGCTCGACGATATGACACATCCCGAGGAGGCATGCGTACATGCCTGTTACGTGATTCGTACGTATATCAACGGAAAGAAGGCAGCCGACATAATGCTTGGCAACCTCCGTAAAGGATTCCAACACTACGGACATTCCAAGGACACGAACGAAAGGATATGGTCGTTGATTGAAACCATGTTCATTAACGCAATCCACAAGTACTACTGGACTATGGAAAAGAAGATGCACGACCCGTTCTAACCACGGAGTAGCCGCATGAACCACAATAAAGACTACATCTGCTTCATCAATATGGTCGCCGTAGTACTAGGAATCTACCTCCTATATACGGCAGAACTCTCCGTTCTCCATATAGTCGGCCTCGTCATCTTCGTCATCGTCAATACCGCTTCCTTCTGGACCCTGCTGGATTTGATATACAAGGAAAGATACAGGAGATGAAATGACACTTACGCACACCTGGTCACGATGCCCCCTGTGCAACGGGGAAGATTCCGTCAAGCCCGTCATTTCCAACTTGGCGGGCGACGTGGAACCACGAAGGGACCCTCTAACAGGAAAACTCGTCTATATCAAGCGTTGCTCCGTTTGCGGTGCCACTTTCTCCTTGGATGCCAAAACGGTGGAAAAACGGGGTATCTTATAGGCCCGATACAAAAAAATTTCCAACCCCCTCTTGACAGAGGGGATTTATTTATGTATATTATCCATGTCAAACACAAAAGGAACTAACCCATGGCAGAAAACACATTTATCAACTCACAGATGATTCAAGGCCACCGTTATGAGCAACGGTTCGAAACCATCACTGAAAGAGCCTGCTATAAAGAAGATTTGGACAGAAAATTGACCAAGTACGCAAAGACCCATATCGTCGTCTCGCTTACCCCCTATGTCCATGAACCCTATGTCAATGTCATCGTGGGATACCTCGCCGACCTGACCGAGGAACGCATCAATCAGATGTGCGACGACTTCCTCCTGGAGATGGCCCGCAAGGACTTGCACGAAAAGAAGGAACCCAGGTCCAGGGAAGAACTGAGAAAGGACCCAGAGTTCATCCAGTTCAAGACATGGTGCGAAGACCTCGTATGCTGGGAAGACAAGAACGGCTTTACCGACAAGCCCATCGTCTTCGGCGGCGGAAAAAGCTTCATGCCACCTATCCTCGAAGAACTTGTCGAAGCCAAGGATAAGGACAATGTAGAACTCTACAAGGAACTCTTCCCCGACTTTGCCAAGAGACTCCATGAGGCGAAAGCGGCCTATTTCGCCAAAAAAGAAGAATCCAAGACCATCGTTACAGGCTTAACTGAATCTGATTAAAGGAAGCAACACCATGTGGACACTCATCGTATTTACAGTACTCTACCACGGAAGCAATGCAGGAGGCCTGTCCTCCACATCAATCCCAGGCTACACTTCCCTCAGGAACTGCGAAAACGCAGGATATGAACTCGTTGTCAATGCCCCCGAGACAAGGTACTTCTTCAGGCAGACGGATAGACCCCTGTTCGGAAAGGATACCACCCAGCTCTATTCAACCGTATATACCGACTTGGTAAAGTACGGCTACCAGTGCATCGAGGTGAAATAACCATGGAAGAAGTATATCAAGTTTCATCTGTTCCTGTCATGGGCATCTGGTGCGCCTACAAGCTCGCCCCAATCTACCCGTTCTTCCCCTCGTTCAATGTCTCGGAAGCTAAACACGGCCAGAACAGCGTTAAAATCCTCTCCACCGAAAGGGGAAAATTCATCCAGAAAGGAACTGTCCACCGCAGGATTAACCCGAAGGACCCGCTCAGTTACGACCCAATCGAGGTGGACATCCCGTACGAATACAGGATTAAGTTCCAGCTTGAAGACGGAACAGCCCAGACGGTATATACCAATGACGACGATGCAGGATGTCTGCTCCGACTAATGTCCGCACAAGAGAATATCGACAAGTTCCACGACTTGGCTATCAGGGGTCATTGGCAAGCTGCCATGACAGCTCTCAGGGGCGACCTGATTGTTGAAAAATCCTACATCAGCATGACGGACAAGGAAAATCTTGAAGCGCTTGCTAAATTGGCAGGTAATTAACCATGGAAGACTGGGAAACAACAGATTTATATGACTTTCTCGGCTCATGGGAATGCACCATGTCCGAGAAGGAAAAGAAACTATACCGTATCCAGAATCTATGCCCAGAAGAACTCAGGGAACAGGAAATGGAAAAATTCAAAAAAGAATACGGGGAATAACAACCAAAAGGAATTAAACCTATGTCCAAACCAATCGTAATCTCTCCCGAAGCGGCGATTGAAGTAAACCAGAAAATCAAGGAACTCAAAGAAACCCTCGAAAAGCACAACCTGCTCATGGTGTTCAATGTCGAAATCGGCGAGGGCTTCCTGTTCCCGAACACCTACAAGGTATGCTCTATCGACGACCCCGAATACGGCGAGGCGGACCCCACCGATGTGCCCATGTCCGTAGACGGCATCCAAACCAAGATTGGCAGCTGCATGTCCACGTTCGAAAAGCATTACAACGCAATTATTTCAACCAAGAGGTAAACCCATGATTTGGACCCTTATCATTGTATTTGCATTCTCGACAGGCGGAGGATTCCGTAGCGGCGGTGCTGGCGGCCTCACGTCGGAAACCATCGACTTCTCCACCAAGGAAGAATGCGAGGCCATCGGAAAGGAAATCACCGATTTCTATAAGAAGGACGGCGGGGAATCGTTGGTCCTTATCGAGGGCATGGACCGACATTACAAATATGTCCGTAACGACCCGGCAAAGGACTGGATGGCTAAAAACCTGAACATCCAATACAAGTGCGTGCAACACACCATACCAAAAAGGAATTAAATCACCATGATTAAAACCCTAAGCTACAAAAACAAGGCCCTCCCTGTATTCAATCCAAAGGAACCAGTCGTCTTCCCCGAAAAGGGAGAACAGATGGCCGTAGGCGATTCTGAAGATGCCTTTGACATAGCAAATGTCCTAGCCTACATCCCAAATAGGGATTACCCGGTAATCACCAAGGAATCCAACTACAAGTACTGTGCAAAGCTCCCGGAAGGCTCCATCCTCCAAAACGAATACTTGGATTCCCTCTCCCTCCAAAGAGGCCAGATACACATCATTACCGATACATCCTTCCAAAATATCCTGGAATCCCTCTGCAAGATTGCCCTCGATGCAGCCAAGTCCGACAGCAAGGTATTCTTCATCTCCTCCAAGACCAAGGTGGAAACCCTGTACGAACGCCTGAAGAACATGGCAGACTTCCCCCTGGACAAGAAACCAATCTATCTCAGGAACGGATGGACAAACATGTGCATGACCGCCGAGATAAGAAACGCAATCAAGCTCGTCGAAGAAGCCAAGGAACATCCCCACATAGATGTCCTCGTCATTGACGCCCTGGAAGCCACCATCTCCCCCTACATGATAAAAAAGGAATCCCTCCTCGGTCTCCAAAACATTGCCAGGGAAAAGAACATCGCCGTCATCACCTCCGAAACCATCAAGTAACCAAAAAATCAAAAAATAATCCCTATGAACGAACTAGATTATTCCCTCGTAAAGCTCTACTTCAAGGTCAAGACATCATCCCGCAAGGATGACGACTGCGATTATGACCCCTACCTGCTCCAACGGGATTACTTCCCCGAACTGCTCTGGGCGTTCTCGATGACATACATGGGCAACCACTTCCCCCATAAGACGGAAGACCTCCCGGAAGGCGTCAAGCCAGCCCAGCACTACCTCGCCTACTCCCCCACGGAAGGAATCCTCCTCTGCGTCGGCTACTACTTCAAGAACGATATCCTCCGAGACTCCTCCCCGGAACCCTTCAAGGATGCCCTCAAGAAGATTGTCGACAACATCGACGAACAGTTCTGCGACGGATGGGGCGAAAACGGATTCCAGTTCAAACATCAGGGCACATACATCTCCGCACACTTCGAAAGCAAACTCCGCTATGTCATCACGGATGTATTCAATGTCGATGCCCTCCATGTAAGATGGGATTCAATCGAAGAGATTGACAACCTCGACTGGATGCTCTCCTACAAGGCTTACGAATGGCTCTATCTAAACCGCAGGTATATGGACCAGTCCCAGGCCCAACTGGATTACCTTACACAACACAAGGGAAACTACTTCTTCGCATGACCATGAAAAAACTCGTCGTAAATACAATAGCCTGGATTCTCATGATAACAGACTGGGGTACATTCCTCATCTGCCTCTATCTCATGATGACTGACCAGAAGGATTCGGCAGGACTCCCGGCTACCATCTGTGCAGTATCGGCATTCCTCTCATTGGTGTTTATCCTTGTCGATGTATGCATCATAGAAGAAGGCGGCACCAAACCCCTATAAGAAAATCCCCCGAGACTCACTCTCAGGGGATTCTTCATTCATCAACCCATCATCCCGACTGCCTTGGGAATGTTATCCAGTAACTCCCCAATCTGGTTCATGACCATGTTGCTGCACCTTATCGCCCTGTCCACATAGGAACACTCCACCTTCTTCATCCCCTTCCCCAACTCATAGTAGTTAGGAATGTAAAAACGGCTGCACTTGCTGTTCTCCCACCCGAGGGAAAGAAAACCCCTCACCTCCTTGAACTCACCCTTCTTGGTATACTCTATCGAAACACAGAGGTAACCGTACTTCATATACAGGTAGAAAACTCCCTTGCATAAACCGTCCTCGATAAACCCCTGCTTCTTCAAATACTTGCGAAAAGAACTAATCTCTTTATCAGTTGGCTTAACCATACAACGCCTCCAAACATTCGTCAATGCCGTCGCCACCCCCTACATAGGAACCCGCCTTACAGTCAAACATCCCCCAGTGGTCCTCCTGACGTATCAGCTTGATATGGGTATCGGGAAGACTCACTATCTTCCCCGTGCTTGAAACCGTTATCTTGGACTCGTCGAATTTAACCCCCAGGACATTCAGGCTGTCGATTACACTCTGTCTCAAATCTACCATTGGAAACCTTCCTTTTAATTAACTGTATTGCCAATATAACAAATATCCCCCCGCCTGTCAATAGGACAATACAGAAAATTAAAAATTATTTTCCGCCCCTGGGGGCAGCTCCGCTGCCCCCCAAGCTTTCACGAAAAATTAAAAAATATTTTGACACCCTGAGAAAATCAAAAATTTTTTCGACCGCCGTTTCAAACCCGTGCTTTAAAATTGGCTTAAAATCGCCAATTTCGCCATAGGTTCTTACCCGGTACGACACGTTTTTAGGACGTAACGGCGGCCCGAGGCTGTCAGAAAATGGAAGTTTTAGGAACCGTTTTAATTAACTATATTTGAAACCGGGGTTGAAACAGATGGGGTTTGACCTAACCCTCGTTCATCTCCACAAGTTATCAACAGGTTTTCTACAGGGTTTCGACGGGGTTTCAACCACCCTTTCAACAGCGGGTTCACACACCGGGATTTCATCGGGTTATCAACAGGATGTTAACCACTCGTCTACGGTTTGCGACGTGGGTTTTGAACTGGTGATTGGAACGGGCTGATTGAACCCATAGATGAAACCCGTATGATTGGAGCCAGGTTGAAACGAAGTTGAAACGGTGTTGAAACCCCTGTTGAAACCCTTGATGAAACCCATGTTGAAACGATGTTGATAAGGTGTTGATAACGGGCGCCTAAGATATCAACAAGATATCAACAGGTGTTGATAGATTGGTTGGAGGGGGTGGTATGGTTTGCGGCGGGGGTTCAGGCCAGGGGTGATAACCTAAGTTGAACAGATGGGTGATACGACAAGAAAGGGAGCGCCAGAGGCGCCCCCTTTGGTAAGGTCATGATTCCGATGATGTTATCCTACGAGTTCTCGGTAGAGGGACATAGCGAAGTCTTTGTTATCGAGTTTGCCGTAGGAGGGTTTATCAGCAGGGTTGGTGGGTTTGACAGAGAAGAAGCCTGACTGTTCGATGTACAGCCATGCGTTGATAGGGATGAAGAACAGGGCGCAGAAGGGCATCCCGTTGTACCTGAGTCTTCTCTTGGCGGCGGGGTCAGTATCATCGGCTAGGACGGCATCGTGGGTAAAGCAGATTGTATGGCCGTTATGGAACTTGGTTTCCCCCATGGTTATAGAGGCATCCGAGGGTCCCGTAATGGCATCCTTATTCGGCAGCACGAGATTGTGCCAGATGTCGTTCATATCGGTCGATGCTACGATATCACGGCCAAATGTGTAGAGAGCCTTCTCTAGAATGGATTTGGCGAGCAGGACATGGTTGGAGTACGTGATGTTAGCCCTAGACAGGATATGGGCTGTCAGGTCTAGTATTTCGAGCATATTGGCTATAGCCTTGACTAGATACTCCGACTTGTTACCCCTGATTTTTTCGGAGGAGTATGCATCGTCGAGGTTGACAAGTCTAGGGATAGAGATATGGCCTTTATGGTATTCGATGGAGTCACGTTTGATTTCCTGGAATATGTCCAGGTTGTCGTGGAATCCCGTAGAGACGAAGTTTGCAATCTTGTAGGCATCAACAATGTTCGGGGCCGGGGCTGACAGGATTTGGTGAACGATGTTACAGACCGCCTGCAAGTTCTGCGTGGCGGTACGCAAATCGTTCAGGGTAAGTTTCTCCCTGATATAATCCAAGGAATCTGCCCTGTCATCGAGGAGCATTTTCTTTGTGAGTGCTTCGGGTTTTGCTTTCGGCTGTTGAGTGAACATTGTTATGTCCTCCTTATGTAAATATACATAATTAAATAGAGGTGCGGAGAAAAAACGGAAAATTTTTTGAGAAAAACAAAAAATAAAAAAATTAAAAATAAAAATTTATTTCAGTTTGGCGGCCACCTTCTCGATGAAGTCGATGAGGTAGTGGTTGATGGCCTCTGCCGTCTTGATAGGGAGGAAGGCGGAGGTCGAGAACCTGATGGTGGCATTCATGCCCTTGCCAGTGAGGAAGGCGACGGTACGGATGCCCGTGTCGATGACGATGCGTTCACCGTTGGGTGTCTCCGGCGGGAGGACTATGCGGCGTCTGCGGCCTATGTCGGAGGTCTTGATGTACTCGGCCTTCTTGACCAGCTGTTCAAGGTAGGTGGATGAACCCGTGGTTGCCATCTCGTTGGCGGCATCGTCGAGTTTAGCCACGATGAGGGAAGTAGTTCTGTTCATGATGGATTCTCCTTCGGTATCAAACCGTTGATTTGGGCTATGGGTCAAGCCCTGGTTTCGCTAAGTATAATATAGTTAATTAAATAGGGGATGGCAACGGGGATTGTGTAAAGAAATGTTTACAGAGCAGGGTGGTTGCGAGCCGGGAAGAAGGCCAGGGGTGATAACCTAAGTTGAACTTATTTGACTGAAACAAGTTAAGCCCGAGTGTTGGTCGGGCGCTGGTGGATTACTTTTTCGATTCGAAGTGGAGGTATTCGTTGGAGAGGAACTGGTTTTCCCATCGGACTTTGTAGTGGTCGGGGATGGTGTTCTGCAAGATTCGGACCACTTTCCTTTTCTGTTTGAGGGGCAGGTCATCGAGTCTGATATCGACAGCTCTGCCCGTGCGATGGGGAGACCATTGGTCGTGCCTATTGAACGAGTCATGCGCTGATATGATGGTGGGCGTGAAGTCTTTGCCGAAGACGGACTTGAACACCTTGATTACATACACGAGGCCGATTTCGAGCTTTGGGGTAAGCTCCATAACGACCCCTGGCTTTTGAAAAGTGTTCTCCATAATGTAATCGTGGGTTTCACCCGATTGTATGGGAACCTCGTAGATGATGTCTGTTTTGGACTCTTGGGTCTGGTACTCCTGTGTATAAGTCTGTTGGAAGTCCTCGGGTCTATACGGCTCGTGTACTAGCTTATAGGCTGTGAAAAGCATAATCACGATAAGGATTAGGCCGAGGATGATTTTGGCAAGGTTTACAAGGCATCCCATAGGTTTACCTCCAAATGGATTAGGTTAGTTTACGCTATCGACATTGATGGTGAAGACATCGCTGTTCTTTTCGAGGTTGTCTATGGACATAACTTCGAGTCCCTGCATGTCTTCGGGAATGTCGTCGATTGTTCCACGGAAGACTTCCTTTTCTTTGCCGCAGTCATAAATGGCGACGGTTTGGATACTGGTTTCGATAAAGAGTTCGGTAAGGTCAGATACTCTGAACATTGTTGTGGTCTCCTATGCTTTGAGGTTGATGGTTATGATTGAAGTGAATTGGTGTTGTACGATTGACTTAGTTGATTGGAAGTTGTTGGGTATAAGTTGATTCGCTTTGAGGTTAGCGGTGATGTAGTCTACCATCGTGTTGATGGTTCCTGCATCCAGGTATTGGTTTTTGGGACCGAGCCTTTTGATTTTGGCAGTTATGGTCAGGACAGCGTGGTTGACCTTGTGTTTCGGCTTGGCCACGCTTTTGACCTTATCGGGGAATTTGGACACGAGGTCTGAAGCCACCTGTTCGCAGACTCGGTTGTAATCAATGGGTTCAATCCCTGTTTTTGCCTTGTTTGCAATCATGTTGATAACCTATTGAAAAAGAGGGGAGGGGTCGGAAAGTGTTGGATGTTTGGGAAGTGTTTCGTTAATCCGCCCCTCCCCCAAGTTGATTCAGTTAAATGTCTCCGTTTGCCTTTTCGATTTCACAGAGGCGATTGACTTCCTCTTCGGGGGTTTTGACGGAGTTGATTACTTCGACAAGGAAATCGGTCGCTTTGCCCTTATCCTCGAAGAAAGTGGACTTGCCGTCAGCATCCATAATCTCGTAGGGTTCATCCTCTCCGGGGTTGATGCAGAGACAGCCAGCGAACTCGTCATCCTTGTAGATGCGCATGCAATCGTAGAGGGGACCCGAGCATGGGCAGTTATTCTTCATGCTCACTTCGAGGCGCTCGGTATCTTTGCACTTGGCGAGAATGGTCTTGAGCGGCTTGATGATTTTCTTGGTCTTGCCGTAGAGGGACTTGGTGGAGCAGAACCAATCAAACCACAGGTCTTCGGCAATCTTCCTACGGGCATCATCGTTTCCCTTGGCTTCGTTCCACTCTTTGAGAAAAATAGAAATTTTTTTGCACATGGTTTGGGTCCCCTTTACATATCGAGTTCACGGCCTTCGAGTTCCTCGGGCCAATCTTCTGTGGGTTCATCATCATCATCAGGCTCGGGGCAAGAGAACTTGCACTTGGAGTTGTAGATGTCTTCCTTGGCAGGTTCCTTTGCGAGAGAAGCGAGGGTGTCCGCATCATAGATTTCGCAGAGGTCGAAAAGGAGGTCTGCATAGTCCCCCTTGGTGCGAACCTTTTCGATTCGGTCGAGGACAGGTCTAGTTGCGGGCTGATTGAGGTAGAGCCAGTTGGCACGGGCCGAGAAGTCGTTGCAGGTGGTTTTCAGGTGGTGGGTTGTATCGAAGATGTCCCCATCGTTGAAGAAATGGTAGACGAGGTTCGAGAGACAGGCGGCCACCTGTGATGCCATCGTTGTTCCCTGCCCCTTGATTTCGAGGTAGGGGTTGAGGCGCTTGGCGACATCGGTGAAGTCATCCCATACATGGTGATTGTTTTGCGTTTTCATTGTAAAATTCCTTTTTCAAAAAATTATTGAACCTCAATGTCGGCCTTGCCGAGAACAGGGATTTGAACGGCAGTCCATGCGGTGAAGTTTCCGCCCGTGGTTCCTGCGTGGACATATTCTTCCTTTTCTTCAATGCCGTCATCGTCGATTTCGCACATGCCCTCACGATTGGCATAGAGATACTCAATGCTTTCCTGCTTGACATAGGACTTGGCACATTCGGCGACACGCTTTTCTGCGGCATCCTTGCTTTCGACGGTAGTGATATTAAGGGTGCGGTCATCCTGGTCGAAAGTGACGACGGCATTGATAGGAGCCATCGTGTGTTCGACGATATCGAGGCAGACAATATCGTCTTTGTCATTGTAGGAAGAGAGGCGGTAACCCTTGGTGCATTCCTTGGCTGTGACCTTATCCATTTGGTTATCAGGGTTCTGTGCGTTTTCTTCCTCGATGACATTATTGATTTCGTCAGCGATGAACTTGGATGCTTTGGAACGCTTGTAGAAGATTTCGGTGTAGTTGCTTGTAGCAAGGCAACCGCCTATGCGAGAGAACCCTGCGACTGTGTAGAACTTTGTGTTATTGGATTTCTTTACCATAACCAACTCCTGTGGTTTGTTGTTTCTATGCTCTAAATATACCTAATTAAAACTTGGCCGTCAATGGGTTTAGTCAATTTTTTGTGTAAAAAATGGTTTACAATCCATGATGGGGACAGGAGGTTTCCAGTCAAGGGGTGATAACCCAAGTTGAAACTGGGGATGAGATAAATGAAAACCCCTCTTTCGAGGGGTATGATTAGGCGGCAGGGGTTTCGGGTTCGGCTTTGCGGAAGACATGGATAGCGCTATACCAGTCGCCATCTGTGGGCGGGCCGATATGGGTTTCTCTAACCAGTTCATATCCATTCTTTTCCATAATCAAGTTAAGACGGATGTGGTCATGCTTCCAGTCGCCCTCGTGGACTTCGACTTCAAATTCGTCTTGTAGATTCCAGCCGAAACAATAATTAAGGTCGTTGTCTTCGAGAACTTTGGAAAATTCGTTTTTCTTTTCATTGGTCATTTGTTAGTCCTCCTCATCATCGTCGAAGTTATCCGGGTCGAACTCGCTCCACTCAATATCGAGGGAATAGTTATCGTCCCAAACCTCATCTTCCTCTTTGGTATAGGGGATTTTACCCTTGGGTTGAACCCCGTCTTCGACATGGGTCAGGCCCTCGGGTCCGAGGCGAAGCTTATAGTCGTCGGGGTCAAACATGAGGTACAACTTGTTTTTGCCGAGGTAGTCCATAAGTTCGGACACGATTTGACGGCCTTCGGCAAGCACTTCCTTTGACGGCATCCTACCCATGAGAGTATTCTTTTTCTTAGCCATTACTTGCCTCCTTTGCAGAACCAGTTATCATCAAGTTCAGAACCACGAACCCATCCCCATTTTGTAGCGCATGTTCTAGGGTTGAGGATTTTGCCGGATGCTTTCATCGCCTTGATGACATCATCCCGTGTTGCATCATCCCATCCTTTCTTTGGGAGCAGGTAAACATTGTCGCTTGCCATGTCGTAGTGGATTTCAAGCTTGTTTTTCTTCAAAAATTTTTTGAGCTTTTTAACGATTTCTTTGGCGCCTTTTAATACTTCATCGGTCGGGCGCTTGACGAGTTGAATTGGCTTGCCATCCCATTCACCGAACTTTTCGAGATAGCTGTCGGGGATATTGTAATTGAACTCGGTTCGCTTGCCCTTTTCATCTTGGAACCAGCATTTGACGGTAGCCTTTACGCAGTCATTAAAGTTTGTGGTCGGGTAGTCGCCTTGCTGGACGCAGGAGTAGATGCTTGCCCCTACGCCACAGCCGTCGCCGTACACGCTAAGGTCATACAGGTTCAGGTCGTAGTCGCCCCCGTTGCAATCCTTACCGGGCCATTGACCGCCGTACCAAGTGTCTTCGAGGTTCGGGATATTGCCTGCGGGTAAGGTTTCATCCGGGTTGATAACAAAGGTGGGAACACCATCTGCTCTTACTTCGTAGATGTAGGTGTCCTTGCCATCCTTGCGTGTCTTGATGACATCGACATGGGGATTGTGGATGCACTTATGGATAGGCTTCGGAAATTCTTTGCAAATGATTTTTGCCATAGGTTTCTCCTGTTGTTTCTATGTTATAAATATACCTAATTAAATTGTTTCAGTCAAGGGGTTCCCATCATTTTTTGTGTAAATATTTCGTTACAGTCGAGGGCGGAAACCGAGTGGGACAGCTGCAGTCGAGCCGAGGGTGATAACCTAAGTTGAAACTCAAAAAATAAAAAAATAAAACCCCTCTTTCGAGGGGTGGGATTTCTAGCCGAAGCTGTCTGTTACATCCTTGGTTTCGCCGTCAAGCAGTTTGCTGACGATGGTAAGGTATCTTTCCCTTTCGCAACCATCGGAGTTGTTAGCGGCATCGTTGAAATAGTCGATAGCATCCTTGGCACTGTTCCATGTATCACGCTTGCCGTAGCAGATGGTAGTTACCTTTCCGCTTTTCTTCGGCTTGGCGGATTTCGTGAGGAGAGCATCGGGGATGTCGATGGTCTTTTCTTCGATACGCAGGTACCTGTCCTTGTCGGCTTTCTTCTTGTCGAGAAGAACATCAATTCGGTTAGGGCAGACACCGAGATAGAGTTTGAGCTTCATTTATGCCTCCGGGAAAATTAAAAATTTTTTATGGCAGGAGTTCAACGATGTCATAACGCACATCGTAGTCGCCATGGTCTACAACGAGTGAGTGGCTGCTTTTCATCGCATCACGGATTTCGGTTTCGTGTTCGAGGTTTTCATCGCTGTCGGGAACATGGATTTCGTAACCCCCATTGGTTCCATCGCAATAGAGTTCATTGTTGTCTTTGAGGGTGCGGATAAGGGCTTCCACGGTTCCGTCATAGGTTTTGAACGGATAGTTAAGCCCTGCTTTTTGGATAGGGGTTTCGGTCGAGTGTTCGATGATGACAAACATAGACATGGGTTAGTCCTCCTTTTCGTTGCTTACGATTTCGACAAATTCAGAACATTCTTCGAGTTTGGAACGGCTCATGTTTCTGAAAATTGATTCGGCTTCCTCTTTGTTTTCAGCCTTGATGTAGATTTCGTTTCTGTAAGTTATGCGGAAAGTGGGGCAACCTTCGTTGAGACCACCTACAACCTCGCCGTCGATGATGTCGGCAAGTTCCTTTGCATCATCGTCAGTCGGGAGCCATACCTCAATATGCAGGATGGTCTTGAAGGTGTCATCACAGCATTCATCTTCGAACTCTGCACGGATTTCGTACTTGTGGTAGGTGTCGGGGTGGTCATCTTCGAACTCCTCGCAGTCTTCATCCCACTTGTAATACTTGGACAGCAATTCCTTGATGTCGTCCTTGTACTGTTCGGTGTTTTCGTTTGTGAGAAGCCCATTCATATCGAGCCAATCTTCATCGCCATGGAAACTCATAGTATATCTCCTGTTGTTGTTTCTATGCTATAAATATACCTAATTAAATGGTTTCAGTCAAGGGGTTTCCATCACTTTTTGTGTAAAGATTTCGTTACAGGCTACGACGGGGACTGGCGTCGAAGGCGTAGGGGTGATAACCTAAGTTGAAACTGATATGGGGATAAAAGAAAAGCCCCCGACGGGCTAGAAACAACGGAGCTTTGCTTATGACCACAAACCATGCCCGTCGGGGGGAAATTACTTATAGAGTTCTGGGAAGAGTTCTAACTGGTCGGACTTCCTTTTGATGGGGGCTTTCCTAACAGCTTTCTTCTTTGGGGTTTTCTTTGCGGCTTTGCCAGCAAGGGTTTTCAAACGGTTTACGATTTCCTTACGGGTCGTGCCTTTGAGTGAAGCATTGATGGCATCCCGGTCATCGACAGAGGTGCGACGGACAGTCACACGAACCTTTGTGGTTTCGGTCGGCTGATAGGTGACGGAGGAAATCTTCGGCTTCGGGCGACGGCCACGGGAGAGGTAGTATTCGGCAAAGGTGGTCTTGCCGTATTCGGTGGTCACTTCAAGCTCACGGGTCTTGATGTTATACCCATCTTGTCTCAGGTTGAAGATACAGGCTGACAGACGGGTAATGTGGAGCTTGGAGAAAGCATCGAGGGAAGTGATTTTCCCGTGCTTTCTGATGTAGTCAAGGACTTTGGTCTTTTGGTTGTTGGCGGCTTCTGCACTTTGCATAACTTTACCTCCGTTATTTGGCAGACTTGATTTCTTTTAAAGTTTCTTCAATGGCTTCTATAATTCCGAAATCTAGCATAGCATCGTAGAACGCATTTTCATCTCGGATTTTGAGCGAGCCATCAAGATATACTTCAATGGGAGCGACCCCGTCTTCGTCATCGTCAGGATTACGCCAAGCATCAATAGTCCAACATCCGTTATAGTCATCAAAGTAATCGTGCTTGATTTCGGTGTAAGTACGGTTCAGTTTGCCTTTGTGTTGACGATACCATGTCCTAATTGTGTTCTCACAGTAGTTGACATACTTGGTGGAATTGACATAGGTTTCAATCGTGAAGTAGAGGTCTTCAAGTTTGATTAGGGTGTCGAGATGCTTGTTTACGAACTCTCTGTCAATCCCTTTGAGAATGAGGGTTTCAGCAAGTTCCTTTTTAGTGACGATTTCCGAGTAGACAATATCGTCGGCAACATGGTCGATGAAACCATTGATAAGGGTCTTTTCGCCCTCTTCGAGCTTGGAGTTGTAGCCAAAAGTTTTCATGAATGCAGGGACTTTCGACTTGAAGAAATTTACGAATTTGGTTAGGTCTGCCATTTGGTATCTCCTTTGTTTCTCTTAACAATATAGATAATTAAATCCAAATTGTCAAGAGAAAAAAAGAAAAAATTATTTAACAGGAACGAGGGCGATGGATGGGTCAGCATCGGTGTTTACATTCTTGACGATATACTTCTTGCCACGGAACTTAATCATTCCTTTGGGGTTCACCTTGCAATCCTTATCGTCAGACCACCTGTCGCCAACACGGATGCACTTCATTTTGGGAGTCCACTTGATAATCTCCCTTACATGGGGGATAGGCGCTATGAAGTCGGGGTCATCGGGACCAATGACCTGAATGAACACTTGGCGAACCTGCTCCATCAACTTCTTTGTGGGCTTAACATCGAACTGCACGGTGAACCCAGCGCAGTCAGCACCGCAACTCTTTACATGAGGCACGATGTATTCGTCATGGGCGTGGTAATCACCATGACGGAGGTATTCGCTCATGCGGTTCCCAAAGGATACATGAGAGTCAGTATTATAAAAATTATATTTGTTGAATGTCTTAGTGTCGATGGAAACCCAAATAGAGTTTTCCCTGCCACCATATCCTTTCCAATTTTCTACCTTAATCATTTTAATCCCCCTTATTCTTCTGCGATTTCGGCAACGATTTTGTCGATTTCTTCCTGCTTGAATTTGCAGGACTTGGTATAGATGCCGTCATCGGTGTTCTTCGTAACCATGACGGAACCAACGACATTACCCACACGGTCGGTTCTGAACATGAATGTGAAGTACCATGTTCCGTGGGCGGGGATGTTGTGCAAGATATACACGAGGTCTACTTGCAGGTATCCATCGCTGTTCAAAGCTGCATTGGTGCGGACAGTTTCGACATCGAATGAGCAACCTTGGGGAATGACCTTGACAAGAGCCGAGCGTGCGTAAAGAGCCATATCACGGATGGCGTGCTTGTTCGCATCAAATGCGGCTAGAAGTTCTTTGGTAATGTTAATCTTTGCTGGCATATTGCCTCCTGTTGTTTCTGATATAAATATACCTAATTAAAAGAGATTTGCCAAGGAATTTTTTGTAAAGTTTTTGTTACTAACCTTACCACGGTTTGAGAGTAAATTTTGGCTTGTATTGGTCTCGTTTGATTTTTATTTCATAGCGCTTTCGCCTGAAAGTGATGTAGATGTAGGTCACTTCGTTCTCTACGGACTTTTGCAGACGGCAGACCTTTGTAACATCGCCGTCAGTAATCTCCAACTTGCCGTTATCCGTGGAGTATTCCCAATACAGGACTCGCTTTATGCGAGGGAGTCTAGTCTTCGCTTGCGGTTCCATGAAGAGGTCGATGTAGTTGTCGCATCCATCGAGCTTCTTGCGGTTGATGGACTTCTTTACATACCACTTTTCGTTGCCAACCATAACAGGGCGGCAACCCTTGATGGGAGCATAGGCAGGGTCATTGGACAACAGGTAAGCACCCATGCCTTTCTTGTAGTGCTTCACGATGCTATGTGCATCCTTGTCCATCAGTTCCTTGATGTCTATTGGGTCATTGTAGTAAGCGATGTGTTGAACCATAATGTTTACTCTTGTTTATGTTAATTCATGCGTTTCTCGGTCTCTCCTACATCTTCCTCGAAGTACATAGAGCCGAGCCAGCGTGCTGTTTCCCACGCATCCATTACGAACAGGTCGTATGCCCCACCGCTTGTATCGTCGGAGGGGTCAACAAAGCCGTCAAACTCAGGGATATAACGAACGGTCGTAATATGGTTTGGGCCGATGGTTACTTCCTTGGTGTAGGTTGCCGTTCTATCGCTTAGGTAGTCCATAGTTCCAGACTTGTCTTTGGCTGTGTGGTCAACCCCCATCTTTGTCAAGTAGGATATGAGTTCATCAAATTGGTTCTCTGTGGGTTCCATGAGATGCTCCTTTGTTTCTATGCTATAAATATACCTAATTAAATTGTTTTAGTCAATAGGGTTTCCAACATTTTTGTGTAAAGATTTCGTTACAGTCGAGGGCGGAAACCGAGGGGACGGCGGCAGAAGGTTGAGGGGTGATAACCCAAGTTGGAAATTAAAAATAAAAAATAAAAATGCCCCCTATGCAGGGAGCTAAATTAAATTACTTTGCGTTGAACTGTGAGAAGTTGATGCCCAACTTCTTTGCGAACGCTCTGGCCTTTCGGTATTCAGAACAACTGTTGTTGTCGTCATGGCTCCACGAGTCGATAAGCCCATACTTCTGCATGAGAACAAGGAAAGTCTTAACGACAACATCGTAAGGCTCTCGGGCTGTCTTGCAGAAAGTCCACGCATCAACGCCAGCTCGCCCAATACGCTCTTCCTTTTCGAGACTGACATTGAAGCTCTCGTAGGTGGCGGGTTCGCCATAGAGGTCGATATGCTTTTGTGTGATGTAGTAGGTGATTTTCATTTCCTCTTTTTTCTGCTTGGCGTTGTAAGCTTCGACAACCTTGGTCATCTCGTCAAGCATGAGCTGAGGAAAAGCATCCGTTTGCGTTTTGAGCTTTTTAGAGGGGTTCCAATAGTTTGTGTATCCCATGATGTAATTCCTTTTTCAAAAAATTTTAGCCGTCGATAAGCAGTTCGGTGTTGAGCAGTTCTGCCTGCATACGCATGAGAAGCTGAATGAGTGTTCCCTGCCAATGGATATGAGCGAGGACATAAACGCTGCTGCTGATTTCCGCATCAAAGCCAGTATCGGAACTCTTTTTGATTTCCACTTTCTTTACTTGCTTGTTAGGAACTGTGGAAGAAATGTAAAGGGTGTTGTCATCGCTCTTTTTGAAAGCAATCCACGATTTTTGGTTCATCGTGTTTGCGAACAAGCCGATGGTGAACTTTTCTTCATCCGTGAATTTAACGCTAATTTTTTCCATGATATTATCCCCTATTGCGGTTTAACCCACTGATTAGTGTTGAAACGCTTACCATCACGACCTGCCTTAACCATGAACCAACGGCCTTTGAGGACACGGGGGAGGCTATCATTGATGTGTTCGAGAACCTGCGAGTCGCTTGTAATGGTATCGTAGTAGCCGACGATATCCTGATAGTCGCCCTTGTCGCCATGGCTAACACGCACTACATACTTGCCACGCTTGCCATGTTGGAAAATCTTGTCGATGCAGATAGGCGGAAGCTTATCACGCTTTGCAAGGATGATGTTGCTGATGGATACAACAAGGTTCTTACGAACCTTATTGCTGATGTTGATGGTTTGACCCTTAAAGTAATCTTTCATGGTTTTATCTCCGTTGTTTCTATATATAATATACCTAATTAAAATGGTTTTGTCAATAGGTTTCCATCATTTTTTGTGTAAAGATTTCGTTACAGGCTGGGATGGACACCGGGATGGGACAGGAGGTTTCCAGTGAAAGGGTGATAACCCATGTTGAAACCCAAGGTGGGATAAAGAGAAGCCCCCTCTTGCGAGGGGGCGAACAACGGAGGTATTAGGTTTTCTTATTTCCTGTATTCGTTATAGAGGTTTTGGAGGGCTTCCCTATATTGGGCTTCCTTATCGGCTTCAATCTTTGCTTTCTGAATTTGGTCAGAATGGTCTATATAGGGGTTGTTAGCGTTCCTATGACCTGTAAGCAAGACCAAGGCGATGGCAAGAACGATGATGATGGCTAGGATAATATCGGTAATGAGCTGAACGATGCCATTGAATATTTTTCCTATGAAATCGAACATTGTATGCCTCCATGGTTTCTATTGATAATATAGATAATTAAATCCATATTGTCAATAGATTTTTTGTAAAGTGTTGTAAACCCCTACGGCAAGACTACCACGATAGTTTTGTCCGGGTCGATGCTAGGGGTCGTTCTTATGTCGGGTCGCTTCTGCAACTCTTCAAGGGAACACTTGAACTTCTTTTTGATTTCTTTTCTTGTAAGGGAAAATGCCCAAGCCATATTAACGTCTCTTAAATTGAATTAGATGGTGAAATCGTTGATGTGGAAAACATCTTTGCGTTCATTGACGAGAACATTGGACAGATTAACATATTCGGGAACAGTCACCATGACAGTGATGATAGAGCCGTCAGCAAGCCCCTGTTCAAGCATGGTGCGGAACTTCTTGCTACGCCCCATGCACTTGACGACCTTGCTCTCCCACGAGATGTTATCGTCGGTGTTGTGACGGAACTCAATCGTGATGCTTTCAGGGCCGAAACCTTTACGTGTAGTGTAACTGAACGACTGTTCAATTTCAGTCATGATTTCACTAGCGGCTTCCTTGCGGTCTTTCGTCGGGTTCCAAAACGAGGGTGCAATAAGGTCATCATCGCAGTGGTCGGTGGTGTAGCAAACAGCCTGATAGTATGTAGTCTTTTTCTTTGCCATATAGGTCTCCTGTTGTTTGCTATAAATATACCTAATTAAATATTGGCTGTCAATAGGTTTCCATCATTTTTTGTGTAAAGATTTCGTTACAGTCGAGGGCGGAAACCGAGTGGGACAGCTGGAGTCGAGGCTAGGGTGATAACCCATGTTGAAAATCAAAAAATAAAAAATAAAAAATGCCCCCTTTCGGGGGCGGATTTAATGAGACTTGCAATAGATAACTTTCGTCTTTGGCTTATAACACTTCTTACATACTTCACAGGTTATCTTATGGTTGAGTTTACCATTGATGTAAGCCCTGCAATAGTCATTAGCCGGGATATAGGTTTCTCCGTCATCATAGACGAAAGCGTGAGCATTTGGATTAGATGCGACCTTGAAATATTCGTTTACCCCGTGTTCATGCCAAATAGAGAAATTCAGATGGAAGTTTTTGGGCAAGCCGTTCGACAAAACAAATTCAGATGCTATCTTAAATTGTTTAGTGTAGATGTAAAAAGTGAAATTTGGATGGAGCAAAGCAAGGTTTACCCACATTTCAAGCTCTTGGATATTTTCAATGTCGCCGCTCTGGTTGATGCGTACAATGCGGAAGCGGTTGGTGACTGAAAGCTGGCGATGCAGGTCAGCGAACACCTTGGACGGGCAACGACGAAGCCCTATTGTGTTCCTAGCATGACCGTAGAGGGCGGTCTTTGGAAAGCGGTTGTAGCTCTTGTTTACATAACAGTCTTTGGTGCAATACTCACTATCCTTGCAAGTGCCACGCACCTTTTTTTCAAGGACAGGGATGTAGAGCAATTCAGACCCTTTAAGGGTAGACCATGTTGCGATGCCTTCGCCGAGCTTTACGTTATGCCCGAGGTTGAAGTGATAAGTGTATTTATTAGGATTGAACTTTTTAGCCATAAAAATATCTCCGTTTAATAGCTAGTTAAAATATACATAATTAAATTGGTTTAGTCAAGAGTAAGCCGTTGTTTTTTATGTAAAGTTTTGTAAACTTGGATTATCCCCAGGAGGTTTCCAGGAAAAGGGTGATAACCTAAGTTGAAACCCAAAAAAGAAAAAATAAAAATGCCCCCTTTCGAGGGCATCCGGGGAATGTTATACCCCCATTACCACCACGCCCAAAATTCGGCTTGCTCTCCCTCTTCCCAATCGTCAATCATGGCCGAGAGTTTGTCTTTCGCATATTCGAGGTCTTCGAAGTAGCCTTCGTCATATTCCGTGCTACCAAAGAAGAACCCCGACTGTGTAGGCAACACGTCTTCCGCCTTGCTGTGGTCATCGAGAACTTCATTGATGGAGTCGAGCAAGTCCTGAATGTCCTGCTTTTCAAGGTAGTAGGTTTGTTCGTTTTCGATTGTGCCTACACGGTTCTCTACCCAACGGAAGAGATAGTTGTGCTTGCGGAAATCGTTGTCGTGTTTCTTTGTTGTGATGCTGATATCAAGTCCCATTGTGAACTCCTTTTTAGTTGTGTGCTATTCCTGCTTTATCAAGCAATTCTTTTGCTTTGGAATATTCCGAGTCGATGAAGTGTCCGTCGAAGTGCCACTCCTTGATGTAGTGTTCCTGTTCGAGCAACATAAGGACAGCCTTGACAGCCCTATCGTATATGTTCCGATTGGTCTTGCAGAAGTTGAAGTCAATTCGGTGTCTGAGGTTGATGTAGAAGTCTTCGTAGGCATCGTCAGAGCCACCGTTGAATTGGATGCGTGTCGAGTTCACGACAGCACCCTTTTTGCTTCCTGCGGTTTCGACCAGCTTTTTATTCGTGCTTTCAGCGTAGACGGAAAAGATTTTCTCAACCTTTTCGAGAACATAGCCGCTGAACTTCTTTTTGCGTGTATTAAGCGACCAATAGTTAGTGTAGCCCATTTTTAATTCTCCGTTGATTTGTTTCTATGATATAAATATACCTAATTAAATTGGTTTTGTCAATAGGGTTTCATCATTTTTATGTAAAGTTTTCTAAACAGATGCACGCACGAGTCTGCGGCGGGGTGAAGGGGCAGGGGTGATAACCCAAGTTGAAAATCAAAAATAAAAAAATAAAAATCCCCCTCTTTCGAGGGGGCAGGAGTCAGGCGAATGAGTTATTCTCTTATTGGTTTCGGGTAGACCTTATCTACGAGTTCCAATAACTTGTTATGGAGTTCAGCAGGTAAGTATTCCTGTGAGCAGATTTCAGCGGTCAGGGTTTCTCTCTGTTCCTTGATTTCCATTTTTTTCTTTTCAGCTTCACGGAAAATCTTTCTTGCATAAGCACGACCGAATTTTACAAATTCTTTGCGGTCATCTTCGGTCATCAAGGTTGCCGAGGAATTGATTGCCTCAATGTTCTTTTTGGCGGTCGGGACAATATCGTTCAAGAAACGCTCTTTGTGTGCAGCCCCCCAAGACTTATCAGCCCAATATGGGTCAGGTTCATACCACTTGCGTTCATCGTCGCCTATATCGTGGTCGGCAAAGCTTTCTACACTCCGAACGGGCGGGAGGGGGTTTTTCTTAGAGTGATACTCACTATCAACAAAGGCATACTTGATTTTAGCATTATTATCACCGAACTTTTTGTCGGGGTCATCAAGGGTAATGTCAAGGTAGATATACCCGTGGTTTTCGGCTTGGTCGAAAATGTCAGATTTAGCCGTGTCAAGACCCTGTATAATATCATCGACCGTAGAGGGAATGAGGTCTATTGTATCTACAAAGTCTTTCATATCGAAGTTGATACCAAGATACCGCTTGAACCTATCCATTTGTTCTTTGGTTACAGCATAGCTACCATGCCTACCGCTAATCTCGCTCTCCACAAAGGCGAGAGCAGAACGCAGACGGCTAATCATGCGTTCACCATAGCACCATTGATAGTAGAGACCAAAGAATGCCTGATGTTTATAGAACCTGTCGCTTGTTTTTTCTTTCGCCCGAACTCGGACAAAAAAGTCGCTTCTTTCACCCATAAATGTCTCCGTTGTTAAGGGTTTTACTTAACTATAATATACCTAATTAAATCTCTTTTGTCAATAGGTCAGGGCAAAAATAATTGTAAACTTTTTGATACAACCCCCTCGATACCAACCAGCCTCCGCCTGCGGGCAGAAGGGTGAGGGGTGATAACCTAAGTTGAAACCCGGTTCGAGGCAAAGGAAAACCCCCTTTCGGGGGCGGGCTAAACTAACCTATTATTTCGCAGGACTTTTTAATCCTCGAACTTTAACCCTCGAACGATGGATTTCTAATTTGATTGTTTTGTTAGGAACATCCTCTGCATCTTCGATGCGAGCTTCCCAGTTGTAATTTTCCTTTTCGTCGAACTCCCCAATGTCATAATCTTTTGCGAGAGCATTCCACTTGGAACGAGCCGCATCTTTGCACTCTTTCAAAGTTCCGCATTTACCTACCTGAACATAGGCATCATCGCAATCTTCTATTGTGTTAATGGTAAGAACACAAATATCCATATAACCCCCTTAATGAACGGTCTGCTTTGAGACAGACCAAGTTGCGTAAGTGCCATCGCCATCAACATTGACTTCGGCATGACCAGCCTTAGCGGCTGCCTTCTGGAACTCGGCAAGGGTGCATTCCTCGCTGTTGATATCCCATGCCTCGAAGCTCGTAAGCGACTCTGTGTTCATCGCCCCATCATCCGTAATGCCATCGTGAATTTCTAAGTAGGTTTTAATGTCATCTGTGAGATGCTCGTTGGCAGACTTCCTTTTGCCGAACACCTCTGTATAAACGCCCTCATCTCCGTGGCGGTCTTTCCAACTCTTCACGACTACATAGACTTGCGGTTTTCTTGCCATTTTAAACTCCTTTGTTTCTGATATAAATATACCTAATTAAATTGGTTTTGTCAATAGGTTTCCAACAATTTTGTGTAAAGAATTAGATACAGACTTTGGCGGAAACCGAGTTGGACAGCTGGAGTCGAGGCTAGGGTGATAACCCATGTTGAAACCCAAAAAGAAAAATAAAAAATGCCCCTTTCGGGGCGAGGATTAAACTTCCTGCTTTTTCGCTTTTTTCTTGCGAGGTTTCTTCTTTTTGTATTGCTTGCACAAATCCAAAAATTCCTCTTCGTCGTCGATAGTAAATTCCCAAGTGTCAGGGTCGAACATATCTAAATATTCAAAATACCCATCCTCGTAATTTTCAATAATTTTTTTAATATTGTAATCGTCAAGGGAAAGGTTGTTTTCGTCAAACACACGCTTGACTTCGGCACGCTTCACTTCCTCTTCATCGAACTGCTCGGAAATCTTACCCAACTTGCCATTTTCCCAATAATAGTCCATCGCCTCGTCCATAGCGACAAGTTCAATGGAAACATCGGGAAATTCCTCACAAAGTTTGTGATACCATTCACAAGGGCAATCCCAAGGGGAAGTAAAGGACACGCAGATGTTGCGGTCTGTGTCTTCCGTTATCTGGCACTCCTCTGGCGAGACATCCCACTTGCAGCCCCACTTGTCGAGGTTGTAGTGATACCAGTCGAAGATAGTGCCGTCATCACGCTTGTCAATCGCAGTGATGTTGGCGTTCTCAGGCTTGACTCGGTAGTTCGGGTCATTGAGGTCTACTGGGATAAGAACGGCATAGGACAGGTATTCCCTGCCATCACAGCCAACATAATCCTTGCCGTGGTAAACCGTGAACAGCTTTGCACGGATAGCCTTAATGCGTTCAGGATTTTCCGAGGTAATTCTCAAATCGTTGTTTACCCAATTAGGCATAAGCCAATCTCCTTATAGTTGTGTCGATATTATAAATATAGTTAATTAAATCTATTTGTCAATGGGTTATATCAAATTTTGTGTAAACAAAATGTAAACCTCGTCGTCTGATGGGACTGCCGGGTGAAGGCGTAAGGGTGATAACCCAAGTTGAAAAATAAAATAAAATAAATTAAAAGGGGGTTTAACCCCCCTGTTTTTACTTTTCGGTATAATCCACAAGCTCGACAAATTCAGTTTTATTGTTGTAGGGTCTTACACATTCGTTAAGCTCGTCAAAGAAAGTCATATCATCCTCATTGATTTCTTCGGCGTGTTGTTCCACAGAAACCCCCTCGGGTTCATCCTCATTGTCAATAAGGGGAACACGCTCACGGTGGTTGAACCCCAAAAGTTTCCCATCAGGGGTACACAACAGATTGATTGTATGAGCTTTAAGGTAATCAGCCAAGTCTTTCAGCTTTGAGCTTATGACGGTAATTTCTTCTTCGGTCAGGGTAATGTCGGTAGCCATTTTATCATCTCCTTTATGCTAGGGTATCGAGCGTGTCTTTCCACTCATTCCACACACGATTTGCTTCTTTGTTAAGATAATCAACGTCGGACTGAACTCCGCTAACCTCAATGTCGGTTGCGTCAGCCTCTCCGTTCTCAAAGTAGGGGAACAGCCAGTCAATGTCGAAGTCGCATTGCATGGCGGAGTTTGGTGGCTGATAGGCTATCTTGCCACAGATACGCCACGTCTTGTCAGCGTTGGGCGTTCCGTCGGGTGCTTCGTCGAATCCGTCAAGCCAGCCCACAACGATACACAGTTTGCGACCACCATCTGTTGTGTTGATAAGGTGATGGCAACAACCGCACTTCTCACGATTGAGAAACTCAATGTCCTCTTTAAGGTCTGCTAGGGTGATGATTTCTTTTGTCATAATTTACTCCGTTGTTGTTTCTAGTATAAATATACCTAATTAAATCCAATTAGTCAATAGAAAAAGAAAAAATTTTTCGTAAAGTTTTCGTTACCCATCGGGCGGAGCAGGAATGGGACAGGAGGTTTCCAGTCAAGGGGTGATAACCCATGTTGAAACTCGGGTCGAACCATGATAAAACCCCCACCCTTGCGGGCGGGGGCTACTCCAACCAACCAAGATGCTAACCAAACACGGTATAGAAGCACCGCTTTACAACATCCTTGCCATAGAGCTTTTTGAGGGCTTCAAATTTAGGTGTCGGCTTATAGAGTTGTGCGTGGATGAACTCAAAATAAAGCCCATCCACTTCGTCGTAGTTATCACCCTCATTGGCAGAGTCGTGGAAGTCAACATCAAGGTCAAGCCCAGTCTTCTCTTTGACCTTGCCTGTGATTTCAGTCCACAAGCTACGCAGCTTCACAAAGTCCTTTCCATCAGGGTCGCTAACGGCGTTGTCGTTCCCATCGGTCAGGAACTCGATGAGGCAAGATGCCCCTTCGTCTTCTTCCAACTTCTTGAACAACCTGATGAACGAGGTCAGTTTCCTGCCGTCGGATAAGTTGCCGAGAATACGGCGGATGTTTTTAGGTTCGATTACTTCTGCAAAGCAGGCTGAATTTCCCATTGACATAAGCTGTCTCCTATAATTGTTTCTATGATTATAATATAGCTAATTAAATCCGTTTAGTCAATAGGTGGAGCCAATTATTTGTGTAAACTTTCTTTAACGCAGACCGTCGTATCGCCGAAAACTGGCAGCCTCTGGGAAAGGGTGATAACCTAAGTTGAACATCAGGGCGACGAAAAAAGAATGCCCCCCAAATGGGGGGCAACCCAGGTTTAAACCCAGGATTATGCCACCTTTACGGCCTTGATGTGGTCAATGATGTTGAGAACATTGTTCATCGGCTTGAAACAGGTGTTCATGAACTGCGAGTCCTGATAACGGCCCTTACGAATGCTCGTGTGAGTGAGGAAGTCAGTGTAAGCGTTGACAAGACCCCAAGCATTGTTCTTATGGTTCTGGTTGTCGTCAGCGTTGAGCATATCTGCGAATGCTTTCTTCTGATGGGCGAGGACCACCTTTTTCAATTCATCAGCGTTGTCAGGTGTGGGGAACAGCATATTGATAGCAAGTTCCTTGTCATTCTGTGTAAGCTTGATTTTGCTGAACTGCTGTGCAACCTCGTTGAGTTTGCCCATATAGATGGCAACTCCACGCAAGACTTCCTTTGCATCTTCCATGCGTTCGCCCACCCTTGCGGAATGACGAATGTTGATGGTGTTCGCAACGTGGTTAAAAGCAAAATTAAATTGATTTTGACAGACAACACGGAGCGGAGTAATTGCCGCCGAAAGCTGATACTTTCCGTTGAAAGAATTACGGAAAATAACATACGGATTGAACTGGTCTCCGAGGATATCTACAGAGGGGAGTTCAGCGATGAGGTAAACCATCCCGGTGTGGGTCATGCCACCCTTGACGAACTTCAAGCCTTCGCTGATGTAGTCCACGAATGCGAAGCCGTCACGGTTCTGCACTATCTCATACTTCTCACCGACGACCCCGAGGATATGCTTGTGACCCTTTTCGTCAAGATAGGTGTTAGCAACCATATCATCTACTTTGGTCTTGTCAGCGAGCCAGAGCGTTTCCTTTTGAACGGTGTAGTTGAGCTTTGCCTTTGTGAGTGCGGTATCAACCGTCTTTTCGTTGATTGTGCTTCCGATGCCCGTCCAAGAGGCGAGGCGAGGGAGTTGAATGATATCTGCCATAAGGCTCTCCTTTGTTTGTGTTCTTGTTAATTACATAATTAAATATAGCTAATTGGATTTGGTTTGTCAATAGGTAAATCAAATTAATTTTAAAAATTTTATCCCCAGCTTCTTCCTGCTGGCGAAGGGGAAAGGGTGATAACCCAAGTTGGAAATCAAAAATAAAAATAAAAAATGCCGTGAGGAAAGTGTGTTGTGGCTAGGCTGTGTGAGTGCCTATTTTCCTCACGGCAGGGGGCAGGGAGACCCCCGGTTTTACAAGTGCATCAACCTTTGTTCAACCAATGCGAGGTCAACTGATGCCAAAGCCACCTTGAACATACGTTCTTTTACAAGGCTAGGGCAAGGTTCGTCTGTAAGGATGCTTACATCTCGGATTGTGTCCTGATGCAGAACTTTCTTTTTGCCCTTATGTTCACGGACGATTTTCCAAACGATGCCGTCTTTGGACTGGGAAAAACGGGTATCATAATGGATGTAGTCCAATGAGTTCATGCAGGGGGTTATACTTATTGTGAATCCGCAACGGATAGGCTTTGCGAACCCGCCGCTATATCCCATAGCCATATATCCGACATCAAAGCAAACGCCAAGTGTCTTAATATCGCACTTTTCATCAACGTGTTTTTGCCATTCGTTGATTAACGCCTTTATAGCAAGGATGTTAGGTTTTCTGAAAATCATTTTTACCCCCTTTTTAAATTTTCTTTTCTGTATTCCGCAATCTTCTTTACGAACCTTATAGCATTTCGCTTGGTCTTGAAGAACAAGTCGGTAAGGCACTTTATGTCGTCATCGTCATACTTGGCAGGATAGCAACGCAGGAACATCCCACTTTGCCCCGCAACGGAAACGGCTAAGTCCATAAAGTCATATTCGGGAACATCTAGGGTAGATGCAGTGTCCTCGGTGCACAAGCATTCGCATCCATTAAGGGTGAAACAGACAGTCCAACCACTATTCCACTTGCAGGTATCTTTTGCAAGAGACTCCTCAACAACACCGACAGGACACATTCCATGACCTGTATCAATATCCATAATGTATATAGGCTTTTGCTTACGCATTGTATAAACCCCGTTGTTTTATTGTTTAACTATAATATACCTAATTAAATTCATTTTGTCAAGCAATATAATAAAAAATTTTTTGTAAACATTCCGTTACACCAGGGCGACGGATTATCCCTGACGACCGACGCTCGACTCCAGTCAGGATAGGGTGATAACCTAAGTTGAAACTGGGCTGAAAACCAAGAAAAACCCCCTTTCGGGGGGATTATTAGTCGTCTTTCCTGATGAAATAAATCCGTCGAACTCGACGACATTCAGGGCACCAGCCCCTCGTCCACGTTCGGCAGGAAATATCTAGCGGAAAATGGTGGTGGCAAACACCGCAACGGAAGATACTCATACTATGCCCTCAACTCTTTGACCCATACAGGCGTGTTTGCGTCTTCAATGGCTTCACTCATCTCTGCGTATTGGTTCAGCACCACCACTTCAATGTAGGCACGCAACTCATCGTTCAGAACAATGAGTGAACGGGGTTCTTCGCACTTGTCGTTCTTGTCAAGGGGATAAGCCACGAACAAGCCATACTGACCCTCCATCACACGCAAGTCACGGAGAGTAAGGCTATGGTTCAACTCAACAGTTACCATAGCCTTTGTGTAGAGTGTGTTGCATACAGAAGCGAGAGTTACTTTCGTAACCTTAATTCCGCAATCGGGTTCAACCACTTTATATTGCATAGCCATAAGATACTCCTTTTGTTGTTTCTATTATAAATATAGTTAATTAAATTCAGTTTGTCAATAGATAATAAAAAAATCTTCGACGACAGCTTATCGCCTCCGCCGGGGTTCCCAGAAAAAGGGTGATAACCCATGTTGAAACCAAATATTAAAAAATTTAAAACCCCTCTTTCGAGGGGCAGGAGTTTGCCTAGTTTTCGCAGGAAATTTCTTTCGGGTCGCAACCGAGGGCAATCGGTTCTTCGTAAGCCGGGATATATTCATCGCTGTTCTTATCCCGGTGGCTATCGTATTCCACCAGACCGCTTTCATAATTGGGATAATACCCATCGTCATCATCTTTGTTTACAAGCCCAAGGCGGTCAAGCATATTGTAGGCTTCGCCGACTTCAATATCTTTGCGACTGTATTCTCGTCCGCCATCGGTCTTGTTGTAAGTGAGGATACCATAGTATTCAGTAACCTGTTCCTCGCCCCATTCACAACGCAGTTCAATGTCGGGATAGAGTTCGCAAATCTTCTGCAAGAGTCCGAGGGCAGGAGACCAAGCCGTAGCAGACTTGAACTTGATGAAACCCTTTTCATCAAGAGTTTCAGTGATTTCTTCAAGGGTGGTGATATCCTCGTCAAAATCATTGTAGAAAATGGTGTTGCACAAGCCCCATTTAGAACCCCATTCGGCAACGCAAAAGGCATACCAATCCTCGTAGCCGTATTGCTCAATGTTCGCCTTACGCTGTGCATCTTCTGCTTTCTTGTCATAGTTGGCGTTTTCGGTGAAAGAGCCATCATCGTTTTGGATAAACTTACCCATCTTTTCAAGCTTTGCAATTCCATCAGGGATAGGAATAATGCTTTTGCTATCTACCTCGATAGTGCAACCCCTATAATTAGGAGTATCTGCCTTTTTAAGATGGTTCTTGATGAAATCGTGAAGTTGTTGCTTTGCCGCATCAGTCTTTGCGGTAAGAGTGTTCAAGGAATAAGCCCAATTTGACATAATGCTTTCTCCGTTTAATGTTTCTATACTATAAATATACCTAATTAAATTCAGTTTGTCAATAGATAAATAAAAAATTTTTCACTGTGGACACCGGGGTGGGACAGGAGGTTCACGGGGACAGGGTGATAACCCATGTTGATATCAAAAAAGAAAAAAAATTAAAACCCCTCTTGCGAGGGGCGGTTTTGTTATTTCAGGCAATTCGCATATTCGGCAGGGATACTCTCGGATACCCATACCCGGCAAAGTGCGTCAGCATAATGCTCTGCGTAATGTTCGGTCAGTTGGTCATAACCAATGCAATCAGACCAATGATATTTTGGAACCCGGAGTTTAAGGCTATCACCGCTACACATATTGCTTACGCCCACTGTCACAACCACTTCTACATCGCCCAAATCGGCAAAGGGAAGTTTGGTAAGAATTTTCTTTTTAAGGCTGTTAAGGAACTCAACAGGTTCTAATCTCGGTTCGTTACTCATAGTTATACCCCCTAGTCTTCGTCGGTGCAATCGTCAATGAGGTTCACAATGGACTTGACAGAGAGCCATTCGTTCATGTCGCCAACAGAGCAACCCGTTTCGTCTTGCAAGTCGCCATAGGTCTCTTCAAGGCAGGTTTTGAGGGCATCGGCATCATCGCCGCAGTCGTCAATCATATCCACTACATCTTTGACAGAGAGCCAATTATGGTTAATATAGCAACCCATTTCATCGTCAAGGTCGCCATACTTGTCTTCAATTTTTTCTTTCAGTTTATCTACATTGAGAGCCATAAGCTTTACTCCTATTTTATTGTTGTTTCTATTATAAATATAGTTAATTAAATTCAGTTTGTCAATAGGCAATTAAAAATTTTTTATACTGGCGGACACCGGGGTGGAACAGGAGGTTCCCCAGTGCAGGGTGATAACCTAAGTTGAAACCCAGTTATCAGCACGAGAAAGCCCCTCCGAGGGGAGGGGCGATAACCATGGAAGTTATCTTTTGTTTTAACCCTTTTCAATAGTCCAAGAGTATGCCGGGGCGAGCGTGTTGGGGTCGTCCAAGTAGAGTTCGTCTTTGCAGACCACAAAGCCATTGACGATGAACTTGTCTTTCGGCTCTGTCTTGCCACAGAACACAGCGATGGTTTTCTCTTTCAGCTCTTCGGTAAGCGTGAAGCCCACTTCAATGCAGGAAATCATGTCCGTGACTTTGGCGTTTTCAGCCAGCTTAATGTTGTGGTAACGTCCTACGGTATGGACTTCGGAACTATCCCACTTGAAATCAACATCAGTTCTTTTCAATGTGTATGTGGGAGTTTTTGCGGTCTTGTTTGTGGTTTTCTTGTTAGTCATGTGTTACCCCTTGTTTGGTTACTATATAAATATAGTTAATTAAATCTAATTAGGCAATAGGTATATGCCACTTTTTGTGTAAACTTTCGATTACATTACACGATGACTGACGCTCGACCGACGCACGCCTCCAGCGGCAGAAGGGTGATAACCTAAGTTGAATTTCTAGCCGTGGCGTGTTAAAGCCCCCTCGACGAAAGGGGGCTAGGTCATCTACATGCCAATGGTCTCGGGGCAGAAGATGGCACGCAAGAGCTTCTCTTCGGGAGTCATCTGCTGATACCACCACGCTTTGAGACGGTCAAGACGGTGCGTGCAAGCGTAGATAAGACGCACGTCGCCATCAATGATAGACTTCGGTGCGTGAAGCTCTTTGAGCTTCTTGTGCCTCTCTTTGAGTTCAGGAAGATACTCCATAAGGTGTTTAAGCTGACTCTTTTTGATATTGTTAATCTTAATAGCCTTGAAGTCCACCTTGATAATGTTACCCATATCTACTCCTTTGTTGAGGGTTAAACATTCATCTCTATACTTATATATCGTTTTGAGAAATAAAAATGTAAACCGCTTTTCAACTTTTTTTGAAAAAAAGTCTGTCGTCAAAACCGGGCGGAAATCTGAATGGGACGGCGTGCGAAGGGTAAAGGGTGATAACCCAAGTTGGATATCCAGCTCTGCCAAAAAGAAATGCCCCTTTCGGGGCGGTTATCTCCTTTTAGTGAAATTCAACATTTTCCATACAATCACGAACCGTAATCCGAAAGTCATAATTATACTTTATGCAATCAGTAGTTCCTTCAAAAAATTGTTCACAGGCTCCGTCAAGCCATTGGTCTTTATATGGCTTATACATCGGGTTTCCAAAATCTTCATAACCGATTTTTTTGTCATAGCAGATTTCGTTCGGTGCAGAAGTTCCGTTTTCAGAACACGCAACCAACAGAGCGACAAATAAAATAAAAAATATTTTCATTTCTTTCTCTCCACATCGCAGGGTTTTACTGCAAGCAGACAGCCAGCCTCTCCGCTATGTTCAGGCAACAGATTACCGCTATCATAGACTTTTCCATTACAACTTCTCTGCACCATATAGCAACCCTGATACGAAAACAGATAAACAAATTCTGTTCCCACCTCAAACTGATACGAGGGAACATAACACTTGATATAGTTCTTTGCTACTAGGATAGTTCCTTTTTTCAATTCCATATATCCCCCTACAAAATACCGTTAAGATAATCCCGGCACAACTGACGAAGATTTTGAACGGCTGTAAGGTCGCCCTTGCAACGCAAGTAGTTAAACAGGTTCATCTTGTCGTCGAACTCGACTTGTGCCCCAACTTCGCCCCTTGCAGAACCGCCCTCATCAGGTGTAGCTTTGGTCGCAACGCAATAGAGAACCGTCATATACGGAGTCTTTTTGATATGCTCTACTCTAAATTCATCACCAGCACGCCACTTGTGGAAATCGCCATAATCATACTTGAAGCGGTCATCTATGGTAATGGTATTTCCCTCTTTGACTCTTGCAATAGAGTCCTTGCAAGCGTTAGACAAGATAGCTTTCGCTTTCTCTACAAACTCAACTTCTTTGCTCATAAGATACCTCGTTGTTGTTATGATATAAATATAGCTAATTAAATCTAATTAGGCAATAGGTATATAGAACTTTTTGTGTAAACTTTTGTTAGCGAGGCTGGCGGAGCAGCCTCCGCCTGCGGGCAGAAGGTTGAGGGGTGATAACCTATGTTGAAACTCAGGGGAAGCCAAATGAAAACCCCTCTTGCGAGGGGCTGTTATTAAGGAATTTCGTAAAAGATTTTAGCGAGGTTATCACCACAGCTTTCATTGTATTTTTCAACAACCTTTTCAGCAGTTTCCCTCGGCATAAAAGGAACTTCCTCGTTATCGTTTGCAACCGAGCCGTCAGTATGTAGGAACGACCACGGATAGTCAGCCCTGCCGTTCTCAACGGCAACGCATACTTCCAATTCGCTAATGCACTTGTCCATTTTTATTCCCCCTTATGTTGTGGTTTAATCATAATCTCCATATTCAAACAAATATGCAAGCTCGTCAAAGTTTTGGGAAGCATATCTAAATGCTTCATCATAGGTTTTGAATACTTTAAACTCTATCCAGCCCTTTTTGCCGTCAAGTAAGCCACCACCCTCACTTGGTTTCATTCCGTATTCTACATCGGGCAAGATATAAGTTTCTTCAACGGGAGCAAGCCAGTTTTTATCAACAGAAACCAAATAGCCTATTTCTTTGCCTCTATATATAATAGGTTGCCTATGCTTACCTTTGCCCAAGTCTTGCGAATCACCATAGCTAAATTCGGTTTCAGTGTCTTTCAACTCTATTTCTGCCATAGTAAACCCCTACACAGTAGTTGTGCAGTCCTTGAACGCCCTAATATCGCTATCTACAAGGTAGCTATCAACATAAGCGTTATCAGTGTCGGCTTCATCTTCAAAGCAATCTGCCTTGCTTGCTCGGCTAATTACCTCTTCATCGGACAGCTCGTCTTTGCAACGCACCATAAAGGAATAGCCGTGAGACCTAGACATTACATCTACTTTGTAATAGTAGTATTCGCCACTTTTCATTTTATTTCCCCTTAATTCTGTTGTAAACCTGTTCACAAAGGGTTTTAACCCCGGTTTCGTCATTGGCTTCGCACAAGGCGTTATACTTAGCGTATTCGGCTTCGGTCATATCCTCGAAGTAGAACACCTTATGAGCTATGGTGATGTTCTCGTAATCACGCCAAAGCTCGTCCATTTGGTCGCCATTCAGCTCGTTATTGGTATCAAAGTCATCAGCTTTATCCCAGTAAGGGTTAGCATCAGCTTGGACTTTCAGCTTATTGGCAATATCCTCTATATCTTCGTCAGTCAGAAGCTCACAGCAAATTGCCGCAGAAGCATCTTCCCAATCCTCGGCACAGACGGTAAAATCTACACCGCTTGGGAGCTTGATATCTACTTTCTTGTTACTAGCAAACATTTATTACCTCGTTGTTTTATGTTGCTATAATAAATATACTTAATTAAATTCAGTTTGTCAAGAAAAAATATAAAAAATTAAATCCTGGTGAACCCCGACTTCCCCTGGTTCCAGCGGCAGAAGGGTGATAACCTATGTTGGATATCGGGGGAAAACAAAAAATAAATCCCCCACCCTTGCGGATGGGGGATAACAACGAGGGGTTAGAAAAGGTAGTTTTTATGCCCCATTGGGAACGAGCGAGAAAAGCAGGGTTGGAACAACTGTTTAGCCAAGCCCGAGGGGTCATATTGATATTCTTCTTCGTGTTTTGCAAGCCATTCTTGCCCACGCTTATTGATAATTTTTATATCAGCATGGTTGGTTCCGTCATGGTGGTAGCCATTGATATGCATACCATCTTTGTCTTGCCATATCTTGATGTTGTCGCACGAACTGAACAGACCGAGCAGGTCATTCACGCTCTTCAAGACCTTGCCGCCATAGCGTTGCCCATTCCAAAGGTCATCATAGCCCCAAGCCACCATTGGGAACAACTTGCTATGCTTCATGTTGCCCTTAAAGTCGTCGTGTTCAAGTTGCAGGGTATCATTTACATAGTTCCAATAGTCGTCCGAACCCTCTTCTTGCGGTTCTCTTTCATTGGCTTCGCAGTTCTCTTTGTATTCTTCGTAGGATACATCTCTGTTGGTTTCAAGTGCGACCCATTCAGTGACTTTTTCTTTTTTCTGTGCCATTGGTTTAACCTCCGTTTTATGCTATAAATATACTTAATTAAATCTAGTTAGTCAAGGGTTACAACAAAAATTTTATGTAAAGTTTTGTAAACACGGTAAACACCCGGAGGTCTCGACGCCGCCACGGGCATGGGGTGATAACCTATGTTGGAACTCCGGGCATGGCAAAGAGAAACCCCCTCATGCGAGGGGGCTACGAAGTTGTATGGCTTATAGGTAAATATCCGTTATGTAAAAGTCGCCGCAACCCTCTGGGTCGAACAACCCAATCAAGTCTCGAATACTATCACAGTAATAAAAAATGTTGTCATCGTCTTTGGGTGGATTATCAGGGTCATAATCGCCCATTATAGCAATGGTTTGTGTTTCAGTAGAATCTTCACCCTTGAATTGGACTTCAACTTCAACACGGGTTAAACCCTGCTCTTCGACTTGCTTAATCTTTCCCTTGATTTCATCGGAAAGCTTGTCGTAAGTTTCTTGTGTTGCATCTATCATATTTGCTTCTCCCTTATGTTTTTTTGCTGTATTCAAAATATACCTAATTAAATTCAATTTGTCAAGCCCTAATTCAGCAAAAAATTATTTCTGGAAAGCTCGTGCGTCGCCGGGTTCCAGCGGCAGAGGGTGATAACCTATGTTGAAACTGGCTTGCAACACGAGTAAAGCCCCCTCTTGCGAGGGGGCTTGCAACTAGGGTCATGCCCTACTGTTCATCAGCGAGGAACCATGTTCCGTAGTCTTCGCACTCATCGTTGATAGTGCTTACCAGCTCATCAGCCTCTTCACGGCTAATGTTGAGCTTGAAGACCAACTGGGCGTTAGAACCATCTTCCCATTCATAATTCCCGGTCAAACCGCAGACCTTTTTTTCAAGGTGGTTCATAATCACTTTGCAAAGGTAGTTCGCAAAGTCATTTGCAGTAAACTGCATGTCTTTCTTGACTTCTAAAAAGATTTCTGCCATAACAATTACTCCTATAATGTATTTATAATATAGCTAATTAAATTCAATTTGTCAATAGGTTTTAACCACTATTTGTGTAAACATTTGGTTACAAACCACTCGATGACCGACGCTCGACTCCACAGCAGAAGGGTGATAACCTATGTTGAAACCCATGGCGACGAAAAAAGAAAAACCCTCGTCGTTCGACGAGGGCTGTAATGCGGTAGAGTTTGGGTGTTTAAGGCATTGTTGTTAAACCGCATTACCACGCTTTTACTTGCGATAGTTGTAGAACATATCAACAGAACACTTACGCATCTTAGCCATTTCAGAACGGCTTACGCTATCTTTCCACAAGATGAGGTTCTTGTTACCGAAGATAGTGTAGAGCAGACTCTGTGCCAATATCCTTGCGGCTATGACCTCGTTGTAGTCTGTGAGTTCAGGGTGCTGGTCTAGGGTAGCCTGAATTGCGTTCCTGACCTTGCCCATTTCAATAGACCCCTTGACGAAATCCGTTGCTATCTTGACGATGTTCTTTGATTTGAACTTTGCAAGCGACTTGCTACTAACTTTGATTTTAGCCATTGTGCTACCTCTCGTTTATGTATTCATAATATACATAATTAAATCCATTTTGTCAATAGGGCTTAATCAGTATTTGTGTAAAGCTTCGGTTACAGACTATGGATTAACCCAACCCGAATGGGACGGCGTGCGAAGGGTAAAGGGTGATAACCTATGTTGGATATCGGGGGGAAATAAAAAAAGAACACCGCCATTCGGCGGTGAGAGTAGTTTGGTTAGGGTGTTTAAGGTTTGATGGGTTTCAGTGAAAACCTCCCCACTCTTTTAAAGGAATTTTTCAAAGAACGCCTTGACTTTTTCAATGCCGCCCTTTGCACTACTCAAATAATTCTTAAACAAGATTTCAGAGACCAAATAGAAATGACCCATTGTGTCCCAACGCTTTTTATACTTTGCTTTGCGACCGAATGTTTCAACATCATCAGCAGAATACATAATAGTGTCGCTATTGCTATGCTTTTCAAAAGTGAACCAAATATATCCACAGGTAGAATAACGGCAACCGCTTGCAGTATTGCGAATAACAATGCGGTTAGAATCAGTAGAGCAGAATGTTTGCAACTTCTTATTGTATTTAGCCTTAGACCGCTTGAACAATTCCTTATGGATAACTGCATAGACAATATAGCTCTTTGTGCAGTCATCATGCCACAGACTTTCTTGCTTGTAATAGACTACTTCGTAATCTTTGCCCAAAGTGTCACGAACCATTTTGTCAATCCCAGCAAGTTCTTTGTCGGTAAAGTCCGTTTCAATCAGTTCATTGCCGTTCTTTTGCTCATAGGAACGGGGCGTTTTCATTGCCTTTGCGTGTTCCATAGAGTAGTGAGACTTAATGTAGGATTCTCTTTGGCGAGAGTATTTAGTGATATGTGCCATAGGTTTAACTCCTTTCGTTGTTTCCTTATACAATATACATAATTAAATCTAGTTTGTCAAGGGGTTATGAACAACTTTTTTGAACGAGGGCGGAGGAGGTCAGGGACGCCGGGTTCCACGGTTGAGGGTGATAACCTATGTTGAACCTCCGGGGAACACAAATGAAATCCCCCTCTTGCGAGGGGGCTATGGTTAATCATTGTCGTTAATGTAGCACTTTACATCTTGAACAGCTCCGCAGTGAACGCATTGCTGAATGTATTGGTGACCTACTACTCGGTCACCTCTTGTTATAGTAAAGTCCTTTACCGTTTTCCATTGGTGCTTGCATTGATATGCCATCTTCTTTATTGAAATGATTATTGCACCTATGATAGCGGCAAGACCGCATACGCCTAGTGCGATAAAAAAGATTATTAATGCTATCATAACTTAGTTCTTTTTCTTGCTCTTATCTTCATTGAACTTCACGAGGAATACATCTATCGCCTTAGCCATCTTGCGAGCCGGGAGGACAGGTATATCTATCGCCACCCCTCTTGTTGTAAGCGTGGCGTATTCCTCACCGTGGTTGTCCAAGCCGTAAGTCAAGGTAGCGTCACCGTGAGACCACTTCGTTCCAGTCTTGTGAGAGTTGTTGGGTCGGAACACGCTTTCCGTTACCTTTGGAATGATATCGCTCTTCTGTTTAAGGCGATTGCCATAGCCAAATTCATAGACGAGGTAGCAAAGAACCTCTTTGATATGGTTGCGGAAAGTTTCAAATTTTTTCCGTGTTTCGTTGTCCATTTTCTTTACACGCATTTTTTATACTCCGTTGTTTGGGTTGTATAAACAATATACATAATTAAATCTAGTTTGTCAATAAAATAATATAAAAAATCTTAACATTGTTTCCACAGCACGGACATCGGAGCGACAGCCCTCGAAGCTCCAGACATCCAAGGGTGATAACCCATGTTGAAAGCCCAGCGGAAAGAAATAAAAAATGCCCCCGTAAAGGGGGCGGTCTTCATCAGGGAGTTAAGCAAATTCTTTAATCCCACCAACTAGGTTTAGGGTCTTTTGATACTTCTAGGGCTTTGGCCAATGGCATTCCCACGCTAATGCTAATGTCTCGTTCAACGGCAGGGCAACCGAACTGTCTCAGCTTGGCAAGTTCAGCAAGGTCGATATCGCCATATTCGCTATCCTCGGGGTGCAAGTTGTTCACAACATAGCCGTAAGCAATGTTTTCGTTATCCTCGTAGCCTTCAAGGATATACCATGTCAATGCATGACTGAAAGGGCAGAACAGACGGCAGGCGACCTTTGCTTCGCCGTTCAGCCCGTCTTGCGAACCGCTAGGGTGCTTCTTCAAGAACTTCTTGACTTCTGCTGTGATAAGTTTCTGTGCCATATTTTCAACTCCTTTTGTTGTTTCTATATATAATATAGTTAATTAAATTCAGTTTGTCAAGGGGAGCAATAAAAATTTTTGCAACCCTCGTCGCACCTTTTAATATAGGGTGGTAGCAGCCGCCCCTGTTCCCGCTCGCATAGGGTGATAACCTATGTTGGAACTCCGGGCATGGCAAAGAGAAACCCCCTCTTGCGAGGGGGCTAGGAGTCGGCACAACAAATTTTTAAAGAGTCTTCTCTTCCTCTTTCAGCTTAGGATAGCAAGTTGAGCAAATCCACCCGCCCGCTATCTCTTTGTAAAAGGTCTTCTTACCGCACTTCTTACAGCGGTGCTTCTTATCCCAAGCCTTTTGGTCAAAGTCCTTGCTCCGTTCAAATGACGGCTCCGTAACCACCTTTGGCACAACACAATCCACCATATAACCCCCTATTCAAACGAACCGCTATCTTTCATCAGGGTAGTAATAAGGTGGGCTTGATACGGGAAGTTATATCCCTCAACCACAACATAATCATTACCGATGACAACCGCCTTATGCCCATAAACCTTTTGCACTTTGATACGGCTATCAACCTTTTGGCACTCAGCCACAAATTCATCTAAACCCATTTCAATACCTCGTTGTTAGGTTCATATAGAATATAGATAATTAAAACTGTTTTGTCAAGGCTTATTGCAAAAAATATTGTAACCTTTTGCTTACCAGCAACCAGCGGAACGAGGCAGCAGGGGACTGGCAGCCGCTGGCGGAGGGTGATAACCTATGTTGAAACCACGGGGCGAGGCAAAAAAGATGGCAGACCCAAGGTCTGCCATCAACGGA